GGCTGTGTCACTCAGCCGAGAAGAATAAGGATAGGAGAAATCCGTCAAACTTCTTCTAAGCGTCTAATCAAAACAATGTTTAGTTAGACCCAAGCCACGGGGCTTGCCCCGTGGTAAGTGACGAGTTGGGATGATGACAGAACTATGATAGCTTTATTTGATATGCAGAATAAACCGCACGTAGTTGTAACATATTCCCCCAATGAAAAGAGAATTAGTGGGGATGAAGGAATCGCAAGCACAGGAGTCAAATCGCAATATCATAAGTATATCTTGGATCTATCCAAAACATTAGATGCAAGATTTGATACGGAAAAAACTAAATCTACATTATTGAAAATGAAGTATATGTTAAGAAATAAAGCCACTCATCTTAGGGAGTTTGGTGATTTGTATAACAAAAGATTTAGTTTTAAAATGCAAGGAAAACAATTCTATTCGGATGGACATGTTGCTGTGCCAAAAGAAGATTTGGAAAGATTGAAAGTTGCAATTAAACAAGGGCAAATTCAATTAAGAAATAATGGAAGTGATGTCATTCGGGGTGTGTTCAACCACTATAATCAATCCATGCTAGCTGATTTTGGGGTTCGTTATATTCCTTTGAGCCATATATAGTTTTATGAATTTCAGAGAATTTCTCTATCTTGAACTTAAATCGTCCCCTGGCGTTTTACAGCAGATACGCTCAGAACTGGCGGCTAAAGGCTTCGTGTCAGTTGCCGTAGATGATATGGGTAATATCTCCACAAATGACCCCAGATTTGAAAAACATGGGAAACCATTAAGGTTTAATCGGAGAATGGATAGAGTTTTTCTGAGTGATAAGAAGACTATTGGAATGGATAACATAGGCTCCACTGTAAAGCCTGCCATACAAAAATTAATTAAATTTCTTCTCCAAAATGGGATTATTGATAATACGTGGTCATTTGATGATGGTCGTGGTATAGGTGAATTTTTAGGGTATAAATTTACGCATTTTCCCGATGAGTTAGCTGGCAAGACACCTGAAGAAGTTGCATCTATGGAACCGTTTTCTCGCGCAATTTCTAAATTGATCCTATTTCATGGTACTTCTCAGAAGGATTGGGAGAAAATACAACAATTTGGGGCGCTCACGCCTCTATTTGTTGGTTCTGCTCAAGCCAAAGGCTTTGAAAGTCGGTCAAAACATTGGGGTAACGAAAAGTTACTTTATTTAGCAACTGATCGAAAGGACGCCTGGCAGTATGCTAAAACTCGCGCAAGTGACGTAATGTTGGATTTAGAAAAGCGGTTAGAAAAGCGGATTAAAATTGCTGAAGACCAGGGAGACTGGGAAAAATCGGCAAGATTGGCAAAAGAGCTACAACAGATAAGCGGATCAAGGCACGATAGCCCTTGTCACCGTCCTGTACTTCCGGTATTGCTTCGGGTGCGAATACCTGATATAAGCAATCTCCGCGCCGATGATGATGTAGTGAATAGCAACATGCGAAAGATGGGGCGTTGGCTCTGGAAAAAGAAGCCCCAGGAAGAAAAAGAGGCGGCTATTGCTCGTATGGATAAGGCGGTAGGATTTGAGACCGCCACAATGGCGGATCACATTTGGTCAAGCACCGAGGGTTGGGAAGAAATCTTATCCAGATTGCCCAGTCGTATATATAAAGCCTGGTATGCCAGCATTATCAGGAGTCAGCAAGTTGCCTACAAGGGAACCATCCCGATCCGATTTATTGAGGAAGTGCCTGTTTGTAATGCGAACCAATCGGGCGAATAACCTGTCTCATGCGAATCCCGCCTCTTTTTTTTGTCCCGAGGAATTATTGGGCTTTACAACCACAATAATTATGTTATGATGGGAAAATAGGATGGAAAATCGTTTTTGGAATTGTACGGCGATGGTAGCGATTAAAGCACTCTCCACCCACCTTGGGGGGTGAAATCGGAAATTGTACGGCGGAGCGCTCGTCGTTTATTTGTCCTATGCCATTGCGAGGGATAGTATGGATATCATTCCTTTTGTTCCCATCCAAACTCCCGAATTACAAAGCTATCTTTGTGTGATGGAAACGGGAAACCGACTGATTAAGATTTGGTCGGAAAGATTTCTCGGCAAACGAAAAAGACGAACTTTCAGACAGATGTTGTTTAACGACGAGATCTGTGTAGAGAGTACGTCTTTTTGTACTTCTTGCCAGCACTATTCAATTCCCGAGCAGGACTATGAGAAAATCATGGCCGTGCGCAGAATTGAATGGGACATGATTTGTGGTTTTGCCCCTCTGGCAATTTTTCACGCGCACACTTGGAATTGCCGAATTGAGGAAGATTTATTTGAGGATTTAGCCCAAGCAGCCCATTTGGCTTTGCTGGATGCGATCTATGGGTATATTCCTGCTCGAAGTGCTGATGGTTATAAATCGGCTAATTTCATGACTTACGCTTGGCGGGTGATTCAACGCCGTCTGCGCCGTGAGGTTGAAAATAACCAAATGCCGTTGTTGCCCCCTTCAGGTGATGGTGCAAGAGAATTAGTGAGGAAGTTTGAATTCTTCCGTCGCCACTATAACGATCATCTGACGTTTGACGCTGCGGCAGAATTAATGGGGCTTTCCCAAGAGCAGCAGAGCATTTTGTCTTCTGCGATGGTCAATGTGATGCGTGAATCCGAAATGCGGGTTTCGCTTCAAGATGATCGGGATTACGAAGATCCAGTTCGGGATGATTATACAAGCTTTGCCTCTGATTTGAATGTTGATGATCCGCTTGACAGTGGATTAATTAGAAACGTTCAACTTTGTATGAAATTGGCAAACTTGTCTGATTTTCAAATGGATTTACTGGTCACTAGCCAAACCCCATATCATGGATGGAAAGCGGAAGTGGCACAACGTCACGGTCGCACTCGTCAGGCATCAGCGCAAGCATTTAAAAAGGCTTGTGAACTGGTGAGGGAAAAATATTACGAACGATTTGGGAAAGATGTAGATTTCTAATGGACTATAAATTTGTGGCTGGCGTTCCTGAGTTGAAGCCAATAAAAATTGAATCCAAAGAAGATTTGGCGAAAATAGCTAATGAAATGCGGGAGCATGCAAGAAGCATACGCCCAATTGAGAGTAAGCCAAATTATCCCCAGGATGAAGAGCAATTTGCAGAGGTAGTTAATGAAGCAACGAGTGATGCAGCCAAGCTAGCTCGCGCGATGAAGATGAATCGTAAAATCATTCTTGGAGGCGAGTTAATTTCTGTTGCACTCTCTATAGACAAGTATCATAGCGACAGCGATCAGGAGTTTTGGCATTTATCTACAGGTTGGTTACGTCCAGCAGGGATTAAAAAAACACCAGATGAAGTCATAGAAGTTCTTTGTGAGGTATTTTTTGATAAGCCGCATGAAGAAATACCCTGTGAAGGGGTGATGATTCCAACAATTAGGCACTTCATCAGTCCAGTCTAATGGGGGGTTTGACGCGATCCCTACAGGGGTAATATATTTGCAAATTGTACCTAGTATTCTGTGTGAGGAATATAAAAAGTACAAGGAGAAGCAAAATGACCGACTTTTGGGATCGCGCAAGATATCATTTCGCCAAAGACAATCCTGGTTTCCGACGTATGTTCGGTTTGACAGCGGAAACCCCGGAGCGTATTGAAGCGGAAGCAACAATTGAACGACAGAAGGCGCAAGTTAGACATCTTCAGACCGTTCCTCAAGGTCGTCTTGTCTTTAATGTTCTAGATGAACAAGTTCGTCGCAATATTCTTTTTGATTTTTCCGGCCCCAACTTATTTGCTCGTTTAATTGGAAACGAAGAAGCAAAAGAAGTGGTGGCTTGGAGTATCTTTGCTGCCCTTGGTCGTGAAGACCATGTTCTGGCTGAAAACTTCCTTCTTGCAGGCCCGGCATCGTCTGGTAAAACGATGTTTGCTCGGCTAATTGCTGAGACTCTGGGATTGCCTTTTATTGAAGTTGCTGCTTCCACTTTGGCGAAGCAACGGCAACCTTTGGAATATTTGCTAGACAAGATTATTGAAGTTTGTGCAAATTTCAAACCTGACGCAAACCTTAATCTGTATCATCCGAGAGTTGAGGATGCAGATGATTTAACTTTGCGACCCCGTATGTTAAACTATGATCCGCAACTTGAGAGCGGAAATTACTGTTTTAATCAATTTTCGCTTCCTCCGATGGTAGTGTTTATTGATGAAGCACACGCATTGCCTTCGGCATTAGAGCAAGCTTTGTTGAAGGTGACGGAGCGTGGTGATGCGTTCATGACAACGGAAACAGACAGCACGGCAGATTGCAGTAAGGTTTGTTGGATTCTTGCTACAACTGAACGTGGTAAATTATTCAAGCCGTTTGATACTCGGTTTGAAAAGGTTAATCTCCGTCTTTACACTAAGGACGAAATTGCAGAGATTATTTCCAAAATTGATGAGTTTAAAGATTGGGATGGAGACACCTGCCGTTTGGTGGCTCATTATTGCAATCGCATTCCGCGAGAAGCAATTAGTTTTGCGAGAAAAGTCCAGCAGGCGATGGTTGCCACGCCGGGCAAGTTGGAAGATGTTGCTGCTAGAGTCGCTGAGCGCAAGGGTATTGACCCCTTTGGTATGACCTATCAGCGGTTGGAAATTCTGCGTGTCCTTGGACAACGCCCCGCCTCTATTAATGCTTTGTGTGCTGCGGTGGGTTGTGAAGATGAAGAGTTGCGTAGGTTTATTCTTCCGTGGCTTATTGCTTCCACTCCCGATCAAGAGCCTTATGTGATTGTTACAAACCGGCACTACATTACGCCCGCTGGTTTGGCTGAATTGGATAAGCGGGACATTGAGCATAGGCCCGCTAAAGATATATTAACAAAAGCAGATTTTGCAGCATACTTGGACTCTAGGTATAAAGCTGTGAGTAGGTTCTATGCCGCTTTTGTGAAGGATTCGAAGACAACAGAAGAAATCCCCGGTGTTGAGAAGGCTTTGTCTGATCCTAAGAACATTGAAAACCTCAGGAGGGCGGGAAAAATTCTTGCCGCTGAGCACCCGGAAAAAGACAAGGTGAAGACGATGATGAAATGGATTGAAGAGTATCTCGATTGGCGAGGCGTTTAATGGATTGTAAGCACACATTTAAAAAGAGGCGGAAGTATACAAACGGTTGGAAGTATGTTTGTATTCACTGTGGTTTTAAAAGCAGAACTCTTAGAAAAACTCTTAGAAAGAAGTCTCTTGGGATTAAAAAGAAGAAGAATTATAGACTGCTCCACAAAGATGGTATTGTTGAAATAAGAAAATATCCACCTTGTTATCGTACACTTCTTCGGGGCAGCGGGTGCAAACCCGTTTTTGTTCCTTTGCCATATCAAGTATTCGCTGGGGTTAAATGTTCTCATTGTAGTGGTTATGGTCCTGGTCGGTTGTTCTTTGCGGCATTTGCGGGCGAGAATGATAAAGTCATTTATCCCAGCCCGTTTCGCTCATTGTCATCGCCTGTTTGTATTGATAATCAGTGGCACTACCGAGTGCCATCTAAGGCAGATTTGACAGAAGCGATTCGCAGATATTGGGGCACTTACTTTCACGATCCTCACACAATGCTTAAACGCCTCTTTAATGTAGAGACGTTGCGAGAATGGGCTAAATTATCGCCCGAAAGGGTATTGGAGATAAATTATGCAGAGAGAACTGTAGAGGGTTTTGTGGATGATGTTTTGCGGATTAAACAACGACATGAAGATCGCTATAATCGTTATAAAGGAATCTGGTAGGTGAAATATAAAACACTCTATCAAGATGATGATGTAGAAGTAAGGAAATATCCTCCAGTTAATCGTACACTCCTTTCTCGCAACCATAGTAAACTTATTGGTCATTTCGTTCCCTTCCCTTATCAAGTTTACACCGCAGTAAGAAGCAAAATATCGGGTGGTCGGCTTTTATATACAGCGTTTGCCAAGGCTGACGATAAGTTTCTTTATGCTACTCCTTTTAGATCCGTTGATGTCCCAGTGTGTATAGATATGCGTTGGCATGTTGTCATGCCAGATGATGTTGATATGGGCGAAGCCGTTGGCAGGTATTTATCTACTTATTTTCCCCCTTATATTGGCTCGCGTTTGCGTCATCTTTTACAAGTTGAAAGTTATCAAGAATATAGAAATTAGAAAATATCCTCCGGTTCGGCGTACACTTTTGTTAGATGCATACTCATCGCAGATGTGCGGCAACCCTGATTCTATTGTTCTTGAGTTTCCTTATCAAGTTTATGCTTTGGTGAGAAATTCGTATTGTAACGGGTATACTCATGGCTCCAAAAATGGTGCAAGATTCTTCTTTTCAGCATTTGCAAAGAGTGATGATGGATTGATATATCCCAGCCCTTTCACTGGTATAACTTCTCCAATTTGTATAGATATGGATTGGCATTACGGTGTTCCCAATGAGATTGAAATGCCGGAAGTCATTGCAAGATATTGGGGGACTGATTTCTGGGAGCCAGGGCATAATACGCTAAGTCAGTATTTGAAAGTTGATACCCTTAAAGAGTGGGCAAAGTTGTCAAGAAAAAAGGTAATTCGTCGTTTGAAATATGGTGAGCGAACTTTAGATTTCGTTGTTGAGCGATTTCGAAAGTGTGTTCGCCACGGAGTTTTACATCAGTGGCGTGGTTAAAAAGTCCATTCCCAGAATTCAACCAATTTTGTAGGCTTGGGCTCAACGAGACTTAAAGATTCCATTTGACGATTGTGACAATAAAGAGGCGCGTACTGTATTCTCTGAGGATTATAACTACGCCAAATTCTTAAAGGTATGAGTTCTTGACAATCGGGGTTGGGGCATAAGTTATGTTGTATTTCACTTAAACTAAGCCCCTCTTCATATACCCGAGCGTCCTTTCCGCCAACAACTAAAATGTTTTTCTGTACGCAGAAAGCAGCATTCGGCACAAACCCACCTGACATATATTCAAGGTGTGGGGCCGGTGTTGATAATGTTCCACAATCACTTGGACAAGTATAACCCATAATTCTATTTAGGGAAGAAATTAAAATTGTACGTAGTTTTAATAAATGAACATTTCAGTAGAAACAGTAGGCTTTGGTCGCCATAGAATAACAGATATTAATAAAGGCTTTTGGGATGGGTCAAAATGGACAGATAACCCCAGGAAAGCTAGACTTTACTATAAGTTTCAAGAGGCGGCAAAAGATTTAAAACAAATACAAGAAGTTACCCTAAACGGACAACCGAAAAAACGCTATCAAGCTAGGGTGGTGGTAGATGTCATTGGTGATAAGCCTATGGACCTTCCCACCTTCCTGTCAAAATCTGCAAAACTCTCTCTAACAGAGGCGGGAGAAAATCCGGTCCAATTAGAAATAGATTGGACTACCTTGGAGGAAGAGAAATGACTTTAGTGCTAGATGGCAGTAATCCGACTCTTCACGCAAAAACGTTTGGTGGGATTGGTGGGCTTGATAATTTATACCTCACGGAAGGATGGGTTGGATTGCCGTGCAAACAACAAACGTCAGAGATTGAATTTTCTATATCTGATTTTTGTAAAATCGTTAAAGGCTTCTTGTACGAGCCACAAGAATATGGTATAAATAACCGCTATTGGGTCTTAAAAAATGATGAGGGAAAACGGTTTGTAGTTACGTTGTTTGATTTGGTGGCCCTCACTCAATATGTTTTCACCAACACAGACGTAGTGAATAATGATCCACGATTGGAGTTATTAGAAGACATAGAACAAAAACCCGAAGGGGAGTATCAGCTTCAGTTGTGGGATTGGCTTCGTTTATTAGAACGGGTTGAGGGTTGGCCTCAATTTCCGCCTCCTAAGACCCCAACACAACGTCTTTCTCCAAAGGAGTATAAGACATGATCAAAGCGCCCCCCGAATGGGAACTGCTTGAGGGTTGTTATTTAACAAAAGAAATAATGGAGGCACTTCACAGGGAGTCAGGAACTCATCTTGCTGAACTTGAGCCTGTAGGGCTTTCAGAACGAACAACAAATGCTTTAGAGCGTGCAGGAATTCACACTTTAGGGGATTTGTTGTTTTTTGCTTGGGACGGAGAATTGGAGCGGGTTCACAACATGGGCGATGGCGCTCACCGGGAGATTTTAAAAGCTATCTCTTTACTTGATAGATTAGAAGAATTGGCCGATAAACACATGGCTAAGTTAATGCCTAATAGGGATAAAATTGAGGCGATTCGAGACTGGGGACTTGAGGCGGTACTTGCAGGAGCGTATTGAAATCCCCTCTAGTCTGGGTTGGCAGACCCCGATTTTAACAAATCGGGGTCTTTCTTATTTTTTGGGAGTGTTGTGCTAAATAATAGCATGATGACTTTCAAAGAATATATGACTCTGTTTGAGCAGATTAGTGAAACTGAAATTCAGCAGATTACAGATGAAATTGAGACTGCGGTAGAAAAGGTTGGGAATTACGATTTAGATAAGGTAATTCTCGCCAAGAACGTTACTACCTCGCCTCAATTTCAAGTAATACGAGACAATGAATTACAGGGTGGGCCTGGGCGGTTTGGAGGTCAATTACATGCCCAAGATGATGTTATCAAGAATTATCGTCAGTATTTCCCAGATGCCGATACCTTTCCACACGCTGAAATATTGAAATTTGAGTTTGTGCCTAATTTCCAGTGGTTTATGTTATTAATGGGCTTTACAGACAAACTTAGATTAGCCCACATGGCATTCTCACCAGACCTTCGTAGTGCGGGTCTTATAAAAGTAGTTGGAAACGCATTAAGGAAGCATAATTTTAGAATCTTTCCACAAGGCGGTGGTTATGAAGAGTTGCATTCGTCCACTGAGTTTCTGGATGAGCTTGTAGCTATTTTTAGGAATGTTGCAGGCATGGGGTATCAAGTGCCCAGTTCCAGTCACTCTATATTCTCAGGCGTAAAGCAGCAATATGAACAACTGAAACAAAAATACCCTCAAGAATATACTGAGTTTCTAAAACAGAAAAAGAGATTATTGCCTAACGGTGTGTTTGCTTTTAGACGGTTGGGCAACATTCCTGCTGATTCGCAATGGGAAACACCGCAAGGACAGACAGTACCTATTTCTGAGTTGAAAGTAGGAGATAAAGCGTTTTATCACCCCGGAGGCAACAATAGATATTATTCTCAGTGGGCGGAAAAAGACAAAGCGCGTAATATGGCTGGAGTTATATCTAGTGATAGATTTGAGGTTGAGTGTCATATCCCCACTGAAAAAATTATTTACACAAATCAACTACTCCCCGCAGGATTTTCAACTCACGTTGGAGAAGGTGAAGTCATTGTGGAGCATCCCAATCCTAATCAATCCGATAAACAATTGGTCTGTACCGTAACGAAAAACCGTACCGCAGGAGGCGGCTGGTAAAATACGAATTGTACGTAAACTGAAGAACTTGTCTGATAGTCTGCGCATACCAAAGGAGAAAAATATGCATCTATCAATCAAACAAGATGAATATGGTTACGGGTTTTATAGCGATGGAGAAATGTGGCGGTATTTTAAGCACGGTGACGATTTTGTAGGTTTTATTGAGACAGTAGTTGGCGCAGGATTTACAAGCGTGTCGTTTGACGGTCAAATGACAGAAGAAGAGTCAGAAGCCTTTTGTTAGGAAACAACAATGATAAGAGATAAGATTTTAGGCATGTATTTAGGCACGCCCATTGGGGACATTCTAGGACTCCCTTTTGAAACTATGGAGTTTGGAACCTACGAGAGAGTTACGGATTATGGAGCTTGGGGAGTGCCTGTTGCGTGGTCAGATGATACTCAATTTACTTTGGCTGTAACAAATTCTCTAATGGAATCCAGTGGGTTTGATATTAAATCACAGGCTCAATGGCATGTGAGAGCATATCAGGATACTACTTTCGGTTGGGGCAGCACTACTAAATACTGCTGCCGGAAGTTATTAGAAGGTGTGCCCCCAACTGAAATGGAGTATGGGCAAACGAAGGGTACAGGCAATGGAGTGGCTATGAAAATTAGTCCTATTGCTGCCTACATGCATTCCAATCGCCCAGGTCGCATTGGAATTAAAGAATATATCGTTCCTCTGGCCCAAGACATTATTGACTTTTCTCGTATGACCCACCATTCGGCAGTATCAGCACAAAGCGGTTTAGCTCAAGTTGCTGCTGTGATGTATTGCTTATCTGTAGAGCCTGATGAATTCTCTGCTGAGAGGTTCGTTGAAGAAGTTGTATTTGCGTCAGAGATTGGGCTTGAGCATCCTGAATTGACGGACGGCCCTGATCTTACAACAAGGCTCCGAATTGTTGACCGCCTCAAAGATTCTCCTCCTGAAGCGATTGTAGATGTATTTGGAGGCGGGACTTCATATGTTTATAATTCTTTACCTTTCAGTTATGCGTTTTTCCTTCAGAATCCGCATAGCATTGAGAGTCTTTACGAGGTAGTTTCTGCGGGAGGCGACACAGACACTAACGGCGCTATTGTTGGTTGTCTTTTGGGCGCTCTTCACGGGAACAGAATCTTCCCAGATCATTTAATAGCTGGGATTCCATTAGCCGGTCTTGCGGAAATCAATGACATGGCTAATGCGTTTAATGATAAATTTTACAGCCGAGGCTGAAAAAAGAAATTGTACGTTAAGGCAAAAGTGGGCTGATTATATGCGCATGAGGAGAACCAATGGAGAAAATCAGTGGAAAAGTAGTCGCTGTGGGAGATATCCACGGTGAATATGATAAGATGAGAAGAATGCTGGCTTGTTTGGTTAGATACGAAATCTTAGATGATCGCTGGCTAGTATTGCTGGGTGATTATGTGGATATGGGACCGGACACAGCAAAGGTTATTGAATTTCTGGTTCGGTTTAAGAAAGAATATCATCCAAATACAGCATTCATTTGTGGGAATCATGATCTAAACCTTATCAAAGCATTAGGTCTTGTTGATTCTCCCGAAGAGGTATTCTATCGTGGTCGAGTTCCTACAAGGAATCGGGATGTTCTTGTGTCATATGGTGCAAGAAATGTTGATGAATTGAAGGCCAAGATGCCCGATAGTCACAAGGAATTTCTAGCCAATTTAAATTGGGCAGTAGAACATCCTGATTATCTATTTGTTCATGTGGGGTTAGACCCAAATGAAAGTTATGAAGCCCAAGTAGAAGCTTTAGCGGAAAGAGATATGGTTCCGCACAAGCCGAAGTGGCTCTATAGAGATCATCTTTCATTTTCATCCCCGAGGACAGATAAGATTGTTGTCTCCGGTCATATGATTTTGAATGATGCTATTGGTTTCAATAACAGGCGGCTAATTGATACTGGTTGTGGCTATGGTGGTGAATTAACTGCCTTGCAATTGCCAGAAGATCAAATCATCCAGCCTGAAACCGATAGGAAGTTTGTGAGAAGCCCAATTCCAATGCGGGGAGAACCAGCAGCTTTTACTTGGGCACAGTTTTAAAAGGTCAATAATGAATGGTCCTGCGGTATTTATTGGTGATATTCATGGATATGTTGGATCGCTCCGCGCTTTGCTTGAGGCGTTGGGTGATAATCTGACAGATCGGTGGATTGTTTTCTTGGGAGACTTAGTTGATAAGCGTGGCAATCCAAAAGAAACCATTGAAACGGTTATTAATCTTAGGGATCGCCACCCTAAAACTGTAGCTCTAGCAGGAAACCATGACCTTTCGTTTGCAAGAGCAATTGGCGTGTCTCCTGCTCCTGATAATTATTGGAAGGGAAGGTATTGCCGGGCAAGGTATAGCCGCCCCACTTTTCATTCCTATGGAGCATCACACGGCGACTTGCATACATTGACTAGGTTGGTCCCAAAGAAGCACAAAGAGTTTCTGGCGAATATGCCGTGGTGTTTTGAACACGATGAAATTCTTGGTGTTCACGCGGGATTAGTGCCTGAAAGGCTGGTGCCCCAGGTAGAACTACCACATGGGACAACCCTGGACGAGCAATTGAGAATGTTGCGAGAACGTGAATATTCAATTCAACGCCCGCCGTGGTTGCATTGCCAGGCGCTTTCTCACACAGATGTAAAGGAATATCCCAAATATGTAATTTCGGGACATAATACTACATCTGAAGTTAAAATGGTAGGAAAACACATTCACGCAGATACGGGTGTAAATTATGGTGGAAAACTCTCCGCTGTGCTTTTCCCCGAGCTAACGTCAATTAGTGTTCCGCCTATCAATTAAGGCTAAAAGCTAAAAAACCTCATTTCCGATGGAAATGAGGTTTTTTTATTCGATTTATCTAAATAATAATGTGTTAGAATTTAAATTGTGGCTAGAGGCTGGACAAATACCCAAATGCGTTATGCTGCTGGGAGCGCCAGGGGTAGGCAAAAGTCGAATTGGACGTAGATTTGTACAACATGGCTTCCACCACGCTTTGATTGATGATTATTTCAAAAAATTATTAGGAGGCGAAACAAAAGTCTCTTTTGGTGACCCGCAACAGAAGCAGTTATTCCGTACTGCTACAAAGATGTTCACGCAAGATTTATATGGGAACTTAATGCCCAACAAACAGAACATTGTCACAGAAAAAACGGGGCGTAACCTTTATACCATCCAAATGACCAAAGAAAATTGTGATAAGTTTGGTTATTTGTTATATGGAATTTTAATTCTAACAAATTTAGACACAGCACTTGCCCGCAATCTAGGCAGGACAGATCGCCAAGTGGATGCAAATGAGCTAGCAAGCGAGTACGGCCAGATTTACCAGCCTGAAAATGTAGAGGGGATGAAAAACATTTTTGGGGAGCAATTCTTTTTTACTGTAGAGAATGAGTCACCGGCTGATGAGCTTAAAATAAATCAGGTAGTACAGAAGATAGTTGGAGCATAAATGTTTGGTTTTAAACTTTTTTTTGAAGAATCGGGTGTCCGCACTTTTAGTGATCCCCATGTCTTAAATGATACTACCATTGAGTTCCCAGGTGGATATGATTTAGAACCACAACAATTTGCTACCTATCACATTCCCCCTGAATTTCATGGTATGGTGATTCGTGATGTGATTTTAAATCACAAAAAGGGTCCACATGGTCATGGGGAACCTCATATGCGTTACGAAGAGGAAAAGAAGAAGTGGCGTGATTTCTACGGTTCATACAGCAAATTAGAAATGCATGATATGAATTCAGATAAGTGGGTAGCTTATAATCACGGTGGTCGGGATTATAAACACGCCGAATATCGCCCTTCTTGGGAGCCCGAAACTTTACACGATTGGATTTCAGAGGTTGGTAGGATTTCGCCTGATATGATGAAAATTAGCAACCCAGGCAATCAACGTGCTAAGACAAATCCCATAACTGGCGAAAAGGTTGATCCAAACGACAAGAGAAGCACAGTAACAATAGGACCAATTACAATTAGTTTCTTCGGCAAACAAGCCTTTGAGAAGAAAGAATATATCCAATGGACCTATTCCCCTGGTGGTACGCACGGCTCAACTAGATTCTCTGATCTTGACAAAGGGGACCAACCAACTTACGGCACTTTCGGCATTGGATATTACCCCGGTGCTTTAGCATTATGGACAAACAGAAATCCCATTCAACGAGCCAAACCATATCACAACCCAGCCGTTCATAGACATATGCAAATGAAGCACTCAGGGATTGAGCAGGGTCAGTTGTTTGTTCCTGGCGATTCGGGTTATTTTGTGGATCGTAATGAAAAATCTGTACTCTATAGTTTAAAATATGATCCTAACAATGGACAAGGCACACATAACGTAAGAATGAAGAGAGAGGGAAATAACTCATTTAGAATTATGTTGCCGCCTAATACTTTCGGAAAGACCCTGGCAAGCATTGAACTAATGGTTGGTAAAAATATTGCTAGACCCTCTCAAGCCCCTCCTGGTAGTCAATATGATGATGGAACAGAAATGGCTAAGGTGGGTAAGATCAATAGTTCTATCCATGCCAACGTGGAAGGAAATACTGTTAAATTTAGGGGGCGGGAACATTCTATTGGTCCGGTAATCACAACAGCCGATTATCCTGGTGTTAAGATTGCTCCTGGCGATTCTGTTAGAGTATCGTCCAGCAACACAGCTTTTATTATGGCTTGGCGACTAGGCATTAGTTAAAGAAGTCTGTTTTAGTCGCAATATCTTCAAGAGACATCTTTAGAAGTAACTTTTTAATAAGCCCTAGTTGCTCAAATCGCTGATATAAGGTGGCTTGAACATCCCGAACATATTTTACACTTGGACGTTCTTTTACCTCTGATATTACCTCTCTAAAGATTTCATCTACTGCTTTTTGTTGTGATAAGATATGATCTATTTGGGTGATTAAACCTTCATTGCGTTGCGCAGGTGGTAAATCAGGATTGCCGTGCATGCCGTGATGCTCAGTTTCTCCTGTATCTTGATTAACTTGTGGACCTAGAAGTTCTTTATTGTAGCGAATAGAGTGGTACAAATCACGAAGTTTAGGACCGAACCCCTTATCTGTTGCTCTGCGTCCCTCTCCATATCCTGTTCCTACTGGGGAATGCGGCCAACGATCCGCCCCGTGTGCTGTTTTTGCTAGACCAGATATATCAATTTGATATACTTTGCCTGTTTCTGGATCAACAATTGTATTTCCCGCATTCTTAATATCACGACTATCAAGGAATGCGTGAGCGACAGAAGCGGCATCAATAATTTGTTTGTTGGTTTTACGGATTTGTCCCCAATTTCCTTGGTTTAATAAACTTCTTATGGTGGGGTGTTGTCCAAAATCTTCCATAACGATGTAAAGTTGCCCGCCCGCATCTACTAAAGCCATCTCGGGAGCTTGAACACCTTCCATGCTTAGAGCGTTGAACAGTTTGGTGCCTAAATACTCAGAAACCGTTGCTTCCTCGTTGCGGTTCTTCTTGACCACAACGGTTTTCCCTGGATTTGAAGCTAATGGGGCGCGATAGATCGCCTCAGAGCCCATTCCGCCCAGCCGTTGCCCCGCTTGATGGTCAATATCTTCCCATCGGAGGCTTTTAATGCTTGATTCTGTGAGGAAATACGATTTGAAGTTCAGTTCCATAGAGTTATTTAGCACAATTTCATCTTTTTCTTAACCCCCTCTTCAGAGGTTGCTTTACAATAGCCGTTTGCATGGTATATTGTGAATAGGAATCGAAATTGTACCGGGAAGGGCTGTACCGCTTAATTACTCGTTAATTAGGAGCCCTAATGATGGCTACTACCCTTCCTGTTGTGTACAAGCCCCCCGGAACGGTGGCACTTCCTGACAATTCCCAGTGGGAAAATCGTTTTGAGATTCGTTCTGAAAACAGCAACCGAGTGTATATCATTGCCCAACATAAAACCACATATCATTGCCCAACATAAAACCAAGCGGCATTGGGGATGTTCTTGCCCCGGTTGGCGGCGACACCGCAACTGTAAGCATCTAAGGCAATTGCAACTTCCCAGCCATGAACAACCACATGAAGTATTGCTGAAATGAACGAACTTGATAAAGACGCTTTTACTGAAATGTTTAAGCACTTGCCAGAAGGCAAGGGTATAAATGTTGGCAAAATGCCCGATTATAACATTTCAGTCCATGTGTTCGAAGAAGATGAATTGCGCAGATTAGCAGACGATTCTTCACTCCTTCATATGGCTTTTTGGTTTCAACGACCGGGTGTTCATTACTTTGCCAACTATTTAGAGCATGTTCACTTTCTGCCCGATACTCCTGTAAATGATGAATTTGAGTATCGTGTTTATAAGTGGAAAGAAATGCTTTGGGGTATCATTACGATACCCCTGGCTAAGAAGCATTTGGCCGAAGAAGCCGCAGAAGTATCTAAAATGAGGCTTGCCAATGGGGTGCCAATGATTTCTAAAGGGCCGATAATGGCAATGATGGCAACCCGCCCTGGTGATCCTAAATTAGATGAAACAGTAGATGCCTTCCCAATGGCGACCGATAATGTTTTCACTTTGGAAAACAAAAAAGGGGATGTTCTGTATGATGGTCCTGGTGGTCGGCAAGATGCGAAAATCAGTGAAGAATTCAAGATAAAAAAGTTGTGGAAAGAATGTGGCGTTCCTAATCCTGATGATGAAGAACCTGATCCCTGGGAGACATAAAATGACTAAAAGAATTCGTGGTCCGCCGCCTCTTTAAATTTATAAATTTAAAGTTAGAATATAATAGATTTGATTTGAGGTTTAGGCGGCTTCTGCTGTGACACGACTTCTCCCGCAAAGGCTCAGGACGGGCAAGGTTCAGAAGTGTATCGTTACAGGGAGGCAAATAGAGGTAGCATAGAGGTAGAATTTAGAAAGATTTGAATTTAGAGATTTTAAAAGGGATGCCCCCTCCTGCAAAAGCAGGAGGGGGCATTAGTTTATTATGGAACAGCCTAGAGATACGCTTGGAATACGTGTTTTCACCGATGATTTTGGGAATGTTATATTAAATGATGAATTCAAACAAAAAGTTGCTACCGCTATGGTGTACAGGCATTATGACATAGCGGTGATAGTGAATCTTCAGAAAGAAGTAATGGGGGTAACAGAGTGGGAGTTTAGAAAGGATGCTCGTTACCTGTTCAAACAGTTTACTGATGAGATATTAAAGTCGTTAGATGAGTTTGATTTTGAGAAGGACATAGCTATCTTTGTCATTGAATTTGATAAGGAAACAGTTGGCGAAGATGATGAGGAGTGTGGTTTAAAAATAATGGGTTGTAGTCGTAATGGTGTTCCTAGAAGGCCACCAAAACCTGAACCTGAACTAAAAGATATTGACCCTTGGAGTAAATCATGGAATTTAAATTAGAAAATTTAGTTTATCCTGGTATGTTCGCACAGGTTGAAGAAACAGGATTTGTTCATGCTTATCGCCCTACGGGTTGGGAAAACGATCAAAAGAGACAGGGTAAGGATGATGTTGTTTGCATTCGTGTAAGGGGTATGTATAACGGTCCACTTGATAAGGAATTTGATTCGTTTGAGGCTTTGCTTGAAGAGTTCCCTGAATTCACTGACTGGGAATGGATTGGCGAGTTTGTTGGCGACGGGCAGAGAAAGGAAGAATGGATAACTAAACAGGTCCAACAAATAAAAGAGGCGGTCCAGCAAGAGTATGGGGCGGAAGTATCGCCGGGCTTTGATCGCAAAAATAAAATTGAACAGGTTCGCCTCAATTTTAAACCTGAAGTGTGGGCTGATCTTTGCAATAAAGAAGGTGAACTTTTGCCTGCCTGTTGTGCTTCTATTAGTGCTATTCGGGATGCTTTGGTTGATGCACTACGGGAAGACTGTTGGATACGTTGTGATGGGCTTCAATTAATTGCAAACCAAAGGGATTCTCATGACTTTGAAGACCCTCATCCTGTGAAGGTGATCTTTGACATTTGGGAAATGATTGAGCCGGTCGCTCATTTCCCATTTAACAAAGAACCGGAAGAATTTAGAAAAGAAGATGCTGAAAGATTAAGTGATGCTCTTACGGCGCTCATTGAGGAAGCGCCAACGGAAGAGGCTAAATTTGAGCTTCGTTACGCTCGGGATAAGATAGAGGCACAGGCGGGGGTTTGTAAACCTCGTAAGGACAATACCTTTCTCGGTTTAAAGGAGGACTGATTAGGATGGACCTAAAACAATCGCTAGAAGAATTAACAGAGCGATATCATTTAGCGGTTTCAGGCACGGATGCTGGCATATGGGATTGGGATTTAAGAAATAATGAAGTTTTCTTTTCTGATCGTTGGAAAACAATGATCGGATTTGAACCTAATGAAATTGGCGACACCTACATGGAGTGGGAGTCGCGTGTACATCCTGATGATTTGCCTGCCTGTTTGGCGGCAATTGATAATTACCTTGATGGGAAAACCAAAGAATACCACATAGAGCATAGATTGCTATGCAAGAATGGGCATTATATTTGGATTTCTTCAAGAGGCGCAGCGCAGAGGGATGAAAATGGAAAACCCTACCGTTTTGTAGGCTCTCATCTTGATATTACAAAAGAAAAAAAGGCAGAGAGGGATTTGAAGGAACAGCATCATAGGCTACAACGTCTCTTGGAAGTGCAGGATAAAGAGAGGAAATTAGTTTCATATGAAATTCATGACGGGCTGGCGCAAGATCTGGCTGGTTTGCTGATGCAGCTAGAAAATATTGTGGGGAAGTGTAAAGGCTGTGAGGCTTATACATTGGTGCATAGTGCGAGAGACTTAGCCAAGAAGGCTTTTACAGAAGCAAGACAATTGATAGGTGATTTAAGACCACCTGTTTTAGATGATGGTGGTGCGATTCCCGCCATTTTGCAGGTTGTGGAAAATTTGCCTCTTGATGTTGAATTGAAACATAATTTTAATGGTGCTCGATTTGAGCCTATTTTAGAAAATAGCATCTTTCGCATAGTTCAAGAGGCAATACAAAATACAGCACAACATAGTGGTAGTAAGCATGCAGCCGTAGAATTGAATTTAGAGGGCGAAATTATCATCATTAAAATCATGGATTGGGGCAAAGGTTTTGATGTAGAGGCAGAAGCAGATGGTCATTTTGGATTGATAGGCATTCGTGAAAGGGTAGAATCTTTCAGTGGTCAATGCAGTATTATGAGTAGCGAAAATGGAACCGGCATTACGATTACCCTTCCAGCATTAGGAGTTAAAAATGGAATATCCAAGGATTGATGTTACTGTAGATTTGGCTCTGTTTTCGCTAAACGAAAATGGGGATGTTCAAGTTTTGCTGATACGACGGGGCAAGGAACCGTTTAAAGGCTATTTGGCTATACCGGGGGGATATCTCAATCCCAATGAATCACTTAAACAGGCGGCAGAACGGGAGTTATATGAAGAAACTCACACCGTCGCTGAGTGGGGGGCTGGAAAAAATAAAGGAGGCGAAGTTTTTTATGTTGGGGTCTATGATGATCCCGACCGCGATCCTAGAGGCCGAGTAATTTCCCACCTTTTTGCCGCTTTCACAAAGGAGCAATTACCCGAAGCTGGTGATGATGCGGAAAAAGATTCTGCGCATTGGGCAAAATGTCCCATTGAAGAACCGATGGCGTTTGACCACCAAGATATGATTGGAAAAGCGTATCTTACACTTTTGGAGGCGGGGCAAGTTCCCGCAGGATAATGATTAATCAAGAGCATGTTAGAGTTGTAAAGTTGGCTGCTGAAGAACTTATCGCAGAGGTTGATCTTGATGTAGAAGGTGATGTACTTATTTTGAAGAATCCTGTGATTATACAAATGGAGCCCACTGAGGAAGGCAGTGTGGTTTTGCGAATGTATCCCTGGTTAACTATGACACACGATGCTGAATATCCTGTTCGTAAAGATCATGTGATAACTACGGCTACAGCGCTTCCTAAGTTAGTAGAAGCGTATGTTAGGGAACATAGTAACATTGAGCTACCAGCGAATCCCGGTTTGGTAATGCCGTAAACGCAAATTGTACCTCCAAAGGTATGAAAAGCACCACAAAAAAACCGAAAAAGGGATTCCTTGACGGGTATAAGACCTATGACCCTTCCAAGGAGGGGTTTGGGTCTCCCGCTCAATGGAGGGAGGCGTTTTACGAGCGCCTCGGATTTGAAAAAGCACAAGAGGTTTTAGGTGACGAAAATCCCTATTTCGTCTTGGGCTTTGCTTCTGAAAATGTCACTTGGCCTGAAATCCAACAGGCTTATCGTGATTTGGCTAAAAAGTGGCACCCCGACATGAATAAGGGGAATGAAGAAGAAGCCAAAAAGCAATTCCAGCGGATTCAAGCTGCATTTGAAATTTTGGAGGCGAGATATGGGTAAATTCACCCAACATATCCCGAATTTCGCAGATGGTATTGAACCCGCAACGGCTGAGTTCACCACTACGGAAGACCTAGTTAACCTAGAAGTTGTCCAGCGATACGTTGATGATCGTTTTTCGCATTTTGCGATGGATGATAAAATGTTGCTGGTTATTAAAGACGATGGATTCTATTGGTGGGTTGTTGGTTATGTTGAGAGTGATACGCCCATTGACCTCCCTGAGTGGGATCATGGAAAATATCGTGTGCAACTGGAAAACGGAGAGAATGTTGTAATGCAAGGATCGGAAATTATGTCTTCGTGTGGTGATGTAATAACATTATTGGATGGAAGTAAGGCCAAGTGGATAAGGGAGTAAATTATGGAATATATTGATGTAGCTGAACTTCGAAGAATGACTAAAACTGCACAAGAACGGATTCAGGCAGAAGAAGAGCGTATGCAACAGGAAATTGCAGAAAAAGAGGCGGCACAACGGAAAATGGAGGAAGCGAAAGCAGAAGCTATTCTAAGTCAAGTGCTTTCTCGCTGCCAAAAAGAGGCGCACGCTGGACGACGACATGCAATTGTTATGAGTGTTGGTTGGGACGATTGGAAGCGCCCCCCGCACTCTACCAATGCAACTTGCAGACCGGAATACTTAATCGGTGCTTGCCGCCTCGTTTTTGATAGGTTGGCAAAGTGTAATCTTAATCCCGCTTTGGAAGATTGGCATGATGGTATTGGCATGCAAAGCGGTTATAACATTGTAGTGTGCTGGTGAAATTATGAAATTCTTCTTGGTATTAGTTGTAATTGTCCTTGTAATTGTCCTTTTGGCTGTAGTATTGGCGTGGTTATGCCCGAGTAGTCGTAGTGGGACAGGGAGAAGGTAATGAAACTTCCAACAGTAAATTGTCCTTTTTGTCACAAACCAGCGACCATTCTACAGGTTATTCAAGGCGAAGAGCCACAAAAGGTAGATGATATAACTTTGTTTGGTGGCAATTTAAAATTCTATTGCTGTTGTAATACGCTCAACTGTGTCCATAAAAAATTCACTTTTGTTCCTTCAAAGGAAGAGCAAGAAAAAATTCTTAATGATGAAGAGGTAGTGGTATGATTGAACACACAAAAGAACTTGGCATTTATCATTGGGACACCTTTGATAACGAAACCCTCCTGGTGGATGAAGCTGATACATTAAATGAGGCGGTAGAGAAGGTGGAAACCCGATATAAGGGCCGCATTCGTGACGACGGAGCGGATCAAGTGGATATTGTGAATAGCAAAGGTGATATTGTTCGGAAATTCAAAGTAGGATAATAAAATGCCTGATATTAAAGACGGCGAAGTTGTATATGTTCAAGGTTCAGCTAAAAAACCCTATGAACTCAAGAATGTTGCAGGCGTATATAGTTGTTCGTGTATGTCTTGGCGAAACCAATCTCTGCCCATTGAGCGTAGAACTTGCAAGCATCTAAAGAAATATCGGGGCGAACAAGTTGAGTTTGCGCGGGTAGGCTCACCCCCTCCTAAAACTGCCAAAGTCAAGAAAAAAGAGAAGCCTCCGGTACTATTGGCTCACGTTTGGGAGAACGATATTGATTTAGATGGGTGGTGGATTAGTGAAAAACTTGATGGTGTAAGAGCATATTGGGATGGAGAGCAATTCTTGTCCCGAAATGGCAACGTCTATCACGCGCCTGATTGGTTTATTGCTAGTTTGCCAAAAGAGCCTCTTGATGGTGAATTATGGATGGCAAGGAAGTCATTCCAACGAACATCTGGAATTGTACGGCGACATGACAAGAGCGAGCAGTGGCGGGAGATTAAATATCGTGTGTTTGATGTACCTGCGCAAGCTAATCCTTTTGAAGAGCGACAGAAGTATCTTCATGAAATATTAGTTGGGCAAGGTTCGCACATTGATGTTTTGGAACAAATACAGTGTAGAGGTTTAGACCATTTGAGGGCAGAATTAGAAAAGGCAGAAGCGTTGGGTGCCGAAGGCTTGATGCTTCGCCAGCCCGCCTCTTTATACGATGTTGGGCGATCTAATACTTTGCTCAAGGTCAAGAGTTTCTATGATGCCGAAGCAACGATTATGGAGTACACAAGGGGTCGTGGTCGGCACAAGGGAACTGTTGGCGCATTGGTTTGTGTGGATTGCGAGACAGGTGTAGAATTTAAGGTAGGAACTGGTTTAAGTGATGCTGTGAGAAGGAATCCTCCTGCTGTTGGTACTAAAATTACTTACCGTTTCCAAGAATTAACGGATGGCGGAAAGCCAAGATTCCCCTCTTTTGTGAGGGTTGCGTAAGAAAGGATGAAAAATCATGTCTGTAGGCAAAGGTTTTGCTTCTGGTTTTGGTGGTTGCCTGGGTGTGGGGTTTGCCATATTTTTTGTGGTAGTGATTTTGCCTATTGGGTGCTTAATGATAGTGGGTTCAAAATCGCAAAAACAATCAACACCAAAATTAGAGAAAAACGAAACCCCCGCCACCCTCCCCCAGCCGCGATTGAAGGTTTCAAATGATAAAACAGACGAAAATCCTGTACCGCTTCCTAAACATAAATATGTTGCATCATTTTCTGGAAGAAGTCAAATTAGGGCTGTAATTGATGATTACCCTTTGCGTGAACAGCAATGGAAAGAAATAGCGGTAAATTTATGTCACAATCGAGAACCTCATGTTTTGGTGATGTTCTTTGATAATGAAACGGTTTTAAATGAGTGGGATGGATCGGGTTTATTAAAAGATCAAGATTGGAAATATTGGCTTTGTCGTATTGCGGTTGATAATGGTGTTGCTGGAGATGTCAAAGTAGCCCAAAAAGAAGATGGAAACTTTCGTGACGATATAATTAAACAGAGTGATGAGGCTGACGTAAGCCGGAATGAAAGTGAATTATCTCAACCGGAACATGATTATCTTTCTTATCGTTTGCAAAATACTGGGAAAATACCACTTTTACATACAGGGGTAGTTGGTCGTCCTATTCAAATTGGAGATATAGGCGTTTTAACAAGGAATTCATCAGAACACACTTTCAGGGTAGACCAAATTATAGATAATGATGAAATGTTAATTTTTGGTAATGAGTTTTGGATTAAAGGGGTGCGGACAACAAACCTAGTTGATAATTCCACGGTGGATTTGGGAAGTATAGTTTTCGTAGTGACGCAAAACAAACAATACGCCACCGTGCTAGGTGCGAGTAAAACAGTTAGGTGTTTAACTGTATTGGACACTGATAACGCTGATCGGGCTTTTGAGGAAAAGTGGAGCGAAAAGGAAGAACAAGAGAGAAAAGCCGAGGAAAAAATAAGAAAGTTAGAACAAGAAAGATTAAAAAGAGAAGAAGAAGAGAGAATAAGACGAGAATCTGAAATTGAGGCGGCTAAATGGAGAATATGGACGAGCGTTGATGGCAAATATACAATTGAAGCAAAATTTCTAAAATACACTTTTGGCGAGGTACATCTTGAAAAGAAAGATGGAAGTGTGATTTCCATTAAGAAGGAACAACTTTCTAGTCAAGATTGGGAGTGGATAAAAAGACGATAACTTCACGACTTTTCCAAAGAAATAAAGTCGTGAATTCCCATATATAATCGTGGAGGATTATATATGGGAAGAAGAAAAAAATTATCTAAAGGGCCGTGTGAAAATTGTGGGCTACGAGACCATTTGCCTTGTTCATCTTTATGTCAAAAATGCAAAACCGAAAATATACGCAATTTTAGAAAAAATAGACTATCTCAAGGACTGTGTGCCGAGTGTGGTAAGTATCCACATTTACAGAAAAGGGTCAGGTGTCAAGTCTGTGCTGATAGATTAAAACAAAAAGATGCAATAAGGAGGGCTGAATGGATTGCCAAAGGGGTTTGCAAGAAACGCGGGTGTAATAATCCAATTGAAGACAATGTTCTGTGTAATGATTGTCGTGAAAAACAAAACAGCTATGTTAGACGCAGAAGAAAAAGGTTAAAAAATGAAGGGCTTTGTGAATCATGCGGTCAAAATACGGCTACAGGAAATCATTTGTGTGAGACTTGTTGGTTAAAGAAAGTCGCAGATAGACATTTGGGTAATAAAGACAAGTGGGTATTGTTAAAGGAAAAATTTGAATTACAAAATGAAAGTTGCCCATACACGGGAATTAAATTGGTTATTGGTGAAAATGCTTCTATAGATCATATTGTTCCTAAATCTTTGGGCGGTGCTAAAACGCTTGATAATATCCAATGGGTGCATATTTGGATTAATTTGATGAAATTTAACCTCAAGCATGAGGATTTTGTTGTAAAGTTTAGAGAGTTCATTCAATTGGTAAAGGAGTTTGAAAGTGACTGAAAACATTCTCTTACGGAGCGATAGTTACAAAGTAACCCACTGGCGGCAGTATCCGCCCGGTGCGGAGACTATTTATAGTTATTTTGAATCTCGGGGCGGGCGTTTTCATGATGTGGTGTTTTTTGGCTTGCAATATTATCTTAAGCGTTATCTTCAAGGACAGGTTGTGACGCAAGAGAAAATCGAACAGGCTGATGAACTTTTCCGTCTGCACTTCGGGGATAAAGATGGATATTTGTTTAATCGTGCAGGTTGGGAAGATATACTTAATAGGTTTGGCGGTCGTCTTCCTGTTTCTATTAAAGCCCCGCTGGAAGGTTCGGTTATTCCTAATCACAATGTTATGATGACTATTGAAAATACCGATCCTGCTTTCTATTGGCTTCCTAATTACTTAGAAACGCTACTTGTACAGACGTGGTACGCTTGTTCGGTTTCGACGCAATCGAGAGAAATGAAAAAGCTAATTCTTCGTTATCTTCGTAGTACCGGCGATCCTGAACAAGTTGGATTTAAGTTATGTGACTTCGGATTTCGTGGAGTATCTTCTGTTGAAACTGCTGGTGTAGGTGGGGCCGCTCACCTTCTTAACTTCATGGGTACTGATACTTTTGAAGGAATTATGGTGGCGAGAGATTTTTACGGCGAACCAATGGCCGGATTCAGCATCCCAGCCGCCGAACACTCCACAATTACTTCGTGGGGTAGAGAAAATGAAATGGATGCGATGGAAAATATGATTACCCAGTTTCCGGCTGGTTTGGTTGCTGTGGTAAGCGATTCCTTCAATATTTATGAGGCGTGTCGAGATATTTGGGGCGACAAACTCCGCGATAAGGTAATGGAGCGTAATGGTACGCTTGTTATTCGCCCCGATTCCGGTGATCCTGCTGGTGTTATTTGTGAGATTCTTCCCATCCTTGGGGAGAGGTTTGGATATGCAGCGAACGCAAAGGGTTACAAAGTTCTTGATCCTCACGTTCGGTTGATCCAAGGCGATGGCATTGATTTTGATATGTTAAATGCCATTCTTAAAGCAATGAAGCGGGCCGAGTGGAGTGCCGACAACATTGCTTTCGGTTCGGGCGGCGGTTTGCTGCAAAAACTAGACCGAGACACTTTGAAGTTTGCTTTCAAGTGTTCCAACATTCGGGTTAATGGTGAAGACCGCCCCGTTTATAAATCTCCCATTACGGACAGGGGCAAGCAGTCCAAGCAGGGACGATTGAAGTTGGTGAAGCTTACGGGATCGCACGGTTGGGTATATCACACTGTTCCCGAAGATGATCCTCGCCCCGATGAAATGGTAGAGGTTTTCCGTGACGGAGATATTCTAGTAGATCAATCATTTGCGGATATTCGGAAACGAGCGGAAATCCATGAGAGGGAATTAGGATGAAATTCAGGATGAATGTGAGAATCAAGGATTGTGATAAGCAATTCCATGAAGATTTTCCGCCCGGTGTTATTGCTACACAGGATGTAGAATTAGAAGGCACAGAGGGCGCTTCCGAAACTCAATTGGCGATGGCTGTTATGGGACATTCAGAGCGTTTTCTTAATGAAACTGTAACTGTTGATATAATGGAGAGATAAAATGCTTTGTTGTAGCGAACAAGAAGCCCCAATGGGTCTTGCGCGTTTCCCTAAGCAGCAAGTAATTGATGCTTGTAGGCACATGTTGAAGCATATTGCTGACACTCGTAGGAAAAAGCAGCGAAGGTCTATTAACCAAGAATTAGAAAAGCAATTACGGTCGTGGAAGCGTTTCTGGCGATGGCTTGGCATTCCTAAACCTACAAGAAGGAATGCAATTGACTGTTATCGCAATGCAAGACCAGCCGCACTGGGGTTCATTGTGATCTTTTCACTGACGGTTCGGGCAAATTTATAGTTGAAGCTCAAACTCTTTCAAACCGCCAAGATAGTCCTACTGAAATATTAATCGCGTCAATTTTCACTGTTGAGTATAAATTTGAATTTAATTCTTTTGATGAAATTGAAGACGCATTTCAACGCGCACTAACGCATAGTCCAACACACCCAGAGTTATCATGAACGATTTGCCCGAAAAAGAACTGAGAAAGATTGCCTTGGGCATCGCAGAGGGGAAGATTTTAACTTCCTCGCAAGTTGATGAAAACTCAATGACAATGGTGTTTATGCCTATCCTGTTTGGTGCTTTTGATGATATGTCAGAAGACGAGAGAATGAGGATCGGTTTCATTTACGAATACATTGATAAAGCCGGTCCCCGTAGTATCAATGGCTATCCTATCTTTTGGAGTTTTGGGATCGTAAATCGCCCTGATGCTGAACGTATTGGGGAAATGGTAAAGGAAATTAGTGAGGCGAGAGAGGCTTATTTGGAGGGTTAAATATGGCTTGGATAATTCAATCTGCTGATGGGAAATCTTTTTGGGCTGGGAGGTATTGGTACACGGACAAGAGTAGAGCAAAACGATGGAAGACTGCAAAAGGGGCAATCAACGCTAAAGTAAAATTAGTTTTGGACTCCCAACAACGTGACGTTTATTTCCGACGCCAGCAAGCTGAGGTAGATTTCCTAGAAGGTTTGACGGTAGTTGAAGTGCCTGATTTGGAAAAGAAGTTTAAGAAGAAGAAATTAACAAGTGAAGAGTGTACCGCTGTAAGGCGGAAAATAGCAGAAACCCTTGTAGCTCGCGGTTGGAAACCAAATAGGAAGTATGATAAAGAGATTGATGATTTAGGTTTTAGCCATAGGTGGTCGGAACATGGGTATTTGATTGACCCCGATGATCGCTTTGCTATCACTCTAAAATCACAAGTTCTGACTGTTCATGACGGGAGTAGGCAATTCTGTAAGGTCGTGGGAATGGGGTATAATGAAATCAAAATTAGGAAAAATGAGCTAGTATGTGGTAGGGTGGCTCTAAAGTTATGAAAACTCTAATTGAACTTATTTTCTTTTGCGGTGATATAGCTTTATTCATTATAGCCCTATGGGTCTTGGAAGTAATATGAACAATCCCTTTGATGATATCCACGAAAGCCCCTACCGTGCTGTGATTGCTATTACAGGCGGCGGCAGCGAGGCTATCGGACGACTCCTACAATATGGAAACGCCTCTAAAACTTTATTAGAGGCGGTTGTGCCGTATCATCCTGGGGCTATGGATTCATTCTTAGGTTTCACCCCTAAGAAGTATTGTTCGGAAGAAGTGACTCGCCAATTAGCCGTTGCCGCTTATCGTCGGGCAATGGAGCTAACAGGTGAAGATAATGATAATTATTTGTGTGGGCTTGCGCTAACAGCAAAGTTGGTGAAACCCGATGGAGAACGAGAAGGTAGAGTGCATGAGATTCACGTTGCCTTCCACAATTGTTATAAAACTGTCTATCAAAAACTCACACTGACAGTCCCCAGAATTCGCTTCTTTGAAGAGCAAATTGCCTCTACGATGTTGTTAAATCTATTGAGGCGGGAGACTACAGGCGTTGAGGAAATTTTGGATATTGAGGAAAACATTGAAGAAATCAGCAAAGGCCCTGATTCTACAGAAACTTGGCTCAAATTTGACAGTAAGCCCAAATCCGATTGGGCTATCCCATCGGAAAAAGAAACTACTTTAATTTTCCCTGGTTCATTCAATCCCTGCCATAAACAGCATGTGGAGCTTGCTAAAGTAGCATTCAAAGCAACAGGGCAGCCAGTACGGTTTGAAATTGCTCTAAAGAATGCAGCAAAGCCGCCTCTAGATCATATTGATTTAGCAGAACGGGTTGAAACATTGCGATCTTATCAGGATGAAGAGTGGTTTGGTGGCGTTGTTACAACTAATACGCCTCTTTTTAAAGAGAAAGTAGTATTATTCCCCGGATGTACCTTTATTGTTGGTTCGGATACGATTAATCGTATTGCTGACCCCATTTATTATCGCACAAAACTTGAGGCGGTTGCGATAGCACAGTTCTTTGTAGAACACAAAATTAAATTTTTGATTTATCAGCGGAAGGATGTTCCTATCTCGGACGCTGTGTTAGCCAATAAGAATTTTGAGGCGTGTTGTCAGATTGTGGAAGGGTATGAAGACGACGGTACTTCAAGCACGGAGATTAGAAATGGCGTGGACTAGAGCAGAAGAAGAGGCGTGGGTTGAACAACATACAGATGAAGATGATCGTTATGTGTTTCAACCAGGTGAATTGTCATTTAATATCATAGCTCCTTGTGAATTGACTGGGGCTGATGTAGCCATTATTACTCCTACTGTTTATCGGCAGCAAACGGGATATTGTTTCGATCAAGAAATTGTCTGTGTTGGTTTAGATTGGTTTGAATTAATGGAAGGACATTTTGAGATTGAAGGGGATAATCCAAGGCAGTTCCTACTTGATTTAGGATTAACAGAAGATCCTACTATAAGATTTGATGAGGATTAAAATGGAAGATCAAATTAGACAGCGATACACTCGCCAGGGTCAGGTTGTAAAGTCCGTTAACAAGGATGAATCGGGCTATATTGTGGTTGTAGAAACGGAAATTGGGGATAGAACGATTTTGTTAGATGAAAATGGGGAAATGTTTGGAGCGCAGGGATGAAATTTAGAGAACTTGCTGTTGGCGATATGTTCAACACAAAGCCTGCTAGGTTTGTTAAAATTAACGAAACCGAAGCTATTGTGGTAATGTCTAGTGTTTGGCCGGTGGGTGAGATAATTTCTCATGAGAATGATGATCATGATTTGGTCGTTTTGTACTCTGCGAAACAAAGACAGCCAAATCAATTCATACAGGAAATAGGAACTGTATCTTTATTGCGCGATTTAAAATACCCTGAAGATTATGTAGCTCGGGGGTTTAGGGTGCCACAACCGGGTGAAGATGAAGAGGACGAGAATAATCACGAACACTTTGTTTGCAAAGCTTGTGATACTAAGATTTTCCTCCATTTCCATGAAATCATTGATGAATATGTGTTGCAAAAAGAAGCCGGTCTTTGTATCGAATGTGACCAAATGTAGGAGAAAATTATGAAAAGCCTTTTAATTCTTTGTGTTTTAGCTACCGCTGCAAGTGCGGCTGAAGTTGATACTAGCGGCCTGACTGATAAACAGGTGGCAGAATTAGCACTTCAAGCAGAACAGATGAAGTCCAATATTCCCGGCGACCTACAGGATGCAGAAGAGTGGGTTGATTGGGGCACAGGAATTGGCAAAGCAATTTCAGCTACGGCAGCGGAGTTAGGGGTTGCAGTTGATGATTTCTCTCGCACTGGTGTTGGTAAGATTACCATTGGTGTGATTGTTTATAAAGTCATTGGTAAAGAGGTTGTGAGATTCTTCTCTGGGATCTTCCTGTTTTTCATGGTCATTATCATTTGGGCAAAATATTTGAGGCGACCATTTGAAGAATTAGAGTATCACGAAAATGGGAAATTAAAATCTAGGAAGTGGAAAAAGCCTGTATCGGATGGTGAGTGGGCTACTTTCTGGATTATGAATTGGGGCAGTCTGGTTGTTGGCATTGCACTCTCATTTGTGGTAGCTCTAGCATGATTCCCGATTCAGTAACACAAGCTGATTTAGAGCGGTGGCGAGAGGATTTTGAGCGCACGCTGGCAACTGATCCTGCCCCTGCAACAGCATTACAGACATTTTCTTTGATGAGTCAATTGTTGCCCGGTGGTTTTACGAGCCCGCCTATGGAAGAAATTCACATGGCAGGTTGTTGGCTTGGAGAACAATTAGAAATTGCTGGTGCTGGTGCTGATATGGAGCCGGTTATTGTTGCTAATGGGCAAAAGACCGTGTTCGCTCATATAGAACAAAAAGATGCTTGGGATATTGCTCAAGAAACACTAGAGTCATACAAAGCTGGAAATTGGGATCGTCCTGGTCCTGAATTAGCAGACCAACTCAATGATAAGTTCCTAAGAGTGGCAATTGATAATTCAAAAAGGAGAAATTAAATGCCATTTACAGATTTTAAGCCTCACCCAAAAGAAGACAGGTGCATCCATCCCGAACACGATCCTCCTGGGATGATTGTATTGGAACCCGGCACACACACTTACGAGTGTCCTGGTTGCGGGGCGAAACAGACATTTACTGTGCCTCCCCGACCCACTTGTAATTTCCGTCAGGAGGATTTATTTCCCAAAGATTTCACTTCGATGACAACGGCAACGGCAAAACCGGGAGATTTTACTCTTGGCGCTGGTCCCTTGCCTGGCAATCCTGCTGGATAAAGGAAGTAAAATGAGCGGACTATACAATATGTTGATGGGGAACAATCCTTTCATTCCTTATCTTTTGGGTTGCATTGGGATTACGGAAGAAACAAAGGATCAATACCCTTTGGGTCGTTTTCGTGATGTTGGTGTGAGTGAAGATGGTAAGACTGTTTTCGTTTTGACTCGTAATTACGGGGAAGAATGGGAGCATGTAGATGAAGCACTGGCGACCAACCCTAATTTTAGAGAAAAGGTGGCTGAGTCTGACGAAACGTATTCAACATACCTTTTTGATACTCCCACCGAAACCCTTGAAGTTACGCAGAAGATTGCTGAATTGTCTGACACAGGAAGTCCATTTGAGCGATATCTAAAAGCAATTAAGGATTTTGGCGAAGGTAAGGAAAACGAACAAACCAAACACATGATGGAGGTTGGCAAGAAAATTGTTGAGCCTCTTGTAAAAACAATTCAAGATGGTGAGAACACTTCCGAAGTAGTTGAAAGTGGCGGTGGTGCTGTGCATATTATAGGTATGAAGGGTGGTAAGACCGCTGCGCTTGACGAAGATATTGGGCCGAAAGATGAATGAAAAACTGCAACAATTTGCAAGAAGTGAATTGAAAAAGGGACTTGCACAACTACCATTGGGATGGCAACAAAAATTCTGTCTCTTGTACGCTAATAAGCATGCTCCTGTGGATGAGGTAGTGGATAATTTGCCTGAAAGTAAGTTAGATTGGGCAATGCAGCAAGTGGAAAATTCTTTGCGCAAATTAAGCCGGGAAAAACCGAATTGTACCTAATTGACTGGAAACAGCGGAAATATACCCCAGATAGGGAGAAAAATGATGGCGAAAAAGCAGAAACCAGATGATCTATTGGGTGCCCTTAATGCCCAAATTGGGGGGGATAGCAAGCCCAAAGGTAAGGCAAAGCCTGCCCGTCCTGAACTCAAATTGCTTGAAGCTACCCAAGATTTGCTTATCGAATTGGCGGGTATTACTGAAGTCTATAATATTGTAGAACAGCGAAAATCTGTTCTTTCTGACGAATTCAAGTCTCAAACCTGGGAACAGTTTACCGATCATTGGTTTGCTGTTGGTTCTCGCCCCAAAAATCCCAAGGTTCAACACGAAGATTCTCAAGGCATCTTCCAACTGAAAGCCATGTTTAAGGTAGTCGTGCCTGAAGATGGTGATGTTGATGATGCTCTCAAAGCTGCTGGTTTTGAGGAAAAAGTCCGAGATAAGATCATTGAAGAAAACGTGGATCATGTGACTGAAACTGGTCCCCGCCCCTTTAATGAACTTCTGCACGGTCATTACATTTCGGGTGAAGGTGGTCGTCAATTTATTGAGGCGAACGAAGTGGAGCAATCCGCTGCGAAAAAGATTCTCGCTTTCATGACTGCCGATGGTGGTAAGAAGGTTTCTGTAGAGCCTCTTACTGCGGAAGAGCGTATGGCAGCGATTACTAAGAGTGAAAAGTACGTTGTCAAAGCAGGCTTTATGGAGCGTGCTGCGGCTTATTGTAAGAATGCGGCGCAACTCCGTGCCCTTCTTACAATCATTAAGCCTCAAGTTGCTGTGTCGCATATGAAGTTTGCCGAGAAAGCAAGCGGACGCGAAAAGATTGAAAGGATTCAGGCGGTGTTCAATGCCCTCTTTGATCCCGTTGCAGGTGAATTCTAATGAGCGACTACCCTTTCCGACCACCCGATTCAGCACCCACTCCTGGTGGCTGTCTGTTTAAACTGGCAGGCATTGTCATACTTGGGGCGCTTGTATATTTCCTACTTCCGGCAATTATTTTGTTTTGCATTGGATTTGGGATTTATTTGTTGTGGGCTTGGGCTTGGGCTATAGCAAAAGCCTCAACAGAGAGGTAATAGAATGAGAAGAGGCACACAAGACGTTTGCACTTATACAGACGACGATGGCAATTTTGTTGGCATCTGTTGTGGCTGGGATTATACAGCCGAACATGAGTGGGGAATTAAGGGAATTCAACGACAATTAGGGATACGATGGGAAGAGGAAGGTCTTTTTGGCTTAGACCGTCGTAAAATCAATAATCCCCCGCCTAATTTGTCGCTTACTAAAGTTGGCGACACCACTTATCTTGTTTGTCATTCAGACAATTGGGATGGTTCCCTTTGCTCACACGATAAGGAAGAATTAAAGATTTATGATTTTGAGGGAGCTAAACCCAATGCGGGGGCATGGGATGCTGATGCTTGGGGATTTGCAACGACTGTCCCTGAAGTCGCGGAACAATTAAAAGAACTTGCAGAGGCATTACAACAGGGTGACGGGGCAGTTTATTTGGGTGGCATGTCGGATAATCCTTTTGCGAGAAATGGTTTGTGTATTGTTATAGCCTCTCGTCTTCCACAAGATGTTATTGAGTGTATGTCTAAGGTTGATGAAACCCAATACAAACTTGAAGAGGCGGTAAAGAAAACAGGGATAGAAGATCAATTAAAAGAGGCGGGCTTACGTTATTATGCCTTAAAGCCTGCTTGGAAGACAGAGTTAAAAAGGACAAGCTTGGAAGACACCGAGCATCCTGTTGTATTCTTCCTTAACCCCCATGAACAAAAGCAATATGCTGCTGGTTGGTTTACGGTAGAACAGTTGCAAGAGTGGATCAGGGGAGAAGGGCCGGTGATTAAAAGTGAGTGACCAATCAGGTTTTGGTAATGGGCCTAAAAAGCCAAAGATGGTACGCAAAGAGGAATTGCGCAAGAAACCATCTAAATTAAAAAAAGATGATACGACAACTTGGAGAGCAACCGAATACAACAATCGTCAAGAGGGCTGGTTTGATGGCCCCGATGGTTGCTTAAATGGTTGTTTAGTTTTTGTTTGTTGTTTTATTTTATTTGTTGTTTTGATAGCTTTTTGTGGTGGTGCCGGTAGCGGCTCATTTTAGGAGAAATCATGAGTTTGCATTTATCTACTTCAATCGGTTTCGTTTTAACTTTTGTCTTGTTATTTATGCTTTCGCCTACTGTGCGAAAAGAGGCAAAAGCAACTATTAGTGAGTGGGGCGATGCTTGGGCTAGGGCTTTTAAGCGCCGATCACCCACGGTGTATCGAAGGCAATCATCTACCGAACAACTTCTTAATGAATTCGTGGCGTTGGTGGACAAGTATGATGTAGAATCTCCTTATGTGACGGCATTTCTTGAAGAGCATAAGGAAAACGAAGCATTTATTCAGCTTACTGGGAAAGCTGAACTACTTCAACAGGCTGTGGAATTGCGAAAACCCGGTGCCGACAAGAGTTAAAGAAAGCAATGAAATTATATCATGGGACCGCTTTACGTTTTAAGGATGGCATTCTACAAGACGGGATAGAACCCCGAGGCGATGTAGATAGTAACTGGGATGCGCACCCAAGTAGGCCGGATTTGGTTTATTTGACTGTGGCGTATCCCTTTTATTTTGCGCTCTGTGCCGCCGAGAAAGAGCCTTTGTTGGTATTTGAGATTGATAGTGAGAAATTAGATCAATCTCTTTTCCTCCCCGATGAAGACTTTATCGCACAAGTTATCTCCCAACAACAGAAAAAGCCTTTGGAAGAGATTCATCCGAGAGTGGTAGAATCTTTAGAGAGTTGGCAAGATCTTTGGGAAAAGAGCTTAGAGGGATTGGGAAATTGCTCTTACAAGGGCAGGATTCCGGCTGAAGCCATTACACGATATTGTGTATTTGACACTAAAGAGAGGCCCGAGATAGCACTGATGATGGCTGACCCATCTATCTCTATTATGAATTATTTCTTTGTTGGTAAAAGGAAGTATGTGCCTTTGGTAGAGTGGATGTTTGGTGATAGAGAGTCTATTCCTAATGAGTTTGAGGGGTTTGATCTTGTGGGAGTAATGGAAGACCAAATTAAATTTTGGCAGGAGGAATCTAAAAAGCGTAATGGGATCACAGTATGTACCGTATAATCCAAAAACACAAACATAGAGCTACAATGGTGGAATATGCGCCCGCCTCAAGAAATGTAGTGTATATTGAGCGGGATGATGAGGGCCACATGCGTGATTCGCACATTTTAAATCTTCCGTTTCCTACTACTATATTTTTTCGATCTCCGGTTGATCCTAGATTGTTTGTAGCATTTGCGAAGGAACCTGTTAAATCTATTGATGATCCTTTGTATTGTCCTCCTCTTCCTAATATGTATAACCAATGGAACATGTGTGGTTGTGATTGTAAGAATTTGACTCAGGGCATTGAGCTATTTTGGCAGGTTGGATTTAATTCAGATGGAGGCACGGGACATACTACGCTATGGAAGATGATGGGGGAATCCACTACGTCAGAAGCTTTACAGATATGGGAAGCATACTCGCTGGATGGATTTGTTGAGAGGTTAGTTGAAAAGGCGGAAATGCGACCATTTTGGATGTTTGCTAGTCGTCAATTGCCCGAAAGATTTAATCGTGGCATACCTAAGAAACCCGAACCCGGCCATTTGAGTATGTCGGGATTTAATTTTGAGGCGGAATATCCTAAAGTTAAATCTTTAGAGGCGTTGAAAGATGCGTAGAGAATTAGCAAAAAACGTGTGGGAATATCCACCTGTCAGGCGGTCTATTTCATATTCGTATTACAAAGATGAACGAAAGGTGCATCATACTGTTAATTTGTGGTTTCCAACTACAATATGGTCATTCAGGGCATCGAAATTTACGTGAAATCGTAGGAGAGGTCTTGAAGGTTTACGAAAGTGGTCAGAACTGTCACTAGAAGAAGTGCAAAAGAAGTTTTTTGATACACGGAACCTTCCCCTTTGGGTGTTCGCAACAGGACAAGATTCGACGATGAGTTATAATGAAGACAATGTAGAATTACATATTCGTGGTCCTAGCCGTGGTTCATTTAATTTAAATTTTGACGCGGAGTATAAAAATGGCAACAGTAATAACGACAGTTAACGGCGAAAAATCAGAACACCAAATTGATGGTAATTTTACTGTACTTGTCCACAAACAAGGGATTAAGGTAGATGTTCCTGAGTTTGTGGAAATCAACCCTCGTAATACGCTCCGTTGCATGGAAGATATGACGCAATCGCAATGGTTGTGGCTTAGCGGTGGAGAATTGTTCCAAGCCCTTTTTAGGTTGGCATTTCAAGATCAAGAAGAAATAACCGTACCTCCAACAATCCAAGAATTAAATGATGGAGATATGGGGATTGCGCACGTAGCTGGCATGATTACTTTGGGCTGTGAGGCTTTGTTTGCAAATAAAAACATCTTTGTGCGCAATCCTGAAACCTATCTGCACCCAAAAACAGAACGATGTATTATGACAATGTTCCAAGCCATGATGAGGCTTCTAGGTACAAAAGGTGTCATTACCGATGAAATTAATCCCGATGATCCACCTGAAAAGATTGATAGTTATTTAGAAAACAATATCAAAGAAGCATTTGAGGCGGTTAAGAGAGAACCAGAATCCGATAAAGAAGAAGTTTTGCGGTGGCTGCGTCTTGTGGGTGATGAAAAGGGGATGGATAAAGAGTTTTTACAAATTGGCGATGTACGATATACTATCGCTGACTTGATTCTTGAGATTCAAGGAGATACAGAGGCGGCGGCGAGAATGATTGAGAAGTACCTTGAAATGAAAGGTACGCCATGAATTTGCAACAATTTAAAGTAGATGTTGATGGTTGGCGACAGATTGATCTTTTCCCTGACCAATTAGATTTCTTCAATCAGGAATATGGGATTAGTCTTCACATATCAATCAAGGAAGCTGATCTTCTTCATGTTTCTATCGGTCCAGTTAGACAAGGTAGAGAAGACTCCGAAGAAGAACACGCCTCTTTTATATTGAAGAAAACTCCAGAGATTTTAAGAGCATTTTTTGGGGAGCGATCATTTCGGCGTATGGCTCCCCATCCTAGCAAACCGGACGTTAACCATTATTTTAGTGCTTTGCCGTGATTATATACCTATATGGTCACTTTAATCACCCAACACTATATTCCTGACGATTTAATAAGGCAATCTGAATTAAATTTGGCTCTACTCCAAAATCTAAGAAATCCCTTAATCCAAGAAATACATCTTTTAAATGAAGCCGAGTGTGATTTGGGTGGTTTTGACCGTAGTAAGATAACTGAACATATAATAGGGGATAGAATTACTTACGAGTCGGCTTTTGATTATGCGTCAGAGAGGTTGTCTGATAGGGTTTGTGTGCTTGCTAATTTTGATATCTATTTTGATGAAAGTTTGATGGAGTTGGACAATCAGGAATGGGAAGACACGATTGTTTGTGTTAGCAGGCATGATTTGGAAATTTCCGGCGAGATTGTGCCACTTGGAAGATTCAGGATAAAAAAGAGAACAGGGTGCATAAATCCCCATCGTTCTCATGATGCTTGGTTTTTCAAGAGTCCATTAAAGAAGTTTAATTGTGGATTTCAATTGGGGGTGGGGGGTTGTGAAACTAATATGGTTTATTGGGCTACCCAGGCAGGTTTAAAGTGTTTAAATGGGTTTCCATATGTAAGAGCTATCCATGCACATTGGTCACAACAACGCACTTGGAAACGCGGTTATCCTTTTGCAAAAGAGTTAGGTCCAAAAGACGCTTTACTGCGTGAAGATATTCGTGGAAAAAAGATTAGGTGGAAAAAAAATTAGGTGTTGTCATGACACACAAAAAACCGCCTCAAGGCACTCATTCTATTGTAAGTAAGAATCGTGAAGATCGTGGTCGTGCTGCGGCTGAGGTTATTTTGGATGATTGTATGTGTTATAACGTATTGCAAGGCGATGAAGATTTTGATAAATTAATATCCACTTCCACTCCCGATCCCGAGTTATGGAAATTATTGGTAGCTCGGCATGGAAAAAATTTAGTGGGGCGGGCTTACCGATTTGCTAGGCGAACCCCCTGAATTGACTAGCTTAAAACGAAATTGTACCCCAATGTTCGTGAGTTTCAACCGAATTACTAGAGGCACTGAACCCGAAATAGGAGAAGTAACATGAGTCCTGGTAAAGCTGTACTTTTGGCTGTTGTTCTAATTGGTGGTCTTATTTGTGTTAGCACTATTGGCTGTGTTGTCGGCACAGTTAATGACGAAGTGAGGCTACAAAAGGCCGTTAAAGCTAAATCAATTTCAAATGAGGCGAGTCTTGATACCATGTGGAAGGTTATCAAGCAGAAGGCCAAGATTTCTGAAAAAGCGGTCAGTGACATTAAGGACATGAACCAGATTTATGAGGAACTTGTTGAAGGTCGTACTGGTGGCATGTTGTTTAAGATGGTCACAGAATCTTATCCTGATTTGGGACAGGAGCAAGTTACTTCGCTGTATAAAGAGGTTATGGCTTCTGTAGAGGCAGAACGGAAGGTGTTTAAGCGGGACCAACAGGCTTTGGTTGACCTTGTGCGGGAACGAGAAGTGTTGATTTCAACCATTCCTAGCAAGTGGGTTTTGGGGATGTTTGGTGACACCACTCCGTTTTATCGCAAGGGTCATGCGGAAGTCCCCGAACTTCATCCCGAGAGTTATACTTATGTTTTCGTAACCGCCAAGGCTACTAAAGAAATGGCTGAAACTGGCGAAGAAAACGAAATTGATCTGTTTGAGGAATAAAATGCGAAAAATCCTCAAGCGATTGCATCTAACGACAATATCAGCGGAAGATGAAACTCCGCAGGTTTTAATTCTTGGCCCATCTAGTAGTCCCAATGTTGAACACGCCTCTGAAATTGTACTAGACATTGAGACGAACGATGGGCGGTGGCAAGTGCCTTTAGATAAATTAAAAGAAGAATGGTTGATCCCCTAGACATAGTGAATGAATTTACTACTTGCCCTCCGGGTCAACAACCATATCCTGTTTTTGACGATTATTGGTTGAAAAAGTTATGCGCACTGGCTGAACGGTGTGCCGAAGCAGAAAATGAAAGGGATGAATTATGCCGTCAAGCGAAGAAATTAACGGGCTGATTACTGTCCTAGAGACAGCCAACAGTCAGAGTGAGGAAGATAAGATTCAAGCTGCCCTTTGGTTGCACGATCATATTGAAAATGCCGTGAAGAGGGCAGTTGCCAAAGAACTGGAAACCGTAGAAAGTTTCTAATGAAAGTTGGGAAAAAGACTGCGGTGAGTCGTTCGCCTGTTGGGGTGATAATTTATGCTACCAACATGGTTCCCAAAATCCTTAACAGGCCCGTCACAGAGGTAGAAATAGAAGAAGCTGTGGCTGACTATGAGGCAAAAAGGAAGAAACAAGCCGCTGAATTTGGAGAGCTAGAGTGAAAGGTTAATAATATGGCTATTTGGTCGGCACTTTTAATACCCCTCGCTACAGCACTTGTGCTTTATTTCTTTTTTAAGCACAAGTTGGTGTGGTGGGAAGTCCTAATTCCATTCGGAGTTAGTTTAATTTTAATTGTGATCGCTAAATACGCCGTTGAAGCCACACAGACGAACGATACAGAATATTGGACCGGATGGATTACTGAGGCGCGATATTATGAGCCTTGGACCGAGGAATGGGATGAGTGGGTGCCAGAGACTACGGATTCCGATGGAAATGTAATTACTCCGGGCCATTGGGAGCATCATGTCAGACACCACCCGCCTCAATGGAATATGTACGATAATAATGGGCTTTCATTTGGCATTACAAGGGAAGCGTATGAGAAGTTTGTAAAGCGATTTGAAAACCATGCTGAAAAGAATCTGCACCACACTAATCAGACTTCTTGGGGTGATGGAGATATGTGGTACACCAAATGGCCCCGCCGACAAGAAACTATGGTGACTTGCACTTCCAAGCATACCTACGAAAACAGGGTGCAAGCATCTAAATCAGTCTTTAAATTCCCAGAAGTTGATCCCGAAGGGCTGTTTGAATACCCTGAAATCAAAGATCGTACCAATCATCCTTCAATTTTAGGAGGCGGGACACCAGCGGAAAACCGTCTTTTGACTATTAAGAATGCTGAACTTGGCGCACAAAAGCAGGTTCGTATGTGGATTTTGCTTTTCAATGACGCCCCTCTTCAAGCTGGTTTAGATCAGGAATCTTACTGGCAGGGCGGTAATAAGAATGAATTCGTGGTGTGTATTGGCTTAAAGGACAATTTAATTCAATGGACTCACGTTTTCTCTTGGACAGAGGTTGAGCGCCTCAAAATTGATGTAAGGGATTTTGTTCGTCGGCAAGAGGAACTGAATCTAACTGAAATCGTCAATTTTATGTCAAATGAGGTTAAGGGTAATTTTATTCGCAAGCAATTTGCTGATTTCTCATATTTGACCGTTACGCCTCCATTTGGTGCCGTGATGGCGGTTTTTATTATTACCATTCTGGTCAATGCTGGTTGTGCTGCATTTGCCATTTTCAATCAATTTGATGCGGAGAATCCAACCGGGGTGCCTCGTTGGCGAAGGCAATTCAGGGAGGTTTATCGTCCAAACATTTATCGTAGAACCAGACTTTAGTGAGATCTTGATGGTTCGTATGGATCAAAGCCCCCTTTTTGGGGGCTTTTTTTATGGAATTGTACGTCAGTTTCCGTTGCTTCACTATATGGTATACTGATAGTAGGGAGGGTTTGTGCTATGGCTAAGGTCTTTCACGCTGTGAACCCCACTTTTGGGTTTGGAGAAACCCCCCAATGGCCGGAAGGATATCGGCAGGTGGCGGAAACCGAAACTGATGAATTGGGTAAGGTTTTTGAGCTAACCAATACGATTGATTCAGATTGGTGGCTCAATGAAGGGGTGAAATCCCTTGTTGGTCCGTGTCGGTCAAGTTCGGTAGGTGATGTTGTAGTCACTTCCGATGGTAAAACTTGGCGTTGTGAAATGGTAGGATGGGAGGAATTATGAAGGGTAAAGTTAAAAGCTTGGAAAAAGTTCCGGCTCCAAGATGGTTTGATATTTTGTCTCTGATTGTCATGCCGACTGCAATTTTAATGTTTTTAGAATTGAAAGTCACGTAGAGGAAAATTAAATGGATGCAAAAGTGCCTTTTTCCAGAATTTGTCTCGGCACTCGATTTCGTTATGACCCCGACAAGTATCCTGAAGTGGATACAGTGTGGGTTAAAATTGGGCACAATGAGATTGCTGAGTGGGATGCAAGTCAAATTGATACAAATTGGGTTGGGCAAAGAATTTGTTGTTTTTCCGACAAAGAACAGGAAATAGTGAAATTTGATCCAGCTTTACATACACAGTTTGAACAAGATCTACAGGAAGAGGTTTTGATTTGCGAAGATGATGTTGACGAATTGTACGAGGACGACGACAAATGAGTGTTTGGGATCAGACATATACTGAAGTTAATTTCTATGATGAAGTACAAAAGGCTAAGGATATTGTCGAAAGGGTGAAGCTGGCAATCTGTTGTTGGGCTTTTATTCATCCAAATGAACTTAATGAAAATGCTTCCCTAGCACAACTTCGCCCCGAATTTGGTGTGGATAGCAAAATGGCGATGTTGGTGGGTCTCGATGAGTTTTATCCTATGGCAAGGAAGGTGCTTGACCCAACTGATTCTCGTTATGATAGAGGCAGAATTGATACCACTGGATAATGTTAAACAATTCGTTGATTTTATAAAGGCCCATCAAGTATGAAACTAACTTTTAAAACACCCGTTGCTGAACCGCCTAAACCCGCTGTTGATGAAATGAATCAAGAACAATTAATTGAGGCGTTGGAGGCATTGGGCGAAGGGGATCATGTCGCTGCATATATCGCTGCATATAGTTGGCACGATAATTTTGAGAAAGCTGCCCGCGATCATCTAAGGAAGAAGTGATGTTAAATACGGTCATTTGGCAAGATGATAATGGATTTATCCATACCATGCATTGCCACGACCATGCATTGCCACGACGATGTAAAGCGGGCAGAGGAAATGCGGGATGTGGCTCTAACCTGCGGATACGCTGTTACCATTGCTCATACCATTACCGAATGGGACCAATTTATTGAAAGTTTAGAACAATGAAATGGATTTTATTGGCACTAATGGTGCTACCCTTTACAGGATGTAAAGTAATATTGAGTTTGGGAGTTCATAAGGATTGGGCGATTGATTCGCCTCATATTTATCAACCGGACTGTAAAACCAATGCAGAAATAAGGTTTGAAAAGGAATTCAAAGAATGATGGAAATATTTTTCTATATGTACCCTGGCGAAACAATGATCCGTGCTACCTCAAGGATTCTCTTTTGGTCGGCATTTATAATCTTTGGCATTGCCCTTACTCGTTTAGGCATGAACACACCTGCGATGCTTTGGTTTGAATTCGGCAAACTGACTTTGATGGCATCATTTAGTTTTAGAATAGCTTGCTTCTTAGAGGTTAAAGATGAAAAGGCACATAAGGATAATTGGCGATGTCCACGGCTGGATATCAAGCAAAAGCCGTTTGAGGGGGCGTACATATAAAAATCTACTGGCAAAAGCGAACTACAGCGTCCAGTTAGGCGACCTTACCATTGATGATTACACTACGCGATTGGAGCATGTTGATCCCGAGCGACACAAAGTAGTTTTGGGCAACCATGAAAATTATGATGCGCCTCCTGTTCATTCATTAGGAGATTATGGCACTCATAGTTTTCCTCTTGCTAATGGAGATGAATTTACATTCTTCTATGTTCGTGGTGCATTTAGCATCGATAAAGCGAGGCGGCAGACTTTTGGCACATTTGAAACTGGCAAAAGTTGGTGGGAAGAGGAAGAATTAACTTGGGAGCAAGGTTACGCAGCAATAGAAGCCTTCAAGGAGGCCAAACCGAGAACGGTATTCACGCATACTTGTCCGATGGAATTGCGCCATCGGCTTGCGAGGGATCACCGATTTTTAGTACCGGAACAGTTGGGGCCACCTTGTAGGACTGAGGCGTTACTTCAATCTTGTTTTGAGGCTCACCAACCCGAGTTGTGGGTTTTTGCTCACTGGCACATGAATTGGGCATACCGAAAGGATCGCACTTTATTCATGTGTTTAGACGAATTGAGTTACCTTGATTTTGACGAGAACGGACATTTGTTAACCCCGAGGCCACAATGAGAATTAAGCCGCAATTATACGTTCACTTTGAAGATGGACGATATGAGCAACAAACCATCGCAGGTAGGGAACTTCGATATGAAGATGCTGCCGATAAGTTTAGAGAAATCCTTGGGGGTGATTTTAAAGTCTTTTGCTGGGACTATCGGAATTGTACCTACTACGTCATGTTAGACCCGGATACCCAAAAGTTCAAAGATGCAATTGAGAATAGGTCTTTGACTGGCACTCTACGGAATCCCATTAGAGGTAAAGTGGTTTTCTTCTATGGATTTAATGAACACGAATATGCTAATCCACCGGGAGATTTCTAGTGTATGAATGGCAACAGTATGATGTTGGTGAGAAAGTTGATATTGTCGTAATACGAAGTTCGGGAGAACCCAACTTTGACCGGGCTTGCGAACAAGCATATCACCAAGCCTTAATGCGATTTGGCTGTGATGATTGTGGGCATTTAAAAAATGTCAATGACTCTGAACGATCAACAGATGCAGTAATTGTTGAATTTAAAGGATATAGGCATTCAGGTGGCATGGGTGGTCAAGAATGTTGCTACACATTTCAAGCCTGGGTGGAAAGGAATGAGTAAAACTATCATTACGATAGCTGAAGCCTGCGGAGAAAGAAAATGAAAATTAATGATTTTGTATTTTGGGTTGTTCCAAATGGGTCAAAATTTTGGGGTATCCTAGCAAGTTTTATGGAAGATGGTAACCCCTATATCATCTCTGATTGTTCTGGCTCCGACCACCCCCCAGAGCAGGTAAAAGTAACAACCCTTCAAGAAATTATTGACTACAATGAACAAGAGTGGGGTTGGAGCGAACAACGAACTCGTAATCAGGTAAAAGTAGCGCAAAGAACGGTAGAATCTGTATTTCAAATGGAGGGATAAAATGAGAAAAGCCTTTACGTTGGTTGAATTGTTAATTGTTCTTGCAATCCTTGGAATTTTGATTTCATTGATTGCTACGGGTATTGCAAAATTCAGCGGGGCAGAAAATCCCGCCGTTCAAACAACGCCAAATTATCAGGAAACACCCCAACAGCCCCCTCAATACCAACCGCAACCGCCCCAATTTCAAGCATCTGACATGCAAGATATCCCAATTGTAATCAATGGGGATAACTTTATGATTAAATATCGGGGGCGGGATAACGTGTCAATTGAAAGAGTACAATGACAGATAAAAGACTTGATGAAGCAACAGCGGAAGAGTTGCGAGAGGCGTTAAGAGAAAAGTGCGAACACAAAAACTCATTCGTAAGACATGAGGGCATCACTGGTATGCTTGGAACAGTGATTTGTCTTGATTGTGGATACGAGAGAGAGTGGAACGCTTATTAGGAAATAAAATGAGCAACAGAACAAGATTAGAAGCGTTTCGTACTGCGCGAGATGTTGCATGGAAAGAGCAACGTCGCCTTCAGGTTCAGTTTGATAAGGCTGCGCGATTGGTCATTCAAGAAGAAAAAATGCTTGGAGCCGCCCCTTGGGAATATGTTACAATGTCGGGCGGCGAACATCGTTCATTTTATCTTCATTGCACTGAAAGTTGGGATAGTTTTGCTGAAGTCCGCGAGTTATTAAAGCCCGACTACCATTCTACTATTGGATTGGTGATAAAGCCAGCCGCCGATTACACCGAACAAGATCAACTTGCTCAAATGCGCTATCTTGAACGAAACCCAGATAGCGAATACGAAATCACGGTAGCTACTTTATATTTCAATGATGGAGATATGGATTTAAGATTCCACTCAGACGCAGATGGAATTAAGTTTATTAAAGATTGGGGAATTCCAGTAGACTTTTCCAGGTTGGAAACTGAACTGACAAGATCAGAACAAAGGGTTGCCACTTTGAGGGCATTACTTGACGAAGCTAAGGAAAATATCGATGAACCTGAAAAGAGTGACGATAACGGGCGCTGATGATAGCGTCAAACAAGATGATTTGCTTGAATTAACAAAGCGATACCCCTTTGTTGAGTGGGGTATTTTGCTTTCGAAAAATGCCGAAGGTGGTTACGCAAGATTTCCTACGAGGGAGTGGATTAACAATCTTGTGACAGGCTATGAACATTTGAAATACAAACCCCAACTCTGCGGGCACTTATGCGGACGTTGGGTTAGAGATGTATGCGCCGGTCTTTGGACGTTTGTTGACGACCGCCCCGATTTTTGTAATTACTTTGGGCGATTTCAACTAAACTTCCATGCATACCGACACAAAATTGAGCCGGATCGGTTTTTGATGGGTATTAAAGAGGCGTGGGGAGAAAATGCGCCTCAACTTATCTTCCAGAGTGACGGCGTTAATGAGGATTTGCTTATTGATGCTAGGGAGGCGGGTGTTGACGCAGTATCTTTGTTTGATCTTTCTGGTGGTGCTGGCATTTTGCCCGAAGAGTGGCCTAAGCCCACTTACAGGGGTTTTGCTGGTTATGCTGGGGGTTTATCTCCCGAAAACCTCCAAGAACAATTAGAAAAGATTGATGAAATCTGTGGTGACAATCCTATTTGGATTGATGTAGAAACAGGAGTCAGGACGAAAGAAATTTTTGACTTAGGAAAAGTCACAGAGTTTCTTGAAGTCGCTAATCCGTGGGTCGAAAAATCCAACATTCGTACTATATAGGATAGTACGAATGTTGGAGGTTCGAATGTTGCCTAAATTAGAAGAACAAAAAAAAGCAGTAGAATTAAGAAAAACAGGAGAGTCAATTAAAAACATCGCCAAGATTCTAGGAGTTTCCCCTTCTTCTGTTTCTTTGTGGACAAAAGATATAACACTTAATGATGACCAAAAAGCTAAATTGTTGGCAAAAAATGGAGCCGCTTATTTTACATTTACAAAAAATGCTTCACTAGCATCGAAGGCAATTCAGAAAAAATGCAAGGAATTAAGAGAAAGCTATCAAGAACAAGGGCGAGAAGACGCTAAGCATTTTGATCCACTTCATATACAAGGGTGCATGTTGTATTGGGGCGAAGGGGGAAAGAATGCAAATGTAGCATGTTTGGATAATACTGATGTCCATTTATTAAAGTGTTTTGTAAGATTTTTAAAGCATTGCTATCATATAAAAAATTCAGAAATAAAAGTTAGTGTGCGAGCACACGCTAATGGTAAGACACTTGATGAGATTCAAAAATACTGGCTTGATGCATTAAATCTGCCTCATGAATCACTTACAACTGCTAGCTTTTATTACGACGGGCAGCAAAAAAAAGCAAAAAGAAAGAAGAATAAACACATTTATGGTGCTTGCCGCGTCTCAGTAAATAGCACAGAAATTGTTCAACGGATATATGGTGCAATTCAAGAATATGGAGGATTTTCCAGCGAGGAGTGGTTGGAAACAAATTATTCTAAACGCAAAAGGTGAAGCCAAATGACACACGGCACTATTAGAGTGAGGGATGCTGAGGGCAAAGAGATTATTCTTTATGCTTGGCATGACGGTCATACAACAGAAGCTATTAAAATGCTTGCTGATTTGCCCTTCACGATCTTTGATGCGGCAAAACAAGAGGCACATAATACATTTGTTAAAGACAAGCATTCTGGTGGGTTGTGGTGGTATTGGCACGTTATAAAGTTGTGAATTGTACCAAATGTGGGGGGGGTACACCGCCAAATGAAGTTGCCCTTCGGTTTAATGGCATGATTTCAGATGAAGGCATAGAGGATAAGTGGAGGGGCGAAGAGAATTATTGCTTGACATATCAAGAATACGCTCAAAAGATGGTAGCCCACGTTCCTAATAAGCAAATGCAAACGGCTCTCTTGCAAGAAGATCAAAGATTTGCCCCATCGGCTTTCCGAGTTGATTTAGGACCAGAAATACAGTTGCAGATGGATGTACCAGGATGAGAATAGTTAGCCCATTTCACGATTATTACGATGTTATCCAAGGTCAGGGACAAGATCTGACGTTGGTGTATCCTCGTATCCCCGAAGAGGTTCCAGCGGGCTATCGTGATCCGCGCCGAGCATTTCAAGTGGTGGCAGAGCGTGGAGAAGAAACTAAAACTGAGAAGAAAGAGAGAATTCCCAGTTTTCCTATTGGTCCTCATCATTATCAGTGGCGGCAGTGCAAACTACATGCAGACACCTATGTTGTGGGGTTCTGCGGTAAAATTTATCCTGTAATTAAATTGGCTGTCTGGGTTCCTGGGCAGGATGCAGAGGCATTTTGCTTTAACTTGGAACACGTAGATAAATTTATTGAGGCGAACTTCCACAAAAAGGAAATTGAAGGTTATCATCGCTCTAATCGACGGGGTAAAAGGTATTGGCGACATAGAAGCCCTTGGAATAATGAAGTTTCACGCAGAACCTTTCGGAAAACCTTTGAAGCATTTGCGGAGAAGCAAGATGCTTATGCCGATTTCTTTGAAAAGAAAAAGTGCCCCGTCTTTGTGCGTGATTACCGTCAAGAAATTATTACCTATCACGCTTGTCTTAGGGAATTAGAATTTTATAGGGTCATTGAACCCTATACTGCCTTTCAAGAACTTTCAATGTATTGGGGCGGTTTGGCACAACCTAGTCGCCCCATCCCCGAAGTGACAGATAAAGATATGGTCACTGCTAAGGGGTTTGATAAATATAGCTTCCGAAAAGAGAAGAAGAAGAAGAAGAAGAAATGATACAATTGTGGTTACAACGGATTGTATTTAACTCTTTAATTGTATTTTTCATTATCGCACATTTTACCCTTTGTACGTTGTTGTGGGTATTTGTGCAGGACGCTGAAGAATGTAGGAAGATTCACGAATATTATACTCCTTTTGGGAGAGGGTTTTGGAAATGAGACCACTTACAGACTTTTTATCACTCATTGGAATTCCTGGCGCTATTGTCGCTACCTTTATTGGTATTGGGCTTAAAAAGCTTGGGATTTATAAACCGAAACATAGGGAAGGTTTTGCGGACCTTGGACATTTCACTTCGGTTTGTTTCTTTTCAGGTATTGGTACAGTTGTTGCCGCAATTATTATCCTTGTTTTTTGGTTGTATCCATGAAGAAAATAAATCAAACCCAGGCTATTCGTTTAATTGCTGCTGGTGAGGCAGGATATTATGCGGCATCGGCTAATCCTCCACTTCGCCATGATAAACAAATAGCGGTGGAGTGTTCTGGGGAGTGGTATCTTTGTGCTGTGCCTGACGAAATATCTATTGAATTGAAAGAGGCAATTCCGACAAGCGACACCCACGGCAAGGGGATATTTGCAGTTAAATCCTGTGACGAACTAGGACATATGGTGCAGGCTGAGATAGACAAGCTACAGAGGGGTCCAGATATAGCAGGAGTGCCTACCTACGTTCAGGGGGGTGGCGACCATCCCGATCTAAGGAACTGAAATTGTACTGGATGAAAATATGACTAATAGGCAAATTTTCAATATGTGGAAAAATGGCGAGGATATTGCGGCAATTCCTACCAAAGACCTCTATCGCGCACTTGAAGTGAATTGGATGCAGGTCTTTATGGTAACAGATTGTCACTTTCAAAAAAGGATTTGGGTTTATATTCCCGAAGATAACAAAATGACACTTGTTCGCTAGGAGATTTCAAATGAAGTTAGTTCCCCGCCCCAATAATGAAGGTACATTTGATTGGGTTGATGATACAGGCCGACCCATTGCTACTATTACGCTGTATGAAGATGGTTTGGTTGAATTTAACAGCCAAAATAGCAAATTAGAGTTAATGATTGAACGCATTGGGACGGAAGAAGAACAGGTAGTTATCAACAAGGATGATCATGTGGCTACCGTAGATCAAGCAACTATTACTGTTGCTCGCCCTTCGCTAGATGATCGCTTTGCCCGTTGTTTAGAAGAGGATTTTATAGAGTTAGATGATGATGGCATTTATCTCTTCAAGATTGACGACGGCAGTGTTGACAAAGATGGCAAGTCTAATGCTCTTTATCTAGTCTCATGCAAAGCCTCAAAAAATGCTCTTAGGGGAGAAATTGGCAATCAAGATCATGGTGGTATGCCCTATGAAGATTGGGACAGGGTGATTGATAATGGCGAGATTACGGTGGTGAAATCATTAGATGATATTCCCCCGGAGTCCTATGGCTTTTACCCCTATGAATACGGCGGGCGAATGGAAGACATGATGTGCCCCATTAGTCAGATTTGTCAATGGATGGATAACCAAGGCAAAATTACAGTACCCGAGGATTAAAAATGCCTGGGATTTTGGGCATAATTGTAAGTTCGGTCACAATAGCATGTCTATTCCTATTGCCGAGGGATTATAATTCCCGCTTTGTAATTGTAGGTGGTCACGCTGCTGTTGCTGCGGCTCATTGCTTAGTGGGCAATTACAGCATTACTGTTATGTGGGTGATTTTAACTATAGCCTGGCTTGTTATGGCTAATCTGCTCAAATATAGACCTTATCAACACCGAGAGTTGAATTATGAACGAGACACGATCTTTGGATAAGACGATTGATCTAGCTCAAGTTCGTAAGGTCTTAGAGGCTGGAAAACAACAAGATATTAACAAGGGCGGGTATTTTGATGCCCGCTCTGGTTGTGTTAACATTTGGTGTGGTCCTGACGATAAACCTGAGTGTTGGGAAATTGAAGTACGACCAGGCGCATTGAATTATCCGAGGGCATTTTGTGGAACTTTAAGATGGGATTGGGATGATGAAGTCCGAATACCCAGCAAAGCAAAATTGTACCTAGAGTGCCAACCCTACGAACTGTTAGAACATTTGGGGCGGGGGGTAGAACCAAATTGGGATAGTCTATTTGAGTGGTTAAATGAAAAAGCTAATAGTCTATTGGAGGAATTATGAGAGAGTTTTATCGCACGGTAGTTCATGTTGAGGTTTTATCCGAAGGTCCGTTTAACACTACGGATTTGGGTGAAATTAATTCTGCGATTACCGATGGAGATTGCAGCGGCAAGGTAGAAATTGTACGAAGTGAGCAAGTATCAGAAGATTGTATGGCTGAACTTCTGACAGCACAAGGCTCCGATCCTGCTTTCCTCTTGGGAGAAAATGATGAGTAAATTTATTGCTTACATTCAAGGCGCTGGTGAAGGTTGCGATTATACCATTGGTTGTAATCTTTCTGTCTATTTTTTGCCCGACCACATTGAAACAATGGAACAAGCAGTAGAGTTTTGTGGTACGCCTCAAGATGAAGATGATTTCTTGGGGTGTAGCTCCGAAATGGTATCTCAAATTACAGTTTTTGAAGTAATTAACTTTGAAAATGTTGATGTGGGTGCAGTTAAAGCAGCACGAAAAGCAGATAGAAGACGGATTGCCAACGAGAGGAAGGAACAACAAGAACGAGCAGAATTAGAAAGATTGAAAGCACGGTATGAAAAATGAGGTTGTTAATTGAACATAATGAGGCGGGATTTAAGGGAGAGTGGTTAAATGCTACTGAACTCACCGAAGATACTGCGCAAATTGATGCTATCCCAATGACTACTAGGGAAGTTGGGAAAGGCGATGTTGTGCGTTTTGAGGGAGATAAAATCGTAGAGGTTATAGAAAAGAATGGCGTAGTCTTCCATGCAAAAACCACCTACGATTGGGATTCCCCGGAATGGGCTGAAATTGAACAGCAACTAACCGAACAAGGGATTCAAGTAGAGCGATTTCTTCCCTGTAATTTTGGTATGGTCGTTCCTTTGGATAAGGAAGAAAATGTAGATTTTATCTTAGCCGAATGTAATGGAGTAGAATTGCTATGATCCAACTAACTCGCTCGCCTCTAATTAATGATGTATCCCCTGTAGAGGTAGAGAATCCAGAAGAGGTACAAGACAAGATACAAGAAATTACCTCTGCACTAGCCTTTTTGATGGATTTAGTTCAACGAGGCGAGTTGAAGGTTCAAAACCGCTTCTCAATCATGGCGGCAACTGAGGGATATATCCGAGACTTATCTAAGATTTTAGGATATGACAGCGATATTGAGAAAGAAAAAGTGGCGCAGCATGCCGATTTGAGGACTGCCAACATAGAGATTCGTCGTCTTGAAGAATTAGTTGGTAGTGAGCGTGGATTAGATGGGATTGCTGAGAAATTATCTTTATTGAGGGAGAATTTCTATAATTTCTGGAAAGAAATGGGATTCTCACTTGTTTATGACCATCATTCTCATCCTGATAAGCCGGGTGGATTTTCTGCGGGACACGGCAACATTTCATATTATGCCTATCTTTCTACGCTGCTGCTCGATGCACCCGAAGATTTGAATACTGAGCTAGAAGAGGGAGATATTCACCACCCGCAACTTTTGGATACGCCTGAAAATAGGGAAATCATTACAAGCCAATTACAGGAGAAATACCCTTCTTTGGAAGTTTTGTCGTGGGATATATTTAGATGCCATCGTAGCCCCTCTATGCAGATTAGAGGCATGGACATTCACATTCTAGACATTCGGGAGATGGAATAGTGGACAAAGCAGTTCTTTGGATCGTTGTGATCGGGCTTATCCTTTTAGTTTCCAGTTGCAGTAAAGGCTGTGGGGACAGTTCCAACGATAGTGGTAAGCCTGATGATTTCTCATTAAAGTATGCTGGTCGGGAGCGATTGGAAGCCCAGTTAAAAGACCCTGGTTCTCTTGAAATTATCAGCGAGAGACTTGTGCGACCGGGGAAATATGGTGGCGACGTAGGCTATGAATGTAAATACCGAGCCAAGAATTCTTTTGGTGGTTATGTAGTGGATACATTTTATACGGAGTGACTATGTTCCAATATAGACTTAAAACGCTTCTGATTGTTGTAACTCTCTTTGCGCTACTTATCTGCGTGCCTTTAGCATATTGGGCAATAGAGAGACAGCGACAAATTGATATGTGGGGACCAAACCCCGGTTGGGTTGAATATCATTGTGTTGGTGCTGGACATGGACAAATGATGGTGCGAGATGTTGAAAATGCAGAAGATGAAGTGCGTAAACAAATAGAGGCGGATCGGGAGTGGATTCGCAATTCTGAAAACTTTGAAATCATAGGCGAATGGCCCCCAATTGAATTCACTAAATTTGAGGTAATGAAAAGATGAGTACAAAAATCTTCAACGGATATAAACTGCCGCCTCTTAGTTTTTTAGAACTTCAAGAGTTTGTACGAGGTTTCCAGAGGCAGGTGCGTGAGGAAGGTCACAATTTATATTCTAAACTTTTGGTAGATATTGCTACTACACACTTTGATTTAGCCACACTAGGCAAAGGCCCCGAGGACAACGACGCGACGGCAGCATATTTGGCTTGGAATGAGATTGCAGAAAAACAGAGGAAGATTGAAAAAACTGGGCTCCGCGATCCTGCGTTTGATTTTCATTGTGAGATTTGTTTTATCCCCTTTGAAGATTGCATTCTTGCGATACTTTTCACAGAGCAGCAAACATATACCGAGATTTGGGAGTCATTGCCGGAAGTGGAGAGTTATGGCTATTGGAATAATACTGACCCACCGGATGATGTAACGGATGAAGAGTGGAAAGAACGCGAGAAGAAATGGGATGAGGCGTTGGGCGAATTCTATATCCCAGCAACCGCAGCATTTACAATTCAATGCTTGGGGAAATATGAATCGCTTGACGGAGATTGGCAGAGTGAATTAGATCAATTTGCTGTTCCTTTTAAAGATCGGGTGAGAAAACACGCCCACGATAAATTCTTCACAGAATACATGCACAAGCGAAAGTCCGAAGAAGATGATGAAGATGATAGCACCTTCCGTTTTATGGAAGGGTTGCGGGCATTCTCGGATTGGCTTGAAAACGAAGGGAAAGAAATATTTGAGGCGGGGAAAGAGGAAATAGCTGCAATTCTGAAGCCTAAATTGACAAAGGCTGATCTTTGTACAACTAAATTAGGGAGAAATTAATGGGAACTAGAAGCCTGACAATTGTGAAAGAGGGCGGTAAAGACAGCGATGATATTTGCGTCCTTTATGGTCAGATGGACGGATACCCTGATGGCTTGGGGGCTATAATTAAGAGATTGTTTGGTGACTTTGTGATTGTGAATGGTCTTCAAGGCAAAAGTCCGCAAGTCGCTAATGGCATGAGTTGTTTTGCGGCACAGTTGATTACGCAATTAAAAAATGAGCATGTCAAACAAAGACAGAAAACCCGAGACATAATGAAGGCAACGCCACACCCATTTGCCGAAGCGGGTGGCAATTGGGATTGGGATGATGGAATGGCAGGACAATATTATCTGTATCCTGCCGGAACAAGGGATTGTGGTGAAAGCTATCTTTATACCCTCTACCTAGATGAATCTAAAGAGGCGGAACTTCGAAAAGAGTATGATGAAGCCGTTATGAAGTGGCGAGTTGAAGGTGATCGTTCGGATTTAGATAAACTTATCCCTCCTGCGGGAATTTTATGCTTGATGGTAGAATATGCTTATGGTGACAAGGTAGTATATGATGGTCCGCTTGCTGACTTTGATCCCAAAGCACGCGACCCTAATTTGGAGGATGATGATGAGTGAATTAGCAGAAATATTTCGTAAATTAGCCACACGATTCCACGTTAGCGGGGAGAAAACCGTGAGTGGAGCGTCTGCTATTATTTCCCGCCTCTTTGTTCATACTGAAGTTGGAATGATTTATTCCAACACCACAAAAGGCATTTGTGTATATTATTTGGAACGACCTAAGATTCTTGAGTGCCTAGTAGGAACTGAACAAGATTTCTGGGATGATATGGAGGAATGGCATGTCAAACCCTAATAGAGAATCAGGAAATCCCGCTGATTGGGCTTATTGGGCGACGTTAGGGCCTAATGGGAAAACCTATTTTAGTTTTGCGCCAGTGGAGGGAGAGTATGCAGAGCCCCAAGGTGTGGCGCAAACTATGATTAGGCAGGCAGTACAAGGTTTGTCTGAGATTGTTGAATGGGTTTATCAAGTCCCAAAGAAATGGGAAGCTAAGGATATTATTGCTCGCTTTGATGCCTATGGTTTCAAGCAGGATGAAAAGGCAAATCATCTTCTAAAATTCTGTTTGGAACATGGATATTTTGAACCTGATGAGTTTGATGATTCCCCGCCTCTTGAAAAAGATCATGAACGGCACCCAAAAGACCCTGATATGTTGCTTGGCGTTTATTGTGCTAAGTGTGATGGCGTAATCCCTGGTAAAATTATTTGTTGGAATACCAATCTCTGCCCCACTTGTTCTGACAATTATGAACCATTTGTGCCTTGGGAAGAATTGGGAATGACCAAAGAGGAAGTCATGGCATTTAAGCCAACGGAGTTTAGAGAGGACAGGGGGAAGTTTTAATGTTCTTTGATGATGATAGTGATGGCTACGAGTTTGATGTTCCCGATGAATTAAGAGAGTGGATTGAATACCAACAATCCAAGAGTGAAGAATTCAGTCGGCTGCGCTTGGGGTACGTACTTGAACGGGGGAAAATTAAACAAATAGATTGGCTAAAAGCCGCTATATGGTGGGAAACCCATCCCGATGAAAAACGGGTGGATCAGACAATTATAAAAGGAACGGAGGAAGAGAGAGAAATTTGGGTTTCAACCGTATTCCTGTTCATAGATCATAATTTTTGGGGAGAAGGACCACCTGTTTTATTTGAAACAATGGTGTTTGGTGGGGAACACAATCAATATTGTCGTCGGTATTCGTCTTTTGGTGAAGCGAAAACTGGTCATTGGGAAACTGTGGAGATGGTAAAAAATGGAAGCGACTGATGTAATCGACGGACCCAGTTTTGATGCTTGGGTTGAACAAACGAAAGTGAGACTAGAAGAGAAGGGGAAATTCAACCCCGACACAGAGGCGGCACTTGAGAAGTTCGCCCGAGTGGTAAGAGAATGCGCAGATGAATTAGAGGGTCAAAGCGAAATTGTACATTCCATCCAACGTATCAGGGTCAAGATTGTTGCTTGCGTCGGGAACAATTATTCTTAGAACGGGGCGATCATTTTCGGTAGCAGCTACAAATTTAAGAGAGTATCCACCTTGGATAAGATCATCTACAACATCGCCATCCTCATAAACTGTGCCTTCTTTGATCTTTTCTACTATACCATGCACAACATTGTGAATCACATTGGGATTCATCGGTAAAACAACCTGAAGATCAGGGTGTTGAAAACTGTGAGGCATACCATGCGTATGATAGTTGGCTAAATCGCCTTCTTTTTCAGCTACTACAATATGTGCGTACCACCCCTCTTGCTCCATTGCTTCTCGTTCGCGGGCCTCCAATTCTTCTATGCTGTGTGTGCAAGCAAAACAAGCTGGGTCAGCACATTTCTCCCTGAGTTTTTGGGCATAAGGGGATTCCCACGGGTCTTTTGACATTTTACACCTTCGCTATCGTTTTATGGGTATCCGCATTCATAATAAAATCACACACACCACTTTTCCACGGTTCAAATGAAACCTCATACTTGCCATAAAGAAAAATTGGAGGCGCACGATACTTCCTTGAGCCAGTTGCTTTAGCATCCGGCTCCCCGAGAAGTTCTATTACTTCTTCTCGCGTCTTCCCAAGTGCATGTTTAACTTTAAATTCATTCATCTTAGTAGGCCGAGAGGGATTTGAACCCCCGACCCAGGGATTATGAGTCCCCTGCTCTCACCACTGAGCTACCGGCCCTACCACAATTACCCCAATTCGGCGGCAATTGCATCAAGTTCCATTTGCGCCCGAAGTTCGGGACTAACGATTTTGTTCAATCGGTTCTCCAACGTTTCCAGTTTCTTCTTTTTACTCTGGATTTGGAGTTTGTCAATACGGGTCTTAATGTCTTCCAACCAATCTTTAACACTAAAACCAGTCCATTCAAATGGCGGGGATTCTACCTGAAGTTGTTTAGCCGCCTCAATATATGCTTGTTCCCGAGCAATCAGGAATCCTGCAATATCAATCAGCTTACGAATATCCGCTTCTACATGGATATTAACAGGCTCCCTAAAGCCCGAGAAGGAAAACGTACAATTGGTTTTCCATTGGGGCTTTTCCAACTTGGCAATTTCTTCCTTTCGCTTCTTAACTTCCCCAATCAAAGCAAGAGTCTTTTCATCAGTTTTCGCCATTTTAATACCCTCCTCTACAAGTTAGTTCAGTTACTCTAAATTCAGCACCACTTTCAAGTCGTGCGTACAAAACAAGGTTTGTGGGTTCCACCCAAGCCATAGTATCTTGTGCGTATCTACCGCAACTCCATGAATGCCTGTGTTGGTTTTTCTCTCTGTATTTCTTACTAAAGCATTGACCACTCCGCCGTTCTTTAACCAGACGCCCTTTATCGTCAATGTGATAACAATAATTCGCCTGGATATGTTCAATTAACGACGGCTCACGATAATCACAGCGATCATAACACTGCACCCAAGCACCATCAGCATCCTGAAAATACCAATCAGCACGGGTACGAGGATCACGCGACTTATTATCTTCATCTTCTTTTGCAAACAATTCAACAACTGGCGTACCGTGCTTGGATTGATAATACTGATCTACCAATTCAGCGTAATTGGGGGCAACAGCATCAGATTGCAGAACAGCAATGCTCTTTACATCGTTTGTAAATTCAAAATCATTTCCATTCCACCACACATACTTTCTCTTGTGAACACCCTCTTCATCTTTCTTGGGATTGAAAGTGCGCCCATTTGGATGAACGACAAAATGGTACTCTCGCCGCCCCATGAAAACCAGGGTTCTTTGGTCTTTGGTAGTGTAAGAGGCTCCTTCGATCAAATCCTTAGACATGACCTTTTTGGCTTTTAGGTCGGTGAATTCGACGGAGTTTTTATAATCTTCGCAACCAGTGGGCAACAGGACAAGTTCGGTGCCTTCCCAAGCATAAACAAATTCTCCCTCTAGTCCCTTACCCCGACTACAATCGCACTCCCTAAGGATGAAGAGAAGATTCGCCACAGAGATTTCAAATTCAAAATCCCTTGGATCATAAACACGGATGTATTCATTGCGGGCATTCCACCCATATGACCGACGCGCACCACCAACACCCTTGTTGAGAACAAACCCCGACAGAGGTTCATTCTTTAATTCTTGTGACCCAAGTTCTTCTTTACACCAACTTCGCCACGATTTCTCTTTGCGAAGTTTCCCTTTTTGGTCAAAATAAATTACATAGGCGAGTTTGCCTGTGTATGTATCTCCACGTTCTTGGAAGCCCACATTGATTCGGTCGGGAATAAACAATTGCTTTGCTTCACTCATAATTATCTCCTCATAACAACATTTGTCTTGTGGGCAGCATTAAACAGAGAATTGCAAATATCACGAATTTTCTGAAGTCCATTACTTGTAAGCACTTTATCTTTCAACTCATCAAAGGTATGAGCTATGAAAACGACGCCCTCATTAATATAAAGCGTCCATGTTTCATCTTCATCATCATAAAAGATTGAAACGGGCCATTCTTCGCCGGGGGTGCAAGAAGAGAATACTATTCCCCAATCAACGTCCTCTATTGTGGTTTCAGGGTCAGTAACACTCCAATAATCTGCTTTTAATTCTCGGCTGATATCAAGCAAAAGTGAGCGAATTTTAACGTCCATTTTCTGTCTCCCAAATTATTTTACGAATACAGTGTTCTGCTGCTTCCTTAACCTCATCATCCGTGAGTTTAGGATTCCACGCCTTAATGCTGTGTAGATAAAGCGCAACCGAAACATATTTCATTTCATTACCTCGGCTTAAACCAGATAGGTGCAGACCAAATTTTATCTCCGTCACTTTGAGTTACTTTAACATAAAAGAATGTTTCTTCTTTGCGAGCATGATGGATATGGACACTAGTAGAAACATTAACATTTTTCCCATAAGCACCAGGAATCGTTTTTGTTTGTGTATATCCACCAATTAACTTCACTTCTCTCACTGTATCACGCGAATCAGGATCGTTGATAGTAAGTTCTAAATGAAGCGTATTAACAGGCGTAGAAATAACATCACCCATCACCGCCCCATTTATTTTAAATGATAGACGGCAATTCCTGTCATATGTTGCATAACAATGCCGACTCTTGATTGCCTCCCAAATTGAACGTCTATCCAAACGAGGCGAGAGAATACAAGTCCATGTATGTCGTGGCGTTCGATTTCCCCAGTATGCCTTATGACTATCGGTAGAACCATCGGGAGCTACATGCCAGCCCAATTTCAACATTTTCAGATATGACGTTTCCTCTAGGTCTGACCTTACTTCCACTAAAGATGTTGTTGCATCCCGAATTTGACTATAAGCTAGTCCATTAAAGACTTTCCCATCCCCAGGGTGGCATATTTTAAGAATGGAGCCAGAACTATATACAGCGGGAAATATATTGCCAGTATCTCGGGGCCACTTTTTCGTTGGGGGATTAAAAAAGCAAGCATGACCGCCCTTGGTAGTCCATTCCATTCCCGCGAAAGTGACAAATCTACCTGTTTGATTGTATCTTTCCGCCACCGCTCTCGTTGCTTGCCACTCGCTCTGACTAAGTTGCTCTAAATGATCTGTTAAAATAAAAACATCAAGCCTCGCTACATCCCTTGCATATCTATAAGCCTGTTCTGGTGTTCCCGCTCCATCTGAGTATGAAGTGTGCCCATGCATATCCGCAAAATAATGATTCAATTCAGAGGCGGATACAGAATTGGCTAACAGCAATAAAAGCAAAACTCTCATATTAATTATCCACAATTTCTATTCCATATCGGGGACGATTTCTTTTCATATCATGAAGAACACAAAATACAGCATCTTCTTCTTCATCCACTTTCCCCGACGTAACACAAAAGAAATTCTCTTCAAAATCCAATGAACGAATACGGTCTACCAACCCTTGAAAATGAATGGGCATTGGCCCACCTTCTTCTACCACACACGCTGTCTTGCACCCCCTTATCAAACCTTCAATGAAATCTTCTACATCACAAAGCATAACGCCTTCAATTGCTGGCGATTTATAAATCACAGCAATGTCGTATCTATCTGCAACCTCTTCAGTCAATCGTTTCTTAAGTGATTCAGTAAGGGCTACTTGTCCCGTTTCGTCTCTTTCAAAGACAATATCTGATATGTAATGGCGATTTCTCATTGGCTTAAGCAAATCTTTACGGGGAACCCACACCAATGGGAAGGTATAGTTTTTTCGGCATATTCACCACGCTCAACATGCACACAAACACAAGGAGTCCTATCCTCCAATTCCCCAGCACAAATTAGGAGGCGGGGGCCAACTAATCGTTTTGTCAAAGACAACACGGCAGAATTCAATTCATCATTCATCAATTGTTGCTACGCGCCCAAGGATCATGCTCCGTCACTCGTTCTACTTCCACATGGTCAGCCTCCACAGGTGACCACCATACTTGACACCCATATACTGTTCTGCCCGAATCTAAAACGATTTTGGGGTTATTGTCCGTCTTCTGAACTCTTGCTCCGGGGGGAACTTCATCTTCCGAGGGTGGTTCTTCTGCATTTCTATTTGATCGCAACGATCCATCAGGCATCACAATAAAATATACCGTAACATCACCTACATAAGTTCCAAAACCCAAATGCTCGGACTGGTCGCCGTTCCAAACATCAACTCGCATACCTTTTACATTCATTTTAATTCTCGCTAAATTTAATTTCGCCCCTTGGGGGTTTGGGTGACAAGCCCATCTTTCCTTCCAATTTCACCATGCCTTGTACGGCTTTATCAAAACATTCTCTCATCTGTGGGTTTAGATTGTCCGACTCCAAAACCCACAATAACACTTCAATTGTTCGCATAATCCCGCTGAGGGCGATTTTCTCTTCTCGGTCTGTTAGATTATCAAACCCTTCAATATCTAACCCTATCTTTTTATCCTCCATCTCTTTTATGTTAAGCCCAAATGCAGCCAATAATCGCCTAATATCATTATCATCTTTCATGTTATTAAACCTAAATACAGATAGCTTATAGGAGGAACCTAATGAAGTTAAACACAGGAATGAAAATCGGTGTGAAGTTGATTGCGGCTGTTATTGCTTTCTTTCTTCCACCACTTGCCGTCTTAATCGTTAGAGGTTCAATAAACTCATTGATACTCAACATTATCTTGACATTTTTCTTTTGGATTCCAGGTATAATCCACGCATTATATGTTATCTTTCGTGATGATGCGGGTAACCCATTTAACCTCAAAAAAGAAAAAGACGACAAAAAATAGGGGATCTCATTCCCAGGTACAATTTCTATTTCCAGGGATCATCGGTGTCCAAACCCTTTTCTTTGAGATATTTTTGAACTCTAAAGCGTTCGCTGATTTTCTCATCTTGGACACCACCCGGTCCCTCGTAGATTTGACTACCATCACCACTAATTAATACGGCAACGGAATCCGTTACCATAGGAAACGTCTGTATTTCACCCTCACCTAAAAGAACAGGAACGTGACCCTCGGGTTCAAATCTCATCTTTGTCTTCTTTGCAGCCTCGTAGCACAAATGTCTCTTGTGGCGGGGGATGCTTATTACAGTCCAATGCAATCCCTTCCACTTGACAATGCGATATTGCATTTCATCGTTTAAATCACTTTCAGGAGGGAAATGCTCATGTTCTAAAACGTTCTCAAAATAACCAGCACCAGGACGACTCGATTGAATAATTACATGAAATAACTCGGGATCATTCGCCAATTCCTGTAACTTGCTGACATCTTCTGCTTTACCCCGTATATCATCTGGACCACAAAATATAAAAAGAATCTTCCCTTCTGGCATCGACTCTAACAATTCAAAAAAATCGCCTTCAGACAGGGGCATTTTAATTCCCTTCATTCCAGGGGTCGTCTGTTGGGTCAAGGTCAAAATACTCTGCCGCCTCTTCCATTGGAATGATCTTTATGTTCTCGGGTAAATCCTCTCCTTTTAAGACCCTTCCAACAATCTCCGCTGCGCCTGCTAATTCTTGGAAAACGTCACCAGGGCCTTGCCCGCAACAATGCATAAGCGTGGCATCCTTTGGCTCTGGTTCGTCCTCCACCTTGCTAGGAGGCAGCAACAAAATGAACGGCTTATCACGTTTCACCAATTCATAAACAATCTGATTGGTGGTAGCTAATTCTAATTCCATTTTTATGCCTCCTCATGTAGATTACCAGACCAACCATCATCGCCATCAAAAGACTTCAAAGTAACAGATAATACTTCTCTTGCAGCATCATGAGGAATTCCAGCAGCACGAACAGACACCCCTACGCACTCACGCTCTTCATCACTTATCTCCTTCACTTTTGGAAAGATAACAATGAATGGCTCGGGGCGACGAGTCAATTCTTGCCAAATCTGGTCAGTGGTCGCCAACTCCAAATCTAGCTCGGTAGGGTTTCTGTTCCTTATTGATTTGTTTTCCCTTCTCATATTCGCATTTTCAAAAAGCGCGTTGATGAGAGCAAAAAACAAGATTAAAAATATAAGCCCAGCGAAAATGTACGGCATGAATTCCTCCCTTAATTATCAAACCAAAAAATGAATCGTGACGCATTTCCCGCCTCATTTAAAGCCTTCATTGCCGCAATAGCAGCAACAATTTCAGGAGGCGGCACTTTGTTAATCGGCTCGTCGGAAACAATCATTTTATGTCGAAGCCTAGACAAGTCCTCTAAGCATTGCGGGTGTAGGTGGAAACCATCAGGAATTGGTTCTAACTTCTCAATATATTTAACGACTTCTTCTTTTGTCTCCGTGTATTTTTCAACAACCCTTTCTAGCTCATCAACTGTAAGCCAAGAGTGGGTGTGCCAATCAGGGTGCCACACCTGAGTTTTTGATTCATCCACATAACCATAAACAGCGCCAGGATTGTTGCGCCTCCACTCCTCGCCATCCCATCCATCTGCGTCGGCTCGGGTGCAACAATGATAACTTCCAGGCGGCAAGTTAACATCATCCATCACCATAAGGATTGCATCATATTTAACCCTCCATGATACTGCATCTGGCAATCCTTTTGGTTCAATTACAGCAGGGCCTCCCCGTACATCTGCTAAATATCCAAATAATAAATAATTCCTACAAATGTCAATTTGTCCAAAACATTCGACTGATCGCTCTCCATAGTCAATATATGCATGAATATCACAACCCATTACTTACTCCCTTTTTTCCAAAATCTGTTTTATATCTTCTTCATAAATTTTCCGTAATGATGGGCTAGGCGTTAGTTTAACCAGCCTAAATAACTCTTGAGCCTGCTTGTGCCATTCTTCTTCTCGATGAAAGCAACGAAAAAAGTCATGGGGGCGAGAAGTGTGAGCTAAAGCCGAAGTAAAATTCGTTGGACCATTGACATCTCTTGTTACGAGCATCAAATCACCACAAACCCCACAAGACGCTTCATCTACAGTACCGGGTGGGGGGAAATATGTATCTTGCCCAGGCGATAACTTAGCCATGAATTAACCCCTCATAATGTTTCAACATCTCAATGAGTAGAGTTATCTTTTCATCGCCAGGGGTTACCGTGTGATGGGAAGTAAGTTGAGCCAACCTCAATATCGCTTCTGCCATCAATTCCCGATTAGCCTCTACACCAAAATGATCTAATGTAGAATGTAGAGCATCTAATTGAAATCTTTGAGTGATGTTATCCCCGGCTTCATCCTGAAGTTGAGTATAAAGAACAGCGGGCATCTTAATCTCCTGTTTCGGAGAAAACCTGTTCTGTAATGTCTTCCTTTCCAGAAAACTTGAACACACGAATTGTTTTGCCCGTTTCTTTTTCCATGTTCTTAGCATGAGGAATAAGGGATTGCACCCTGTCCCAATCAGCCCCAACAAACGGCATCATTACCTCCCTACCATTGGGGAGGGGCATAGTTTGGGCGATTAAGCCTTCGCCGTTCTCATCTACCGCAACAAACGCATACAGTGCCTCAATCTTCAGATCGGGGCCTTTACCTACAACAGTTGCCATTTCATTCTCCAATTAGAGGATTTCGCTACCCTATCTTCATTCTAACATGAATTTGGAGAATGGTAAAAAGAAACCGCCCCCTCTAAATGAGGGGGCGGTGTTGTTGTCTAGGGGTCAGTCTTAATGTGCCCTGTGAAGATAGTGGAAACGGAACCCATCTGACCCCTTCCCCTACTAGTTCTAAGCTAGTCAAGGGCTCTTATTGGATAACCAATCGGGTGGTTTCTTCCTATCAGGCTTACCCTTTATATATGCAATTACACCCAAATTTTATGCAGCCGCTTCCGCCTCAAATAACTTCTTTTTACCCTTCACGATGCAACTTGTTATAACATGACGCTTGCCTTGGTTTTGCTCAGGCAATTCATACATTATCTCTAACATTAAATCTTCTACAACCGCTCGCAAGGCCCGAGCGCCGGTTTTTCGTTCTTTTGCCAGGACGGCCAGTTCTTTAATGGCATCTTCTGTGAATTCTAAATCACATTTATCCATTTTGAAGAGTTTTTGATATTGTTTTAATAAAGCATTCTTTGGTTCCAACAATACTTTAACAAGATCATCTACAGCCAATTCATCCAAGGAAACTTGAACGGGCAATCTGCCTATTAATTCAGGGATTAAACCATACTCCTGTAAATCGTCACTCGTAACCTGACGCAATAGATCATTCTTTTCTTGAGCGTCGTCCATCTCTCCTTTATGAACAAATCCAATTTGTTTTTTACCAACACGACGACCAACAATATCTTCAATGCCCGTGAAAGAACCCCCGCAGATGAAAAGGATGTTAGAAGTGTCTAGCTGAATATATTGTTGCTCAGGATGTTTGCGTCCACCTTGGGGCGGTATGTTGGCAACCGTTCCCTCTAACATTTTCAACAAAGCCTGCTGCACGCCTTCGCCGGAAACATCTCTTGTAATGGATACATTCTGATTTGTCTTGCCGATCTTATCAATTTCATCAATATACACGATCCCAACTTGTGCCGCCTCAATATTAAAATCGGCTGCATGAAGGAGTTTAAGCAGCAAGTTCTCTACGTCTTCCCCAACGTAGCCCGCCTCCGTTAACGTGGTGGCATCACCTATAGCAAATGGAACATCTAGCATATGAGCTAACGTTTTTGCCAAAAGCGTTTTACCGCAACCCGTGGGACCAACCAGCAGCACATTTGACTTATCTAGAACGATATCGTCCAACTCGGCACAAGACACCTTCAAATCAAAGAGTCGCTTGTAGTGGTTGATAACAGACACGGCAAGGATTCTCTTGGCACGGTCCTGGCCGATTACGTGTTGGTCTAAATACTCTACTATCTGTCGGGGCTTGGGCAGCACAAGAGTCTCGCCATCAACATTGAAATTTAGGGGAGACCACCCATGCTCATCTACGATTTTGTGGCATCTTTTAACACAGGTAGAGCAGATAAAAACGTACTCTTTCCCGGTTTTTACGAGACGATTATCCGCACAACCCGGCCCCTTGAAAAGAGGACCAGCCTGGTGTGTTGGTCGTCCACAAAAGTCGCAATGCTGTCGTCGCTCTGCCATACGCTTTCTCCTCCCGCCTCATTATATCAAAGAATTTCCATTCTGAGAAGCCGTATCTTCCGATTCTGGCTTATTTAACATCCATAATTCGCCTTGCGCTGCTAGCATAACCAGCACCATAATGAGTGGAATCCAAAAACTCATATTTAAAACAAAAAATGTACCTACAACGAGGCATGTCATTTGGCTCACTCTAACCGCCACTAATGTACCAACGCGGTGATTCATCAACATAGAACAAATTGCTCTGAAGATTCTGCCCCCATCAAGCGGAAATGCGGGCAAGCTATTAAATACAAGAAGAACTACCTGGACCACTATAAAAAACGCCAAAGCTTCAGGGGGAGTAATGCTGAAGTGCGTCAGCCAACCCCAAACGATAAACGCCAAAATGCCCAAAACAACGTTTACCGCTGGCCCTGCTAAGGTGACCAATAGTTCCTCTTTAGGTGTAACTTCCGCTAAATCAATCTGAGCCATACCGCCAATGGGCATCAAGAAGATTTGCTTAACCTCCAAATTATATTTTTTTGCCATCAAACAATGCCCATATTCGTGCAATACAACAGAGGCAAAAACCATCAAATATATGGGCGCAAAAGTAGGGTTGAATAGAAGTATGAAAAGGGCAAAGATAGTAAAGGTCCAATGCATGATCAATGGCACTCCAAACCATCGACCAAGTTGGAATGTTAATTTGTCCATATTATTCGCTCGCACACAAGTTGGTAGACGTAGCTCTGTTTAACCGCCGTTGATAATGTATCAAAGCTAACGCCTTGGCTTCAGTATAAGTCACCAAATCATCTTCATTCCACACAGAATTAAATGTATCCCAATAAATGGGATGTACAAGACCATGTGGAGAATTATGTTTTACAGTTTTTAATTTCTTAATAACTACTTTTTCAAATTTGCCTTCTCCAAGCGCCTTTTGTCGTGAATACAGTATATCACCCGGTTGATAATCAACGGTAAAATTATAACTATTATCTACTATACTGCATCCTCCTGATTCAGCACCCCCCGCAGGAGTTTCAATATATTCCGCCATTTAACCTCCAAGCGCCTCTATTTTTTCTTCTATACAAGCGATTTCTTCTGCCATATTTGCTTTTTTATCAACTCTCATTTCGGAAGCAGAATATAAATATTTCTCTTCCACCAGATCATCTAAGCCTATATCGTAGTAATTCTTTCCAAACATATGCATGAAAGATTCTACGATATGATTTTCATATGTGGGAGTATGTTTGCAGCATCCTCCGTGTTCTTCAGCGACATAAACTGTTTCGCCAACTGTGTATTTAAATTGTATTGAAGGCATACTCTATATAGTGGACTTTAAAGTAACCTTCTGTAGCGTTAATCGCCATTTTGTTTCACACCATTGGCGATTACAACCACATTAATTCTGACTCCGAAAAGTAAAAGTAGGAGTGATTTTAAGAACATCTGTGTCTGTCATTACTCTCGCAGCAGCAAACCGTTCTGTCCAAAGGACTTTCAGTGATGTTACACCTAAAACATAATAACCATAAACAGTATTGCCCGTTGATCCACATGTCCAACTTAATTCCGAGGCGTATTGTGTTTCTGCTTCATTACTAACATTTAAAGAGGCGGCACCAAAATTTGCTCTAGTTAATGTTTTTGAAACATAATTTGTAAAATCTGCTTCGCTGAAATCGGCAGATGTAGTGTTTCCTTCCGGGGTATAATCATTTTGAAATAATTTTAAAACATAATTTTCATCCGTATCTAACGCATCTTTTAGCATTTTATCTAAAAGTTCAAGCTCGCCTTCATTTGGAACTATAATCGACATGGAATCTCCCTTTTGTTTACTACTATCTATGCATAAATAGAGTAGTAAACAACAAGGAGGGTTCCATGAACAGGAAGATTCTTTTACTTGCTATCGCAATTCTATTCGGATTTATTATTCTTTCCAGTGAGACTCCTCAAAAAGAGGAACAAATCTCATCTCCAATTGCAATTATAGTTCCGCCGCAAAAGGTAGCACAACCACCCAAAATCAGCATTTCAACCCCGCCTCATTTAAATTATGAGGATACCATTAGGCAAATGCGGTCATGGGAAAGCGAAGCTGAGGATTTTGTTGATGTTGTTCATTACGGAGACTCTACAAACGGTTTAGGTTTATACTGTGTCAGAATCACAAATGAATACAAAAAGGCTAAACACAAAGTTTTAATCACAGGAGCAATTCATGGGGATGAATCCTGGTCAAGCGGATTAATGATGGCTTATGCTGGAAATCTCTTGGGCTCCTATGGGAAAAATGAACGAGTTACTAAATTTCTAGATAACAATGAAATTTTTGTAGTCCCTATTGTTTCTCCTGACAGTTACCCTAATTCACGACATGTTGATGGCGTTGATCCTAATAGGGATTATCCTCCACGGGACAACCCAAATAAAAAATCAATTCCCCCGGTTGAATGTCTCAAAAACCTATTCCTTGAACACAAGTTTGATGCCGTAATTGCAGGGCATTGCGCAGGTCGTATTTTCTTATATCCTTGGGGCGATAAGTATGAGCGTTGCCCCGACGACGATCTTTTCCAGAAAATATGTAAAAAATGGGGCGAGTCCTCTGGGTACAGAGTTGGAAGACTCTGCAATAATTACTCCTATTTAATTCACGGTGTAGATGCAGATTGGTATTACCGCAATGGGGCATTTGCTTTTGTAATGGAAATTGGCAGGCATCAGCGACCACCTTCCATGAATGAAATTAAAAGCGAATTTGATCGAACTTGGGAAGGGTTTTTATACTTCTTAGAAGAAGCCCCAACAGCTTTAAAGCGTCCAACTTATCTCCCACTGGGCGCATAAAAAATAGCCCTATCCGTTTTAACCCGGATAGGGCTTAAATTAATCCCCAGACTTCCGAAAGCAATTGTCCCTTGTATAACCCAGGCTCGTTACGATCTAGAGCCTGCCCCATGCAAACAAGTGACGATTCATCGGGCAGCAAAGGCTCAGAAGTAACAGGATGATTCCTTGGGAATATTGCTAAATTGAATTCTTTCCCGCACAACTCACATCTGAAATTGCGGGAGCAACCGCCCCAAGGCCCGCCTCGTAATTCTCCTAACTCACAGGCAGGACAACAGCCTTTACTTTGATTGATGTAGTCTATTGCAGAAGGCGAAAGATTATCCATAATCTACTTTTTCCATGCCTTTTGTTACTTTTCTAGCAAATGGGTCACCACTAGCATTTAATGAACCCACCAGACCAACTAGAAGCGCCCGTGCTTGTTGTCTATTAAAAGCATGATCCGTAATTGTCCCTTGAGGACCGCTTTCTAATGAAACAACAACACAGTTTCTTCCTTGTTCTACATCTTCAATCGTACTAAGCGGTTCGGCTTCAACAAAAACCCTACCGCCTCTCGTTTCCGCCCTCCCTGGCTCCACACTGACAACTTTTGTTGCGAATGCTTTGAATTTCATCATCTACTCGCTGTCAAAGTGATTAACGACGAACATGAACACTAACTCCACCATAATGAAGCCTACCATTAGGATAGCGACCATTAGCGTGATAGCGACCACGATAGCCACCATAACGATAGCCATAGCCACCACCCCAGAACATCCGATTTGCCATCGCTTGTGCCATCACGGTTCCACGACGCATTACTTCAGCTTCTAACTTCTTTTGTGCAATTTTCGCATCATACTCCCGTTTTAAATGGTCACGATATGCCGTCAAACGATCCCTATTGAGAACCGCCTGATTGTAAAGCATTTGCTGTTGGTATTGTGCCAACTGCTGTTGGGAAGCTTGAGCCTGGGCCAACTGCTGTTGATATATCCTATGGATAACTCTAATCTGGCTGGGTGATTGACTCTCAAAGTGTTTTCTCGCTTGCTCCATCTTCTGTGGTCCGTGAGCAACATAGATGAAAGCAAGCATTTCCTCCATCATGTCCTGCTCAGTACCCGCAAAGGCTGGACCAGGAGCGGGGGCTGGGGGCTGTCCGAATGTTACATCTGAACCTAGTACAACCCAACAAACTAAAATCAAACTCTTCATTTTCTACCTTTCTACAAAAAGGGTGTATTTCCAACTTGTGAGGTACAATTTGGGTTTCAACACCCCTCTAGATAGGTAGTCTTTCAACTAACCTCTCCATTTACCATCTTAACACAAATTTCTGTTATGTAAAGCAAAAGAAAAACCCGCATCCCTCGAATGAGGGATGCGGGTTTGATTAACGTGGGCTAAATGGGACACTTAGGCGGCAGCTTCCTCTTTTGCTGCTTCAGCGACATGATATTTCTTGTCGTCGCCCCGAGTGATTACACCCTTCTTCGTAAGGGTATTCAGATTTGTCCGAATGTTCTGGACATACCCCTTTTCATCGGATGTAGATTGATAGCCCGCTGCGTGGCATTTTTCCACAATAGCTTGAAGTTCAAGCCCCTTCGTGGAACGACCAAGGATTTTGAGAATCAAAGCACCCAAACTGGTCTTGTTTCGGTGTCTTTTGGTGGCAGTAGTTTCTTTCCCATTGCCATCCTTGGGCTTGTTTTTACTGCCTTTTGGACGACCGCGACCGCGTTTCCCCGCAGTCGTAGGAGTTGTTTTCTTAGCAGCACCATTTGTGGCTTTTGGTCGGCCCCGCTTAGGTTTCGGGGCGGCTGCGTGGGTTTTTTGAGCGGTTTCGATTTCATTATCCAGAACCGATAATGACTCCAAAATGGCCGCTCTACGCCCAAATAAACTCTCCAACTCCCTGGCCTGCTCCACTGACTGTGCAATGTTACTCATGGTAACCCACTCATTATTTTCTCCCCCTTGAACTAAGCGGCAAAACAAGGGGGGATGAGACTTGTTTCCGCTTGCCAAATTCCATTTACTGTTGTTCCTCTATTCAATTATACGGTGGAAGTTCGTGATTGTATAGTCACAAAATTTCGATTTTCTCATGGTGAGAATAGGAATATCAATCCAGAAACCCCCCTGTTGGTACAATTCCTGAATTTTTACCCCCCATTTTAAGGATGTGTGCATACATATTTCTTATGGAAAAATAATACCCAGGCACTCTTTTATAGAGAACCTGAAAGAAGGGAATTAAAATGCTCGTATTATCACGAAAGAAAGACGAAACAATCGTATTGAAGCAAGAAGATCGCCCGGACATTACCATCACAGTCGTCAGGATTGACAACTTAAACAAGGTCCGATTAGGCATTGAGGCTGAGAAGGAAGTTACTGTCCTACGGTCAGAATTGATTGAACGTCAAGAAGCAAAGACCTCCGCAGCCTAAGCTAAATAACGATTTTTGCCAAATTGAATTGGAATTATTTCAGCAGATCGCTGATAGACTCGCCTTCATGAATTCGCCGGATAGCCTTGGCGAACATTTTGGCTGTTGAAAGGATCGTCGTGCGCTGCACCAATCGTTCTTCAAGACCACTCCAATTGCCAATCGTGTCTGTCACTACTACGTGATCTATCTGTCCTAAATTTTCATTAACCCCTCCCACAAAAAGCCCGTGGGTAGCACAAGCACCCCACAAATGCCCTCCGTGAGCCTCTACTGCGGCCTGTGATTCTCTAAAGGTGGAACCCCCAGAAATCATGTCATCAATGCCGATTACTTCCTTGCCCTTAATGTCACCTATGATGTTCGTACCTGAAATATTCCTTCCTTTATGGGTTTTGTCAAGGTATGCCAACTCAATTTGTTGTTTTGTACGGCGAACTAACGCATTTCTAAATCTTTCTGCACGACCCATTCCCCCGCTATCAGGGGATAAAACTGCTAAATTCTCAAGTCCAAGACTACAAATGTAATCAGCATGGAGATTTTTCGCACTTAACTCATCAGCTACACAGGTGCGAAATGCATTCTGATAAGCCGATAAGTTGTGTACGTCCATCGTCATAACGCGGTTCGAACCTACCGCCTCTAATAATTGAGCCACGTATTTAGTAGTGATTGGTTCCCTGGATTCCGTCTTACGATCCTGCCTTGAATACCCCATGTAGGGGATTACCACTGTAATGCGACGGGCAGAAGCATCGTAAAGAGAGCCAATAAAGAAGAGAAGTTTGGTGAATTTCTGGCAGACAGTTTCGTTTTCGTCACTGTAGAGCGACTGAATCACATAGACATCTTTCCCCCGAATATTTACTTCCGACCGAAGATACGGCTCTTTGTCGTCAAAATAACACTCCTTGTGGGGGGAGAGTGGTATATCTAATAAATCAGCCACCTTCAACGCAAACGGTTTGGTGGCATTGAGCCCGAATAGCTTGAGATTGTTCATGTTTTACCCGTCTGAAACCTCTGACCTTTGGATGGTATTTAGCGTACAGCCGCACATTCTGAATAGCAGCTTTATCCCAAATACAACCAGAGGCGCAATCCCAGCCGTAGTACCACAAGCCCCCATTCAGTCTTTTAGACCACAAATAGGGGGCGATTTCAAGACCAGCATACTTGCTGGCGAGCTTAGGCCAATCCAAATAATTGGGGGGTAACTCTACCCCATATGAGGTTTGACCCTGATATTGGAGAGAGAATTCATCATAAATACCATATTCGGCAACTAGGGCATCAAATTCCGCCTCATTTGTCACCTTTATAATTAAATCCTCATTAATTGTCAACTCATGAACATAAGTTGAATCAAGGTTGAAATCTTCGGCTAGACACCATTCAAGCCAAGAGTCTCCCACAGAGTACCAGAGCCCCGCTGGTTTCATTTCGGGATATTTGGTGGCACGCTGTTGACTACTACGAGGTTTAACAACTTCATGGTGATTACTAATTATCCGGCGAGACGGGGGGATCGTCTTGAGAAACCGAATCAACGCCCTCTTGTACTCGTCGTGGTTGAGTTCCTGGGTTTTCTGGCGGCGTGGCATAAGCTAATTCCAACTTGGCTCCCATTGCTTGCCCCAAGGATCAGATTCATCTTCTAAATCTACCTCTACACTATCATCTACATAACCAGTTTGATCCAAAAAATTAATGAACTGTTGGTAGTCCTCTCCCTGCCCAGTTTGGAGATAATATTTTTTACATTGACTTAAAACTTTAAAACCATGATCGAGCGTTTCTTGAAGCAAATTAATTAATTCTTTCTTTTTCTCCGGTGACGGATTTTTTTCTTCTATTTCTCTCCTGAGATCCATAACAACACGGCCCGTTTTGGATATTTCATCTAAATATTTTCTTTCGGGCGCATCAAGAGGCACAGTCCTCTCTACCACTTTTTCAGCTTGGGCAATAGCTTCCTCAATCTGATCTAACGAAAGCCCATTCAAATCACCTGGGCCTTTTATGTCCCACCAATTCATTGTTCCCACCATTCAAATTGGACATGAGGCATTGCTTCAGTCATAATCTGTCTAAAATCTTCAAGCGTTGCTCCATTAATGCCCCTTTCAGCATAAGGAGCAAATTCCTCAGCAGGCACCAATTCTCCTAAATGTGGGCGCATCAACTCAGGATCGCCTTTTCCTTTAACTGACGAAAGACATAGCACGAAATCTTTCGGCTCAATCCAATAAAAAACATAATGAAGTTGGTCACCCTTTGAAAGAGGGTGTTCATCAAACCCAAATCCAACAAGGCGACCTTCACCTTTTAAATCAGCCCTACTAATATTCTTCATTTTGTCATGGCCTTCCTTTTTTGCCTGGCAACAGTAGCACAGATGCCAAGAATCTTAGAGTCATTCGGATCATCGAAATCAAAATTAACACGATCTCTTAATTCATTAAGATCTTCTGCATCTTGGAAGACGATCCCACCATCAATGGTAAGTTGAAAAGTATCGCCTTCAATAACCAGTGAAACAATGAATTCATTGAATAATGATCCTTCTGATACCTCAAAACCCCACTCATCAACACTGTATTGTTCAGGCAAGCCATACACAGTGTAATAATTGTCAATCTGGTTTTGTAGCCATGCAAGAAAATCATAAATTGCATCATCTGTCATTCTTTTCTCCTTAATCTTCGGCTTTACTGCCATCTCCACACATTCTCACAATTCTTGGATCAAATCTAGCCACAATTTGAACTAAATCATTTTGTGAAGCCATAACATTGTGGATGTTCTTATACGCCCCAGGAACTTCATCTGCGGCGGCGGAAAGAACTTTAACACCCTTCTTTTCCAAATCCTTCTGAACTGCTCTCCACGTATATTTATCTTTTGCCTTCTTACGAGACATTTGACGACCGGCTCCATGAGATGCTGAATACAGACTTTCAGCATTACCCTTACCTTGCACGATAAATGCAGGGGTAGCCATTGAACCGGGAATCACACCCCATACGCCAGGACCAGCAGGGGTAGCACCTTTACGATGCACAATAACATCACCCTGCTCCAAATCGTGTAACTCTTTCCACGCAAAGTTATGGTGGTTCTCCACGCCCCAAATAATTTTGGAGCCAAGCAACTTAGAAACACCCTTATGGATTACATCGTGGTTGGCAGCAGCGAATCTTCCCATAAGTTCCATCGCTGCCCAATATTCTTGTCCTTCTTCTGTGTCAAGATCAAGCCAAGCAAGCCTTCCAAGATCTTTATATTTTGCCGGTAGTTTAGCCTGCGCAATGCCGCTGTACTGGTTGCAGACAGCAGCACCGGGGCCTCTTGAGCCGGAATGGGTCATAAGGGCCACATAACTTCCCGCCTCAAGATTGCCTGGATGTCGAACGTGGGCATCACCATCATGAGTTATATCTTCGGCTATTGTTACAATGCCAAACTCCGCGAAGTGATTACCACTACCGGAAGTTCCAAGTTGCTTCCAAGCCTTATCCTTCTGGTCTTCTGTTACTTTAGTTACAGACCAATCCTCATCCATAACAGGGTGATTCTTCGGCTGATCGTATACGGCGTTCCCTTTGACACCAATACCAAACCGAGTGCCCCCTTCAAGGGATTCTTTGCATAAATTAAATTTAGAATCCAGTGCTTCAACAGGAATATCCAACACTGAAAACTTCATTCTACATGCAATATCTACACCCACAGCAAATGGGCAGACTGCATTTTTTAGAGCCAACACACCACCAATGGGAAGTCCATATCCCAAGTGTGCATCTGGCATAAGCGCACCGCTAACCGCATTCGGCAAGCTACAGGCTTGTTTCATTTGAGCATGAGAGCCTTCATCAATGTCTGTCCCGAAAGTTTTATATTCAACGGGTTCAGAGCGCACAAACTCCCTATCCTCAATGATTGACTTAGCCAAATCACCGTAGTAACGATCTGTAGTGTATGTCTCAGGGCTTTCTACTAAAGCTGTAAGAACACTTTTAACTTTTCTAATATCATGTTCACGTTTTGCTGTCTGGATGCAGACAATAGCATCCTTCACGCAATCTTCTGGAACACCTGCTTTTATTAATTGTCTTGAATTCATCTACCGTACCGTTGCGTTAATACTGTTAATGGGAAAAATTCATTTTCATGTTGCTCTTTGTACTCATGTAATTTCTCTAAGCACTCTTCAACGCTTAACCTTCCCCAGCTAGATAAAGTTCTCCCTAGCAATTTCCCAACCCCAACGCCACACCACCAAAACTGGCTGACCAGAACTTCGCAATCAAATCATCAAATGTATATCTTTTAGTTGGGAAAATGTAGTGGTAGTTCATATCTAAGCACGCTCGGTGATTGTGTATGCCGTGAAATGGCATCATACACAAAACACAGTCTGATTGTTCAAAATCATCTGTTAAACTGAACGTTGCATAAAGTGACTGTGCCGCACCTTCAGCATAATAGTGGCGGTAAAACATAATGTACGGCAAGGGCAAATAATGGAATTCAGTAGTCATACTATGCGTAGAAACCCTTTTTGCAAACGGAACAGACCGTTTACGAGGGGGATATACCCGTACATCCTCAGTTATTTCTTTATATACTGCTGTCATCGATAGTAGCCCGAAAATAATTGACTCAAGGGGAAGAATGTCCCTCTATTCCGCCTCGTTCTCATCCAATTATTAATACCTTCAGGAACGCCTTCCCCAAGACAATGCCCCTCTTTTAAACCTTGCAGCCTTTGACAGCATTCATCTGGGCTTAACTGCTCCCAACTATGGAGGCTACCACCAAACGCTTGCTTAACTACATCACTAAAGCCACCGTGGTAGCCGCCAAAGGTGTTGCTCCAAAACATTCTAATTAAATCATCAAAATTAAATCTGTTTGCAGGGAAATCATAATGATAATCTCCCGAAGCAAGACAAATCTTATGCTCTTCATCTATGTTGTTCAATGGAATAGGACACAGAACATTCTCATCTTCCGCTTCACTTAGACCAAATGCCACATGAAGCGATATGGATTCCTGCGCATCCCGCCATAGACCAGAATGCCCATAACGCATATATCGCTCTGATCCTCTCACCCGACGCATACCAAATACCATATGCGGAAAGGGCAAAAAGAACCTCTTGCGATTCCTGGTATGGACAAACAGGGTTCGCTTGCAAGGTGGGTATATGCGAACCTCACGACCAACACATGGCACATCACCCGCCACATGCGAAGGGCCAAGATCAATCGTTTTATACGTTCTCGCAGACTGAACGTTTGCGAACTCTGGGGCAGTCGGTGTACCGCCTCTTATTAAAAGATGATACTTTGGAGATACGCAAGTATTATCCGTCTAAGCGGGTAATCTTTGCGAGGCGGTCGGACAATGAGTTTTATCTACAATTTCCCTATTCTGTCTTAGAATGTCTTCTTCCGCCTCAACCCAGAACCTATTCGCTTCTCCATTCGAAGGACAGCCAGCTTCAAGCCACTTGTAATAAGCCGCCTCACGAATTTGATCTTCCATTCTTTAATCCTTTGTCCGATTGCTGTGATCCGGCATTCCAATTTTACCTTGCCTTCTCTTTTCCCAAACTTTTCGCATTGATTCGCTACGTTGTTTTTTTTGCTCATCAGTCAACTTTGAGCCTTTAAGTTTATTGCTTATTTTTTTCTTTGTGACTTCAGAGCGTTGTTTTCCATAACACCAATGCAACTCTCCGCTTGTGGCAGCAACCGCTTTTTGTATGGATTCTTCTGACCTTTTTTTTCCATACATGGGATTATTCTTACCCAACCTTAATTCTCTTAATAATCTCTTAGTTTGCTCTGTGTGTTTTCGCCCTTTAAATGAACTAAAACCAGAAACCCCTTGACCACCAATGGTTTGATTTGTTAGATTTTCTTTTCCAATTTTAACTATCCATTCCCTCTCTCTTTGAAGGGCTGTTTCTTCAGATAGATTTTCTTCTAACTTCTCAACAATTGGCGACAAACCGCTAGCAGTAATTTCTCGAATGAGCCTATTCTTGGGATTGTCTTTTTCTAACATTTTAGGACGAAGATGGAATCTCCAACGATAATTCTTCCCCTTTCCTATGTAAAATATCTTGTTATTACGAGGATCAATATACGCATAAACATAATAAATTGGTGTTAAATCAAGTTCTTTCATACAGTTATATACACGCCAGTATGAAGAAAACCTTCCATTTATTTCTTCGCCTTTCTAAGTTTATCTCTAATTTTCATCAAACGAGAACAAAACTCAGACTGTGTGAGAACTGTCTCTTTTGGATTGTTCTTCCCAATTTTATGTGTAAGAACAACATCGCCAGTATCCAGCAACGCTTTTTTGGCTTTTTCGTTCTTAAATAAAGCCTCAAAAATATCATCAAGCAACTTCTGGTATTCAGGCGATTCTCTTTTGATCGGACTTCCCTGCCACCACAATATTTGGGTTCGTTTCCAATTTTTGTTTGCGCCTCGCCTCTTAGCACCATAGCCAGTCAGTTGAAAAACTGCACATTGCATTTCGGGAGACTTAAATTTCAACCCCTGAACAACACCCTCTACAGACGCACATTCAATACCTCTTACTTTAAAGGGGCGGGGCACAAAGTTTGATAAAGCTCCAGCAGGATACGGCTTCTTCGATTTGATATCCATTACAATAACCCTTCTGTTAAATCATCAAGTCCTACATCCCAGCGTTGTTCATTAGCATATTCCCTTGCTAACTGCAATTCTTCATCAGTTAGATGAATACTAGAAAACCTCTTGTGGCATTTCAAAGCATGATCCTTATACCAAGCGAATCGACGTTTTATTTGTTCAGGTGTAAAATGTTCTAATTCGCCCTTGGCAATTCCTGTAGTTACCCAAAATTCCGCAAACCTTCGAGCATGGTGTATTCCCACACCCGCTATAACTGACTGAGGGTAATAGTATGTGGGCACCATATCACCCACATCAAATCTCGTCTTGTAAATAGGTCTTATAATCCAACAACTAGCGACAGCATACATTCCCACTTCATCTGACAATATTTCATTGTTACAGGGGTCTTCATCCTCAACACTACAACGGATTGTTACACCAGCCGGTTTAGCAACATCGCCTCTTATTATTATAACGTCTTGGAAGTTGATACCATTTTCTTTACAGAACGCCTCTAATGTTCCCAGCGTCCCATATTTTATACCAATATTTTGATCTTTAAATGGAAGGTCACCCTTTTCATCTTGTCCCCAAACGCGAACTCTCTTCTGTTCTAACGGGAACAACATGAAATGAAATTTTTCAGCCCCCATTTTCTTCTTCGCCTAATAGTTTGAAGACTGTTGATAGGAATTCTTCGGTGAATTTCTCGATGCCAGGACATTTACTTTCTCTATTACCAGCGACATTCAGCACTTCAATTTTCTTATCTTTGATCCATGCTGCTACTTTTTCGGGAGAAGTAGGATTGTTGAAATCTACATCAATACATTCTTTTCTATTTGCCAGGATGGCACGGCGAGTACATATCTCTCCGGGGGAAGCAAAGTTGCCCGCGAAGCGTATGGTTCCGTCTGAATCTTCTACATTATACTTTGTTCGGGGTGTATAGCTTACAGAAGTAGTTTCTTTCAATCCAAAGTCAGCCAAATCAGGTTTTAGACCATTTTCGGTTTGGAACCCTTTAGGTATCCATCCACCTGTTTCTATACCGCACTTTTGGGCGGCGAGAAGACCCCCCATATCTGCCCCCGTTTGCCCGCCGCTGATTATCTTCCGTAACACCGGCAACTCCTTAGGTAAGGAAGCCCTCATGTTTAACATACCATGAATCTTACTATTGTAAACTTCACGCTGTCATTTTGCGATCTTCAAATAGATCAACAACTTTTAGGAATTCATCGTGTGAATAGCCCTCATCAAAAACATACTTCTCTACAAATTCTGCCTCTTGTTCTGTTAGAATTTTAGAGAATCTAATTTCTTCAATGCTTTTAAAGTAATGATGGCGAATTGCCCAGGCAACAGAGAGTAGACGATTCCTAGTAGTGCTATCGAAAATGCGATTGCAATGTGAGCAGCTTGAGATTCCCTCAATAAGCATCTGGTATAATGAATGACCACAGTAGGGACAATAATTCATTCTATAACTATTTATTCTTATGAAATTAATTTCTTGATCGCATCCTGTAATCCTGATGGTAGTCCTTCTGGTTGTGGGCGGGGCATAATAGCGGGAATACTGGCCTCTACTTTTTTCCCAGCATCATTAAATGCAGCAACTAGTAAATCCTCTAGAAACTCGGGGTCAGTAGCCAACTTAGCACACACCGTTGGGTCAATTTTAATTGATTGGCACTCTTTAACTCCATTAACCACAACCTCTACCATGCCAGCGCCAGCAGTTCCAGTGACTCTTTTTGCTGTTAATTCATCCACCATTTTCACCAGCGAAGGCATTTTACCCATAGAACCTCTCAGTTTTTCCAAAGCAGCACGGGCTTCATCAGCATTATTAATTGTCATTTTAATTCTCCTTAGGCTCAAAAAAAACCTCGTCCCCCCAACGGAGGACGAGGTTAAATGTTAAGAACAAAAAACCTAGATTAGAGATTCTTCCTCATCCTCAACATCTTCATCATCGACATAACCTAAATCATCTTCGGGTACGACAGAATCTACTTCGTCACTTTCATCGTACTCCAAATCGCCCCCTGCTTCAAAATCTGCTTCGGATTCAAATTCTTCTTCCTCAACATCATCTTCGGCAGGAATCAATTCAAGAACATCATGTAGAACCTTGGACAAATCCTTTTCGCCCGATAAGATTCCATTTACAACTTCACGCACAATGCGAAGCACTTCAACTTCACACAGGTACTCATCCTCATCGTCTTTACCGTCGTTTTCAATAAAGGAATCTAATTTATCAAGATAAAGCTTCTTGATTTTAGCTTTCCCCAACGCGGCGGCAACTTGATGCTGAGCGCCAGCCTTTTTCCCCGCCTCAGTAAGACTCTTATTCTTAACTTGAGGCGTGGTTTTGGCGTGGTTTTCTATTGCATCTTTTGCCTCTTCAAGCTTTTCCTCTGCCTCTTCTTGTTCCTTCTCAGCTTCATCTACCGTAGCAGGATCAGCGCCGAGAAGTTTTGCGGCGGAGACAGTTGCTTTGGCAGTTTCTACCTTATCCTCAGCACGATCTACCGCTTTGGTGAACTTCGCCAATCTATCTTCCCAGACTTGTTCAGCATCAGCCAAAGCATCCTTATACAACTGGTGCCGTAAGTCTAAGTCGTCAATCTTGGCAAGAATCTCAGCTACTCTTAATGTGAGGCGACCTTCCTCATAGCCCCGGAAACACAGAGGGTCCAACTCCCCAAGCGTGTTCATCTTTTTCAGCCATTGTTCGCTCCGATCAAACATGGCTAAAATGTCGTCTTTTTCGTATCCTTCTTCTTCCTGAAGATACTTAACAAGACCAGCGGTGGCATTATCTCCAATCGGTTCGGCTGTGTCATTGCAACGAATCGCCGCAACCCAAGCATCCTTATCAGACATTTCCTTAATGTGACAAGGAACCGTAGGGAGATTCAGGTCAAGCGAACAACGCAATCGTCGTTCACCGGCAAGAAGATGAAGTTCTTCTTCGCCGTCTTTGACAACCTTCCGACAAACAAGAGGATTTTGAATTCCTCTTAATTTAATGTCAGCCCTAAGCCGCTCCATCTTCTCATCTTGAAAACCCAGACCGAGTAGCCCCTTCTCCTTATTAACTGCTCGGTGAAAGTGTCTCGGATTCGCAAAACCGCCATCTCCAATGGTATCGGAAATAACTATCTTGCGGGGATCAACCATAAATAAGTCATCCGTGAATTCCCCTTGATTCATCTCAACGCTCCTTACGGGTTAATGGTCAAAACGAGTAACTCTTATGCTCCTTTCTGCAACGTAGTTGCCATGAAACCTCATACTCTTTTGCACCAAAATCATCAAGCACAGACCTTTTCTTCTTCAGAACAAGACCTTCAATTTCATCTAGCTCAATCCTAGATTCCCAATGGTCTGTAAAGTTGGAAGCAAAAGTCTCCGCAAGCCAAACGTTTTCTGTGACCTTTAGCGCCACACCATTCTTAGGCTCTAATTCTGTTGGGCGACCACAAAGATTAAACAACAATTCATGCCGCCCCATTAAATCAGGATCACCAAATAGGTAATGCCCCGCCTGTAATACATCAAATAATACGAGGCGGTTTTTGTAATGGGGGTCCGTTGTTTTGTTGTTTAGAAGTTCGGCATCCAGCCAGTATTCGAGACCATCCTGTATTCCAAGAGATCGCAACTGGTCCGCAACATCCGAACTCAACTCCCACTGCTTGTGGGGGGTTCCATGCCGGGTCCAAGCCACTACCTCTCCGGTGGGCTTAATGTTAATCGGACTCCTAGTGCCATTAAACTTTAACTGAGCTACCCAAATTCCCTGTTTTTCGTACTTAGGTAGATCAGCCGGGCGAATACGGTGTTTGGGGCGGGGTGGGAACATGACATACTCCTAGTTTCTTAGGAGTAGTACAATTCCAATTTCCCCCCCTCTCTCCCCACTATAACACAATGTCCAGAGATGTTAAGTGGGATTGAAAAAGACAATTTCCTGTTAGAAGGTTTGTAGCAATATTCACTACAGCAAATCTCTATATTCCACCCCCCATGCAATTACCTGGATAATTTCGTCTAACTCTAACTTCTTCTTAATCCTCGCTAAATAACTATCCACTGTGGACCTCGCAACATTCAAACGAACGCTAGCAGCCTCGGCGCAAAGCCCGTCTGCTATCATTGCTATCACTTCCTTTTCTCGTACAGAAAGTAGTTCAAATCGTGACGGCATCACCTTACATTTGGCAATCAACGCCACGGACTCTCGGGGGGTATCTTCCCCCTTTAAGATGGGTTCTAGATGCAATTTACACCAACAATTCGGCCAAAGCCGATTATCCGGCAACAATTTAACAGTAACATCAAGGGGTTCTCCTAGTGCTAAACACCTAGTGAGAGCTACTTTTGCTACCTCAGCAGAATCCGGCGTGAGCCAAGACCACCAGTAATTTCCAATAATGCGATTAACATTAGGAACCGGATCAGCAGCCTGAGTATCCGGCGTGAATGTGGGCGGAAACCAACAAACCCGACCTTCACCATCGAAAAGAATGGCAAACTCAGAGGATGGTTTTCCAACCTGTATTGCTTTGTTGTATCTTGCCGCCCATATGATTACATCTAAAATTTCATGTAAATCTAATTTTTCCCTAATTCGGCGCAGGTGGGTATCAACAGTCGTTCTCTCTATAAATAAATCCTTCGCCGCCTTACTAGCGGAAACCCCTCTTCCCAAACGAGCGAGAATATCGATTTCTCTCTCACTCAAGACTTCTAATTGTTCTGGAACGATTATACACTCACTTACAACAGATGCACAATTGCGGGTAGGAGCCAAAGCCGGTGAAATAGGGTGAAACACCAGCCTAGCGCGTTGGCCCGGCCAATCCGGGTCGCCCTCAAGCAACCGGGCGATCAAAGTTTCCATCTGATTTAAAACGACACAACGAGATATTGCCGTTTTAATTTTATCCGCCGAGTCTTCTTGAAAGAAATCCCAGGGGTATGTATCAACAATTTCATTATTCACATCTTGAACGGTAACAGCTTGAGGAAACCAAACTGTTCGTCCTGTGCCATCAAACAAAACTTGAAATACCGGATTTTCAGACATATTTTTGCCTCAAATTAAAACAGCCACCGATAAGGTGGCTGTTTTCACCGGGCTACCATTCAACATCTAACCGATTTTGAAGGGTTAGTGCTAAATAGGGGCAACCATTTCCATTTGGCGAAGTGTTATCAATGACCCGGATTGCTGCTACTTGGGCCATTTGTTTTAAATAAAAGGTGGGGACTTTCCCCTTCAGCAATACATCGCCATCAACACATTCAACTTCAATCTTACAGTTTCCTACGTGTGGGTCAGCAGAAATTTCTCTCCGTACCCTTTCTGCTACTTGCTGCATTCCGTTACTCTCCTTATTCAGTGCATTTAAAAGGTTCTCCACAATCTCCGCATATTGCATTTAAACGGCGGCGACTCTCAGGCCGACGACCAGACCGTATGCTATTGTGCGGTGGCGGACAACTACAGGTGTATTTTAAGAAAAATTGCTTACGAGGAACACTACCGTCAAAATTTAATTTCTCTTTCAAAGCTTCGAAAACCGTTTTGTCACAGCTTTCGCTTAACGATAAATAAATTTGCTCCCTTTTTTCGTTATTTCGTCGTGTTGGAAGAAAAACATCTTCACCACATGAAACAGGATAAGACGTTGTTACCCATCCAAAAGTCTTGTGGCGAATTACGGTAAGCCCTACTTTGAGAGCCGAATCCAAGAACTTGCGATTGTGATACGAATTTACAGTCCTGTCCCTTACTCCCTTTTGGAAATTGCGGATATGGCACATTTGATGCAAGATATTATCAAGCATCTCTCTGAAGATGGCATCCTCAAAGTGTTCGCCAATCACCAAGGCGTAAGGTTCGGGCGTAAAGCGAAAAATCCCCCTTTTTCTAGGGTTTATCCGAATCTTGGGTTCATTCAACTCACCATGAAAGAACCCCTCATTGAAATGGCGAAACGCACGCCTAATGGGTGTAACAAGAGCCTTATCCATAACTAAATACGATCCCCCTGTCAAGCCCAAACCTGCCCATTTTAAAAATGAGCCCTATTTGACTACTTGTTCATTACGGCGGATCGCATCGAATACTTCGCGGCGGTGAACAGGCACTTCCTTCGGAGCCTCAACCCCCAGGCGCACCTTGTCGCCACGAATTTCAACAACAACAATGGTAATGTCGTCGTTGATTACGATACTTTCATTTTTCTTCCTTGATAAAACCAGCATTTTTGTCTACCTCCATAAAGAGTTCATCAACCGACTCGCTCAGATCGGTGAAATGATTCGCCGCCTCTTTAAGTCTCGGTGAGCAATCCGATCCAAAAAAAGCGACTTCTACGGTAATACCCGTATCTTGCCGAAGCCTTTTCACCGTCCTGGCATAACTGGCGTCACCGGCCACTAATATAAATGTATCATATTTCCCCATGCGACTCAAGGCGCACATATCATAAATTACATCCCCACTCACAGGTTCTACCGAAAACGACTCTTCTGCCCGAAAATCCTGTGTTTGGGGAACGCAGATGGTAAAATAACCGCCTCGTTCTAAAGCATAATAGAACGTTTCTCTTTTTTCGGCGGCTTTTCTAGCCATGTCAAAACCGATTTTAGGAAGTTGTGGCTCGCTAAAATAAAAATAAGCGCAACCTAGATTCCTACTGTCGGCAAGATGTTCCTTCAACTTAATGTAATCCATTCTCCTTCCTCGGAGAACTGTTTTGGGCAGGTTCCGAATCGCCTCAAAAATTTCACTATTATCGACAAAGATTGCTACATTTTCTCTAGACTGCGCAATTTCCCAAAGTTCATCTATTGTCTCATGTATCCCCTCTAATTGGTGGGCCAATGATATTTCTTCCCGCTTTGTCAATTCAGCCATTTTCAACAACTCCCTGTGTCAAAATTCTAGGATAAAAAAAGTTGAAATTGTACCTCTGCCGGTGAGACAACTCAAATTTTTATGTTATATTGAGGAAAGAGGTTCTTTATGAGGATTACCATGAAAGACCGACCAAGCGGCTTAAAGTATCGCACCACCCGAAAGAGGGTTGAAGTGGAAGCCCGATATCGCGCATTGGGGCCACACGTACCAATACAATTTCGTCAGCTTTTTCAATGGCTCTTGAAAGAATCTGACGACTTTCCCGACCTTACGGAAGCGATAAACTACCAACTGCCCATAGAAAGCATTACCACATTGGGGGGGGACGATACTAAAGAGGCTCCCACTACCCCTTTGCCCAGTATACCACAGATTGATCCAACGTCAACAGAAACTCGTTCCCTTCAGGAATTAGTAGAAAATGTCCTTTCACCAAATGGGCACAATAATTCCTATCAGCATCTTACTCATACTGCCCCGCCTGAAAATCACACTCCCATTCCAACCATTGCTGAATTGAAGGCTTCATTTGTTAAAAATCGCTACTTTATTGACGATCAACAGATTTTCAGTATTCATCAAGCGATCCAATCGGCGCAACCCATCATTGTAGATGGACCCCCAGGAACCGGAAAAACCGAACTGGCAAAGCAAATTGCCCTTGCTATGGGCTTAGATGTAACCGACCGAAATCACTTCGGTAAGTTGTTTTGCACTCCTGACGTTTCTAAAGATGAATCCGTCTACAGTTGGAATGATGCAAAACGCCTCATGGACCAACAACTTATTAAAGACTTGGCCGCTCGCCTAGATTTCAATGAATTGTTGGCAATCTACAAGCAAGTGGCGAACAATACGTACTCGGAAAGATACCTTGATATTCATGTATTGCTTCGCCATTGCATTATCCCATTCCGTAGTGTGGTGCTTATTGATGAAGTAGATAAGACATATCCTGAATTTGACAATTATCTTCTGGATATTCTTATCAACAACAACTTTGAAATCCCTGAATACGGGCGAATGGGAAGACCAGATAGAGCAGAAGGTGAAAATGCAATTCACCGCCCCATTTTTGTTCTCACCACTAACCGAGAACGTGATCTTTCCGGTCCATTGGCGCGGCGTTGTAAGCCGGTGTGGTTTAACTACCTACCCGAGAATCTTGAAGCGAAAGTAGTTCAAGCAAAATGTGGTGTTGAAGAAATGGAGGCGGGGCGAATTGCCCAGTTCTTCAAGAAGATTCGCACCGACCAGACTTTACACCTACAACAGCCACCTTCTACGGCTGAAGTTATTGAAACCGTAAATGCTATTGTGGCAGGTGTTGGGGCGCAAGAGTACGAACAATTACGATCTTCAGCAACTATTTTTCAACATCATTGTCATTGGATTAAAAATCGCCGTGACTTTGAAGTAATTCATGGCAAATATACCGATGCCAGTGGAAATTGGAGGGAAGTAATATGATCCGAGGTCTAATCAAAACCGATGTCTTTAAAGAAGATCAATACCTTTATCTAAAATTTGTTGAAAGCCGAACTACCGGCGTATACTATCTGACTCGCCGGGAAGCAGAGGCAGATGAATATGGTGAGTACCTATGTGATTTAGAACACTTCCAAAAGAGATGGAGAATTCGTCTTAGAGGCGGCGAGATATTGCCTGAGTCTATCCAACGCATGGGCTTTAACGAACGAGAAGACGCCGCACAATTCTATCTTGCTTTTAAACTTAATGTAGCAGAAGAAACTGCAAAACATCCACTTCCAGAGGATGTAACAAACTACATAGAACGCCGCTCAAGGGACATTAGAGAGGAAGCAAAAGATCTAAGTGATAGATTACACAGTGTCGTTATGGAACAACGAAGCCTTCGGTATCTAGCTGAACAATATAACTTGCAACGAGTTATGTGGGAAACAGAGGAAGCTGATGATAAAGAGGCTGTCAAAGATCTACTTGAATTTAAAATTGGTGATGTGCCATTCTTTTCAGAAGCATATCTTTATGATGCAATCGGCAAGGAAGATGCAAGAACGGTACTCGCCCTAGTGCGAAACTTAGTCCGACTTGTTGATCCCGCTCAACAATTTGGAGTTTAAAATGACAACCTTTGGCCTGCTACTGGTTTGTTTTGCATTAATGCTGAATCAAACTGCTGTAAAAGATCCACACTTAAGATGGCATTGGATAATATTTTCAGCACTAAATGTATTATACTTCAGCATACACCAGCAATGGTTTTTCGTAATTGTTTGGATGCCTTTGCTCATCCTAAATACAGGACTTCTGATTTCATGGTACAAAAAGCTTCGCCCTATGATTGTAGCCCACGAACAGGCACTTATAGAAATATCACAGCGACCAATCCCCGCTGATCCAAATGCAATATTTCCCACGGACGACGACGATGAATGAAACCGCCTTACTAACCCGACAAATGCACACGCTCACCACGAATGAGATTGGAGAGCTTAGGCGCATTGCTAAGACGGTCTTTGAACCGCTTATTCGTCCATTCCGCCAAAAACGCACAGTCGCTCAATTTGACTACCGTAAAACTATTAGAACCGCTCAAAAGATCGGGCATCTGCTTCCTGCCTACTCTCGGGTAGAAAGAGAACATAGGAAAAGCCGCCTCGTTATTGCTATGTCCCTCTCTGGGATTGACCGTTGTGCGGCTGTATCTTTAATTCCTTTATTCGCTGAACTGCGACGGTTCCTAGACTTCAAACTTTATATCTATACATCAGATTTAATTGAGGCGGAATTCACGCACGATGGTTTCCTTGCCAACGATCATGAAATTTGTTGGAATAATGTTGCCGCGCCCATTGTATTCTCCCGCCTCGCTGAAATGGATTTTGATAATCAAGAGGATACCTTGCTTCTAATTGATTCTTTAGGAGGCGGGGATTCTGAATGGTATTGGTACTGGAATAAGACGAACCAAAAGGAAGTTCGTGACGAACAAAAGAAATATCTCATTCCGGCAGATGAATGGGGCGGATACTGGACGAGGCTCCGAGAACGACTTGCCGGTGATTATGATATTAGCAGACTAAAGAAGAGCGAAATACCGGCTGGGTGGAAGAAGGCGGTAGAGCGTAATTGTGTCCAAAGATGGGTAAATGCACCCGCCTTAGTAGATTATCTTGTACGATGGATGTTTAATCCTGAATTCGGGAAGAGAACACATGGCGATTGGTTCCCGAAACCCAAGCATTATTGGGATGAAACGATTAATGTAAGCGATGCCCTTCCCAAACTACGTCAGAAGTTTCGTTCCATTCATTTGCTTTCGCCAAACTACAACGAAGACACCGAAGACCGACTTCATGATATTTTAAACTTAAACACCATTGACTATTGCCACAGAACGGACACTATTGAGGGGTTGGCGGCTGTGCTTGCCAACATCGTTCACAACCGTTGCACAGACAAATTAACTTATGACCTACCTAAGTTCCAAGAATTCATTGATACAGAAGATGAAACTGTGCCGGATGATGAAGGGGAGGCGGTTCATGACGAGCAGGTAGCCACGCCTCAAGATTGTTTTGCCGACTGTGCCGATGCATTCCCCTGGCTACCGACAGAAACTCAATTCACTGTTCAAACTAGGAAGCGGGGAACGGAAGAACTAAAAGAAACTACCGTACCTTACAATAAGTGTGACGTAGGGGAATGGTTCCCAAATGCTTATCAGCACACTCGTTACCATTCTATGTTTAGTTGTACTCCTGAATTAAAAATTGATTCAGGGGATTCAAAATTTACACAACTGCAAGCATGTGAGGCGTTTCTTAGGGCGGTACAAGAAAATCATATTGTAGCTTTGACGAACTATACCACGCCTCAAATCACAATGAAAGCGCGACCAGAGGAAACAATTAAGCTTTCCCCTGAATTTACCGCTCACCGTACCCGTGCATTGCAAGAGTGCGTTCAAGAGGTAGCCCAACTATTTGCACCATGCTATAAGCCCTATGTAGGTGCGACTCCTTTAGCCAATGTGGTTTGGTGTAGTGTTGGTAAGTTTAAACCGGAGAAATTATCAATTGGCGTTAAGCCGGATGATAAAAAAGACTGGAAGAGGACGACATTCCATGAAGTGGGACACTACTTTGAACATATCTCTCCCGAAGTTGGTGCATTTACTAATCATTTAATCAGGAAGAAAGTAGGCACCATCCAAAAACAGAAACTCGTTAATGTAATGCCGGGCGAGAAAGCCATGCCGGTGCAAGACGGATCAACAGATTGGATTCACATTTATGCAGGAAAGTGGTACAAAAGGGATCACGCCGATCTTCCAAATCCCACTGAAATCCTCAGCATGCACCTAGAATACTTCGCTTCGCCTGAAAAACTACTTGTACTCGCCAAACACGATCCCTTTATGGTGAGATTTATCGCTTACATCATAATGGGCGGGCCTGTTGCTGCCTTTAAGGCGAGCAAGGAAGCAAAACTTCAAAAGGCTCTACAAGAAATTGACCAGCGTAACCGACCTTCCCACGGCTATTCCTACAGAGGCAGAAGGGGCAGTTATGGAGGCGGCGGTTCATCTTACACCCCCAAGAAAAAGGATAAGAAATTCGGTGTCTAAATGGATCACTTTACAGAAGAACAACCTAAAGACGGCGATACGATGCTCCATTGTGACCATATAAAAGGAGGCGGCAAGTGTCATTTCTTTAAAATCTCTGAAACAGCTTTTACCAGACCAGATGGCACTTCGGGAACATCTCACTGGATTATGTTATGTGATGCCTGTTTTCAAGCACACGGCGAGACAAAAAATTTCCAAATTACAGGCGATTCACAATGGGTTGGCGATGAACCCGAAATAAAAATCAACCCAGATATGAATTAGATCAATAATGGCCCACCAATTAAGGCTGTTGTCGGCCATGCGTCATTATAATGTCTAACAAAGTAATTTTTTAAAATGAAATTTACAAACCCCTTATGCCTTTTCATATACCATCCGAAATCATGAATGATACAGAAGTGAAAACTTTCCTTCAAATACATAAAAGAACCTATTCTTGCATACATGGGGCTTTAATCGATGAAAATCAAACTATACTTCTTTTCCAAATTTAATTTGCGAAGATTTTTCCAACTATTTATAAACTGAAATTGGTAATTATCTCTTTGATATCTCTTTTGTGTTTTTTTAAACCATGCTTGGTTAGATTCCAACCCTAAAATACAAACATTGGAATGGGTTTTGGCATAATCTGAAAATATCTTGGCGCTGCCGTCTCCTGTTCCTAATTCCAAGATGAAATGATCTTTGTCTTTGTTTAATTTATTTAAACAATTTGTCAAACAAGGTCTGTGAGTGTAATAAGGATTCATTAGGAAAATAAGGCGACGAGGGAATTCCCCTCGTCGCCTTTTTGTTTGCTTTCATTGCTACGCTAGCGATTCTAACAACGAAGCGTTAATTATGCAGAGGCGAAGCCCGTTCCCCACAATCTTTGCGTACAAATTGTGATTGCTGCGACATAAGCACCACTATTACCCGAACACAATCGGTTAGTAGAGGGGCAGTTAGCATAAAAGTAACGCCAAGTAGTCGTTGTATATACGTTATTTGGCTTTTTACATCTCATAAGATTTCCTCCATAAATAGCCTTTAATAGTATGTATGATAGATAACTTCTATTTTGAAGCAATATCTCGCATATACAGATTTTTATTCCCCTCCATTATTTTTTTCGCATGGGGATTGGTTCGCCTCAAATATTGAAGTGTAGCATCCCCCTCATGGTGTACCCAACTAGAACCACACACGGCTTGCTTATATCCATAGCTCCGCATACGGTCAGCTAGTTCTCTATTTTCATAACCAGCGTAAGGGTAATGCTTTATAAATCCCTTAATATAATGAAATAAATGCCTATGACACAGGGCACAATAGAGGGGTAAGTATCCTTCTTCCAAAACTACATCCTCTGTAGGTTCGGCGTGTCTCTCCGCGTAGAGCTTATTCTTCAACTCTACATCTTCCACGGTTGGGTTATTAGTTCTAGAACCAACCATCTTTACCCCTTCTGCTTTTAATTTTTGCATAGTCTGCCCCATTGCCAACAGCCAATTGGCATCTTCTATCAGGCAGTCAGAGTGCAAAAAAACTACCCAAGGGAACACATTGGGTTCATTTTCCATTGCTTTCATCCCATATTCCAATGCGCCTCCAAACCCTAATTGTTCTTCAGTTTGTACTGATTTCAAATTAGGCACATCTTCAAATCCATCAAATACAAAATTAGAATTAGGAGAACAATCATCTACTAGGCAGATTCTAAAATGATTACTTCTGGTAAGATATATTAGACTACTTACCAGGGAGGCGACCTTTTCGTATTGCCCATGAAATGGAATAATAATATCAACATATTGATCGGAAAACAATTTGCCCTGTTTAATAAAATCACTCTTCAGAACTTTGCTGCCCGGTTTCATCTTGGGGAAGTTTGACATCTACGTTTCCTTTTCCCTTTCCTGTCTGTGTTCTTACAAAATTGACGAGAATATCTTTTAAATCAGTAACATCTTCGAGAAATGTAACTTCAGCCTGATTTTCTAAGGTTTTAATGGATTGTTCACACTTGCCAAATCCAAAGAGCATTAAATTTATATCAAAGCCTTTAGTTTCATTTAAATTAAAAACTTGCCTACAGGGGATTTCATCTTTAGCTCGATATTTGTCAGTAATTACAATTACATACCGTCTAAAATCTTCCGGTTCACATGCCAAGAGCAGCATGGTCTGTTCTATTGCCATATCCAATTCAGTCAATGGTGGCTTGTAAGAAAGCAACCTCTGGATCGCTCCGCCTTTTTTCTCAGGAATCACTTCAATTTCAGGCTCAAAGAAGTAGACCCGATCTTCCGGCTCTAAGCAGTCCGTATTCAGAACTTCACCTAACGCATTTTTTAGCAATGTAGAGTTTTTAATTCCATTTGTTCGACGTTCTGAGCAATCAAACACTACTCCCAATAACAAGGGAATATACCTATTAAATTCATCAAACATTCTTTCTTTTCTCCCTGTGGAACTTTCTAATAGGGTGGTCATAATCTTTTAATGGATGCATAAGGCAGGCTTCAGAGAAGTTTTCTACTTCGGGGTGCAAATCTGGTCTGAATCTCAGGGGGAACTTTTGATAAGCACCATGCCAGGCACCATCTGCTGTTGTCCAACTGGCAAACTGTGACACTTTCCCTCCGAAGTGAGCGGCTAAACTTGGATATAGATGTTCCGCTAGGTCATACCCCCCTTGGGCTTCATAGCCAGGGAAATATCCCCCTGAAAAATCATTAGTGAGGTAGAGAAATCTTTCAAAAAAATTAATTTCCGCCAACTTTCTAATAAACTCTCCACTATAGAAAACACAACAACCCAATAAATAGTGGCTGCCGTATATTTCCGTTTTCAACATAGATTCCAACAATTCAAACTGATACCCTCCCAATCGATGATCGTTACCAATTGCCCAAACTCCCATCTTTTGCGCAATTTGTAATTCTCGCAAGAAAGCATCAGATCCCACAAGGCAATCATACTCTAAATAACAATACCAATCCATATCCGACCACAGAGTATTCGCCTCTTTTAAAGCTAGTGTAACATTCCTGTATGGGCCTCTATTGTGCTCATGATGGAAGCCTTCCAGTTTATAACAGGGCATATTCACTGATTCCAACTCTTTCCAACCTGCTCCATCCACAACCATTAAAACATCTTCTGTCATCCATTTTTGGACAGAATCTAAAGTGTCATGAACAACTCTTGAGTTTTCATGCGTATTTAATATTGTGGCTATTTTCATAAAATTACTACTATAAGTAAGTAAGTTAATTTCAAACGGAGAGTTAATAATGAATGAAAAAGATACCGAAATTTTGAGGAAATTATACTACACGCTAGCTAAGAAAACCAACGACAAAGACATATCGCCCTTTCTACCCACCCTAGCAAGCATGTTAGGTGAAGATCGCGCTGAACTGGTTAATCTCAAAAACCTACTTAATGCTAATGAATGGCCGAAAGCTGTTGATTCTAATTTAATTTGTGATGTAGACTCAGACGATGATAAATTATCAAGAGCGGAAGGAATTTTAGAGTTAATCATAGAAAGAAACTTGCAAAATAAGAGTTTTCTAGATTTCGGCTGCGGAGAAGGACATGTGCCATTAAAATCCCTTGCTCAAGAACCAATCAAGGCAGTAGGATATGACATTGAAAAAAATGCCACTTGGGATACCTTTGAGAAAAATGAAAAGCTACTGCTCACTACAGATATGAAAGAAGTAGAAAAATTTGCCCCTTACGATGTTATTCTTCTTTATGATGTTTTAGACCACATGGAAAGCGGTCAGGTAGAAATTCTCACAAAGGTCAAAGAACTCCTTGCTGACGGTGGGGCTGTTTATGTGAGATTCCATCCATACTGTTCCCGACACGCACTTCATCTTTATCATGATATTAATAAGGCATATATTCACCTAATCTTCACAGAAAAAGAGCTTACTGACCTGGGTTATAAAGTAGAACCAAATGCTAAAGTAGTGCATCCCATTGTGGAATATGGCAAATGGATTAAAGAAGCCGGTCTAATAACTAGCCATAGCAACACTCTACGCGAACGAGTTGAACCATTTTTCGGCAAAAATAAAGCCATTAAAGAGAGAGTTAGATTGCACTTTACAGGAAGTACAGATAAGCATATTAAAAAAGGCGGTTTCCCAACCTTCCAGTTAGAACAACAATTTTGTGACTATGTATTGAAAAAATGAGCGAACAATACGATTTAGAACTTATACTACCTGTCTGTAATAAAAATCAGTATGGCCGAAGATTAGCTGATTTCAAAAAATACGGTCTTTTAAATATAAAAGATAAAAAGGTAAGAGTTGATCTCTTAGTCGGGCCTGAGAAATTCCGTGAGAATCCAAAAGAAGGATGGCCTAGTGGGGTAGATGTAACTGTTGTTGTAGAAAAACAAACTCCAGAAACAGCTAAAATATACAATTACCTATCCACTTGGACAGCCGAAGACGCACTCAGATCTCGATGGTTCGCTAAATTTGATGATGATAGCATAAATGATCTCTCTCATTTGGTTGACATGCTAGACTTAGAATATGACCACCAAAGGGAATACTACATAGTAACTGAATTTAGACACGAACAACACAAGTATGAAGATAACCTACTACGCAAAATGGGCTTTGAACGATGGTTTAGACAAAGAAATCCATTATGGCACGAATTAGAAGGCTCAGTTGCCTCTCAGGCCGCAATGAAAAGAATAGTAGAAAATAAAACTGCTATGAAATTCATGAAAGAAAGATCAAAAATATTAGAAGGATACTCCGACTACTGTTTAGCTTGTGCCGCTAGAATTTGTAAAATCTACCCCTCCGATGCTTACTTCCTCTCAAAAGATCCGCAAATCGGACAATTTTCTATGCTCGGAGGACATTTAGCCCACATTCATACCATTTCACATGATAGAGCGCCTCATGCATTTGATCTATTGCAACGAATGCTCAACAAGACAATGCATAGCTCTAATGGACAGGGGAAAAGATTATATGAACAAGTATTAAATAGAGATTTTGTCTTCAAACGTGATTCTTTAGATAAAATAGCTATGATTCATTTAAGCCCAAACGGCATAATTGAACACAATAACTCAGAAGAGCGAATTTGGCATATTACAGATACAGGAACCCTAGAATTTCTTGCTAATGATGGAACACTAAGAATTGTTTTTGATAACTTCGATGATGATTTTAAAATGTTAGAAGGATATTGCGTCTTTAAGAAAGCCACACACAACAAACTTGAAGTTAATCCAGCAAAACCATTTATAAGAAGACTTGCTTAGTATAACCATATCTGTCCATCATGGTGAGAAATTTGTTCTTGATTTCCCCATCAGGAATATCATCTGATGTGAGATCCTTTTCCCTATTACGCATAGTATTAATTTGCTTGTTCTTAAAGACTACACGCTGAACAGGAACCTTCAAAAATTCAAAAAACCCATCAGGAAATTCATCTTCCGCCCGATGAAAATAATAGGGGCGACTCTTACCAAGCTTCTCAATACGCCCGTTCCATTCCAATAAATAAGAACAGGCCCGTTCAATGGGATTCTCTACACTACTCAATGATTTACAATGATGCCACATCCACTGCTCCCAACCCCTTTTATTAAATGGGTTTTCTTTCAATCCTTGAAAATATTGTAAATCTTTAATAAAAGAACTAATCACGGAAAGGGGATTTCTTACGACATGAATAACAGGTACGTCTTGTAGATTAAATTTATTTAAATAAGGCAGTGCCATATAGCTTGAATCAGCCACTATATCATTCAAATGAACCCAACCGTGATTCCCAGCGCATTTGCTCATTGTGGGTTTTCGTTCACCAAATACTCGCTTCTCAATCACACCAGGCTTTGCTTGATTGAAAATGCTCTCATGCCCACAAGGGACTCCCAATGATGTGAGCACCCTTGCCATATAGACAGTACCACATCTTCCCGTTCCTGTAACAATATACTTTAAAAATGTCATATCATTATAAATTAGTTTTACTTCTTTAAATGTATGCGAAGTTATCATTATCTAATCGTCGGAAGTGGGCTTTTTGGCGCTACGTTTGCTAGAGAATTAAAAAAAGCCGGGAAAAAAGTCCTGGTTATTGAAAAAGACGATCATGTTGGTGGTCATGTCTACACAAAAAAAATACACGGGGCGGAAATTCACCTGTATGGCCCTCATATCTTTCATACTGATAGTAAAAAAATATGGGACTACGTGAATAACGTAGTAGAATTTGAACCCTACTTCCATAAAGTGAAAGCTAAATACGGCAACAAGATATACTCCCTGCCGTTCAATATGTCAACATTCTACGAATTGTGGGGATGCACAACACCTGGGGAAGCTTACCAAGAGATTGAGAAACAAAAGGTCAAAATAGAAAACCCACAAAATTTAGAAGATTGGGTATTATCTCAAATCGGCCCAGACTTGTATCAAACCCTCATTTATGGTTATAATAAGAAACAATGGAGTAAAGAACCTCGTAAGCTGCCCGCCTCTTTAATTAAAAGGCTACCCCTAAGATTCAATTACAACGACAATTACCACCACAGTCGCTATTCGGGGTTGCCTGTTGGGGGTTATACAAACTTTGTAAATGAATTATTAAAAGATGTAGATGTTCAATTAAATACAGACTTCTTTGAGATTAAGAAATGGCAGAAGATTGCCAAAAAATTAATTTATTCAGGCCCTATTGACCAATTGTTTGATTACAAATATGGGACATTAGAATATCGGAGCTTAGAATTTAAACATGTAGTATTAGACTACAGTTTTCAAGGCATCCCCCAGATGAATCACACAGAAGCAGATGTGCCATTTACGAGGACGGTTGAACACAAATACTTCCGCAGAGAAACAGCCGACAACCCCAGATCGGTTGTAACTTATGAATACCCAATCAATTGGGAGCCAGGGAAGAAGAGATACTACCCAATCAACGACGATAGGAACAATGAGATAAATCGGAAATACCAAGAGGAATTGGGAAAACAACCCAAAGTCATAGCCGGGGGACGGCTCGGCACTTACCGCTACCTAGATATGCACATGGTTATTGGACAAGCACTCAAAATGGCAGAAAAGGAGTTGTCGTGAAATTGAAATTCGTTGAAAACCTATTTGGTGTGGGCGATAAACCTAATACTAAATGTTGTGTGTTTGAACAGGAACGATATGAAGATAATCGGGGGTTTTTCCAAGAACTATACCGCACAGACTTCTTTATTGACCAAATAAGCTACTCAACATCTAATAAAAATGTGGTAAGAGGCTTACATTGCTCGCCGTATCCAAAACTGTGCCAATGTCTTAGGGGAAGACTCTTTGATGTGGCTGTGGACATGCGGAAAGATTCCCCAACCTATTTACAATGGGGCGGGGTGTGGTTAGATGAAGATAACCGCAGACAGCTTTATGTGCCACCCAATTGCGCCCACGGATTCTACGCCGCAGAGGACAATACTATACTCTTGTATGTCCAAGGTGGGCAATGGAGCCACGGAAACGACAAAGAATATAACTGGCGTGACCCTGCATTCAGCATAGATTGGCCGGAAGCCGAAGAATACATCTTATCTGAAAAGGATAAAAATGCTGCTTTTCTTGATATATAATCCTATGGACGAACAACAGGAACTTGAATTCAAGAAATGGCTTCAAAAAGAAGGACTTTGGCTAAATGACTCAAACGCCGAAGAAACAAGAGGCGGCGTTCGGGCAAAAGCAATGAGCAAACGAGGCCAGCCCGGCTCTCTAGCCCCAATGGGAGGCGGCATGGGTGGGATGGGCTCTCTAGCGCTTAGATAGCTTTACCAACAGATTTCAATTAGAATCTCTTCAACACCCGTTAAATCAACTTCGGTATCAACAAGCCACTTCTCAATGGCAAGCCCATACCTGTCAATGAACTCTTCTAATGTGCCATCGAAGTTGTTAGTTTCCTGTTGATCCCTATGATAAGCTTCTATATTCGCCTGTGTCAATTCGTCAGCCCATGTTGAACCTTCATCCGGTTCAAATTCCGACCACAATTTCAAATAGATATCATTTGCAAATCTTTCTGCCACCTTATTTTGAACGGCTTCCTGAATTTCTTGGGGAAGTTCAGTGTACTTGAGAAATAGAACTGTTTTTTTAGAAAACATTTATCACCCTCCACAAAAAACGACCCGCCCAGATGAAACCTGGACGGGTCGCGTAGCCGGGGCCGCAGAACCCCGAACCGTAAATCATTTCTGCTTAGTGAGGGGCACCGTTGGAGTGACATTCTTCAAATCAGTCCAAAGGGTTCCTTCACCGGCATACAGAAAGTTCAACTTAATATCTTCAGGCAAACCTTCAGCAAACTGCCAATTGGTGTAAGCAATTGAATCACCGAACGCCTGAACAGCTAACGCAAACTTCTGCGATTTAGCTTCCTGTTGAAGTTTTTCAGCCGTTGCTTCGGCTTCTCCAACCACAACAGTTCGTTGGGCATCTAGCTCGGCAACCTGTTTATCAATCGCTGCTACCAATTTTTCGGTTTCAGCTTCAATTTCGCCAGCCTGCTTTTCACCTTCAGCAACAGCCTCGGCGGCGAGTTTCTTGGTTTCCTCTGAAATCCTAGCCGCACCCAAAACAACCATTTGTTCAGCTTCACGAAGATTAGCTTCAACTTTGGCTGTATCCTTCTCTTGACTTCGGGTTAGCTTCAATTCATCGGCAATGTATCCCTCTTGAATAGGAATCCGCACTTCTTGAGGAATATAAATGTGCCGTACCAAGCCATAAAGTAAGGTTACATTCTTCCCACCTTCCATTAGGGTTGTGCCGTCCTCTTGTGGAACTTCACCACCCTCCAAGACACTCTTAAACTGGGAAGATGTATCCGTTTGAAATTGCTGGCGACTCTCACCAACAAGCAGATCAACAGCACCCAACTTGCTACCATTGTTACGACAAATGGATTCAGATTGAGGGATAATAACCTTTTGCTCTACCGCCTCAACATTTCCAAAAGTTCTAACAATTTGTGGGGCTTGCTCGGGCATGATTCCCCAAATGGCGGTGAAATCCAAATGAATTTTAAAGCCATCATTTGAAGGGAATGAAATACCAGTATCTTCCACCGGCAGATGCTCACCACTTTCATCCACAAAATACACGGGACGTTCAGGAGTTGAGCCTTCTCCCAGTTTCTTATCTACGGTAATGCTGGTTTCGCAATATCCAATTTCAACAATATCAACCTGCGCTTCTCGGGGATTCACAGGATACAACCCAGGTGGCAGAACCTTCTCTTGAATGCCCGCTACAAGCTTGGCTGTCTTGTCGTCAGTCAGATAAGTAACAACACCAACATAACCAGCAGGAATCTCTACCCATCCAGAGTGTTTTACCTGCAATCCTACCTTCTCGGTTTGAGTTTGCACAGTTTTAAACTCATACGCATAAGGGTGCGCCCGATAACGACCAGGACCGAAACACTTCCGAAGGATACCCTTGTATTTAGTATCTCCCAAATCACCATCTACAAGGAATTGTCCCTTGTCCAAGTTGTCGCCCAATTTACTTGTGCAAATGCCAACTTGACCGGGTTGAATAACAACATCCGGCACAATGGTTCGCTCATACCAAATGGGGCAGTAAAAATGCCGACCAGGGCCTCTAAGATTTGCCAAAACTCCAATTTCCCCCTCTTGGGCGAAATGTCCCACTTTGGCATAATTCTTACTACCAAAAATAAGCGGACCTTTGTACCTCAGCATGAGGTTGTAGCCCTCGGGCACATAAACCCGATTGACCGTCCAATTGAAAGCCTCATAGCCTAAGTAAAGTCCCAAACACGCGACAATAGCAACAACTGTAATTCTAATAGACTTCATACTTTTCTCCTTATTCTTTTAGTTCTCGGGTTGAACGGCGGGAATTCCTTGAGCAGAACTCTCACTGAATTCTTTGAAAATGGATACCAGAGGACTAGACTCGCCCTTAATAGGACCGTCCGCTGTATTCACCATCATTGCACGATAAGCGGGGGCAATCTTCTTGAACAAAGTCCAACGAGCATACTCATTGCCATCCCCACTAAAGGCTGCTACAGCAGCTTTCCAACCCGCTGCTTCCGCCTCATTGTTGAACATGATAACTTCAGCTTCGGCCTTACCTTTAGCCAAAATCGCAGAAGCTAAATCTTTTGCCGCTTCAAGTCGCTCTGTTGCCACTTGAAGATCTTTGTTGGCAGCAATCAAAGCCAATTCCTGCTTTTTCTTGGCTTCCGTTACTTCAACAACCACTTCCTGATCGGCTTCAACTAAAGCTTTCTTCTGTAATACTAAAGCATTTTCAACAGCAAGTTCTTGTTCAGAAGTTTGCTGTTCAATTTGCTTCTCGTACTGTCCAAGCTGTTGAAAAGCAATTTGACAATCCCGAACAGGACCAGCAATCTTTTGAGGCGGGCGAATCTTGGTAATCAAAGCTTGAATGATTTCCACGCCCTGAGAACTACATGTCGCTTGAAGGTCTTTTTGGAATTCCTCTTGGAATTGAACGCGGGTTTCGCCAGAGATGAATTCTCTACCAGAATGGTTAGAACCCTTCAAACGAGCAAATGTGCGAGCATTGGGGAGGATAATCTTCTTGATGATTTCCTCATCAATCGCATCACCATTTTCTGTGTCATTATAAATGACATAAACAGAAGATGCTTTATCTGGCATTACCCTGAATTCAATAATCCCTTCCAGAGAAACCCAGAAACCATCCTTAGTTGGGAAGCCCAAATCTCCCGCCACGGTGCCAGCCTCAGACAAATTAAACCTCTGACTGCGGCAATCCACCAAGTTAATGTCAGTCACATAAGGATTGACATAATATGTTCCGGGGTCCAACATTGTATCTTGAACACCACGGGAATTGCTGTCTACCAAAAGAACATTTGGATCTTCAGGTACAGGGGCGCTCAAGTTAGTTACGATGCCCTTGAAACCAGCGGGGACAGTTACAGGCGAGAACATTTCAATATGTTCTGCGTAGTTGTCAATTGCTCGCTTAGGAGTACCAATAACCCAAGCATTCAAAGCATAACGTCCAGGTCGTAAGACTTCGGGGACAATACCCTTTTGGGTTTCTTCCCAGGCAATAAGAGTTCGTGGGGGTAGATCTTCCCCATAGAGCCGAACCCTCACTCCTAACTGACCCTCTGGAATTTCAATCTGAGGGTAAACTTCCCAATCCCAAACAAACGGGTTCTTGAAATACCGACCTTCTGCCAGTACGTCCTTTTGAACCCCTTTATACTCATCGGTTAAGGCAATCTCTTCATTGGGAGGAAGATCGGTGCCTGTCTTTTTCGTCAAAACTGCCAAACTTTTGCTCGGAACTTCAATCCGGCAGTTTGTGTAGATGAAAAAGGGAGAAAAAACCAAAATAAACACACCTAACACACACCACGCAATAATCTTTAGACCAGTCGTACTTTCCATTGCTTGCTCCTTTCATGAGAGCCATTCGAAAACATTCGTGTCTTTCCCATCATATCATAAAAACCGCCAATGTAAACTGGCGGTTTGGGTAAGATAGAACCTCTCAGGGTACAATTCCTATTCCAGCCACTCTCCATCCTTTTTAAATCCCCGCCTCTCTAATTCTTTATTGACGCGGGTTGCTATTTTTGCCCTGAAGAATTCATCCTCTTCTTCTAATCCATCGGCAGTCAAACCCATGTCGTCAAGAACCTCATCTATGAGGCGGCATCTTCTCTCTCGCCTCTCCAAAATACGCCGAAGTGTTTTGCCCAATTCCGCAGCACTTTCAGCTACCTTGCGAGATGTTTCCGCCGCCTCAGTATTTCCAGCCGCTTCTTCTCTAGCTGCAACCTGATCGTAAGCACTCGTAACCAAAGCAGACTTGTCAAGAAGTTCATCTTTCATATTTAATTTCGGTGTTGCCCACCTATATAGAGTATGAAGACATGTTCAAAATGCAATTTAACTAAAGACGAAACGCTATTTTCTAAGAACTCTTCCACTAAAGACGGGTTGTACGCATGGTGTAAGGCGTGTGCGAAGGAATACCGGAAAACTGAATATAAAAAAAACAAGGCTCAACACAAAGCAAGAAACCGCAAGTGGCGAGAAGAAAATGTTGAACATAATAAGGCTCGCAATCAAAAGTGGTTGAAAGAAAACGCCGAACACCGTAAAGTATATAAAAAGGAATATCGCAAAAAAAACCAAGAATCAATTAATGCTTATAAGCGGGAGAAATACCAACGAGACATGCAAAATCCTTACTTCAGGCTCAAGGAGTGTCTTCGTAATCGCCTCCGTAAATACATAAAACGAAAAGGAAACACCCAACGATCTAAAGACTTAACCGGATGCACCATTGAAGAACTTGTACTCCATCTTGAATCAAAATTTATGGAAGGAATGACATGGGACAACTATGGGAAGTGGCACGTTGACCATATCATTCCTATTTCCAGCTTCAATCTCACACTAGAAACCGAAGTTGAAAAATGTTTCCATTTTACCAATCTTCAACCTTTGTGGGCAAAAGATAATTTAAAAAAAGGCAATCTTATTCAGGATGAACTAACGAAAACTCACCCTTCATAACCCTTTTTATGTTCTTAGTCTTAACACCAAAACGATGATCTACACACCTTGATTCCATAAAATTGTAGGTGCGAATTTTATCGCCTCGGTTACCACTTCCAACTAAAAACCTACGTAACCTGCTGTACTTCTCATCCGACTTAGACCTGTAGTGATCCTGCACTTTGGCTGTTAGGACTTTTAATGCAGTACGACGATTGGTATGTTGATCTCTACCGTTTATGAAAACAGACAGTTTAGTAGGCAAATGTTTCATCCTAACTGCGCTGTCCGTCTTGTTTTGGTGTTGACCACCTTTACCGTGACCCCCTTGTGTGGTCACTTCTAAATCAGACTCTTTTAAAACAAGCCCATTTTGCTTGTGAATAGGCAGGATTGCTACCTTAATATAGGAAGTCTGCTTTCTGCCTTTGGATTCGGTTGGTGGGATTCTTTGGCAACAATGCTGCCCACCTTCATACTGAAAAGCCCTACCTGCGCCTTTGCCGAAAAACCTAACGGTAACATGCCCGTTAGTGCTTTCTAACAATTCGCTCTTGAGGTTAAGGGTTTTCGCATATTTAAGGTATGCAGCAAGCAATTCATCAACAAAGATTTTGGAGTCTTCACCGCCTTCGCCAAATTGAATCTCTACAACTACTTCATTGGTAGTCTTAAGAAATTCTTTGTAATCATCTAATTCTTGGCTAAAGGCACCCCCTGTTCTTCAATGCTGCATTGCTAAAGACACCCCCTATTCTTTTTTTTCTCTTTCATCTTTCATCTCCTTTAGATGGTTCATAAGTCTAGGCACCAAATCGGCTGCCATTTTCTTTATTGTATCATATTCTATGTAGGGTTGAATAGCCCCGGAATACTCCAAAACATTGACATTTACCTCTTTTGGGGGGAAGTAAGTATCCCCCAACCACGATCCCTCTTCCCTCTCATGATCTAGTTCGTGTTCCAAGAACTGTACAATTTCAAAACAATTTGCATCATCTTTAGGAACGAACCAATTAATATAGCCCGGCAATGAATGTTCTTTGTGGGCTGTCGGCAAACCCGGTTGGTAATGGAACATCGTATAGGTTCCCCACCGGAAAATAATCTCCTGGTGGAGTGACCACAACTTCATCAAAAAACCAGATATTAAGTCGTCGCCGTTCATTTTATTCATCCCTCATCGGCTTCAACCTTCCAGATAACACTTTACCTCTTAGCGGGCAGAAAGCCCCTACCAATTCTAAAAGAATTGGCTGGTCATAAGCGAAGTGAGCGGAGCGAACGAGCATGACCAGCCCTTTAGGGTAGTGGGATGAATGCCCGTGGGCTAAAAATGTCATAAAACATGACGCAAATTAACGCAAGATGAAGCTGGTTTCATAGGACTCACTGCCTTCAACTTTCTTTCCCCAAGAAATCGGCTCAAAAATCAGTTTTCTTTGCTCAAAAAATGTTCTGGCACACTATATACAATGTATGAGCAAGGAAAACAAAGATAAAGATATGCTGGTGCGAGTTCAGCCCACGCTCTTTGAGAAATTCAAGGAGAAGTGCGAAGCAAACTACAAGAGCATCAGCGAAGTCATCCGAGACTTCATGCAACAATACATCAAAGAGGACAAGTGAAACATCTATATTCTTACAAGTTCAGTCTGAAACCAACAGCACAACAAGAAGTCTTGCTTAACAAGCACTTCGGTTGTGTAAGATGGGTCTATAACCATTTTTTGAATGAACGCATGGAAGAATACAAAGCAAACAAGCGAAGCCTCAAACGAAGTGATAACGAGAAAGAACTGCCAACGCTCAAGCAAGAATATACTTGGTTGAAAGAAGTAGGCAGTCAATCACTGCAATACTCGGTCGAATGTTTGCAGAACGCATACAACAATTTCTTTCGCAAGTGCAAGCAGAAAGCCAAAGGCAAGAAAGGTTTTCCTCGTTTCAAGAAGCGGCATGGTAAGCAGTCCTTCAAGGTTAAGCAGAATATCCACTTAGTTGAAGGCAAGTTGATGTTTCCTAAGTTCTTGGACGGAATTGCTATTGTTCAACATCGTGAAGTAGAAGGCGAAATCCAGTTTGCTACTATCAGTAAGAACAAGGCAGGACAATACTATGTGAGCATTACTGTTTCCAGAGAGATGCCGCAACTTAGTCCTACTGACAAAATGGTTGGCATTGACTTGAATGTAAAAGCAAACGTGGATAGTGATGGCAACGCCGAGCCTAATCCAAGACCTGCAAAAGAATACCGAGCAAGATTGAAACTTCTCCATCAAAGAGTGAGCCGCAAAGAAAAAGGTGGAAAGAATAGAAGTAAGGCTAAGAGACAGTTAGCCAAGTTATACTTGAAAGTAACGAACAAGCGTGAAGACCATTTGCACAAACTATCGAAACGTATGATTGACGAAAACCAAGTCATTGTATGTGAAGACCTAAGTGTGGAGTCCATGCTTGCTAAAGTAAGTCCTGATGAACGCAAAGAAACTAGACATAAAGAGAAGAAACGTCATCAGGATATACAGGATTGTGGTTGGTCAAGTTTCCTCAACAAACTCAAGTATAAGGCTGAGTGGTATGGACGAGAGTTCATCCAAGTGAGCCGATGGTTTCCAAGTTCTCAGTTGTGTAATCATTGTAGTTGGCGTTATCACGACTTGCCAAAAGATTGCAAGGAATGGACATGCTGGAATTGTTGGGAGTATAATGACCGTGACCACAACTCAGCGAAAAACATCCTTGAAGAAGGATTGAGAATAAGAACCTCTGGAACAGAGGGAATAGCCTATCGCCCTGATATAAGACCCGCTATGAGTGGGCTATTGGTTGGATAGGAAGCCCCTACCCTTTAGGGTAGGGGTAGTTCACACTCATCAACTTGCATTAGAAGACCACGCCCAAGATGAATTTCTCCCACAACTATTAATTTCTCAGTTCCGTCTTCAAAATAAGCAGCAGTTGCTCCCTCGTTCTGTATAAGATTTGCAATCGCTCGTTGGTAGCCCAAATTGAGTGGTTCCGGCAACAGTATAATAGAATCTTTATTTTGATTGATCCAGTCCAGAATCCCAACCAAAGAACTTTCCACAGAAGGCAACATGACAACATCTTTAGCCACAGCAGTCCTCCCTAGCTGGACGAAGATTACCACAAACAGGACACTTTAATTCTTCTTCAATCATATTTAATCTTGTCAACAATTGATCTACTTTTTCTTCATTCTTTTCCTGTTGCTGCGTCACTTCAACAACCAACCTAGCAATCGTCATTTCAGTATGATTGCTTAAAACTATATTGCTCCCCGTCTTGTTATCAATCAAAAGAGGCGGGCGTCCTTGGATTTCAAACCTTGGCATCTAATCACCCAATTCTCTCAAGGCAATCTGTTTCATATCTTCGGGAGAACAAGTTGTGCAAGTTCTCGCCGCTGCAAACACCTTTGAGAAAAAATCTGCAAGTATGGTTGAATCATAAGACTCAGGAAAATCATCCTTCAATGATCCAATCATAACATTTAAAACAAAGATGCAACCTTGGCTCTTTATCAGTCGCTTAAGTAACCATCCAATCATTTAATACCAATCCTTTCTGAGTTTTTTCATACGAGCCCGAGTTTTCTTTTGTGCCTCAATCAACTCAGGGACCGCCTCATTTATTTCTTTGGTAATTTGTTTATTCTGCTCTTTGAGCAATTGGTACTCTTGCCACTCCTTAACCTCTTCGTCAGACAATCTCCTCACAAAAAGTTCACTATTACGAGAATAATAATGAATTTTAATTGTTGTTTCGGGTTTAGCACTTTTTAGCCTTTTTTGAATGGTCTCGCTCAAAGGGAGTTGAAGCATTTCCTCTAAAGTGAAAACATAATCTTTTCTACCAACAGCTTCTATATGTTCATTATAATGTGGACCCCTAAAAGCCCGAGGTCTGGGACCACCGTAAGTATGAATTTCCCAAATAAAATACTTATCCATCTTTCCAAACTAACCTTTCCTTGGGAGAACCAACCGCCTCACATAAAAATGGAGTCGGATCGGTCATTTCTAGTTCTTTCCTGCCCTGTTGCCATGATTTAGAAGCTTCCGTAGTGCCGTGCTTATACAACTCAACGTGCAACATGCTCCTAGAATGGCCGGGAATATCGGCGCGTTCTTTCCCCTCTCGCAAGACAGGAACAAGACAACCCACATAATCGCCACGCCTCACGGTTTGTCCCACTTTAACATATGGATTGATTTCACCATAACAAACCACTCCGCTTCTACCTTCAACCAACACGGCATCTGTATCATTCCACCACGGCGAATCGTCTTGGGGTCCGGTGAAACCCTCCACACCGACGACCGTACCGCCTTCTACGGCATGCACAGATTGATTTTCCATTCCATAAAGATCAACACCCGTATGGTTAGAATGCTTTCTCTGAAAACCGAAAGCACCAGGATGATAATTAATTGGAATTCCACTGCAATTCTGAAGTGGGAACTTCCATCGTAAAGCATCTGCTGTCGCTTTGGCAATATCAGCAATGTTAGCTAAAGCGCCCTCTCCCTCATCCTTACAAGCCAATTCCTTCTTGATGGGTGGAACCAAATGCCAACTGCCTTTGTGCAAGCCATTTAAGAAGTTTAAATTTCTAAAGGTGAGTGGGTTCTTCCACATGTGAGTATTCATTGCCGGGGCAACAACCACGGGGCGAGTGAAATCCCAAGCGTAAAACACACTTGTCAAAAGGTTATCACAAATACCCGCATTCATTTTCCCAAGCGTATTCGCCGTAAGTGGAGCAATTACAAAAACATCAGCCCACTTCCTCAACTCAATATGAAGAACGGGATCATCCTTTTGCCATTCGTACCGCCACATTTCCTGTGGCTCACCTTTGTATTCGCGCGTGTATTTCCAAGCCCATTCTTCATGCTCGGTAAAAACATCTACAACTTCTCGCAACTCAGAAAGTTTAACAAACGTTCTAAGTGCCGACTCTGTTACTACCACCTTGACTTCCCCAATCTCTTCAAGCGCGGCTACTAATTTGGGCGCAAGAGTGGTAGCAACAGAACCAGTCAAACCTAATAGGATTCTAGGCTTATCCATCAGAAGTCCTCAGTAGTATCTTTGTAGATATGATCTGTGATCTTGTCCATGATACCGCCAAGCAATCTTTGAATGTGCTTGAACAACTTATAGACAATATCATCCAACATACTCCAAGCCGCAGAAAACGGCCAGTAAGTCATCCAACAAATAATTCTTCCCTTATTCTTCCAAGCCTTCGGCTTGATTGTAATAATTGGATCGCCACGATCATCGTCTGGATCGCGGGGGTTGTAATACTCATTAGTCCATCGCCCCCAACGAGTATTATTGCAAAGGTGTTCTGACCATCCTTCCTTTTGATTATCAGGAACCTTCCAGGGGCCTTCCGTCATACCTCCCTCTTCTAACCAACGTCGCTTTTCAACGGTGTAAAGTTCGTGTTCATTAGTGGCATGAAAATACCACTTAATGCAACCCCACACGGCTCCAAGGGCAATATATCCCCCAACAATCCCAACACCTTTCCAGGGATTAGCCGCCAACCACCTTAACCATTCCGCTCCCGGTCCAAAAATCAGTATCAAAAATCCAAAAAACACGGCTACAGCAGTCGCGCCTTTGCCCGTCATTCCCCTCCCTTCCCGACGAATATCACTGAAATCTTCCTCTATTGCCCATACAATTAGACAAAATGCAGCAATAGACAAAATCCAAAACCAAATACCCGGCACTACAAACAAAGCAATCCAAGGAAGTTCAAACATTTCTTCTCTCCTCATAAAAAGGGAAATTGGGTTACACCCAAAGGCGACAACCCAGGGCACATATCACGAATTTTTTCTTCTATTTTCTTTACCCTCTCGCTTTTCCTTAGCTTCATTATACAACTTCCAACCGGGATAATTTAGAGCAATATATTCCGTTAATTGCTCATATGGCATTAGTTGTTTAAGGTTTATACTCATAAAAGTTCCAGTAGACAGTCTTTCTAGTGTTACATGAAACATAAATTACTCCAATTTTAATACTTTTTCTGCAACCACACGGGCAAGATGCTCGGGGTCTTGGGTGTCGGTATGGTATTCCTCCACTCGGAAATTCTCAGGGTCCGGTTGCGACACAATTAAAAGCTTGTGTTCGCCCGCCTTAATGTCACGTAAATCATTTGCCACAACGAATGAACATCCATTTTCCACGATGCTCTTCTTCGCCGCCTCAATTAATTGTGCTTTTGTGCTATCCACCAACAACTTAAACCCAACAAGATGGGTTTTTGGACAAATTTCTTTGATGATTTTAATAAGTTTTGGGGCGGGCTCTAATTCAATGTTCCATTCTTCACTTGATCGAATTTTCCCATCCACTTGATTTGCTACAAGATAATCGCTAACTGCGGCTGCTAAAATCACTACATCAAAGCCACCTAATTGCAGCAAGTCAGAAAGGGCAACCTGATATTGTTCAAAGGTTTTGTAAGTTTGTTCAAAATAGCGATCTTGGCACCTTAAATATTCTTCGTAAAGATGAGCGCCCCGCATAAAAGCAGGGGCAAACTCTTCTTGTGCGAAATTAATTTGTGTAGAAAATGGTGTTCTAAACTCAGCCGCCCCCAAATAAGTCAATCTTGTATTAGGATCGCCACAAAGGAAAATTTGACGCGCAATCTTAGCACCAAAAGTACCACGGCTCATATTCGTGATGCTTCTCACGCGGTCAATAGGGACTTTTGTGCCACCGCTAGTCAATAAGATCTTCATTTAATTATTCCTATGCGAACCAAAAGCAGGATTGGGAATAACACGCAAAGGTTCTTCCTCTTCTGCCATCATTTTATAACGACTTATAGCACATTGATTACACAAAAAACGATGCTCTCTATCATGTTCTTCCTTTTGCTCTCTCATTACTTTTTTAGTGGTCTCAGCCACCCACACCTTAGTTCCGCAATCAAAACAAGGTTCGGCGGTAGATTGATGAGCAAGATGAGGCGCAATCGTTACCTCGTCAATACGACCACACTGCACCAAAATCACACTTTCAGGCCAATCATCCATTGCTACCTACCAATACTTGCATTTGGTCCATCATAAAACAGAAAAGCCGGAACTGGTTTGTATACTAACAACTCCCTTTCTTCGGGAGTACGGCAAATAAGACTATGCCACAGCTTAATTCTCCTCTTATACTCTGCCGCAGCTTCCTCTACTTTCCTAGTAGTCAACTTACGTGTTGATTTGCGGGCTGTTGCAATATCCCGAGACTTAATATTAAAAGCCGTCATAGGTCGTTGTGCCCCAGAGGCAGGCTTTCCGAAAAATCCTCCAATCAACTCCAGACTCCATCCATTCTCAACATACATCCTACCCATCACCAAAGAAATGTATAATCTTTCAGCAACAACAACTGCTGAATTGTGATTCTTTATAAGATTTCCAAGAAAAGGCTTGCGTAAAACAGTTTCATGAGGCATACCACAAACTCGTTCAAGCAAAAACCTAACTACATTCGGGCTAGCTTTCCTCTTATCTTCAGAAAGCAACTGACGTAATAAATATGCTTTTCGCTCCCAATCAGAAGGATTCTTTTTCGTTGTGTGGGGAGATTTACCTCTTAATGGATCTTTACTTGCCTCCCAATTGTATTTTTTTAAAACTTGTCGTACTCTTTCTCTTGATATCCCAAACTGCTTTCCCACCCTCAGCAATGATGCTCCCTCTTTAACAACTAAACGTATAATCTCTGACTCTCTATCATTCACATCAACATTTGCAATTGTAGCCTTTACTTCCCCAACACCCACCTGAAAAACTCTTTGGCAATTCCAACAAACAAAAAAAGCGGGTGTTGGCTTCCCGGCTTCAGGAAGAATCCCCGTGACATTCTTCTCGCAACCGGGGCAAAAACTCTTTGCCATCAGTATTTTGCCGTATTTTTTGTGCATTACATCAATCTAAAACATGAGGCGGAACTAAAAATCTACAAAGTTGTACTGCCATATTCCACCCCTCTTGTGTAGGCACAAATCGGGCGATAGGTGACGTAAATCTCTTCTTGTCAGAGAAATGAGGATCAATTAACTTTTGATTCCGCAATTCCTCTAGAGTAATATCCTTATAGACAAGAATCTTTTCACCTTCATAATTGATGCAATCAGGGTATTTAATTCGAACTACGAGATAGTATTCTTCACAGATATCCCCACAAGCCCAATCTTCAAGAATCTCGTAGTTAGCAGGATCAGGATTAGGTAGCTTTTGGGCAGGCTCACGATCCACTACCACTACAAGAGGTTTTTCCTCTGTGGGGTAGCTGTCGCTGCTAAATTTTGGTCCAAGTCCCATGATAATCCCCAATATTAAAAAAGCCCACTCGCCCATAGGGCGAGTGGGCATACAGAAGATCACTTCTTCATCTTCTTTTTCTTTTTCTTTTTCTTAGACAGGATACGCGGACCAGAACGCTTGCCCTTTGTAGTTTCCTCGTCTTCTTTTTCGTCGTTCGCCAACGGAACTTCCCAGTACACTTCGCTGATGAAGTGCTTCCAGCTATTGCACGGGATATCACCCTTGAACAAACGGTACTTCGGCTTGAAAGGTTCTCTCGCCAACTTCATACCGCACTCTTCAGGGGTTTTGTCAGCTTTCTTACTGTTACAGGGCAAACATGCCAAGACACAGTTTAGCCATGTAGTTGGCCCGCCACGGCTTTTAGGAAGAACGTGGTCGATAGTTAGTTCTTCCGAGCCGGGCTTACAACCACAATACTGACAGGTGTAACCGTCCCGCTTGTAGATCGTTCTACGCGAGAAAGTAACACGATGCGTCGGCAACTTATCATATCTACTCAACACAATTACTTCAGGAATCTTGAAGAAATCATGCGTAGATGCGATGTAATCTTCACCCTCTTCGGGCTTTAATGCCGACCAATCATCCCAAGTGAAAGTGGTGAAGCTTTCGGGATGAACAATCAACGCTTTGGGTTGCCCGCTTGGGTGTTCTTTGGTCGGCGCATATGTTCCAAATAATAGGCTGACGGCATCCTTGATGGATACCACCCCTACCGGCGACCAATTCTTGTTTAACACTAACACCCTTCTGCGAGCTAACATTTTTTTCCTGCTTTCTGACGTTACCTAAGTCATGTCTAGATACCTTTAATAGAGTTTGAAAAAATGTTGAAACACCATTGTCCCAACAAGTAGCGACGGGCGGGTTTGAACCGCCACCCTTCGGCTTATGAAGCCGCTGCTCCACCAATTGAGCTACGTCGCCTCCAAACATAGTTATCCCCGTACAATTTGGTTTTTCTACTAGTCCTCCCAGGGGTCCACTCCATGCCCCAAAATAGTTAGTCCCTTCTTTTCCTCTCTTTCCTCATTTGCCCTAGTCATGGCTTCCCTTAAATGAGTAATAATCGCCCATTGTTTCTCATCTGCCTTAATCTCCGCAAGTTCCTCTTCCGTGGGATTTCTCAACTGTAAATTTTCCCCATATTTTAACAGGGAAGAACAGTAAAAGCAAATTGAGACATCCCCCTCTTTTGGCTGGGATTTTGCATCTGGTTGGTCACCCTCAAAAACTCCCGTGGCACCATCCAAGAATCCACCACACTCAGGACAATGACTGCCCGTTACAAGTTCGCCTTTAGGTATAGTTAATTGGGGTTTCGTCATCTGATTCTCCTAACAAAGCAATGCGATTTTCATCTTCTGTAAACCTCTCCGCTCGGGCAAGAGCCTTTACTTCCTTTACGCCATCGCCACCGTAAAAGGTCGCTACAAGTTGCTTCTTGTCCCTCCTTACCCTCTTAAACACTTCATAGTTTTGTCCCGCTTGTTCGTAGAAAAACATACGCACTCCTCACGGTTGCGTTGCTTTTCCATCCGGCAAGTATCCCCGGTAGGAGTCGAACCTACAGTCGTCAGCTTCGGAAGCTGGTGCTTTATCCATTAAGCTACGGGGACTCTATTACTTCAAACCCTAATTCTTCAGCAATTTGTGGCAATGTTGCCGCCTGTAATCCATGCAATGCAATATAATGGCGGGGAATTTTATATGTCCTGCCACCTTCCCGAACATTTACAAATTCACCCAACTTATCCACTAAATTTTGTACCACTTCTTCAGAGGCGGGGTCAATGTAATGCAACGGTTGACCACAAGCACAATCCATTTCTCTATCCTAACGTGAAAAATTAACCCATAGGGGAGCGTAAATGTGTATGCTTTTTGGTTTTATTCTTTTGAGAATGTGATAAGTTGCTTGGAGCGTACCACTTGATGCAATGTTATCATCCACTAATAAAATTCTACGGTTCCTTAACCCTGATCGTTCATGCTCAGGACGAACATCTACTTCAGGATCAACTTCCCAATTTCTTACATAAGGTCTAAGGTGTTTAAGATCTCGCCCCAAATTCTTAATTTGGCCTCTTGTATTCTGCAACTGTTGCTGCATTCTTTGTACTTTTTTCCTCTGCCATTCCTTATCCGAATAATTTTGTGCAAGTGAATGCGTGTCAATTGTTGGAGACTCTAGCTTTCTCAACCCTCGTACTGCGGTAACGCCATATCTGGATGCTAAAGCCTCGCCTAACTTAGTGTTAAATGAACTCCCGCTTTCAGGATAGACAACATAATCGTATGGAAAACTGGGGCGGATTCTTAAATAATTATCAACTGAAAGTTCTATTAACCACTCTTGTAGTGTTATATCGTGGGGATGATTGGGATATTTTACCTTCTTCAGAAATGCCTTTTCTATTACACCCGCAAACCGCCTCTTATATTGTATACTCTCTGTTGTTTCATCCAATTCTTCCTGCAATTGTGCTTTTCTCTTTCTCAAAGAACCAACACTTTGAGCATTATCTCTCCTTGAGCTAATATAAGTTCTGAGGCGTTTCTGTCCTATTCTGTTTAACGTCCCATCTGTTTTACGTTTTAACAGTCCCATTGATTCCAATTTAGAATTCACAGAATCAAACAGGTACTCAAACAGTTTATCGTCAAACAACCCTTTCTCTATCCACCGATCATACTCTTTATCAATAATATCTCTTACTTTTTGGGTCATACCCGTGGCGCGACTATTGGCGACCTTCAGGGCAGCCGTAACCTCTTTTAGTTCTTTCTGTAATTCGCTTTTTCTCTTCTTTAGTGCTTGTGAAATCTCTTCTTCAGGGACAGAAAACTTAAATCCGTATAAAATTTGACCGTCAAAAGAGGGTAGTTTGTCTTGTATTTTGAAGTTTGGCAGTTGAGTTGCTTGATTTAAGGGTTCAATCTTAATAAAATCTTCTGGTCTATCCTCAAAGCTAAAGTCAATAACATCCCGTCCGTGTAAATCAGTTACAGCTTGTTTTGCAACACTCTTGTTCTTGAGTTTAGAAAAAACACGCCAATCTGGTGGTACATTTTGGACATTTACTCCAAAACCTTCTAACCATTGTTTAAAATCAAGCGTAAAACCATGAGACATAAGTTTATTTATGTCTCTTCGGGCGGTTTTGGTGTTGAATCGCCTGTGTTATCTCTATGCCCTCTAATGCCTTTTCGGTAATCCGGTGGTTCATCTACTAAATCACCCGCAGATTCAACAATCCACCCATTTGTCCATTTCCCAGTATCTTCATCCTTTAATTTCAACACTTTCCCAACTATAGCAAACTTCTCGGGAAGAAAGGAAACCATTCTGGCTTCTCCATTCTCCACTTTTCTTGTAAGACGGCATTGCCTGAATTTGGGCTTCTTTTTCTTCATAGCAATACCCACCTATGACCCTCTCCAGAGCGTATAAATTGAATATTTAATCTTTCTCCATCAGGGAGCCTCATATCACCTAATTCTTCTTGCAATTGTTCAGTTTTACCACAGAGCCCATTACCGGCATTAAAATAAGCTTGCTCACTATTATCATAATGTCTAGCTATTTCCACCGCCTCTAAGAATGAATAAACCTTACCGGACTCTGGGTGTGCGAAATAACCCCACTCTTCAGGGTCTTTATGTTCATAATGCTGGCATAGGATGATGCTTCCCCAGCTTAATTCTGTTAATAATTCTCCATGTGCTACATCAACATCTTGTGAATATTCATCAAAACCTATCATAGAACTACAATGAACCGCTTTTTTCCCACTTGGGCTTACCCAAAGCTTAGCTTCAAACCCTCGTTCTTTGTGGGTTTCTCCCGTATCCGTCCAACCTCTTTCTCGCAACCATGCCGTATCATCCTCCACAGTTTTAACGGCATCATCGAGAAATTGCTCTAATTCTTCGCCTGTTAGTGATGTCATGTGAAAGACGCCTCAAATAATTCTGTACTTTCTTTTAATTCAAATGAATGTCTGGTATTCTTAAGTCCGAAACTCACGGTGTATTTTCCAGGGAGTAATCTTGTCCAAAGTCTTCCCACTTCTTTCTGGACAAAGTTTCCTTCCTCATCGCCCACCCAAATCTCCGTTTTTGGGTCTTTGGCTGTAATCTCAAGAGATTTATAATCCTTGGGATCGTACTCGGGAAGGGCATCCATTAATTTTCTCCTGGGTGTTAGAATCCGTGACGTACCACGGGGCAAGCCCCGTGGCTTCTCAGTTCATTGAAGACCACTGCCACATAGGGCTGTAACCTTATCTTCTCCCTGAGCGTTAATTTGGGTGCGTCCCACCCTATTATTTCCTAAATTCTCAATTAAACTTTGTCGATCAAAAGCAAACGCTTTTATGTTATTCGCCGCAAGCACATCCCTATCATGGAGTTTTCCACACTCTTTACAAGTCCAAGACCTGTCTTTAAGTCGCAATTCGTGATTGATTACTCCACAACTACACATCTTGCTTGACGGATCAAACCTTCCGATTTGTAGGATGTTAGTCCCATACCACTCGCCCTTGTATCGTAGCATTTCTACGAATTTTGACCAAGAGGCAGATGATATTGAACGAGCCAACTTATGGTTTTTCAACATTCCCTGCACATTCAAATCTTCAAGGCAGACCGATTGGTTCTCTCTAATCAACCTTGTAGATAATTTGTGCAGGAAATCGTTTCTTTGATTGGTAATTCGTTCATACAATTTAGCAAGTTTAAGCCGTGCTTTTTCTCTTCGTTTGCTTCCTTTTTCTTTTCGTTTTGTCCATCGGTCAAGTCGTTTCAACTCACCAGTGGATTTTTGTAAATGCTTTGGGTTATCAACCTTCTCGCCAGTATCCAAAGCGATGAAATGTTTTAGTCCAAGGTCAATACCCACTGCTTTATCTTGTTTGGGCTTCTTTGGTTTCTTTGGCTTATCTGGCGTTTCCACCAATACCGAAGCAAAGTATTTTCCAGTTGGTGTTCTACTGATGGTAACGGTCTTAATTTCTCCATTGAATTTCCTGTGCAGGACTGCCTTGATATTCTTTACTTTGATAATGCTAATTGTTCCCGCCTCAAAATCAACTTTTGATTTTTGAGGGCATTGAAACGATTGCCTTCCTACTTTTTTCTTGAACTTCGGGAAGCCTTTCTTCTGTCGAAAGAACCTTGTGTAAGCATTATCAAGATTACGGAGAGCCATTTGTAGTGTTTGACTATTGACTTCTCCTAACCATTCCAGTTCTTGTTTTAATTTCGTCAAGCGTGCGGATAATTCAATGGACGATAGTGATTTTTGTGTTTCCTGATACTCTTTGATTCGTGTTTCTAATCCCCAATTATAAACGAACCTTGAACAGCCAAAATGCTTATTCAAAAGTGTCTTTTGCTCATTCGTGGGGTAGAGTCTGTATTTGAATGCTTTAAGTATCATCACCTTTATATAGTGACGACACTTTCATTTCTTACGGAAAAATTCTATTTTCCGTAAAATAATTTATCCACACTATGGCGGCTTACATCCACGACCCAAGGGCTGGCACTTTTGTTCGTCTCGCTACGCTCAACTCGCTCTCAGTGCCAGCATTTTTGCTCCGCAAAAATGTCATGGTTTTACGCCGCCGATTATAACAAAGAGGACTCAAGAAAATTGTTAAATCAGGGGCTTGCACTACACCTTGCTCTACTGCAATTAATCTATCCAATCCTTGCTCTAGCATTTCCTCTTCCATGCTCCATGTGTCAATCCAATGAGAGTCGGAAATGTCTTTTGCATTTTCCAGTAATTGTCCCAATCTCCAATCAGGGTTTTTCTCCCACAAAATTCTGATCTTTTCTAATATCTTTGGGATGCGCTCTGGATCACGCATGTTAGCCTCACTCGTTAATCTTGAGAGGTTTGCCATAATAAATCAAAATATTGTAACGCACAGAATCCGCAGCCTGTCCGTATCGATCATTCTCTAAAGTAAAATCAATAAGAACACAACCTTCAGGGCAAAGTTTTTTAAGAGCTTCAGGAAGGGGAATATAACGACTGCGAAAATTATATTCCTTTTTCGTCCTTCCAAACCACCCCTTCTTTTCTACTTCTATATCAACAAAATCATCAAATACCCGAACTTCTTTCGTTTCTTTATCAACCACAAACCGACGCTTGACTTGGAATACATTTTCAAATACTTCTGGGTCTATCTTCATCCTTAAAGTCCCTATTTTTTAATTGGAATACTTGCTAACTTTCTTACTTTTCCATCTATCATCCCAAGCAATACCCTAACCCACTTACAACTCTCCATGTCAATGACAGGTGGACTAAGCCAAACCTTATCTGCTTTAGCAATAAATTCTGAATTATATCTCATAGTACGCCCGGTAGGACTCGAACCTACGACCTACAGATTAGAAATCTGTTGCTGCTGTCCTCTGAGCTACGGGCGCTCCAAATCTTCCTTTCTTGTTGTAAAGCCTTAATCAAATCATCAATGTCTTCAGGTACATCTAATGAAATTTGCACCTGTTTGCAATCATCTGATAATTTCATCAAACCAACGTAATCAATTACCAAATCATAATCGCCAGTTTGAACATGCTCGTCTACACAAACATCCCACACACCTTCAGAGCCATTACCAGCCAAACCCATTCTCTCTTCATCCATTTTATCACCTTTAAAAATCGGCCTGGGGGCAGGACTTCACCTTTTCACCTTCCCCCTAGACCGATTTAGCAACATCTAACTTCGGGGGATTCTAATACGTCCGCAATCAAATCTTCATCCCTTAAACCTTCCGGTATGTCGTTCCCCGGACAAACCCACGCAAATTCAGGATCGCGGTGGCACAATAAACCATTTCGCTCTTCCATTCTGGTTACTTCAACAGGAGCTAAAGCAAACAAACCGTACTTCAATAAAATCTTACGAACGGCTTGCTGGTCAGCATTCAAATCAGTAATTACTTGCATACTTGTTCTCCCCATTCTAAATAAATTTCTTCCATTTTTTTAACATCCAGTCCCACAAATCCACCTTCCTTTGAAATCGCCTCATTATTCATTCTCTCCACAATATTTTGAGGCGGCTTAATCAACAGTGGAATTACATTGTAACAAAAATGAACCGACTCATGGGGATGTTCCCGCATCGCTCTAAATAAATGAGGCGCGGCTTCTTCTCCCATAGCGACAACGGCAACGCAACTTGGATCATCGGGCTTATGAAATGACATAAAGGCATTTCGCTTGTGGTAATCCAAAACGTGCTTTAGAACGCATTCATAAGTCACTGTATCACTCAGCATCGCCATCATCCCTACGATAATTTCGCAGTTCGCCAATAACTTGTGCAACCTGCAAGGGGTCAAGTTTCAATTCATTTTTCAGGAAACCAAAAACACAAGCATCATGTTCAGCCGCTTCTGCACAATGCAAAAGGTTCATCGCATGTTGTCTTGCAACTTCAGGAGTCCATTGAGTCTTCCTGGTATCTCCTTCCCAGAAATAATGCACAAATGGCTTCCCTTCAGGGTTACAACCAGAAGCCATGCTTATTCGTTCTCGCCCATCCGGGGGATCATCGGGAAGTTCTTCTACTTTGAAAGTACCCAAATTATCTTGAGCAATTTCATACGCATCTTCTAGATTGCCAGCTTCTACTTCGTAACTGAAGAGGTATTTCGGCATTAGAATCCCCCACTAAAAATGAACCAAAGAAACAAAATGGTTCCACCCACTACGACTAGGGATGCTAAGTATTCCCTAATTGTTGGCGTTCCTTGTACCATTTCCATCTCCATCTTAGTTTTTTCCACACGCCCCACGGAAGGTCAATTTCATAATTATAAAGATGTATGGATTTGCCATCTTTGCGATAATATATTATGCGGGAAAAATCATCCATTCCATACATCCATACATTCTCTGTAACTTCTACTTTACCGACGCCTGGAACTTGAACGATGTTTGATCTATGAAGATGAACTACGATAGGAAATCCAATTTCGGGAAGATCTTCCAAATAAACTGCGGTTGCCTTTATTTGATAGTCCCCAAGACCCCGACTATACTCAGTCGCCGGGGGCCACAACGCCCAGCCTAGCAGTAAGAATTTAGCCATTTTCTCTTGCGGCTGTGATAGCGTCTTCCAGCCATCCTTCATTTTCAAGACCGCTACACTGACTACATGTTGAATAAGGTCGGAACAAGTAGTCTTCGGGCAGCTTTTCAAGTGGAATGCCACAATGGCGACAATATGTGAATACAGGCGATCCAGCAGGCAGAGTGGAATTATTCACCTTTTTGACTTTTTCATCTACAAATTTCTTACGTCGAACAAATTGAAGAATCGCCGTTTCCTTCGCCAGTTCCATTGTGGTCGGAGGAACATGTCTTTCTTCAACTGCCATCTCTTCCAGCAGGCCAAAAAAGTCATCACTCATGCTCATTCTTACTTTTCCTGATATCTACGGTCTCTTCTTCTTAGTCCACCGAGAATTTCCATCAAATCATTAAGAATGAATCCCATTCTAAAGTCAAACTCTACTTTTTCCGTGCCGCCACTTGGAATTTGGTCACGATAATCAGTCAAAACTTGTTCTGCCAACTGTTCCGCATTCATGAAAACGATATTTCGCATTCTACTTGCAGCTTCTTTACATATCGCCTCAAATTCCGCATCACTTACAGCTTCATTAACATTCATCTTATCACCCATTCTTATCATACCATAAAAAATAGCATTGTAAAGCATCCCCGGCAGGATTCGAACCTGCGACCTACAGTTTAGGAAACTGTTGCTCTATCCCCTGAGCTACGGGGACTCTATTATTAAAACAGTTAAGTTTTTGCTTTTTTCTCTGTTGGCTTAGCCTTCATATTAGCCTTTACCTCTTCAGGCTTAATTTCAGGTTTTTTGCCATTCCCATTTCCACGCCCATAATCCGTAATATAAAACCCTGTGCCCTTAAAAATAAGTCCGCAGCCACCCGAAATAACCCGCCTCAATTTTAATTTGCCACAATCGGGACATTTCTTTTTAGGTCGATCTTTAATACCTTGAAAAATTTCGGTGGTTTTCCCACAGGCATCGCACTCATAATCATAATGTGGCATTTTTCTTCCTCGCTTTATACTTCCTATCAAACGAGTCAAGTTTAGCCAAATCCATATTGGCTGATTGACTCCGCATTTTCCCGCCTTCAAAAAATAACTCTAACATTCTTTCTCTGGGCAGGAGTTTAGTGGTTTTATCATCAACCCGTGGTCCCCAGCCCAATCTTGCCATAAAATTCAGCAATGCATCGGGATCATAGTGTTTGCTTGCATATTCTAATACACTCGCTGCCCCGTCGCGCTTAGATAGCTTCTTCCCCTGAAAATGTATCAATCCCACATGGGCATACTTGGGAATCGGAGCCCCAGATGGTGAAACCGCATCCAACATTTTATATAGTGCAATTTGCCTGCTTGTATTGGTAATGTGATCGTGACCCCGAATTACAAAATTAATTTCGTAATTCCAATCATCTACAACACACGACCAATGATAAGTTGCCATCCCATCTGATTTAATCAGAACAATACCTTTATTGATATGGCCTTTATCATCTTGGGAAATTGGAATTTCACCGGCAATTTCATCTACCCAAAAGTCAGGAACATCAATTGGATTTGAGATAATCGCCCCATTTTCTTCTCTAGCAAACCCTTCTCGCACCAGAGATTGAGCCATCCTTTGATATTCGTCAACATTATTACATTGTTGAATAATTGTCTCATAATCAAGACCCAACCAAAGCATACAATCAATAATGTTAGCCGCATGTTCCCATTTGCTTCTTTCCCTATCTGTATTATCCAAGCGCAGAAAGAACTTCCCCCCTGTAGAGCGGGCTGCTAACCAGTTAAAGTAGGCAGTTCGGGCTGTTCCCAGGTGGAAATCCCCCGTTGGAGAGGGGGCAATCCGGGTATTGTAGGTATTCATGGCTCTTCTCGTACAATTTCAGTATCCAGAGCTACGTTTACAAACAGCGTAACTTAGGCCAGTGGAATCATCTGTTAAGACGATATTTCCATTTTCCTGAATGAGTTTCGCTGTTCTGAAATCAAAGTCATTATCAAGTACATTTACGCACTCAATTCTAGCCCAAGGAATTATTCGCTCAACACAATCTCCTACAGCCACACTTTTTTCACCCATTGCAGATGATGAACCAAAATGAAACGTCCTACATAGTAGTCGCACATGAGTAATGGTGTATTCTTTGAGTTTTCCGATGAATAAATGATTTTTAGCCTCTTTATAAGGTTTTACTGATCTTACTTTCCAAATTTCGTCGTACATAATTCTCCTAAATTAGTGGAGGCGAGGGGATTCGAACCCCTATCTCACAAGATCTCCCGAAGGTTTTAACGTGTGGCTCTCCCGTTGAGCTACGCCCCCTGGATTATATACCCGACAACCGACGACCAATTGTAGGATTTAATCCATCCTGGTTGCATTCCACTTCTGGTTCTGCACCATTAAAAACAACATCTGACTGGTTAATCACCTTAGTCAAAATTGGCATTTCCACAGCAGCAATCTCACGACGAGTAATAACCAAATCAGGATTACTACGAGCTTCATGCCGTTCGGGAAGATTACTAAGCTCTTCCGCTGTGAAAGCACGCTCTATGTGCCTTCTTTGGAAATAGCCGCCTCTTTTATCTCTATCCCGAGTATCATTCCAATTAATACCCTTCTCTGAGAAGAGTAATTCTTGGATTTCATCACAACTCTTATTCTGCAACCGAGCATGCGAAAAGTTCGCTTGACCCAGCATTTGAATTGAATTGCGCGTTGCATCTTGTTCCCTCCAAACAAGAGCATTTACTGCCTCTGCTTTGTTTGGAACACTGAAACAACGACAATCAAACTGCGGACGTTGCCCTGCCTTTGAAGGAATATAATCCTCCAAATGGCTCGCAAAATATAACGAGGCGGCTGATGCCAGTAGTGAATTTAACTTATCCACTTTACCATCTAGGTGAATTTGCGAATTATGACTTTCAGCATACAAAACCAACGTGATTTCATCGCTTTGGGTGTATCCGATACATGCATTCGTTTCTTCAACTAGATATCGGGTTGTTCTATCCATAAGATCGGTCATTCCACGATCAAACGGACGGTCTAATCCTCTAGTGAATGTGTGAAATGCTCTCCCGTCCAGACGAATTACCGCTGGAACTAGGGGCATTAAATAAGTTAAATTTGAACCGAAGTGTCGCTCATAGAACTTCATTCGGTCGCCTAAACTTTCATGTTTTGGCATCATTTGCTCCTTGTGACCATTTTCCTGGCTTCGGGAAAATGGTACAATTCCAATTAACCGTTAGCCTTTTCCTCAAAATCCTCAGGACACCAACCCCCGCCTGCCGCAAGTCTAGCCATGTCATACATAATTTGCATCAAATTAACATCTTGAACAGTTCTCATAATGCCCAACGCTTCACTTGCAGCGGCGATAAGCTCAGCGCCTTCTTCCATTTCGCCAACAGCATTGCCTACCGCACCATCAATTGCATCCTCAAGCTTCTTAATGGTTTCCTTCATCATCAATCCTCCCAAGGGAACTTGATCCAATCTTCACCCTTTAGCCGAGTGAAGAAATCAGGCTTATAAACATCATTCGGCTTCCAGAACAAAACCCCAACTGCATCCTGTTCTCGTAGCCCAAAATGCTCCCGAAACGTAGTAATCGTAGAACCGCCATCAACTAAATCGTCTATAATTAAACACGCCTCAAAATTTGAAACATGAAAAGACGATGTTTCAACTAGAGGCGCAGTGCGGTATTCAGTATCATTATAGTGGCTTATTCTTACCGAAAAATGCGGTAAGCTAAGAGCCTGGGCTACTTTCCTACTTAAATAGACGCCTCCCTCTCTAATCCCAACAACAACGTGAAACTGTCTGCCACTTTGTTTTACCTGAGATATTAATTCTCTTAAAAGAGCATCAATTTGTTGATCGTTATAAAATACTTCGTTCATAATAGAAGTATTTTATAATATATCACCTTAATCTGCAAGGAAATACTTTGGTAACTCTATTCTCTGGGAGCGGACCTCTCATTTTAAAACATTTGGGGCACATATCACAATCAAACATACTATGTATGCCGCCCCATAAAAACTTATGCCAATTGTGACCGCCTGTAATCCAACACCAAAACTTTTGCCATTTTGTCGTTGGGGGCACAGAAGTATTGGGAAACTTCTCTCGGGCATAAAATTCTTGCGGTTCAACCATATCCAACTCCCTTAAATCGATAAAGTCATTTGGACCGCCTTTATCCAATGTGAGCCTCACGCTGCTGCTCTTAGACATGCCATTATCTCTTGATCTATTTCCTGATTTATCTCCCGTGCCAACAACTCCGTTAGCTCGCTTTCACAATCTAATTTGTGCCATTGTCTTAAATCCTCTGCCGAATCACGGGACCAAACAGCCCTAAGCTTTCGGTCTTTAGGAGGCGGAGGAACAGAGGCTTTAGGCGGAGTAAGAGCAGTAGGTGCTGCCACAAAGGCGGCAAACGCTTTTAAGAATGATCTACGATTCATTCTCTTCTCCCTTAGAAAGACGCTTTTTTCGCTCTTGATACTTAACAACAATAATAAATATCACAAGAGCAGCAATCACCACCAAAAATGCCCAAGAGGTTGCTAGGTACTTAAAGAAAATGCCAACACCGACCCAACCGTATTGTTGGACTCCCTCATATGTAGCCCAACCCAACGCGCCAACATACACGGCAACCAGAAGAACCCAAAAATACCAAGGCGGCGGCTCTGGATTCTTTTTCCGCTCTTCTAAGCGTTCGTTCCATTGTTTGAAAAATTTCATTCTATCACCTGTATGAACTGCCTCAAAGGTCCAAATTTGATTGGAAGTTCTAAAATCTTGCCGGAACCATCAAGAAACGCCTCAACAATCTTCTGGGTGATATCATCCGGGGCGGTTGTCTCGTTCTGCCCAACTGAAAGATGCCAAATTGGTTTTGGGAAATCAGGAACTATTTCATACGTTAAGAATATTTTTAAACTCAAACCCTCAAACTCAACATCTCGCAATCCCTGTTTGGGAGCTATAACATTCTCCCTAAGATCGTGGGGAAACTCTCTTGCCACACGGCGCATATCCAAAACCGTATCGTGCAAGTCCATGATTAATTCTCTTCAGGATGAATTTGATGTTGTTCGTAAATCGTCTCATTTGGCTTTTCGCAATGAATATGCCAACGAGTAATCTCTGGATTCCACCTAACAAAACACTTCATTGCAATCGGACCATTCTCGTATTCCCGCAAATCAAATTGCCTCATTGTCATTGCCTGAGATGGTGCAGGCGATTTTAAAGAACTACAGAGTTCCTCATTGTTTTCAAAAAATTGAGCCAATGAAGCGAGTTGAGAAGGCAAATCAGGGACGGGGATTCGACCCTTTTGTATATCATCCTGTAGCTCTGGGCTAAACGAAACTGCATAAGGAGTTAAACCCTCTTTGGGAGGATCAAGAGACACCTTAATTCTTTCATCCGGCACGATGAGTCTCCTTAAGATAATATGCATTGCAGAATCAAAAATAACAGAACTGGAAGCGAAAACATGACGCCTCCAATTATCACTGTTACCCTCCAAAGCCCTTCATACCCTGGATCGGGTTTTCCATTCCACCAGTAAGTGACTCCACAGCCTATTAAGAAAACTATTAAAAGAATAAGTCCACTGTTCATTAACACACCTTCGCGGACGATCCGCCACCTGATTTATGAGAGGCGGTATTCCCCGATTTGTGTCTTGTGAAACAAAATCTCTTGGGTGGGGGATCAGGCGGATCTTCGTCGGGGCCACACCCGCATCCACAACTGTTTTCGGGTTTTGGCACACCATTGGACATCCCTGGTCCTACACCTGTTACTGAATTTGCACCCATAGATACCTCCTGTATCTATTTAGTCCATTTCCTAAGAAGTCTTACACGTTCTTTGCAAAAATCTCTTCTCTCGTCAGACGACAACGATTCAACATTAGAAACTTGCACCCACGTTGCCCAAACATCATCTTCTTTCGGAAAAGAAGCTACATGCTCTCGCAAACAAGTTAGCCACTCTTCGGGCAATCTATCTAATTCCTGTTTGGTTATGTGTTCAAAGATTGAATTGATAGCTTCATGCTTCGTAATTTTGCCCTGTTCGTATCGCTCAATAATATTTACAGCCTTGTATTTTCCTGAACGTCTATGCACTTCTTCAATCCCTAAATTTGCGACTTCTTTTTGTGACTGCTGATTATTACATTGATTACAAGCAAGCACAGTACGAGCTTCAGACGTATGATTAGGCTCCCGCCTCTTTTTATGTAATTTACTTCGTAGGTGTTCTAAGGTAGCTCTCAAGGGGAAGTTGGAAAACCTCAAGGGCATATTTTGTTTGGGTGCAACTTGAACCAAAACCGTAGGCTTACCGCAGTAATAACAGTTGGGATTCTCCAACCAGAGTTTCATTAACCTTTTTCTATTGCGTCCCGTGTGCGCCATGTCTTACAGAGTTAATCTTTTCTTGATTTATAATTGTCTCAATAGCCCCATAGTCCGCATGATTTATCTCTACGGCGGCTACCTCGCCAACTATTTTACCATCTTCTTCAACATCTTTCAACTTCATACTTATACAAACTTCCAATAATTTATGTTTTTGCCAAGGGGTAAGGTTCATACACGCAAGCCATTTAACTTCTCCATCCGGTGTCTTTCTTCCAGCTAGCCTCTTTTCCGCCATTTAAGATACCTCGATAACTTGGGGTGGGATTTCAGTTTGCTACGAGTGTTGTATTTTCTGCCCAATTCCTTTTCTTTAGCTACCGTGTGTATCATCTTATGACACAGTTTGCAAACATCCATGCCTTCTTGAAGTTGTTCTTTGGTGTATCGTTTCTTGAACCATTTATTCTTATGAAGGGTGCTTGGAATGAAGTGGTGGAAATTATAAGCGTCTTCGCAATTGCAGAATTCACAGCTTGATCTTACAGAAGTCTTCCCATAGTTTTCTTTCTCTTTCATAAGTTCTCTTCGTTTTTCTAGGCGGTTCCCAATCGCTTTTATCACCTTTTTCAAACGCCTCTAATGCATTCCTTACCTTTCCTATATCCACTTCATATTGATCTTCCCAATCTTGTTCAGCATGCCCCCAACTCTCATCAACATGCTCCCCCGCGACAACGCGGTAATAATCAAAACCTAATGAGGCGGCTAATGCTCTGTAATATCGGGGCGTTCTCTCTTCACGATGGATTTCAAATATCCTGGCCCCTTCTTGACAACAAATAATATTAGCAAAACCCGCCCCGTGTGTCCCCCCAACAGCAATTGCCTCATGCATTACCCTAAACTGCTCGGCCATTGGCATAGTTTCAAAATGAACCGTTTCATACCCATAATGTTCAAACAGCTTCCTTATTTCCACTTCATTTTCAGCCTTACGCCATTGAAGTTCCCTTGAAATGAATATTTTTCTAGTTACGTAAAACAAATCGCTTGAAATCATTTGCTTTACCTAACTTCTGCCACATGGTAAATAATGAAACAATGCGATCCCAAGGATTTCGTGCAATTGTGAATTTAAAATAGTCCCTGCATTCTATTGGATGTTCAATTTCATATTTAGAAATCCACCAGTGTTTGCCGGGATAAATAATATCACCACGTTCATCCAAATGAAGTTCGGGACGAAGAGCTTTAGCTATGCTGGTCCCGCCAGTTTTAGCCATGTGGATAAAAATAAATTTATGCCGATGACAGATCATTTCAACCACTCAACCAATGCATCGTAGTCAGCAAAATCCCGCTCTTCTAACCTATCATACGCAGCTAAATATCCCGCCTCTATAAGAGAATCAAATGCAGCCGCTTTGGCTTTGCCTCCTAAAAAGTGAACCGGGACATCCTCACAATACGCTATAGTTACTTTCATTTTTCAAACCAATTATTTGTTTCTTCTTTTAACTTATCAGAACCCTTTTTTGCAGCATCTTGGACACCATCTTTCAGGGTGTTAAGTGGCTGTTCCACCTTCTGTCTGACATTATCCACATCACGTTTAACCTTATATGCTTCAAATGCTACCATTGCTACAATAAATAAAATAACGGCTAGTAGAACTACAATGAGTCCCATAAATAAATTTTTCATGTTAGTCTCCTTACTAACACTTATATATCGTTATTAAACGTGGGTTTGGGACTTACCACACTCCCTTCTTTCTTGTATCTCTCAATCGCCTCTTTTAATGTAGTACCACAACTACCAACTTGTTCTTCACCATCCTTCCACCAGGCATACTCTTTTAGCCCAGCAAGAAAACCGGCTTCGTAACCAGCATCATATGCATTGTGCTCTAAATCACGCAACTCTTGTTCAATTCTAGGATCAATTTCTGGTTCGCTCATTTAATTGCCGCCTTGTAAATGAGTTCTACTACGTTCTTCAACACCGGGTAACCCAACATCCAATGGTATTCATGTCTTCTAATTTGAATTGCCGTATGAACACCCTCAGCTATCTGCCCGTCTTGAAATTCAGGCTTTTCACCAGAGGCTATTAATTGTCCCGCCTTAAAATTTCTACTCTTGTTGCTGAGACACGTTACGGCTAAATCTGCCATGTGGCGATTTATAGAAGTAATCCCCTTTAATTCTTCCCACGCATCAGCAAAATATACAGCCGCCATATTATCGCCATTGGTGTGTTTTTCAATTGAATAACCAATAGCGTAAACATTTTTAAGAACACCAACCCACTCTAACTCATTGTATCCATATGATATGTCCAATTTCTCCTCAGTGGAAATACAAGCGCCTCCTAAAACAGAGATATATTTAGATCCCCAAATATCCCGAATGGCTTGAGTAGGCAAGTGACCCTTGCTATCCAATCCCTTGGTTGCCGAATGGACCGTTATATCAGGATCAACTTCATCAAAAAGCTCCAGGGTTTCTCTTAAATATTGCCCTGGAATTGCTACGATAATCTTATCCGCCTCTTTTATTTCAAATGGATCTTCAGGATGATTCCACGTTTTGATCTTAAACTTGGGGGCAAATTCTTTTTTGAGGCGGGCTCCCCATTTACCTTGACCGAGTATGATAATCATACTCTAAGATAGTAATTCCGCGTCATCAATTGCTTTTATTATACCCCTCATCAGGCTAACGCTTATTGAAGAACCATTGTGCAAGGTAAAAACTTGCCCATCGTATGTCCCCATGTGCGCACCTTCCTTGGTTACAACCCTCTTTAAATACTCAGGATAAGTTTCATCTAAATCATCAAAACACACTTCCTGTATCAGCGGCTTCTTTCTTCGCCTCTTCCAAGATAACTCATATATTTTTGCATCATAACTATCCTGATAATTCAACCAAAAAGTAGCAGGCATGTGAAAAACTTTTGAGAACTTGTGAGCTAACTCCTCCGTAATAGGTGCTAGTTCCCATATAATTTCCTCTATCGTCTCAACATCTTCCTCTATTACAACACAAAAAGCTTGCAATTTAGCTTCAAATGACTTTGGAACTTCACCCAAAACAGAGTAGTGTTCAATGCACTCCTTGAGCGTAGCACCCGGATGAACCGCGTAATCAGGATCAAATTTTTGAGGCGGGATAGCCATTTTAGAACTCCCAGAAGGGCGACATTTTAGTAGATTGAGGAAGCAAATTCGCCTGTTCGCTTACACAACAAACGTTTTTACATTCTCCGTGGCATTCTCCATCGGCAGAAGGAGGAGCAGCCACACAATCATCTTCGCAATTATCTGCGGTTAAAACCCAATCATCATCGCTATCATTCCACTTCCATGAAGTGTAACCACAATCTCCACATTCTATCTCCCAAGATGATGTATCGCAAGGGATAACTATATGGGCACCAAAATAATGAGGCGTAGTATCACTTGGAGTGGTGTCGCTAGGGGTGGCACTTTCTCCATTTGGCCCCTCCCCACACGAATTTCTAACAAGCAGCCAGCCAGCTTGTTGAGTCCCTTGTGCGCCGCCTGGCAACGTTGCATCACCAATATAAACCCAAGTCGCCGTACCCCTAGTGCATTTCTTCTCTACACACGGGAAATTCCACTCTGCCCCCGGTATATGGTCAGATGTTAATGAATCTGGGTAGGCAGGGTAACAACAGTCTTTGTCCGTACAATTATTTTCCAATAATGACCAAAAGTGAATCATCCTATTAGTGCCATTATCGTTCAAAAGCAAACTATAAGACTTCCATTTTGCCTGACCGCAATTAATATGGGAAGTCTGCGTTGCGAAGTTTTGATGACAGCTTGAAGCACCATTTCTGATCGCTGTTAAATTAGAGGCGCGTGAATTGACCGTAGTATTATTGCGATTTAATGCCGACCAAGAAACCTTCCCATCGGGAGTGTTGGGCAATAAGTGAGTATTAGCCAAACCCGGTACGGTCTGTGTTCCACAATTATTCTGAATAGTCGGCATACATTATTTAGGAACACACGAACATTTATCCATCCGGTTGTCCACAAAATCAACATAAACGGTATCGTCGTCTTTGTGATACACATTCATGACATTGGCTCAACATAATCTTTTATGCCAGCAATGTGAAACATAATCTTGCGGACAAAAGGAAGGGCATAGTGGGGTATGTAAAATGTTCCTTTCTGGGTAACTGCCGAGGGTAATAAGTATTTTTCTAATCTCCAAATCGACGTTCGGGACATAAATTCAAAATCAACATTCGGATATAGTTCTTGAATTGCCTTAAGCGCCTCTTGTTGATATGGTCCAGCAGTGTTATAGTGAAGTAGTGTAATCGGCTTCTTGAAACGCCTAAGAAAGACCAGCCGAGGAATTGCATCACACCAAAAGTGCCCATAATTATTTTGATTAGGACCAAAAAACGAGCTATAAAGACCCGTCTTATCTACTTGATCTTTTGAATACTTTATTATCTCATTTAGCGTATGGGATGTTGTATTGCCAATTTTAAATAGAGTTTTTCTAACTCTGAGACGATCACCCAATCCATCTAAGATTATTTTCCCAGATGCAGCATCAACAACCATTGCCCCTGCAACAAAGAAATATACATCCTTAGCAATCCCATAATGAAAATCATATGCTATTGTAAAGTCAGATTTGTACAGTTTATGTATTGAGGTTAAATCCTCTAATTTAACAAAACCCTTTAACTCAAGCACTCTTAGCTCCCAAAACCTAAATCGCTAAAATCTAATTTTGTTCCAGGGCCTCTTTTTTTATCCTTGGGCTTTCGTTGGCGAACTCTTATGTATGCAACGTATTTGCCAGTGGGTCTTTCATATTTGTCTATGATTTCCCGGTATTCTACATCTAGATTGAAAAAGGGGCTCTCGTAGCGTATCAACTCTTTGATTTGAGCCAATACTGAATTAATAAAGTGTGATGAGCCCGTAATTCTAATTGTATCCTGATTATATGTAGAGCCTTTATGATTGGGGGGAATTGGATGAGGCATCATGGGCTGATCTTTTAAAGACGCCCAGTGCCTTAATATCTCATCGCGGGCTGCTTTCCAGCCTGCTTTTTGCTCTTCTATTAACCAATCACGAAACTCCATATTGATATATATGGAGTTTAATTAAAAAGTGCCTATTCCACTATCCCCAACTCCCGCACTTCTTCCTTCGTAAATTGAATAGGAGCAATATCACTGCTGATGCCAGATCGGCTTCCAAGCCTCCCAGCATCCTCATCCCTCGCCATGATCTCACAGGCTTTTTCCCAAATCCCGCGATCTCGCAATTCCTTAATAGTTAAATTCATTGCTAATTCTCCTTACTCAAAAATTGCATAAGCGGCAATATCAGCCGCCTCTTTTTTATATTTCCTTACTTTCATCTTAAAATGTTGCTTTTTTCCTTTTGATCCAGCAAGTCTCATTCTTCTTTCATGCTTATCTGCTAATGCTGATTTCACAGCATACAGGGCTGCTAATCTCTTAGTTTCCGTCCTGCTCAACATAGCTATCCTCCGTATCTATCTTTTCAAAAGCTTCACGAATGGACTTAGCCTCTTCCAAGGCACAGAATATGGCCTGTTGCCGGGTTTCAAGCGTAACTGCCCGTTCTTGCCATCTTGTAGCTATTCTGTTTAATTCGCGTTCCCTTTCCTGGTAAAAGCGTATTTTGCCTTCCATATAGGCCCGCACCTTCAAATGCTCTACTTCAAGTGCCTTTACATCCTTGGCAGCTTGTATTGATCGCCTGTGTGCCGTTCTAAATTGATTGCTATTGTTATTAATAAACCTTTCGTAATCGTACTTCATCGGCCTCCATACCAAAGTTAAAAATGCAATCACAAGTCCAGCAAAAATGAAGGGAGAACAAACAAGCCAAACCGTGCGAATCCGCATGGAATACCACTTCATTCCTAGCGTCCTTCCTGTGGGCTGCATCCCACACACAGGGTTTCGTATTCTTCCACCGAATAGTCACTATCAGGAGTGACTAAGCGACGACTTGCCCTATCATTCACAAACCTACCGCATCTATCGCATCTTAATTGTGTAAATCCATCGCCACTATCCATTGCTTCTCAGGCTCCTTCTCTAATCGCTCAAATAAATATTGAGGCTGGGTGGCTGCTGCTTCACCATCATAGAAAAATGAATCAAAACAATAATAGCCCGCCATCAATTTCCCCAAAGAGTACAAATGGTGGCCTATCATTTCAAATTCAAATGAATGAGCATCCCTTGGCAAAGAATCCAACCGTAATGCATTTAAAAACTGGCCCATCTCCTGTTTGTTTTGCTCAGTTGTTCTCTTCGCCGCCTCTTTTTTATCCTGAATAGGAATCCCCCAGATATCATCGGGAACTTCTTCTTCTGTTACTTCCTTCCCAATGATCTTATTACGCAAGGTGCAAAAATAATTATCTCTAGATTTAAGAGCCCCTTCTACAAATTTCTTAAATGCTTCGGGATCATCTTGGGCACAAAGAACATTTTTACCATTAAGCATTCCTGCCCATCTTCCGCCTTCTTCAAACCAATCCCATACATTTCCCTCACCAAAAGACTCTATTGCCGACGCCGCTTTTGCCGTAGCCTCAACTTCATCTTGAGCAACCACGGCAATTAGATGAACAACATGCATGGTAAAGTTCCTTCTAGTTAGTCAGGAAATCCCCTGACAATGTGAATGTTGGCGTACTACCCAGGTGCCCGCCGATACCAACGGGAATTGACTCGTTGGGCAGTGGTTTGCTAAGGCGAAAACATTCGTGTTCTTTAAACATAATATTTCCCCGTGCAGTGACCCCAATCGGATTTGAACCGATGTTGCTGGCGTGAAAGGCCAGTGTCCTAAGCCTAACTAGACGATGGGGCCATATCTGGTGGTTCTTCTACACTTTCTACTATGTATGTTCCTGTGCCGTCTTCATTCCAATCAATAGAACCCGCAATCATCTTGCCAGATTGAAACGCAAGATTGGCACTTAACATCCGAGCATCATCATCACTTGTCACTGAAAACTGGTCGCCAACCTTAATATAAAGAGGCGGGGGACGCTTGCCAAATATGCTAGCAATTGCCGTTGTGGCAGCAAAAACAACAACTACAGTAAGCCACATCAATCCAAATGAAACAACAAGACAAAGGAAACCTATACCAATGTTTAACGTTTCAACTCCAAGCCAACTCTTCACCAAATAAACTGCTAGCACATGGTATCCTATAGTAATGCCCGCCGCAATTAAATAAACGAAATAATGCATTACTCCGCCTCCGTGAAAACGTGTCGGCAGCCTATCTTGTACAAAAAATCGGCATACATCCTAACATTCCTCCCCCTAGCTCGCCTCTTCATTTTACGACAAACTTGTTTCAAATTTAACTTTTGCCACTTGCGGAACCCGGATTCGTCAGCCCAAGGAGGCAACCAGTTATACCAACTCTTAAAATATCGCCACGCTAGAAACATCCCTCTTTGTAAATCATGGTTAAAACCACTCATCCAAAAGTGATCGAATAAGTCCCGACCATCACCTTGATCTCTATAATCATCCCATATATGTCGGGCTGTGCATATATGCCATGCATCATGAATGTTCGGAAGAGGAGGACGATACAAAAGACTTCGTGTACTTTTAATAGGCTCCGTTGCAAAAGCAACATACAAATGTTGATTCCCCACCCTCGCCATTATCACGTAGGGAAATTGAAGATGGTAAGCTTTATCATAATAATAAATCGTTCGTTTTTGAGGCGGATATTCCCTTATCTCCACAGACATTTTCTTGATTATTGTGCGATAATTTCTAGTTTCCCCTAATGCTCTATCTCTTTCCTTCCGCCTCTTTTTTTCTGCTTTTTCTCTTTCTTTTCTCGCTATTTCCTTTAAGACTTTTTTTAATTTCTTTCTCACGCCCGCTTTGGGACGCCCAATTTTCTTTGCTAGAGCTTCAATACCCATAGTCTCATTATGCTCTAGCAATACCGCCACTTCATCTTTTGTCCATCGTTTAGCCATTATTCATCATCCATAAAATAATGTCGATTTCTTGCCCAATATACTTGTCCGCACTTATAATCTAAAAACCTCTTATATGAAACAACATGCTTGTCGTCTTTGAAAAACCATAAACGCCTCTTGCTCTGCTGTAATTTCAACACTACAGGTCCAATTTTGAGGCGGGACCAGTTTTTATAACCCCCAAAATATTTCCTTGCAAAACGTCGCCCCGCCTCCATATGTTGATTGAATGCTGTTTGCCAAACCAAATCAAAGGGGTGATTGGCATATTCATGCTGCCCGCCTAAACAGAAATGCCAATCTCCAACATGTACATTGGGAAGGGCAGGGAAATACAATTCAGTATGAAGGCTTTGAACGGGTTGTGCAGCAAAGGCTATATGTATCCTTTGCTGCTGTGCTAAAGCAAGAATGACATACGGGAACTGGAGGGTGTATTCTTTATTCCCGATGCGAACTGTGCGACGAGTGGGTTTATATTCCCGCACAGTCAGAGAAGGTTTAGCAAGTAATCTCCGATAACTTTGATTAGCTTCTATAATCATCCCTGATTTCCTTTATTATTTGTTCTACATCTATACTAACAGGATGGTGTTCTTCATTCAACCTCGCTTCCCAACGAGCCTGCTCAAATATCGTATCTAAACTAATATGAAATGACTTAAGAACATCCGTCCAAAATCGTTTTCGCAGTTCAGCCGGGTGCCAAGGACCATCTGCACCTACATGGACTTTCCGCCTACAATAAGGACAAGGGAAGGTTTTAAATTCTTTAACCTCACCATGTTCGCAATGTGGACATATAGGATCGCTCGCCGCAAATCGCTCAGGCACAACAATTAAAAGCTCTTCATAATCATAGCCTAATTTCTTGGCTTGATCCTCTAACGCTTCCCGCTCTTCCCAATTGTCAAACCAATGCTCCCCAAAATCCTGGTCCCTAGCAAAATAGCGACCAATCCACACTACATCACTCCATTCCGATACCCCAAGCCTCCGAACTATATTCGAAAATTCGGGGCGAACTACAAATGCATCCAATTCGTCAATGTAATCAAATACCTTAATCATCATCAAGCCCATCCCAAGGCAGTTTGAACTCGCCATCTCGCATCATATCCGCTAATTTTTGAGGCGGCACTTCAAAAGAATCCCCATTGGCCGGGTGAATTGTAAAAGTGTTACGAGTGATTTCAACCGTTCCCGTAGCACCGTCAAAACCAATTGGCACTACAACAGAATCGTTATCTAAATCAACGTCTTGACTTCTAAATTCAACCTCCCCAGTATTCTCGTTAAACCAAACTTCAATATCTGAATCAGGCAAAATCATAATTCACCCCACGGGTCTTCTGTTTCTTCCAACTCTTCTCGTATTTCTCTAGTTTGTTGTTCGGTAGATACAATTTTACTCGGTTCGCCATTAGCCTCTACTTCATCCTTAACACAAAACACACAGCGAAGTATGGCTCCTACCGGCACACTATCTCTAGTTGAAGGAGACACCCAAACATCTCTTCCACAACCACCGCAACGACCAACTGTTGAGCCGGAAACTTGTGTTCCACCCATATCTACAGGCATGCACATAACAGTTAGATTCTCTTCATTGACACTTTTCTCCATTTCATCATCGGAATAAACTTGAATCGGAACACCCATCGCATCAACGGTGTCGCCCGCCTTAACATCAGGATCAGTAATTTTCTTCTTCATCTTTACGGTCCATTTGGTGGTTCAAAAACTAAACCCGTATAAATAAATCCGCCTACAAAACCCAAAGTCCAAATAACGCATCCGACAACCTTAAGAGAACACATAAAAAAAGGTGATGCTGCTATTAACGATGTTAAAATTGCCCCCAATACCATCGCCATGCACAACACCAAAGAATCCGGTCGCATTGGTGCTACTTTGTTGCTAACTGTAAGGATGAAACCTATTATGCAGGCTGTGATAAAATAAACCGCCGACCAAATTGAACAGCCTGCCATGTGGTAAGAACAAATAAAAAAGGGCAAACTAGACATGACAGCAGCGGCTAGACCGCCCATACAACTTAAAAGCCATATCCTTGCCGGTGGGCGTGATTCAGTTCTCACTTTTTAACTCCTAAATGAATCTTAATCCAACCATCATCATCAATTTCAACGGCATCAAAAACCTTCTTTACCTTATCAACATCAATCGCCTTAACTATCTCTTCAATCTTCTGAACCGTTTCCTTGTCAAATAAACGAAATATGTCCAGAAGACCTTGTACTTGGGCTTTCTGCTGCGCTACGAGATGCTTGTCAAGTTCCTCCGGTACAAGTGTTATCAATTTTTCCTTAACCGCCTCATATGTCAATCCAACATCTTTTAAAATTATCTGATGATGGGAAGTTGTCTTTTGACCAGTTGTGGCATCCCGTTGCGGCCTTAAAAGACCTAAAAGAAGATGCTCGGTGCCCACATAGAGTATCCCACTATCATCAGTAGTTGCTTCCTCCATAGCATAATCCATTAGCGTTTTAGCTGCCGGAGATAACGGAATCTTCCCAATAGGGCTAGCCTCCGAGCCCTTCACCATCAATTTCTCTAATCTGCATTCAATGTCTGCCGGGGATACCTTCATGGATTCCAAAAGCTTAACAGCAACCCCACCACGCTCTCTTACTATTCCAAAAATAATGTGCTCTAAATCAACTTGCATGTGATTATAACTACGTGCAACTTGATTGGCTATTGACATCACCTTGCGGGCACGATCAGAAAATCGTTCGTACATACTTGTCTCCCTAAGTTTATTCACACCAGCACCGATTTCTTTTCGGTGCGATGGCAGTCCATTCGTAACCGGAAGCACTACACTAAAGGCTCTGTTGCAACGGGAATTGCTACCTTCTACTTTCTCCGTAGCCTCTTTTTCTACATCGCCAGTTCCACACAAAAAAACATTATTCCCTATGTGGGTAACTACGTCACTTCCACACAAAGGGCAGAATTTTATCCGATGCTTCTTATAATGCTTCCTCATCTTCATTCCTATGCGGCCTGGGACTTGCGGGGTTGCTCACCCACCAGTTGCGCGCAGGGGCTTGCTAGCCAACCCCGCTGGCTCCCAGAGTCAAAGTGCGCCTGGGGGGAATCGAACCCCCACATTCAGCTTGGGAAGCTGACACGCTACCACTACATCACAGGCGCAAACGGAGACCCCATGACTATTATACCATAGGTTCTCCGTATGTTAACGAAGAAGGATTAGTATTAACCAAATTGTCAAAGACCAAAAAAACGGGGGGCATTTAGCCCCCCAGTGGAGATGGTGGGATTCGAACCCACGACTTCGACACTGCCAGTGTCGCACGCTCCCGCTGCGTCACATCCCCATCAGTGGAGGTTACGGGACTCGAACCCGTGAATCCTCTGCCTTGCAAAAGCAGCGCTCTCCCAACTGAGCTAAACCCCCAAAGTAGGACTGGAAGGAATCGAACCTTCTCCTAGAGTTAATCTGACTCTACCTTTCGGCCAAGGTTATAAGCCTTGTGTGCTTCCATTACACCACAGTCCCTAATGTTACAACTCCCGCATGCAATTCAGAATGACGTAGGCGATGTTGGTTTCGCACCAACGGCCTCTACTGTGTGAAAGTAGCGCTCTTCTCCTGAGCTAATCGCCTAAAGTATAATTCTCCCAATCGTTTAATTCTCCAACGGTATAATTCTCCCCTATGCTCTTTGCCCACCAAATTCTACATTCAGTACAAACGTATTTATAAACGTAAATAAGCTCTCTCGTCACTTTATCTGTTACGTGTTTTGTATCTCCGCATTTTGGACAAAGTGGTAATTCTAAAATACTCATAGCTGACCCACTAGGATTCGAACCTAGACTAAAAGAACCAGTCTGCCGCACCATTTGGCTTCGCTCCCATTCTTCACTCTTCAGAACACCCACACCCTTCCATAAATTCATCCCATTCAAAAGGATGAAATTGTTTATTTAGTGCATTAGCAATTCTATTACACACTCTACTCCACTGGGAATCTGTCAAATCTTGGAGTGTGATTTCTTTTCTGGCTAATGCCAATTCCTCGGCAAACTCATCCAAATTAATTGGTGTCAGATTTAAGCATTCCGCTAAATCTTCTAAATACAAATTTTCCATTTATTTCTTCTTTTCTACCCACTTAACTCCAGGGTCTATTCCCTGCCGTTCCAATTCGCGGGCAATTCTCACATCCCTCACTGCCAACTTCTTTTCTTTTTTACATCTAACCAAAAATTTTTCATAGTGGGCCGAACAGGAATTGAACCTGTGACTTCTTCCATGTCACGGAAGCGCTCTAGCCAACTGAGCTACCGGCCCGTAACGACACGACAAATTTTTTTCGCCTCTTATAAATTGCTCGACCAGTGCGCTGTTACACCAAAGGGCTTAAGAGGACAGGGTTGCCTCTGCACTTCCGTATATCCCATTCTTTAAATGATGGCTACCTCTAAGCCAACATCCTGGTTGTCTATGCAATTCGGGCTACTTACCCAATGCGCATGTCTTCCTATTTGCCGTGCCGAGTAGGCGATATTGGTTTCGCACCAATGGCCTCCGCTGCGTGAAAGCGGCGCTCTTCTCCTGAGCTAATCGCCTAAAGTTGTCCCGCTAGGATTTGAACCTAGACTAATTGATTCAGAGTCAATCGTGCTGCCGTTACACTACGGGACAATTCCGCATGTTTTTCTCTATGACACCTACAACAAAGCAAGTCACACTTGTCTAATTCTGACCTGGCCCGCTTTAAATTCCAATTTTTAATTGATTTAAAGTTAGGATCTTTTTCTTTTGAATCTCTATGATGAAATTCTAGTGCGGCAATACATTTACTATAACCACATACCACGCACTTTCCACCTTTATACCCCACCATTTCTTGCTTATTTTTCCTTGCTCTCTCAATCAATCGTTGATTGGTGCAAGATTTACAACGCGATTGGAATTCTCCTGTATCTGACCGTCTATAGAATTCCGATTCATTCTCTTCACCACATGAACACTTTGCAACAAAACGTCTTTTATTATATGGTAAATTATTTGTTGCTAACCCATACTTTCGCAGCCAATACCTTACTTTACATTGAGAAACATTAAAATAATTTGCAATTTCTCTTTGTGACAAACCCTTGTCAATCAGTTGTTTCATTTTTATTTTATCCATATACTAATACAGTACGTAGATAAAATAAATTATTTGCCAACTGAGCTAGTAGGCAGAGCCGGGCTCGAACCGACGACCTTCTGGATGTAAACCAGACGCTCTTCCAACCTGAGCTATCCGCCTCTAAAATTAATCTCCTCTAAAATGTTCTATTCTCCCATCTGGGTATTCCAAAATAATTGTATTATCTTTCATATAGGTAATAGGTTTCCCTACTTTAAACGCCTCAATTTTTGCTTTTAGTCCAACTTGTTCTAATAGTAATTTAGCTTGTGCTTTCTGTATTCTTGCAAGTTCTTCTTCTAATTCTTGGATTCTTGCCTCATATTCCACGCTACATTTCGGGCATTCATCGCAAAAATCAGGCATCATTTTCTTCCATTTTAAGAATTCTTGATTCACCACCTGTTTGACGATCAATTACGACTACTTTTACAACATCATGCCGTTGAGCTACGCCTTTAGCTGTTTCCCTTGCTACCTCGGAATCATTGATATAGTCAATGATCGTATCCGGCCCATCCCCAGGATGAACGGCATCAATTCTAAATCTTTCACCACAATCTCTTTTAGGATAAAATGTCATTCTTCTCCCTCATTGGTTCTGCTGAGTACACTTTTTCAGCGAGTGTAGACACTAGAATTCTAGCGGCATCCAATTTTCCATCAGCCGTGACTTGGGTATGCCTAATCTTTTTGTCTTTTTTAGATTTGTATTTTACTGCAAATCTGGTCCAATTTCTTTTCATGGTTGTCATTTTACTAAAACTCTATCTTTAATACAAGCACCCCGCCAGGGAGTCGAACCCCATCTTACGGTTCCGAAGACCGTCGTGCGTCCATCACACTCGCAGGGCAAAAGTACACCCGGCAGGACTCGAACCTGCAACCTTCTGATTCGTAGTCAGATGCTCTAATCCATTGAGCTACGGGTGCATTAAACCTATAGTTTCTATTCTCCCACTCTCAAAGTCAATTCTTATCATTTGCCGGAAGCCAATTTTACGACCGCAACAAGTGCAATAGAATGGAACTTTCCCATTCTTTGCTTTCCCACGATTAAACAATCGCTTACCTCGCCCATGAAGACGATCTTGGTAACCGTTATTGCAGTCGCATTCAAGTATTTTCATTTAATTTCTCAATTATAATCCACATGAACCCTACTTTCAACATAGGATTAATGGTTTCATAGAGTTCATGGAGGCATTTTAAACAAAGATTTGCTTTACAAACTTGTTTGCCTCCCCAGCTACAAAACACGCAGCTTCTTCTTTACATTCATGTGTATCACATTCAATCATAGTACCCCCGGTAGGATTCGAACCTACGTCTGAACAGTTTAGAAAACTGTTGCCTTTCCTCTAGGCTACAGGGGCATAAAAAAATCCGCTTCAGGTTTTCCCTGAGCGGATTTGATTATCTTATCGGCTCAGGAACTTCCCGAGCCTTCTTAGGACTCGGAAATTACGTGGCGACCTGCATGGCGCGTACAGCCATCGCTCGCCTTACGGCTGCTATAGCTCTACGTTCTTGTGCCTGTATAATAGTCATCTCATAATCTCCGTGTTATCTATATAGTAGTTAAGTTCTAAAAAAAAGAACCTTGTTTTTGGCCGGGTCAGAGGTCTTCCTGGTTGAGAGGGGGCGTGACCCGGCTGTTGGTGCATCCGGCTGGGTTGTCACCCCGCCTCTTTAGATCATACCACAGCGACCCGTCATGTCAAGTAGACGGCTCCGAATTTGTTTGGTTCGGTACAATTCCTTTTTTTTTCTTTGGGGGGTTTGGACATCCACTTTTTGGGGGGATTTTGTGCCCACTCTCTCGTTATACAAGGATGCTTTGGCATCTTGCGACAAACATGATTCCAACGAAATTTTGCTCCACAGACAGGGCAACGAACCTTATCCAAGGGTTTCCTCCGATTTCTGTCTTGCTAGCTCTTCGGAAGACCCAATCAACTTGTAAAGCTCTCGGGGCAAAGGGGTTCCTGTCATTTCTACCGAGTAGTGACACAAATCTTTACAGAGGGTTATCCCATTTTCCTTAACATACCCCCCAAAAGGCATCTCTTCCCTCTCTGTAACGTGGTGAGCATCCATTTTCTCTTCTACGTCTTCCGGGGTAGCTTGCTCTCCACATAGCTGACAGCGGTATTTGTCTCTTTCGAATACCGATTTTCGGAAGGCGGCTCGGATTTCCTGCTTTTTCTTCTTCATGACTCCATTCTCCTTTTCATCATCATACCATGAAAAGAGCGAGTGGAAAGATCTTCTGAGATTTCCAAGAATGTTTGATAATAGTCAGATTCCTCTATTGCCTTAAGAGTTCTCGGACTAATTGAACCCTCATTATAATAATATTTAAATCCTTTATTTGAACTTTCTAATACACGCTCTGTCGATAAACACTCAACTTGGAACACATCCAAAAGAGTCTGCTTAAGATTAAAAAGGCTAATATAATCAATTTCTTTATAAAACTTAGGTATTTTGTTGCGTGAATACCCCCAAGGGCTATTCAGGTATTCATCTAAAGTATTAAAATCTTTGGCAAATGCCTTTTTGTATTTGTCCCCATATTTTTTTAAGAAGAAATATTCAGAGCAAAGCTGATCTTTGGGATTTCGCAATACACAAAATGAAGACCAACCCTTTCGTTTGTATAGCCTGAAAACATCTTCAGGCCAACCTAATGAATGATTATGAACAAACCCTTCTTCATCCGATAATTTGATAAGTTCTTGCTCGGTCCAATCTCTTTGCATCGATTGCCATGAATTATGGTGAGGAATCGGAACGTGGTCATAAACACACTTGCAAATAAAAGATCCACCTGTTCTGGGTATATGGATAAATATAATTTTAGAGCGATTCATCTCATTTAATATATAGTGAAAATATCATTTTGCACAGTATCCAAAGATCGTCTGAATTTTCTTCAGCAAACATTGCCTGAGAATATACGGGACAATGAAGATTATGATGTGGAATTTGTAATTTTGAATTACAATTCTTCAGATGGGATAGATGATTATATACGGGACTACTGGGGTGCTTTAATAAAAGCAGGAAAGCTATCCTATTTCAAAGAAAGTACCGCCCAACATTTTAAACCCGCTCATTCTAGAAATCTTTGCATGCGGCTTGCCAGTGGAGACATTATTTGTAATGTAGACGCAGACAACTTTACAGGTAAGATTTGTAAATTTATTAATAAAGCATTTGAAAAAAACAAAACAATAATTTGTTCACCTTATATTTTCACAAAACAGGCTTTAGACACACATGGCAGAATAGCCATCAAGAAAACAGAATGGCTTAGAATAGGAGGATATGATGAATCTCTAATTGGTTGGGGTGGAGAGGATTGGGATTTAATTCGTAGATGTCAGAAGATGGGGTGGAATATCAACTACTTTCCAAAAGCCAACTTAAATCGCATTCCGCATAATGACAGTGTTAGAGTAGAAAATGTAGATTTTGGATTTGAAGTTTCAGATGCAACACAAGCAAAAAAAATGACAGCAAGAAAAAATTACGACACTACTACCGAGAAATTAAAAAAAGGGGAACTTATTGCTAATCCTAAAACATGGGGAGTAGGAACAGTAACGAAAAACTTCAACGAAATCATCACATTAAAAAACGCTTTGCCTTTTGTTTGAATCCCAAATAGCTTTCAAACGACCCATGCTGTAATCTATTCGCTTCACAAAAATGGAACCCCTCCTCTTTGCCGGTTACCTCATAATGAACCTTTTCTATCTGTTTAAATCCATGTGTCCAACATTTATATTTTTTGTCCCAATACACACGATTTACAGCATGAACACATTTTCCTTCAGCAAACACCTGGACAATTTTTTCTTTTGGGATAACAATATGAGGGTGTTGCAAAATAGTGTAGGTAACCAACCCCTGTTCATCACCGCCTCCATTTAAAACCTTAAAAGCACCTAGCTCTCTCCAATACTTACAAATCTCTTGTTGCATATCATATCCTGGGGGGTATCCCAAAATGCCAGAATTAAATTTTTCATCTGGGTTAAACAAAAAGAAATATCTACCATGATAAGATGTGTCTTCTTCTAAAACAAGTGTTTTATCGCTTGCTAAAAATTCATCTATTTCAGAAAATCTTTTCCGAACAATAACATCATTATCTAATATAATCTCATGTGTGTCCATTGCTAATCGAGGCGGACAAATTTTCCAAAATGAACCACTTGCCTCTCGCGTCCGGCCAGAAGGGACCATAACTGAATCAAGGGGGAACTCTGACCTTTTTGATAATCTAATTTCAATACCATGAATGGCAGCTATTTCTTCAATAAACCGAACACAATGAGACTCTGTAGCATTACTGCAAATCAACCACCGGAAATTATCTTTTCCCAAACAATCAATTGCAGAAATAACAGATTCACGTAATGCCAGCAAGCCCTGATGAATTGCATTGCCCATTGTCCAGCGAATTAGTGGTCGCATTATCTGAATAGCTCCGGGGGAGTTTTTTTGATAGCTAAGTCTATTAACTCTAACTTGTGTGTAAAGGGCGCATGCTTATCTATATCTCGATAATTAGTTTTAGTAATCAAACTGCCCTTGTGAATGTATTGAGTTTTCTCCGTAATCTCATCAAACCCTTCTAAATTGCCTTGGAAATTATACCCACAACGATGACAAAAATGTTGCATTTGTTCTGCTATTTGCTTTGCTGTTTTTTCAAAAGGATTAGAATTTCCGACAGCCCACCCATATTTACCCTCATAAAACATCAAATCCATAGCAGCGGCAACATTGCACACATACGCTCGCCCCTTATAAATAGCATTCTCACACTGCTGCCACTTGTAACACCTTTTCTTGGCCGCCGACCAACCCTGATTAGCTTGTTGCAAATCACAGGGGGCACATAAAGTTGGTATGAACATATCACGAACTTGAGAGTTCTTCAAATCAATACGATATGCCACATTCTTTTCATGGGTATGATAAAATCTAAATATTTCCCGGTATTTAGCATATCCCGTTTTCGGCAGATTAGGATGATGATATACTTGTCTACTAATATTCTTCTGTGATACTTCTAAATCTACATCTTTTAATTCACGGACAAATGTACGTCCGTTTGTATAAATCACAAAAGGAATATCAGGATTAGAATAAAGACAATCTAAAATAGCATCAAATTGAGGATGTAAAGTTGGCTCTCCGCCATATATTAAAACTATTTTATTAGAGGCAGGAAAAGATTTATACTTCCAGTTTTTCCTATAATCCTTAAAAACCTCAATTGCTTTATTTAATTCATCTAATGATATAACCCAATTTTTTTTCTTATTAAAATATCCACAAAATTGGTCACAACCTCCACATGACAAAGTGCAGAAATTGAGAACGTGAATAGCAAACATTTTATTATTCAAATGCACAGTATCGCTATCTCTTTGTGCTTTATGTTTCATCATAATAAGACTTTCGGGGCAATTGATTTTCTGGCCCAAAGCAAATCGGACCACTGCTGGGGGGTCATCCAATATTTAGCTGTGGGTAAGAGCATTTCTATCTTTCGTTCCAAAAGTGCATTTCTTCGAAAATACTTAGACATAATAGAGGATCGCTCATGGGCTCCTGATAAAAGTAACATCAAGCAACAACCACTACGTAAATTCTCTAAATCACGATGAGTCATCTCAATTCTTGATAAATCATTATAGATTGTTGGATCATCATGTACTACCATTTCGATAGCTCTAAAATGCACTAGTTGCTTGCCATACTCATAATTTAAATCCCCCGTCATTGAAATCCAAGGGAACTGTTTGCAAAAACAAAAAAAACTAAATTCAAAAAGCGTGTCAAAAAATGGCTCAGTATCAATGTACTCTCGCACTGTGATAAGTTGCCTCTTTAGATTTACAGTATAGTGAGACGAGGCTTCCTTGAATAAACTAAAATTATGAGAACCGAATGTGATGTTTTCATCAAGTGCCTTTTTAATTACCGATTTAGGCACAAATAATCCACCCTCCCACATTCGAGGGTACAATTTTTTGCGGTTAGAATTAAATATAGCAAGATATTCAGATTCCATATTCACCATCAGAGCTTGCTTTTTCAAACATTTATGAATTTGACTTATAGGCTGTTCAGTAAATAAAATATCTTGCTCCATAAACAAAAACACATCAGTCTCATCGATAATGTCAGCTAATAACTCATTGGTGTGATCCCAAAAGAAATAGAATTCATCAGGGTTCTTATTTACATTAATTACCTGAAGATCTTCTTCTGATTCTATTTTAAACTCTGAAAATGTTTGAACATAAATTTTATAGTCCAGACCTTCCAAAGCCCAGCGTAGATTCGCAAAATGCAAATTCGCCCCCTTATAATGTTGGGCAATCGTGGTGATTACTGAGACTTTCATAACAATACCGTTTTAATACTTTTGTATATTGATGAATCTTTAATGGCTTGGATAAAATAATCAATAGAAAATTTAGTTTTATCCATTGACCTGAAATACTCTGCCCCCTCTTGAGCCTTGGTAACTAGAATTTCTGCTTCGTCTAAAGAATTAAAAAACAATGGATATTCCTTTCCCAAATATTCTTCTAGTGCGGGCATCCTTCTAACCACTAATGGCGTGTTTGTCATAATGCATTCTAAAACAACATTACAGGCGGCCACATCATAGAAATCTAAAAACACAATAGAACTTACCAACAAAAAATCATATTCTGCATTTGACAAAGATGAAACAAATTCAACAGAATCACTTGCAGCATATTGAAGCATTTCTTTATAATCAGCCTGATTCCGAAGGACTTTCACCATTACTTTTTTAAATCTAGGGGGGAGCTTCAAATCAAGAAATGAGTGATATTTTCGCATGTGCTGCCCAATAAATATAACTCTATTATCACACTTTTTATATTCTGCAAACTTAGGGCAAGGATGATAGATGGTTTCAACAGGCACTACAGTATGCTTCTGTAAAAAATCCCTGGTGTAATTACAAAGCGTAAAAATGCCTTGACATTTAGAAAGAGCGCGATGAAATCGTGGTTGTTTCACTAGCTGTTCTAATGAATAAATTACTTCAGGTCTATATTTATGTGGATATTCTTTTGGATAAGAAATCACATTATGAATAAAGCCCGTCCAAGGATAGATGATTTCATGTTCCCTAATTAATCCATCTACCCAAGAGTAAAAATCTAAGCCATAACCTGTGTGTAGATGTTCTACTATTCCTTTGGAAACATAAATCCATCCATTGCGATGCCCTTTGCATAAATCAGCATGGGGGATGAATTTTATTTTCTTCATTTCTTTGGGATGTCTTCTTTTTTCTTATAAAAGACATGAGGCTTATAAGGCTGATTCTGGTCATTGCCGATTCGATATTTATAAACATCATGATCCGTTGCAAGACGGGATCGCACTCCATGTTGTGGATTTTTCTGGTTCTTCCATTTTTCTTGACTATATTCCACTACTACCTCATCTAAATTAACAACATCTAAGTCATCTGAGGGGATATAAGCCTCCGCATTTCTAAGAGGACATGGCAATTGTTCCCGAGGCACATATTCTACAACCTGGGGGCAAATCTCACAAAAAGGCACTTCTTCTTGTTCCCAGAAAAAATCGTGTTTTTCTTGATAAGAGGCATCCAGGGACAGAGGCTTATACGCCTCCATATATTTATCATATTCAGGACTTACCACTTCAGGATGAGTTTTTTTAAGAGTATAAATATAAGCAATGCTTGGACATTTCCAAATCATATTTTCATATATTTGGTATGACTTGATATCACATGCTGTCCAACTCTTCTTTGCATCTCCCTCTGCATGTGGATGGATTATGCCGTCTTCATCAACTTTATGAATGATTTCCCACCCTTCTGCATAAAGTTCAGCCCAATCAACCTTCACCCCTTTCTTCTGCCATTTCCTTGCCAACTTTAATGGTTCACTATATGCTGCTAAATACTCTTTAGATTGGGAATGAATCGTAATTTTCAAAACCACATCATTATCATATAGAACTTTATCTAAATTTGGATGTTTATGCAGTTGAAAGCCAGTACAAGTTAATCGAATATGCGCATTCGGCCAATATCTTCGCGTCATCTTAAGCACATCTTTTAGATCACGATGCAAGGTGGGTTCTCCTCCTAAAATATTAATAAATGGAGCAAAGAAAGCATACCGAGGTTTCTCTGCCCACTTTTTAAATGCAGGGGTATCTTTCATAGTGTCCACATTCCAATCCCGATCAGGCAAAGGAACTGGCTCTATCCATTTACTCCAAGAACTGCACCATTCCTCCATTTGTTCCATTGTTAAAAATCTCGTTTGCCTCCAATTATTGTAATGCAGGCATCCCACACATGAAAGATTACAGGCATGGGTTACACAAAGTTCCAGGGGCCTACAAACTTGTACTTTAGGATATGAACTTAACATATTATTTCCTCATTGGGGAGAACCCCTTTTAATATAATTGGTTTTTGCAGGGCACATCCCACATATAAACTCTTCTTCACGTTGGAAAAATTCCACTTTATCTTTAAAAGAACTATCCAAACTTAGTGGCTCCCACTGTAAATACGGCAACCACTCATCCCCCATTTTATACTTCGCATATTGCATACTTAAATAAGCTATTTGTGGACATTTCCAAATTTTACCATCCACTATTTGATAACACCGACAAGGACACGCTTCCCAAGAAGACCGAGGGCTTTTATCATCAAAAGGCAGCATATCACTACCTGTGCCCTTATAATTCTTCCGCCAACCCTCCGTCTGAAGCTCGGCCCACAATACTTCTAGCCCTCTTTTTTGCCATGTTTTAACCGTCTCTAAATTTTTACCTACTTGCCGGAGATATTTTGAATCATCACTATGAACTGCTACCTTTAATTTAATGTCATATTCAAATAATACGCACTCCAAATCAAGGTGTTTATGTAAAAAAAATGCATTTGTTGTAAATAAGAAATCTCCAGGGAAGTACATACGGCACTTTTTAAGAATTTCACACAAATCATTATGCAAAGTGGGTTCCCCACCTAACACACTAAAAAAATCAGGGTTGACAATTTTACTCCAAGGACTCAACCATTTATCCACTTGTTGTAGTGAAATAGACCAATTGTGCTTCTGGTCGGAGAAATGCGAACAGCCATCGCAGGCTAAGTTGCAATTGTAAATAATGGCAAGCTCAAGTGGGCGAGGCACATCAATCTTAATATTCATCATACTCGTATATATATTAGGATGATTTTTGGAATTGGACTTCAAAAGACCGGACTCACCAGCTTGAGATTCGCACTCAAAAAACTAGGATTCCGCACCCGCCAGTTTCCTAGAGATTTAGAAATGTTTCAATTGCTAATTTCAGGGAATTATCAAATTCCACTATTTAACCGTTATGATGCCGTCATGGACTTGCCCATTCCCGTTTTCTATCCCCAATTTGATAAAGAATACCCAAATAGCAAATTTATTCTAACAATAAGAAAAAGAAATGAATGGTTAGATTCTATCAAAAGAAACTTCCAATGGCAAAATAATCAATTTCCAAACTTTAGAAATCAAAGCAAATCATATAAAATAGAATATGCAAATTATGTTGATTTATGCACTTATGGATGTGTTTATTTCAACGAAAAAAGATTTAATTACGTTTATGAAACCCATTTTAAAAATACCCTAAGATATTTCCGTGACAGGCCAAACGACCTGTTAGTGATGGATGTTTGCGGGGGTGATGGATGGGATATATTATGCCCATTCCTTGACAAACAAAAACCCAAAGAAGACTTCCCACATGAAAATAAATGGAAAGATAGATTAAAATTAGCAAAAAACGATAAAAGGAAATATCATTTATGAATCAAAAAAGTCACAAATGGAAAAGTAAATGGTCTATTAATAAATATCCACCAACACAAACCGACCTTCCACTCTATCATTATGGCACACATAAAGAACCTGATTCGTCAATGTGGTGCGCCTCTCTATCTGACCCAATTGGCAATAAATTCAAAGAAGGAATGAAATTGTTAGATTATGGGTGTGGCTGTGGAAGATACTTTAATTTCCTGACCACTAAACTCAAGAACTTCACCTATTATGGACTCGAACCCAAAGGCTCTAAACTCCCCACCATAGAACAATGTCTTAAATACTTCGGAAATGACCAACGCGCTGAATTTGGATATATCGGAAGTGACACAGAATGCAAAGCAATAGAAAAGGCTGAAGTAGTAATTGCCGGAAGCGTCTTTACGCACCTACTTTGGCCTCGCTTTGAAGAAATATCTGATTCCCTACTGCCTATAATAAAAAGAGGCGGAACATTTAGTTTTTCTGTGTACATAGCCCCAAAATATATGATACAAGAAACAGATTTGCTAGATAAAAGAAAAAACCCTCCAAGAACCGCATATGGTCTAGATTGCTATTTCAGAGTATTTTATACTAATGAGTTAATAAAAAATTATGCTCAAACAAGAAATGTAGAAATAAAATTAAAAGAAGCACACCCTAGAGACTCAGAAGGACAACAATATGAACCAACTCACCGCCATGAAATATTCCTAATGAATAAGGTAGCAAAAATTCATGATTAAAGCCATCCATCTCGCTGACTACTTGTATTCATATGGAGGAGGGGAACACCTCTTAAGAGATTTAATCAATACATCTAAAGAAATGGAATTTACCTGCATCAACTTAAAGAAATCCAAAACTGGATATAAAATGCCCGTGCCAGTTTTGGATATATCAGAGATTAACCCCACTACAATTGAAGCCGATGTTATGTTCTTCTGGGGATATGTAGGGAAAAGTCCGCGACTCTTCAAACGTATTCCAATCAAAATAAAAATAGGCGTAAGCGACTTTCAAACAAACTGGATAACTGCTGGAAATGATTTAGCTACCCACGCTATCGCAATCTCTGAAAGTACAAAAAAGGCTATGAAATTTCCAGGGGAATGTAGAGTCATTCACGCAGGGGTAGATTTTTCAAAACACAAAATTATTGTACATCGAAATAAAATTCGTGAAGCATTAGGATTCAACCCTAGCGACTTTTTAGTAGGGCAATTCTGCCGGATGGAAAAATTTAAAAACTTCGAGGCAACCATAGAATCCATTGCCCCAATGCAAAATAACGTGAAGCTATTAATAATTGGCACCGGGCCTAACCTGTGTAATGTGCTAGAATTGTGTGAAAAAAAACTACACGGGCGATATCGATATATAAATTATGTAGACATTCAACAGTTGGGCACATACTTCAACTGTCTTGATGCCTTCTGTCTTCCTTCGCGGGGAGAAGGTTTTGCAAGAGTTCAATGGGAATCAATGTTTTTTGGTATTCCCTTTATAGGAACGCCCGTAGGGGCTGTGCCTGATATTATAAAACATAAAATCAATGGCTTTATCGTGAAAGACAATGAAGATATTCGCAATGCTATTACAAGCCTGATGAATAAAACTTACTGGGAAACCATTTCAAGCAATGCTAAACTTTGTGCAAACACTAAGGGTCCAATGCAAATTGCCTCCTCTAAAATTGTTCAATTCATTAAGGAGATACAAAAAAGGAAAACAATTTTATTATGAAACCTCTAATACGATTTACATTAGGCCCAGTTAAATCATGGGGATTGCGAATTCTAAGAAAAAGCCTAAACAACTTAAAAGAACTCTATAAAGAGTGTGATTTTATCGTCTGTTATAATCAGATTGACCGTAATAAATTATCATTTCTAGAGGGTGTAGAATTATACGACCAGAATGATTTTAAAAAAAGCGACAATAAACCAAAATTAGAAGCGTGGAAATTATACCCACCTAGATTACGACTAAACGCACATGAATTGGTAATAGATAACGACCTTTTAATTCAAGGGCGGGTGCCAGAAATTGACAGATTTTTAAAAGAACATAACACATTATTATTACAAGGCACAGGAATAAAGCGATATTATGGAAAATATGATCCACTAATCCCAGAAGGATATGTAATCAACAGTGGCATATATGGAATGCCACCCGATTTTGACTTTGCTTCATTAGTTAAACAATTTCAATTTGGAGAATGGATGCAAGATAGAGAAAACGGACTCTTTGATGACCAAGGTATAATTGCCGCCTCTTTATTAAATAAAGATACAATAATTATACCAAAAACATCTATCTTTAATTGCCCTAAAATAACAAAAACTACTATTCCTATAGTCAAAGGTTATCATTTTATTGGCGCAAACAGAGGGGAACATTGGGCTTGGAATGAATATTGTATAAGCGGATTTAGAAAAATCTACTTATAATTTAAATCTTTCAAGCACTTCTTTAATTTCCCTCAAAGCTTGTGTAGCCGCATCTGGATTAACTACACACTTATCCAAACTGCCATAGTGGTGTTCAAGACACTGCAAAAGGAGTGCTTTAATTTTACCCTCGTCTGGACTATGGGGCACCGGACTTGGCTCTCTGTTGTAAAGTTCTTCTAAGTGTTTCTCTTTAACATTAAACCAATTGCGGATTTCCTCCTCGGGAACTTCGCCACGACGAACGGCTTTCATGTGTTCTCTAGCACGGCGCAAATCTAAATCACCATCACTTAGAATTTGCTCACATTCATCTAAGAGGCGGACTACGTGATATGCAAATTTAACATCATATCCAAATTTCTCCCGAAGCTCTTTACGTTTGCCCTCGGGGTTCTTGCTTCTCATTTTATGAAGCTGGCTGTACGCATATCCCTTAAACTTCTGCCAGCACCCTTTGTGTAAGAACATACGGCGATTTTCTCGCACCATATTACCCACTTGAGTAATGTGCAAAACACATTCTTGTGGAGTAAAGAGCGAATCAACCATATTGGGGTTGTTTTCCATGCATAATTGGAAAAACTTCACAATATTATAAATTGACAGATCATAATTGCGACCTTTACCAGCAAGATCATCTTCCACCATGATATGATGTTGTTGATATTGATGGAATCGCTTTTTTTGCCTCCCAAATTCCATAATCTCCCCTGCTAAGTGAGGGAAAACTACTTCCTTAGGTGGTATTGCAAAACCATACACATCCATATCAGACGTATCGCTAGATACACCATAGGCTACCGACCCCATAATTGTTTCATAGTGAACATTCGTAGGGAGAAATGAAGGGGGCGCAATTAATCCCCGGTCTGTAAGCTTTTGTACTACGCTAGGCATTTTAACTTCCTTTGTTCTAATGAATTTTAGACAATCTAAGTTGCCTTTTTATCTCGCCTGGACAATCTGTTATTATTCCATCTACACCTAAAGAAACAACCTTTTCAAGATCATCCGTTGAATTAACTGTCCACGCATATAATTTCATATCATATTGGCGAACCTCTTCAACAAGTGATACATTTAACCTCTCTACCTTACAAGAGATACCCAAAGCTCCCACTTCCTTACATTGGCGAATCATAAGGGATCTTTTAAGAACTTTAATTTCCTTTGGGTCGTCAGTTCTAAAAACAACAGGCTCATCTTCTTCCTCGTAATGATTCAATAGACCCCTCACCCAAATAACATCAATACCTAATCTCTTTCTTACCTCTCTTACAATGGGCAACTGAAATGACGTAATTATTATTTGATCTTCTGATATCTTTGATCTAGCTATATCTTTCTTTAATTGTTCTATTATATCATCTTCACATTTTATTTCAATAAATATTCGCCTACCTTTTGGTATCATATCCAAAGTTTCAAGAAGGGTTGGAATTTTCTCCCCAGCCCACGAAGGGATTGGCTCTTTCCAAGCTCCTACATCAGCTTTTTTTAATTCATCTAAAGTCTTTTTTGCCACCTTCCACTCCCTGCCACTACCTGTTCTCCACAACGTCGCATCATGAATCACAACAAGGTGACCATCCTTACTTTGGCGTATATCTATTTCTAGCGCATCGGCATCTTCATCCCACGCCTTTTTAAACGCTGCTATGGTGTTTTCAGGAGCTTCCAGAGATGACCCTCGGTGGGCTATGACTTCTATTTCTTCATTCATCTAATAATATATTAGTTTCTACAAGAGGGTTTTAAATAGGGTAATAAGAATATATACCATATAAGGAACATAAGCTTTCAGGAGGAAATTATGAAATCTTCAGCTTCATTACTTTGGCTAATTGGTGGCCTTTTTGTTGCTTTCTTATTTATAAACACCATTGGCGGCTGTAGGGCTTATATGTCACCTTGGCGTTTTTTCCAGCCAAGAGTTCAAGTGCATCACACAACACCATCAGTAGGTGTTCATTTCAGCCCCAGCCACAGATCATGGTGGAATCCATTCCGCCATTCAGATCATAGAAGGCATGATTATTACAATCGCGGGCATGGTCATAATCGTCATGGTCACGGCCATCACGGACATCGGAGGTAATATGAAAATAGCAGCTTCATTTGTTTGGTTAGTGCTGGGTCTGGTTGGAGCCTTTATACTCGTTGGTTGGCTAGGTTGTGGCAGAGCCCTTAATTCTTGGAGGGCTCCCGATCCACAACCAATAATCCACCCGCCAGTTCGGACTCAACCAATTCATCAGCCGCCCCCTGTTTATCGTAATACAAATCCATTCAATCGATTTGATAGGAACGATCATCCATATCATGATCGGCGTTATGATGAATATATGAGGCGAAAGCATGGTGATAATTGGTATCGAGAAAATCACCGATACGATCCAGATTATAAATATTACTATGACTATAGAAATGCGGATAGGCACAAACCAAAACCAGATTTAAAAAAACCAGAACGGCCAGAACCGAATTTTAAAAAGCCGGAAGCCCGTCCTGAGCCACGACCTGAACCCCGTCCAGAACTGAAGCCAGATAAATCAAAACCAGATTTTGATAAAGGTCGCGGGCATGGACACGATAATGATAGGCACGATCACGATAAACATAGACATCGCCAAGATGAGCCGCTTTCAGACGGCCCAAAGCCTCCCTCGGGGGCGGGCGATGCCACACAGGGGTTTGACCCATCCAACCCCCACGGACCTAGCAACCACCGATATCCTTGGCAACCAAGGGTGGGATTGCAGAGATAAAAGAACCCTGCCCATAGGCAGGGTTCTTTTATGACCTATTTCGCGGCATATAGGTTCACGGCAATTCATCCCATCGCTTGAATGCCGCCTCTAATTTTCTATCAATTGGCCGCTTGCCAAAAGCGATAAGAGAGCGAATTTCATCAAATCGCACCACTTCAAAGCACTCAGAGCAATGAAGATGATCTGATTCCGCCTCAAATTTTTTGTTTTTACAACTTGGGCATTCAAGATTCATCGTTCTCGTATTCCTCTTGTAAAGCATCCATTACGATGCAGGCGGCGATTCCCGAAGCAAAAGAACCATCTTCATGACGGATTTCAAAGGGAGACTCACACTCTACAACCCAACCATAATGTTCCAAAATAATTTCTTCTCGCATAGTTTAGCTCCACAGCTTAGCTCTAGCTACATTCAATATTATTTCAACACATTCGTCAATAGTATTCTGGTCCGTTTCAACCACAATATCGGGATTCACCGGGGGGTCAAAGGGAGCATCATATCCCGTAAATCCCTTAATTTCCCCAGCTTTAGCCTTTGCGTACATACCCTTTACATCTCTCTCAGAGCAAACTTCCACGGGGCACTTCACATAGACCATGATATCAACGTCTAGCTTCTTCCTGACTTCTTCCGATGGTGACACGAAAGAGCAAAAAACGTTAGTGTATTTGCCGAGCATTTTGGCAAGATAACCCACTCTCAAAAGATGCCTCTCTCGCTCTTCGGGTGAGAAACCAATCCCTTTAGAAAAATCACTATTTCGTAAAACATCACCGTCTAAAAGCTCACCGCCCATACGTTTTACTAATATTTCTGCTAAAGTAGTTTTTCCACTACAAGGAAGTCCAGTTAGCCAAATTATCATATCTCTCCTTTATACTGGGAATTGAATCCCATCACCCATTTCAATAGGAATAATACCATCATGCATTAAAGGCATCTGAGCCTGCATTGTAATAACAAGCATCTTACCAGAATTCTGCTCTATTCTATCTAAAAAATAGCCTTCATCTGCTCGTTGATTCAACACCTGACTTAAATCACTCGCCTCAGTTATTATATCTACCTTATAAACATTATCTTTTTCTTCGCTCATTGCTATCTCCTTCCCCAATATCATAGCTAGAATCTTTTAAAAAATCAAGTGGGTAGATAGGAGATGCCCCTGGCGGCAGTTCTTGAATATCAAAGATTTTATTTGCTATATCGGTATGATTAATTGGAAATCTACACCCGCCCAAACACCATGCCCACGCCATAGCTTCTTCTTCACTCATCTTTTCCGAACTCATATCCCAAAACCTCTATTTCTTTGTGGCAATCTTCCGCCACCCTATCCCTCGTTTCCTCATCATAAAACGTTGAATAATGGGGGCGGTCAATTTTATTTAACACAGGAAGGGCCAAACGGGGAACCTCAATTCTATCACAAATCTCATCAAAACTAGCCTGTAAGTTTTCAAAGCGGCCTATGAAATCAACCGCTATATTGCCTCCTTTATCAATCACCCGATCAAACCAGGAAGGTAGCGGACCCCCACAGGAAGCTTCATTTTACGACAAAATTGTTGTAAAATGAGCGTAGGACTGTTATAGGCATGTACTTTTACTTCTACTGATCTTAAGGCTGATGTGTTCATTTTCTTCTCTTTTTCTTTCAATCTAATTAGCTTACTTTCCACCAATTTTTAGCAGAATAAATCCAATTCCTACAAAAAAAGTCCCCACCCATTGATATGTCGTAAATTTAGCAGCCGAACCCATAATCAACAGTGTCCCATAGAAGGTAAAATAAATAATCAGATCATAAAGCAGACCATCAAATATTAGATTCTTTGAATACCGAGCTATAATCGGCCACAACCCCAAGAAATTACACCCATAGAGGATAATTACCCATTTCCACTCATCGCTCTCATTTGCGTATTTTGATATTACACCAACAAAGATGTACAAAAATATCGCAGTAATAACCCAAAATGCGTAAAACATACCCTAATAGAGTTTGCAATAACGCAAAAGAAATGCTATAATGATATCACTGGACCCAGAACATTGCCTTGCCCTTATGTTTTGGGTTTCCTCACTTGTCGTGAGGAATTACTGGCCCGTGCCCCTTTCCCCCAATGGGGGAAAGGGGCTTTTTTAATTTAGGCAATTCGGACAAATGAGAGAATGCTACAGTAACAATCTTCTTGCCAATCCACGGGTAATGTTCTCGTAAATTTGCTCTCGATGGGGCTCGGGCAACAAAAGTACGCCTATTTCTCTTGCGATGTAAATGCCAAGCATGAATTGAAGAAGCAGGATTTTGCAAGTTGTAACCAAACTTCTCTGCAAGGTCCGCTATTACGTGGTCACAAAAGTCTATACCTAAACTAACATTCTTGGCAAACACCTTTATAGGTGTATCAAAAATCCAAGCATCCCCGGCTCCAACCTTTCTCTTGTGAAAATCGGGGTGCTGTGACGGGCTACATTCCGTGCGAGTAAGATGTATGAATACCCCTTTTAAATCGTACCTATTTAATGCCCTGAGTGACTTATCAAAGTAAATATCACCATTTGCTATAATTGCTCTCCCAGTTTCATTATTCGCTAATTCAAACATTTCGCCATAATTAGGACGCATCTTACAAGATACAACCTCTACTTGTGGTAGTAAGTCTTTAAATTCAACTGCAATGTCTTCCGTTTCCAAAAATAAAAAAACCTTCTTGATAAAAGGATTATCTATATTTCTTCTAAGACATTCAACATATTCCCTGGTCCTATCACAAGGCTTTGCTTTAAAAGTGGTTAATAAATTGTATTTATATCTCATTTTTCCGCCCTCAGTATTTATATTAGTATAATGGCTTATTTACTATCATTCCCCCGGTGTGGCAATACTTGGGTGACAAAAATGCTTTTTAATTACTGTTGTGAAGTCTATAATCACGACAAAATTGATATACAAATGGGGAAAGGGCAAAGAAAAAGAAGAAAGAAAGGGGCACTCAACTATTTAGCAGTTGGAGATTTCTCATGGTGTGAATTCTACTCACATTGCATGACCTTCCATTGCCCCGAAGAAAGAAAAATACCAATACAAAAACATCATGATCTTGGCATATTCGATAAAAGGTTGAGAATTCTAAATTATGACCCAAATGATAAATATGTCATATTAATTAGAAACCCTATTCACTCCATAATTTCTTGGTATGAACTATACACAAAAAAAGACCCCTGGGAACCATTCGCCAGGAGTCGGGCAAAGTTTTGGAATAATTTTACAAAAAAATGGGTTCTACCCAAATATGAAAATGCTCTATATTTACACTACGAAACCCTAGTCAAAAACACAAATCCTCAATTAAAAAAAATTATCAATTTTGTGGGTTTGCCATTAAAAACTAAATACCTCCAATTCTCGCCCCATGATCATATTAGAACCCTAGATGGCTCATATGATACAAGAGAAATAGAAGATATAACAAAAAAACTCTATTCTAAAGTTGCTCCTTGAAATCTAAATCAGACTTCTTTTCAGAATGAGTCTTCTCTTTAAACCACTTTCTTGGATTACCACAAGCCGCACAAGAGCACTGTGCCAAGTGGTCGCCCAAATGCTCCGCTAATTCGGGACGCATCCAATGAAAAACTCTACGCGCCTGCATCTTCTTACGACGCTTGTGCTTACGACGCTCTGCTCTCTTAGACATGATCGATTCTCCTTGTTGGGGGTCGGCCCCTCTTGTTGGGAATGATCGATCATTTTCGTGATAGTTCATTTCTATATCTACCTTTACTACATAAAATTATGAAACGTGCCATCTTCGTACACGCACTGCATAAAAGTGCAACAATGTTCTTGTATAAGTTTTTTAAACACTACGCTAAACAAGCTAGAATTAAATATTATTCGCCTAATAATGAAAAAGTCAACAAATTAGATGACCTAAATGAAAATGAAACCAACTTTTGCTGCTGCCCTGTTAGACAATTTGCCAAACACTATCAAGGTCATACATATAAAGAAATTACTAAGTTAGTCCTAAATTATAATTCTCCTGAAACCTATAGAATATATCATATCAGAGATCCTAGAGATCTGCTTGTGTCACAATACTTCAGCGTGGCTTATATTCATGCACTGCACGAAAAACTTACAGTAGAACAGCGAGAAAAATATCAAAAAATGACCGTAGATGACTTCTGTATGAAATGGGCGGACCAGACGCTTGAAAGATATGAAAGTATTTTTACTGTGACCGCTAAACGTAAATTAATTGTAAAATACGAACAAATGGTATTGGACTACCCTAAATGGCTCTCTAAAATCGCCTCTTTTTTATCAATTCCTCCAGAAATAAAACGTGATCTTAGAAGAAAATTTAAAAGAGAATTTATACCGCCCATTAAAGAACGAATGAAACACAAACGTAAAATGATCCCCGGTGACTATAAAGAAAAATTAAAACCCTCTACCATAAAACAACTTGACTCTAAGTTCAGTCAAATTTTAGAGGCGTTCTATCCAAATACTTGAGGCGAGAACCCATCTTCCTGGCCGCCTCTGTCACCGCCAAGTGGGTGCGATTAAAAGCCGCACCACAGAGCGGTCGCTACCATCTAGTCGGGGTGAAAGGATTTGAACCTTCGACCTTCTGCTCCCGAAGCAGACGCGCTCCCAGGCTGCGCTACACCCCGTAATGTATTTCTCCGTGGCAGTTTTTACAAATTAATATGCATTTATCTAACTCTTTTTTAACTCTTTCAAAAGACCATCGCCGCATCTTTCTCCAATTTGGGTCTTTTTTATCTGGGTCTTTATGGTGGAAGTCAAGAGAACCCAAACAATTATTGTACCCACACTTTTCGCATCTGCCACCTTTGTATTCAACGAACTTCTTTTTATTCTTCCTAAACCTTTCTAATTGATACCGCTTTCGACATTTTTTACACTCAGAATACCTACCAGGATGAAACATTTCTTTTTTCGTTTCTCCACACTTACAATTATGTTTTCTCCCAGTGGCTAAATTATGTTTCCCGAGCCAATATCTAACTGAAGTTTGTGATTTGTTCGTAATCTTAGCTATTTGACGTGTCGAATAGCCTTGTTCGGTAAGTTCTATTAATTGTTGCTTGTCCATACTATTATATAGTACGGACAAGCTCATTTTGGATAAATAAAATCAACCAATTTGAACTAAGATCGCCACCCGCTCCCACAGGAGCAGGTGGCGATTTGGATTATCCTAGCAATTCCTTTGCCTTAGACAGAATCGTTCCGTTAATTCTAATGTCATGGACATCATCCTTCTCCCTTAACAACTCTTCCACGGTAATGATGGAACACCCAGTTTCCCAGGAATCCATCGGCCCGTAGCAGGAGCAATGACCTAAATCCTTTACCCAGACTCTTCCATCCTTCCCTAGAGCAACAGCCTGTCCAGATCCGTCATAGCACCCAATCTCGTAGTCGTGAATTAACCACTCAAAATCAGCATCCGATACTTCATTTAAGTCCCAATCACACAACTCATCACCTAACTGATAAATCTTCATCATAGTACCTCCAATTAAAGGGTTGAAACATCTGAGTTTCTAACGGCCCATCAATTGAGGCTACAAATTAGATTTATCTTCCTCCATCCCAATCCGAATGCAAATCGGGAAAATCACTCATTGTTACTCCTGTGCCTTCATCTACATCTTTATCAGAAAAAGCATAGGAAAATAATTTGCACAAATCTTTCAACCATCTAAACATAGAGCTACCAGTGGGATTCGAACCCACGGCCTCTTGTTTACGAAACAAGCGCTCTGGCCGACTGAGCTATGGTAGCAATCTATTCTACACGACATTCATCTAATCGCCCTAAATCTCTTAGTCGAACCTGCCAAATCCAAGAATTAATTTTAACGTCTTTTATTTCTTGGATTTACGAGAGCGACGGGACTTGAACCCGCAATCCCCAGCGTGACAGGCTGGTGCGTTAAACCAATTACGCTACGCCCCCTTTAACATATAATTTAGGGAAAGGCACATCAGGAATCGGCAGAGAGAAAAAATCGCACAGCTTATCCCAACCATCGCCCTCAATTATATTCATTCTCAATAGCGGCTTATCTTGAAAAAAATCAGCCACCGCTGGGTAATGACTATTATATATTCTTACCCATTTCTTAAAATCAACCTTTAACCAATTCCCCTTATAGTTTTTTTTGTTTCTGTTTCGTTTTACATGACCCTCTCTGCTTCTAAGCCAACTTCGCAACTCACGCTCTGTTAAAATAAATTTAGCACCAGGAAACTTCCTGTGTAGCTCTCTAAAGTGGAAAGGAAGGTTGCCATCAAGATACGCATTAACCCTCTTTGTTCCAAAATCTAAATTTTCTAATAAAGCATTGTTTTTATGTTCATCATGTTGTGGTGTCCACCCCAATATTCTAAGTGCCGCACTCAAAGAATGCGTACCTGTTTTATTCAAGCCTATACAAAATACAAGAGGTTTCATCTAAGAAGCCCCGCCTGGAATCGAACCAGATTCTTGAGGACCAAAACCTCATGTGATACCAATATACTACAGGGCCAAAGTGGAGGTAAAGGGAGTTGAACCCTTCGTCCGTCTGTGCGAGAGACAGCGCCTACCCGTAGAGTACCCCCTACTTAGAGCTACCGGAGGGATTTGAACCCTCGGCCTCTTCATTACCAATGAAGCGCTCTGGCCTACTGAGCTACGGTAGCTTCTCTTTATCTTCTCCCAGATGTTAATTGTTCCATAAAGGTTTTAAATGGGGCTCTGTAAAACGTAGGAGCCTTATTCATTATTTCATATAACTTCTCTAAAGTCAATTCAGACCACTTGTTAGCAGTCATTCTTTGACCATAATCAGAAAAGCCTCTGAATTCACTCTGCCAAAACTTCGTGACCATTGCATCTAAATCTAATTTAGGTTGCCAGTAGCAATGATCCCAGTCCAAACAGCACGGTCCAAATATCTTTTGGTCAAAATGAGCCGGGAAAGGCATACGACTAAGCGTTGCTTCCATAAGCTCTTCCTTGCTCAATTCCGACAAATCCTCAAAAGCATATCCGCCATATAAATATCCTCCCTCTCTATACGGCTGGAATGCAAACACCAAATGAGGAAATTGAACATATATGTGCTTCTTCTGGTTATAAACAGTTCTCCTTTTCGGTGGATACAATCTTACTTCATGACCATCCTGCACCAGCAAAATCTTGTACTCAGGATCGCTTTTTGCGAAATCACTCTTCTTTACGGCCTTCTTTCGTGGTTTTCGTGTTCGTGGAGTTCGCTTCTTTGCACTTTTAACAGCTTCGCTCATTTCCAAAACTCCTTTTCAATTCAATACACTCAGGCTATACCAAATACAACGTCAGGATTCGAACCTGAACTTCTGGCTCCAATTCGCTTATGCTTTAGCCAGCGTGCTACCATTACACTACAATCGTACCGCTTTCAGAACGCTACTGAAATCTAACTACTCAAACTAACTACTAACTATGGACTATTGAGTATTGACCTGTCCAGGCCCTTCCCCTGGCTCACGGTTTTTATAGCCTAAGCGAATGTTATCAATACCTTTCATCCATAGGGTTCATTAACTCTTTCATCAAATTATTTCACGAACCTACTCACAAGCTCTGCGGGCTGGACTCGAACCAGCGATGGGGCTTTCGCCACTCCTGATTAACAGTCAGGCTCCTGCTACCAACTCGGATACCGCAGATTAAGCGACGGTGACGGGAATCGAACCCGCGCCCTCTTCCGTGACAGGGAAGCGCTCTTACTCTCTGAGCTACACCGCCTCAATTTATTTTACACTTCTTCCTTTTACCTTCCCAGTTTTTGGTTTCTTGGCATCTTCAACCATTTTCTTAAAAGCATCTACTTCCTTTGTTGCCTCTTCGATTGTAACCTCATGACCGTAATTGCTTCCAAAATCACAAGATTCACAACCACTGTTGGCGTAATCATCTACATCAATCTTATCTGTGCCAAACAACTCAGATAATGCCTTCAACTTCCCAAAACTCAAACGTGGGGCTTCATACATGGCACCCCATTTAATTACAAGAGTACCATCAGTCCGCACCGAATACTCAAGATATGGCTTTGACCACTCTCTATCATCAGCAAGGATTTCCTCAATCCTGTGGCCGATCCATCTTGTCTTTTCTTTTTTCAATTTTTTCTTCTAACTTTCTTGCGTGTTCTGCTTTTTGTTCTTCTAATTGTTGTGCTGCGGCCTCTCTATCCGCTTTAGCTTCATCAAAATCCTTGAACAAAAGATTTCCTATTTGGAATCTGTCAATCGTCTCCAATCTGCCTTTCTCATCCTTATAGCACAACTCTTGTTCCGTTTCATGCACTACCTCAACATAGGAACCTTCTTCTGCCTGTCTGCCACCCCACAATAGGAACAACTTCTTACCCACGAAAGAATCATTCTCATCTAATTCCGTTTCTATCCCACGACGTTCAAAGAATTGTGGCATATCTTTTGTAGATAAAGCCGTTTTTCGTTCATAATGCACTTGCTCTATCTTTGTTAATTTACCATCAACGAAAGTCGCCTCAAAAGTTACAGACTCAGCATCTTCACCATCATAAGTGTATTCTCCTACTGGACCGCATGCAGATATTGTGCTTCCATAAAATTCCACTACACCTGTGAAATTATCATAATTATCTGCTATGTTTGAAAACGGCCACTTGGTATCATCTCTCGCTTCTTCATCAAGCGTACCGTCCGCTGTTATGATTATAGTTGCTAAGGTGCAACCAAAATCCTTAGTTTGATATTCACCTACTAACTCCACCGGCTCGCCAGGAAGAGGATAGTCGCATCTTAAATAATCAAACATTCCCATCTAGTTGCTCCATTTTTCTCGTAATAATTGAGTAATCTTTATCATCCTTCGCCTTTTTGACAGATACATGAACATTGCCTACTAAAAATTCAACAGGTTCAACCTCATTAACTTTGACTCGACCTAAAGCTAATTCATCAGTTCCTTCAGCTATTTCCTTTCTTAATTTTCTACTCTCTATAGAAAGTGATGCAACTTCCTCACCAATCTGTATGAACCGCTTAACCTTCTCAATGAATTCAGCCTTGTCCATCTTCATTTCCTTTCAGAGCTACCGGAGGGATTTGAACCCACAACATTCACATTACAAATGTGACGCTCTGCCATTGAGCTACGGTAGCAATTGCGGTTAATCTTTTGGCTTAGATCGTGCTGCCATCACTGGTTGTCAAAAGCCGCAACCTATCAGAATGATAGTTTTGACAACCACCAAAAAACCGCCGCAATTGGCATTTTATCAAGCTGCGAGGGTAGGAATCGAACCTACGAACCCCTGGTTCAAAGCCAGGTATTTCTTACCAACAGAAACTACCTCGCAAAATTTAATTTTAGAGGCTGGTCTGGGATTTGAACCCAGGACAATCTGATTAACAGTCAGACGCTCTAACCGGACTGAGCTAACCAGCCACCATAAATTCTTTTCTCACTTTTTCTGGAGGTTTTCTCCAATCCAACTTTATTTTTCCCGCTCTCAACTTACTTTGGTGACCAAAATTCACACTATAGTTGTCATCATGCAAACACCACATGGTACTTCTAAATGGAATTCTTGCAGGGTTAAAAAGTTTATGAACCTGATGCCTTCCCAACCAACTTACGGCCCACTCAAAATCATTCATATTACTTTTAACATAAGAAGCCTTAACGGCAACTGTGCTTCCACAATGAAGGTTTAAATCATCGTTCGGAACCATCTTTCCCGTTTGCGTGTTTAAAATATATCCTCTATTTGAAATTACAACTCTTTTTTGTCGTTTCATCAAATCTCCTACAAGGCGATTTGATATTAAATCATCTGCATCCATCATGAAAAAATACTTTGGGTCCATCTCCAATGCAGCTTCTACTGTTAATAACCTCTTTTTAGCCTTATCTACATTATGTTCTCTGGTTATTGCCTGCCAGTGAGACAAGCTTGTTTCTTCCAATGGTGCGATATAGGGTTGAGGATGCGAAATTGGATCTGTGCCCATTTCCAAAATCGTCACCTTTTCATGGTCTATATCATCGTCCAAAGGCAACTTCTTGTTTGCACCAACAAAAATATGAAACCTATCATCCCTGCTGTTGCAAACACTTCTAATTGTATTGTTTAATAATCTCCAAATTTCTGCGTAGTTGCAGTTCTCAGGGTGTTTTACTGGAATTACAAAAGCTATCATTTTTCTTTCTGGTTAAAGTAAGTAGGGCCGGTGGGTAACGCTCCCACATTGCGGTTTCCCGCCCTGATTAAGAGTCAGGTGCATTGCTTGTCTGCCACGACCCCAAATTTTATTCTCCTGCTTGTTCTAAAATCTTCTTTGCCTTTTCAATTTCCTTAGCCTTCTTCTTTTCCGCTCGCTTCTTAGCCGCTTCGGCCCTCTTTGCCTTTTCCCTCTTCAATCTTGCCACTTCAGCATCATAAACCTTCTTCTGCTTTGCCGTAAACAACTTCTTAAGGGAAGGCTTCGTCATAGCCTGTACAATTTGTACATTTTCATCGGCTAATGCTCGTATCGTATTCTCCCGCATTCTGGTTACATCAACCTCACTTGGAGAACCCCAACTATTTCGTCTCCTGTCTATGTAATAAAACTTCTTCCCCGCCACCAGCTTTTCTTCACGATCTTGGATAGCCTTCTTATCCACCCAGCCAAGTGAAGCAAGCAAATTCAAAACAAACTCATTCTTTTCCTCAATCGCCTTCCTAATTAAAGCAGCCACTTCGCCTTGAGTTTCATAGTTCCCTATCAAATCAACTAAACTAACTTCTTGCACGGTGACTTCAGGATCATAGGAACCATAATCATCAGCACCCTCACAATAATGTTCTTCCGTACTAACCAAAATTAACTTACGTGACATTTCTGTTCCTCAAACATTCATATAGTGATTGTTCTTCACTATCAGTAGGGGTCACCAGAGCTTTATCCTCTATAATCAAAACTTTTGCATGTATCTTTCTATGGCAATTAGAACAAACACAAATGCATTTCTTGATTTCTTCAATTAGTTTTTCAATACTCTTCTTAGCTACCCACGCCGATATGTTATCATTTTTATCATTTACATGGTGGAAATCAAGACAACAGGGTTCCGTTTCTCCACAAAAACAACACCCTTCCCTCTTTTTTATTTCCTCAACTACTAATCTTATTTTTTGTTTCTTAATCCTGTTGTATTCTGTACTTTTGTGCAAAACCACATCGCGGTTGGTTTTGTAATATTCCTTGGCATTTTGGATAGCACAAATCTTACAGTATGAGTGTAATCCATCCTTCTTGCCAGGACTTTTATGAAACTCCTCAATGCTTTTTTCTTTGTTACATCTTTTACATCGCTTAACCATAATAACCTCCTAAGTTATTATAGTTAAGCTAGATTAAAATTCCCTCTATTTTTTTAAACCAAAGTGAGCCCAGCGAGACTCGAACTCGCAGTCTACGGATTAAAAGTCCGTTGCATTAGCCTATTATGCTATGGGCTCAATCAGTAGGGCCGGTGAGATTCGAACTCACATTGTCCTTTCGGACCCAGATTAAAAGTCTGGAGCATCCCTATCTGCCACGACCCCTTCAATATTGGGGTCTGCGTTTCAATCTGTAAGGGTCACGAATCATTTTTAATTCTCCTGTTATTAAAGTCGGGGTGAAAGGATTTGAACCTTCGGCCCCTGGTCCCCCAGACCAGTGCTCTATCCAGGCTGAGCTACACCCCGTAGTAGAGCGTGCTGCCATTACACTACCGCCGCCTTCCGGCACCGGACGGGAATCGAACCCGCACTTCTCCATTGGACTACTGGAAATAAATTTCCAGGCGAGAATTGAACCCGCACTTACTTCCAAGAGACGATGGTGGGATTCGAACCCACGCGGAGCTAATGCTCGACAGTTTTGCAGACTGTTGCCTTCAACCACTCGGCCACATCGTCATACAGAGAGCGTGCTACCCTTAACACCACCCCCGCCTTACGGCGGTGACGGGATTCGAACCCGTACTTCTCTCTTTCTCACTTTTAAGTCGGAATGCCTGGAATCGAACCAGAACCTCTTGCTTATCAGGCAAACGTGCAGAAACCACTACACCACATTCCGATGTTCCTTTCGGTGACAATTCGTACAAAGAACTTCACACTTGTCTATTTCCTCTTTCAAATAATCCAAAGAATGACCTGATGCTAAAAGGTACGCAATTGTAAACCTTTTGTCTTCAAGATGATGAAATTCTAAACATCTAGAGTCGTCTTCACTACAAGCTTTACATTTGGACAATTTGATAAAATCAATAAACCATCTTCTTTTTTTAATTCTCCTTTCTCCAAAATTTCTCCAATTTGATCCATCTTCTATAATTAAAGGCTCATGTCTCTTTCGGTGACAATTACCACAAATAACTTCACACTTGCTTATCTCTATTTGAAGTTTTTCTATTGTGGTAGCATTCCGTATAAGCTGACTAACTGTGTTCGATTTTCCATTTACATGATGAAAGTCCAAACAAATCTTATCATCTATTCCACACTCACAACACCTTGTCTTAAGAGAATAAACATACTCATTGTTTCTTCGCCTCCGACTTTTTATTCCTTCTCTGTATTTGTCTTTGTTTTTTAAATAGTGTTTCTTTTGAGCCTCTTTTTGTCTTTGTTTGTCTTTATAGGGCATATTGAACCTCCTCTATTATATAGAGTAAGGTTCAATACATTTTACCACCCTTTTTAGGGTGGCAGAGCGGAATCGAACCGCCGCCAACCTCGTTCACAGCGAGGCTCAGGAAACCAACACCTGATCCTGCCACAGTGGGAATACTTGGATTCGAACCAAGGGCCTCATCCTTATCAGGGATGCGCTCTAAACCGACTGAGCTATATTCCCAGTTTTAATTCCTCCTTTTAAGTCGGGGCGAAAAGATTCGAACTTTCGGCCTCCTGGTCCCAAACCAGGCGCTCTTAAACCAGGCTGAGCTACGCCCCGGTGGAGCCACCATCAGGCAGCATGCTTTTCCCTCAGGTGGCATAATTGTTTTTTATATTTTTCGCTGTGTTCTCTAACAGCCTCTTTTCCTTTTTTAGTTAAATGCCAATATCGGTATCCTCTATTTCTAGGGCCAAACTCGCCCCCTTCTTTTTCATACAGCCAACCGAACTCCATCATCAATTTAAATTTAGTTTCAGGAACTTTTATTCCACTTGCCGTATAGGCGGTTGCATTTCTCCTTCCATCGGGTCGTTCTACAATGCAACCCCAGTACAATTCTCGTTCCGCAACCGTCGCCTCTTTTTCTTTTGCTAGGTGGCCCCAATTTTGTTTGAAGCCCCAACTCATTTTATAACGAGGCGGCAATTTCTTTCGTACAACAACAGGCGTTAAGGCTTCCAAAACATCCCACAGAGTAGGAATATGTTTATGTTTTTTGCCACACCGTTTTTGTACTCTTTTCAAGGTTCGGTCTCCTTTTCTTCTTTTATAAAAACTTTACCACACCACTTACATCTGAATTCGTTACAATCACATTCACAAAAAACGAATTCATTATCCCCACATGAGGGGCAAATCGGTTCTTCTTTTTTCATTTCATCCTTTCTGAGAGCGGCTAGTCGGAATTGAACCGAACTCTTCCAGCTTGGCAAGCTAGCGTGCAACCATTACACCTTAGCCGCTTAAAGCAGGTGCGGAGTGATTCGAACACTCTCTTCTGGTTTTGGAGACCAGAGCTACTCCCAGGCAGTCGCACCTATTTCTGTCTCATTTTTTCATACCAAATTTCTTTTTCAATTGCTTCTGTTGGCATTACCATTCCACATCGAGAACATTTAAAAGGGGCAAACTTAACCCCTGCATATACTTACAAAGTTTGCAATAATGCCCACCTGTAAATCTCCAAATCGGCTGTTCTCTTTCTTTTTTTTTCCATACCAACTCATAGTGACCCGGAAGGGAATCGAACCCTCGTATCCCTGGCTGAGAACCAGGGTGCCTAACCAACACAGCACCGGGCCGCGCTCTACGGATTGAAGCAAGGCAGTTGCGTCCAACTCGCACTCTCTTATTTATAGGGAGCTTAGACCCCCATCCGTAAAGAGCGGGTGAAGGGTGTCGAACCCTCGTCAACAGGTTGGAAACCTGTGGCTCTACCGTTGAGCTACACCCGCCAATGTTTTTTGGCATGGCAATTTGCACACAAAGGAGTACATTTTTCAATCTCTTTCAATACTCTTTGTTTGCATCCTGACATTACCAAGCGTGATACAGTCTCCTCTTTATCATCCTCATTATGGTGAAATTGGATGCATGCAGGATGGTTTTCTCCGCATTCTGCACATTTAAATCTAACTTTATAATCCTTCCACCAACCCCTAAAACTCTTCCTCCAAACTGCTGCTTTGCCAATGTACTTTTTCTTATTCGCTAAGTAGTGCTGCCGACGATATGCTCTTTGGCAATCAATACATTGACTCTGCAACCCATCTGAAGCTCGTTTTCTACTCTTGAAACAACTACGTGGGAGATTTTTTTTACACCCACAACATTTTTTAGTATCCATACCAATATATAGTGTTTCCAACCGGATTTTTGTTTGGAAACCTCATAAATTTCCAAGTGACGCTGACGGGAATCGAACCCGTGTGGTTATAATAACCTTCAGGTTGAAAGCCTGAATACCCTTTAGCCAACAGAGTGCCCAGCGCCTCATTAATATAATTTTAAATCTCCTGTTACTTTGTCAATTTTCTCTGCATCATCTGGTCCGATTGCGATACAAGTTGGTGTTGGAACTCCATCAAATTCGGTTTTCCCACTATCAACGATCAATTCACAAACGAGCCCTTCATCTTCTGCTTTCTGTTTAACTTCCATCAATTCTTCTTCGCTATTCACTCTAACGGTGACTTTAGCGAAGCTATTTTTTATCCATTCAATTTCTTGTTCGCTTAGATGTAGAACATCCAGAAGTTTTACTGTTCCTGCCCAGGGCAGAGGATGTTTTTGATCTAATTCTTTTCTAATTCTGTTTGATAAAAAGGCCATTGAGGCATGAGACCCTTGGGCAATTTCTTTACCCCGCCTCATTTTTAAATCTTTACGAATTACAATGACCTGTTTTACTGGCATTTGTATTGTTTTTTTCTATGTCTTTTCCATGTGAAGTGGTGATCGTCGCTTCTTAGCAAATCTTCCCAAGCACAGGGAAGGCTTGCTTGACTTCTTTTGGCACGAATTTTCACTTCGTAGCCATCTACTGTAATTTGCGATCTTTTACCATTCACCCTTCGTTCTTGCGTAGTACGAGGATTTCTTAACCATCCCATTTTGATTCTCCATAAGTTTGAGTTACTTATGAAAAATCATCCTTTTCAAAAATCCAAAACATGTTTTCTCCAATAAAAAAACCCGCTTCCTGAGCGGGTTTATGTTCCGGCTCAGGCTTGGACCTGAACCGATCTATTTTGTTCGGTTCAGATCAGGGCGCTGGGGCATTATCTTCATGTCCTGTACGCCCATTTGTTTCGCCTTGTTTTGGCGTAATGGTAGCGCACGGGCACGTAATGCCTTGCCAACAAACCTGATTTTTTTGAACCGATACTAACATGATTTTCTCCGTTACTTATATAGTAACAACTCTTCATTTTTTTGTCAAGTTAAATCAAAAAGCGCTGGGGCTTGGAATCGAACCAAGCGTTTTTACCGGCTGCCCATTATAGACATGAGGTAGTGTTCTACCATTGAACTACCCAACAGTGGTCGGAGCGGGAATTGAACCACGCATCTCCCTCTTTAATGGAGGGCGTTCTAGCGTTGAACTATCCAACCATAACCCTGTCGGGGTCGCAGGGCTTAAAACCCATTTTGACGATCCAACAGGGAACAAATAGTGAGAGTAAGAGGTTTAGTTCCTTTACTGGCGTTCAGGAATCTAACCTGCCAGGCCCTACTCTCCAATTTGGACTACACACAACGCAACTTTTGGTCACAAAGTACCGGGTCGCTTTGCGTCCCAGATCTTTGCTTAGGGGTCGCTTTGCGTCCCCCGACCAAAGTGGCAAGAGTAGGTATCGCGCCTACCTAAGCCGAACTTATGAGGCTCGGCGGGTCACTTGACCATCTTGCTATATTGTGCAGACCCGCTACTAGCTCTCGCTAGCCTACCCTAAAGGCCGAACTGCACACAGGTTGCCAACCTATCCCTGATGTTGGCTTTAATGTCGTCAGGGCGACAATTCTCTACGGTACAATTCCTTTTTTTTGTGTCGGCTGCTACACGCTGTTTTTTTGTTTTTGACAGCAGGGCAAGTGGCGGGAACAGGATTCGAACCTGCGACCTCAAGGTTATGAGCCTTGCGAGCTACCGGGCTGCTCCATCCCGCGTCATTGGATACTTATATAGTAGTTTGTCTCTCACTTTTCTCATTATAACATGGAAATTTGTAATGTCAAGCAACCTTGAAATTTTCGTCCAGACTCGCTCGGGGATTCCAGGTGGTCCGAAATTGCCCCTCCTCTGGGGGATCTAATGCATTCCCAAATAAAATGTTGCCTGTCATTACCACAAATTGCCAAAATTCTTCTTGGGTGGTGTCGTCGGGCAATTGTGCCCTAATCCGCCTCAACTCCCTCTTTTGGGGGTCGGGATGAAGTGGAACTGTTACTTCCATTGACACCACTCCGACTGAGAGGTTCACGTACAATTCCAAAATGCGCACTGTAATGCGCTTTCAATAGAATTCTACGCCATAGAACCACAGAATTACACCAAATGCGCATTACAGTGCGCATTTAAAAACAACCGCCCTGGATGGGTTGGGTCTCGTCGTTTAGTAATACCCACCCAGGGCGGTCCAGAGCCAAATTAAGCCGCTGCCCGTCTTCGGGATGGGCGAAGCGGCAATCCAAGAACTCTACGCCGTTCCCGTTCTGCTCGGGCATTAACATGCTCTCGGGCATATTGACGGGCAGGAACGGTTTGACCATCTCGCCAATCGGAAATCCGAATTCCGTTACGACAAAGATAACTGGCGATGCATGCACGCTCTTTATCTGTAACACGCTCAATCGGTTTTCCAAACACCAATGAAGCGATAAACTTGTGTGAAAAGCCGCCGAACTTGGCGAGGTTTTCTGCCTTCCACTTTTTAATGTCGTCTAATCGCTTCACTCTACGCCGTCTACGCGGTCGTCTAGCCATGTTCCTTCTCTTTGGTTAGAGGGCTAAGGCACTTAACAACTTTGTATCCGTGCCCATTTTGGAAACTCTTCTTTTTTTGTGCCCAGTGTGTAGCACAAAACACTAATGTCTTTTTCGTGTTTTGCACCACAACACTAGCCAAGTCTCCACATTTCATACACCGCATTTTAAAGCAATGCGGCAATAACCGCAGTGAGTCTCTGATTCTGCCGTCGCAGTTCTTCCAATTCCCATTCCATGCGGGTCATTGGTACTGCTTCTTGAGGAATATCCTCTTGAGTTTGACGTTTGCGGTATTTCCTCTTCTTTTGAGCCACAACAGCAGTAGCTCCCGAAAACTTACGACGGATATCGTAAAACTGGGAGCCTGTAATAGTAATTCCCTTCTTAGCCAATGTGGCCTTAGCTTTCTCAAATGAAATATCCGGGTTCTTTTGAAGAAGCGTCCGAATCCAATCGGCTTTATTCTTCGTCTTCTTGCCAGTTGTCTTCTTGGCAGTCGTCTTCTTCGTCTTAGTGTTGTTCATCCGTCCCTTGGTGTCATAGAAAGACTGGGAAGTTGCCTTCACTCCCATTTTCTTAGCTTCAGCGATTGCCTCTTTAGCCGAAATCGTCGGCGTCTTGGCAAGGATCACACGAAACGCTTCAGCCGCACTCTTGAACTTCGTAGCCATGTGTCAACTCCTAAATAAGTTGTTCGGGGGGTACGCTCCTATCCCCATCATACCATAGGAAAAGGGAATGTAAACCACGTAACTCTCTTAAGGGTATGAGGTTCATTCCATATCTGGGCAACAAACGCAAGCTCATAGACCCCATCCTAAAGGCGATAGGACAGCAGGGCAAGGTCTTGGACCTGTTCTCGGGGAGTGGGGTTGTCAGCTATCATCTGCGAAAGCGAGGGGCTGTCGTCCATGCCAATGATACCGCCTCTTATTCTTATCATATTAATAAGACATACTTGGGAAGAATTGACCGCTCCGAACAGTTTTCCCAATATATAAACTGGCTTAATAAATTTAGTGAAAATCCCAGAGAAAGATACTTTTCTAGATATTACAGTGAGAATCCAGACGCTTCAAAGGAAAGAATATACTACACAGCGAGAAATGGAGCATTCATAGATTTCATTCTTCAACAAGTGTGGGCCAGAACTTGGATTCAAAAAATATTTGAACATTCCAACACCTGGGAATCTCCTGTTTTGTGTGATTTACTTTACCAAATGTGTACTCACGCAAACACTTCTGGCGTATTCAAATCTTGGCATAAGAAATTTGCAGGAGAGAAACGATTTGAGGGGGTTCACAAGAGAGTGCATAAATCCAATCTTAAGCGTATTACGACACCTATTAAACTTGAAGTGCCTACGATACCGGAAGGTCCAGAAGGTCAAGCATTCCAATACGATGCAATAGAATTCTTTGATCGGGTGGATGATGAATACGACGCAATTTATATTGACCCGCCGTACAATACCCACCAGTATTCTGCTAATTATCACCTATTAGAACAAGCCTGCCGCCCCTTTGAAAGAAGATATATACCAACTGACGATCAGGTGAGTGGGATTCAACCGGACTTATACAAATCCCCATATTGCAGCAAAAAGAAGTTCCACAAGACTTTTGTTGCTCTTTTTGATAAAATTAAAGACCGAACCAATCGCCTCGTAGTCTCCTACAACTCAAAAGGCTTTCTGGGCCAACAGGAGATTAAAAATCTATTAGGGGAAAGGTTTAATGAGGTTTCAGTCCAAGAGATAGATTACTTTAATTATAGAGGCGGCAGGGCGGCTAAGGAGCCTGTTAAGGAGCTATTGTTCATTGCGGAGAATTCATGAACGTTGTTTGCTTTTTTGAAAATATAATTCATTCACGCATAGGCAAAGACGCAGACAAACTAATCAGTTTGTGGGAAGAATCGTGGAGTCGGTGGGGGTGGAACCCTATTGTGGCGGGAATAAAACACGCAAAACAGCATCCGATGTATGATGCCTTTAACGATACATCTTCTCCACTCTACACTTATTCAACTAACAACCCTAAACACTTGAGGCTTTGTTACTTGAGATGGCTAGCGTATCATTCTTTTGGATGCACCTGGGCAGATTTGGATGTAATGAACTATGGTGTTACACCGGCTATGATGCCAAAGCTCTCAGATTTGCCAATATATTTTTCTAAGTCTGGTTGTTGCGGTCATTCCAATAAAAAGGGGTACTCCAAGATTATAAAAAATCTTTCTAGATTTTTAGATGAAAAAACAACGCAAAACTTTATAATCGATAACGAACAACACACCAACGACATGAGGTTATCAGCTAGAACACGCGAAGATTTTTACCCGCCCCAGTATATTAATAATCCAGACAATAAATTGAGTTGTACTGATTTCTACAAAGACAATGGGGATTATTTATTGGTGCATTACCACGGGCGATTATATCACATTAATTTAGTAATTCAAGAGCATCCAGAGTACACAAACCGCCTCAAATTTATTCAAAGGGTCATAAAAGGCTTAGGCAAGAAGCCAAGCAGGGCAAGAATAATACAGGCTATTCGTCCTGTTGCAACTCTTTAATCATAAAGAACAACTCTTCATCAGATTCAGGCATATCCCAACCTTTTTTTTCCATTTCCTCCCGAATTATGGCAAATGCCCGTTGCCGACTCTCAACTACCTCCGATTCGGTCATTTCAATTCCCATGTCATGCAAATATCGCATTGCACGACGATTATGCTCAACACTAAATGGCTTCATCATCAAACCAATTCCATTCAAATCGTTCATCGGTAAGGTTCTTGCCATCATCGGCGTATGAATAACACGCCATCGCTCCATAATCTCCACAGTAGCTTCGTGCTTCCTCATCATCTTCACAGACAACTAGCACACTAGCTTCATCTGTACTCATCCCATCACACGCTCTGCTATCGTAGAGAATGTATTTTCTTTTCATACCAGATTTCGGTCCCTATTGGTACATCCAATTTGGCAATTCCTTTAAGGATCACAGCAAAACGATGTTCCTTTGGTGGTGGCGTTTGGAATTGCGGTGAAATTAATGCTGTTGCTTCAATGTCATGATCGCCTGGACGCTTGAGAATAACCACAATCTCAGAGGGTAGTTCAAAATCAATCAGCGGACCAGGAGTAACAATCAATCCTCGTCCCTGTATATCGAACACATCATCAACGGTCATAAGCCTATACATTATTTGCACACTTAGGACACAAAGGGGCAGCATAGGGGCTAGGACCAGAAGGTGTAGCTTGTGCTATGGGAAACATAACTTCACATTCTATGCATTTTATATTATCTCCCTCGCACATTTTCTCCAATTTGGCTTCACCCATTTCGTGAAAATCAGGAAGATGTTCATTCATAGTAATGCCAAACTTCGTGGTTAACGGGACTAATATGCTGTGCGTATGCTGTTATATTAATCACTTCTACAGATGAAGCAAACTCAGCAATAGCATCATAATAAGCCCCCCAATCAATATCAGCGCCAGCACCAGGAATGAATTTTCCAAATCCCTTAGCTTTTTTTAAATAATTATGGGGGCGAAACACTTTCACACCAACTTGTCTCATTATATTTCCTCACATCCTTGAATTTCCAAGAAGGGTTCATGCCCTTCACCATCAAACTCTTCCACAATATCATCTAACATCATGCTGAATTTTGCTTTTGCTAGTATTTCAGCATCGGGACCATCTCTTGCTTTGAAATCATCGCTAAAGATAATAGGCTCTCCTTTTTCCCTGCTACCTAAACCTTGACCATTGCATTCCTCGCAACTACACTTAAACTCGGCATGGACTCTGAATGTCTTCATGGGGAAGTCCGATGGCCTTTCTATGGAGGATACTACACAAAATCCGATGCATCAAACTCAGACATTCTTCGGATCATTACCGCAAGTTCATCATTAGGCCACCAACTTGGAAGATCACTCCAATAGCCAGTTGTTGGCTTAAATTCACCACCAAATTGCAAGTGGGCTTGCTGTAGCAATATTGTGGCAGCAGCAAGAGTATAAGGCCCAAACACTTTTGGACCACCATCATACGGCTTTGTGACGATTACGTAATCCATCATTCATCCTTCTTGTAGATTGCATCAAATACTTCCTTGCGATGCACAGGAACCTCCTTCGGGGCTTCAACGCCCAATCTCACTTTGTCTCCGCGTACCTCTACAACTGTAATCACAACAGGGTTGTCTTTGTCGCCAATGATGATACTCTCATTTTTCTTGCGACTTAAAACAATCATGATGAAACTCCTAAAAGGTAAACGCATATAAGCCCCAATCCTTCCGAATGGAAGGATTGGGGCAACGAAAGAAACGAAAGGTTGGCTTAGCCCTTTTGACCAGCAACCTTCACAAACTCCAGAGTATCATGCTCTTGGAGAATGTAGTTGCCATCAACCAACTCGCCATTCACGCGAGCTTGGGCGTCTTCAGGGATATTGAGAACGTGCTTCAATTCTCCCCGAACGGTCACTACATCGTGACCGGAAATACTTAAGGTTTGTGCTTCAGCCCCATAAAGGACTTCTACGTTACCGAGCGCCTTATCGATCTTTTCCTTTGAAGCGGAAACATCGGGCGCGTTCCCTGCCCCACCGCTTGGCTTTTGCTGAGCAGCTTGCTTGGGCTTTTCCTTTTGAACTTGCTTCGCCATTTAAACTCTCCTTGTGATAGAAACAACCAACCTTACGATCTTTTACGAGTGTTAGACTTATTAGCTAGAACATCAAGATACGCCTCATCGTACTCTATCTCACCTTCAAGGTACGCATAAAACGCATTCAACATTCCGGCTGCAATGTAGTTGTTGGCGATCAAAAGCTGTGGTTCACTCACAACTTCAACGTCACAACCACCCTCACGCTCTTCAATGTCTGCCGGACTTTCATCTTCGGGCTCTTCAATTTCAGGATGATATTCATTTGCAATTGGAAGGGTTAGGTTTTCCCCATCTTTGCGAATATGAACCTGAACGTTTCCGTCAATGTAGTCGTTTCCACCCGAAATCACAACCACATTATCCAACTCTTCACAATGGTCGGATACCAACTTGCGAGTGGCATGATTATCCACACACGAAAAGATAAGATCACCTTCCCTCAAAAGCATGATGATGTTATCTTGGTCGATATAAGTGGGGTGCGACCGGAAGAAAATAGAGGGGAATTCTTTCTCCAACACCTTCGCGGTTACTTCCGCTTTATTCCCCAATTCATCGAAGGCTTGTCGGTCACGATTCTTTTCTTCGTAAGTATCTCCATCAATAAGAGAAATTTCCGTGTCCTGTAACTCAGGATGGTAATTCAAAAACCTACAAAGCGTATCAAGTAAGCGACCGGCAATCCCGCCGCAACCAATCACCCGTATTTTCATGCTTTACTCCCTTCATCATTAGGCTCCGAATCCGGCAATGCATCTTTCTGCGAAGCAAGACCATATCCATCCACCTTAATATTTTCTTCGGTGTCTTCTTCGCCTTCTTCGCCTTCCCAAACATCATCACCCATTTGGGCATTTCGTTCTTGCTCTTCGGCAGCTTCAAGTTCGGACTCTTTTACCCAAACACCACCGGCTGTTTGCATATAAGTTTCGCCACCCGTATCTTCATCATCGTCTTCAATATCCTGATGAAGTACCGTGCCGCCACTACGACTGCCTTGACCAAAGCCAAAACCTCCATAGTTTTGCCAAACTTTTTTTGAGACTTTGGGCAACCAATGAGCATCCATGTGGGCTTCCATTTCGGCCTTCATGGTCTGCAATTGTTCGGCTGTAAAGTCAAAGTCGTAGTAGTTTTGGTAACCACTGGAAATGTAGTAGCTCTTCTTGGCTTTAGCATCACCAATGCGAACCATATTCAACGCAACATTTTCACAATCTACCTCTTCCCGGTAGTCATTCAACACCAAAGAAGATGCAACCGAAAAATGTTCGTCAGTAACGTGGCCCAAGGTTAAATGCACACCATCAAAACTGGCTTCATCACCTGTATCTGTGCCAGAGTGGAACGCATTAAAACTGGGGTGGGAGTGAATAGTGCCGACATTCATAAAACCGGCATTAGCCAATTCAAGCATAGCTTGATCCGGCTGTCCCCACTGGTTTTGTTCAGCCGCCGTCAAATTGGCGGGAGCATTAAGTTTGCCACTAGGACTCTTAACATAGAATCTGCGGTCGTATGAAATAGAACCGCCACTCACTTCCTGCTTTGGACAATGCAAAGCATATTGCTTCGTTTCGGGATTAAAGGCAATGATAACAACACCTTCTGCCTTGTGTGCCCGATAAACTTTGCGGAAGAACAGCAATGCCCGATAAATGATTTCACCTGGCAACTTGGGCAGCATCATGTTGATATACGGTTCAACAGCATAAAGCCCTTGATAGTTGCCTTCATCATCATCTTCGAACTTTTCACCAGTAAGAGGATCGATGAGAGTCAAATCTTCTTCATTCTCATCATCATCCTTCTTCCAGTAGCTATAAGTAGGTTTTGTTTCGGTTTTTGAACCCTTTAGATAGACAGGCCCATCCGGTGTGTCAATACAATATCCCACTTTCACCATACCGGGAACGTCTTTCACTGGCATGGCAATTAGACCCTCAAACAGCCCAACGTCCTTGCGGACAAAGGCACCATTCGCAGCGATCACGAAATATGTCCCCCGTTCGGGGAATTCCACACCATCTTTAGCTACTATAACCGGATAGATTCCCATACCATTTTCCTTCTGTTAGTGTTGTTGCTGTCTATCCTAATCTTACCATGAATTCCAAGAGTGGAAAAAATTTAGGCGGGATTTCTCAATAATCGTAGTATTTCTTCTTCAAGACATAGCGGAAGGCGTCATACCCGTACAGGTCAGCCCCGTACAATTCCTTTTTTTCTTCATTGGGGGGCGGGTCTTGCGCACAGCTAGCTAAAAGCTTCTCATATTCCAGCCGTTTGGCCTCAGCGGCGCGGGTGGCTTTTTCGTATCTTTTCTGTTCTACTTCTGCGGCTTCCCGAGCCGATTTTAAAAGATCTTTCTCGCTGTCAAGGGCTTGATCGTATCTCTGTTGCATAACCGCCCGAACATCATCGTGCATTTGTGGGATGATAGCCCGAAGCACATCCAGAACATGCCCCTCAATTATAGCTTTTTCGTTTATTCGCGTGCTCTCTAGACCGTCGAAACACTGCATTACCTGACTTTGAATCTTATCAGAATAAAAGGCAACCGCCTGTTGGGTTAAAAAGTCTCTTTCCCCAACATTTAAGTCAACATAATCCCTCAAGGCCCGTTCTGTGTTATGCCAAATATCTCCCAAAACAAACAAAGAATTCTTTGCTGTCTTTCTTTCCCATTTCTTTAGAGTCAATCCTTTTGGCGTATACTTTTGAAAGGCATAAACTGCATCAGTATTAAACGGTCTCGCCCAGAATTCTGCAATTGTTTTATTCACCACTTCACAAAGACTATCACCAGTCGGAGGAAAACCTGCCCCCATACAAACATGCATGGTTCCTGAATCCATGATGTTAGGCAAATTGGCGAAGTACAAATCGTCATTAAGCGATTGTAGTGGCTTAGTTCTATACGCTACTTGAAGGAGGACTACTTCATTGTGATAAGTGACAGTAAAAATAAAAACAACATAAGGAAAAGACAACCTGTATGCCGTCTTACTACTATCAATACAATTTTCCTCTACAAACCTCTCAGAAAAACTAACTGTGCGAACCTGAGGCTTCTGCTCTACTATAAGCGTATACTTCCCCTTATGATTTTCACAGAAAAACTTAGTGCCATCGGGAACAATAAAATTGTTTGTTTTTTGCTCAACCCACCTGGCAATATTTAATTCTATAGTTTTAGCCACATGCTCGCTAAGCTCGCCAATTGCACCCAAAGTATCATTGGCTGCCTGTATAGCTGTTTTTTGTGATATTTGAGAGACTGTGGACTGAACGATAGAAGGCACTAATTCTTTAACTAGCGCCTTCACCCGAGAGTCAGACAAATATTTATGTGGTCTTACCATACATCATTCTCGCTATAGCTGTTGCTGTACAGCAGTTCTTTCTGCTTCGACTTCTTCTTTTTCTTATCACCGCCTCTAGTTTTTTCTGCTTCTCTTAAAATTCCACAACAAGCCTCATAAAGCTTGTCATAAAGGCGATTCCTGAAACAGCTAACGGCATTACGGTCAGCAGCAGAAGCCGCCTCTTGATTAGAAAGATCACCAATCAATCTTCTCAATGCATTTGAAGCTTCTGTGACAGCCGAATCAACAATTGGACCCACTCTCATTTTTAAATCTTGAGAAGTGTCGTATGCCATTGCCATAACATCGTGGAGCGTTGATCTGTGTTGCCAGTTTTTATTCACAATAAAAAGAGGGTCTTTTTCACTCTCAGAGGCCCAAGCGGCAAGATTTCTCAATCTTTCATCCGACCTAGCTTCAGCATAAAAATTGTCATGAATATCATTATTAAAAGTAGAACCCCAAAATCCCTCAATAATTGAATTTCCAATGGTAGAAAGTGACCAATCTTCTTGGGGAATTCGGTCAAGGGGTGCATAAACGGCATCTCGCCCAACACAGCAAACAAAATTGGCATCAATATTGGGAAGATTCGGTCTATAAAGTGAACTAGCAAGTGTTTTCAGTGGAATCCTACCGTAAGCCACTTGAAGACTGCGAGGATAGATTCGCCCCTGTTCCCTTTTAAGCCACATTAGAAACACAACATATGGAAAAGCAAGCCGATAGTACCCATTGCCTAATTCGCATTCAAATTTAACTGTTCTAACAACAGGCTTTTGCTCTACGACAAGCAATTTCATATCCCCGATAGTTTTAAGGAGACGGGTGCCTTCGGGGACCACTTCAAGAACATTGTTTGTTTCTTCCCAATCATTACAAAACCGCAGAAGCCCATCACTCAACCTACCCTTGAAACCATTAACAATACTTTCCGCAATATTTGAGACTTCTACATGCACCCTTTGGGAAAGGCTAGACATCGAAACTTTAAGAGCTTCGGCAATAACATCTTTCATCTGCCGTGACGTTAGTAGATCTGTAACTTTGCGATCAACTAGGCTGTAATCTGCATCCCGCATGTCTCTTCCTTGCCTTTGATTTTAATTTAGCAATCGCTCTCGTAATCCTTTGATTCACCCGGCCTCTTGTCACTCCATGTCTTTCCCCGACCATCTTCATACTCAATCGTTCCAAATAATACTCCAACAGCATTTGACGATCTAATTGTTCATAAGATTTTTCTAATTCAACTCCCAATATCCAACTCAACGCTTCATTATCTTCAAAGAGGCGAGCAGTATCCTCATCTAGTATTTCAATTTCATCACCACGAACTTCAGGAAACCTACCCCTTTCACGAAGTCCTTGCCACACTGCATTTCTTATACAAGCCGTAGCATAAGTAGAAAATTGGGTGCCTTTGCTGTGCTTGAAAGTATCGAGAGCTTGAGTTAGCCCCAAAAGGGCATCAGAATATTCTTCAGAATCTTTAACAGAACCTTTGACCTTACAATATTTTAAAACATAGTCAAAGGCTAACCCAAGGTGGTCTTCTATATTGAGCACATCTTCTTTAATGCACTCAACCTTGGGGACTTCCAACAACTCAGAAGGAGGAGTCAATTTAGTTTCTCAACGCTGGGTGCCTTAGTGTTGTAAAGGCACAAAATAAACGCAAAACATGGTCAAAAAACGATTTTTGATATTCTTATCTCTCGCGGTAGGTTATCCGTCCCTTAGAGAGATCATACGGAGAAAGCTCCACAGTCACCTTATCTCCTGGCGTGATACGGATATAATTCTTCCTCATCTTGCCGCATAATGTTGCCAGTACGGTGATGTTTTTCTCGCTTTCTTCTACCTGAAGTTCAACACGAAATGTGGTATTAGGCAACGCCTCAGTAACCACTCCATGTGCTTCAATTCCCTTTTCTTTTGCCATTTTCCCCCTTTTTCCCATGATGATCTACAGCTTGCCCACTTTGACCATCCATAAATCCTTTGAGTTCTTCAAAAGACCACGGAGTATAACCGTAACCTAATCGGGCTCTATAATCAATACCAATATCTACCATTTTTGCATTCGGCAAATGTTCCTCTCGCCAATGTTCAAAATTGCCGTGAGAATGACCATAGCAATGCCAAACGCCTCGGTGAGATTTATCCCACACTGCATGTGCTGTGTGAGTTATCAGTATTTTCTGCCCTTCCCATCTTATCGTCACCGTATCGTGGAAAGACCGAATCAACAGTTCTAGGAAGCGGCGGTCTGTAGTCTCTTTTTCATGCCTTTGCCACTGCTCCAAAGCAGACTCTTGAGAAACCTCCCCACCCAAAACCTTTTCCAATAAATCTTTATGGAAACGATCAGGACGCATTAAATGCCGCATATCCTTATCGTGGTTACCCCAAACAATATGGATATTGCGGCAAACAATCCTATCCAATAGATGCTTTAAACGCCAAACCGATCCAAAGATAATGTCGCCAGCGATCCAAAGATCGTCATTCTCTCCTACAACAGCATTTGTATTATCAATAATGCTGCTATTCATCCGATCCACAGTCTCACGACTGTATCGGAGTGATCTTACTGCATCATACTCTACTTCTCCCTGCTGATACAATTGTTCCATTTGCAGGAAATTTTGCCGCTCACCTTCATTCATAAACTCTAAACGGCGGCAATAAGTCAAAATCCTCGCATGATCAAGGTGCCAATCTGCGGTAAAAAACGGTCTTCCCATCTTCCCTAACTCTCTTTCTCACAATACTTTCCATCAAATTAACCTTCATTGAACCCTCTGGTACAATTCCCTTTTTCTCATTATATCATGGAAATGTTTGAAGTAAATGGGTTCGCCCCCCACTATTGGGGGGCGAACCCTATGTTAAACGGCCCAATGGGGGTTATCCAGTGTCCATTTCACCACCTGATTAATGCTGTCCTCAAAGGTGATCGGCATTTTCCAGCCGAGCCCCTTCATCTTCGCATCATCAAGAGCGTAACGGCGATCATAACCCTTACGAGCCGATTCAGAGGGAACTAATTTATATTTAAGTTCTTTACCCATAAATTTTGCAATCATTTGGGCCAACTCAAGGTTATCCAATTCAACGTCACCACAAACATTATATCTGTCTGGACGTTCGGCACCATCCTTATACATTGCCGGAGAGAACTGGGAAAGAAAAACAAAGGCATCGGCATGGTTCTTAGCGTGTAGATAATACCTAGCCCCAATAGAAGTTGTGCCATCATCATTCAAATCTGCATATACCGGCATTTCTTGATCTAATGCCACTTTCTGAATGATCTTCGGCAAAAACTTCTCAGGGTCTTGCCATTCACCAAAATTATTCATTGTGTTTGTAATCACTACTGGCACATCATAAGTTCGCCAATAAGCAATCGCCATCGCCTCCTGCGCCGCCTTGCTGGCTGCATATGGATTTGAAGGCATAATTACATCCCATTCATGGTGCGCCTGATCTGGCTTGGCTTCTCCATACACTTCATCCGTTGAAACTTGGAAAAATATCTTGGGTTTAATCTTACGAGCGAATTCCAGCATGTTGATGGACAACTCATAATTATTCCTCAAACAATGAACAGGATCGGTCGTAGACCTCTCTACAGCACTATCACTCGCCATGTTGATAATATAATCAATTGGCTTTTCCACAACCTGCCCATTTTCAAACCTTCGCTCTAAAATCTGGTTTTCTAGCTGCTGATCTATAGGAGCGATTAAATCGTGATAGTAATTTTTGAGGCGGGTGTTCATCTGGTTCAATGCATCAATATGTTTCCGCCCCTTTAATTTATAACATTTTCGTTTGTAGTTCTCTAAAGCATCATTCAAACGAGTGTATGTGCCTTTGTGGCGAAACGAATCAAGACCAATGATTTCCCAATCAGTATTGAATAGAAAGTAGTCTACACAATGGGAACCTATAAACCCCGCATGTCCGGTAAGAAGAACTCGCTTAGGCATTTTTATCTCCAATGGAAGTGATAGTTGTATCTTGAATATGGTTGATAATACGGACGATGATAATACGGACGATATTGATATGGCAACGTGTAGGGATAAAACCATGCATGTTGTTTTGTGACTCTTTGATTAGACATTTCCCTTTGTTTTAATATTTGCTGTATTCGCATGTCTTGTGCCTTGCGAAAAGATTCATGAGCCATTTGAGCTTGAGCAACCTTCACCTTATAAACATCAAGAAACATCCTCGCCTCGGTATTGCTCATACCTTCAAATTCTGCCTTCTTTTCCTGATAGTCCGCCTCAGTAAAATCTTTTCTAACGCGGAATTCATAGGCCAACCGAGATAAGTACCAATTTTTCTCCGTTTGAAGGGTAGCATCAAGAGCGGTGTCCGCCACCTCCTCCGTTTCCTCCTCCATTGGCATTTCTATAACAACAGGCGGGGGAGGATCAACCCAATCCATTGTAAACCCCATATGAAGATCACCCACAATAAACGCTGATAATATAAATAGACTATTCATTTTCTAACCCCATAATGTTCCTAAATTAACATAGTTAAAAGGAGATTTCTCTTGCTCTGGTAGCACCAATGCAATTTTGATATCGTCCTCTTTTTTGCCTCTAAACGTACCGACCCAACCCCTTTCACGATCTCCAACAAACTTATTAAAACCAAGCAAAAATCGCATAACAGCCATCTTGGTTTCTCTTACATACCACACAGATTGCAGGGATTCATCATAATTTGTGGAATCCACATAATTCATTCCTGCTCGGAGGAGGACCGTCAACAAAGAACGCCTTATCTTACAGCCTCTCCAAAACTCGGACGGTTCAATCCATAAAATATCTTCTCTATTTGTTGGATTGAATTTTGAATAATCCCAAGGCTGCGTCAGGCTTTCAAAGTTCAAAACCTGTTCTGTTTTATGAATGAACTCTGCGACGGTTTGGCTATTACCCTTATGATTGAAATAAAACCCGCCTACTGTCTCATCTATCTGTTTCTCAAAAGTATCTCTACACTTCTCCCAGTGTTCGCCCCCCTCCAAATAATAACACCCAGGATGAGGAGCAAAACTCGGGGACTTGTGCTTTCTAATTGGACCAAATAACGTTTTTTTCATGTTAGTTTTATAATCCAATCACAGTAATTGTTTAAAACATCATTACGCCAAATTAAAATGTCAGAGTGTTGATCCCACAAACAATCAGACAGCCTACTAATAATCTTGTTTCTTTCTCGCTTCGGAGTTTGGCGATCAACGCTTTTAAAAAGTTCATGTGTTAATTCGCCCTTTTGAGCAAACCAACCATCTAAACTGTAAAGAACCATCTCCCACGTTTTATCCGATAATTCATTTTTGGACACCATCTTAGGCTTCCCTATTTCCTTTGCCCAACTCAACAAAAAATCTTCATACTCATCGTAGCAAAGCGATTCCGATGCTAAAAAATTAAAAAAACGGTTTCCACTTCTATAGCTGTGCTTGTAACCATTATGATAAAGAGAAAAACAAGCAATAACATACTCTTGAGGATTGTTCCTTACATTGACTCTTTTGATGGTAACAAAAAACCATTTATGCGAATCGTGATTTTCAAGAATCAAATATCCGAGGCGGGGACAACCAACCAGAGGTTGCCTACAAAATCTTCGCGCATATTCCTCATGTAAGAACATTTAATTTAATCTAAATTAGGCAGGTAGGAGTTTCGCACTTTGACTTTTTCAGGCGGTTCTTCATTATCGTAAGTCGGCCAACTCTTAGAAATTGGAAGCTCATCATCTTCTACATCATCCCAACTTCCCTTAACCGGCGAAGTGTCTTCTACTTCATTAACCCTCTCAACCAAGTCAGTCAGAGAGCTAAAACCGCCCTCTGTTGCGGGTTCAGACTCAGGCTCGGGGGTGGGTTCCGGCTCGGGTTCCGGGGTCGGCTCGGGTGTGGGCTCGGGTTCCACTTCCACTTTGGGAGCAGTCGTAGGATTGGTGAAGATATCAGAAGTTTTCCCTTCTTCCATTCCTCCTTCTTCCGGCAATTCAGAAACCTGACCTTCCTCTAAATCAGAAACCTGACCTTCTTCTAAATCAGGAATGGGAATAAGTTTCTGCTCTGCCGTTCTTTCAACCAAATCTTCTTTCGGAAGGTCAGAAGTGCCACCCTCATCCCTAATGCGATATGAAATCAATCTATCTTTATCTCTCTCTGTAAAGGCTCTTCCCCCCGAATAATCTAAAGTTATCCATTTTACGCTCCCATCATCCCTAACCCACTCATAAGCTAGAGGAATACGACCATTGATGATAGGAATAAAAACTTTCCTTCCCGAACTAAGCTCTACGGCAACCTTAAATTGTTCTTTAATTTCACCAGTGTTTACCAACTTCAAAGTGGGGTAGGCTTCATGATCTTCAGTTGATTTAAATTTAATAACCTTACCAACATAATTGCTATTATACAAAATAGCATCTTGATAATCACACACAACAGTATTTCCAACAATTATAACAGTAGGAATGAAACCATTAATGACAGGAACACGATACTGTTTTCCGTTTGATAATTCCACTTTCACTTGAAACTGTGTTTTAATACGACCTATATTTCTAAACTCTACCCTTAGAGGCTTTTTTGCTTTATAGGTAGATAAATTAGTTGAGCAACTACTCTCGCAACGACTCCAATTTGTTCTTGTCCAAAACATTCGCCAGCCGCCGCTAGAATAATTAGACCCGAAGGCTCTTTGTGCATTGCTAATCGTGTAATCGGCTTCACACTGCCCTATGAAAAACACCAACGAACATACTGCTAGTACAAAACTTCGTATAAACATTTCTTTCATCCCTTGCTTGCAATTAATTTTCAAAACTTTCAACTAAAAACATGTCGTCCGCATGGACCCATCTATGCTCACTCTCACTCCAAGTAACAGGGTATGCCTCGGGAAAAGAATCCAAAATATCAAACAAATGCCCATCATTTTTTGCATGATCTACTGATCTTTGAAAAATCAATGGATGGATATTGGGATACCTCTCCCTAATCGCACACACTGTCTTATCTGTTACCATTGTTTTATTATAGTTTATCGCCTGAGAAACTTCGGCCCTTAGAGCGCAATCTCCACCACCTAAAGATAGCCAAAAAGACAACGCCACCAATAATGCCCATAAAAACGCCAGATGACGAAAAAGCCATACCCCGCCCCAATAAATAATTTACTAGACCACCGATATAACTTCCAGCAATACCAATGCCAATAGTAGGCAAAAAACCTACTGGATCATCACCAGGATGGAGACATTTAGAAATAATCCCAACAACCAAACCGTATATTACCCAAATAAAAATGCCAATCATCAAATCCTCCTGTTTTCTGTAATGAATTTACAAAGGGTTAAAAAATAATTTTGATCCAAATTCCACTTCATAACATTAACATCCTTGTGTACCCATTGAATATTTCCCTCTACATATCCTTTAGAAGAATCAATTCTATCTAAAGATGCTATAAATCCCTGTTCTACTTTATCCGGCATTGGTATATCAATCCCTGACAAGGCACACTTCTCATTTTGCAACTGATAAACTTTCCAAGCATAATTAATAGATATACTAAACTCCAATGATCCACTTTTTCTTCTTAATGCATTCGCTTTTAATCTTTTCCAATATGTTCCACTTAACTTACCACACCCCTTCCAAGAACAGCTTCTCTCCCCCGTCATTGCACAACTACCACACATTTGCGACTTACCATTCAATAAATGCGATTCTCTAATTTTTTGTTTATTGCCACACTCGCATTTACAAAGCCACAATACCCTACCTTGTTCTGCCTCTTGTGGCTCAATCACACTCCACTTTCCAAACCTTTTACCTTGTATATCCTTAAACTTCTTTATCCTCTTAGTATACTTTCTACTAATACCTAGTTTTTTTAAATGCCTTTGAAGAGTGGTTTTTGCTACTCCATTTTTATCAGCCGATTTAACAATTGATAAACCACATTCATAATCTTTTATTGCTTGTTTAATACTCATATTCATATATACCCACGAACAATCCATTTTACCTCACAATAATCCAATTTATTTTGGTTTTATGTCTAAATAAGAGTCTGGGGTTTTAGAATTTAAAATATCAGCATTCAAATCTTTCATATAACGAAGATAACTCGCATCAAATTGCGAATACCCATTAAATCCAATTCGTCGCAATACTCCATCTGGATCGCTGCTAGATTTCATAAACTCATGCAACACATCCTGCCCAAATTCTTTTCTTATCAACAAACACAACGCTAAGCTTTGTGTATCAAATAATTCCTTTTCTTCTTTACTTAGCTTCATATAGCCATCCTCATCCATAGCAAACATAGCTTTACTGAAAAACAACTCTTTATGTTCTCGCAGCATAGCCAATTGGGTGCGTATTAATGGAACGGTGTTATTGAGTCTTGATACACCTCGATAAACCCAAGTTCTTAATCTCAATCCATGTTTCTGGTCAAACTCACTTAAACATGGTGTCGTAAGACATTCAGGAACTACCTCTGATGGTGAGTCATCTAAAAGCAGCCAAACAGCCGACATTGTTATTTTATTAGACTCCTTTCTCACTTCTGCCCTTGAATCCTCTATTCTAAATAACTTTTTCATTAAGGTTTTTGTTGGAACGCAAATCACCCGACATTCCGAAGAAAAATCAACATTTGGGAATCCCCACCTTTTCATAACCCAGGTCTTAATTTTCTCAATGTTCCGAGCCATAAAAAGACCTTGATCTTCTTCCAACGCCAAAACTGTGAAATTCTCCGTTGTCCAACGATGCCATTCCAGATCCTTAATTTCAGGATCATCGAAACCCCAATCTTCCATTTTCTCCGTGCCATGATAAACCACGGGTTCTGGAAATGCCTCCTGCGCCTGCGTGGCGGTTACCATAACCACCATAAGAATTAAAGCGCTCGCTACCTTAAACATTTTCTCTCTCCCATTGTACAGGTTTCTAATAGTTTCTTAGCTGAAATTTGAATCTTTCGATTGGTGGCATGTAAGGCTAGTCTTTTTAAAAACCAAACCTTAGCATTATATAGAGTTCTGCTTAGTATATAAAAATTACTCGAATTTGACAAGCCTAAAATATTTAATGTAGTTTCAACATCAACACACTTTAAGTTTCTAGGCATCGTTAATGTTTCATAATTATCAACAAAAGATACAAAAAGTTGCACCCAATTTTTAATACACTCTCCATCTAAAGTGCCTTCAGGAAATCTGAATTCTATTGTACTTCGATCAAAAGTCTTACGCCGACGACTGCGGGCGTAATTCACTAAGTTTAACGCTACCTGTTTTTGATTATTTTCATGAATTGATATGTCAGTAGGGCAGATGATTTTCCAAAACTCTAATGGATCATACCGCCTCAATAAACTTAACTTCTTCATCTTAGAACCAACGAGCGGACTGCAATAACTTGTGATTCTCCGATCAGGGGCGATACATTGCATCATTACATTTTCAATTTTAAACCAATTGGCTAAAAGGACACCAATCTGTTCCGGTTCAAAATCTCCCACACCCACATGAACGTGCAAGCCACAGTTATCGTTGATCGTCAATCCACGCCGCCTCAAATGATTTGCAATTTTCCCAATGTGCTGCAAATCTTGGTAGCCGGAGGCTTTGTATGATGCGACTTCCCATCCATGATCAAAATACTTTCCAAGGGGACCACAGGTGGCATCATATTTAACATGCCAAAAATCGTTATTTAAAGATTGTGCCCAACCATTGCCGCTGCTGGGTACACGAACTGATTTAAAAGAAACCTCTTTTATAAAAGAGGCGATGTCCTTGCGGGGGACTTCGGGGCCAACTTCTAGTTCCACCCCAAAACTACGGTTGCTAGAAAACCGCTTATACTGAATAGCATGCATTTTAAGGCTCCCTCCTCAAAAATAACTAATATACGGAAAAAAATCAAGATTAAGTTTCTTGAACAAATTCCGTGTTTCCCACATCCACCAGACCATCATCTGGTCCAAACCTTCGTCCCTTCGGGGGTTCCGGTGGGGGCATTGATGTAAGAATGCTGTATAGGTCTCCTATGCCCTCAGTATTCCTAACAACAAGCGCTCCAATCATAATGATTGAAAGCAAATTTAAAACACACAATATCAAAATAATTACAATTAAAGTTATCATAAAATTAAAATAGTATCAAGTAAGTAAAACATCCTTGGGTATAATTTGGCTAATATCCAACCTCGGCGTGGCAGACCCAACACCCTGCTGGGAAATTTCTATCTTTAAATACGGATCAAGTAGCCACTCAGGAGATTTAAATAAACCGATATTATCGAAACACACATTAAGTTGTCCATTAATATTTGAGGCGGTGGTTGTCTCTATAATTGCATGAGTTTCAGTATTCAACATAAAACTGAAGACCAAATTCAATCCTGGGGGGCATACCTCTTCTGGAATAAATGCCATCAAAATCCTTGTGTCGAAATCCTCACCTGTTGTAATATTTTTCCTCTTGATGTATACACTGAACTTCCACACTTCAACGCCTAATTCCGTAGTGCCACTTCGCCTCACTTCTCCGACATCTACACCACCAACATCAGTTACACAGGCCCATTCAATCAAAATGGTCCAAGTTTCGGTGGAATTCCCATCCTCTCCCACTCCGCTATAATGTTGATTAACTTGCCATGACTCATTCCCAGCGTTGTAAATTAAATTCATCACACTAGAAATTTGAAGTCCATTTCTTGTTAAAAATTGCGATAGTTTATTTGTATCCTCTAAGTTGTGCCTTGCTTGAACAACCACAGGAACCAATTCGCATTCACAAGCTTCCCGAACTACTGCTGTTGATTCCTCTAGATCTTCACCATCATCATCTTGGAACACAGCCTGCAAATCGCTATATTGAGTATAAAATGCCACATTGCTTACAAACTCACCAAGATATACAGTGGCATCCGATTCCCCTTCTGCATCAATTTCTATATCAATAATTTCATCTTGAGTGTAACCACTAGAAGAAAATTCGCCCGGTGATGAAATTTCAATATCGCCAAATTCATCCATTCCAAAAGACCACTCAACAGTAGTCACTATTCCCCATTCGGTGACTACATCACCTGTGAGAACGAACGGGAGACATTCAGGCACTTGTTGCAATACGTGCGGGTCGTTGCCTGGGAACACTTCAATATAAGTTCCACATCCGTCAAACTCATCTTGATCTTTTGTGAGCGCGGGTTGGGTATATCGGACAATTCTACCGACATTAAATACTTCTCTATTCTCACGATAAAACTCAGTAAATCCTCTATCTACAAGCTTCTCACAAAGCTCTTTAAGAGAACACGCCATGACTACTACAATTTGCTTTCTGTAACAATCTAATGCAGCATTCTCATGATCGTAGTAAAGAGGATACCAACCATTCTCGCCCCAAATTATACAACGAAACTTTTGGCATATACTTTCAACCTGCCAGTAGTACGGAATGCATTCACCCACATTATAAACAAATTCCTTCTCAATGGTGAATTCATGTGAATTTAACGAGCCGGATGAGGAATGAGCCCCACCAGTTTCAGCACCGCCCGTTGGATATTCTGTATATGTAGCCATCCCTTTATATATGGGAAATATATGTGGAAAACGTTATTTGAATATTTTTACGCTTCCAATCTTTTTAAAATGTCAGATACCAATGGATGTCTTACAATGGAATCTTCTCCAAAACGAATAACACCCACACCAGGCAAGGTCTCAATCCTATGGACTACATCAACAAGAGCTACATTTCCATTAGTGTGAATGTCGCTTTGTTTTGGATCGCCCGTAATAATGATTTTGCTATTCTGCCCAAATCGGGTAAGAAACAATTTTAATTGTGAGGGAGTGGCATTCTGAGCCTCATCAAAAATGCAGACTGAGTTATCAAAAGTACGCCCTCGCATATAAGCAATGGGGGCCACTTCCACATACGTATTCACAAAATTGTCAAAACTCTCCTGCCCAGAGCCAACAAGCTTCTGTACGCAGTCAAATACAGGGAGAATATATGGATTTATCTTTTCTTCAAATGTCCCTGGAAGATAGCCAAGACTTTCGCCAGATTCTACGATTGGTCGGGTTAAAACCATCTTTCTTTTGGTCTTATCCAGAATCTCAGCAATGGCAAATGCCGCAGCTAAATGTGTTTTTCCAGTCCCGGCAGGGCCTAGCATTGCTATAATATCATGTTCTTTATAAACAGAATAAGCAAGTTTTTGAGCAGAATTAAGAAAGTTTATGTGAAATTGTCCGTTAGTTTTTTTCCGCGCCATATGAAATCAATCCTTCTACCCTGTATATAGACATGGCGTATTTCAATATTTCAGATTCTAAGGCTAAATAAATTATAATGCAATTTAGAACCTTTTTAATAGAGTCAGAGAGTGACTATAAGGAAGAGTTGAAAAAAACGATATCTAAAATTCCTAAAGCTCATGCTGCGCTTATTAAGGGTTTTAAATACATTTTCCAAGGAACAAATACTTTAAAAAATGACGGGGAACATGTAGGTCTCATAGATCAAAAAAACAAAAAAATCGTTATTGCATCTCCTTGGAATTACGGCAGAGAATACACACTTTTACACGAAATAGGTCATTTAGTATATGAAAACTTCATGACAGATGAATTGAAAAAGCAATGGAAACGGATTGTAGAAAGGACTAAAGATAAGCAAAACCAAGGAGCGGAAGAGCTATTTTGTATGGCATATGCTAACACATACGCCAAAAATAAAATTGAAATTCACTCCCACGGCGAATGGGAGCAATTTATTAAAAAATTGCCTAAATGACATAGATACTGAAAAAGAGGATAAGAATGGGCATTCGATATAAACTTAAAAGCGAAGCTGATAGAATTGATTACCTCCCCCCCCACGGACCAGGATCACAAGGAAGACAAGAGGCGGCTAATGTCGCTGATTATACCGTGGACTTCTTACTCCAAAAAAGACTGCGCACGGTCGTAAAACGAAAATCAGGAGAATTAATCCAAGAAGACGATTCCCGAGAAGGAGAATACGTTAAAGATACCTATTTCGTAGCCGCCTCCATACCCGATGGAACTGCTGACAATAAGCCTGAGCATGTCACATTGAGACGACCTGTTGGTGCTTTTGATGTGAATGTTATTCTTTTCGTAGAAGACGGCGAGGGTCCAGTCGTGAGCATGATGATGATGGCACCTACAAATGCTACATTGATTCCATTCTGGTCGTTTTAAACACCTGCTGTTAATTGCTGGGCATCTCGAAGCAATCCCGGTATTGTAACCATAGCTTGTTCGCTTAATCTCTCATATTCATTAATATCAAGAGAAAATATCTTATAATGATGACAAACAGGATTTCGCATAATCTGGGGCTTCCACCCACGATTTTGTGCCCTGACCGTCATAATAAAATTACCTCCAATTTGAGGTAGCTCTTTGGGATAAGGACCAATATCATCCCAAGTCTTGCGAGTGACCAATAAGCAATATTCCTGAATGAAATCTACTTTCTGGTTTTGCATATAATAAGACTGCAACTCAACACCCACCATTCCTGAATCCTGAGCCTCTGAAACATTAATTAATAAATCAATCCAGGCAGGATTAGTAATTACCACATCGCAATGTAAGAAAAGAAAATAATTAGAACCTTTATCTGCTTGCTCAATCCCCTTGTTGATGGCCGGACCCCAGTATAAATTTTCTTCATTCCTAACAATCTTAATTCCATCATCTTCAATTTCATCCAAGAAATCCTGTGTTTCTTGACCAGATCCATTGTCAACTACTATAATCTCATAATTATTATTACTGCTAGTGACTGCTATGGATTGCAAACATATATTTAAATATTCAGGTCTATCCTTGTGTACTACAATAACTGAAATTTGCTCTTCACTTCCATCTGCTGTCATATTAAAAGACAACTCCGGCCTCTCGCCCTCTAGGGGATTGTGTGGTGTAATATTTGCCATATTTAATTCTCAATATCTATTTCATGTACTCCAACTTGACATACGCACTTAATCGTCTTGCCCTCAGAAGTAATAATATTTTCTTCAAATTGCTCTCTGGATAATTTATTCACAAACTTCTCAGCCCGTGCTTTGTCCATAAAAACTCTCTCAAATCTAATTCCAACGTGATCTAGAAGCGCAGAAGGCCCATCTATTTCCCTAGAAACCGTAACCACTGCCCATGCCTTTTTCATCTATTTTCCTCCCGCCTCTGTTTAGCAATGCGACTCAATTGAGCTTTCACTAACTGCTTATAACGTGGCAATACGCCGTGCGGATATTTAGAAATCGTTTTTATTAATTCTTGTGTCGTGTACTCATCATACTCTTGTTCTTCAATCCATCCGATTACAGATTTCAAAGTAACCTCAACACCACGGCTCCTACTTTTAGATTTGGTATCTTGAGAGGCGGCTTTACTCTCTTGAATCATTTGTCGCATATTACTGGCCCTGTCCTGCGACACTTGTGTATCAAAATTTAGCTTTTCTGGCATTGTGCCCTTTCTTCTTTAAATTGCTCTACAACTTCCGGTGGAACCTCAGGAATCGCTACATCATGTCCGAAACTTCGCCATCGAAGAAACTCAAGCGTTTTACTCTTCAGCTTTTCTAAATGAGGAAAATCACCCTGGAAATCAATCTGCTGTGTCTCGTAATCTATGTATCCCGTGACTAACGTTGAGACTCCATCTATTTCACAAGTCACCCTAATAGGGATCACATTAGCTACATGAACAATTTTAACTTCAGAGTCATCATCGTCAGGAACAGGAACCGCCTCCATTTCTTCTACATACTTAAAGCGAGTATCCTCTGACATTATTGAACTCCAATAGACTAAATAGGTTGTGAAATTAGTATAGTAACTGCATATGTTAAAATTTAAAGAATACCTTCGGCAAGTGGAAATGAACGTACCAGGAAAACACCTGGATTACGCACAAGGAGCCATAGGTCCAAGCCACAACACGGGAAGTGAAACCGGAGCTAGCGATACATATGGCAACAGAACACTATCAAGCCAAGATTTAATAGTCAAAGGCGTGCCACATGAAACGATTGTGGGTCGCGTTTCAATGATTGACCCATCTAAAACCCCAATCTATATACAGGTAGCCAATGACCGGGGTGTAGTTTTAGCTCATATTAAAATACCCGAACGAGATTTAAATATGAGACTTACAGGGGTGCCGTCAAGATTAGAAGATATAAAAGGTAAGCGAATAAGAATCGTCCTTCAGCGAAGTCAGGAAGATACGTCCAAAACCTTTACGAAAATAGCTTGGGGACAAATTTATTGAGGCCGATTGTGAAACGTGGTCACCGGAACCTTGTCAGGATCAAGACCAGGACCATACGGTGAGGGGCAATAATCTTTAGATAGCTTATCGATCACACGATCAGCAACCTTATCTACTACAAAATCACCCACGATCATCAATCCCATAATGACAGCGAATGCACCCACAACTATTAATAACACCTGCTTACTCTTTAAGTTTTTCATTCCAATTCTCCTAACTGGTTTATAGTAGTATTTATTTTATCATAATAAGTTTTAACTTACAATAGGGCTAATTTTTTCAATAGAGACTCATGCTCTTCAGTAAGTTTATCAGGTATCAATAGATTTAAAGACACAAATAAATCGCCACGCCCCTTTTTCCCTTTCAATCCCAATCCATTTAATTTAAATTTATTCATAATGCCAGTGCGGGGCGGTATCCAAAATTTCGTTTTTTGTCCATTTATTGTTGTCACTTCCATATGAGTGCCAAAAATTAAGTCCGTGTATTTCACTTCTTTTTCACAATGTAGATTTAATCCACTTCTGGTAAATTCATTGTGTGGTTTCACCCTCACATGAATGAATAGGTCGCCATTTTGAGACGGTCCTGGCTGTCCTTCTCCCGAAAGTGCCATTAATTGATTGTTTTCAATGCCCGGAGGAATCTTCACATCTAATGAAGTGACTTCTGATCCACACCGACCTGAGCCGTTACACTCCACACATTTATTTTTAGGGATCTTCCCCATTCCATTACAAAATGAACATCTAGCAAAAAATTTAAAAGGGGCGTTATGATATTCTTGTTGTCCCGACCCTTTACAAACCTCACAGGGCACTAAATCAGCAAACCCTTTTCCGCCACACTCAACACAAGCCTGCATCTTTCTAAAAGACACAGACTTAGTACACCCGTGGAATACATCTTCCAGAGTTACCGTAACATCGGTATGAACATCATTCCCACGGTTCTTTCTAAAGAAATCACCACCAAAAACACTGAAGGGATCAAAAAAACCGCGAGATGCATGACCCCGATGGTCATACACCGCACGTTTTTCTTCATTACCCAAAACCTCATAGGCTTGAGCTACTTGTTTGAATTTATCTGCTGCCTTGGGATCATCATGATTGGTGTCAGGATGAAACTCTCTGGCTTTATTCCGATAGGCAGCATTAATTTCTTCAGGCGTGGCACCTTTAGGAACGTCTAATATCTCATAGAAATCCATTATTCCTCAAGAACAGCCTTTACCGAATTGGGCTCAATTGTACCGATTTGTCGCTCTGAATCGTTAAACTTTGGGGCCTCTACAAAACCACCAGAAAGCATAATGCGATTCCCCACATCAAATCCCCACTCCTCGGGCTTAACTCTCGGACCCATCGCCAAAATGTAGGCTTGTGGGGTGTCCATTACATCCTGGTTATCTACCAAATGCAACTTAGTACCAAGAACCTCATCCTTATTCAAAATCTCAACTAAAACCTGACTGCCTACAGGGGCTACACCAGTTATCTTAGGTACACTCATCTTTCTCTCCTTTGTTAAGAATCACTCCAAAAATTATTTGCATGGTCATAAACTACGTTGTTATTAGCCACAACATAGTCATTGTTAAGCGTAACATCATTCGCTCCAACAGTAGTAGTAATATAACTGCTAATTTGCTTATCTACTTTGTCTGCCAACTGGTCTTCAATTACAGACTCCACAATGGACTCTGCCAAATCAAACGGACTAGACGCTCCCAAATGATACACTTCTAACAATAAAGACTTCAATTCTTCTCTGCTTAATCTATAATTCATAAAATAACACCTAAAAATTCCAAATCTGACCTGCGTAAAATTTCCAAATTTATATCAGGATTCGATTTGTATATGCACTCAAACTTTTCTTTTTGTAAATTAAAATGGTACTCATTTTTTATATCAACATAAGCATCCCACTCGTATATGTAAAAATCGGGATAATACAACCTACTACTTTCATGTATATCCAGATATGTTATCCTTCCTTTGTGTGTTTCAAACAACAAACCACTCTCATCAGCCCACTTGGCAAAAGCAAGTTCCCATGTGCCTTGACATTTAATAGTTTCTCCATTTACCTTCTTATATTCATACCACTTACACTGACCAACTCTAACTCCTTCAAATTTGCCATCAGCCCATGCTTTTTTAGTTTTCTCTGAGTAATGTTTGCGAACTTTAATATCAGCAAACATTTCTTTTCTCGCAACAGATACTTTAGTGCGAGCCTCTAATTTCTTCATCCCATTACAATCACCTAAATTAATTTTACCTTTAGTGCTTTGCTTAATTTTAAAAGCCCATTCTGGATTATTCTCTTTGGTACAATAAGTCTTACCATAAGCAGGATTATTCTTACCTGTTTGATATTGATTTACACACTTTCTAGAACAAAACTTCTGCTTATTTCTATTTTTAAATAAGGCTTCATAATTTTGATTACAAAACAAACACTTTTTAATTACTTTTGACATGGATTTAGCGGCTCTTGCTTTTCTATTTTAGTTACCGCTCGACCAACTAATTTTTCCCAATCTTTTTCAGGTCTGACCTCTAAATTTTTCTCCCAAGCACCACTCATAACTTTTGGATCAACACCAATTTGTTTTGCCATAAACATTAGAGCATTTATATCTTTAACAAAACACGATCCTGAAAACCCCGGCAGTAGTTTTCCGCTACCATCGCTCGAAGGTGAAGGCCCCGGAACCATCCAGTGAGATACGCCAAGTCGTTTATCTTTAGTTGCATATTCGATTATTTTGTCATAATCAACATCATATAATTTATCACAAATTTGTTTCATCTCATTCGCAAAACTAACTTTAACAGCAAGAAAACAATTTGTTACGTACTTAACCATCTCTGCGATGGTGGAGCTAGTTTTAGTTACAGGCACCTCTGGATATGCCGTAGAATACATCTGCTTCAAAACAGACGTACCTTCACGCGGACCACCAATAATAATGCGATCCTGATTCTTGAAATCATTTACAGCATCTCGCTCTGTTAAGAACTCAGGATTAAAACACACCACATTCATACTTGCATTATCATTAAGCTGAGCTACTGTGCCTGGCGGAACGGTAGACTTCACTACCACTACTCGCTGAGTGTCGGAAAGCGAATCTAATTGCGTTACTACTGTCATCACAATAGAAGTGTCCGCCTCACCATTCTTTTTCATCGGTGTCGGAAGACAAACAAAAATAGGGCCATCTGTTCTCTCAAGTAAATATTCCAACCCATTTTTATCAGGAGGAATCCTATACCCCTCTACCCTAACTTCCGCTTCGTCATTTCTCCAAACATAAATTAAATCAGGGTCTTTCTTGTCATAAGTAACAACCTCAAAGGCATGTCGCATACCTTCTCTTACAGCACTACCAACAAAACCCTGCCCCACGACACCAATAGTATTCATAATTTACTCCATTTCTACTAATAAAATAGTTAATTCAACCAATATGTTACAAAATAACATTTCCCGTCTCTCTCACCAAGCAGGATAGGGTTGATATAATTCTTTTTTATCATAAACAAATCTAAAGCCATCTTAGCTTCCGCCTCATTAGAAAATTTGACACATTTCCCATCTTCATGAAAATACCAGCGACCTTGGGATTTTTCCGGCTGGTCCAACCCAGGAACTAAAAACCACAAAGCATCAAAAATAGGCTTCTTTCCCGCATCAGGGAACGCCTCAATTAAATTAACCACCCGGCGCATATCTTCGGGCACATGTTGCGACAACACATGAAATGGATATGCTCTCGGCTGATATTCAAAAAACGCATTGCCGCTCTTGGTTAGTTCAGGGAACAAATCATAGGGGGCGACAATTTTATAGACGGGCTTACCTGTATTTCGCACAAACAACTCAAAACCAATCGCCTTGGCTAAAATCACAGCCGCATTTGTCATTGTAATACGATTAAAACCAAAATATTTCTCCTGTTTTATTTTAAAATCATGAAGATCAGACATGATTAGACTATAAAGATCTTTGCAACCCAATTCCAAATATCTCGCAGCTTTTCTTTCAGCGTATTCTATTTCATTTACATGAAGGGTATTAAAACGGATATATTGTTCAAGCGAATTGGGCAGAGCATGCCACAGTTCGTTCCCCCGCCTCCAAATTATTCTTAAATCTATAGATGTTGTTTTCTTTTGTTTGCGAAGATTATTACGAGCGTGCTGTCCCAACAATCTTGCGTGCATTTGACAAGAGGCGGGAAGGGACAACTTCTTAAAGACATCCTTAGCCACTTTATTTCTGGCTGCGGATTTTAGGATAGAGGGAACAACTTTGGTAAGATTCTTCTCTTTGGCAAATTTAGCAACTTCAAGAATTTCCAATACACACTCTGAGAAGTCGCTATCACTCTTGAACGCCCCACCGAAGACATTAGTAACTTCAGGGTGGTCTATATCTACAGCAAGAGCAAAAGAAACGATCTGTTTGCCAAGATCGCCAAGCGCAAATTCAATTAAATCAGAATCATAAGATTTAGGAAGGCTTTGTTTGTGTCCCCTTGGAAGGAAGCTTCTCAAAAGATTAGATTGTTTTGGAGGCAGTGTGGAACTAGACTCCAACCGTTGAGAAACTAATTTTATAATTTCCTGAGCTTCGTAGATCATCGGGGGCTCATTATTTAATGGGCTCTAATTTGCAAATAATGCGATTGCCTTCAAACTTAGGTTTTAACACAACCTTGCCCACGTTGTCAACATATTCTATTACTTTTTCTACGACCTTAAAACCTTGATCTTTGTGCGCAAACTCTCTGCTTTTAAACATCACGTTCAATTGCAGGTGCTTGCCTTGCTCTAAGAATTTTAAAGCAGCCTTAGACTTGGTTTCAATGTCATGCTCAGCAATTTTGGGGCGGAGTCTAATTTGTTTTAGCTCCACGCCTTTTTGCTTCTTTTTATCTTTGTTCTTTGTAGATTGTTGGTACTTATATTTCCCATAATCCATTATAGAGCAAACAGGGGGGCGGGCATGAGGAGCAACCTCAACCAAATCTAATCCCTCTTCTTGCGCCATTTTTCTGGCTTTATAGGTAGGATAAACACCAATATTTAAGCCATCCTTAACAACCCGAACTGGAGAAATCCGTATTTTCTCGTTTACACGAACGAACTGATTCTTTTCTTTTTTCATTAGAATTCTGTTGTGTAACTCTTTTCGATTTTAATTAAAAATCCTTCCCCTTGAACTGGAAATCTTCTGACCCACTTTATCCCTTCGCCCACAGTACAGCCAAAGTCAATTTCACTAATATTGCTTGGTGTCCAGCTAGGAATTACACTTGTCGCCAATGATCCATAAACTACAGAATCAACTGGTATATTACTTGGAAGAATCACTCGTTCGGCTTCTCTAAGTAGTTTAAATTCCATCCAATAACATCCAGGGAGACACGTATCTCTGGCTTCCCACTCATGAACCAAATATGTATCTGTTAATTCATCCCGAGTGGTAGAGCCATCAACATTCACCGTATCTTGCTTCACCAACTCAAAAGCGGCTGGTGAATTCAAAATCCTAAATACCCTCATAGTGGAGCCTCGGGGCCAAGCTACAGCCCTAGTGCCATTATAAGCCCTCTGCACCTTGATTAACTTATTATTTTCATCAAACCCCGTGACAAGCATATGCTCTGGGAGACGGACACGATCCATAATGATAATGTCATTTATCATTATTTGATTAAACCCAATATCATCAGCCAATCTAAAATAAGTCTCTTGATTGGTGATCGCAGTCTTGAGTTTAGCAATTGCCCACATATTTGTTTCCACAAGCATGCGGGGAACTGTAACAATCGCATCACATCCCTCTTCGGGACAATGCCAATAATCTGCGGTAAATCCATCTGGGACTGTAAATTCATACCCACAAGTTGGGCAGGTATATACCTCAATTTCTAATTCTAGAGGGCCATTACAGTCTTCTACTGAAACTTTGAAGTCGGGTTGTGTATCATGTCGCCTAATGGTGAAATCGGGGCATACATCATCTGAACAGCCGAAGCCATCGGGACAACTGCCCCTTGTCACGGGCGTATCTAAAGTTGAGCCACATCCTGAGCCGAGTCTATTACAAATTGCCATGATACTTTATATACGCTCAATAGGATCAAATATGCTCAAATCATCCCTAAGATGTGTATTCCAATTATCCATCCAGCTTAAATCACCCTGAAATTCTACAAGCGATACGGAACCCTTTTTGGCTATCTCATCAGTCTCAGACATATTCTGGTCTACACACATAGAGCCGGAATCATGATGCTTGGAATCACTATAATAAATTACCCTTTTAATCCCACTTGTGACAATTTCAAGCATACAAGGAGGACACGGCTTTCCTGTGACATATATGGTGGCTCCATCCAGAAGCTCTTCTTTTGAGTGGTTAATAGCATTCCGCTCTGCATGATTTGTGTAAGGATACTTCCTCATATACACAACACCATCAATCACCAAATCCTCTCTACCCCAATGAATTGCATTGTCGTCAATTTGATGAGGCGGGCCATTATACCCCATGCCCAGAGGCTTATTATCATGAGTCACAATAATAGCACCATGTTGTGTCTTGGGGTCTTTAGAAAAGGCAGACATTAGAAATGCCAGCCCCATATACTTTTCGTGACGAGAGGGAACTGCCCGAGGGGGGACTAAATCACTCATCATCCACCATTTGCTCTGCGTTGTACTTGCCGGTTAATGGGTTAAAAATACCCAAACGTACCATCTCTGCCTCGTCATCAGTGATAACCTTAATGTATCCCCTGTTCAGCAAATCGATTACTTCTTCCAAACACTTTTCTAATCCCTGTGATGGGTCACGATCATACACATTCTTCGCGGCCCGCCTCAAAATTAACATCAAAATCTCATGACTTAGTTCATCCTGCTCAGCAAGCTCATCCACAGTCATACTAGGTTTGGTAGGATAATACATTTTTTACCTTATTAGAATTTCTGAAAGTTTAAATTTATCCACGCTTTTTACCGCAGTAATTACCACTTTACTCTCAACGATTACCCTCGCTGGCCCTTTTGTTAGGTGAGATAAATGAAAAGGAACTTTATCATCTCCATACTTAGAACCAGGAAGTTTCAATAACTGGGAACCTCTAAACCAAACACCAAATCTCCTCAAACACCTACGAATCGCTATGTCTTGGTAATGATCCGCGTCTTGAGTTTGCTTTCTATAATCCGTGCCTGATTCCATGTCCTGTTTATTAAATTCACACACGTCACCATAGTTTTTAACAAGTTCTTTAAATAAAGTCAAGTTGTTTCTAAAGAACGACCAGTAAGAGTCCTCATATAGTTGCATCCCTAAATCCCAAGAGTATAGACTCTTCCCAATCTTAAAGGCCCAATACCAATTGCCTTCGCCAACTTTCTTATTCAGATATCTTTTAAATCTGTCTCTATTTTTCCCCAATGGAGGAACAGGCACCGTTTCTAACATTATGCAACATGAGCTTGAATATAATCTAACTCATATTTATTAACATCAGCATACGTTTCTTTGAAATTTGTTAATAATTCTGCCTGGGTTTCTGTCAGATATGTCTCTAAAATTGGGGCGGGCATGGGAACAGCAGTCTTCCAAAATCTGCCTAAACTTAGCTCATAAGAGATAGGTATGAAGCCCAAAGCTAAGTAATCTACACATCTCACACATAAACAATCATTAGAAACATCATAAGCATATCCGCCCAATGGAATACACTTTTTACACGGAATTCTTGTTAATGTGTTCTGCTTGTCTTGCTTGTGAATAGCAACGGCCAATACATAGGTTGCATCCAAAGCACGTACTTCAAGATGTTCTAGAATGTCTCGCATTGACCTAATATAACAAAATTAAAAGGAGGCGGCAAGTTTATATCAGGCTCCTCACAGCCAAATCTAACTCCATAGCACGATTTTTTAATTTATCGTTATTTTGAACAAATTGCAGGACTTTCGGCCAATATTTTTTAACGGTAGGTCCAAACTTAAAAGAGAATTGAGCAAAATGCCTGTTGCTTTTAGCAAGGTATTTAACACCCTTCCCTATAGCGTCTCCAATTTCGGGAATCATTGAAATAATAGACATGGCAGCCAAGAAGTATTTCCACTGCTTTTCTCTTCCCTTAGATTTCTCTGCCTCTGCCATATACCAAGCTGCATTGGCAAAATCAGCGCCTTCGCCCAAACCAGGAATCAATCCAACAGCATCTAATCCCATATGCCCTAATTCAGCAGCACCCTCCCGCCTCAATTTCCATTCTTTGAATTTGGGTGGTATATTGGGCGGCTGTACTTTCGGAGGCTCAAAAGGAGGCGGGGGCGGCAATTCATTGATTTCATCTTCTTCGCCGGGCTCTTCTTCAGGGGGAGTTAGCTCTTGTTCCTCGTCGCCCACTTCAAGATCTCTGAAATCGTCTTCTTCCTCGCCCTCATCTTCTTCCGGGTTGAATTCTAAATCTTCGGGCTTGGGCTTATCTTCATCGTCTTCTTCATCATCCCAAAAGCCATCCAAATCCCGTTTTAGCTTATCTACAGCCTCTAGCCATTTATCTACTTCTTTATTAACCGGGGGCTGGGTTTTGCCCTCTTCCAACGCCTCTTTTATTTTCTTTTTCTTCTTTTTAGACTTCTTCTTCTTCTTCTTTTTCTTCTTTTTGTATTCAACTTCACGCGGATCGGCAGTTGATCTTGAGAAGATAGCTTGAGGAGCCATATCGGGACCAAGACCCAGAAGCCACATATGGCGGGATCTTGTAAAGGCGCTTGATTCTTGACTATCTAAGAATTCTTTGAATCGCAATGGTTCCATGAAAGTTATTTAGGATTCAAACTTTAAATTTACCCATTTGTATTAACTCTAGGGTAGTTAAATCCATTGTCTTCCTAGCTAGGAACTCTGCGGTTATCAATTTATCGTACCGACTCCGCAAGCCTCGCAACCATCTTTTGCTACAAACACAGCCTGTATGTTCTACAAAACGGTCAGTCGTACCGAACTCTAGATAATACCGCAGGAACAACTCCTGAACCTCAGTATCAAAGTATTTGAGGAGATATTGCTTATCCTTCGGGAGAACACAATCGAAGAATTTCCCTGATACTAATTTCAAATCACTCAATTCTATCCTCACAATACTGAAAATGTAGCATCATGATGCCAGGCGCAAATGGTTTTGGAATGTATAGTTGGGCACACCTATTCATAATGCTGATTATTGTCTCCGTAGATTTGGGCAATCTATCACGTTTAGAAGAGCGTCTTTTATCCACAAAACCATCAGGAATCAGAGAATGCACAGATTCAACCGCCTCAATTAACGGTGTATCAAGCACTGTATTTAAATTTTCATCGGTTAGAAGCTGCTCTTGTGGAATGCGGCCTTCAAAAAAAAGCTCCATTGATTCGGAGGCAAATTTCTTTTTTTCTTCTCGGGTTAAACCTTCAACGGCTTCATCAAATTCTTCTTCCCACATAGTTAAATCCTTTATTTAATAGGTTGGATATAAATTAATATAGCCAAATAAAATGGATGAGTCAACCGATATATAGGAATAGACATCCAAGGAGGAGAATATGAAGTATTTAATCCCACTTATTTTAGCAGGAATCTTCATTCTTCCAGGTTGCGGCAATTTATCTCCGCGTGGTGAGATTGATAATCGCCTTGATAACACCGAAGGAGAGATTGGCAGTTTGCAACAAGAGTTGAAAAACTTGCAGAATTCAATCAACGCAGAGATAGGCAATATACGCACCAACGCAGAAAAAATAGATAACATGCAGACGGGAATCCTGAATTTAAACAGAGAGAACTCTGGAATTCAGATTCTCCAAGGCGACGGACCTCTAGTGGTGGTCTTTGCTCTGGGTGTGATATTCCTGATGCTCGCTTTCTATTACCGAGAAAAAAGCAAGAAAAGCGAGAAGGTTGCGGATATTTTGGCCGAAGAGGTTGTTAGAGAAAACAACGCAGACCTAGAAGATGAGGTATTCAGAGCAGCAATTCACGGGGGCGTGGAAAAAGAAGTCTTGAAAATGATTGTTAGAAAACAGAAGAAATACGGAATTACCAAATAAACTCACTATTTCTGATGAAACCTAACCAGTAGAGCTTCTCGTCTTCGCGCACGACACAAACTCTCTCCCCTACTTGGGGTGAGAGTTTGCTATTTTCTACAGGATACGCCCACTCACCAATATCTAATTTAACGGCTCTCATACCCAATGGGTCATCTTGTACTACTTCATGGACTTCAACACCGTTCACACATCATATCCCTGTAAAACGTTTTTTAAAGTCAAGTAGCCAGTGCAGTTGTTGCCAATAGGAATGCCCTGTTTCTCAGGGTCTTTGCCTTTATCTCTCAATTTAAGCACTGCGTCTACTTCCACATCAATATCAGCCTTTTTATGAGATTTCTTCAGGCAGTAAAACTTAGAATAATCGTGATCGTCTTCTGCCAAATAGCGACATCTAAGATGACCTCCATACGGAAGGCAATGTCGTTCTAGGTGTTTTTTAGATAGCATTCTTACCAAACCTCAATTTCTGTACCTATATCCGAGACTAAAATACCCGACGAACTGTGGTCAATTTCATGCTGAAACACAATAGTTGCAGGGTTTCCAACCACGAAATTCACATCTTCAATATTTAGCTCATCATCAGCTATTAATTTTTGCCCTGTCACTCTTACTTCAACGAATCTTTCCACTAAAAACTGGCGAAATTCACCGGCTTCGTTCAATAAAGACAAACAGCCCTCTACAGAGTCCTGTTTCTTGTCCTCTGTGGGGCCGTACACACAATTTAAATAATAATCAAACTTAGGGGCGGCTACGAGTGCGGCTGCGTTAGGAGGCGGCTCAAAGACATTTCTTTTTATTATAAAGAGGTTCCACGGAATACCCACCTGAACCGCTGATACGCCCGCCCCTTTATTTTTCTTACAAACCTCTTCCATTTGGAGACATACTTTGTATATCTCCATGAGATTATCAGGAATTGCCGCCTCGGCTAGCGGGATTTGGTCTATTGGGACAACTTCCATTAAAACTTGCTGGCAATGGCATTTACTCTTACTTCCAGCCATCTCCTTAATTCGGCAGGATCAGCTTGCACGCTCTTAGGAATTTGCAAAACGATATTTGAATATTCATTGCTTTTCTCTACGACCGTCAACTGGTCCTTGTCTACAAGATATTTTTGAATTGTATCCCTAACCAATTTAGAAACGGAAATCCCGTCTTCCTTGGCAATCCTCTTTAATTTCTCCTGCAATTCAGGTTCAATTGACAAACTCATAATGGTATGTTTCTTGGACATATCGTTTACCTTAAATCTTTCATCTTGGCTTTTTGTTTAGCTTTTTCTCTTTCACTCTCTTTGCGTTTCCTTCTTCGCTTTTCACCCTTACTTTCGAAGAACTCACGCCTCTTATATTCTGCAAGAATCCCTGTTTCATTCACTTGCCTTTTAAATAAGTTAAACAAATATTTAAATGACTTTTCTTGTTCATCCTTCCCTCTAGGGTTCTCCCTTAATTGAACCCTAACTCGGGCATGTTGTGACATATCAAGCTCCTTTAAGCGTTTTCACACCTTATAAACGCTTTGTTTAATCTTGTTCAACTTTTATAAACTTCAATCCTAATCGTTTCGCTTCGCGTTTCCTTACCTTCTTATAGGGGACTCTCTCAGTTATTTCTGAACCCGTTGGTAAGGCATCTCTGTCTATTGTGGGCAAAAAAGTATTTAACCTCGCAATCACAGAATCAAAAATATTAACGTTCCACAGGGCTGGATTACCCGCCTCTAATATAGTAGTAAAAGAGAAAATATATTGCCGTGGCAAGTCATCGTCACAGCAAAGGTCATCCAACTCATATTCTTTGGTTTTAATATACTTATTTCTCTCATTTAATGCAAGAAAAGGAGCCCTTGCAGCAATAGCAATTCTTGAAAATCCAGAGAAGAAATCCAGAACACAATCCACAGATCGCATCGTACAGGCGATTTTTGACAAATCATGATCAGCCACATATAAACATTGCTGGGCAAAGCGAGATGACAGATCATATGTAGAGTAGTTTTGAACTATAACAGGCACATAGCCTTCTTTGATAAGCCTCTCAATTAAAGCTACCCAAAAATCTTCTTTGATTGGTGAGGATGTAGGATGCTCTCGCCAAGAATTAGCCACAGTTGTTGGACACACCAATATTTTATATCCAACCCTATTGGTCATCTTTTTATTGAATTCCGTACCTAAAGAACTAGATGATTGGACCATAGGCAAGAATCGCTCAACATGTCCAAAATTATTTTTAAATTCGTCTGTCAAACCGCACTCATAATATTCCTTAAATTGCCCAACATCTATTACATCATCAAAAAACTGATTAAGCTTCCTAACATAGACGACCGCCATATCAGCGTTATTGTCAAACCCTACAGCCGAAGAGTAAAAATGATTTACATTAGGATCAGAAATAGACCAATACTCATCCACATAAGGAAATAAAAATCGATGTCCAGGCCAAGAACATAAAACAAAGTAACGAGAACCCTTCTTTTCTTCACGGTATCGTTTTAACAACAAAGAAGATAATACAAAAGATGTTTTCAAATCCCCAAAGAACGGTAGAACCGTAATATTAGAGGGTATTGTGGGGATGTTGTCCTCTTGGAAGGTTTCTCTAACAAAACCACATTTATCAGCCGCTCTCTTTAAAAATTCAGGTACTTCAATCATCCACCTATCCTCTTTTTGTTCATTTGCCTCAGATATTCTATATGTGACTTGTTCTCCACCATTCCAATTATATCTTCATAATTACCCTTTTCCATTTCCTTAATACACCGCTCTATCAAAGTTAAAGCACCCTCATGATCATTTAAAACCCTCAGATAATGACAAATCGCCATTTTCATAGGAGCCAACCCCTTCAATAAATTGAGGCGATACCCCTCTTGTCCCTCGCCCCAAATTTGCATGGGGCTTTCAAAAAGCAAATAAGGCGTACCCATCAAAGCAGACAGTCTTGTAGATGCTGTCCAAAACTGAATGGTGAATTCAAGTTTGGCAATAATAGCACAAGTTAGCTCTAAATCACGCGACTCAGGCAGACGAGAGAAGTCCGTAACATGATCCACAGGGCATGGAAGGGTAGATTGCTTCTCGCCTAGCCAAACAGGGTTGTAGCCCCTAGACTCTAGCAATTCAATTAATTTGACATAAAACTCCGGTTGTAAATTACGACCATAAGTTTTACGACCCCTTGCGAATATGCCAACCGACCTGGGCTTTACGTACTTGTCCGCCTCCTCTTGTTTCTCTTTCGTGGGTTTCGGAATGGGGGTATATTTGTTGCGGTAGTATTTAACATCACCAAACAGTGAGCGAGTTACATTCGTACTATGACAACTTGGGCAATCTTCCACATATTTAAGATCAGCCCAAAAATTATTGCATCTCTTGCACTTGTTGCCCACTGCTACCTTGCCCAAATATTGGGAAGGTATAACCTTTCCTTGGGCTTGCAAAACTTCCTCCAGCTTTTTTAGATTCTTAGAATCGTGATGGAATGCTTTGCAATAATCCCGCAACCATTGGAACTCTTCTTTAATCTCCCAAAACTCATCCACTAAATGCCGATAGAAATACTCCCGACCATACCACCCTACGGCTATTTTATAGTCCCCCGCGCGCTCCTGGGCTATCCTGGGAATACAGAACAAACATCCTATGCTTTCACACCCAAATTCAGACAAGCAAGAAATAATGCTAATCTTTCTCTTGTCATCAGGCTTTTCACGATCATTGAACTTAAATACATTAAATTTAATATCAACAATCTTTTCCCGAGCCTTAGACCTAATTAATTTCATTTCTTAACCCTGAACATCTTACTGGGAGCCCCACACTTTAAACACCGGAACTTACGAAGACCACCACAAGTCTTGCAGCTTCTCTTGATTTCTCGGTCAAGAAGCCCCTGCTCCTTCAGATCGCCTTTTATCCCAGTAGTCAAAACTTGATGTCTACACTTGGGGCATCGAATAATAAAGTTCTTGTCCATACAGAATAGTATAGTAAGATGCGAAGGCTAAACTTTAATCATGCGAATAATTCGCTTGATTTCCTTCTTGTTGATCGTTTGCCACATCTCGCTCTTGATATCCTCATCCTCATCTTCCTCAATAGCAAGGCCCTCAATACTATAGCGATAGGAGCCCTTTCCCTCTCTACCGCCTCCGCCTCCAATTTTTCTCTCTTTAAATCCGAGGCGGGCACAAATCTCATTCATATCTAAAGAGGCATTAATAGACCGTATAGAGCCAACAATTTGCCTTCCATCAACTACAGCAAAACAAACTGCTGTTTCTACCCCCACCCAAGAAATCATTTCATCTGCTACATCGGCAATTAAATTAAAATGCTTCTCCGGCAAAAGTCCGACACCCACTACGGCGATTCCATCCTCATCAATTACTGCCTCTTTAGAAGCTTCAGCTTTACGGTCAATCCAAAATTTGGGGCGCTTGAACTTTATAATTTCCTTAAGGGCTTTATCATTTCTAAACTCAAACAGCCGCCAATAACCCTCAAATTCATGCTCAGTGCAAGAATCCGCTAAAAGCCCATCTGTGTCGGTGGCAATACCCACCATTAACCCTGTGGCGACTTTACTATCCGCATCGTTATCATCCTGAAATTCATATCCATACGCCCTAATTAAACTACACACAGTACCACAACAACTACCATTTTTAAGGTTCACTGACAAACCTTTGAACCCGCCATTAGGCAGAATCTTGTGGTGGTCAATCACAACATCAAACTTAGGCTTATGACTACCCAAACCTGCATGGTCTGCTTCAGGGATACAATCCACCATAATACAATGTTGATAGTCGGTGGGGTTATACTCTTCCACTGGCTTCATATTAGGGTCTAGCAAATTGCACATTGCCCTATTTTGAGGGTGGCTAATTGTTCCCTCGTAGAATCCATCAACTTCAACCTTTAGCTTCCCAAATAGCCACTCTAATCCCATCATTGTGCCAATGGCATCAGGATCAGGCATATGGTGTGTGAATACCGCTATCTTATCGCCACCCTTAACGGTGCCTTGCCATGTCTTAAACTTTTCCACAAATTGTGGTGATGTTGCAATCTCAGCCATGATTCCTTTACTTTCAATTGATGAAAATTAAATTGTCCGTTCTATTTGTCCAGATTTAAAACACTTTCTTTCGTCGCTACAAACAAATTCCGGCTCATTCTCTAAATCACTATATCTCAATTCCCACCAATCATATCCCATCCTTTTAATCTCTTTCCTTTGCCTCTTCCAATGTGAATATTTTACTTCGCTTATAATACCATCCGTTAATCTATATTTTTTTAATTCGGCTTTTTCACACGGCCAATCAATTCTAAGCTGCGATTGTATGATATCGTTAATTGACCTTTGCATAAAGATTATCAAAACATCTTTGCCTGCTAATTCTTCAACCCTATGGGCAAGTGCAGGACATTGTAAAACTGTATTTTCTTTTAATAGTCTTTTGGCCCTTTTAAAGTTGTGAATCTTAAAGTCCCTTTCATCTACTGCCTTATAGCCCAATCTCTTAGCTATGAGATTGGTAGTAAATCTTGTACCAGATCTTTGAGGTCCACTAACTACTATTTTTGAAAATTTCCTAAAAAAAGAAAGATCAAATGTATTATTTGTAATTTCATCACATGATGATTGATTGTTTTTTTCTTTATAATGTTTCCTAGCCCAAGCCATAATCTTGTTAGATTTTAAAACACATGACACAAACCATTCATCATGTTCTCGCAAGGGCGCAAGCTTTGCACGATCTGATTCTATAATGCTTATGGGCTGGAAGTTCTGCACGCTGAGGGGGACTTTGTATAGATTTGACAATGATCCGGCATGTTTTAAATGTGCAGAAAGTATTTTAGGATAATATGCACAAACAAATCTTCTCTTTCTTATAAAATTATGATTAAAAACAAAACCAGCTTGATTTAAATTGCCAAGATCAGAAATATCAGAACGAATGGCGTAATTATTGCTTGAACCAAAAACATTGTGAAATGCCCCTTCACCCTTATCAAATCTAAACATCAAATGTTGCCAAAACACAACTTCCGCATTGCCAATGGCATTAGCATAATCAATCGCCTCTTTCAATGAAGGACCAAACCAATCATCATCATCAATTGGTATAATCCATTTATACTTCTTCGCCTCATCAATAGAATAACATACAGGAATTCCCGTTTTAGAAAGACATTCTTGAGATAACTCTTTTAATTTTTGTCTAAATTCTAAAAAATGAGGAAATTTTAATAAATTTGACCTGATTCTTTTATATGAATGCTCACGCCTGTTACGGGTATGAAAAGTTGGATATTGAGGAAGATACCTCGGTAGATCTTCATACCACAAGGGATGAAGTTCACGCCAATCAACGGTTTTCCGCACAAGAATAGTGCAATCCATAATTAATCCCAAACTAATTGATTACTTCGCAACCAGTCAGTCAAAGCAAAACGTTTTTTATCTTTGACAAGATATACCTCAACATCCCATGTGTGGTCACGCTTCTTAATCAAAACAACTTCGGGCTTAGAAGATGAATTTATTAATTGTATAACTTTTTTTGTTGCCTTAGATGGGGTCTTGATCTTTAACTGCCCTTTAATTCTTTGCTGATTATCAAGCACAATATCAAACTCATGCCCTTGAAGAACCTGAATCTTTGATATTTTATAGCGTTGATTTAAAAAATCACTGTACTTGGCATAATCCATAAAAATCACAGTACCAAGAGCTATCATCATGAAAAGAAGCAACATCGTTATTCTTTTACTCTGCATCTTTTACCACCTGCAATGCGTCTAGTCCATCAATGACTTCCTTCATCCACAAATTGTATTTACGCGCATTCTCTGCAAAAACTACTAAATCTAATGGATGAACCTTCCACTTTGGATCACCATTATCATCATATTTCACCTGATCGGAATACTGTACTCTGCCCCAGTCGTCCTTCACAACCTTTGCTTTCCCGTTGATTTCCTGGGTAAGAGGCTCATATTCAACATCACACCTTGTCAAATGAAGATCCAAAAGAGCCTCCCTTTGAGCATCATTTAAAATCTGATACCATACATCCACACAAAGCGTTATGCAAAAATCGTACTTAGTGCCTTGCCAAATTTTATTAAAATCAGAAAACTTGAGCACTTTTCCTAAATTTAACTTGCCCTGGGTGAAAGGCTTAGAATCAGCCATGCAAACGGCTATGTTGGCAGTCTCTAATTGGGGGTGATTAACCTTGATCTCATTCAACAAATCAATAACTGGGGGCGGGGCCTTGGTAATAATAGGCATAGTAATCTCCTTTTCCCCGATTTTATATTAAAGTTAATCAGGTGTCAACAGAGATTAGGTCAAATAAGACTTCAAGAAATCAGGCGAAATTGAATCACTTAATGCATCTATCTGCGCCTTCATATTTTCTATTTGAGTTTGAATTTTCTTGCCCTGGTCACTCTTAGCCAAAGCATCCTTGTTGTTCAGCTTGCTTTCTAATTCATGAAGATTCACTTTCATGTCGTGAAGCTGCTCCAACTGGTTAACATCAGCCAAATTGGGCTTATAATTTTGATCTTTTCCGACAGAAGCGGGTTGAATGGGGTTAGCAGCATTGGCAACAGTAGAAGCAACATCTCCTATTTCCTTTTTGCCAAGATCAGGCTCTATAGGTTGAGGAGCAGGCGTAATCCGATCATCTTCATTCAAATTCTCCTCGCATGCCGGGTCCACTCCAACTTGGTACTTGCACCCACTTAACTTATTCCAATATTCAACATCGCCCTCCTGAAGCAATTTGGGGGCGGGGGTATTGCTTTGCCCAAAGAAATCTTCTTTTTCTACGCCAGCCTCAGGCTTAGTGGTAGGAGACTCAATGGTGCCATCCTTTTGAGCCTTATCCCACATATCCACCCATTTATCGAATTTATTGTTGTCTGTCATAATAATTTATATATTAGTCAATTTGTCATTTTATAAACTAAATAGGATTATGTTTAGTTGCATTAACGAATGTGGACAATGGGGGCAAAGCTCTGCGATGATCGGCCCGAGCTTTAGCAGTACAAATTTAGCACATCTCCCTGCTATCACGCTCTGCGGACATAACGTTGTAGCATCAGCAGGACAATTTACTTACAGCGTAAGAAGTTGCGCCGACTCAGCAACCATAACCGTTAATAATACAACTTATAAAGAAGAAAGACAAAGAGGCATTTACCTATTTAATCCCCCTTTTGCTACCTTGGCAGACGACGACTCGCCGCCTGTCGATCAAGTCAATGTGACTGATGCATGCCCCCAAGGAGCAATCGACTGGAAATGGGATACTTTACCAGATGGGCAATCGGCAGATTGGCAACGTGTGGATGATAGACCATGTGCTGCTGGTGCGGTGGCGGAAAAACCCGATAGAGACCCCCCAACAAACTTTCAAGGAGACCCGATACATGGAGGCACGGGTCAAACGTGTTGCGAATGCCAAAGTGGAACTGTTACTTATAGATCAGAAGGGGATGCTTTCGGTAATAATTTTACATGGGGCGATCCCATAGAAAATTGCGAAAATAACGCAATCGCGCCATCAGGAAGCGAACCCGAAACACCACCAACTAGACTTTTTGAAAGTGTAGAGAAGTGTTGTGTGTGTGAGTGTGGCGAAACAACATTTACCTTCCATGCCCCTACCGTGCCTACTAGTTTTGGCACTTGTAGCTGGGAATGGTCGGCCCAATTTAGACGCTGGTTGAAAACCTCAGACGACTGCACTAATCATGGAACTTGCGTTGCGCCATCTGGGACAGGTCCGGGCACCAGAACCACATATTGTGATTCTCCTTATGGACATTGTATTTATAAATGGGTCACAAACCCATCAGAAGGATGGGTTCTTCTATATAATGGCTGTAAGGATGGCCCCACAGGGCAGGGCACACCCACTGAGCCGCCTGAGAATAATCCTCAGGGTTTTAGAACGTACAAGACACCATGTACGCCTCCTAATGTTGGTGGAGGATCGTGGCGATTTAGAGACAAAGACGGAAACGACGGGCGGGATTGTGATGATGGAGCCGATGTGCCCAGCACCCCCAGTAGAGAAGACGAAGACGAAGACGGAGACATACAAGTAATATGCTGCGAGGATTGCCCAAGTGTGAGCTTGTTGTCCCCAACACCAGCAGAATTAACTCCCTTCTGGGACTTCTGATTCAGGTTCTATAACTTTCGTTTCAATCACTGTTCCATTTCCTAAATCATCTACACTATCAACAAACTGGTCAAGGTTTTTCATTTCAATGAGACTCCAATGAGGATCATCTTCAGGGACATTCTCTGGTTTCGTCCAATAAAACTGCTCGAATTTATATTTATAGATTTTTTCAGCTACATCTTCCACCGACATGCCGGAATGTAAATCTTCCGCCATTTCTCCACACACCCTCAATGAATCACCTTCAACAGCGCCTCCTAATTTTCTCAGCAAGATAGCACATTCTTGAGCTTTATACGTATTCACCAGCAAATTAAGAATATCGCGTTTTAAGTTGCCATCTACGAATTCAACAATAGCCGTATACTTAGCCATTGTTTGCCCTCGCTCGGGCTTATGATTTCTATTCACTTCAAAAAAGTGTTCATGAAAATTAGATTCATCAATTATCAGTTCTTCTGTCATTATTTTCTCCCCATTCCATAACGAACACACGGCTATCTCTCTCTTTGGGAGGTAGCATATGTCGCTTATGTCTTTGTGGGCTATCTAGTGTATATCCAAATTTAGTAGGCGGTTGAACCCTAATACGTAAAAGGTTAGCGCCTGTGAATTCTTCTTCAAATCGTTCCCAATCATTGGCCCAGACAGTTACATATTGTCTTTCTCCATTACCATCTTCAACCCATATATTATAATTAAACCCCTTACCATTTTTCCAATCTCTTTTTTTATGAGATACAACAACCACTTCTACAGGGCCAACAGTAGCACCATCCCGCATTTCTAACCGTAATTGAGAAAATGTGCAACCTGTATAATCTGGGCTTTTCTCTAAAGGGTGGTTCCAAATGAATCCCAGATACTTAGTCTCCGCCGATTCAGGGGAAGTATAGATTTCTTCTAATTCTTTTGGAATATAAGTATCATCACTTGTAGGATCAAATTTATCAAATGTGAATGGATTTTCGTCTGCTTCCGCCTCTTTTTTAAGATATCCTTTGATGGATCTTTCTCGTTTGCCCCATAAAGTCTTTAATCTTTTCCATTTATTCAGATTCTTCTTTTGAACTTTCCCATATTTAGGACCAGGAGTGCGACATACTTCCTCAACAATGTCATCTTCATCAAACAATTGTTGCCACAATTCTAAATTAGACTCATCAAACGTTGCCAATTCATCATGGTCAGCAAGTATTTCTTTCAACTCACTATCATACCTATCCAAAGTTTTCTGGTATCTCTTCCCACGATCTATCCTATTTTTCTCCGCAGCCTTAAAGTTTTCGTAATATTTATACAATGTAACGGGATCGCCCTCATCAAAAAGATTAAGACCCAAAAGCGGCTTGATAACTGTGGCATCTGTACCAAAGAATCTTAAGAACTGTTCAAGAGATGCATAGGGCTGTCCTTGAACAATTTTCTCAGCATTTGACTCACCCACCCCTTTGATATTTGAAAGTCCAAAATAAATCTTATCATCAGGCGAAGGCTCTTCATTCTCTTGGATGATTGCAAATCTCACATTTGATTTACTAATATTGACTGGCTCTACGGGGATATCATGAATTACCGCCTCAGTTTTATACTCTCTAATTTTGTCCTCTTTTGTTTCACAGCTTAGAATACCAGCGTAGAATTCAAGTGGGTAATGGGCTTTTAGCCAAAGAAGTCTTGAGCTTACATAAGTGTAGGCTACCGCGTGGCTTTTGTTAAATCCATAAGCCGCGAATGCTTCAATTTGATCCCATAGGAATCTAGTATTTGCTGCTGCGGCTGTTTGGTGGATATTTTCTTTTGTGAGTTTGGACGGATATTGAAGTTTATACAAATAAGCAACGTATCCCAGAGATTTAGCGTAAGCATTCTCCATACCTTCATAAAATGCATAATTCGCCACTTCTCGTTCTAATTCTTCAAATGAATCTTTATGGAGTCCAATCAGAGGCGTAACAACTTCTTTTGCATCTTTCGGGATTTCGGGCTCACAATCACGTACTAATATTTTAGCCCCATTTTCAAGAAACATCTCTTTATACTTACCAAAAATCTCAACCTTCTTCTTACTAATAGCCTTTCTCACTTTTTCAGTGTGACTATCAGGAACCCCACCAATATATTGGAGAACCTTCATAACCTGTTCTTGATAAGCCATTACCCCGTAGGTATTCCCTAGAATACTTTCCATAGCTGGGTGTATCGTATATGGTTCTTCTCCCTTCTTTCTTTTTACATACTTCTCCGCCATGCCCATTCCCAACGGACCAGGGCGATATAAGGCTGTGTACGCTACCAAATCATCGAAACTTGTAACGCCTCCTTGTTTTACCAATGATCTTATTCCAGGGGAATCAAATTGGAACACGCATTTTAAATCCCCCTTGTTTGCCATTGCAATCGCTTTGGCATCATCTAGATAAGCCGTATCTGACCAATCCCGTTGTCCAGGTAATGCGCAGATTGAATCCAAACCATGACGAGCTTTCACTAATTGACAAATTCTACCAATTTGTTCCAAGTTCGTAATTACAAGAAGATCAAATTTTACCAGACCCAATGGCCCAAGCTCCTGTGCATTCAATCCCTCAACAAAGGCAGAGGTAATTTGTTCAGCCCTATCAACCACAAGGGGAACAAAATTACCAAGAGGTTTATTAGAAATAATCAAACCCGCAGCATGCTTGCCCATGCTCTTATTGCGATTTGTGAGCTTTCTAGCCGCATTGTAAATATCAGGATTCGCTTCACAAAACTCTGCAAGGGCAGGATTTAATCGCAGTGCGTCTTCCCAAGTAACCGCATCACCCTCTTCATCTTTATCTACTAAATATTTGGTAATTGCCACCATTTCATCCCGACTCTTACCATAAACCTTAGCAATATCAATAAGAGAGCTACGCATACCAAACGTATTATAACTGCCGATATTGCAAACCCGTTCTGGACCGAAGGCATTAGGTGCCCATTCCTCCTTCAAATAATCTCGTATTGTCTTGTGGAAGTCTACATCTACATCAGGCATATCCCCATCAAATTCAAAAACAGGCTTCTCATTAATATCAAAATCAGGAACCAAATTTAAAAGATAAGCTACCAAGAGATTGTTTTGATTAACAGGATAACGGATTTTCTTTTCTTGAAACTCATCGTATAAATCAACAAAATATTGAGCTTCATTCTTGGTTTTTATAGCCTTAATCTCCTCAGACAATCGCCCCTTGTGTAGATCATCCTCTAAACCCCGCCTCTTTAAAGCGCTAGCACACAAATAAATCAGTCTATCTTGGTAGTTCATAAGCATAAATATAATTGATTCTCTATAAATCGTCAAGGGAGACAATATGAAACGAGCATTATTAGTTGGTATAAATAATTACCAGGAACCAGGAAGTGATTTGTCAGGCTGTTTAAACGATGTGGCATTCATGCAAGCCCATATTCGCAAATATGGATTTGAAGAAATGCAAACGCTTAAAAACAGCCAAGCAACTAAGAACAATATATTGACCGCACTCACCAATTTAGTTGATAGTTCCGAGGCGGGAGATAAAATTCTATATTACCACAGCGGTCACGGAACTCGCGTGGTAGATGGCTTTGATGGAGATGAAACAGACAGCATGGATGAATGCCTTGTCTCCTACGATCACGATTGGATGGAACCGCTTCGTGACGACCTTATTGCCAAAGCAATCAGTGGCATCCACCCAAAAGCACGCCTCTATTTAATTATAGACACCTGCCACAGCGGGACTATCACTGATATTATATCAAATGGGAAAATAAAATCTATCCCAATGCCACCAGAAATGGAAGAATATGCTTTACGAAAGGAATTAAAAGTCAAAAGAGATGTTCGCCCTAAAACATTAAACCATATTCTTTTATCAGGATGCAAACCCCATGAATACAGCTATGAAGCAGTAGTAGATGGGAAAATCAGAGGATTAATGACATGGGGTTTTATTAAAACCACACAGCGAAGAAAGCCCTGGAATAGAGTGATTTCAGCCGTTAGAAAACAAGTTACCAGACAACAACCAGGACAGCATCCTGTGTTGGCGGGGAAACCTAGACTTAGAAAAGAATTAATATTTAAGTAACCCTAAATTAAGTTATGATTGTAGCTACGTATTTAACAGATTCTCACAAACAACTCTACGAGGAGTTTTTTGAACCGTCTGCTACTAAAAATGGGTGGGAAATCTACAAAGTGGAAGGGCCGCAGGTTGGGTGCGGGCACTTTGGCGAGCCAGATTGGCCGGAAATGATGAGGCGGAAAGCTCGGGCAATGTATGATGCTATATGTACTTACCCAAATGAAATCATACTATATGCCGATTGCGACATATATTTTGCCCGAGACTTCAACTGTAAGAAGCTTCTGGGAGATAACCTCTTGGCAGCCCAGGTAAGCGACAGAAGAGAAATGTGTGCAGGCTTAATGATAATTAATTGCACGCAAGAAATTAAAAGGATGTATAGAAAAATATATCGCTCTAAGAGATTCTATCAGCCAGGGAATCTAATGAGCGATCAAGATGCATTAAATCACTTTGTAAAAAAAGATAAAATCCCTCGCAAACTCATACCTAGACATCTATTTTGGTGTCCAGCTATTGTGAAGCGATGGGAGAGATGGCAAGAAGTGGATTCAATTGAACAAATTCAACCTATACCTAAAACTATACTAGCTGCCCATGCTAATTGGTGTAGGGGTCTTGAATTAAAAAAGGAAATTTTAAACTACGTGAAACAATGCATAAATTAAAACACACTCACATGAGAACTAAAAGGAATTCGCCAGGACTCCATAAGCTCTGTAATTCGATCCCAGAAAAACACAGAAATCTTCTTGTAGAAATTGGAAGTTTCTACGGAGAATCCACAGCAATCTTTGCAGGGCACTTTAAACAAGTAATCGCAATTGATCCTTGGGATTTCAAAGGCTGCAACGAATTAAATAAGGGTTCAAAGAATAGCAGCGAGAAGCTAATCACAGGAAAAATGGCTGAGGAGCGATTTGACGAAAATGTAGGCAAAATAGAAAATATTAAAAAAATCAAAGCATACGACCATGATGTAGTTGACTCTTTTGAAGACAACTCCATCGATTGCATCTATATTGACAGCATACACACTTTTGAAGCGTGTGGGCTCACGATATTAAGATGGTGGCCCAAAGTTAAAAACTATGGATACATAGCGGGACACGATTTTACGCCAATGTGGCCGGGTATCCAAAAAGTGGTAAAAATAATAGCACAAATGACAAAACAAAGAATGCGCCGATTTAAAGGGGATTGTAGTTGGCTACTACAAAAAAGAGTTTTCACCCCGCATCAAGTATAACTTCTAACAAATTCTTATCTCCCACCTTCTCATAAACCAAACTTGTAATTGCCATTCTCTGAACCTCATATCCCACCTTTGCTAAATCTTCAGTCATGTATTGTGCAGCGACACTATTGCAAGAATGTACCACCACCTTTTTAACATCGGGCTTATTTACCGCCATCCATCTAACAACTTCGCTACCTGTATTCGGATGAGCAGGATCAACATAGACCTCCCCACCTAAATCATGGTCCAAAAAAACAATGTCCCACGGTTCCTCAGCCGCCTCTAATACTTCAATACATTCAGAGGCGGTTGAGGTAACCGTGGCGTATGGCGCAAAGCTGCGGAATAACCTTGTTCTCTCAGGCGAATCATCAAGCCATAACACATTCATTCTTTTCTATTCCTTCTCTTAAACAACATCATACCAAAAAATGCCGTCAAAAGCAAAGCGATCTGGGATGGTTCCGGCACTCTACCCATCAAGTTATCATTTCCACATTCCATTGTGAAGTGCGTATAAAACTCATCGCCCGCTGACGCCAAGTATGGCCCATCATCCATGAATCCCAAATCAATACCTCTAATTCGATAGTGCCAAGTATGGTGACCATCTGCGCCTGTGAAGCCTGTCTCGGCATCAGTTAAATTACTCTCGTACAAGAAAGCCCCTTCATCTATTGCCTGTCCACCGGAAACATAGCGGACAGGATTCGCTATATCCATCTCCGGTCGTGTTGCTAAACTTAGAATTGAATCGGAACCAATTTCATAAACTGTGTATTGGTTGCTATCAAAATTCAATCTAATGGCATAATTATAACCAAAGATGTTTGGCATTGTGCCACTACCTGTTCCCGCCGCTGCATCACCATAAATTGGTTTCTGACGAGCGATAAAAATGTCGCCCGAATCGTACCCCTCATAGCCCGTCGCAAAGTTAAAACCCCCAACCATACCAAGTTGTCGCCCTTCTAGGAAGACTGACTCTAAATCATACTTTTGTGTGCCGTGACTATCAGGTTCTACTTCCTGATCTTCGTGAATCCCCTCTCTGGCATCATCGCCAGCCCACCAGGGATCGTGGGGGCGGGCACCATAGGCAATTGAGTCATCAAAGATAGTAATGTCAGTGGCTTCGCCAAGTGCGTAGCCCGAGGCCATTGCCCAACACACCACAAAAATTGTAAAGAACCTCATCACACACCTCCATTCGAGTAGTGGAAGAAAAAACGATCCATTTTTACATCATACCACAAATAGGCTGACTGTTAAGCAAATTTCTTGCGAAGCCACCATCTTTTGAGTTGCTGCAATGGATGGCGATTACCCCCCCATAGAAAGCCCCTCTTTAACATGTGGCGGTAGGCGTCAAACTGAAAATAATAGGGGGCTTGCGACACTTCACCCCGCCCCAAAAGAATTTTAAGAGCCTCAGCCGAAGCGACTCCGCTACACAACTGACAAGCTAGAGAAGCTGAGGGGCCTTTGCCGGTATCAGGTTCTACCTTATCAAAATCTAAATAGGTAATATGAGTATGCGAAGGTGCAAGTCCTACAGCAAATGCCACAAGTTTATCCATATGATCCATTGAATCATTTAAATCAAAGTAATCATCAAATGACATACCTGTTGGGTGGAATGAAAGCCAGGCTGTACTAAAGCCCACGGGGCCTGCTGTGACTGCCCAGATGCCCCTTTCACGCGCGGTGGCGAACAACAAGCGTCTAGCGTCAATAGAAAAGAAATCAATACCATCAACAAATAAATCGGCATCATCAAGGAATCTAGAAACGTTGTCTTGCGAGATGGGTTCATGAAAAATGCGAAAATCAATATTAGGATTGATAGCCAGGGCCATATCAACCATTGATTCAACTTTACTATGACCTATCGTAGCTGTTGTTGCTCCACACTGACGATTGAAATTAGCAACTTCAAATGTATCAGGATCAGCAATTGTAAATTTGCCAACCCCCAGGCGAGTCAAGGTAAGCAAATGAATACCCCCGACACCACCCATGCCAGCAATTGCTACCCGACTATTGCGAACAACACTCTGTTCATCTGAGGCGATCAAGCCCTGATTGCGGGCAAAAGCCTCTTCGTAAGACCAAGAATCCATTTTAAGATTATCCAAATACTAAGCCCGGTAATGTATACTAAGAACACCGGCCACCAAAAGAAAACAGCTTTTAGTAAAACGGGCAAATCGTACCTTATAAAATCACATGGGATATCTCGGGTGTCATAGAGAAACACGCCGGTAAAAAACAAAATGAATACCGGCCACCAGAAAACGTAAGTCGTAAATGTTTGCCACGCTATGCTTGGCATTTCTCTGACGGTCTGCCAAAATCCTTTTCTATAGACAGACACTTGCCGATAGGCAAATGGGAACAGGAGTTGGTCGCCGTCTTTCTTGCGTTCCACGGTAATCCAGGGCATTCCTTAAACCACCATTTTAGATTCCAATAGATAGGAAACAAAAACCAACCAACCGTCCAGGGTATGAAAAGCACAAGCCAAATCAGATGCCAAATAATAATGGCAATCCACACCTTGTCTGTATCAAAGCAAATTCTTTTGTTGTTTTCCTTTAATGCTTGATCTTGCTTACCCTTAGATATCCCTTCCCACCTTCCTAAAAACCACCACGGCGCAGTTTTATTTTCTTCATGAGGCAAAACATGATTAAAATGTAAAGCATGACCTTTTTCATTTCTTACAATAAAGTGATAAGGCCATATTGGAGAATCTGAATTTACTCCAACAAGACTTTTTACTTTGCCCTTCATGAAAAGATAAAAAGTAGCAAAGAAACAATTACCATAAAATTCCTTTGGTATCTGCACGGCTCCCTCCAATGTGTACAGATATCTACCGTTATTAACGGCATTTTATACAACATTGGAGTTTGCATTCTTTTCAGCTTTTAACCTGAGATGACGCTGCCTCTTTCTTTCTAAATCATGCTTACGACGGCACGATTCTCCACACAACTTGGCATATCTTCTTTTGGGTGTAAACTTCTTGCCACACCACACACAAATCTTCACTGCTGGTTCTGATTTCTGCTTCTGCCAATTATATTTTTCACGACACTTAACCGAACAATATTTTTGGTGACCTATGTGATTCTGGGCTGGTAAAAACTTGCTGCCGCAATACAAACACTCGTAGTATGGATCGTAGTCGGGATCATAATAATTTTTGAGATCCTGAATTGCTAATAGCAAAGCATAGCTTATGCTTCCCTCCGAGGTCTGCATTTCCTTGGCAAGCTTTCTTGTTCCTGTTTTCTCTTCTCCACACAATCCATAATGCATACAAAATATTTCCCGACGAGCTTCATCAGGAATAGAATGTTTTATATTCCTCTCTACCTCAGCTAAACAAGGGAAAATATCATTACCAAGAGGAAATTGGTTTGTAGACTCCACTTGTTGTTTTACCGCATGTAACGCAGGGAACCCTAATTCAATCTCACCAACCTGTTTAGCAGCCAACAAAAAGAGTATTCGTTTCTTGCTAAGAAACAACATCTCTGCCAGTTCATCAACAGTGAAGTGGTACTCGCCAAGATTTTCAGTATCAATTAACTTTCTAAGATTCCTCCAAACATTTCGTGGAATGACAATAAGATTGGAAGCGCGGATGGTCTCAATAACCGCACGACGGGCAAGGGAATAAGCATATCCCTGAAGAGATCGCGCCTTATCTTCAGACCATGTATCTACAGCCTGAATGACGGCGCATTGAGCAGTTTGAACTAGATCTTCAAAATCTGCTTTACAATGCTTTGAGCGATATTTATACGCAACTCTATAAGCGAGTCGCATAAGAGACTTAATGAGCCGCTGTCTTGCTTGCTCGTCGCCGGATTTCGCTTGGAAGAAATATTCTAGTGTCTGCCCGTTAAGAGACTCACAATCAGGGTCATTTAAGTATCCGAATACATTCGGATAAGCCATTGTACCACGCTCTCCTTACGGTACATTTTTGACCTCCCACAATAAGTTGCCAATCCATTGATGTTAATTCCATTGTAAGAGATGTAGTGGGTTATGTCAAGTAGGCCCATCATACGGATAATCAGGGCCATATAAATAAACTGGGTAATAAATCACAAATCCAACAATCAGGAAGCCAACGCCCAAGCCCACCAACACCCAGTCATACCATATAAATGCCCAATCATGTGCCTTCCAAATCTCTACAAGAGTGGGGGATATTTGAAGAAAAAAACGGAAAACAAATCCAAGCAAACAAACTAAACCAATGTACCGTAGATAGCGGCCAAATCTCTGCATTGATTTACCTAAGTTTATTTGGAACCACCGGCTGGTTCATCCACAATTGATCGGTTTGAACATGGTGAGGACGAACCCACTTGCCAACGTGATTTTGGAAATCGTTATAGCCAAAACCTTCAACAGTCCTAATCACATAGCCTTCCTTCGTATCACCAAAAGCCGAAGCTTCTGTCAACGGGTTTAATCTACTAAATTTTTCTTTCGACCACAACCCCACAAATTCTACAGGCACAACTTCTAACCCTAAGTCGCTAGCCATTTGTACAGTATCCGGCCAAGAAAGGCAAAAGTTGTGTTCATTATAAACTGCAAAAACGTAAAAGTACGCAGTTAGCCGATCATAAAAAATACTGTGCTTGGCGAACATGTTTTCTCCACAAATTCGCCAACCTTGAGGAATTAAATGCGCAATACCACCCCATAATCCCTTCACTAAATTCCTTGATGGGTGATTTCTAGAATCTAGGCTGCGGGCATGGAAATGGTCACGATACATAGACGTATTTTCACCGTCCAGTTTTTCAGTTAAGACAACCTCTTTACCTTGAAACTGCTGGGTGCTTTCCAATATCCGATCTGCCGAGCTTGTCCCCGGTGACCACGGAAAGTGAAACGTCTTAGGGTATTTGAATAACATGACAAACCTAAACTAATAAGAATAAATATTTTTAAAGGATTTTATGCAAGGAGTGCCGTGATAGTAAGTAGGACACATAAATTTATCTTTCTTAAAAGCGTTAAAACAGCAGGGACTAGTATTCAAGTGGCTTTGTCTCCCTTTTTAGTCCCAGGAGTAGATTGTGGATGTGGGGCTAGATGGTGTTCAACAAAATGCCCCTTTGTGGGAGGGAACTGCTATCAACTTCTCAATCCAAAGAAGACCCCGCCGACACGCGAACAACTGCCGGGACACTATCGCAGAACACAATTCTTTTCTCCCCACGAAAGTTTAAAAAGCCTAGTAGCGACTCTACCTCAAGATGAAATTAAACAATACTTTAAATTTGTGTTTGTAAGAAACCCTTTTGATAGATTAGTCTCTCGTTATTGGCATCTTGGAGGGCCTAAAAAATATGATAGCTTTAACCAATTTGTTTTAAAATACCCATGTCTGCCTGGGAATTTCATATATCGTACATGGTGTAGATACAATGAAATAAAAGTTGATTTCATTGGGAGATATGAAAACTTAAAGACAGATTTTAATTATATTTGTGATACTATCGGCTTGCCGAGAACTGAACTTCCCAGATGTAGAGGCCAGCACCGGAAGGATAAAAAACATTACACAGAATATTATACAAAAGAATTGCGGGAATTAGTAGAAAGTTACTGTGCTGAGGATTTAAAACAATTTAATTATAAATTTGGGGACTAAATATCAAGACCCGGCTCTTGCGGAAGTTCTAATCCAAGCACTTCCTTGAAAGATTCCTTCCATCTAACCTTGGGCTCATTCTTTAATTGCTCATATATTTCTTTAATTCGTTCGTCTGTCTGTCCAACTTCAATTCTGGCAATCGCTTCTTCACTTGTATCTGGCTGAACACGGTTGCGAACATCATTCATCTTTCCAATCCAAATACTGTCCGTTACAATAGGCTCAAGCCTATAAAATAAAGCAGCCACATTATCAGAATCTAACATCGGCTCTGCACTAACACTGGTCCTGAAACCGTTGCCAAATGCTAACGCCAAAGAAGCCAATCGTTCCTCAAACTTTGGGGCTACCGGCTCCCAATAAGATAAAATCTCATCATCCATTGCCCCAATGGTGAACCTAAAGAGGATTTGATCCTTGTATTCTTTAAACTTTGTACATATCTCCGCGATGCATTCCAGGTGAGGTTTGCTCACTATTAAAACATCATTGCCCGCCTCAAAAAGATTTTCTAGAACAGCCATACACGCATCAAAACCTTTAGGCGTAATATCATGCGTGGTGGGGAACATTACAGTTCCATCAAATTTCTTTCTTTTCTTACGTACTTCTTTTGCACGAACCCTATGGTACGTAGTTCCCCATTCTTCTAAATTATTGATAAGTTTGAACTTTTTCGCTTTAGCTCTTGCATAACAATACCTACAGCGATGGGGACACCCCAACACGCAATTAATGCTTGCAACAGCCCACTCACGGGTTCCGCTAATCATTGCCATTTTAGAATCCCTTTAGGCGGCTTCTTCTTGTTGATCTTGAGCCGAAATGACTTTAGAAATGTCACACGATTCTATAGCTTGGTGACATTGAACACAATGAACTTTAGTTCTTTGAACGATGAAAAGCAGACCGCCACAATTTGGACATCTCATGTCAGAATCCATAATTTATCCTTTCTTGCTTTCGGTACAATTCCTCTAATATAGATAGTAACAAAAGAGGCGAATTTTGACAACATTTGTTGTTATATATTACAATGCTTATGGCATTAGTAGGGATTATTATGTTCTACCACCGCTTCACAAAATTCTATAAGTTCATTGCCATCCCAAGTATTTTTAGCATATTGAGCCATTAAAGATACAAATTGAATATTATCTTTAGTGTAAGGTTTAGACGAATCAATTCGATCTAAACTTGCTCGCTTTGGATGATACATTTTAATCTTTTCAGCTTTTGCAGAACGAGATTGTGCCCTAATATCTAAATCCCAGCCAGTGTAAGGGCATTTTCCTCCTTGTTCGTCCCATTGATTCACTAAATCCTCAACCGACAAATCAAAACCATCATTTCTACCTTTATCAGAAAATTGACGACGTTTGGCAGAGCGAAAAAAATTACGAAATGGAGTTAGTGAATTTTTTCGGGTGTGAGAGACAAGATTGGGATGCACAACACCCTTGGGCGGCTTCTCTAACTGATTAAAATTATCTTTTCCAACACACTTTCTACTACAATACGATCTCATTCCTCTTTTTTTTCGAAATTCAACTACCGATTTTTCTCTTTCAAAATAATTTCCACAATGAGAACATTTAACTTTAACATTCATATATTTACCCAGCCATTACATTTTAATTTTATATATGGCTGGATAATAAAAAATCCACCAATAATTTTGGTGGATTTTAGTGGAGAGGATGGGACTCGAACCCATGTCCACGACGAACTCACACAGGGGCATCTACGTGTGTAGTTTATTGTTCATTTTCTCGCATCATTACACTACAACAAACAAAAGTGTAAATCAACCAGCAACAAATCTTACTTGAGATCGTCGTTGCATGAACTCAAGAGTAGCCAACTTTTATGGCGAGACTTCAGACTCCGTTAGCTAAGGATTCTTTGTCTCGGGCTGCTTACGCAGCCATTTGAAGCGGAGCTTCGACAAATAAAGTTTTAATCGACTTTTAAAGTGGCCTGTCGATCAACCACTACACGCCACCCAAGCGCTTGTTTGTGTGTCGAAACCAAATTCCTCCCCTTTTTTAAGGTTCTTTATGTATGCTTCTGTTTCCTCCTTTGCTGTGCCCATTTTAGCCAGCCAAACCTTCAACCGATCCAGCACTGTAGGATCACGGTCATATTCAGCCGCTATAAACATACGCAAGATAACAAATATTTGATTTGAAGTATAGTCTGAACTGTCTTCAAAATCAAATATTTCTTTGGAAGTAGGATGTATCACAGCAACTTTCTTGCTCTCGCAGACCTTGCTTTCAAATCTTTTACTGCATCTCCCGGTACAATTTGAGGTTTTGGGGCGGCTCCACCTTCCTGTAATACCAACCCACCATTTGCATCCTTACCTACATGGAATGCATGCCCGCCAGGGCCTATTTGTCTGACATTTTCTACGCCCATTTCTTTGAGCCAATCTACAACTTGTTGGTCTGTTTTACCAGCAATATCATCCATCTTTTCCATCTTTTTTCTCCTCTGATTCGACCAATTTTCTTAATTCATCAAAAGCCTCAGAATCAGGAAATTTTCCCAATCTCATTGTCGGGTGACTTCCTACACCATTAAACATATCAGCAAACAACTGCCAATTACCGTCTTCTACTTCTCGTCCCCCCGAGCTATTCCCCCCTTTATCACACCACTCCCAATAAAGGCGGTGACCAAATCCACCATCAACTCTTTTTTCTTCAACAAGAATACGCCAACGGGGCAGCAAACAATGCTTCAATAATTGTTCATCGGTCATTTTATTACTCCCATACAAAATCTACTTCAGTGGAAAACTCATCACAGTGAGAACAATAACCACCACACACACCACCTTGACCGCGATGTAGAGTTTTAATCCCAGAACAATCTCTTCCACACTTCTCACAAACCACCATGAATTTAACATACTCAAGAGATGAATTTTGCACTTCATCTATAATTCTGGCTTTGCCTTTTACTAATCTAGCAGCCATTTTAATCACCATTGGGCTAGGAAGAAATGAGCCACTTCACCGGCTGAGTGGTGGTCATCCGGGTTATCATCATCATTTGTCACTTGCCAAATAGTTGCCGTTCGTTGCCGTTACAATAGGGTCAATATCTGTTTTTCTCTCCCATGCTTCAATAGGCGCAAGGACATTGAAAACATTAAAGAGTTTCAGTTGTTTTACTTCTTGAAACTGTCATGACGACCTACAGCTTGTAAAAATTGCGGGCTCTTTTTCAGAACCGTTATTTGAACCCGCTGATAGGAGGGCAGGCGGCGCGATTGAGTTTGCTTTGCCTACCGCCAGCAGTGCCGCTAAGGACGGTTCTAGCCTACGGAATACTGGCTCCAGTTATGGCGTGCTTCCGCACAGACCACACCCACGACAACGACAAGCGTTGCTCCTACTTTTCCCTAAGTTTTCTGTAATGTTTCCAGCGATGATCGAACTTATCCCGTAATCGCAAATATTCACGGTATTCGGGATCATCTGTCAATTTTTTGAGGCGTTTCTTTACTTCAGCAGGAGTACGACTATTTCCTTTACTGAAGTCTGCTTTTTCTATTACCCGCCTCAATTTGACTTCAACTTCAACTAAGCCACACCCTTTATGTCCTGGTACGGCTTCGGGATCGGGATAAACGATGGTGCCTAATCTATCGCCACCAATTTCGTAATCCCACTCTACTTGCTCCATAAACCCTACTACAATGCCATCCTTGTCCCCCCATAGTGGGGTGTCAAATGTGCCGTCTTCGTGCCTCATGATTGAGCGGGTCGTCCCCGCGATTGCTAGTGGTCCTATCCTAATCATACCATAGAAAAAAGGAACGTCAACTGGCTTGGGAAATTGTTCATAACAATAATACATAACAGTATCACAGGAGGATACTATTATGTATAGAGACAAAGAAAATGCCATTATCGGCGGTGTTTGTGCTGGATTAGCGAATGCAGTTGGAATGCCAATCTTAGTTATGAGATTGATCTTCCTTATTGCGATTTTGTGGGTGGGCGTTTCCATTTGGATTTACCCAATTTTATGGTTACTAATGCCCGTAGCAAAAGACAAAAAGGAATTCCTTGATGGTTTAAAGCAATTGAAACTTGACAAGGAAAACAGAGTGCTTGCCGGTGTGTGCGCCGGAATTGCCAACATGATGGGGCTACCGCATATTGTAGTCCGGTTGGCGTGGATAATCTTCAGCTTGTGGTTCGGTTTCGGTATTATTGCTTATTTAATCATGTGGATGCTAATGGCTTGTAATACAAAAGACGAAAAAGCAGAAGAATAATTAAATATAAAGGCTAGATAAAGTAATAAAACAAGCTAGAGGTATCAGATTATGGCTTATGCATCATTTCAAGATTATTTAGAAGTTAAGAAAAATTGCAAATGCAAAATGGCTGTTGAGAAACCGCCCGTTGAAGAAGTGCCCGATTATCACGGTGACACTAATAAAGCAGGTGAAGAGGGTAAAGAAAAACGAAAAGGCATCAAAAATCACCAAGTTCAAGAACGTGCCCGCACGTTTCAAGAATACCTAAATGCTAAAGGTAGCATGCAGGATAAGCCTGGAAGTGGCATGGGTGATGACCATTTCACCGATGAAAAAGCACCCCCAAAGGGTTCAATTCCTCCAGCCAATGTAAGTGGCGGAAAGCCTCACCCTTATAAAGCCGCATCTATGTCCACTGGGGACAAAGCCTTTGGCGATATGGGTGTTGATCCACCGTATGAGCCAAAAACTGATACCTCTAAGCTTGAAACTAAGCCTACTATGCCCAAAAGTGAAAAGGGTGTTCCACAAGCCGAATCATTGATTTCCAACAAAAGTCTAATTTCTGTTACCCAACTAATGTCGGAACTAAATGATAAAGTTGTGGATTATGATATCCCCTCCATTACCGTTGGTAGGGACAAATTTCATCCGAACCCCTTGGAAGCCGTAGAATATGTCGCATATCTCGTAGGTGAAAATAGAAACCTACTCGATGTATTCCTCAGAATTCTTAAAAAAAGAGGCGTTAAATTAATGGAAGCCATCGCCCCGCCTATCGGATTTGAAGGCGATGAAACCGAAGCTGAAGTTCTTAAAAAAAAGAAACCCGACTTAGGGGACTTTGAGGACGAAGAAGAAGAAACGCCAGCAGAAGATGAATTTGGGGCGGAAGATGAGGAAGATCCTGACGATGGGTTTGGAGCAGGTGACGAAGAAGATGAATTTGGTGGCGAAGAAGAAGCCCCCGAAGATGAAATGGGACCGCCCGAGATGGAACGCCCAAGGCGACATAAAAATCGCAAAAGAGGGTTCGGACCAGAAATAGAAGGCCCCGGAATGGGTGCTGGACCAGAAATGGCGTAACATTGCTTAATTAGGATATGAAGGTACTAGTATCAGGCTGCTTCGATCTAATCCACAGCGGCCATATCCAATTTCTTAAAGAAGCCGCTGAATACGGCGATCTATATGTCTCCATTGGATCAGATCAAACAATCCAAGAACTAAAAAATAGAACTCCCATCTATAACGAGCAAGAACGCCTCTTTATTATGGAGTCTATCAAATATATTAAAAAAGCTTTTATCGCTCAGGGGTCTGGGACACTAGATTTCTTAAACGAATTAAAACAATTAAAGCCAGGGGCGTTTGTGGTCAATTCTGATGGTCATTCCCAAGAAAAGGAAGACCTGTGCAAAGAGCTAAAAATTAAATATATTGTCCTCAATCGGTCCCCCTACAAAACTCTTCCCGCTCGCAGTACATCAAAATTGCTTGGCGAAATAGAAATGCCCTATCGTATTGATTTGGCAGGAGGCTGGCTGGATCAACCGTGGGTTTCCAATATGGGGCACGGGCCTGTTATCACCATCTCATTAGAAGCCTCACATATTTTCTTTAGAAGAAGCGGAATGGCTACCTCCACCAGAGAAAAAGCCATTAAATTATGGGGCTCTGGGATTCCTTATGGTGACTACGAAGAAAATGCAAAACTCCTATTTTCTTATGATAATTTCCCCGATAAAGAGTTTGTTTCTGGTTCTCAAGATACATTGGGAATTGTCATGCCAGGAGTTAATAAATTAGACTATTCCGGTAAGTATTGGCCGGAAGCTATAGAGTCTATTGTAGATGATGACACTGCGCGTTGGTTAGAAGACCACATTCGCTTAGTCCCCTTATATCCAAGACCAAAAGACTATTCTGTGCTGTCCAATACCAATATTAAAGAAGAATATGTTAGAGGTTTAGCCTTCAATGCCCACAAAGTTTGGAAAGCAATTGAATTAAAACATGCCAGCATGTTAGGGCTACACGTAGAAAAGTGTTTCGGTGCCCAAGTGGCTATGTTCCCCAATATGATAACTCATAGAATAGCCAAAATAATCAAAAAATACAGAAATAAAATATTGGGAGTTAAAATATCAGGGGCGGGTGGGGGCGGATATCTAATCTTCATCACCGATCAAGATATAGAAAATTCAATTAAAATTAAAGTGAGAACTCAATAAATCACTGCCGTAGCGTAAGAAAGCTCTACTTTACACCCATAATCCATCAACTTAAGCTGCCACAGTCTAGCCACATCTAAACTATCAAAATCCCTAATCCGATCTCTTCCTTGTACGGTCCAATACTGAACATGGAAATCAAACCCTACAGATGACATTTGCGTTTCAAACCCCATCTCCTTCATTATATGATTGAAAGACCTTGCATTAGCCTCAAAATCAGTATGTGGGTCACGCTCAAACCGCCTCGTTATTTTATATCCATTAGTATTGTATTTTAATGTATATGTTGGTGCGGGAGGTTCTGGTTTAGCTTCAGGTAGAGATGCTTTTGGACATGGAACGGGAACAACGGGACGTGTAGGTTTTTCGCGGCGGGAACATGAAATTAATATTATGGGAACACCTATAACAATTGACAGTATTAAAATATTAATGAATCGCATTTTCAACCTCACAACCATATTCTGTTAATTTAAGCATCCACAAATCTGCTGTTTCTTTGTCGGTGAATTCCCGCCTCTGTTTATTTGCCCAATATACTACAGCCCACATATGTATTGTGGTTCCATCATGAAAAAGATTAGCCATATCATTAGGGTTATAGGGCAATTCGTAAGTCAAAGGATATGGCGGCTTGTTTTTGTGAATTTCTGTTTTAAAACCAAAATCATGCAACACTTTACAGAAATTATCAGCACTGCCTTGGGTATCAAATCTCTTAATCTTCTTCTCACAACTGTATTCTAAAACAACCTTAGGTTTAACAGTAGGAGAAATAGAATTAAAAGGAGGCGTCGGTTGTAAATCCATTACGCGGGCGGTACGCGGGAATAGCCAAACCCCTAGAATAACACCTAAAAGGGTTCCAACAATCGCACAAAGAACTAAACGTTTATCCACCATACTTTATATATCCTCAATGGGCACAGGATCAATATTATTAAACCTTAACTTCATTGAGCGACCGCCCCTTGATTCACTAAGGAAACGCGAGAAAAGAAGATCGTGCTTAATGGGATCAACGTCGGTAATACCCAAACAATAACAGGTCAATGCCCCTACGGCTGATCCTCTTCCGGGGCCAACTGCCTCTGATCCATCTCCCCAGCCTAGTAATCTAGGGAAGGCAATTCTAGCCTCATCTGTCATCTGTTTTTGCATTAAGAAGTAAGTAGAGAATCCTTTTCGGCATATCAATTCATATTCTTCCTTAATCCGATTTAAATACCTATTTTCCGTGGGCAACCTTCTAGCTTTAACTCCCTCTATGATTACCTCTTTGAACATTTCATCAGCATCAGGAAACTGGGGAAGTTTAATACTACGGTCTAATTGTACGCCTTTTGCTTTCTCGCATATTACAACCGTATTTTGTTTAGCTTGTCTAAAGAGATCGTCAGGGATTACTTGGCTATACTTCTTGAGCCACATTTGGTTGAGTTCATCTTCTGACTTCATCCAAAGGTTAGTATCCTGTAGTTCAAAGAAATCCGCATCAGGATTGGCTCTCATTTTCTCTTCAATTTCAGCCATTGTTGTGTTGGTTTGAAGCATCAACATCAATCGCTGCATCAAAGCATCTTCTTCACGGCAATAGTGACAATCATTTGTGACAACGAGAGGAATGCCATACCTGTCGTGTGCTTTAATAATAAATTTATCAAAAGGTGTTTGTTTGTCAAAATCCAAAAGCATCATTTCCAAGTAAAAATTATCTGGAAACATCTGCTGATATTTTTCAACCATTGCAAATCCAGCTTCATCCCCACCCTCGCAATGAAAGCCATCAAATGCTTGTCCTATCTCGCCATTATAACAGCCTGACGAGAATACGATTCCCTCTTTGTATTTCAGTAATTGCTCATGATTCACACGGGGTCGCTTTGGACGACCGCCCTGACCATTAATCCAAGCCCAAGAACTTAAATTAACCAGATTTGCGTATCCAATCTCATTATAAGCTATAGCTAATAAATGGAAGCTTTTACGAAGATAAAGCTTTTCATTCTCAGTGAGGTTAGATTGGAAATCAGCATACTCATCCTTATTCCTTACACCGGGTTGCATTGGGTTGAGATATAATTCACATGCGAAAACAGGATGAATGTCGTGTTTTTCACAAGTCTTAATCTGACGGGGGATAACCCCCATTTGCCCGTGGTCCGATATACAAAGAAACTTCTGATTTACCTGCTGAGAGTATTCTGCGTACTCTTCAGGGTGAGCGTAGCCATCAAGAAGTGAGAAGTGGCTATGGCGGTGAAGGTGCTCAAAACCCACAATATCAATCACAAATACTATCCTTTATTTAACATAACACTAACCTAATGTCCAGCATGTCAAAATCTACATACCACTATGAAAGAAAAATGGTGGCATTCAATTTGGAAATGGTGGGTACTCATTCACTCAGCGGACATCATGACTACGGAAGGTATGTTGGATGTAATCAACCACATGGAAGAACAACCTCATGCGGAAGAAGAACAACCTCATTTAGTTTCAGATTTAGCAGCCGTTTCTGCTGACTTCTTCCACTCTTCAAAGGCCGCGACTATCTTTCTAGCCTCATCATCCATAGTTTTTAGTTCTTTATTAAATGCTTCAAACTTAGCCTTGAATTCATCCTTCATGGCTTTCTTTTTAGTGTGAATTTCAGCTATCTTCTGCGAAAATTCTACGTACTTGTCTGATAGGAAAATATCAATGTCTGACATTTATCTCTCCAATCTTACTTTCTTGTTAATTCTAATCTTGTCTAACGTCTCATAACCGGGCCAGCCCAAAACACAATCTGCGAAGCCGTAATAAACAGCTTTCTCGGCATCCAACCACCAATCGCCACGCTCTTGCATCTTCCTTGCCAAAAATGCCATCACTTTATCTTCAGTAAGTGTTTTATAGCGATTCTGAAAGTGTTCCCCATTTATACACCTTTTCGCATAAATACGCAACATTCTTTCTGCTGCTTTTTTAGAAGCTTCTGCTGCGGACATATATGCTAAATAATGATCTTCATTTCCCTCAGAACCATAATGAATCATAAAATCCGAGTCAGGCATCATCACTCTTTTGCTAGCCGCCTGTAAAATTAAACTACTCATTGAACGAGCATGAGCATATGCTAGGATAGTCACAGGTGATTTAGCGAATTCAATCGCATTATACATCCCCATCCCATCATTCCAGTTGCCGCCGAAGGTATGCATGTGGACGAGAATATTGGCTTGCCCCTCTTGATCCAGAATACGCATGTTCTTTTCAAAAGTCGTCGCCATTCTGTATTCAACGCCAGGCTCTTCACTATCACCTGATCCGTAGTACCCGTGGAGAAAAATCTCCCTGGTAAATACGTTGACATTATGATGGTGAGCATCTGTTAAAATCTGCTCGATCTTAGACCCAGAGTGTTTCGGAGTTAATTTAGGGGGAGCCATAATCACCTTTAAATAGAACCTATTTAATGTAGTAGAGCCGCCCCAAAAGATTGCCTGACTTTACCTATGTATTGGCTATGAAACGACTTACATTCGGCTCAGCCCATTTATTTTCGTACTCATCACGCGACATTACACGCACATTGTCTTCAGACTTGGGATCGTCACATATATAAACAATCTCCTGATTGTCACCGTCTCTTGTGGATAATAAAACAGAGTTCTTCCAAATATTACAAATTGAAACCATAACGGCTCTTGCATAAGGCTCATGTAGTGGTCTGCCGTCCCATGTGTGTTCTAACAAAAATGTTCCACGACCACGATGGTTTGGATCAACCAAACGAATATGAGGCTGTCCACCATTCAAATAACTCTTAAGAAGCTTCTTTTTAATTTGTTGATAATCCTTACTGACTATGACATACTCGCCCTTTGGGGTTTTTTCCCACTCAAAGAATTCATTCTCATTACAAAAATCTTCTGTAAAGAATTCGGAAATAGCCATAAAGTCATCATAGCACTTTCTGACTTCAAAAATCTTCTCTTTCCCTAAACCCAACTCTTTATCCCAATCTTCTCTTTCTTTTAAATTGTCACATGATTCGTACTCTTCTCCAAACCTTCCTTTATTCCACCTATCTTCTATATCTTGGAATATTTGGAATCCTAATTTGTATGGATTCAAAGAATACTTGCCACCCATAACCATCATTCTAGCCTTGGCATATTCTACTATACCGCAGTCTTCACCTTCCTGCCCCAAAGCTGCCATTCCGTTGCAAGCCAAAACTTCATAATCAACCTTAGAAGCCCAGCCCTCATTCATCATCTTGGTTCTAATTTGGGGAGAAAAATACTCCGCCTCCTCATGAAGCATGGCAATAATATCCGCCTGCCATTGTTTAAGGGGCGCATTGTCTCTGAGATAGCCTAAAATATCTCGGGAAGGAGAAGTAAACAATTCTAATTGTTCGGCAATTTCAGCCTTCTTTATTCTCTCTTGCTCCTTCTTCTTCCACGCCTCCGTATTAATCCAATCTTCCATATAATCCCGTTCCTCATCAACTTTGAGGCGGCGGGCGTTATGGTATCTCCTTTTGTCTTTAAATTCTGTCTTCTTTTTATGCGTTTGCTTAGTTTTAGCAGGATCAATTAGATTCTCTAGCCTTAGAACATGATCAATAAACTCCATCACTCGTTCTTTGCCCCACCGAGCCATATACTTTCTAATTCTCATACCATTATTTGCCATTTTGTTCATCATATTAGTATCGGTATGAGAAAAATAAACATTGTTCTTGAAGAAGTCATTATGTCCTAGAGCATGTGCAACCACCATCACATTATCAACAAAAGTATTACTGCTAAGACAATAGATGTAGCAAGGGTTGGTATTAATAACCAACTCCGCGATACGGCGACTTCCAATGTCATATCCTCTTTGGAGTTCTTCGTATTCCATTCCAAATTTCCAGTGAGGATACCTAACAGGGAACCCATAATATGCTGCAATTTCACTAATTTCGTCATCTCGCAACACTTCAACTACGGCAGGATAAAAGTCACAACCGTAATCCCTAACCCCTTGAAAAATCTTAGGGAGTTGTTTTTTAAGCTCTTCCGGCAAGCTTGCACCAGGAACAGTATTGTCCCCGATAAGCAATGACGATCCCATCAATGATCTTAAACTTGGCATTATAATCCCTGAACTTGAACTTTAATTTTTTGTCTCCCCAGAAGGTCTTTGATTGCCTTCTGGATTCCTTCATTTCTCTCATCTTCACTCATAGATGGAGAACCATACCCGAGCGTAAAGCCCTTCTGTTTTTCTTCAGGGCCGACTCCTGTAAGCCTCACTTGCTCCCCGTCTAAATAACCTTCTTCAACCTTCTTGTGTACAAACTGTTTTAAGCTGCCCTCGTAATTCCAAGGTAGAACTTGGGTTATTCCTACAAAATTGGCTATATTGGGAGGAAACTTCTCTTTGATAACTTGACAAAACCTATCATTATCATTATCCCAATTTTCACCATCAGAAAAGTAAAATAGGTAAATGTTCCACTTCTCGGGAGGAAAACGATATTTTAATTGTTTAGCAATCAAACTTAATGCTGATGAGCATTTAGTCCCGCCTCCATAACGATACTTATAGAATTTCTCCTCATCTACCTCTTGAGCTTCTGTATCATGTACGAAGTAACACCGTTCTGTTTTCTTATAGAAACTACGAATCCAAACATCAATCCACCAAGACATATCAGATACAATATCACATTTAAAATCATTCATTGAGTATGAACAATCTCTTGCAAAAAAGATAACCGCATTGCTAGATGGCTTCTTCAACACTTTGTATTGCCTATACCTAAAATCGCTGTTTATAGGCGTAATCATCCTTACCTTTTCGACCATTCCAGGTATTGCGTGCAGCTTATCCGCCTCCCCTACTTGCACCAGCCTTTGATAAGCCTTCATGAGTGTGCGTTTCATATGTCGTAGAGAATGGGGGCCTGTTAATGAAATGTCATTATACTTATACTCAGTTTCCTCAAAGGTCTGATTTTCCTTTGGTTTAAGATTAGGAAGCTGAAGCTCATCTTGCATGAATTTTAAGATGTGTTCCAAATCAATTTGGAGTTCAATTCCTTCATTGTGTTGATCTCCTGGCTTGTTGCCTTTCCCTGGCTGTGGGTCACGACCAATCACATCTCCTGGTTTGCCGGGGCCTCTCCCAACCCCTATTTTATTATCCCCGTATTTAAACCGAGGAATAGCAATCCTATCGATTGGGATGCCAATTTTACCACCCTTAGCCCTTTGGCGAAATATTGTGCCTTTTGACATGTATTTGCGTATAGCTTTGCGGGCGCGACCTTCCACAACATCCCTAAAGTGTTTGTGGTCTTCTTCTACTCTTCTTGGCATTTCCTTGTCCTTTTAAAAAAAGGGCGTGATCTCTCTGTATAATCAAGGATGAAATATAAAAATCGAGAGACCACGCCCAAACCCTATCTATTCATCTTCTTCCGCTAAATTTCCCCTCGCAAAAATACTCCCAACATGATCCAATACATCGGAGGCAGACTTTTCATTGTAACCAAAATCTTTAATGAGCCTCGTCTTAATAGCATCGATCTTCTCTTGTAGGTCAGGATCAACAACAGCAGCACCGCTAACATTTAATGCACTCAACTTAATGTGATCCTTTGTATCCTCAAACAATTTAGCTTGAAGTGCTTTCTTGAGTTCGGGGTTGGAGTCCCAAGTGAATTTCTTCCCTTTATTCGCCAAATCACCCATGAACGCTGCTAATGTAACTCTGAAGTCCTCAGCACCCGTACCTGGAATATTGATCTTCTCTTCAATGCTTCTCATCAACTGCTCATTGGGCTCTTCCTCCCTACCAGTATAAGGATTTAACACCTTTGATTCATTAATGGAAGCCATCATATTATCAATATAATTGCTGCACAATCTGACAATTGCAGTCTTATCCGACACAAGGGCTTTCTGAACTTCATTCTTCAATATATCATCCAATTCTTTAATAGCTAAATCAGCACATTCTACATATCGCTTCAACCTCTCTTTATCACTATACAAAGAATTGTGCTTCAAGCCTGATTTGAGTTCATTCATCACCATAAAGGGATTTACATAATCGTAATTATCACTCAGGCAATTGGAAATCTTATCCTGAACGTATCGGGCACTAATCCCACCAACCATACCCTCTTCGTCCTGCTTCTCCTTAATTTCCTTAACCTTATCCTCAGTCCATCCAGGCATAGCCCGACCGTCGTATAATTTGACCTTCTTGACCAAATCGCCAATCTCCTCATTATCTTTGAGGCGGCTTAAAATGGCGAATAAGCCCGCAATTTCCAAGGTATGTGGAGCCACATGCTGCTTTACTTTGCCTTCGCCATAATCCTGTTCATAGACCTTCATCTCCTGTGACCATTCAAGCAGATAAGGCACATCAATCTTAAAGGTTCGGTCACGCAACGCCTCCATAAATTGATCTTCCTGCAATTTAACAAATTCAGGATTATTGGTGTGCCCAAGAAGAACTGTATCAATACCAATCTGGGGGAATTTCTTAGGCTTGATTTGCTGCTCTTGGGTAGCACCTAACAAGTCATAAAGGAATTCTTTTTGAAGCTTTAAGATTTCAATGAACTCCACCATTCCCCTAGAACCAACACAAAATTCCCCATCAAAATTAAATGCTCGGGGATCGGAGTCACTACCAAAGTGGGCAATCTTGCTCCAATTGATATCTCCGGTTAGTTCCGTGGAGTCTTGATTTTTTTCATCCTTGGGCTGGAAGGTTGCAATGCCCACACGATCAGCTTCCGAGTGTACCTTTCTAATCACCCTAATGTGACCGTCTAACACTTTTTGAAGATCGCCATTGTAACGGTTCAATAATTCCTTCATGTACTTCTTACACCGGGGATTTAACGAACCCATAATCCTCAAACCATAAAGCCCAATCCTGTCTTCCTCAGGGGTTAATTCATGCAAGCGATTATTCAATCCACCCAAAACCTCTTGTTGTAATTCCGCAGGGAGCAACTTCAAAGGTTCATCGTTCATTGGGCATTCATCTACATCATTTGTAGCAATGCCCTTCTGTCCCGTAGGAAGATCAACCCACTTAAATGTATACCAAGCCCCATCATCCGTGCGGGAGTATCTTTCTAACCCTCTTTTTAAGAGGCGGCAGATAGTGGATTTTGAAGACCCAACAGGTCCGTGGAAAAGTAAAATTCTTTTCTCAGGACCATACCCCCCAGCAGCACCACGAATGAATCTAACAAAATTATTTAAAGTTTCCTCAAGTCCAAAAATGGGGATCTCTGGATCGTCAAAGAAGTGATAATTGGTATATGTGTGACGATACTTCTGAAACTTAGAAGTCCCCCCTGCCATTATCATGTCGTATATTCTTTGGTAGGCTGTGCGGATAAGGCGGGGTCGGTCATTCACCCGATTAAGGTACTCAGAGAATGACATCTCCTCATTCAACGCACAAAACTGTTCTCGATTAAATTTGCCAAGTAGTTGCGAATAGCTGTTATTTTCAGGTTCCATATTTATATCCTTGTTAGTGGGGCTTCAACAACCGGATTATATTAAAATAATAGGGTTAGGTCAAGAATATTATTTAACTTCTCCAAAATGTTTGCCGCTGGAGATGTCATCTATGTTGTTATATGGGGTTGGACCTACGTGTGACAACTCTTCGGCCATTTTTCGTTGATCTCTTACACCACCATCTTTTTCCATTTGGTGATGGTAACGAAGATCATGAGAAGCTGCGTATTTTTTAGTGCCTTCGGGGTTGGTGAAGGTCATCGTACACGCAGAAACCTTAAGAATTTTTGCTTTAGAATTACATTCAGGACAACAAACTTTAGAATACTTGCCAGTTTCATCATAAGCAGCCAACTCTTCATAGTCATTGTCGCATTTCTTGCATTTAAACTCATACATCGGCATTTTTCTTGTCCTTTTCCTTCACTTCTATAAGCAATTTATCAAACACCATATACGCCTTGCCAATCATTCTTAACTTGGTTTTAAAAGAGTAGAATCTCCACCAAATAGACTTCTCTAACATTTTAATTGATGTTTGAAGTAGCTTTAAATTCAAATTATTTTCCTCTATCTCTAGCTGCATCGCGTGGAGAAGTTCTTCTTTATACCCTTCTTCATCTAAAAATTCCCCCTCATCATCAAAAAACCTATCAACCTCATGCCTAAATTCATCATTATCTTCATAATCAAAATTTCTCATGTTTATCCTATCATTGAATAGATGGGGTACAACTTTCTCCACAATTCTAATATCTTCCATTCATTCACTGCCATGCTTTCCTTCCGAAAGTTCGCCACCCGGATAAAGGGAGCCTCAATGCTATTTATCCATTCGGCTAATATAAAATTACCGCATCTCTCATTATAACGCGCAAAGGTAGCAACCTCATCAGATGTGGCTTCACAAACCTCAAACCCCCTCCACTCCCTCACGGCCATCGTATCACAATTTATTTCATAGTCATATTCATGAGTGGCAGTAGGATTAACATAATAAAATTCTAACTCAAGCTTGACACACCATTTAAACAATTCTATTGGAGAAGATTTTGATTTATCACACAAAATCATAAACTTGGCATCAGGAAGGTTTTTTAATAAAGAATACCACGACGCCATAACCATCCAGTTATGATGGGGTAAATAGTTACACTTAATCGCAATGGTAACACCATCCCCTGTCGGGCTAATTTGCTTCATACTACAGCATTACTTCCTCGCCGGTTTCAGAATCAACAATGATAAAATTATCTTTGAAATCATACCAGCCTTTTAATTTCAAATATTCATGGAAATCTTCCATTGATGCTTTTAAGTCCTTTATATTGTTACCAACAACATACGGAACGCCAGTTTGAGGGTGGCTTAAAGTCTGTCCCGTTTCCCTATTAAATAAAATATAAGTGGTCATTTGCTTATATCTAAAGTAGTGTTGGGCGGGCGTTTTACCTTATAGAGAACGCCTGGTTTGCCAGAAATGGGATTAGGATTAGGCATAGCAGCCTTGGGGCTAACCGGCCCAGAGGGGTTGGCAGGCTTGAGAGTGACAGGGCTAGTAAGAGATATGTTCCTCTTACCGCCTCTATTATCTTTTTCTAAGAGAAATTGCCGAAATGTCTTCATTTTACCTTCATCTTCTTCATCTTTTTCTTCATCATCATGCGGTCGCCCTCTTCCTCTTCAGCGGTTTTAGCAATAGCAGAAACAGCCTGTTTGGGAGCCACTGTTCCACCTGTATTATCCACTGCTACTTTAGCGGCTTTTGCTACTACCGTAGGATCTTGCAGCTTATCTGCCACTGTTTGTCCGGGGTTAAGATTTTTGCCTGTCAGAACCGAGTTCACCGCACCCGCCGCTGCTTTATTGGCTTGACGAGTCACTAATGGAGACATATTCTCTAATTTCTCTTTATACCACTCTCTAAATGTTTTCATATTTCTATTTAGCACTCTATAAGCTGTTCTTCTCCATCAATCTCACACAAAAGGACATGACACCCGGCAGTCGTGAAATGCTTGCCAAATATCTTAATTCTCCCAGAATGGCACTTTCTATGGCATGTGGCGCAAGCGGTCACCGTATTCCCTTTCGTATATTTACCGCCTTCTTCGCCAGGAATAATTCTATGCGTGTCAAGCAGATTATAGTCATCCTCGCCACAAAAGCAGCACTCTTTATCCACTCTCTTTTTGCTTTTCTTATCCACATCTCTAATATAGTTACTTTTATAATATGGAGGTAAAAATGACTGTTACATTTAAGAAAAAATTCGTATGGAAAGTAAATGCAAAAAAAGAGGGCAAAGTCCTTTTTAAAGAATTTTGTAAAGTGCTAGCACGGCCAAATATCAAAATTGAAGAAGTAGAAATTAATGATGAATGGATTCCAGGCAAAGCAGAATGGGAACATATCAGCATCAAAATTCAAGATATCCCTCCCGACCATGATTCACACTTAACTAGCGAATTAAAAAATGCAGATGAAGTAGAATTGGAAATGTATGGCGGAGATGGCTCCCTGTTTGAAAAATGGAGTCTTAAAAATGATCTAGAAATAATTGATTGTCAATACACTCCCTATCTTGATGATATTGATGATCGAGGCGAGATAACATATACTATTAAATACAACGACTGTTCTTACATACATAAAAATGGGTTTAAGACATGAAATTGCATTTAGGATGTGGAAGAAAGCATTTAGAGGGATGGGCAAATGTTGATGTGAACCCTAAAGCCAATCCCGACATTTGTTTAGATTTAAATGATGAATGGCCGTGGGATGATAATAGCGTAGATGAAGTCTATTGCAATCATGTTTTAGAACACTTCACTCCCAGAGAATATCTTAAAATACTAGGCAAGATGTATAGAGTGTGCAAACATGCAGCCATTTTAAGAATCAATGTCCCATATGTGTCTAATTCTAGATATAATCAAGTCAATCCCTATCACCTAACACATTTCAATGAATTCTCTTTTCATTTCTTCGATAGTAAAAAAATGAAAAAGGGACCATATCACTCTCAAACAGAAATAGAACTTAAAGAAAAGTCAATAGAACTTGTTTATTTCCCAGAGTGGAGAAACAAACCAGAAGATAAGAAAACCCACGCACGCAAACACTACTGGAATGTGGTTAAAGAAATAAAATTTGTCTTAGAAGTGGTAAAGAATTTTGGTGATAAATAACCATATATAAAGTAGAACTTTAGGAAAGGAGTTTCCATGTATAAAAGTTTAATTGCTTGTATAGGCGCAATGGCTCTAGTTGTAGCCATCGGTTGTTGCCCCGCCACTCAAACCTCCGTGTTTGAAGAAGAGGGTGTCAATGAAGGGCAAACCAGTGAAATTGAAAAACAATTTAAACCGGAATTCTGCCCGGATGATAGAGAAGATTGTGAAAGAGATTGCTGCCCTAAGTAGTCTTAAAAACGTTTTCTAATAAATGCTGGTGTTAGGGAGTTCCCTCATCAGCATTTTCCGTTTCTAGCCACTCTCTAAAGGCTAATTGTGCAAACATATTGAGCGATCTATTGGGATTATCAAGAAGCTTCTTCATTTCCTTTTGTCCTGCCGTCCCTGAAAGCTTTTTCCATGCTTTCTTCCGTGCAGCGCGACTATACCTCTTAAATGAAGGCTTTAAGGCATGTGCCATATCTAAGATAGCACTGCGGATATTGGTGTCTACGCTTTTACGTTTCATAATACCCTATATACTAAAATGGAATTAAATTTAAATAAATCTGACTTCCAAGTTATTGGAATGCGAAGGAGCGGTCACCACGCTATTATTCATTGGCTAATTCCCAACCTGGGTTGTGAGGTTTATTTCTCTAATAACTGTCATATAACAAAAAATAAACAAATCACAACAAACCACAAAGCCAACATAAACATCCCAGAAAACGCTCATAGGCTTGTAAATTTTGAGGACAAACTATTAACTCTAATTGAAACAATCATTCGAGGAAAACGCATACTTGTTTTAAGAGACCCTTTCAACTGTATAGCAAGTAGAATCTGTAAGCGTCTTGATAACAAACGACCATTAACTCCACGTTGCTTAAAATTTGACATGAATCTTTGGTATCAATACGCAATGGAATTCACGGGGAAAACAAATTATCTTGGGGGATGTGTTAAAATTAATTACAACAAGTGGTTTGTAGATAAAGAATATAGAAACCAAATTGCAGATAAATTCGGAGGCTTGAAAAAAGACCTAAAAAGTAAAGTATGTACTTTTAGTAGCTTTGATGGGAAAAAATATCAAGACAGAGCAGAAGAAATGCAAGTTTTACATAGATGGAAACAAATAAAACACCCACTCTTTCAAAAGGTTCTAGCCAATAAAAAATTACGCGAACTATCCAACTCAATATTTGGAGATGTGTTGAAATAAAAAAACCCCGCCAAAATGGCGGGGTTTTAGCACAATTTTTAATTCACATATAGGCTGGACGACCAGTTGCCTTGGCAACCACCCGTTCATGGGGCCAATTGGGATTTCGGCGGGCATAACTTTTCACCAGCCTACCGATTACACGCCCGCTACGAGCGGGATTCCTGCCTAAGCACAGCGCCATCTGCTGGTAGGTGCCCGACCAGCCGCCATCCAAAATAGCCTTACAACGATGGTAGGTTTCCGACAATTGAGATTCAGGTTTCATCCCAAAACTCCCTGTATGAGAGAACCGCAGGGGGACGGCACTCCCTGTATGAGAGCTAAAACCGGCCTGCTTTTCCCATTATAGCACAGGTTTGCTCCCTGTATAGTGGGAAAATTCGAGAAAAATCACCCTGTATCAAATTTCCCGCTGTGGGACGTAGGGCGCGTAGAAATAGCCCATATCAAGATAAGATGGACCCCTATAACTCCCAAATAGCCCAGGATAGCTATGTACGCCACATTCACGACTGCTCTCGCCCCACGTCGGCCAAACGCCACATTGGGGCACGCGGGTAAGATTAGGAAGATCCTCAGGATTAAATTGCATCATAGATGCAACATATAATTTAGCTGGCTTCTTCGACATAATGTTTCATCCCAATACTAGCGAAATACCAATCCTTATAGATATCAAAAGAATCTCTAAGCGGCTGGCCTAATTTCACATTTTCTTTGAGGCGAGCTTCTATTTTACCATTCCTGCTACTTATCAAATCTACGGCGCTCAAAATAGTCGCCTCTTGTGATTGTGTCGGCTTATAGCTTCCCCATTCAATTTTACCATGATGAGATGCTATCAAATGAATAACTTCATTAATGAAATCTTGTTCTAAACCCTCACTCTCACCTACACTCTTAACCAATTCCATTCCATAGAAAATGTGACCAATGGACTGCTCAGTAGCCAATTGATCTGCTAATCCCGCCTCTGTAATAAAATAGGTTTCAACTTTACCTATATCGTGCAATATAGCTCCTGCGTATAGGACATCCCTATTGATGAAGCCATATGGTTCCTTACAACTTTCGTAAATCACCCTACATAAATCTAAAACCTCAGCGGTGTGGACCAACAAACCGCCTGAATAATTATGATGAATTGTAGAGGCGGCGGGGCAGGACATCAACTTCTTTCTGTCCAGTTTAGAAAGGCATTTATTCACAAAGTTATAGTGTTTCTCATCATCCCACAGGCTCTTATCAGAAATCAACTTCAAAGCCCATTTAAGCCGTTCAGGGTCAGCTTTTGGGAATTCGCAAAGTTCTTTCTCATCTTCAGGCAAGTCTTCTTTTGATATCCTATCAAAGCCAAGCGGAGAAATTACAATACTCTTATGGGTGGCTAGTTGATCTTTGAATTTGTTAATTCTGATTACATCATTCACATGGGGATAGTCGGGGTCTTTAGCCGCCTCTTTGTGTGCATCCCACATGTTTGCTTTAATTTGACCAGAATTAGTCTTTATAAGCAAAGCATAGTAAAATCTATCCCCAGCTTTAGTAGGGCGAATACCTGTCTCTAACACCAGGGCATATAAGGGAGTTGGTAGAGCCATTATTTCTTTTCCATGAATACCTTGTTAAAATCAATCCACGTTTCTTGTAACGCTTTTTGCCCGTTCCTCAAAACCTACCAAAATCTAACAGTGCTAAATTTTGCGTTTGATTCTCACTTCTCCGACGACCACCTGTTGTCAAAACAACATGAACCTTATCATCTCCATGAGCGTTGATTTCCGTCGAACTGACGGTATTTTTTAGATTACATGCAGCATTTAAGTCTCGATCCATCTCAAGACCACAGCTACACTTGTATGTTCTCTCGGATAGTTTCAAGTCTTTCTTGACCTTGCCACAACCCGAACACATCTTACTTGAAGGAAAGAACCGATCCACAAACCTAACCTCAATACCAGACCAACCAGCCTTGTATTCCACCTGCCTACGAAACTCTCGCATGTTGGCATCGTGAATAGCTTTTGCTAAATTATGGTTTTTGGTCATGCCGCTTACATTCAGATTTTCCATCACAATGATCTGAGGTTGCTTGGTTTTTACAATCTCTGAACTTGCTTTGTGAGTGGCATCTTTCCTAATGTTCACGACCCGTCGCCACAACCTTGCGATCTTCGTTCGTAGTTTCTTTCTTCGCTTGCTTTTCTTGTCTATCTTCTTTGCCAGCCTTCGCTGAAAGTATTTGATCTTGCTTTCCAGCTTGGATAATGCTTTGGGATTATCATATTGGCTTCCATCAGAAGTGGTTGCCAACGTCTTGATGCCCAAGTCGATCCCCAATACATCACCTGTATTTTTATGTTCTTCAACTTCCTCACGAACCAGAACCGAGACATACCAGCGACCCGCTTGCTCGCTCACCGTTACTGACAAAATGTGTTGGTCAGTTGGGATATATCCCACTTCTTTCAATCTAAGCCAACCGAGTCTCGGTAACTTGATTCGTTTGTTTTCAACTTTGATTGATCCAGTCAAACGGAAAGAGCCGATGCCTTTGTTTCTGGACTTGAACTTAGGGAATCCTGCTCGCTTCTCAAAGAAGTTCTTGAACGCCGTCTGTAAGTCTCTGAGGCTTTCCTGCATCGCACACTTGGAAACCTCATACATGAAGGCAAATTGTCCCTTTTTCTCCACATTGAGTTCTCGGTGCAGTTGCATGGCGTTTGGCTTAGACTCTTTCTCTTGGATGCGTCCTAACGCCCAATTCCAAGCCTTTCTCGCACAACCAGCGTTCTTCATCAGCAAAGTGCGTTGCTTATTATTTGGATCAAGTTCTGTTTTGTAAGCCTTCTGGATCAACATGCAGCCTCCTGCTGTTGTTGTTCCAGCAACTTCTTTTGCTTTCTTATCTCGGCTGAACGTCTCCCGTATATGCGATTACTGAATGAAGACATGAGCGAAAGCATATCTTCAACAAGTTCTGCCTCATAACTCTTGCCTAAGACTTCGCCAATCCATTCGATCTCAACATCATGGCTGGAAAAGAACTGATTGAGAAAGTCAAAGTTGAAACGAGTCAAACGGTCTTTATGCTCAACTACAACCTTGTCAATTTCTCTTTTGGAAACCAGCTTGAATAGTTGCTTGAGTTTAGATCGGGTATCACACATGCCCGATCCCACTTCCTCAAACGATTTTACAACATGGTATCCTTGTTTCGCACAATAGGTCAGGACTCGCCCGTTCTGTCGTTCTAGGTCGCCCTTCTGCTTTTGTTCGTGAGAACTGACTCTGCAATAGCTGGCTACTCGAATTATATCTTTCTTTTTCTGTTTTTGGTATTCACCACAGAGTTTTTGAATGTCGGTCAAGCGATACCTGCGGTGATTTCCACAGGTCTTGACTGCTTCCAGTTTACCTTCTTCATCCCAAGTTCTCAGAGTATTGATATGGACTCCGAGTAAGTCTGCGGCTTTACCGATGCTCAATAGTTTCTGGTTCATTCTCCAATAGTTCCTTTTCACGGAACACATGGAGCCATTCATCGTATTGTTTCTGAAACTCCTCAACTGTGGGAACTTCATCAAGTTCAAACATCATAGGATGGACAGTGCCATCTGCTGTTTCAAACTCAGTTTTGGTTACTTTGACGATTTTTCGGCTCAACATAATGTGTTTCCTCTCTTTATATGTAGTATCATACCTACAATTTTCATTTAGAAAAAGTCAGATTTTGTGAGATTTTCTGGCAACTGTTCACAACCCTTCCAATGGCGGCTTTTTTGCCATTGTAATTTTTCGCTTGCTTATTGATTCGGGTGAGGGCTTTTTGCCTAAATGAGACAATCTAATTTTATTTTTAGTTTCTTCAGAAAACACCTTCCCTAAATGCCTTAATCTAATTCTTTCTTTAGTCTCTTTTGAATGTTTTCGCCCGAGTTGGCATTGTCTCCTTCGCTCTCTTACACTGCATGGGGTTCCAAACTCTTTAAATCTCTTTTTTTGAGAATTGCTTTGTTTTAATTTAGATTCAGTTGTCCAAACTCGTTTTTTATTCGCATTGCCTATTTTAATCTTTGTTTCATCACTTCGCTTCATGCCAAGACAACTACCGCCTGCGGTTGGTTGCATATTATAACAATTCCCCCAAACTTCATTAATCCAATATTGTTCTCGATCATCTAGCTCCCCAATATCACAAACTTCTTCTAATATAAAAAACTCAAAATTATCACCACCATATTTATTCCAAGCTCTTTGTAGGTGTTTGTTGTAATGAGAGCCCTTAATCAATAATCTTTTATGTTCCAAAAAACGACCCTCCACTCCCTTTTTGCCATTCACCTGCCCAACGTACATCTTATTATTTACTTTGTTTTTTATCCCGTATATTCCCTGTGTCTTTTTCATAAATCATCTCCAGATCAGAAACCCTATATCTTCTGTGCCCTCCGATTGTGCGAAGTGGGGCGAGTTTGCCATTCTTATCCCAATTTCTCAAAGTGGTCGTAGTGACTCCTAACATTGAAGCCGCTTTTTTTATAGACACAATTTCTTCCATAATATTATATAGTAACACTTTATAGGTTTTTATAAGATTTTACAACTTTTTCAATAATTTGGGTTGTAGAAACACCTTCCACTAATGGGGCATAATAGAACTCCTTAGCCAATTCAGCAGAGCGGGGTCGTTTTATACCTTCACCCTTTACGAGCACATCAGGCTGAATTTCCTTATACAAGTTATAAGGACTTTCAGTTTTAAAAGGAAGTACAAAATCTACACACTCTAAGGAAGCAATTAAATTTAATCTCTGTTCTAAAGGTACAACAGGTCGATTTTCGCCCTTTAGCTTTTTAACACTTTCATCAGAATTTATTAAAACAGCCAACTTATCCCCTTTTGATTTAGCAAATTGAAAAGAAGCAACATGCCCATAATGCATAAGATCAAATACGCCATTCGAACACACTAATTTAAAATCTCTATTCATCAGATCGTGGGGGTCCACAAATTTTGTTTCAACAAGCTCATAAGGATATATGGGCTTATTGTATTCCATCTGGACATAAACAGCACCAGCCCTATAGGCAATTTCAACAGCTTCAACTAAAGAGAAATTATGAGCTATTGCTAGAGCTAAATGGGACACAAATGAGTCTCCCGCCCCAATTACACTGGTTACTTCTGTGGAGAGATTGGGGCGGTATGAAAATGTCTTTCCATCTATTGACATCCCCATCACACCACACCCGCCATAAGTTGTTACAATATTACTTCCACCTAACTTTTCAGCCAATCTCTGACATTGGAAATCAGGGTCTTTTACATCTGTAAATCGTTCTGCTTCGACAGAATTAGGCTTAAAAACCGAACACCCTATCCATTTCTCAATAGGTTCATCTTTGGGATCAACTATAGTTTTAACGCCATGCGTATGACAAATTGTAATGATCTCTTGTGTAAACTTAAAATCATTAAAAAGCCCCTTGCCATAATCACTTAAAATTGCTAATTCAAACGCATTTTTCCTAATCCCCTCTTCAAAAACCTCAAGCAACCGCCTGCGGTCATCATGATCTATCACAAATTGACTTGTTTCAATATCCCATCTAATTAAATTTTGACCATCTTGAAATCGTTTTTTGATTGGAATTCTATTAGATGTGATAACAGGATCAATATTTAGATGATGTAAAACATTTAAATCCTTCTGGGAGAGCAACCCAAATAATGTGTATTCCACATTCCAGTTCTTAAACTGGTGTGCTACATTTGCCGCACCACCAGGAACTACTTGAATGGGTTCGTCATCATTTGACCGCATAACGGGGATTGGGGCCTCGGGTGAAATCCTTTTTACATCCACCTTGTAATACTCATCAATCATTAGGTCGCCCAAAATGGCTATACGAGGCGATCTTAAACGGTTATCTGTAAGGTATTGTGCTATTATGCTCATAACATAATGAGAGTAAAATCATACAATATTAAATATAAATAAGGCAAAGGACATTCCGTAAATACAAGGTGGTATTATGATACACAATCAGAGAATTTATCAAATAATAATTCGAGGAGAAAGAAACACAGGAACACACTGGTTGCATTCCCTATGCCGAGAGAATATTAAGAACGTGAAAATAGGCAATAAGGCATACTTATGGAAGCACGGATTTTTTCTAGGAAAAGAACCTAAAAAAACAACACATTTAATTTTAGTGATTACAAAAGATGTATATGCATGGGTTTATTCATTGTATAAGCGCCCATATCATGTGAAAAGAACTTCAAATTTAAATCACTTCATAAGAAGGCCATACCAATCATTCTGCACTACTAAATGGTTCGTCAAACACATGAAGCAAACTATGTATAAGGAGTTAACCTTTGAGAAAAAACCAAATGGTAAATTATACGAAAACATCATACAACTAAGAAATGCAAAACATCGCCAATGGCTATCATTAAGAGGAGAGAGAAAAGTTGAATTTATAAAATACGAAGACCTATTTGCAACTCCTGAGAAAGTTATTGATACAATATGTCAAAAATACAAGTTACAGACCAAAAGATTCACAAACAAAATGGGTTGGCGAAGTCAGTGGTCATCTCCTAAAACATATAAAGAAAATGATCCCAAAGCTCGCTTTAATAAAAAACAAATCCAATTTATAGCCGCTGAAAATGATTGGGAAACAGAGGCTCTCATAGATCAAATCGCCATTAAATAACCTACATAGTTATCTTGGGTAAATCTTCCATTCCTAACGCATATCGGAAAGCGCTAGATATCATAAAATTACTATTAAGCCAATCATTTGGAGTGAATTGGAAACAATGTCTTGGAGCATCTTTCTTAAAATGCGATCCAAAACAAATAGCCCAGATAACAGGCGCGGGGAATTTCTTTCTGATGAACTTAGACCAATGTTTATTAGAAAGAAATGCAGCAGCAGCCTCACTTATGGGACATGGACGCTGATAGTGTAACCCATAAACATCACCAGATACCCTGCTTTTATTTAACATTACGGCCCCAATAGCGTGCCAACTAGGAACCTTAAATTTAGTTTTTTTTAATAGCTTATATTGCTTACGTAAGTATCTTTTTAATGTTGGACTATTAGGCTTTGCAATCATTAAATTTACAGATAGCCACTTTGTTGTCCCTGGCGAAAGCTCATCAGCCATAAATGTGGCCTTAGATTTCTCAAGACGATCAGTTAAAAGAGATAAATTATTCAAACAAATTACATCTACATCTACAAAAACCCCGCCATATTTAGTCAGAATTCTTGGCTTAACATAATCTGTCTTGTGTGCCCATTTCCTAATTTTCTCCCAATTTTCCGTCAAATCCGGCAAATACTCTCTGATGTTTTTGCTGTTTAATAAATGAAAATCAAAGTCTTGAGAATTATGAAGCAGTGTTTTGAGTCCCAACTCACAAAGCGGGGGCATAGGGGGTCCATCCCAAAAACACCAAAGATTTTTTAGTTTGGGTTCAACTTCTTGCATAATCTATATATATCAACCATAAACCGTATTATGCGTCCGGTTAACCCTTACAAACGTGGTACATTTAGATAGATCTCTTAATTTATCAGTACCTACATAGGCGCAAGCTGATCTCAAGCCTCCTGTAATTTCCTGTATGATATTCCTAACTGTCCCTTTATATGGCACAGTGACGCATTTCCCTTCTGCTGCACGGTACTTCTTTAGCCCGCCTGAATATTTCTCATTTGCCCTCTTGGAAGACATGCCATAGAAAACTAATTCTCTACGACTATGTTCATATTCAGTTCGCACACCATCTTTATCCAACCAATCTCCCTCACATTCGGCTGTCCCTGCTAACATTCCACCCAGCATCACAAAATCTGCTCCCGCTGCAAATGCCTTCACTACGTCACTGGGCTCTCTACACCCTCCATCTGCGCATATGTGCCCACCATGCCCATGAGCAGCATCGGCACATTCAATAATAGCACTCAATTGTGGGTAGCCAACACCCGTCACACGCCTCGTTGTACAAACACTTCCTGGCCCTATGCCTACCTTAACAATGTCTGCCGCCCCAGAAATTAACAATTCAGAAACCATCTCGGGAGTACAAACATTCCCCGCCATAATTACTGCATCGCTGCCAACAGCCTCTCTAAGTCTTTTTGCTCTATCTTGGAAAAATTCCGTATAGCCATTGGCCGCGTCCATGCAAAAATATTTAATTGGATAACAATTACCCATTACAGCCCTAACATCAGAGAGTTTGGCAAAATCTTCATCCTTGATGCCCATTGTGTAAAACATTGCTTGCTGGTCAAAGTGCTCTGCCAAAGATTCGAACTCATAATGCTTATGCAAACAAGTTAACATCCCTTCAGATGATAATGCCTCGGCCATCGCAAAAGTGCCAGTAGAATCCATGTTCGCCGCAATAATGGGAACGCCCGTCCATGTCGCAGTGGAATTCAAAAACTTGTAAGTCTTTGTCAAATCTACCTTTGAACGACTCACTGTTTTAGATCGCTTCGGACGAATTAGAACATCCTGAAAATCCAACTTGATATCATTAATAATTTGCATTATAATTCCTCTATTAAAGACAAATTAACATACTTGGGCATACTTGTCAATGATAGATGTAGCACTAGCCACCAAAAATCGCACCGAACAATTCAAAAGCACTGTCATTAACCTAAATGAGCAAGCTGTTGCTCATAAAATATTTCTATACGTTCTAGATGGAAATAATAACAATGAAATATCAGATTTTATAAAATCTAAACAGTGGAACTTTGCCAAAATACAAATCAATCAAGATCAACAAATCTTTCCCGATACAAAAGATTTAAACTGGCCTAAACTCTATAACTGGATAATCAATCAAGGCAACTCTCCATATGTCACATATTGGAGCGATGATATCATTGCAGACAAAGACTGCCTTAAACTTGCCCGTGAAAAATTAGAATCTAATGAAAAATATGGGGCGGTTGTTTTCGGAGGCTACAAAGACAGCCGATGGGAAAAAATAGGCCATCTAACTACGCCTCTGCAAACAATCCCATGCATCAATTATGGGCTTATCAAAAGAAAAGCGTTTGTAGACATTGATGATAAATACCAATTCTATCATGCAGATAGCGACCTGTCCCTTAAAATACTCTCCGAAGGATGGACAATCTACGTTGAAAATAAATGCAAAATAGATCACAAACGAGGCGAATGGGAAAACCCAGCCTCATTAGAAGAAGGCCAAAAGAAAGACAGGCAACGCTTTCTCGGCAAATGGGCCAATTACTTTCCTGAGCATCTTTTTGAGTATCTAGATGACCCCTCAGACGCAGATGAATACCTCGCTAAAATCAAATTAGGACACGAAAGGATGTATAACAGCAAAGCGGTTATTTGCACAATATTAAAACATCGTGATCCAATATTATTTAAACGCCTAGACAATTTAGCTAAGCTATTTAAATCTGCTCAAGTTATTGTGGTGACAAAAGATTTTTACCTGGAAAGAAGGATAAAATTAGAAGGTTATGACTTCCAGGTTTTTTGTGCTAGAGAAAGCCTCGCAAATATGAGAAATATCTACATGAGCGCCATGGAATTGCTAACTCCTAAACCTCAATATTGTCTTGTGGTAAACCCAGAAGTCTGCATCAGTCAAAACGGAATAGCACATACAATTGGAAGCGGAGGGTGGCACGCTGTTGGTTCTAACTCTAGACTTCTAGGTAATTCAAATGAATTTTATTTCAGAGGGCCTAGCACCTATACAGATAATACAGGGGGGCGTATGAAAAAACATGATGCATGGATTGAAGACACACATCAAAAAACACCACAAAGAACAAAAAGACTGATTCCAGCCGCAAACTGCTTTGGAGACTTAATTATTTATAAATACTCTGCCATTGAAGGGTTGCGATATAACAAAGATGGTCACACAGGGTTTAACAAAATGATGAAAAGCCGAGGGTATAGAAGTATTAAAGTGAATCCAAATCAATTTACATTCAACTGGTACAAGTAAACTCAATCACATCAAATCCATCACACGCCTCAATTAATTTAGATTTCCATTCATCCCCCAATTGAGGAAAGAATACATCCCCTTTATGTTTCCCCTTCACTTTGCTGACAATGATCTTATCTACTAAGCCCTCTTTGAGAGCCGAAGCGTAGATTTGTCCTCCTCCAATAATGAAGATTTCCCTATCGGGCATATTATCCTCAGCATATTGGATAGCGGATTGAAGATTAGAGCAAACAAAAGGTGCGCCTCTCTCTAGTTGCGACTTCAACCATGAAACATCTACCATTCTTGTCGAAACAATTATATTTTGACGATTGGGTAGGGGCCTTACGGGCAGGGATTGCCAAGTTCCCCGACCCATAATGACCACTTGCCCAACAGTCAATTCCTTAAAACGTTTTAAGTCGTGAGGAAGATACCAAGGTATTCTTCCATCACAACCTATTACATAATCTTCGTCATGTGCTACTAGAATCGTCTTCACAGCATTTCTTCTTTTCTGGACAGGTACATTCTTCCTCAGGGACACAATCCGTCTTCTCTGGCTCTGGGCACTTATCTGTTTGCTCGCAGCACTGATCGTCTTTCTTCTCAGGACAACAACTCATATTAGCCTCCTTAAACGGCTACAGGGATTTTAATGACAGGTTGGGGGTTATAATCTGTTATCTTAAAATTATCCATCGTATAGGAATCAATATCCGAGGCGGGTTCTACTTCTAATTTTGGACAATCCACTTTAGGTCTTGAGAGGTATTCTTCTACCGCCTCAATTTGATCTACATAAATATGTGAATCTATTGTATGGTGAACAAATTCATATGGTTTATATCCAGTTTGTTGAGAAAGCATATGAATAAGTGCCGAATAAAAACAAATGTTATATGGAACACCTACAGGGAAATCACAGCTTCTTTGTGTAAGAACACCACTTAATTTATCTTCATGCACAAACACTTGGAACGTGTAGTGGCAGGGTGCTAATCTCATCATATCAATTTGCTTAGGATTCCACAGGGAGAATAAATTGCGGCGACTGTTGGGATTGGTTTTTAATTGTTCTATCATCCAAGCAAGTTGATCGAAGCCACCCAAGCCATAAGTTTTGTATTCATAAGTTTGTTCCATTTCAAGTTTCAATCCAATACAATAATCTCTAGGAGAATTTCTTGAGCCTCCAATCCCATTACCATAGTCTCCACCAAAATGCCTCAATTGAAATCCATAAACCGGACCTAATGAGGCGGGGGCATAACCGTGTTTCTTTTCAAACTCTTCATCTACCCACGGAGTCCAGAAATCCGCCCCTAATTTTTTAAGGTCATTATTATTGGTAGAGCCACTTATGAACCAGAGCAATTCTGCAAACACTGCCTTGGGCCATATTTTGCGACGGGTAAGCAAAGGAAAGTATTTGTCTATTTTATAGCGAGATTGGATGCAAAATACAGCAAGGGAATCTACACCCGTTCTATTCTCTTTTTTAACGCCCTCATTCAAAATGAGTTCTAGGGCTGCATCATAATCATCAAGCAGGTAGGTCATACGTATTGCTTACATTCGCTAAAGGGCAATATTTCTACAAAGTGGTATGGCACAGTAGAATCATCATCATATTCTTCCGGTTTTCCCTCAATCTTATACACGGCCATGCGGGCATCATCGGGGGTGTGTTTTATTTTCCAAAGATCCATCACCTTTTGACCTAATGTTTTATCTTCTTGATCTTCAGTCAATTTTGCAATATGCATCTTCGGAGGGAGGGGAGAACTAAGGGATACAACCGAACTGGTCAACCCGTCTAGCGGACCACCATAATGAATTGTGTCAAATTCGTAGCCGTATCCATCAATATCAATTTTCATTTAGGACGGCGACCAGGATTCGAACCTGTTAGCCCAAACGCTCACCGTCAAAGGCGGAATTTTATCGAAGTAGAGCCGGAGGTAATCATTAATCTCTAACATTAAAATTCTTCACCATGCTGTCATATATCCGGGTACAAACAGTTGGAAATTCCGCAAACCATCGGCGTTGTAGCGCCTGCATTAACAATAATATAGATATATTGCGGTTAAAAGTCAACAAGATAAAACAGACTCTAAAATTGAATCGCTTAACACCCTTAATTCGGGGTGACACGGAAAGCATATTATTCGGTTATAGATGTCATTCGCCACCGAAGAATCATCTATTGGCTGATAATACCTGTGTAATTTAATATAGGCATTATCTAAAGAAGGTGGGCAATTGCTTAACAAGGGCACGCAATGTGGAATGTGCTTTATCTTACGAGTGATTAGGGGAGTTTTCCCAAACTTAACCCCTATTCTCACAACTCTTTCATATTGCTCTATGTAATCTCGTCGCATTTGATCTACAGTAGCCAATCTCTGCAAAATAAAAGAGGCGGCGGGGTCGGACATCTTGCCATTAAAGGCAGTATTTTTTATAGATTGCGTCTTCCACTTACCAAAATTAATAATAGCTCTAAACAATTCATAATACTTCTTCTCTATAACAGCACAGCCTCCTTCTCCAAACCCCCAAGGCTTCGTGTGATGAAGACTAATAACTTCATTAACATCATGATCCGGCAAGGCGTCAAACGCAGAGCATGAATCACAAATTACAATCTTGCCTTTTTTTTTGTATTTCTTTACCGAATCCACTACACCAAATGGATTTGTAATCAAAATAGCGTCATACTCATCGTCACCAATTAAATCAAGATTTATCATCCCTTTTTGATCGCAGTCAATTACCTTTGCTTTTTTTAAAGGGCCTTGCTTTGCACAATGAAAATTGAAACTTGAGACTACCCAACGTAATTCTTTCCCTGCTAGGTGGTTATGCATTTCAACAAGGGCAAAAAGCGCCAAAGTACCACTCGCACAAGCAACCACAGCACTCTTGTCTTGATTAATATTTAAAATATCAGCTAATCTTTCCTCCAATAGTATAGACACGGGGCCAAAGTTGGTCCAATGATTAGATAATACACTCCGGTTGAGTGTATTTTCTATAAAATCCCAATTTACAGGCTTGTTTTCTACGAAAGAAATCATATGGATAAAATTGCTGTTTTCCCTTGCGGATCAGAAATCGGACTGGAAATTGCTAGATCTTTTCAGGGGATTAAAAATGTAAAACTTGTTGGCATCTCCTCAGTACCTAATCATGGTAAATTTATATACAATGATTATATTGAAATTGATGGTTCAGTAGACGACCCTAATTTCATCTCTCAATTCTCTAACCTTATCAGAGAAAACGATATAGATTTTATTTTCCCTGCCCACGATGATGTCGTTTTATCATTTGCACAACATTTTGACACAAAAACCATAGGCTCGCCCCATAAAACGTGTTTGATTACTCGCTATAAAAGCCAAACATATCGACACTTTAACAAAATCATAAGAACCCCCAAATATTGCGATATGAACTATCCGCTTTTTATAAAACCAGATAAAGGGCAAGGCTCAAAAGGGTGTCACATCGTTAGAAACGCTAAAGAACTAAAATTCTATTTAACTCCCGAAGTGCTCGCATTGGAATATTTACCAGGAGAAGAATACACCGTAGAATGTTTCACGGATTATAAAGGACAACTCTTATACTGCGCCCCGAGACAAAGAAGAAGAATAAGCAATGGCATCAGTGTGAATACAAACAATGTTTCTTTGTCGCCTGATATAGAAGCTATGGCAAATGCTATTAATGATAATTTAACATTAAACGGGGCATGGTTTTTTCAAGCTAAATACAGTAGAACTGATGAATTGACTCTAATGGAGATCGCCCCAAGGATCGGAGGTTCTTCAGGATTAAGCAGAATCAAAGGAGTAAATCTTCCTGTCTTAAGTTATTTCAATCATCTAAAACAACCCGTGACCGTAGCCCCTAATGAATTTAATGTAGAACTAGACAGGGCTTGGAGTAATAAATATAAATTAAATATTGATTATAGCCACCTGTATGTTGATTTTGATGATTGCTTATACATAGATGGCAAAATAAACAGTGACCTAATTAAGCTTATCGTGCAATGCCGTAATGAAGGTAAATCAATTCACCTATTAAGCAAACATAGCGGGAATTTACATGAAATCTTACTTAAACTAAAAATAAAAGACTTATTTGACACAGTAGTACAGATGCCCAAGCATACTAAAAAATCATATTACATAAACCGTACTAATTCAATATTTATAGATGACTCATTTGAAGAGCGACAAGATGTATATAAAATCATTAGAATTCCAGTATTTGCACCGGATGCCATAGAGGGTTTATTATGAATGAAAAAGAATTTTTAGATTCAGTAAGCAAAACATACAAAATGGAAGGCTCCCCCTATAATCAAGGCAAAAGATCAATAGCCATAGGAGTTTTTAGTGAATTCATCAAACCAGGAGGAACAGCACTAGAATTAGGATGTGCTGATGGATATGAGACTTCATTAATCTCAAAACTAGTCTCCAAATTAGATGTAATAGATGGTTCTATACAATTCATAGAAGATTGTATGTTAAAATGCCCAGAGGCCAATTTTGTGCATGACCTATTCGAAAATTACTCTTCAAAACAAAAATACGATTACATCTTTGCCTCTTACGTGCTTGAACACGTAGCAGATGTGTCTCCTGTATTAAATATGATAAAAAGCCACCTGAAACCGGGTGGTCTATTTTTTACAGTCGTACCCAATGCTAATTCATTTTCCAGACAATTAGCAGTCAATATGGGCCTAATCAAAGACTTGAAAGGTTTAACAGAAAACGACATTAATCACGGGCATAGAAGGGTATATGATTCATTATCTTTATGTAGAGATTTAAAAGACGGTGGATTTACAATAATAGATAGAGGCGGAATACTTTTTAAATTGCTTGCAGACTTTCAAATGGATGAAATGCTGAATTCAAAAATAATCACAGACCAACATTTGCAAGGGTTATTTAAAATGGGTGTGCTTTATCCTAGTTTGTGTGATTCAATATATGCCATATGTAAAATCATATGAAGAAAATATGTTCTTTTTGTATTTTTCCCTATAATTCATATCTTTTCCCCTATGATCCATATTACAGGACACCATCTTCATTGCCTCTGATGTTTTCTTATCTGGCTTCACCAGCCACCCCCACAACAACTCATATGCAAATTCATAATAAAAAATATCAAGTGCCCTTCCTATATCAATCATAAACGAATTACGCAGAGTGGCATGAAGCTTGTAAATAAACCAACTTGCAAGCGCCCCCGCAACAAACAAATATATTGTCTCATCTTGATGGTTACTTTTTACTTTCTCTAAAATTTCATCAATAAAATCTGTTGCTGTTCTATAAGGAATATTTATATGACTATAATTTTCAAGCCCCGCTCGCTCCCCAAAATCTAAAAAATAAGGAGGGCCTACTATTACTATCCTACGATTCTTATACTTATTCAAAAACTCAATCAATTGCTTATTGATAGCATAAGATCTAAAAATTCCACCATGAAACAAAATGTCTTTATGCCTAATAAAATCATTCATAATTTTATGCAGATGTGCAATACGTTTACTTTTGTATTTCATGTGTTGGCGTTTGGCTCGGCGGTAGTGATGAGCAGTATCATTGATGGCATATAAAATATTTTCATCAACTCTTGATGTTATCAACTTCAAAATGTCAAAATATATTTCATCTTTTACAAACCATTTTGTAGTTTGTTTAACCATACCAGCAGCTAACTCTTTAAGATCCGCCTCAGAATCTATATTAAATTCACGATCAGGAAGTGCTTTATATATAAAATCCCAAACGGCGTGTTGGTGTTTCACGAAATAGAAATAGTTTTTAGAATCAATCCTATCGGAAAAATAATGCATTTTAGGTAAATGTACCTTAATATTATATTTTTCACTCAGGACAACTGACTTGATCTTAGGCTTGACATGTATCACAAAAGCCTCCGGCCTTTACTTTGCGATTGCACCTTGAACAATATGCTTGAGATGGAAAACCTCTAGTCACCATACCAATGCCGGTAGGTCTAGCAAAAGTAGCCACAGCATTCGTGCCTGTTGAAACTTCACTTAATTTAGCTTCATTCTCAGCCAACCACTCCTTAAAGCCTTTTTTCTTCTTCTTGGGAAGCCCCTCATGTTTGGTGCTAGCAAATTCTTCTGCATCTCCGGGTTTAATAGTTTTAGCAATTTTCTTTACTTTTGGACTAGCACATTTCTCGCCTTTTTGACAAGCATGTACCATTCCCATAAGTTGTTGTTGGCTTTTACTGACTGCTGGCATTATTCATCCTTACATCATAGGGGGCGATTGACCTTGAGCCGCTGGACCCCATCCTTGTTGTAACATCTCATCAAATTCTTCTATTGGAATCGTGAAGCACCCCTCATCTGCGTCCGCTTCTTTAGGATCTTCGTCCTTCTCATCCTCGCCTTTAGCGTGAATCACCTGTTGGGCTAAATGAGGGTTATTTGACGACGCTATTTGCAACTCCACATGAGTTGGCTCTTCGTCATCGGGCGTAAAAGCTTTAATGATGGTGGGCAACATATTATACATCTTGTCCCCAACTCTACCCGAGTAGGGTATATTTTGCCCTATGAATGCTGCATAATCTATATCCAACACGTCTTTGTGAGCCTGAAGATGAGACGGCTCTTTCTCATCTTCTTCTTTTTTAAGCCATTCGCGGAACTTCATACAGATATATACCTAATAAAAAACCATTTTCACTTCGCTAATATTATATATAAAATAGGAGAAAGGCACAATAATGGCTCAATTCGGCTCTGATTTAAAACATTTCGTCACATTATGGAATGAGAGCGAAGAGGTTAGAAACCAAATAAAAATACTGCTTGACGGTCAAAACCTCGTCATGTTCTTTAAAAAGGGGGATTCTATTTACGGATGCCCTGAAGAAAGTCGTATTACATACGCCATTATGAAAAATCCAGATGATGAAACATCAGATAAATGGATAGATGATGCTAACTTCATGGCTATGAATTTAAATAAAGCTCTAATGGGTGCCAAAGTGCATAACATCTTCGCAAATAAGGACATAGGAGAAATTAAAGTATTAGACAAATCTAAAGTAGAAGATGCATTAGTAGATTTAGCAGCAGCCTTAGGAAAAGAACTAAAAGCAGAGAAGTTAGCTCCCAAACCAGACCAACCAAGCAACACCCCGACATCAAAAAGTGACGTGCCTCTGGGAGAAAAATAATGGCTCTACCATTCGTGCCGGATAATCACAAACGCAAATGGCATTGTTTCGTGTGTGGTCTAATGTTCGAAGAATTTGAACCATTCAAACAACACATATTAGAAACACATGACGAAGGCAGAGACTTTGTAGTTTGCCCACTAAAACGGTGTGGCGCTCCTGTGCGAGATATGAAATCACACTTTAAGGTGAAGCACCCTCGGGAGAAGCTTCCTAGAGGCGTACAAATGAAGGCTATCCTCTGGCGGGATCGCAAAGGCAAAAAAGGAAAGCTAGTAACCAGGAAACCCAAATTCAACGAAGGGTGTGTCATATCCCAAAAAATGAATGGAAAAGAAATCCATTATAGATCGGGGTACGAACGAGAAGTGTATGGATTACTAGAAAGCCTAAACGAAGTTGTTGAATATGACACTGAGACGGTGGAAATCCCTTATTCTTTTAATGGTCGTCAACATAAATATTTGCCTGATATACAAATCATCTTTGCAAACGGGACCGTAGAGTTGTGGGAAATCAAACCCGCCTCGCAAACTAGCGATCCACGTAATTTAGCCAAATGGGATGCAGCTAGATATTATTGTAATGTGCGTGGGTGGAAATTCAATGTGGTGACAGAGGTTGGCATTGGGAAGCTCAGGAGGGAGATTAAACGACGAAATCTTGCTCAATAAACATCCCCATTTTTTTCACAAGCCCCATCTTCATAAGGCCCGGCAATCCTACGATAAAGTTCTAATTTAACTCCCTCTAGAACTCCAATAGCACGATTTAACCATTTATATCGCCAACCAGTGTGAGGCTTCATTCTTTGATTGATGAGCGTAGTAATGGTGTAATTCATCACACCTTCTATCTCTTTATCTGGTATTTCCAGCAATTTATAAACCAATTCTCTAATCTCATAATCCACTGTAACTCTTTGCTCTTTTTTAATATACGGCATTGCTTATCCCTAATCGTAATAATCTAAATCTTCTCTATTGGGGTTTATTGAAATCAATAACAAAAACATAAACGCAACAACAAAAATGAAAGTCTCATACCAATCCAATTTGTAATCAAGCCAACTTTCAGCTTCTCGCTTGACCAAAAGGGGCATACAGACTACAAAAATCAAAGCTATTAAGCTCATCAAATATATCATATCGTATCGCCTTTAACGACCACATATGAATCTTCATCTTCGTGATGTGTAGAAAACTCCACAAAAAACGTATCCGCAAGACCTATAAACCTGTGTCTTAACCCCGGTGGAACATGAAAGGCATCCCCAGGATTTAATATAATCTCACAAGCATTCTCCATATCATCATCTTCTGAGAAGAGTACATGCATCTTGCCAGAAATCATAAAGAACACTTCATCTTTAATTTTATGATAATGGAAACTACACTTCTTACCCTTTTTCAAAAACAAACCCTTCCCGCAATATCCTTCATTCCAAATCCAATCCTCATACCCCCAACCTTTAGGCACAAAATTGCGAGTGGCAGGATCAACAAAGTGTTTCTTCCCCTCTTCAATTGACTTAACTATTTTATCTCGTTCTTGAATCAATTTCTTATTATCCATATTTCTTCTCCACATAGGGAATTACAATGTCATCTACTTTTTTGTAAAGATCACTTATTGACCCAGAGTTAATTATAAAAAGATCAAATAGGTCTGCTGGTTTAGGAGTGGGCTCTTCAAATGCATCAAGAGCAGCACCCCAAGCATGGTGTATCTCTCCCTCTACTGCGTATTTTGCACACCAATCAAGATAAGACTTCAGTTGTGCTTCAGATGGATGGTCTATATCATTCTCATGTCCTGGCCTCCAAAGAAGAATAGAAATCCCACCCCTATCCTTCACTGCCTGAGCTTCATTTAAATATCTTACATCTGATATAACTAAAGGTGTCTCGCCCCTAAAAACCCGATCTACCCAAACAGATGGTTTAATCTGGCGGAGTCCATCACCAATCTGCTGTAAAGCAAAACGAACTGTGTTAATGTAACCTACGGGAATTTCATCCATTCTTTTCCATTGCTCAACAAATTCCCAAGTCTCCCCAAACGCCTCCATAAATATATCTTTGACCCCATTGCCAAAGGCTTCCCTCTTCCAACCTGGGAGCTTGGAACCTAAATAATCGGATAGAACATCCTTACCACTAGCAATTTGCCCTGCTACAGATACTATTTCCATTTTATTTTCTCCACAATGCTTTTATATTACTAAATTAAGAAAAAGTCAACAATGAAAAGAAAAAAGAAAAAAATCAAAGAAATCTGCGGGAATTGCAGACTTTACAATCACGAAGAGGGAGAATGTAAAGTTACCGTGCTCGTAGGCACAGAAAAATTTAATATGCCCGTATTCCCCAAGGACAAGTGCCACATGGAAGAATTGGGCATAGAAATTAAAGAAATCCGGTGGTGGGCGGAAGATCCCGAAACAGGCGAAAAAACAGAAGGTGATGGAATTGTAAAAATGGAATACCCCACCGACCTTGGCCTTTGGGAAGGATTTTTAGAGGAATGAATGTCAACGTAGATATTGGTGGATTAGAAGGGCTTTGTGCTTGTTTCAACGACCCATGTTGGAATGACTTCTTCGCTGATTGCTGTCAATGCTGCCCTTCATCATCATCATCATCATCTCTACTTGGATTATCAATAGCTAAAATGCAAATGGTTTGGCTTGATTGGGAAGTATTCGGACCCGGAGAAGATCAAATACAAAAGAACCTCCACAAGCACATCGTTGAAAACACGTCATACACCCTAAGCTTTGAAGCTCGATGCAATAGCCCCGCTCAACTTCATATACATCTCGGGGACAAATTAGGACTAACAATTAACGATTATCAATCTGAGCCAATAGAATATGAGATAGCCCGACTCCCTGACCATTGGACTCCTTATCAATTTGAATTCACAACAAGCACTCTTCCCACTGCTCGTAACTTGATTTTCCGAGCAAGCCTAGAATATACAGACAGCCTATATGTGAAGAATGTGGTGGTAACCAGAGAATCTAATGCAGTAGAATTGCCCTTCTGGGAATTTGGGGCTGCTCAAGAAAAAGAACAAATAAAAAGGGGCGTAATAAGTAAAATTAAAAGCCTTGTATCTAAAATCAAATTCATTAAGGGAATATTGTTTTAGTAAGGCTGCTGCATTTGTTGAGCCGTTTGCTGTGCGTGTCCAGTATTCTGGGGATCATAAATTAATGTGGTCGCATAAACCCCATCTCTTTCCTCGGTGCGACTCTCAATCCCAGGAGGCAACTTATTGGTGCCTAACTTCTGAGCTAATTGCTGAACAGCCTTCGCATGAGCCGACCGTGCATTCGTGTCAATAGCTCTGGAAACTACACTCCTTGAACCCAAAAGTCTCGGTCTTGGGCTGATATTGGCGGATTTTGAGCCGGGCCTTGAGGTTGTTCGCCTCCCATGAACTTGCCTAAACCCATACCTGCGCCAACTAATGCACCACCTAAAGCGGCTTTTCGTCCAAGTTTACCCCAATCAACTTCAGCGTAATATTCCGGCTGATTAACTTCTAGCCATTCTTTAAATGTTTGCATAATAAATATATAAACATTCTACACCATTTTCTTAGCCGCCTCGCAAATTTGATTAATAGCCTCATCCTTCATCTTCAATGCATCCTTCACCTTCCCCGAATTAGATGCTACATCAAGTGGTGTGCGGATTCCAGAAGCCCAAAGCCTCTCAGCCCTAACCTTGCCAATATTGGGAATTCCACACAAATCAATCAATTCCGCCCTAACTCCATATTTAATTCTCATATTGAGGCGGGACAGGTATTGTCTCTGTTCCCACCTTGCACTCATGCTATCAATAGCCTTTAACACTTCAGCAAGTCGTGGAAAATCAAACTGTAGTCCTCTCATGAGCCCAAGGAAGGCTGTTGGGTTCCGGCCTCGCAGTAATTCATAGTAAGCATAACTAGCCTTAATAGCAGGCTCATACATATTTGGCATTACGCGATTAGTGCGAGCAAGATAGGTACTCATGCTTTCTCGTTCTAATTTACTCACAATACCAAACTTATGCGTGTCTATATTGCCAAGGGCCAAAGACAGATAGTAGTCATCATCTTCATGCCCACTTTGAAACAATAAGTTGAAATTCTTCCTTAGATCAGATACATCAAAAGGAGAATAGTAAAACATGCTGGCTACTTTACCAACAGAAGTAGCTCTAAGACCAAAACCATCCTCAATTATAGCACCACACTTTTCCAACAATGCAAGAGTGCCCTCTAAAATATCCTCTTCTAAATCTTGAGCTTGCCAGTTTGCCAAGCTTCGCTCATACCAATCATAAATATCTTCAACGGTTTTGACATGCCCGTGATGAATCTCACTAACCAGATGGAATGCCAATACTTTATAATGACCACCAACATTCTCCAACAGTTGAGATTTAATCAATTGCGGTTTTTTAAGTCGGTCCTTATAGTGATCGTAATTGCTAGAAGGGAGTAGAATATAAGCGTCCCCACTAGGATCATAGGCAGGACGACCAGCGCGGCCAACCATCTGCCAAATATCAAAATTATCAACCTCGCTAAGCCCACGATGCACCCCCGTAACAACAACTCGTCTTGCTGGTAAGTTCAACCCCCAAGCCAATGTACTCGTAGCTATAATTACCCTGAATTTAGGATCAGTACGAAACTTGTTTTCTAATGCAATCCTCTTATTTTTTTCAAGATTAGCATTATGGAATTCACAATCAATACTAGAACCCTGTAAAAGCCGTTTCAGCAACTCCCCTGTGCGCTTAGTGTGAACAAACAAAAGGAATTTGTCATCAGGATACCGCTCAACCAAAGATAAAGCATGCTTGGCTTTTTCTAATTCCTTCTCATCATAGGTAGAGCCCCCATCCCAACACTTCTCATAGTAAATCATTAAAGGACAAGGACGATATGTAGATTCTAATAAATAGGTCTTCTTATCAGTTAAAGTCCCTGATAACCAATCTCCCATTTCTACTACATTTGGCATAGTCGCAGATAGAAAAACAATCCTTGCTGTGGGGTTGATCTTCGTAAATTTCATTAATCCCACTTCTAAATGGTCACCCCGATTGGGAACCGTAAGCAAGTGCGACTCATCCACAACCAACACCCCAACATCCTTGAGAAACTGACTTTTCTCAGACCTCATATTCCGACTACGGGAGTTCAACATCTCCGAAGTCATAATGATTAAATCAGCCGCCTCTAATTCTTCTTTTCTATCTGCGGTAAGTTGATAATCCCCAGTACAAATCGATAAATTTAAATCCGAAAAATGGTGTGATTCATCGGTCCAATCATCTATCTTTTCCTGTGCCAACGCCCTTAATGGGCTTAAATACATCGCCTTACGCCCATTCTCTCTAATCTCATGTGATATTGCCAACTCCGCACATACTGTCTTACCAGCACTTGTTGCAGCAGCAATAACTTGGTTAGCATCCTCATTGAAGAATTCAAACACCCTGCTCTGGACAGGGTTAAATTCTTCAAATGGAAAGTTGGCATACGGAAATGAATTGGATTTCACCAGTTCATTCTGATCTTCAACTTTTACTACTGCCATAATTTATTAAATCCTATTCTCACTAAAGAGATTACATCAGCAGCATCTTCCATTGCCGTGTGTGCTACCTCTTTGTCAATGCCCGCCCGCTTCAAACACTCATTAGAACCAGGAAGACACTCATCATCGGGGCGGACGAAAAACATGGCGGGATCAACAACTCTATGGTGAATATTCACATGGTTATTAAAATCAGGAAGCCTATCCAAGAATTTGGCGTCAAAACGAGCAAAATTCTTCCCAGCGGCGGTGATCTTCTCGCCCAACTCAAAACCATTAGATTCTAAAAACTTGGAAAATTCATACCCAACATTTTTAGGCTCAAGGAAAACATGAGAATCATCACCGTTTGCTAATTTCGTGAAAATCTTGGGATGCATTGACAACGCATAGGGTTGCCCCACATACACTTCATGCATCACGTAACAGTGGAAATAAGGGAGGCGTTCAATGGATCTCTGGTCTGCGGTGTCATCAATAATCGCCGCAAATTCAAGAACCTGACAGTAGTTTTCATCTAAACCAGTCGTCTCTAAATCAATGCTCACGTATTTCATTTCAATTCTCTCTTTCTAAAAAAATAGCCCCGACCCCGTGTGCGTTGCGGGGTCAGGGCACTCTACCACTTTACCGTTCCGACTTCTCTTTACGTTCTCTTTCTTTAATAGAGCGTTTTTTTGCTTCCTTGTCAACACAATCTGTAATTAAATCTAACATATCAAAGAATTCATTCCCCGATTTGGCTGATGATAGCCACTTATCAAGCTCTGAGCTTCTAGCTAGCAACTCCGTCGCTTCGGACATATCACCGCTATATCGCTCAGTCAAACGGGATTCAAGGAAAGTTAAATTATCATCAGATAGTCTTCCAACGTACTCTTTTACAATAAATTCGGGCTTTTTCATATTAAAACCTCATGGAAAAAATTATAAACAAACAAAAACTTGAAGAATTGTTGACAGCCCACTGGGCTGACATCCTAGACGTTAGAAAGTTAATAGCACACGTCATGCTTAACGTCCGAGATGAACAACTAAAAACATTCGTAGAAGATACCCTCCCAGATAAAGGTGTGGAAATTACGATTACAAGATTCGCCATTCAGGATGATGGCTTTCTTCTGTGGGTTGATTTCACCATTCCCAAAGAGAATGGCTTTGCCATTGGCACTTGTGAAACACATCTATCAAACTCCGGTGTGCTTACTACCACTGAAATAGTTGGTCAATTACTTAAACGACGTTGACCATTTTAAATACGTCTCCCTCTTCGCTTTCATTCTCGTCAAGGATTATACACTTGTTCCCAATAAATTTCAATCCTAAATTATAAGAATCTAATGAAACTGATCGATCTTCTTGGGTGGTCGTCACCGAACAATAATCCTCTTTTATATACGTGCCGTGTTTTCCCTCCTGCAACATCCCTATCTCTAATGATATTCCATCGGGAAGCCGAATGTCTAATGAACCGTGATTCCTTAAATATTCGATAACTAGATACTGAATCTTATCCTTCCGTGTCATCTTGCCCTCCTCCCTTACTCTAATATTTACGAGTAATAAAGGGGGTTTCGATTAATAAAAGTTAATTTTATCGGGAGTTACGTAACTGTATTGGAAACCTTCATAGCTGCAATCTTCGCCTTTATTTTGATATGGGGCGGCGATTGCTTTCCCCTTTTTATCCCTAATCAGGGTCCAACAGTATATTTTCCTCCCGTCCTTCAGCACTTCCACAAGGGATAGTTTCTGTTCACCGAGGAACAACTTGGCTAATTTGCAAATTAATACAAATGGCAAAAACGGGACTTCCTTACCCAACACCTGAAATGTTTCCAAATAATGGTCGCCATAATCATGCTTATTGAAATGCAAAATTACATCATAACCATCAACCGTCGCCTCAGTGAATTTTAAGAAGTTGATTATTTCCTCATCTTGAGGCGACACGGTTGGGAAGTTATATGGAACTAACTGTTCCGCCATCCTCTTAATTCGTCCAACGGTATCGTAGATATTCATTATAATATATATGAATAAGTAGCATCAATATAGCTTTGACAATTTCTCAATTTGTTTTATAGAAACAGACCTGACTTTTTTCGACCAAAACGATATTTCAGGAAGATTATTAAAATCACGACAATTTTCCACAAGCCTTTTAACAAACCAACTCCTAGTTCGCTCTAAGTCTTCTGATAAATCCGCCTCAAATTTTAATACTTCAAAAACATCCATCGGATCAAGCAGTAATAGTGACGACCAACGATCATTCTTCCTGTAAGAGCGGGGAATGGGTCGATTCTTAGCCATATCTGTGAAATGAATTAAGAGGCGTATCCAGTTTTCCAATAGGGTGGAATTCCTACACCCTTCCGCCTCTATGATCCGATACTCGATTGTATCCCTACGACCACGACAGAGATGATATGTGTTAATGGTTGTGTATTTCGTCTTGCCTAACTCTTCAACTAACAAACTGGGAAATAATTCTTCATCATGCTCAAACAGATCCATCATTGCTATGAATTGGGAGTGCCGATTGCGTTTCCTGTGTTCGGGTACAGAATCTATAAAAACCGCTTCACATTTAACCCAATGTGCCAAAATGGAAGCCACTTCCGGCTCAGAACAGTCGGAAACATCCACATGCACATGCAGGGAACACCTGCCATCGGATTTTATCTTGGAATCATCATTTATCGCATCCACCAACCTACAAAGTTTTCTCAGTCCATGATTGCCCTTACAAATAGGAGAGCAAATCTCCATACCACAACTTGCATCGGGCTTTACCACCCAACAAGCATTATTGTTCGTCTCCTCATACCCCCATTTGGCTATTCTCACTGGTTCTATGAATAATTTTGCAATCAACTCCCCTACATAGTGAATGCCGTCTGGGTCGCTGCCTATATGACGGCTCCTTCCATCAAAAGCGTTAATTTCAATTTCAACACCAAATCTTCGATCTGTGTTGAATATTAATTTGTCTTGAGATTCCATAATTTGATTTTATTAAAAAACCCAACAAAGATCAAGCTTGCAATTTTAGAATATTTTTGTATAATATTTCCCCAGGAGGATTGTCTATGAGTTCTAAAAAAAATTACCAATGCCTAATGATTAAAACCAAAGATAACAGGCATTTTTTTACCTACCAAAAAAATTTCCCCCAACTAATTGAGTTTTCTAAAACCTTCGGAGCCGAAATCTCCGTTGTAAAGGTGAAAGAAGCAGAAGTATTACAACTCGATGAATTGGCACCCGCCTTCTGTGATGCAAATTACCAGCATGAGCCTGACTATGATCTCATAGAAGTGAAAATAGCCGAATTTAAGAAAATTGGGCCAAAGCCACCCAAAACAAACAGAACAAAAGCATTAGAAACAGCAGCACAAGTGAGAAGCTATGTGCTACAAGAATTCATCTCAGGAGAAGTAGTATCCCTTCATCGTGTCCTGAAAAAATTCAAAACACTAAGCATCTCTACCGTTTGCAACCATATCCGCACCGTTAAACAACAACTTGCAAAAGAAGGATATGAAATTAAAAAAATTGGGGCGGGAAAATATCAGTGTGTCTGATTATTCAAAATCCCAGAAAGGCACCACTTCTGCATCCATCGCAGCCTGATTGCTTCCCTGGATGGAACACTCACAACATAAAGTTAAAGTTCCCGTGGTAAGATTCTCATTGACGAACCCATCCATATTAGGACTTTGAGTGATGTCAAAATCTGGAGGATCGCCTTCACTAGTGCAATTATCTTCTTCAAGAATCCAATTTGGATTGGTAAACATACTCCAACGCCAAAGAACGTTCCCACATTCACACTCGCAACAAGTAGTCAAAGACTGATATAAATACTGACCATCATCCTCAGGCTCTACTGCAATGCAACCACCCGAACAATCTTCGGCCAATACATCCCAACTTGAACCATTCCATTCATATGTGGTTTCTCCGCACCAGCACTCACAACAAGTAATAATTTCCGTTTGACAGTCTGCCATGTCTTCGGTTGGTTCGGATGGCTTGCAACCATCCGAACACTCATCCTGAATCATCTCCCAACTGAACCCGCCGCCCTTCCACGATGCCCACCCACAACCGCAATCAGGCGGCATTTCAGCACAATAAGGAGGCACACAGCAAGATTCATAAGTATCGCCAGTAGTTAATTCCCATTCATTTATAATACCAGGGGGCGGATAATGCGGGATGCAGTCGCCAGTACATCTGTCATCTGATAGACCCCATTCGCCAAAAGAATTAACCATCCACAAAGATGTGCCACATCTGCAATTACTGCAAGGAACTGTAGTCGGCCAACCGTAAATCCTTTGCAGGTGGGGGGCCAAATCACTTCCATCCCCCTCATTAGCCAGCGATTCACTCTCATAATTCCCTTGTTCCATTAGCCCTCCCATCTCATGCACTAAACCAAATACATGACCTAATTCATGAGCGGCTACATTTGCTACGCTAGAACCATCATTGGGAGTTCCTTCCTCAGTTGCGCCTGTATCGGATCTGCGCCAATCAGCAAGAGGGTTAAAATGTATATCGCCGTGCTGCCCACCAATGACTCCTAGTTGTTCGGGCTCCTCGCCTTCTCCACCACACTCATAAAATTCCCCAGAGGCATGATGGGCGTGAGCAAGAGTGCCGATACTTAAATTATGGAACGCATAACGTATATCGCCAACGCTAGGATAATCAGCCAATAAATAGGTTTCACCATCAATCCCAGTATTTGGAACATCCCCAGACTCGTCACCCAAAACGCTAAAACTTAAAGTTAAATCATTTGCATATCCGTTCGCTCTGCTAAAGGTGGTATTAAACAAATTCGCCCACCAGGCATGAGCTAAATCAGTATCAGCTTTAAATTCTGCGGCACTAGGAACCCCATCGTCATCTCCTAAAGTCTCTACGGACAGACCCGCTTCATACTTGGTAGGTGGATGAACATAACTTACTGTAATAGTAATTGATTGAGGACCACATGCCAACTTGGCTACCGCCTCTTTAATTTCAGGCCAAGGTTGTCCAATCGTTCTTCCATAATCACTCCCCGTAGTTGTAGGCAGTGTGTCAATATCAGAATTTCTTGCACATCTAGCATCTTGAATGTCCCCATCTTCTTCTGTTCCTAAAACGGGAGGCGGTAGCGGAGAGCAATCAGGGCCACAACCATTATTTAACAACATCCATCCAGTGCCATAGAAAGAACCACACCAATTTGTCCCAGTTGAAACAGAGGTACTTAAACTCCGACAACCAATCCACATCCATTTAGATAAACCACAACAAGACCCTGATAGTTTTACACAATCTGTGGCAATCACAATGGGGTTGTAACCAAAGGCTCCAGGCCCAGCAACAATTTCATTATCAGGATAAACAGGAACACAACATTCATCACATTTATTGTTGCCTAGTTTCCAAAAATAAGGAGGATTATGAAGGTCGCTAATATTTATAACATCGCCCGCCGATTGTCCTAATACAGTTGAATTGCAATCATACAACAACCATTTGCAATCCCCACAATCAGCAACCGCAGCAGCGGCTTTCATACAAGAAGAGGGAGAATCTCTAAGCGGACGATCAGAAGGATCATCCGTATTGTCTTTATATTGTCTGTTATTGATTTTAATAGAGGCGGGGGATGCATACCCGCCTTTAGTTAAAATCAATGAATCAGGCACATCCTGCGGCCCACAATTATTAACAAACCTAGCCATGCATGTATATAATGGCTAGGTTTGTTGATTTAGCTGCTACTTCCGATTTTCTTCTCAAGATCTTCAGCAGTAATTTCAGTTTCCTCAACTGAATCACTGTTAGTCAGATCAATTGCATCTCCAAAAGCAGATAAGTATTTCTCTACTTCATCCTTGCTTTTAGCATCAACTATCGCTGGACAATCTAATAATAATTCCACAGGAACATCATTCCTCACCTTGCTGCTTCTGAAAGTAATAGTCTTCCCATCAGCATAAGGTTCTTCAACTTGGAACATCCCCGCAGAGCCCGTAGATTTAATTCTTTTAGACTTTAAGAAAATACCTAGCAAACCACCCAAAGGATTAATGCCACTATCAAAATAAAGCTGTACGCCTTCTGTCTCCCAATGAGGGCTAAAGGACCGACATTTCTTATTTTGAACCTTGATATTAACCCCAATGGGGATTTCCAAGTCTGTATTTTCAATAATCTTATGAGGAGAAACCCTAATGCGACAAGAAGCATAGAATTTCAAAGCCTCACCACCACCAGCAGTTGTCTCAGGAGAACCAAATAATACGCCAATCTTTTGACGAACTTGATTCACCACAAATAAGGAGGCGTTGTTCTTATCCAAAACACTAGTCAGCTTTCTAAATTCCTTGCTGCAAATCTTGGCTCGTTCACCGGGCTGCTCGTTGCCACCTACAATTGACTTGAATTCTGTCTTTTTGTAATTCTCAGGCAAATCGGTTTCCCTGAATTCCCTTTCGCATGGTGAAGCCCCAATAGAATCGTATATGAAACAAATAGGTACTTCTGGACCTTTCTTCTCACGAATCTTCCTGATTACGTTGTAAATCTTCAAGAATGATTGCTCTAGAGTCTCTGGTTCAAAGACAATCAATTTTGTGGGATCAACGTGACCAGCAGCTACAGCGAAATCTCTGTTCGTAGCATGCTCACAATCCAAATAAATTGCATAACCATTAAGCTGTTGAACCCCATGAAGAACACTCATTCCCACTAAAGATTTTGAGGCGGCTGGGGGTCCGTAGATTTCGGTGATTTTACCACCAGGGATGCCGCCTCCAATAAATCGACCACTATTAATATAATTAAGGGCTAAATTACCCGTATCAATAAAATACTTTGTGTTACCAACATCAGTCAGCATTACGCCGCCGTGGTTTTTAGTTAAATCGTTATAAACATCGTCATATTCAGCAGTTTTCTTTTTTGCCATATTGTTACCTCAAGTTTGATAAATAAAACGGGGGCTGTAGAGACCATCGACCCGATCAATGGAACCCACAGCCCCCAACCCAACCATATTAAAATTACTCATTACAGTTCATGCAACTCTTGCATGAAATCAGTGTCCGCCATTTGCTCTTCCGGCTCTTCTTTGGCTGCTACGGGAGCAGGTTCAGGAGTCGGGGCGGGAGCGGGAGCGGGATCAGGGGTGGATTCTACCACCACACCACTCACCACAGGGGTCTCATCAACGGGAGTGGTTTCAGTTTCCGATACAACACCTTCAATGTTGTATTTGGTGGGATCGATTCCACCTTCCTCATCTGGAATAGCACCAAAATGAATCTGAAGTTCCCGATCAATAAACTCGGCGGGCTTAACATTCCGCAGAGGATCTAAGTCATGGCATTCCGCCAACATCTTTTCAATTTCATCAGGAGTTCCCAACGGAGTGGGATCATCATTAAATTCAGAATCATTATATCTTGGGAAACCTCCGACCATTTCCTTGACGATTACCATATCTCGGCCTTCCTTGCCTGTTACGTCAAAGATGTTGCCCAAAGGCTTCTTTCGTTCGTCACCCACACAAGCACGAATAATCAGCTTGTGAATGGTTTTCCCAGTGGAGAAGATTTTAACACCTTCTTGGCTGGGATCGTTGCGAACTATCGCATTGTAGTAGAATCTTTCAATCGGCTTAATTGCACGGGCTTTATCAATGTAACCTTGAGCGGTTTCACCAGTGCTTCTATTCGCTAGGCTCCACAGATGGTTATAAACGTCGCAAGCTGGGCATACGCCGGGCTTGCCTACCCATTTACCACCTTGAAGTTCTTTACGACAGTGAATACTCTTGCCATTAATCATATGCAATCTAGTTGATTGAAATGGCAACTTCATGCCGTGTGCGGGGGGGAGTAATCGGAGAGAAACTTCGCCATTTTCCTTTGGCATTTTGACAAACTTTGCGAGAAAGTCGTCACTCTTATTTTCCGATAGTCTGTCTGCCTCTTGTTTAATTCCGTCAAAAAAGTCCATAATAGTACCTCTTGGTTAAAGTGAAAGTTGATTGTGTTGTTATATTATAAAGTTGGGTAAAAGTCAACTAATTTATTTATTCATCTGCGGTCGTTTTCATGCCACTTATTATGCGTTTTTCGTAACCTTTTTTGGCCTTTTTTTCAGCCTCTTCATGAAGGTGTTTCATTTTATCTTCAAGCGTCTTATACCCCTCTTTTTCAAGCATTTCGTTGAGATCTTCCCTCTCTGCCATCTCCTTTTTATATTGCTCTTCGAGGGCTTTCAAAACCTTCATGTTCTTCTCTATTTTCAAGGCTGTATCGTCAGGATCATCAGCCTTACGATAAGGCTCAATTTTATTTCTAGTTTTTTCCTCAATCATCTCAAGTTTCCTTTTTTTAGACGCCTCGGCTCTAGTGGCTTTTCTCCGAGCTAAAACCTTTTTCTTAGCTGCCTTTTCACGCTTCTTCTGCTTCACTTGCTTCTTCGCACTTGGCTTGCTCATTTTTATCCCTTTCTATCTGATATCCGTAGCTCCGCCTTCTACAACACCGTCCCAACGAAGCCCATCATCGCTGAGACCGCCTCCGCCGCCGCCTCTTAAACTAGGCATATCACTATCAAACTGCCCACCACCAACTAAACCTTGCCCCTGTGCAACAAAACACGCGGAAGGAACAAGTTGGGCCTTTCCCAAATCATCTTTAGTTTTGTATAGCATTGGCAACTCTCTACCCGCTGCAACCTCTCTGGGGTCTTTTTCTTCTTTAAATATCGGGTATAACTTGCCCCTGGTAAATTGCCCTTTCACCATCCCAGCACGCACCATATCATCTGTGGGATCAAATATCTCATTCCTTATAGCCTTCTCTCCAGAAGGAGCAGGCGTCTTAGCTATCGCTTCATGGGGGTGTGCGGTCGGAACCGGAGCAGTCGGTTTAGCCATCGCCTCATGGGGGTGTTGTGAAGGTAATTGCGCAGGACATGATGGTGCCTCTTGTACTGGGTGTGATTCTAAAGCCCCGGCAATTGAATCTAAAGTGAATTTCTTATTCTTTATAACAATGCCGCCCTCTGTTTCCCTGAATTTAATCTTCTTCTTAGAAAGCTCTGTAATCTCTACATCTACCACCCAAATATCCCGCCTCGCAAGTTGCATCATTATTGTGGCGGCAAGCTTTTCTAACGGAACGTCTTCAAAGGGATCGCCTACTTTCTTCTTAAGCTCATCCACTTTGTCCGTATCATATCCATCTTCGGTCTTTTTATGATATTTATATGTGAGTTCGTATCCCATTTTTTCACCTTTGTACTATGCCCACTCCATACCGCGTTTTAAATGTAATTGGTTCCCTATTCTGGGTCTTACAAAAATCAAAATAGGCTTTCTTGGCATGCTCATGACTACTGATATAATCCATTACTATTAACCCATCTCCCGCCATGTGTTGCCAAATCATATCTAAATAATCCCTATGCCGATCATATGTCATCTCCTCATTAATAATCACCGTATCCCAATTTCTTTTGGCAAAATAATCAACAAAGGCATCGTCAGTAATCTCACCCAAATAGAAATCAAATCTACCCTTGAATACACTTTTAATGTTCGCCCTTGCTAATCTTAGAGAATAATACTCCTCGGTCTTTTCTTGGAAGCCTAAAAACGTTTTTACCGTTTTACACCCTTTTAAAAAACACCCACTCAATAAAGCCAATCGCGTCCCAATCTCTGCTACCGACTTCGCCTCAATTAATGTGCCCAAATAATAATAAAATGGAGCATATGCAGGGTCCGTATATGGAGCAGTCTTACGTGATGACTCCTCTATAACCCTGAACTTATCCAATAATATTCTAGCAGGAATTAAACTTTTTGCAAGTTTAGAATCCAAGATTGGCTTTAATTTAGAGGCGTTCATTTAAAAGTAAATAAATTTTTGAGGCGTTGCATAAATGTAATCTTAGGTTTGACCTCAGACTCTACTGGTTCATCCAGTAGCATTTCAACAGCATCTTCTAAGTATTCTACTTCATCACAATCTTCTGGCTCTGGGTCTTCGGGATGAGGAGTAGAAACCTCTGCAAGACATGTCTTCGCTAATATAAAACGACTTTTATTGGCTGGTTGAGGGACAACAGCCCCATTTACTACATTGGCTCTTTTTGGATCAAACATACTTTATAGTAGTAAAAAAAAAGCAGATTAGAACGACAAGTTCTAATCTGCTCACCTTAGCAAGCGAGGTTTATGACCTCTTTTGAAAGCCGCTGGATTTTGCCATAGGCATGAAATCCCCGTGTAGCGTTACTTCCGTTCTGATCGCCTCATTCACACGGACCAGGCGAACATCAGAAGATTGAGACCATATAGGCCAAGGTTATAATTATATATGTGTATTATTTCAAAACATGTAAGATAAATACAATATCATGGACGTAAAATATCCAGAGGAAAAAGCGTGGGTAGATTTTTACAATCGCAAATGTTGCTCATATGATAAATTCTACTTTAATGGCAACAACTGCTTTGACGGCCCTAACTTCCAAAAAACATGTAAAGCATTAAATTTAAATTTTGAAAACAAACAACTTCTAGATGCTGGCTGTGGAATTGGCAAGTTAGCAGTGTTTTTGGCAATTGAAAACCCCACCCTAAAAGTATTTGGCATCGATTACTCAAAAATGAGACTGAAGCAAGGAGCAAAAATGGCAGCGATCAGTAATGTTAAAGATCGATGTAAATTTCGCCTAAAAGACATTAATCTGTTTGTTGAAAAAACCCCCTTGACCTTTGATATAATATTCTCATTTGAAACCTTTGAACATCTCTTACATCCACATAAAGCCATGCGTAAATTAAAAAAACTCCTAAATCCAGGGGGTATAATATTGGGATCAGTTCCCTTGGGCAGAGGAGGAAGACAACATTTAAGTGGCTTTAGAACCGAAAAACATATAGAAAGAATATTAAAAGTCAAAACTCTCTCTCTTTCCGGGGTCACATTTAGACGGCGCAGTACCAGATTATTCTTCTACCAGAAGCCATAAATACAAATATGCTACTCGACGAAAACAAAATTAAATTCAAACGAATACCAGGGCAAGAACTCCTTGAAACCAAGTATAAATTGGTCAAAGAGGGGCTGATCGCCAAACAATCACACAAACGACTATCAACTAATGTATCTTCTCACAACACATACAAGCTAATTAGGATAAGAAAATCCATACACGTCGCTCAGGGTCCGTCGTACTTCGCCTCCGCTCCCTTGGATCAATGCCCCAATTTGCCCACGCTTACCGAACCAGAACTTATTAGTTTAACCGAACCAGAACTAATCTGTATGACTAATGATGAAATTGGAGTTTCTCTATTTGCTGTCGAATACACAAGAACGAAATCTATCGTAGGGAAAACGCCTCCTAAAGTTATTGCCACTCCCAAAAAAGGCGGAATTGGCTCAAGCGTTGCCCGAAAACGTGTCGAAACAGGACAACACGGGCCAATTACAACACGTCGTTCTTTAGAATCAACAAGAAGTCAAAGAGTAGGCACAACACCCACTAAAGGACAAGGAAAAAGAGGCGGCGGATCAAAACGAATGAATGAAGGTAAACATGGCGTTCAAAAAGAGAGTCGCAGCCTAGCTGCTATTAGAACCGCTAAAGTTAGCAAGGCTGGCGCTGTTTCTCGTTAATCGCGCACGCACCCTAAGAAATACATCATCCCAACTACCTTCAGTTTCTTGTCTAAATAGCCGAATTGAAGGATACCAAGGCGATACATCTCCCAAACCCCATCTCCAATCAGGCTTGTAAGGTAATAACCCCCACGCCTCTTTGCCCATCGCACCGGCCAAATGAAGAACCGCTGTGTCTACCGATATTACTAAATCTAAAGCATCAACAATAGAGGCGGTATCCTCAAAATCGCCTACCTCCAGATTTAAAGCCATGTCTTGCAATATGTCACATTCATCAGAGGTAATATTTTTCTGAAGCGAGTAGAGCTTTACGCCGGGCATCTTAAGTTGTTGAAAGCTTGATACATCAATTGATCTTCTTCTATCATTAGGGTGCCGAGGATTGCCTTTCCAACAAATACCCACCTTATACTCATCCCCAATTAATACACAGTCAATTTGAGCGGCAATATATGGTTTATTGGGAATGTCATAGTAACCCAAAAGATGTGGCAAACTCACAATGGGGATGTGATAATCGTACTGAATCTCGTCACTCTTAATGTCCTTCAGGTGAATCTCATCTACGCCCTCACAATGCTCAAGTAAATTAGCAATCACCAAAGAACAAGACAACACTACATGACAGCCCCGCTCTTTGAGTTTTGGCAAGAATCTTACAAAATGAATCGCATCACCCAACCCCTGCTCGCAGAATACCACAACCCGCTTACCCTCCAAGTCATCTGTCCCATTCCACTTCTTGTCCGCCCCATATTGATTTAAATATGCTATCATCATCGGATAGTGATTTAAACGATGCTCGTATTCAACCCACGCCTCCTTATATTTCCCCATGAGTTGATAACAATAAAATAAGTTCACATGTGCGCCCGAGAGACCAGGGCGAAGAGAAATGGCTGATTCTAAATACTCAGCAGCTTTTTGCAAATCCAAGGCATCCATATAGGCGCTCCCCAGATTTGTCATCACATAAGGATCAATCTTATACTCTAAAGATTTTAACAGCACTCCAATCGCAAGATCGCTCCTATCTACATTCCTGTATTGTAATCCCAAATTATTCAAAAAAGAGGGATTCTCAGGAACCAATCCAACCGCCGTCTGAGCATGCTCCAAAGCCTTCTCCATATCCCTAGACGCATAACAAATAGATATGTTGTTGTGAAGTTCCGCATTATCAGGCTCTAACTCAATTGCCTTAGATAATAATGCAATTGCATCGTCAGGCTGTGATAGGTTGTTTTGAACAATCCCCAACATTTGAAGCACATTGGTATTGTTGGGCTCTACCTTAAGAGCTTGTTGTAGTAAGCCCACCGCCTCTTTGTCTTTTCCCTGCTTACAGAGAAGCGTAGCACTACCTACAGCCTTCTCTACTAAGTTCTGGATAGATTCAGGGGTCCGACTCTTCTTCTTTGTAAATTTTAAAGGAGGCGGCTCTCCGAAGATTCTACTGGAAAGCTCAATCGTTTCCTCATCAAACAAAGCAAGATATTCTGGGTCGTCTTCGTAATACTTCCACCGATTCATTAAATCCAAGTTTTTGGGCTCATTTACCGCCTCAAAACTGCTACCCCTACTGAATTCCCATCCTATAGTAGAATTAAAACCCTTATCCGAGAAGATTGCATCGGTATTGAATTCACCACTAATGCTTCTACGATATTCCCTATCTTCAAACCACAAATTAAAATCAACCCTCACAGCATTCCTCAAATATTCAGTCTCCCCTAAAAACTCCTTAGCATATTGTTTCCAGAGATGAATTGTGAACTGATCTACAGCATTAGCTTTTCTCTGTGTCTCATCCTTATCAGATCGAACAATTTTGAGGCGGCTAGCAAATGTATTAAATGGATCGCGGAGGACAATGATAGGGGTACTCAATACCCTTTGTCGGTGAAGATCCACATAATCTAATGGGTGATCTTCAAAACTCAATAAATTAATCCCTTTGCCAGAGCCTCCTGCAAGATAATTCACATGCGACTTCAGAACTTCGACGGTTCCATCTGTATTCAACTTACAATTATTAAAATGACGCTTATCGCCGTACCAATGGAGCAAAAGCCAATAGATTAAAGCATGATTGCCACTTCTCCGCAGTCCAAAAACATGCAGATCGCCCTTATTTTGAGGCACTTCCACTACATTTTGTTGGCGAAACAGCATATCTCGTATTTCTTTTAACATTTTTTCCATTGTATCTCTCTGGTTTTTAACTTGTGTAAATAAATAACATTATGTCGTCATTCTACAATCTTTGGTCAAAAATAACAATCCAAGAGTCCCTTGAGGACTACTATGTAGAATTTTTCGCTAAACTCAAGAGTTATCCAGGCGATGTTTATGTGCATTTTACAGATGGTGTTACTGATAATATACCTAAAGGGGCAATAGAACAACCTAAAATCGGCATCAATCCCAGAAATAAAGGCGGATATTACGGCGACCCAACAGGAGTGTATGCTTTTCCCCGAGATTACGTCCTAAGCGACTTAGGCGTTAACCACTTCTTCTACTCAAAGAAGTATATTTACATTATCCAACTTAAGCCTGGGCAGCGAATTCTTAATTTGACAACAATAACCCTTCCTGAAGCTGAGGGGGTAGCAGCCAACTTGGGGCTGACTTATGAATTCGCCGCCACCGCCAGGATGAACTCAGGGAAAGAACCAGGAAAAATACTTTGGACAACCTTCATTGACAATTACAAAAAGAACAAAGGCGGAAATGCCGCTTTTAATAATGCAGTCAGAAGAGCGGGATATGATGCAATTGTTGATGATGGAAGTGGCATCATACATCATAATGAAAAAAACCAAATAGCCATTCTTAATCCTAGAGGATATAGAGTGCTTGATATGATGAAAAACCCCATAAGAAGTGGAGTTTCACAACAACGACTGGCAATGCGCATCCTGAAGATAGTAGCAACTCAAGTATTAGGGAAATACTCCCTAACAACCAGCCGAAGCAGTCGTTCTGAAAAAACCTACCACGCGAAGGGTAGAATTAAGAATAAACCGTTCACTGTATATCTCACCCAATACGAAGAAGGAACCAGATTCCGAGCAAGTATTGGGATAGGCTCTCACTACATGGATAGCTACATCAAACCCTTCACCATCATAGTGCCAGAGGATACTTACTTTGATGTAGACAACGAAGCTAAAACCATTGCCGCCGCTATCAATGCAAAACTAGAGAAAACTCAAATCAGGTCCAGCAATAAGAAAAAGGTAGCAGATTTAGCAAATGCCTTAGCACAAATTATGGGCTTTACCAAAATGCCCGAACTTGATGAAGAAAGTGCCACCCTAACAAGACGATACAAAAAAGGCAAATTTAGATTTAATGTTCGCTATAGTATGGGCAAATACACTTTACACATTCGCCTCGATACTCAAGGTTTATATGCAGTATCAATGGACGGAAGCTCAGAAATACCAGAAACAGCACTAGAAGGCGATCTAAAATCTATAGCTAAAATGTATCTCATTGATACTTTAGATGATCTGGAAAAAAGAACCTATCAACTCTACAATCCAGACGAAGAAGCCCACAAAGACCGGGCGATGTCCTATACTCATGCTGAAAAAGGTAAGAGAATGTTGGACTTCTTAGAGTTTATAAGGAACAAGTTTTCAATAACTGTTTCCTAATATTCAACTCGTAGCCTCTTGGATTGTAACCATGTAATCGATCAGGCCAATCATCGGCAGCATCTACAAGCTGGACTACACATTCCGCCGCAATCCACATTTCTTTGCCTGCCATGTCAAATCTAGATGGATCAAAATACTTGCCAGTACAAGATTCTACATAAGCCGTGATAGGCGAGAAAACGCGATCATCTTCATTCTTTAATCCGCGAATCTCTTTAAATTGAACACCATCTCGCTCAGTCACAATGTAAAACCAATTGTACTTATCAGCTACTTCAGAAAAAGCTTTTATAAAATCAGATGCTCTGCGTATCATTTTGTTTATCCTTTTTACTTAAATACTCCATGTATAAAACATGTCTAATTAAAAGATTAATTCCCCAAAGCAACACTGGGAGAAATAAAGCAGAATTCTCACCAACATAACAGTCTAATGCAGCTAACACAAAGACGGTAATGCTTAAACAATAATTTAATTTGGGAAGTTTGTTAGTCCAAGATAGTATGCAAACTATAACTGCAATTGTCAGATATATAACTTGGAAGGTGAGATAATATATCATTTCACGCTATACTCCCGCCAAATTTCCAAATCATATTCAGCAATTGGCTTCTTGGCTTGTTTTGCTAACTTAATAAACTCCTTCTCAATTTCCCTGTATTTCTTTCCAGATGGCGTACTCTTGGGGACATCAAATCCCTTAGCTCGCATAAATTTTAGAATGTGAGTATCAAGTCCAGCATATTCCTGGTCAGGACGACTATGAATCAAAAAACAACGTGCCGTCTTAGGACCAATGCCAGGAATCGCCTCTAATTCTTCAACTGAGCAGGTTTCTAAGTTCAACCTACTATTTGCCAAAGCAAGAAATGATTTGGATTTCATACCATAACAACCAATTCCACAAATCTTCATCCCCGCTGACACCCATGAGTCGTTGGTGTGTAATTGGTTCTTTTTCCTAATCATGGCAAAAGGACTACGGGGCGGGGTCATATCTTTCATTCGGAACCATTTTCTAGTAAGAGAAAGAAATGAATCCAAACACCGGGCAGCAGTGCGACCATTCTTGCCAGCAGCACAAATCCAGAATAAAAGATGTTCTTCTAATTGATTACGATTTAAATTGAAATTTGTAATATTTACAGGATCAACCATTAGTTCGTTCCAATACAGCCTTGATTTTATCCTCTATCAATGCATCTTGTGGATTTACCGACCCAGTAGCAGCTTTAATTTCCAACCCTAGCTTGTCCATTTCTTTCCGTATCATATGACCCAAAGCCTGAGCATTATCGTGATTCTTGTCCCATGATCTAAGATAGTTTTTAATTTTATCTAAAACTCGGGTGCAAGCTATAACGTGCTTTGATGCCTTAACTACCTCGGGATCAGCTTTAGCAAGAGATTCAGTGAGCGCAACAGTATTAGATGCTTTATAAGCTTGGAATTTCTCAGCATAGGCTACTTCATAATGCATTTTAGCTAACTGAAGCTGTGCCTGTGCATCTGCCGCCTTTTGACCATAATAATTATAAAGCGAGGCTTCCTTCTGCATGTAATCGTTCAGGGTCGCCTCATTAAAATCTAGGTCATTGGGATCAATTGTGATATCTTCGGTCCCAACCTTCACAGTTTCAACAATTTTAAGATCTTCTAAATTCATGAATTCCTCCGCAGTGATTATACTAAATTAAATAAGAAAAGGAAAGCTTAATATGTCTGACCCAGAAGTTGTTAATATAATATCTTGTGGACGTACTGGCTCCACTCTCTTAATGGGAATTTTAAATTCCATTGATGGCTACATGATCCGTGGTGAGAATCTCCAAATATTCCACAAATTATTTGAATTTCATCAATTGGCTAATCGTATAAAGCATTACAAAAAAGAAACCCATCCTTGGTTCAACAATTACTCAACAGATAATATTAATCAAAATCTTAAACGCCTCTTTTTTGATTTCCTAGACAAAGACCGAACTCATCGTGTGGTTGGATTTAAAGAAATACGATACGTTTTTGGTGAACACAAGCATCAACGGGGACAATTGCCATTAGTTCCTATGTCACCAAATGAAAAAAGGCTCTTATTTAAATATTTGGACTTCCTACATGAACTAACCAATTGTAAATTCATCTATAACACCCGAACTATTAGCGAAGTCGTTAAAAGTGGTTGGTGGGCGGACAATAATGACTCCCAAAAAATAATCAAAAGATTTGAGCGGATAATGTTCCATTATTGCAATACCAGGGATTTTTGTTTTCATGTCAGCTACAAAGATGTTATATCACAAAATTTAAAACCAATGTTCAGATTCTTAAATGAAGAATACAATCAAGAAAAAATTGAAAACGTCCTAAAGATCAGACATTAATCTTTATCACCACCCTCCACACTGCTCATTTCATCAAACTTCTGGGTGGTTCTATCAGCATCCTTTTCAACAACCTGACTAACTCTAGAATGATAAGTGCGGTTGTCTATCTGGTACATTCTCAAAGTCATTTCGTCGTAACCAATCTCAAAATTAAATCTACTTTTACCCCTTCTATGTTTAATTACATAACCCCTAGCTACACTTGCTTTTTTCTCATTTTTACCCTGATTAATGGAATAAAGCCCATCTAAGGGGCGGGTTTGACCAAAAGCGTCAGCTAAGTTGTCATCATCAATGAACTTGCTGGGATCGTCTTGAAGTTCTCGGGCACTTCGGTTGGGCTGCATGGCTGTGAAGCACAAGAAGTCTTCTTCGGTGGCAAACCCTCTAAGATCACGAACTATTTTAAATCTAGATTCGTGCGTCGGGATACCAGGAGCATCCTTCATTTCGCCAATGTAATCGACAATAACCAAATCTGGGTTGAAGCCCAACATCTTCATTTGAGAGTGATAGGCTCGGATGGTGTTTACATCTGCCACACCGGCTGGGAATTGTTGGATAACCAATTGCCGTTTATCCTCGTAATCTCTTACCACTTCCTTCACCGACTCAATTACCATTTCTTTACGATCAAATAAATGATTAATATTTTCATTTGCTAGTTGGGCATCAAACCTCTCAGCTACGCTATCAACATCCATCTCGCAAGAAATGTATAGTACCTTTTTGCCCAGAATGAGATTTTTCACAGAACAAGCCACAAGGGCCAAACTTTTCCCCGTACCCGACATGCCCATCCAAGCATAAATTTCCCCGCGTGTAGGTCCGCCTCCTGTTAATGCATTATCTAATATTTCAAATCCAGTAGTGAATTTTTCCGCAGTTTCTATATCTTCCCCCATCCGTTCATATCGTTCTTCCAAAGTATTAAAATAATCTAAACCATCATTGTATTCACGATCAATTGTTACTGCATCTCTGTATATGTCATAAATCTTCATCCATGTTTCATCATCTTCATAGCCCTTCTTCAACAGGTTAAATGACTCCCTAAAAGCCACTCGCAAAGCTTGAGCCTTGGCAAACTTCAAGACCTTGTTTTCTAGGGCTTGCCTGCTGTCTAAACCAGGAATGTAATAGTCGTAAAGCCCTGTTAATTCCCCTTGGGCAGACAATATTGCAGCTTCATCACCCAATGCATCTGCAATTTCCTGTTGAAGTATAATCCGATTTGGCATCGTCTTATACTCTTCAAAATATTCAAATAGGCATCTACTGATTACTTTGTGATTAATATTCGTAAAATATGTTGGTTGGATTAAACTTAAACTCTGCATCAAAAACTGACGGTCTGCCAATAACATGCTTAAAATGAGGCGTTGGTAATCCTCTTCTAAGGCATACCGAGCTTTTTGGTCAGCATCGGGATCAACTAGATTTGCTACAATTTCTTCAGGCGTTTTATCTCTGCTCATTCTTAACCTATAATCTCTATTACTTTCATCTTTTGTGCTAATACCCAAGTTCCCCCTTGATTTTTGGGGCGGGTGTAAGTTTCGTAATCCTCAACCTCACATTTCACCCACACTCGTTCATGTCCCTTGGGTTCTTTTTTTAGATGAGGGGCTTCTGCTTTCAGACATGCGTGCCATCCAGGTCGGAATGCATACCCTTTTGTTCGGTGTGATTCAGCTTGTAGCCATTCACCAACCTTAATTCTTTGACGAGTGTTAATAAACAGCGGTCCAAGGCTACCATCTTTGCGGCGACGGAAAAGTTTATACACTATCATGAGAAAATGCCCTCCGCGAAAGCAAAGGGCATTATAGCAATTAAATTTAGATGCGCCAAGTTTTAATCATGCTCCTCAAAAGTAAAGGGAGATTCACCGTGATAACCGCCACCAGGCCATCTAATATGTATCTTGCTTTGTTTATCCTCGGCTTTTTGGGTAGCTACGGTCCACCCTATAGCCAATCCTGCTATCAAGGCTAATATGCCTATCCAAACCCTATCACTCATAATTAATCCTCTTCCATCTCACGTTTTCTAATTTCCGCAGCCCACTCGTAAATCGCCTTCAAGGTCTCCACCGGGCTATCCTTTTTTTCCTCATCACTCATAACTAATCCTCTGAAAGATACTTTTGTTTTTCTTGATCTAATAGTTTATGAGAATTATAAATCATCTCATCCCAATTGTCTTGATGAAATCTCCCTTGCTCATCTTTATAAACAAAATGAACTATCTCAGAGTCAGGGTCATCATCTACCCACACAGCACCCAACTCAACTACCTTTGACATTAACTTGCCATCTACCTCCTTGGAAACAATGGCAACAATAGGCATCTTAACCCAATGCCGCTTATATATTCCGTCATTAGCCTCATCGCCAGATTTATAACCATACAAATATCCAGCCACAAAAAGCGAGGCGGCGGCAGCAATAAAAATTATCCAATACAGTATCTTAAAGTATTTCATTTTGAACTCACTAAATAGTCAAATTCGCTGATTGAAACTTGCCCTGTTCGGATCGGCTTCTCCTTGGTAATTTTCTTACCAAGGGTTTTCTGGCAGTTCCAAGCAATTGCCTTACAATATGTAGCGAACTTGGAATCTATTTGAAGCGGCGACTTCTTGGACGGACGGTATTTTCTCGGCACAACCGTCCGCACGATCTTGTCCAACATCTTCTCTTGGAAAGGACCAAATTTCTGGCGGTTGGCACCATGCCTCTTCCTATTCGCCCACAATTCACAAAGCTCATTTAAAACAAACCGCATGAACTTGTCCTCAGCATACTTCTTTGCAGTCTCTAAACACCTTTCAATATAAACCTGACGCTTATAGTAAGAGCCTGCAATCAATAAGTGCATTCTCAATTCTTGTGCCACATCATCAAAATCATTAGTGTGATTGTTCTTTGTATTCTTCTTCAACAATTGCCATGCTTGAAAATGACATAATGCTTCAAACTTATCCTGTAGCAACACCCATTCATCTTCGCTCACTGAGAAATTATCGTGCATATTTATCCCTTCTTTGATTTCCAACACTTCCTATTGAAAGGTTGATTCCCATTGGTTTTTATAAAATTACTTAATGATGATCCACCCGACAGCCCCTTGACACCCACTCGCAAGGCCCTATCTATTGCATCCCATGTTACTAAATTATAACCATATTCTGAAGCCCACTCAATTACACCTGATCTTTTCGTAGGATAATATCCATACTCTTTATAATGCCTTTCAATCCATTTTCTAATAATATTATTACTATATTTCTTAGTGTTTGATCTATTAATTACATTAAATTGTTCAGCAATTAATTTACTCAAAGAAGTATTTTTAGGCAATCCTCTCCAGCCATTAATCAAACAAGCCTCCAAAGCAGACCAAGTGATATCCTCATCAGCAAATTCCACTTTACCAGAGGCATGATGCGGAAACTTGCCATATTTATCTTTATATTTTTTAACCCAATTAACAACATCAATATCTTTTATTATAGTTTTTCTATTTCCCCAAGAACTATCAGCAATTGGTCTTAAATTATATCCACATTCATAAGACTTCCATTCATCTATCCAATATTGCTCTCTCTCCGTTAAGTGTTCTAAATCATCTACCCTTTCAATTATAATAAAAATAAAACTTTCATCGCCATACTTATTCCAAGCATTTTGCAGTTTAGAATTTTTATGAACATTGTTTCTTAAATTGCGAAGATGTGATGTTAAACGATTTCCAACTCCCATTTTGTGTTTTCTTGCCTCAGGCTTAGCCATAGCCTGCCCTACGTAGGGAGTTCCCATATTACATACATTGCTACACTTGTTTATGTTTATAATAGCATATACCCCTTGCACCCCTATATATTTGGAGATTTTTGATATTACTTCCATAACACAATATAGTAATTTAATTACAAAAATTCCCAAATTAAATAGGTATCAAATCATTCAAGGTTGGGCCGGTCTTACAGGATACCTTCAATTTTAATCCAGGTAGGATATCACTCGGACTTTCTAAGACCTCTCTAGCTACTTGGGATATCCGCTTACACTTGCCTTCTGGCACATACAGACCGTAGCCATCATGCACACTGAACCCCAGATAGTTTGTTTTTTCCGACAATTTAATAAGCTTCTCCAAACAGACCATACTTGCAGGAGCTTGAATCACAAAATTGCGTACCCTGTGAATACTGTCAAACTTACGCACCCTTCCTAAGTAATCTGTGGCATATCCTTGGTGCAATTGCTGATTTTTTACAAATGACATCGCGGAAGGGAAAAGACAGTTCAATCTATTTACTATGTGTTCTGCAAATTTATTAGAAATTTTCAGCTTTTCAGCAAGCACCGGCGTAGAAATGCCATAAATCACCGGAAGAAACGCCAATTTACTGAATTTTCTACGCTTCTCAGAATTGCACTTTTCGCCCGTAACCATCTCAAATAAAGACTCATAAAAATCAGAACCAGACAACATCTCCGCTAATGATTCATCCCCAGACAACCACTGCAAAACGGAAACCTCATTATGCCTGTAATCTAAATACATGAACCTCTTATGCTCACCCAAAGGCAAAAAAGCTTCTCGCTGATCTGGACCTAAACTATGTGGGTTAAATCCCCGTGAGAAAGCTACCGCACACTTCAACCTGCCATTAGCCTGGCCCTCAATCTCATAATGTGCATAAAGAAGCTGCCGCCTCTTTTGATCTACGATTGCCTTTGTCTCCATATGCGGGATCACCTTTTGAATTAAAGGCAGATGAATGGTCTTATAAATATCCCGCCAAAAGACCTTATGATTTTCCACAATATCGCTCATATGCCCCATAGCTTCATGCCATGACGCAGCAGTATAATCCTTGGATAAGTACGCCCCAATAATTTTAAGATCAGCTAGAACACCATCAAATTTGAAGTCCGCCCCTGTTTTAAATCTAACATAGCTAAAAAAGGGCTTCATGTTCCAACATATAACGTTATTACCTTCTTTAAATACAGTAAGACGCAACAAGGGGAGTATTCGTTGCAGATTGTCTTTTAATCCTACTTTAAAGACGTTCTTCTCGGTATGGATTTCCAGATCAACTCCCGCCTCAGGATTAGTGAAGTCAATTATTTCGGGGCGGGCACGGACAAAGAATGTTGTTTGTTCTCGTACCAATTCTAGGAGTGCTTGGGCAGACTTATCCATAGTTTAATAATATACCGATTTTCCACTCATAGATCAACTGGGATCTCTATATTAGTATATGAAGTTATTATTTATCGGGTGCTATTCAGAAATAGATGCAAAAGGCAGGAACCTTGGCGACTACCTCTACTTGCAAATCTTAAAACATTACTTCAAAGACTATCAATGCAAGTTTATGCACACAGCCTCTCCTAAATGTACCTCATTTGTAGAAGAATCAGATTATGTTTTAATTGGAGGCGGAGGCTTGCTTTACCCCTCAGAAAAACATCATGAAAATCTACTAAAATTACACGAAAGTTTAGCTCAACATAAAAAACCATATGGTTTCATATCTTTAGGAATTCAGTGTGCCGAGTGGCGTCTCCAGAACCCAAAGTTTCCATTTCCTAAATTAAAACCATTTGTAAAAGATGCTCAATTCGTATTTGCTAGATCAAAATTTGATTTAACCATACTTAAGAAAATTAATCCCAACACAACTTACTATCCAGATTTGTGTTTTGCTTTATTTAAATCTGGATTATTAAAAAGAAAACCAGAATCTTCCCCCCGGTTTAATCTAATAACAATATCAAGTCAAGAACACATACAGCATTATAAAATTATCATAAGGCAATTAGTAAAACTAGGGCTCAGACACATCCACTTGGTATTCTCTAAAGCAGATGATTTCCCAGATGAAGAATGGGATAGACTAAAAATAAAGACACCTGAAATTTTCCGTCCTCCTGACTTAATTTCATGCGCTGAGTATTTTGAAGATGCTTCATATGTTTATACATCTAGATTTCATGGGTTTCTATTTGCTAAGCTATTGAGAGTAGGACACATCATCCCTATGTTGCCTACATACAAGATTGTTAATTATAATACTTTCGATGAGCAGCAAGCTATCAATCAGTTACGTCGCATAAAGATGATTCTTAAGTCATAGATTTCTTATTTATTTCTGCGCATACCGGGGCTTCCCTAAGGCATAGAGTATTTATATTACTTCATGTATACTCTATATCTTCATGTTTACATCGTATTAAACATGAGCCACAAGTGAGATAGATCCAAGGCTATAACAGTCTTCTCCCCTACTAACAACTTGTTTAATTAGTTCTATGCCATTAAGCGACCAACGCCCACCCCGTAGTGACAGGATCAAACACCTGCTGGTATGTTGGACAAAAACCTTACTTTAAGGGGAAACAAGTCTTTCAGTTCAGTGACAAAATACATCATGTAGTTTTATATTCCGATTCTTTTTCTGCAATTAAGGCATGGGGAAGAACACGGCACAACGTAACCTAATTCCTTGGTGGTTATTATAGTAGGGAGGATTTAATTGTCAACTTCCCTACTCTTTTAAAAATATGAACCAAAAAACAAAACCAGATTGGCGTGAGAGATTAGATGCTAAGAATAAAGAATTCAAGGAAAAAGCATTAGAAAATTATAAGGATGACTACGATTTTAGTGTTATGGGGGAATTCGCTGGTGACTTAGCCATTATTATGGAAAATCAGCGACTTATGAACGATGCGCTCCCAAAAAATGATCCAATTGACCTTCAATTAATATATGATATATACACTAAGTTCTTAGGTTGGCATCTTGTTTCTATTCAACCCATGCTTGGACCCGCCTCTCTTGTTTATTATCCTAAATTTCAACGGAACGAAGTTTCAGAGGATATAGATTTAAACCTTGTTTCGGAGGAAATTGCGGCTAGAACTAGGAAATTAAGAACAGTTGATTTAGATAGCGAAGGCGACCTTTCCGAGCGTATAGCTAATGAAATGACCAGAGAAGTTGCAACAGATTTGAGGAATAATGCTGGGACAGTAGCAACGAGAACTGATGCCGATGACAGACCTCTGTATTTAGCTATGATGGAAGTAAGTGGTGTTATTCATCGCAAGACATTGATTGATGGCTCTAATTGGATTTATACTACTCCCTCTTTAGCGGAAGAGCTTTTTGAACCTTACGGTAAAGGGGCGACTCTAGTTAAATCGGATGCTGAAATTTACAAAGCTGGCGTTATGGGTGGCCGCTGGTCGGTATATGTTGATACAAAAGCCCCTGAAAATGAAATTCTCATTGGTTATAGAGGAAGAGAACCAGACGCTTATTCGCAGCGTAGTTGGTATTATAAGGCGGGATATTTCTACTGTCCTTATATTGCTTTAACTAAAACTCCTGGCATAAATACAGAAGACTTCTCCTCCCGTGGCGGATATTTAATGAGATACGGGAAAAAGTTGACAAGAGAGGGTGCGAAGTATTATGCTAAGCTCAAAATAGAATGAGCAATGGACAGACTTTACCAAATTCTCGAATATAACATGACTCGCCAACAAGCCAAGGCGTTTAAAGTTGCCTTGATTTGGGAGGAGCTAACTAAGAAGCTCTACCCAGGGGAGCAATGTGGTAGGTTGAATAGAAAAGGTGACCCACGCAAGTCAATTCTCTTTAAATATTGTTATAAATTGGTCCGCACGATGCAGGGAGTCATTCTTGATGACCAATATCGTTATTATATTCGCGCTCAATTAGACACTCTTAGGAATTATAAAGTTGGGGATTGTCACGCCAATATTAATCCTAGTTGTTTAGTGGGGAAGAAAGCTTGGTGGAGATGGACAACATGGGCTAAGAAGTTACAATCTATGGAGCGAACGAGCAAAGTAGAGATATCGCCATTAGAGTCCAAAATTAAGGCTCGGCTTAAGAAAACTAAAGAGTTTCTTTTACATGAATTTAAAAAACTCCCCACCAAGGAAGATATATGCAAGGCGTATGAAAGTAGAGCATTAATTAGATGGATTGTATTGGGTAAGGTATGTGGCTATTATGCTGTATTATCGCCCCAGATTGCACAATGCTTAGGCAGTAAAAACTTTGATGACGCATTCCGGTTTGACACACAGATTTACAGATCACATATTACACCTGAGATCGAGAAGTTTTTTGAGGATGAGTTTGGTGATTAATACCACTTCATTCCTACGGACATCGCCTCAATAATTTCATCTCTTGATTGGCTGGGGAAGAAGTAGAAGTCATTATCAGACGGCATGATTTCCCATTTATGCCCTCCAAGTGACGATTCCACGTTAGTATTAAGGACTCTTATTTTGCCAGATTGGGGGTCAAAACTTATATCGGTTAGATTTTCTTCCACTCTTTGTTGGTCGGGGGCTTGTATTCCGTGGCCTCTTACCCCAAGTTTTATGATGTAGTTAGTATCATTGATTTTAGTCACACCTTCAAAGATGAAGATATCGTGGGCAACTCGTCTAAACTTATTCGCCATTCCTACTACTAGATTTTCTAGTTCTGGGTATTGTGATTTAGGACTTTCTAGGGGTTGGTTATCTACATATTTTATTAAATTAAATACTTCGTCAGCTACGTTTTCTTCAAATCCTCCATAACCATCACGATTTATTTGGTAATATTTCTTAGTGAGCCATACTTTATTTCCCTGCAAGTCTACACCCATCTTAGCTACTTCTAATGCAAGAGTAGGACTGATTTCTAGTTTGATGGCTCCCGGCCTATCCCCCCAATGGATTTCATTAACATATTTAATTTTCGCCTTTTTGCCGGGGAGATGACGGTCTTTTAAGAGTCCTGTCAATTCATCTATATCAAAGTTGTGAATTGGCTTTTCTTCCTCAACCCTATTTTTAGGGGCGGGTTCTTTGTCTCGTTCGAAGCCAAACAGATCATTAAGATCAGTTTCCAGCCATAATTTGAAGTTTAGATCTTTCATTGCTACACTATTTATGTTAATATATCTATAAATACAATATGAAAACATTTCAAATTTGGGTTGAGTCAAGGCAAAAACAGGAAATCGCGGATACTCTGGTATCACAATTGGGATTAAATAAAGAAACTGGGCTATCTGCGCCCCTTGATAGTTTTGATCCTTCTGATTTAGCAAGCAAAATACAGGGATTGGGCATTTGGAGACAATTATCCCCTGAAAAACAGGCTGCTGTCAAGGGTAAAATAGATAATCAACAAGGGACCATTGGTGATTTAGTTGATGAGATGATAGAAATTGATACTTCTGGCAACTTAGGTGGTGTCTCGCCTCCAATTGGAGTTTAATATGGAATTGTTATTAATCCGACATGCTGAAAGTAATTTCAACTCTCGGAAGTCTAAGCATCTGGATTCAAAACTCACCGCTAGAGGAAAGAGACAAGGAGGCGAGTGCGCTGAGTTCATAAGTCGTAATTTTGAAGATTTAGAAGAATGGCAAGGGATTACAAGTCCCTATTTTCGCACCCTTGCTACATCTAGAATGATATCAAAACGAACGCTGATTCCATTTAAAATTGACTGGCGAGTTCGGGAGTACGGCCACAGGTCGTCTGGATATCACGAAAGCACCATCATCAGGGTGCCAGAGAGGCGAGAAGAATTTCCTGAGATTTTTGAGAGTGTCCCACCCAAACCGGAGTGGGCTCATGGATATGAAACAGAAGATGATCTACTAGAGAGACTTGTAGATTTTATCCAGGCATTAAGAACTGAAAATGGGAAATACATTGTGGTTTCACATGGCGTTCCAATTTACACCATGATTCATATTTTAAATGGCTCACATCATGTTCCTGCTTGGGATAGACAAATATTAAATACAAGTATTAGCCATTTTGAAGAAGATCATTTCCATTATATCGCTAAATTTGTGAATACAGGGGAAGATCCCAGGAAGAAATTATTACTATAAGTGTGTAATTGTAGTAAAAAAATGTGAATACTTAGTGTCGTGGAAAAAGGACACTATATCATTATAATTTATAGCTGATTTCTTACCTTGGGGATTTGTTGGCCTAAAGTGTTTAATAAGTTTCTTTTGTTCTATTCCTATAAAATCTTGAACTTCACATAAAGTATCATTCCATCTTCTAACCAAATCTGTATATTGTATTTCAATTGATTGGCAATTGCTAAAAATACATTTCCATAAATTTGCTTTTTTTGTGTGATTGTCAAAAAATATTTTAACTTGTTGAGGATTTAAAAATATAGAGCAGTTTGGATATTTCTGTTCTTTCTTTTTAATATGCCAAATTCTTGTTTTCTTTGCTATTTTAAAAGATAAAAAACAATCAAATAAATTTCTATTTAAAAATATTATCTTGGGTTTCTTTTTTTTTAAAAACATAATTGAATTAAAATCTCTATCAACTTTAAGTTGATTTAATAATAATTTAAATGTATTGAAATTACGGGCTGTTTTTTTTACATGTTGAAGGCATGTGTTTTTAGCAAAAGGTTCAAAATTTGAAAATGGTGGAATTTTGATCGATGGATGTTGAGATAAGGCAGAGCAAAGAAGAGTGCTCCCTGATCTAGCTGAAGTGATAATTATTGTCGGCATTTAATCTAAGAAATCATCCACTTTGGGGTCCATATGCCATTGCATTAATTGTTTAAAAATAACTTGATTAGGAACTCCGTGAATATTTCTATCTCCCATCTTTAATGCTGCAAATTGAAGTCTGCTTAGATTTTTAATTTTATCTCTCAAGAGTTCAACGAGTTTATCCATTTGTTCTGGCTGGGCGAACTTTACTTCATAATTATGAATGTAAGCAGCCTCAACATAGGGTTGCATATGTGATTTCTTAACATTGGTGTTATCAACAAATATCGGGCTGATACCACCTTCCATTGCTTTTACTACTCTTTCTAAATTTTGCCTATGGAACCAGTGCATTTTGTTAGCAGCCATAGCGGCCCTAATGTTATCTTCGTATTCTTCTTTTGTTTTGCCTTCCAAATAATCATCTGTTGAGAAGATCACGCCTCCTAGTTCTTTAGCCATTTTTCGCGCAAGGGTAGATTTCCCTGTGCCGGAGATGCCCCGCATAAGGTAAAGAATGCGACTTTCGTTTTCTAGGAATGTCTTAAAATCCAAATTCTTGCCCGCCTCTTAATTCTGGATATTTCTGCAATATTTCTGGAATCTTACTTTCCATTTCACGCATGAATTGTTGTTCTGCGGCTTTGGGATCAATTTCATCGGTTAATCCACTTGATTCCCTTTCTGACGAATGGGTTGCTTCGTGGACAATGGTGGAGGCTATTTGCAGTACCGCCTCTAAATCATTTCTTGCTTGGCTTAGAATTCTTCTCACATTAACGTGAATGGTATTACTAGATTTAATATTTTGGGGCTTCACTCCATATTTTTGGTACATCATGGAGGGGATATTACCCAATTCGTCCTTCTGTACACCTCTGTAGATTAGCCATCTTTCCACATCTGGTGGTAGAAGTTTCTGATTCTCAGCAGAATTATACATTCCATATGCCCCGGTGGCAAGGTTGGCAATCGTAGAGATATTCACTAGCAATTGCGGTCTATAGGCCCTCACAAGTTCTACAGCGATATGAGCCTTATCATAGAGAGCATCTATTTGACGTTCATCCACCTGGGTATCTTGTGCTGAAAACCAATCTTTAAAATTCATAATGATATATATATTTTGAAGGAGGTTTATTATGGGATGTTGTGGAGGAAAAAACTCGGGCGGTAGGCGAGGGAGAAGCAAACTTATTAATAAGAAGAGAATGGCAGCCCTAAAAAAAGAACGGGAAGAGATGGCAAAAAAGGCTAAAGAGGAAAAATAAGTGGATTTCAAAACGTGGCTGAAAGAGAGAGAAACCCATAAGGCTGCTGCTATGGCAGTTGTCTATGAAGGTAGGGTATTAATTTTACATAGAGGCCCTACGGCTCCTTGGATGCCAAATAAATGGAATCTTCCTGGGGGTGACGTAGAAAAGAATGAATCTCCACATGATGCAGCAATGCGAGAATGTAAAGAAGAGGCGGGCATTGTTCCTAAAAATGTAAGAGCATTAAGAACGTTTCGTGCGCCTGATTACATCTTAGATATTTTCACGGGAGAAGTTTTGACAGATGCGGTAAAAATCAATTGGGAAAGCCAATCATATGCTTGGGTAACTCCTGATAAAATAAATCATTATGGGTATGTGCCATTTACGAAAGAAGTGTTAAAGCAAATATTTTCTTCCCACCATGATATTCGTAGCCCAAGCCCTCTTTGATGAGATAATCTGTTAAATCTTGACCATCTTCCATTTGGACTTTGGCTAATGCACGTCCAAATTTATCTTTATTTTTAGCCTCAATTAGTTTAACAGATTTGTTTTCAATCAATTCTCTGACAAATTCAGAAGCTCTCACCCCTTCATCTGTATGATTTTCAGGCGTATTAATTCCATCTAATCGTATCCTGAATTTTTGTGTGACGCCAAACCCCAATTCTACTAGGGCATCAAAGGTGTCGCCGTCAACTACTTTTATTACATGTCCATTGTAAGTATTCATACCTGTATCTAGGTATGATACTTAGCTATTTCCCACGCAACATCCTCAGCGATAGGACAATTCCCTGTAATTCCTCTATTAGCACAGAAAGGTAGTTGATAGGTAAGGTAGGGATAAAATCCTTGGATTTCGCCATTAACAGGTATTTCAGCTTGAATACCCTTTTTATGTAATTTCAAGCGTTCATATCCAATCAAAGCACAAGGTTCTGGCATTCTGAAGTTGAATCCCAACTCAGCAAAACTGGGCTTATTCTGTGTTGGACTAGCAATAGCTCTAATCGCCATAGCATTGAGCTTAGAACCCCATTTAATTGCTATCATCCCCCCTTCAAAAGTAGATAGATTCTTTGTTTTATAGAAACTAAAACATCCCGCATCTCCAATGGTTCCTATTGGCTGGTTATAATACTCGCTGTAATAGGTCACTCCTAAAGCCTGTGCGGTGTCTTCTATTACTACTAAATTATTTGAGGCGGCTATTTCCATGATTGTATCCATGTCGCACATTCTGCCAAATAGATGAACAGGAAGAATAGCCTTAGTATTTGGCGTGATTGCCGCCTCAATTAAATTGACATCAATCAGATGTCTATTGGGGTCAATATCTACAAAGACTGGTTTAGCACCGGCTATCATGATTGCTGCTGTTGTAGCCGGAAAGGTAAAGGGTGTGGTAATGACTTCATCTGTGGGTTTTAAATTCATTGACCACAGGGGGGCAATTAGGGCTGATGTGCCACTATTTACTGCTATCGCTTCCTTTACATCGAATTGTTTTTTAAATTCATCTTCAAACAACTGGCGGATAATCTGCGGCATCGACGTGACCTTCAAATCTGGCGGGGACACCCCACACAATAGTATTATCTTCTACATCATGAGTGACAACTGATCCTGCTCCTACCACTGCGTTTTCTCCTATAGTAATCCCACAACGTATAGTGGAATTAGCTCCTATAGTCGCCCCTTTTTTAATTAACGTTTGTTCAAATTCTCCCTGTCTGTATGCTCTGGGCAGCCTAACATTAGTAAACACTACTGAGGGACCAACAAACACGTCATCTTCTATTTCTACACCTTCATAGACGCTGACATTGTTTTGTATTTTAACACGATTGCCTATTATCACATTTGGGCCAATATTTACATTTTGACCTAAAGTGCAATTATCGCCTATGATTGCTCCATTTTGAATGTGGCAAAAGTGCCAAATATTAGTTTCATTTCCTATATCAACACGTCCATCTGCACAAGATGATTCATGTATGTAATATGTTGTTCCATTTGGTAATCTATTAATCTTCATTACTCTATTATAGAGTAATGAAAAGGAGACTGCAAATGAACTTTGCTATAATTGGCGTGGGTGGTTATGTAGCCAAAAAACATTTGAAAGCCATTAAGGATACGGGAAATAATCTTCTTGCTGCTGTCGATATACACGATTCAGTAGGTATTCTTGACTCTTTTTTCCCGAGGTGTCAATTTTTCACAGATCTTGAGAAATTCCTACATTTCATAGAGGGTAAAGTAGATTATGTTGTCGTTTGCACTCCTAATTATTTACATTTCACGCATTGTATGGCAGCGATCAGCTATGGTGCTAATGTAATCTGCGAGAAGCCCTTAACCCTCACTCCTACTGAGCTTCACATGTTGAAGTGTTTTGCTAGGGATAACAAAAAAACTGTAAATGTTATCCTCCAATTAAGATTGCATCCTGCCACTGAAGATTTAAAAACCGAGTCTATGAACAATGAAGTAAATCTTCGTTATATTACTCCAAGAGGGCAATGGTATGATGTGTCTTGGAAGGGAGATAAGAGTAAATCAGGCGGACTGTTAATGAATATTGGTGTCCATATGTTTGATTTGTTGTTACATCTGTATGGTGATATGGAAAGTCAAGCTGGAACTTACATACATGAAAAAACAGCAGGAGGCACTTTGTTTTTAAATAAGGCCAAAGTGCGTTGGCATCTTTCTACTTTTCATGATGAGTGGGATTCACAAGAACCAACACCAAGTAGAATGCTTCAAGTTAATGGAAAGCCACATTGGTTTGATGATGATTTTAACGATTTGCATACATTAAGCTATGAAAAAATCCTAAATGGAGAGGGATTTACTATCGAAAATGCTAGAAAATCAATTGAATTAGTTAACGCCATATATAAAACATATGAAAGCAATTCTATTCGGGTGGGATAAAGATGTAGGTTTGATGGAATTGACCTACAAATGCTATATGAAGTTATGGCCTGGTTGCCCGCTAGAGTTTAGAGTCCCCATTAACGACATTAAAAACCCTGATTTTGAATATTTTAAAACGAGGCGGAATGTTTCATTACATCATTGTGATTCTCACATGCGAGATACATTCATTGCATTGTTAGATGGTATAGAAGATGAAGAATGGATATATTGGTGTATTTCTGATCGTTACCCTGTTGCTCTACACCCAGATATACATAAGCTTTATAAAAGTATAAATGAAGTTCCCAATGATGTATCAACTATAAAACTGTTTTACTATCTTCGTTCTGACCGCCCATGTAATCAAAAATTTAAAATTGAAGGTTTGGATTTTTATGAAATTAAAGCAAAAAACCCGGAATGGGGGTTTTGGCTTCATCAATTTGTAAAATGTAAATGGTTTAAAAACATAGTATTGCACAAATCAATTAAAGATTATAAAAAACCATCACAAGATAAACCTATTAAGATTAAACGTAAATTGAATGAAATTATGTCAAATGATAAATCAGTAGCTCCACACGAAGATGATAATTTACTCATATTGGGAGAACCTTCTATGAGAAAAAATAGGCTGACAAAGAATGGATGTGAAGATTTAAATACGATGAAGTGCAAGCTTACTGGTCGCAAAGTTTCTAGCAAGTCAGTATATTGGCCTGAAACTAAAAAAATAAAGCCCGGATATAAGGCTATTCGGGATCTTTAATTACTATTGGGTGACCTTCAGATTTAAGCGTATTGATTCTCTGTTCGGAGTGATCTCGTAAATAATCATTTATATTAAATAAAAAGTCATAATACTTGAGAACATCCTTATCTCCGGCAGTTCTTAAACCTCTACCCATTCGCTGAATAACACTATGTTCAGCTTTACCTCCAGCGGCATTAATTAGATTGTGTATTTTAACATCTAAGCCCTTGGAGATAATTTTTTGACTCACAATGGCGACGACATTTTCTGATGTTCGTAGTTTCTCTATCACCTCCTTCCGAACACCAACCTTATCTTCTCCCTGAATCCAATAGGAGCCGGGGATCATTTGGTTTAATGTCGTCCCCTGTGTGAGCCTTTCTACTAATATTAGTGTCCGCCCCTTTAATTTTGTAGCTAGCCGTTGAATTATCCCATGTAAATAGTGATTCTCCGCGATGCCGAACTTGACAGCATCTTGGAAAATTTCATAGGGCAATTGTGGGTCATCTATATCAAAGAAGACACATTCTGACCCTGACAGGATACCTCTTTCCTGTAGTGCTTGGGTTGTGAGTTCTCCTGTGTCGGTAGCTTTAGTTTTGAAAACGGGGCCGAAATACCCTCTTACTTTAAATTTATCTGTGCGGGCATTTTTGAATGGCGTAGCACTGATGCCTATTCTAACAGGTGCATTTTTGAGTTTTCTATAAACCGACATTGGCACTTTGCTCATACATGCATGCACTTCATCTACAAGAAGTGCCTTAATACGAGGAAATAGTTTCTCAAGTTTTTTTACCGATTGGGTAGTTGAGCAAGTGATGATATTTGGTTTTTTCTTAGAGCCATGCAATAAACCAACATTATCAAAATTACAATCTTTTAATACATCGTAGTTCTGTTCAGTTAGGTTGATGGTATCTGTTAAAACCAAAGTTGGGGTTCCTGGCGGCAAGGCACGCATTATGCCTGCGAAGATCGCTGTTTTCCCTGCCCCTGTTGGTGCTTTTACGATTCCTCTCTTGTATTTGAGACTTTGATTTATCAAATCCACTTGATAATCACGCAATTCAAAAGACCCTTCTCCTCCTGGCATCCACCTGTTGAGGAAATCTTTATCAACGCTATCATATTGAAATTTGAAGCCACCTGTCTGGTCATCAATGTCATAGGGTTCTTTGAATTTGTATTTTAGAGCATATTCCACTTCTGGACGTAGGCCCGCGAGGAATCGCCCTTTTAATTTATCAAAGAAATCCGTATAACCATCCCAACGCCCCTGTTTAAAAGCTGCCACATGCCAATACCCCTCTTCCCTGAATCGCATGGCCTCCCATAGCTTGTATTTTATAGCATCATTAGAGGTTAGGATTTGACCGTATATGTTGTCCAAGCGCAATGTAGTCATTATTTAATTATATCAAAATCCACTTTTAAATCAAGTGGTTAATAGAAATATATAGAGTAGGCATGATGGAGTGCCATTTTGTAAAGGAGTGCTGTGTCTAAAACCACAATCGCAATTATTGCATTCATGTGGATTTTCGTGGGGGCTGTTGAATTATACGATGTTTATTATTCAATAAAACTTGCGGAATATCTCTACGATAATGAACTTAACCCTATTGGAAAGTATTTAATTCAATTGGATGGTGGTTCTGTTGCGCTTTTCATGGTTATGAAAATCACTGCAATGATTGGCGTTTTGTCAGGTGTCATTTTCTTTTTCCACACAAAGAGATATATTCTAGGATGGCTGTTCTTAATTTTAGCCTTTTCTTCCCGACTTATATTATTAATATTTCTTGAAACTGGGCACCTTTGGTTCTAGATAGAGTAATATGAAGAATTTCCGAACATGGCTAGAACAGCGACAAAAAGGCAAGAGCCTGCCTGAAACGGGATACCCACATAGATATACGACAATTTATAGGGCTACCAATGAATTTGAATTCAAATCAATGGATTATGTAACCCTGAGTCGTAAATGGGCAAAAGAACACGCCGAGCATCAAACGGCTGTGGAAGAAGAACCTTACCACGTTATAAGAGCTATGGTACAGGCAGATCAAGTTTTTGAGGCGTACAATCCAGGGGAATATTTTTACGACGGACCAACTATTCGCGGGAAGCTTTGCACTTAGGGCAAATTTTGAATTCATCTACGATTTCCCAACCCACACCCCCAGGATCATGGGTTTTGACCCTCTTTTTTTTACCACCTAGCTGAATCATCCCTTGATTAGCGTATTTTCGGTAGGGATATGTCTTGCGCCGCTTCTTTGCAATATAGATGATTGCAGGAATCTTTGGTTTAACTATGGCGTTACATAAATCACAGCGGTACATTAAACTATAATAGTATGAATTTAATAAAAAAACACCCTCGCTTTTGGCGAGGGTGTTTTCTCGGTTGAAATGCTGTTTATTTAGAAGCAGCAACCACCGTACCAGCCCCAATGTCGGAATACACGACGAATGGGCTGACAAGCCCGAGGCTGACAGACCCGAGGCTGGCAAGTGGCTTTTGGCTCACATACAGGCGGCGAACAGACTTCGGGTGCTGGTGTTTGGCATGATTGGCAACCAAACAAAGTACAGCTTCTCCTGAATGTCCGCGTCCTAACCAAAGCTGGCGCACTTGAGGGAGGTTCCACGACTAAAGGCGTAACTGCGCCTTCTACCGTTTCTGGAACATCTGCCGGAACTGAGGTTGTTCCCTCAGGAATTTGGGCAGGGGGTTCCGCTCCTTCGGTTTCTGCTGGTTTGCAACCGATTACGGCCACAGCACCTAGCAACAACAAAACTCCTAGCAGTCGCTTCATTTGAGCAACCTCCTTGAAAAAAAGGTGGGAAATAAGGGGGACTCTTTAGCCTTTATCCCAACAACGGACAAAGGCTCCACATAGCTTGCAATGCACATCTCCATCATGCCATCTCATGCTGTAATTGCGAACTTCATGATGTTCAGGGTCAGAGCCGCAATTACGACATTTCATTTTGTTAGAACTCAGGTGTCCTACCTCTTCATTAGCCTGAATAACTTGCGTATCATCCATTTTGACGATTACTCTCCTTTGCTAATTGTAGTAATTGATACATTCCCAATGCAAATCCTAATACTACTCCCAAGATAACAAAGACGGGTAGTGTTCCTAATTTGCTATCTACCCAAATACCTCCTACACCTGGGAGTGCCATTGACAATGATATGGTGGTGACTCTAGATACCCACTCCATCGCTACCGCCATTGGTGGTCTCGGCTCGCTCATTTTCTTCCTCCCGCATTTTTTCTGCTGTTACAGTAAATTTATATTTCTTATCTCGCTCAACCCCTAGCGCACGCATTACGTCACCTGGGTAAAGCTGTTCCAAATATGCTTGAACTAATTTTGGCTCAAATTCAACACCACGCATTTGGCAAGTTTCTCTACAAGTTTCTTCTTCTAGTTTTCTATCTGTTTCAAAATCTTCTGCGCCGACTACACCAATTTTATCTTCTTCTGACACACCACTCCACAAAAAACACTCTCCATCTCCACTTATCTTTGCAATGAAGGTGACTTTATTTTTCATTTTTAATGGCTTTTGCTAGGTCTAAGAAAACATTGCCTATTTTAACTAAATCATCAGGAGAATCTAAAGCAATCATCATTTTAGATTGAAACACACTGTCGTTATCTTCATAGGCTATTACAACTTCTGGAACGACACCTTCCTCTGTTTCCATTTTGTCAAGTTCAACTAGGAATTCTCCATTCTGCAAGACGCATTTACATTTTGGCTCTGCATCTTTAATGGCTTTATTATAATCAATGTAACCTAGCTCTGTGGCAACTTCCAACAGCTTGTCCCAATGCTCATCTCCAATGGCTGCTGGATATGTTTGCATCGCATTATCAGCGGAGAAAACATCAACCAGAAATTTCCATTCTCCTATTTTACTGAACTCTTGGACGTTAGGATAAGTCGTTATGCGAACCGGCTTTCCATTTTCGTCATGCCAACACCAGTACGTCCTATGATATGCCCCTTGTGGTGTTTTTTGTGTTTTCTCTACTTCAATTTCCGCCAGTTTTGGAAGCATGCAAAACTGCACTAAAGAATCTCTATCCATTGGTTTAAATCCTAGTTATTAACAGTAAATACTTCCAGAACAAAGGAGGTTTCTATGACATTACTAGCAATTGCATGTCTAGTTCTCGCCGCCTTATTCCTTTGGAGATTTTTCACTCTTAAAAAGCAAAAAGAAGAAGAATCTGAGGAAAAAGGATTCGTAGTGATCGGAACTACAATTTTAGCTGTATGGCTATTTCCCGGTTCCGCCCTATTAATTATCGGCTTAATTTTAATCGCCCTGTTATGTGGCGGTTGCGGTGGCTGCGGAATGTAATCACGCCGCCCCTTTTAACTCCCTGAAAATTTCACTCAATGGTCGAGTGTCAATTCTATCGGGGCGTTCTATGTAAAGTTGCTTAGAAGCCTTGCTAATTCTAGCAAGGCTTCTAAATTCTTGCTCGTTATTTAATACCATCAAGTATTCTGTGATGATTTGATCTGTGGGTGGGAATTGACCTTGAAGGTATACACACAATTTTTCAATGTGTTGTCCATCCTTATAGACATTTACAATATGTCCATTGTTTCCTGGCAACTGATAAACTAAACCTGATCTTGCCCGAACACTTACAAATCCAAATCTTAAATAGGCGCGATATTGCTTTTCCCCAATCACTCGCCTCAAAGTTTGTCTTGCACGTAGTTCTCGCACATCATCCACTGGCCCTAAAGGATTTCTTGTGCGGATTGCTGGTGCTTGACGCGATCTAATTATTTCTTGTAGCCTTTGTTGTGGTGATTGGAGCGGTGTATAACCTTCAGCATAAAGATAAGGGGCGGGGTCGGTAGGTCCATACCACGCCATTCCCGTAGAGTCTTTCCTGATATAACATGTCTTATAGGTTTCTATATTGCTACTGCTAGTGATAGTAGCACGGTATTTAGTTGAACCTGAGCCCCAATCCCTCCAAGTATTTTGTCCCCAATCCATAGTGACAAATGTTTTGCCATCTTCACCCAAATAACCACTGGTCGTATTATTGTCGTAAACTAGACAATTAGAAGCAGTAGTGGTTTTATTATAGGTGATCGGGTTATAGGTGATCGTGTAATCATCACTGGCGGTGTAGCCGGTCATTAATTAGCCTCCTGCTACCATTGCTACTGGAAGAAATAAAACTTCCTCAGCGGTGGGATCAAATTCTTTCATCACTTGATCGGTAGCTTTGCCATCAACTCCTACGTTATATGGCACTAAACCTTGTTTTACAAGATTGAGAAACATATCCTTCGCATCTCTAATTTGTTGTAAAACTCGGCTATCCCAAACTACTCGCTTGTCCCCATCATCGGCGGTCATTACCCGAAAAACTCTGTCCAGGTCACTAACCTCATTAGCATCTTGGACTAAGAGAGAATCAGGAATTTCAACCTCTACAGCAGCCCCTAATTTATTTGCCACTCTAACAACAGGTACGGCTAAGGTAGTCATTTGCTTCTCCTGACTGAATCAATAAATTCTTGTTCTTCGGGTGTGGGTGGAAGTAAAAAATCCAGAAGCCACGGCAAATCATCTCTAATTAGATGAAATGCAGGATCGCCAATTTCAAATTTACGTTCTTCATGAGGAAGCTTATAAAGAACTTCCATTCTTTTCTTTTCTATTTCTTTAGCTCGTTCTATGTCTTCAGGCGAAAAATTCATTGCTTGAAAAAACTAATTATTGCTGCATCTCGTTCTGATCCTTGCCCCTCCTTGGCAATAGATTCATCAGAAACAGCACTAGGAGGCGGGCAAATCTCTTCGGCGGGCTTGTTGTCAAAACGTCCCGTTTCTTTTATCACACCATTCTTAATGACTCTTTGGTGTTTGTGTCCGCAATTAGGGCAGACAATTTCTACTGTCCTATTGAGGGCCATATTGAGGCGTATGAGGATGTATTTCCCACACCCGCCTCCACTCTTAGTACAATAGAATTCTTGCCAAACTCTATCTGCCATTCTAATCCCAATCTACGATATCTTCGGATTCAATCCGCTCACGTAGTTCGTCAAGAATCTCTGGATTCTCAGCAATTCTCTTGGCTATTTTAGTAGCCATTATTTTCTGTTGTTCGTTCATTTTTCTATTAAAAATGAATCCAGGGTCAGCAGGGTAATATTCTTCATCTGTCAGTTTGAGTTCACCAGATTCACCAACAAATTCAAAATTATCTCCACAGTTCCAACACTTGAACCCTTCAGGATCAACAGTAGTAACGTCTTCTAAATCGCCTACATTTAGAAAATTCTTTGATTCACATGAAGGGCATTTAATCTCATGCCAGGTGTTCATTATCCCACCGTGAATTTGTCAAGTTCTGTGAAAGTGTTCCCGGCTTGAATCTTAGTGACTTCAATGTAGGCATCCAAAGTGCCTGAAATGATGCCCGATTTCACCGTCAGTAATGTGCCTCGTTGCTTGTCTACAAAAGACCACTCTCTGCCGGGAAATCTAGCTAAATCTTCCCAAGCTTTAAACCACTCACCTGATGGCACGGCAACTTTTAAATTTTCAGCATCAACGTGAAAATGAACTTCACCTTGATTTTCATGAAATCTAACTTGTTGCTTCATCTCTGGAACAGGTGTGATAACTTGAGGCGGGGGAGCGGCTGGGGGAGGTCCAACGGTAGCTCCTGGTTTAACCGCAGCGGCAGGACCAACTTGTGCTTGTCTTTCACCACCCATGACTTTTCTCCTAATTGCAAAAGAATTGGGGTTCTTCCCCAGGGGCAAACCCCTCGTTGACAACTGTTGTTTCAGGCCCAATCCCGCCCTTGAATCTATCTGCTAAAGCCTGCAAGTCTTTTTCGTAAGCTAAAACAAAATTATAATTAGGAGTTCCAATTAATACATCTTGTCCCGATCTTAACCTTTCTATTGTTTCATCATGAAGGACAAAACAAAATCCTACACCGGGATTAGATTTTAATGATTCCCCATATTCTTCCCAATCGGGACCATTATATGTAATTAAAATGAATCGTGGATCATTCAAACCCACTTCAAGAGCTTGGAAACTAATTGGGTGGTCCTTCTTCAATTCTGAAATATTACCTTCATCAAGACCCAGTATCACTGTGTCATTTTCGCCATCCCCGCCTTTGGTGAGAAGTTTAAGCATAGGATACCCATGACAAAAAGCCCCCATTCGGGGGCTTTTTGATTTAGTCAAGGAAAGCCACATGTCGCATTGCGCGAGATTGGGTTTCGGTATTCATTGTGACTTCGTGCCAAAAGGTCAACACAACGGTTTTGTGATCGCCGTGACGAATCTTTCCCCGCACGTAAGCTTTGGGGTCTCTTTGCATCATTCGCCAACCGGCTTTTTTCTCTTCTCTGCTCAGTTTGTTGTAAGCCTTTGCGGAGATACCGTTCGGATGGCGGGAATTCACGTAAACCGTTTGTCCTCCGGTTCGGTAAAGCTCTGCCGCCATATGTGGTTTTCCCCGCCCCCTTTGAAGTGGTTCATCCTTCAAAATGAGGTTGGGGTCAACTTTTAAATCGGGTCGAGGGATGAAGAACCATTCACCCTGTCTAATTGAGGCGGGGTTCTTTCTCTTACCCCTCTTCTTTCGCTTCATTTTGGTTGTGGATTCGGAAGCCAAAACCTCGTCCGGTTTCAGAGCTTCCTTAGCCGTTTTCACATTTGAGGCGGAAGAAGATTCGGGGATTGCGGCGACAAACCAATCCCTTTCGTCGTGACCGCAAAGGAACTTGGCTTTCCCTTCGTCCGTTCTCGCCATCAAAAGCAAATGACGATCTTTGGGCTGGGTATCCAAGATTTGCAATTCTACGTCGGCCCCAGCACGGATGGAGAAGTAAGATCCTGCTTTGTCGCGCAGGATGTTCAAACTGACACCGGAAAACGGTTGTCGTCTGAATCCCCACCTGTTACGAGGCGGCGTGGTTGTGGGACGAGGCTCTTTTTGCACTTTAGCCCGCGCACCCATTTTTTCAAATTTGTCGGTAATCATGTGAATGCCTTCCTTTCGAGGCGTTCACTATTTAAGTAACCCGCCTCATTTTTCAATTGGTTTTTCAGGTTCTTTAACGGTATCTTCGGGTTTCTCAACTGAATCTTCTGGTTTTTCGGGCTTAACAGGTGGTGCCCATCTGGTACACAACATTTGCCCAGGACCAGTGTAAATTGTATATTCTACGCCTCTGTAGTAGGCATAATGCCAATTCTGGGGTTCTAGAATTTTTGCATCTAGAGTTTGGGTATCATCAATTAACTGTTGGGCAATTTTCTGTTCAACTATTGCCTCAAGTTGGGACTCTGTAATTGTAATAGTTTTCTCTTTTGGTGCCTCCTTTTTTGGTTCTTTCTCTTGACCGTAAGCTCCTGCTAAGAACACACAGGCTACGATACTTAGACAACCAATGCACACCACTGCAACAATCGCTCTTGTAGACATTTCTACACTCCTAAGGGTTCAGATTTTCAACTACAATCTCAGCTACGAACAATAGCGTGCCGAATAATGCACCACACAAAGCACCCAACACGGCTATGTCACGATATTTCATAATTCTTAATCCCGTAAGCCAACTTCTGTTCTATGTTGTCATTTATCTTTTGGCCGCTACCCGTCCTCATCGAGCCGCTCACCCTCTCGGACTGTTTGCGTTGCTGCCTCGGTGGTGCAAGCGAGATATGCGAGATATGATTCATCGTCAGCGAAGTTATATGGAACAATTCCTATTTGCTCCCAAACTTCGAATCGTTGAATCATATCTTTCAATTATCTCTCCCACCTTAAGCGGTACAGGCTGGACTTTCCTCACATTCCACTTTCATGGAGTAGTGCGACAACTCGGATTAAGAATTAACTGTATCTATTCTGGTCTTCCAACGCCAAGTATGTAACCACACTCTAGCATTCTTGGCGTGTTCTGCTACATCTTCACCTGGATGTTTCGCTTCGTGTGGCAACTTCCACCCCGAATTTCTTTTGAGGCGGTCTTGAATTATTTTTTCTTGTTCCTCAAATGAAGGGGAAGTATTGATGCACACTACTAGATCAAAAGGCCAACAACTGACCACTTTACCTTTTCTGCCCGCGTGTTTGCCCTTTGTGATTAAAGCTTCTCTATCTTTGTTGTACTGACGCGACATGCTATGGATGCCAGAACTGATAAACAATAGGACAATTATTAGACATATAGCTGTAATCATTTGCCTTTGCCTTATTTGTAGTGGGAATCCCACCAATTCCTAATATAATTCTTACCGAAAACTGATTGCCAAATGTTACATGGAATATCTATAAACAAGTAGCACAATACATTAATCATTGAGGCGGCTTCCAATACATCGTGCCCGAGAATGGTTTTGATAATCTGTAATCTTTGTTTCTTCCCTTGTTTGGGATTAATCCATTTCTTCGGTAAAATCGGGTCAATGCAGCTTTCTTTCCTTTGCCGGGTTCAGGGGCTACTATCAAAGGTTTGCCAACGGATGCTGCAAAATCTTTCAGTGCTGATATTACTGCTGATCCAATTCCTTGGTTTCTACTATCTTTGTGAATTTTAATGTCCGACAATTCTACGGAGTAAATATTTTCCCAAGCAAAAAGTGACGCTATTTCTGGATACTGCTGTTCCAGAGAAGCCACTAGTTTTTGAAGTTCGCTATTCTCTTCTAGCCATTGTCGGAATTGCATACCCTATTTAGGGCTGTTTTCTGATTTCCTGATCTATCTCCCTAACCTCATCTTCTATGCCTGAAATTCCCTTTTTAAATTCAGAGATACCCTGGCCCAGCCCTTTCATCGCACCAGGAAGGCGTTTTCCAAAGAGCAGTATCCCTATCACCCCGATGATGATTAGCTCAGTTGGGCCGGGCATACCTATAAATGCGAACATACAAACCTCCTTATCTATCATACCATAGGATTTCGGAACGTCAACTATCCATATTGACAGGAATGGTTGTTACAATTAACAAATCATCGGAATCCATACGCTTTGTGACTTCATCATCCCCTGTTGTCCACTTTACGTCTGCCCAACTTCCGTCTTTTGCCACCCTCTTTACATACCCTACAGGTTTGCACCCCTTTTCAATCACCCAATCGCCTTTTTTTAAATCTCTTCTTATTTTCATGTGTTTTACCTTCGGGGTCAGTGCTGCCGTACCCGTAAACTCCACCGTAGACCAACAATATGTGATTGTCAAGATGCATCCCAGGGTAATGTAATTTGCGACGTATTTACGGTAATGTTGTGACCGTATTCTAGTGTGGGTTTAGGCAATCTTACCGAATACAAATCCTTTTGCTCCCCAACAGGCTCTACCTTCATCCTGCCTTTTTTACCTTTAAGTCTCTCTACAAGATTTGAGAAAACAACAAGTTCGGCTGTAGCACCGTCTTGTAATTTAACCTCCACATTCATCTTGTTGCTAAATTCATCTAAAATTTCACATTCTAACCATACAAACTGTTCATATACACTCATATTATAAAACCTCCAGCGGAAGGCACGGGACTCGAACCCGCAACCGCATTATACGGCAGGTGATTTCCAGTCACCCCGCTAGCCAATTCGCTTACCTTCCCAGTGGGGGCGAGGGTTGTTTTTTCTAACTCAATCCGTTCGACCGAGGCCCCCTGATATATTCTTGGATATTCTAATCTAGTGAGGCTTTATTATTAATTGTTCTCCCAAGGGTCTGATTCTTCTTCTTCATCTATATCAACTACCTCTATCTCTCCATCATCATTAACCTTAAGGAATGAAAAATTATCGGGGCGTTCTCCTTCTGCAATCTTGTGTAACATCATTCCCGCTTGGGCCAAAGCGCTCATACAGTCGTGTGGCCCCATATTTGACACATGACACTCTAATGTGTCTTCCATATCCGTAAGTCCCGAGCCTTCATCAAACAATATGACGAAGGATTTATTCCTTTTATTTAATTCACCTAGAATTTGACCAGTTGTAGCTAATTCTAAATCAATCATTTTTCTAAGCCTTATTCGCAAGTCTCTTTTTGGCGAGTTTCTTTTTCACAGGCTTCTTTTTAGCTACTTTCACCTTAGCGAGTTTCTTTTTCACGGGCATCTTTTTAGCTACTTTCACCTTAGCGAGTTTCTTTTTCACGGGCATCTTTTTAGCTACTTTCACCTTAGCGAGTTTCTTTTTCACGGGCATCTTTTTAGCCAGTTTCTTCTTAGCTACCTTCTTCTTGGCGAGTTTCTTCTTAGCCACCTTCTTCTTGGCTGTCTTTTTAGTTGCCTTCTTTACGGGTGCCTTAGCAAGTTTCTTTTTGGCTACCTTCTTTTTAACGGTTCTGGTAGGTCGAAGTAGTCTATTAATATCCTTCATTTCTTTAGTTGTGGCATACTTAGTCTCTACTTTCTTTTTGGCTTTCATTGCGACCTTCCTTTTTCGCAATGGTGGTTTAATCTTGGGCAAATCCATTTCAATTTCGTACTCAAGATAAGGAGCATCAAAATCTAATATTATTCTTTGACACTTCTCCGCCTCAGCTTTGGAAGTGTACTTGTTGAATGTGTCCCAACAATTTAAAAACCAACCGAGGGGCTTCTTGTTGTATTGTATTTTCCCCTGTATTTTTTTACCCTCTGCTGTAGTTTGTTCCCAAGCACGCCAACTACCAAAATTTGTGTATAAAGCTTTGTGGCTTCCATCCCCATTAAAAGATGTTTGGAAAAAACGCTGAATGGAAGTATCTATATTTTCACCATAAGCTCCGCAGATTCGCCACCCCTCATAAATATTACCCACCGTAGGTTGATACACATTGCTTTTTATTGACCGCATTTCATCTTTAGCAAACGCTACGAATAGGGTTTGGTTTCTAAAATAAAATAATGTTATAGGGAATTCAACATAATGTACCTTAAGGTCATACCCGTTATAGACTACGCGCCTTTGAGGTTCATATTCCCTAAGAACATCTTTTCTATTTGTTACACCCCTAGTCGTCGCTAGAACCCGATATGCCATCCTGATTTCCTTTTTCAACAACGGCTGCCGTTATTAATAGGTGTTGGCAAAAGTCGCGGCCAAATACCTCAGCGATTAAATTCCATTCACGCTCGTCATTCTGAGCATGTTCCTCAGGAGTAAGCTCAACAATAGGCCCGAATGCCTTTTCCAAAAACCGTTTTCGTTCTGCAATTTCTTCTTTTGTTGGAAGTGGCTCGTTGGGGCACTCTTGGTTGCGGTATTCTTCATGAATCTTAGGATTGATCTTTTCCGCCATCCTGCCGGGCAATTCACGAAGATCATAGTTGAAACCGCAAGTGCAAGGTGCGTAACCATACACTTCAACAGCCCGAAAGACCGCGCAGGGAGCAAAGTGGTTAAGAACCCCCTCACGCCGGGCTATTACAGGTCTGAAATACCTGTCTTTAAGAAGTTGGAGATGTTTTATTGTACGCTCTTTTTCGTCCATTGATAGCTCCAATAAAACAAGCCCTTATCTACATTCTACCATAGATAAGGGCAAAGGAAAGTGGCCTTGGCGGGATTCGAACCCGCACGGGGATACCCCCACATGGTCCTGAACCATGCGCGTCTGCCATTTCGCCACAAGGCCATTATTAATACTATATAACGAACAACGGAGGCTACATGTTAAAAGTTAATTGTAATTATGGAAATCATCACGTAAGAGTAAAGCACAGAAAGTTCATTTCTGTAGCTATTACTAGCCGTTGCAATCTAAAGTGCGCTAGCTGCTCTCAGTTGTGTGGAGTAAGACGAAAACGTTGGGATATTTCATTAGATCAGTTAAAAATCAATTTGGATGTAATTAAAAATACTCGCAAGAAATCAAACCGGCTAGTGATAATTTACGGGGGAGAGCCAACATTACACCGCCAGTGGGAAGAAGTTTTACAGATACTTAGAACGTACAAAACCCTCCGATTCACTGTTTGCACCAACGGCAGAGTTCGAGTTACTCCTGAAAAAGATCCTCAAATAAAATATAGAGTTAATACCCTTAAGCAAAAAAACAAAGGAGCAAACATTATGACTTGGCATGCTCCAAAAGACTTATACCCTCGTAGAAGGTCACAATCCTTTTGGAAAGCAGCCCAGCGTAGATGTTATTTATGGAAACGTTGTGGTGTTTGTATTTATGATGATCGCGCCTACATATGTACCGTTGCTGCTGCTATGGATTTTGCGTTGGGAAAGCCTTATGGTTGGAAAGTGAATGGTGAAAACACATTTCACAAAACAGATGAACAAATTAATCAACAAGGAAATATTTTCTGCCAAAGATGTCAGTGGTGTTTGTGTCAAAAACATCAAAGGGGCCAACATCCCACAATAATATCAAAAACTAATTTTGACATTATGAAAGCTTTGAATTTGAAGTGTAAAAAAATAAAACGAGGGATCGTTGCGGTAAAGTGATTACCAATCTTTATAATCAGTTAAATCTAATTCCTCTTTAGTGATATTATTTACAACTTTGATAACCATGCCAAGTCCTGTAGGTGTAAACATATAGGTGAATCCGCCTCCTATTGCTCCATAATTAGGGCCACCCACTCTAGCTACATCGGTTCCCTCTTGTTGTTTAGCCACCTTGGCGTTCTGTTCCTGTTTCCAAGTATCAATTTGTGCTTGTTGATTTTTAGATATTATAAACATTTATTTCTCCTAGTGCCGAAGAGAGGACTCGAACCTCCACGCCCCGAAGGACATGAGTTCCTAAAACTCAGGCGTCTACCAATTCCGCCACTTCGGCTTGTTTTTTCCGTCGTTCTCTTTGTTGCTTTGCAATCGTAGTTATCTCTGCCCAACCTTTTGATCCACACCACCCATCTGTTTGACTATGGCAATTGGGACAATTAAATTCTAAGTTTTCTTTTCTGTCATCAAGCCAATCTTTATTTTTGTGATCCACTTGGAGCATAATTGGTTTTCCATTCCATTCTCCCTCTAACCCACAAGTGCATTTGTATTCTCTTCCTGATTCAATTAATGCTCTTCTTAATCGAAAAGAGTGTTGCCTTTTGCCGTGTGTCCTTTTAATCAATATTTCTTGCCATGTTTTCTTTTTTGGACCACCCCTATGATTTTTACCACAATTGGCCGCCCGCCCTAGAAAATGTGATGTATCTAAACCAAATTCTTTTATTTTACGTGAAATATGTGTGTGTGACCCGCCTGCCTCTTTTAAACCCAACTTTCTTAGCACTTGAGCTATAGAAATAGATTCTTCAACTAATGGTTTTAGTAATGCTTTTGTGTATTTGCTCATACATTAATATAGTATGAGTCTTCCATTTTTTTTGTGTTTTCCAATCATTTTTCGGCATATTGTTTCCACTTTTCATCTAGCCACTTATAAAGGGCTTTGTTTTCTACTGATTGAGCATGACCTATTATCTTCTCACCAGTATCTACATAACGGTGACCTTTTTCTGGCCCTGTTTCTATTGGTCGCTTGCTTTCTTCACCAATCGCCCCATCTTTATCGTCCCACCCCTGCGACTCCGTACAAGGCTCACCTGTGTCCTTGTAATGCCAATCATTAAAATACTCTACTGGTCGTCCAGTTTCAGTACAAATCGGAGGGTATAAAGACTCTTCTAAAGGAATACCTTCAGGCACAGGTTCTAATTCTTCTAACGCATGCACAGTCCCAAAAGGAGGCCCTGTATCCCAGTGATACTCCGTAAATAAGTAATAATTACCAAACTTCTCCCTAATCCCTATAAACCCACTAACTGCCTCCCTGAATACCCCTAAAGATAAATTCCTAGAGGATATCCGGTAAAGCATTCCATTCTTGCATTCGTCAAGAGGAATCATACTAGCCACCGTCTAATTTGATTTTCCAACTCATCTAAACTTGATACTATTTCAATTTCGGGGCGGACCAATTCAACTTGAACTTCCAAATCAAATCTGCGTTCGTAATCAGGATGTACGCCCACAAACAGGTTGTATTTCTTATCCAACACCTTGCCCAACTCAAACAAAGTGATTGGCTGGATAGTTTCAGGAGTAAACCAAAAACTTACCGCCTCGGTATTACCCAACCAAAAGTGTTCCCATTTAATTTGTCTTTTTGCCTCGGGGCCTTCTTTTCCGAATTCTTCCCTTCGCCTCGGATTCACCACAAATAGGTCGGTATCCTCAAATCTTTTAGCGAAATCAAATTGCCAAGGCTCACACCCGGAGATACCACCAGCGAGGAAGATGCTTTGTACGTCAACGAATTCAGCCACATCACAGTTATTCGGGGCTTCCAGGTATCTCATCTTCATCCTCCTTGTCGCATTTATTACAAATTACAGAGCCATGTTCAGGCACAAACCACACACCACATTCTTTACATTTGGTAGTATCGTTTATTTCACACACCATTTGCATTAATATTTGTTGCTTCATAATACAAGAGGCGTAAGGTGTCCCCGCTACCAAGACCTTGCGGGAAGGTTGTATTTGCCAGGCCGGTTACCTCCACCTTACCACCATTTCCTTCCATTGGGCCTATTTAATGTTAAATGGAAAGCAACAGCCTTATCATCAAAGCCTGTGGTTTCCGAAATATAAGTCATTACCGCCTCTTTATCTTCAGGAGTACGAGCAGCACTTAAGAGGCGTTCAATATGGTCTTCAACTTCTGGTTTTAATTCTAATTGCTCAAAAGTTTCACAATAACAATATTTACAACCTACGGGCTCCATGTCTTCATAGGAATCAAAATGCCTGTGATAATGATGGCCGCATTTGCAAATCCTGTAGTTGCCAAACTCAGGGTCATATAGTGGGGGTAGTTCGTCTCCTACACAAAGTTCCAATTCATTTCTTACCACTCTGACAACATAACCGTTATCAAGATGAAGTAGAGTTTGCCATTTCATGGCCTCTACTTTTACTATCGTTCTTCCTGCTAATTCATTTATATCCAATTTATCTTCCTGTCAATGCTCTTTCATAAAGATTCTTCACAGCTTCTTTGCAAGGTTGGGTGTATTGAATGCCCGGTTCCGTTAATGAAGGCATAAGAAAAACCATACCTTCATGAAGTTGATCTTTTGGTATTCCCATTACGACACTGAAATTATTTAAATCAACCATTTGTTCTTCTTCATCCCCCCACCACTCTAACTGATCTTCCGCATGCGACTCAGGATGATCGGGGCATAGTTCCGTAGATTTTGCCATTAACACCCTTACAGTGTCGTCGTAATCAGGAGCCCTAAAAATTTCATCAATACATAAACGAAGCATGATAAACTCCCTTTTCTAATATAGGAACGAAATCACATAAGTAGCCGAGGCGGGATTCGAACCCGCACGCCCTTAACGGGCACGGGATTTTAAGTCCCGAGCGTCTGCCAATTCCGCCACTCGGCCCTCTCCACTTTTACCCGATCTAAGAAACATAAAGGTTCCAAAAAGTATTCCAAAAGTACCCAATACTACGGCCACTAGACCCGGTGTTAAAATACTGAAATCTTTGTTAGCACTTCCAATTCCTGCATACCAAGCGCCAAATATCGCTGCACTATGCCCAACCACAAGAGAGAGCGAACCCAACGCAGCACGGGGAGCTTTGACCCCCATTTTGGTCATTAGTTTAATCATTAATTTACATCCGTTGGTACATTTCGTTGTTCCCAATGGTTCTCTAATGCTCCCTCAATGAAAACCAACCAAAGCTCTCGGTCAGAATCCCAAGTTACAAATGATTTAAACATTACAGGACCATTGGGATTGGGGCGGATATCGACCTGCCTCATTACCCCAGCATCACCACCGAATTCAATTTTTAACGAGGCGGCTACCTCTTCGTTTCCATCAATATCTTCTACTATCCCCTCAACCATCCTCGCCACTCTCTCTTTTGTATCCTCCCGTCCTACACACTGGACAGCAGCACGCATCATGGGAGAGAACGAACAAACATAGGGAATATGAAAGCCGTCAGATGTAAGATAGTCGGAAACGAATGCATAGTTTTTCATTTTTTCTTCCTGTGACAATCACAGCGACATGGTGTTTTGTTGCCCGCCTTCTTAGAACACTCTTTTGGAGTTAATCCAGGGGCGGCACAACAACATACCGTTTGCTTTACCTCACCATCTACAATCCGCTTAACTTCCGTCCAATACTCACCAGATTTGCGGAAAGTAGTCATAGTACCGAAGGTGGGATTTGAACCCACACGCCCTTACGGACAATAGATTTTGAATCTATCGCGTCTGCCATTCCGCCACTTCGGCTAATTATTAAGATGCAAATGTTCTTTGCGGTAACGATCCTGCAATTCTTGCCCGCCTCCTAATTTCTCAATGTCCGACAGACCAGTTTTTTCACCTAATGCTTGAATACAAATTGGGCAACATGGAGTATTTTCCTCAGGATCGCGGTTATCAATAATCAACAGACCACAAAATGTCAAAGAGGCATCGGCATCGCCCATGTGAACAAAACCGTTAATTTGTGTTACATCAAATGAGTCTATTTTTTCACTTTGGCTCATTGCTTGTCCCTGGCGCGTTACGACTGATAGGTGTTTGAGCATTTGCCTCCGCAGACTCAGCAAATTCTGCTAGGTCTTTAAACACTTTATTTGCTTCTGTAGACAAATTACTTGCCATTCCTATTACTCTTTCCACCGAATCACGCATTTTCTCTAATTTTACTTCCGGTGTAAGTTTTTCAAGCCACTCTAAGACGGAAGTATTATTATCCCATTTATTAGGAAGATCACCAATTAGATCAACGCCTCTATAATTTATTTTGAATTTACCGCACTGACAGCGGTAGTAATGATAACTCGGCCATCTATTACAAACTCCCCCACGATCTAGGATATCGGTCTTTTTTAGCCCGCTTTTTCCACCTAAACATTCCCATTTATGTTTGTGTCCTAAACCAAACATTTAATCTTCCTTAATCTGGGGTTACTTGTTCGCCGGAAATCTCTTCAATTAGAGATTCGTAATGCATAACGAGGCTTATCCAGGGATCAATTTGCTCTAATAGTTCATCTCTGTTTAGCTTTTGTAGATTGCTTGACAACATCCAATACTCAGGTTTTGTGAGTGGTCTTTCTCTAGCCTTTTTTAGAATTTCTACCTCGGCACGGACTTCTTTCAATCGACTTGATAAAGCATGTTCAAGCAAAAAGCAATCATCAATACCAAACACTAACGTTTTATATCTTGTTTGCTGGTCTTCCCACCATCGTTCGAATTGTTCATCTGACTTGAAATTACATACCTCCACCCGATCAAACATCTCAGTATTGGGAGGCATTTCACCCGCAAAGTCTTCCTCGGCTTTTTCGCCATCTTTCCAGAGGACGGGGATGTTCTTCCAATATGCTACTGTGCGTATCATTTGTCTCCCTTTAATTTTCTACCATGCTTTGCAAGAGTCTCTCTCAATTCAATTAATGTTGAATTGCCAAAATTGGGACAATTTACAAAATCGTCTGCGGTAAAAGAACACAACTCATTAAAACAAAAATTCTTTCTATCGGCTTGCCCATATTTTCCATACATAAGACGAATAAAAGCCTTTTTGGCTCGCAATGGCATTTGGGAATAAAATAATTTAAACTCATCTGTTGGAAGACAATCATCAACTCTCACTTCAACAGTGGCTTTCATCGCCTTTTTTACCGTCGCTTCTAATGCTTCAAATTGTTGCACCCAATCTTCATGTGGATTTTTACAGGTTTCACTTGCTATATGACAAAGCTTATAGACAAAACTCTGCCAGTCTGTTGGGGGTTCTAAGTCTAGAAGTGTGAAACCCTCTAAAGTTTTACATACTCTTTCAGAAAGATCAGACATTTTAAACTCCTTTAAAAGTGCCGAAGGTGGGACTTGAACCCACACGGGATTTCTCCCACATGGCCCTCAACCATGCGCGTCTGCCAATTCCGCCACTTCGGCTATTTTCTATTTTCTTCCCTACGTTGCCTGAAACTTTTACCATCTGGATTGCGAGGGGCATCCAAATCTTTTTGATCTTCTTCTAAACACCATTTAACAAATTTACAAATTATGTCCAACTCTTCTTTTGATGCATCTACATGATCAAATCGCCAATGGTCTAATCTTATAGCCAAGTTCTCTGAACATTCTTCAATTAAATCAGCGGGCTCTATTTTCATTCCTGCCTTTCATCTATTGTTTTAAACTCTTCATGACAAGCAAAACATCTAACTATGTGGGGAATTTGAACCATTTCAAATTGATCCCAACCTTCTGGTAGCTCTTCCCATTCTTCTAGTCCATGAAAATCACGATATGCTTCCTCCCGCCCCTCTTTTGTAAATTCTGCCTTTTGAGGAAGGGCATAATTAGCGGCATCGCAATGTGGGCAATACCAATGATAGGCGGTTTGTAATTCAACTACTTTCATGTTTTTTTACAGGGACAACTTGAACAGCCATCATCTAATGATCTTTCCCAACAGGTAATACTATCACCACAGGTATTGCGATTTCCGCCTCCTATTGTAAATGTGACTATCCTAGATTTGGGTTCTTCTGGAAGTTTTGGTACAAAAACTCCTGCAATACAAGTAGCCAAAAAACTACGTCTTTTCATGATTCGTACCCGTTGTATCTCCCATAGCCCGGTTGGCATTCTGGGTTTCTTTTTGCTCTACGACGCTCAATTCTTCTTTTGCTAACTTTCAGGTGACGATGATACTTCCCGTGGCAGTAACCATCGGCTTGTTCTACGCTAGCTACTTTTCTGTCTTTAGCCATTGATAGTCTCCCATTTACAGTATACCACACATTCAGCTAATGGAAACCAAATCAAATCCGTAAAAGCCATCCACTTGCTCTTTATTGCCGGTATCGTCTTCTATCTCGGCATGTTTGTATTGAGCCTTCAAACAAGCCGCCTCTGCCCTTTCTCGGGTTTTAAATAGAAAAACGGACTGACAACATCCACAGATTGCTTGGCAAGTTACCTTAGTCCAGCCTTTATATTCATTTTTATATTTATCCTCCACTTTATCTAATGTACGTTTAGATTTAGGAGGCGTGGGCTTTTTACGCTCAAATTTCTTCTGTTTTCTCTTTTTCATTTTTCTCAAAATGCCATTTATTTAATTGTTGTCGCAATTCCTCTAACTCTTCTTCTCTGAATGTCATATTACGGAATTCAGTCTTCACCTGATATCCAGCACCACCCGCAGGGTAGCAAATTTCTCTTTTGCACTTTACTAGACACCAACCATCTTCATTGGTAATGATATGGATTTTTCTCATATCGCTTCACCATTTCAATTATAATATTGCCTTTTTCATCGGTGTTTTCACATTCTGGACAAAGTTCAAGACCAGTCCCGCCGATTACGCTTTCTAAATATGCGGTTCTAGAAAACGCCTTCTTACATTCTGGACATTCCGTAGTGACTTCTACTTTTGTTCCCCAAGTCATAATTTTCTTTTTTTTGATGAATCTCTACTTTCTCAACTCTAAATTTCTTTCTATAGCTTTTTCAAGACTAGTTGCCTTAATGGCCCCATAAAACTGTTCTAATTTTGGGGCGAAACAAAAGTAGGTCTTTTCCATCGAAATCTCCTTTTGTTTTATTTAGTGGCACAAGAGGGATTCGAACCCTCATCCACATGTTTTTGAAACATGTCGCTCTGCCAGGGTGATTGGCGTATTGTGCCTCAGTGGCTCAGGTGGGATTCGAACCCACATCCACATAATTTTAAGTTATGTCGCTCTGCCGTTAGTTGGCGTACTGAGCCTTCATCATCCAAATGCCTTTCTAGCATCTGTTTCGTTATTGAACAAACGACAACCCCAATAGGTTAAACTGTTTTCGTCAAACGATGAGTTGTTAGCTAATGCTATTTTACATGCTTCGTTAAAAGTGTCTGCTTCTTGAATGGCATACAAGAAAGCCGTACCACTCTGTCCCGTCGCCCTAAACCCTTCTACCCAAATTTCAAATTTCATTTTAACCTCTTTTTTCAAGTAGCACGGGAGGGATTCGAACCCTCATCCACTAGTTTCTAAAACTAGTCGCTCTGCCAGGGTGATTGGCGTACCGTGCCATATTTACAAGTTGTCACTCAATGATTTTAAATCTTTTATAATTTGCTTATCAATAGGCTCTAAAAGTTTTGAACTAATATCCGCATGCTTAGCACATGATGCACACAAATGCCGAAGACCATTCAAATACTGCCGCGTTGTTACCGCATCTTCATCGCAGGTCGCCCTTGGATTGCTACTATGCCAATGTTCGCATTTCATGATAAAATTAAGTTAATTGTGCGTGGTCCACACCCCTTTCAGGGTTCTGTTACTGCTTCGGGTAGTCAGTGGTTTATTTCTGACCTTGAAGCAACCTATCTTGTGTGGTAGGTCTGCGGGTATCAGTCATTTTTGTTCAACTTGTAAGAGTTACTTACAAGTTGGATTTGTTAGACATTCCCGCCCCCGCTTTATTACGTATGCGGTTGCCACCGTCCAATAGTTCTCCATCTATCGGACCCTTTCGCTGGTTAAGGCGATACCGACACAATCAACTTTGTTTGCAGCTTAGGATCAATACATGCACCCTGACCTTACGCCCGCAAGCGGCCAATTAATTTGACTTACCAGGCAGCACCTTGTTAGTTCCCCTAAGCCCCATCAAGGCTATTCGGTTGCAAACAAGCGGAAGGTGGGGGATTCGAACCCAACCAACCCATTTTCAGGGCGACCGGCTTCCAACCGGCTTCCTAACCATTCGGTTACCTTCCAAATTATAAAGCGGAAGGAGCCGGAGTCGAACCGGCACGGGTCGTTAACCCCTAACAGTTTTCAAAACTGCGGCCACCACCACATTGGCTTGCCCTTCCTAAAAAGCGGAAGCGACTGGAATCGAACCAGCACCGGGTTTGAAACCGGAATTGATTAGCAATCAACCGCAACGAGCCAATATTTGCCTCGCTTCCGTAAGTGCGCCAGAGAGGAATCGAACCTCTACAGCCGAAGGCGTGTGATTTACAGTCACAGGGGCTCACCACCTGCCCAACTGACGCATTTTTAACTCCTAGTGGGCCGGGAGGGATTCGAACCCCCATCGTTTACCCTGTGGGACGTGATTTACAGTCACGTAGCTTCACCATTTGCATACCGACCCTAAGCGGAAGCGGTGGGACTCGAACCCACAACGGGCTTTCGCCGCGCACTTGTTTTCGAGACAAGCTCCTCATCCAGCCGGATCGCTTCCGTAGGCTTTACCAAATTGTCAAAGATCTCTCTGCCGCCTCTTTGAGACAGCCTTTTCTCTCAAGTACAATTCCAATTCTTTCGCATCTTCTGGGGTCATTGAAGCAATCTTATCTCCAAGAGCCCTAATCCAATCATCGGGATTTGTTGTGCCCACTTTCGGTGGTTTCCGAGGCGGCACCAAATCCGGGTTTGTTTTCAATTCTTCTGAAAACTCTTCCAAACCTTCAATGATTTTCTCTGCTATAGTTTTCATAGTGGTACGGGCCGGATTCGAACCGGCGTCTCCTGGGCTTCAACCAAGCGCTATTCCAAACTCAGCTACCGCACCTTTTAGTGCTACGGACTGGATTTGAACCAGTGACACCCAGATTTTCAGTCTAGTGCTCTACCGGGCTGAGCTACCGCAGCATTTTAAGTTTTACATCATATATCCTGAACCATCTCTACCGCCATCTGTACGACAAGGAAGATCTTCTTGACTTCCTTTTGGTGGTTCTGGTCGTTCTCCCATGTTCTCGGGTGGATTTTGACCACCTTTACAAATTTCTGGTTCTGTTATGTGCTTCATTTATGTTACTCCAATAAAAAAAGCCTTTTTCCGGCGTTGCGCCGGAAAAAGGCTTTATCGTTGAATCCTCTTAGCCTTAGGCGCACCGCCACCGATCACTGAGATACAGTGATAAAAACAAAAAACTAAGGCTTGAGGAGAAGATACCCATTTTAAACACTTCCTTTTCGTGATTTCAACCCACGCCATAAAGGCGATTGTTGTGTAATCTATTATAGTCCACTCAGGACAAATTTTCAAGAGTTTTTTTCCAAGAGTTAGCGAGTGGGTGGTGGTGGCTGCTAGGATGGTAAGCATCTTCGAGCGTCCTGACCCACCCGCCGACTCTATGACGCATTTTTCATTCGGCAGGTTCGGTACAATTCCTTTTTTTCTTCAAGCCCCCCGATCTGACTACTTCATTGATCGCCAAAAGAAGGGCTTCTCCCATATTCCTGCCTGTTTCTATGAATTCATCACCATCTTCATTCCAAACTCTAGCTCTCAATGACGTAGAGACCTCATCATGAGGGTATACGCCAACCTCCCAATACCATTTGGTTTCGGGCCACTCATTAGAATGAAGACAATTCGCAGCCAACTCCGCCACACTAGCAGGATCGTGTGCAATTACTACTTCAGATGTCCAAACACCCCCTATTACGGTGGATATGTTTTCCGCTAAGTCTTCTGGCAACAGGTCCATATTCCCATGATACCACACGAAATTACGATGTAAAGCTACTCTCTTAGAGAAAATAGGAGAAATCTATGAGAATCAAAGGCGGCTTCGTACCCAAGATTACGATAAACAATCAATTTGGAGATGCATTTGAGGCTCCTCAAAAAGTTACCTCAGAGGAGAAGATTGAAAAGCTTAAAAAGGCAAAAAGGGTGGAAACCCCTGTTATTGAAGTGCCTATTTCTCCTGTTGGTCCTAAGAATGTTTTATTTCTTTACCCGGCGACTGAAGAAAACAATAGGCTAGATTTATACCTCAATAATTTATTTGACCGCGACAGTGTGGGTGTTGCAAAAACATTTCAAGAAGTTGCGGATCAAATGAGTGCGTATGATGTTTTGCATATTCAATACGATGAAGAGTTGTATAATGATAAAGAGTTAGTGCAGTTAATGGAAGCTCTTAAGGGCAAATATAATATAAACATTTTTATCACTCTCAATACATTAACTAGCGAAAAAACACAATTCTATCAATATTTGTCACGCATTTGCCATGTGGTTGTCAACAACTCTATTCCAGCAAGATTTAATCAGAATATAAACTTCATAGAGCCCGGTTGTGTGGCGGTTGATGTGCCTTTCCAATCTGAAAAAAATGATAAGATTGCCACATTCGGGTTTTCAACTCCTATCAAGAATACAGAATCTTTGGGAATGATCGCTAAAGAACTAGACACGGAGGTTGATGTTTATAGTCCGAACGAATATATGGGCAGCTATTCAGGGGTCAATATAATAAATGAATTTATCCCAATGGATGAACTACTTGAAAAGCTCTCCCAATACCGCCTCTTATTATTTCTCCGTAGAAATTCTTCTTATTTGAGTGCTAGTCACAGTGTTCGTTTGGCTTTAAATTGCAGGGTGCCAATTATCTGTCAGTCTTCACCATACTTCAGTGATTTAGCCCATGTGGTCAAAGTGGCTGATTATGAGGATATTCCTAGAACGATCCACAGTTTATTTTCTGATGAGTCTCAATATCATGAGATGATTGCAAAACAAGAGGATTTTTTAGCCCAACACACTGTAGATGAGGCATTCCAGCAACACTTAGTTTTATACGATAGAGTGTTAAGGTAATATAATAAATACAAGCAAGGAGGTCAAGTATGAATATGATTGGTTGGATTGTAATTATTTTACTGGCGGCTGCTTTCATGTATTGGCAGAGACGCAAAATCCTTCTTTCTTTAATGAATTGGAGCATCTACACCTGGGTCTTACGAAGGGTTATCCCTTACATTAGATTTAGCTTCTACTACACCACCATGAGAGGGTGGAAATACAAAAGAGGGTATGAACTTTTAAAGCCAGGACATATTCTTCTTACTAAAGACAATTCAAAGTTATCCACTTTTTTGATCCCCGGCAGTCTTCCACATGCTGCTCTTTGTGTTGGGAAGATTGAAGATGGGGATGATTATGAAATTGGGGAGATGATAGCCAAGGGTTATACTAAGAGTTTCTTTTTTGATTGCTGCCACGAAGCAGATAGAATTGTAATTTTAGATTGTGTTGATTGGGATGATGAATACAAGCAAAAAGTTATAGAGAAATGCAAAACCTTTGAGGGTTTGCCTTACGATCTACAGTTTGATTTCGGGGTTGCTGCTCTCTATTGTTCTGAACTCGTTTATCAAGCAGACTTTGAGAGGCGATTAGATGTCAATAAGGCTGATTTGATGGGACTCAATGTGCGAGAGTATATTACACCCCAAGGTCTTTTCAACGCCAAAAATGTGGTGGTAGTTTGGGACTCCGATCAGGAAGAAATTGACGATGAAGAATTTAATACAGCATATTTGAGATTTCAATGATACGATATGTGATACCATTCAATAGAGCTAAAAATATAGGTGTTTCTTACAATGAAGCATTTAATGGATTAAACAATGATGATTTTGTTTGTTTTGTTGATGGAGATACCATCTTTTTAGACAGCTATTTTGGAACTAAGATTGAAGATATATTAAAGTACAATGAGAAAAAAGGAATAACAATAAATGCAGCCACATGCATGACCAACAGAGTGTATTGTAAATGGCAAATTTATAATGATGAATGGTCTAATGATAATATGTTAGACCATGACAAATTCACTAAAGAATGTTGGGCAGAACATGGTACAAATGTTGAAGAAATAACCAACGAACATATTACTCAGCCACCGCATGGCAATTATCTAATGAGTGGTGTAATGATTCTGCTGAGAAAATCAACTTGGCTAAAAGTTGGTAAATTTAGAACAAAAGGGATGTTGAGGGTAGATAATAACCTTCATCAAAAATTAATTAACCATAATGAAAAATTATATTTAATGAAGGGGATTTATCTCTATCATAAATACAGATTTGGAAACATCAGTGATAAAGGACACTTGAGAAAAAGGAAAAGAAAAACGGTTATAAACGTGGGCCGAGGAAGGACGGGGACAACAAGTTTAAATAGAGCATTACGTATGCTGGGATATTGTTCGCTTCATGATCCAAATGTAATTAGAGGCATGCCTATCTTGGATGGTATAAATGAAATAGGCAGATTGGGATATAACACTGTGACAGAAAGTGTGCGTTGGACATTAGAAGATATTATAAAAGTAGATGAAGAATATCCTAATATAAAATGGATACTTACCACTAGAAAAAACAAAGATGTTTGGTATTCAAGTTTTTTAAATCGTCATAAACTCAAGCAGGAAAAACTATCGCTTTGTCTTCCTGGGGCTGATCCAAAATTAGAAACGCTCTGGAAGTGTGAATTCTATGATGAATATAATAAAATGGTGGTCTCTCATCTTAAAGATAGAGTATTAGTGCTTGAAGCTGAATTGGACTCAGCTTCTAAATGGAAAAAGCTTTGTGAATTTCTAGGCAAAGATATTCCAAAAGAGGAATACCCCTTCTTAAACCGCTCTTAAAAGATTGTACTTCTTAAAATGCTTACGATCTTCGCCATAGATCGGTTCTGTAGCAATAGCGGTAAGTTGGTTGCCAATATCCGCCTCGTAGAAAGGCTTGTATTTAATCCCTAAAGAACTGAGATAGGAAGTCTGCTTCTCTAATTTCCTCTCATTACTGATCTGACAGATAATGACATGAGGATGTTCAATTTGAGGCGGGATTAAATGGCGAGTGGCTTCAATAGCCGCGTGAGTAGATTGAACAGCTTGCTGCTCAATAGAAAGATCTTTTCGCACAAGGATGTAAACGTAAGGGGTTTTGTTCTACAACATCTCTCTCTCCTTAAAAGTAAGTAAATTCAACAAACACTTTCGTTAATTTGGCTTTTCTAGCCGCACAGAGACGGTGACAGCCATCTCTTACTCTCATTGCATCTGGATGTACGTCAATTATTATAGGATGTTTTTTATCATAGCCCGTTGTTTGGAAGGCTGCTATCAACTTCTTATAACTATTTTCTCGTCTTACCGATACTTTGAGGTCTTTTAAACTAGAAACCGTTACCCATTTTCTTTCACGCTTCTTTATTGGATGATTAACTAGGTATTCTAGTATTATCTTGACTTCTCTAGCTCTTTGTTTTGATCTCATTTAACCTGAAAAATACTTGCCTAATAAATCTTCAAATGGTCTCCCTCGCTTCTTTATTGTTGATCTCATACTCTTAAACCTTTGAGAGAATCCATTTGTATCTAGTGATTCCCATTCTTTTATAGTTTTGAACACTCCTTCTGTTGCATATCTCAAAGGTCCATACCAAAATTCTGTTGCCCAAAATGTTGAAATCAATTCGTCAAGAGTTGTATTTCTTGGATGTATTACGTGGCGTTTTGTATCTACACATACAATCATTCCTAAACTGTTTAGTGGAGATGGATAAACTATTGTTTGTTTTGTCACTGGGGAGACTAATGACATAGCATGAACAAGAACTTTGCCACCACTATATTTTTTACTTCCAAAAATAAGATAAGGTAAAGGAAGATTTACATAGTTTGATCCCTTTATCCTTAATCCCCTTTTGAGTCCTCGCACTTTAATTGTTCGCCTACAAGGGGGATACAATCTAAACGTAGGAGCTATTTTTTCGTAATTAGGCTCTCCCCATTCAATGTTAATTCTACTTGCAAGAGGTTTTGTGTACCACATATCATCTCCGTACAATTTTGTTTTGCGCATAAAGCAAGCCCCACCATGCGGGGACAACGGTGAGGCTTGCGGTCGCCGTTCAAGCTAATATGGGTAGACTGGGTATATCTCGCGGTGGTATGCGCACGGCGGCACAACGGGCACAACAGGTCGTGGCGGGCAAATGAATGCTCTGAGCCTGGGGCACCATACCCTTTCAAGCACTACTTTTGGAGTATAAACCGTTCTCGGCGTATACACCGTCCTCGTTTGTTGTTCCCACACAGTTCGGGGGACGTAGTAGGTCTGTTGTGCTGGTTCCCATACCGTTTGCGGTTGATAGATGGTTCTTTCCTGGTATACCGGAGGGCCAAATGCCATCGCGGAAGACGCAAGAACCATCACCAAAACACCGCACAGAATCCATCTCATATCGTTTCTCCTATTCTGGGTTACAACCCCTCTACTTCCAACATACCATGTTTATTGGGAATGTAAAGCTTCCAATTTTCGGACTTTCTTTAGCAATCGTTGAATACGATATCCAGTCTCACCGCACATGACCACTTGAGAGTATAACTCAAGATACTCTTCATCGCTCAGATTCTTCACTTCGCCAAGCTTATCAGGATTTATAAATTCTTGGAGTGTCAAGATTTTACAAATCCTATTACTTGGCATGTGACCGGCTCGCCTTCAAATTCATTGGGAATTTTGGAGGCTTGTTCGGCGGTTTCAACACGGGCCTGTAAACTACCATCTTTTCCAAACCCGACTGCTGCAAAATGATAGGCTTTGCTGAAACGTAGCTTTCTGGCTACATCGTCTGAAGTCATTTTATTACCCCTTTAAATCTTTATCCGCCTGCTTTGCCTGGGCCTTAATTCTTTCAATAGAAGAAGGCGTAGCGCTTTGGGCACCTATATTGCCTGCTGTTTTGTCATCTTCCTCCGTCAAATTGGTGCAGTCCAACATTTCAGCGCTGTCAGAATAAAAATTAACCGCGCTGGGAACAACACCGGCTGAACGGGAAGTAAAATATTGCTTTTGCCGAGTCCTAGTGGCACGATACCCAGCACCCAAAGCGCTGGCGTTGGTATCTTTAAGCACCGCACAGTTGGCAACAGGAATTGAAAAGTTTTTAGCTGCCTTTTCAACTTCCCTCTTTGAAACGCCCATCCAAGAAACCGTCCATTGTTGCTTGCCTTCGGAGTTTTTCACTTCTTGGATAGATTGAGACATTTCATTAACAATCGGATTCCCATTTACTCCTGGGTACTTTTGTGACGAATTTTCATCGCCATCTGTCATAATGACGATCATTCCGGCATCATTTTCCCCAAGTTGAATGGTCTCTTTGGCTTTCGATAAAACGTAAGCCACAGCATCATTTAATGCTGTTCCACCCGTAGGCAGATAGGTTTGTTCTGTCAACTCAACCAATTCATCTGCCGACTGACACCACAAATGTTCGTCTGCATGATGGTTAAATGTAACAAGACACACCAAAACTTCCTGCTCTCCCTCTTCATGTACATCTTTGTACATTTGGACCTTTTCATTAAAATCTGAAATGGTCTTCATCTTCTTTTCTGGATACTGACCCATAGAGCCAGATTTGTCCAGAAGTAAAATTACATAAGTCTTAGGTTTCATTCGAAACTCCTTAAATTAGCTTTCTAGCCTTTTGGCATGTTTCTTTTAAGTCTTTGACTCCCTTAAACGGAGTTTTAGGTTTGGCTTTGCACGTACCACACCTGGGTACGGGATTGCCGGGCAGAGCAACACCCTGAGGATTAGGCATTCCCTCTGGAACTTCGCCGTGAGTTAATCCCGCCTCAGTTTCATGACCTTCTGCTTTGTCCATTTTAAGTTCCTCAGTCAAAGGTTTAAATTTTCCACTCTTGACAAATCTTACTTCATACGGAAGCATTTCGTCAATATCTTTTTCTTCTTTAGCAGTAAGCCCACTGTGATAGACCACATGAATGCCATCGGCACCCACACCTATTCCTTCCACATTGGGAAAGGCTGTGATTACTGCTAATTCAAGTTTAATGTTAGGATCTAACATTTCACTTATTACCTACCTTAACGCCATTCAAGAAACCTTCTTTAGTTTCTTCGCGTTTTCCACCTTCAAGGATTTGTTGGCAAAGTTCAGGGTTGATATAATTTACATAAATCATACCAGCCGGTTCTTCTTCCCAGAAATCAATATCCTTGGGATCAACACCGATTTCCTGATCGATCCTGGCACCAGCACCCACTTCTAATTTCTTGGTGGCTGCTCTTTTGGCACTAACACTTCTGGTAGCACCGCGCTCCTGCACATCCATGCTTTCTAGTCCCAATTCATCGGCAGCATAACTAAGAGTGTCAGCATCACCATTAAACGAACAGCACTTAGCCATAGTGCCGCCGCCAGCGCCCATGCTATACAGCCGTCTCTCACGATATACCGGCTTCGGCTTTGCTTCCTTACTTAAATAAAAGGCAAATCCAATTGCCCAAACTCGGTCTTCACCGATCATTTGCTGTGCTACACCACGCTGCATTTCTTCTTCGGAGATAATGTACTGCCGCACTTCACCTTGTTCATTTCTGAACCCATCCAACCACAAGGTTTGACCCGTAGTGGTCGAAATATAGCTTTGCGCAGGCCATTTGTACTCACACTCTGGGCAAAAACGATCCTGCTGAAAATCAACATTATGAATTGGGCATTGCTTTTTGTACTGCTCCAAATTCAAAGCAGTCATTTTCTTACCAGTGAGCGGATTAATGCCCTGGACAGAAATAACGACTGCAACTTCATGGGCGTGCCCTTGATTCATCGTGAAATCAAACCACATTCCCTTTCCCGCTTCTACGGGAACAAAATAACTAGATGCTTTATCTGAGCCGTTCATCCAGTTTTCGGGGCACTTAGGGTATTCATCTACCACATGTGCCGGTCTTGGAGCGCCGGGTGGCAATGAATGAAGATCATCGCCTTCCAATGCCTGAGGAGTGTGAATTACTGCACTTAAACCATTAACTGTCATTACATTATTCATTTTATTTTCCTCTTTCTTGAAATTGCTTTAGAAAAGAAACCCAAACCCCCGGCTTATGCCGGGGGTTTGGGAATTCTCATTTACCAAACTCTGTGACCCGTTTTGAAGGGATCATTCGTACCGCCACCCATCTTTTTGCCTCCAAGTCGGATTTTAAGCTGAGGCAGAGTGCCCAAGCTATCCTGTTCTTGGAATTTGACGGAGGCTTTCGGGTAGCGTTTTGCTACCTGGGCGAAATCTTTACCTTGAACTCGGTCAAAGATATCGATTTCTTTATCGTCTTCCTCTCCCGTTCGCACAGCAAGATAAACAAGCTGTTGAACATTCAAAGGAAGACTCGCCCAATTGCAACCGGCGTCAGAGACACCATCGGGGCGAAGCGGCGTACCCGGTTCGGCAGGGTTCTCGCTGGCAAATCGGTCGGGACGTTCGCCCACACGATAAACCTGCGACGGAACACCATCAACTGTTACAGTATCTCTTTCGGGATACTCCAAGTTGACGATTTCATCCACCAACTGCTTGGAAAGTTCCGGGTTAAGAGAACCGTCCTTGTTATAAACAAGGCAACGACGATCATTGGTAGCCTCTTTCAGCTTTAAGCCGTAGGGGCTGATATGATTGTCGGGGTCAAAATGATCCACAAGCTGAACAGCGGTCAAAGTGGCCGCATGCTTTTCGGGATCATTAGAGATATCGATCTTTATCGGCGTGGGAGCCGCCTTAGAATCGTCTTCACCCCGGAAGATACGAGCAATTCTACGGGCTCGGATTAACGGCACACCACACTTTTCGATATCTTCGAATCGGGCGGCGCACAGATCGTCGTCGCAAATTGCCTCGGGGTGGTTCTCTACGCCACAGAGTTTGGCGAACTTTTTCAAGAACTCATCAACATTGACACTGGTGCCTTCTAGAGCTTGGCGCGCAGCATCCAACTTTTCGGTAGCATTCATGGCTACTCTCCTTTCTCGGTTTTACGGATTTACTCGGTTTTACTCTACTCTCTAACTCTCTCTTCTCTTCTGGTCCAGGCTTTCCGTCCTGGCACGGGCGAGGATTGCTACGGCAGGGCTCTTTTTCGGGGCCAGCCGGTGCGGTGTCTTCGCTACACCTTTAATCTAGTGTGGCAGAAGCGATTTTTCTGCCGTCTTTTCCCATTATAGCATAGCAAATTATAGCATAGCAAAATGGAAAGTAAACCAGTTTTTTACCGCCACTTTTGGGGGGTATATAGCCACTCTAACATTCCCCTCTATCTTCCATTATACCACAGGGTTAGGGAAAGCAAAGTGGCAAGCATAAATAGTATAGTCAAACCAAGGAGGTTGATATGAAAAAGCGTTATCGTCCTATTCTTTTCTTCCTCATCTTCTTTATGACTACAGCTTTGATTTTCACCATGATTAACCAGAAAGAAGGCGAGCGTCCGAACCTAATCAACAAACTTGTTGAAACGGTAACTGTAGATCATAAGCCGGTCTACACAGGGGAACATAAGTTTGTCATACCCCAAAATTTTGATCTAGTAAAGAAGGTCATGCTCTACAAAGACCCACAACCAGCCATTGTAGAGGCAAATAATGGCAGACTTTTAAGCAGCCAGGTTGATGAATCTGATGTTATTTCTGTAATGCCTTTACTTGTTGAGGCAAAAACATCTTACACCGTAGAATATAATGGAGAATTTACTGCTATTCTGGAAATGGAACAAGATTGCAGCTTTAAAGCCGCAGACATAAAAACACACACTAGAATGATAAAACCCACTGAACGCCTCAAAGTTTATGAATGCATAATCATACTGAAGAAATCAGATCGGGGCACGTTGGGTACAATTCAAATAACAACTGGTGTGCAGTATTGGGTGCCCAAAGGAGCTACGGGAATTGTTGATAAAAAGCTCAAAAAGGCCATAGATGAAGAATGTCAAATTACGGCTGAGGCTCTTGCCAAATATGTTGATGACCACAAAAATGATCGATTTAATTTAAGAGAATTATTAGACAAGCGAAAAACGACCAAAGATCACTAAATAAAATTGATGAAAACATTTAGGCAATTTATAGAACAACGTCTTATAGCAGAAGCCGCGCCCCTTGGTGGTCCAATGGGCGGCGGCATTTCAGCACCGGGTGCGCTACCTCCCGGTGGTCCTCCTGGGATGGGCGGTGGCGCTCCACCTATGCCACCACCACCAGGAGGGATGGGTGGCATGGGCGGACCTCCTATGGCTCCCCCTATGGGCGATCCAATGATGGGCGGGGGAATGCAACAAAAGCCCCTGCATTTAAAACCTTTGGATGTGTGGCAAGTTTTAGAACGTATTTTGAGTGGTAAAGAGGTTGAGGAAAAAAAGAAGCAAGAACCTCAACAGCAACAACAACCACCGCAACAACAAGGTCCGCCTCCACCGCAACATCTTCAAATGTAAATAAAAGTTGACTTTTAATGCAGTTTACTCTAAATTCTCTGTATGGATTCTAACCGCGTTTTAATATATTCCGATCTGCATATTCACCCCCACAAGAAAAGCCACGAACGCCTCTATGATTGTTTAGAGGTTTTGGAATGGGTTTTTAAAACTGCGGAAGAAAAGGGGGCGCGAAATATCATATTTGTTGGGGATTTATTTCATGATCGCCAAAAGGTAGATGTATTAACGTACCAACACACCTTTGAGATTTTTGAAAAACACCTTTGCAATAGTCAAATGAAGGCTTGGATGCTTCTCGGCAACCATGATATGTGGTCTAGAGAGAAGTGGGATTATTCTAGCGTTAAGCCTTTAGGTTCGGTATGCGGGGTTACGGTGATTGATGAGCCCTGCACGATTTCGATAGATGAGTTTGGCCGACCACCTTTTATAAGTTTCTTGCCCTTCACCAAAAATCCCATTGAAGCTCTTTCTAATCTTGACAACGACAGCGACTTTAAAATTCTTTTCGCACATATCGCTGTTGATGGAGCTTTGTGGAATGTTCGTTCTAATACCTTTGCTGAGGTATTAATTGAGCATGATGGGGATATGGTGAAGGTAGATGCGGGCATTCTCAGTAAGTGGGATCAAGTATTTTTAGGTCACTATCATGCTGCCCAAAACATTACAGATAAAATTGAATATATTGGGTCTCCATTACAATTAAGCTATGGAGAGGCTTTTCAGAAGAAGCATATCATTCTTTATGATTTGAATACCCATGAAAAAGAATATATTACAAATACATTTAGCCCTAAGCACTATGTCTATGAGCTTTCTGAGTGTCCAAGAGCTAAGTTTGATGCAAATGTAGATTTATTTGTAAAGATTAAGACAGAGGATATAACCTCTCCTGAAAACATTGAAGCACAAAAGAAGATATTAGAATTACCTAATTGCAAGGAAGCCCGAGTTGATCCTATCAAAAAGAACAAAGCAGAAGAACAAAAATCTATAGAAGATGCAAAGGCTATTCTATTAAATGAGGATGAAATGGCTGAACGCTATTTGGATGAAGTGGGTACAAATGGATTAGATCGTCAGAAGCTACTAGATGTTTTTAAAACAATATGCAATAAAAGGGAGCAAAATGCCTAGTGATAAAAAAATATTCTTAGAAGTTTGTCATGATTACGACATTCCTCTAGAAAATGCAGAACGAGCTTGGGAAAAGCTTGAGTTTTTGAAGGAATATATTAAAAAATATTGGAGCCGATGTAAGGATATGCAGTTTTATTCTACAGAGGAAAGATTAAAACTAAGAACCTCAGCGGCAGAGGCAGGAATGGAAATTACTCCTAGTGATTTAGACCGATTGATTGATATTTTAGGAACGGTGCAGGACGGAATCAATGAATGGGAAGCTGAATGAAAAAGGTATATGTCAAAGCGCAAAACTTCTTGTGTTTTGGCCCCGAAGGTATTGAAATAAATTTCGATGATTATGGAAATATAATCAATATTTGGGGCGAAAATCTAGATGTTGAACCCATAAGAAGTAATGGAACTGGGAAAAGTTCCTTTCCTGAAATCTTTACCTATGCGCTTTATGGTAAAACTATTAAAAACCATAAGAAGATCAAGCATGCCAATGTAATTAATAATCAGGTAAAAAAGAAGCTCTTTGTTGAATTCCAATGGGACAATTACCGTGTAGTTCGCACCCGAAAACCTGATTCTCTTAGGTTCTGGGAAAGCGAAGATAGGGCTTGGAATGAAAATACAGAGAGAACGCTAGGCACTTCCCGAGCCACCCAAGAAGAAATTGATAAAGCTATTGGCTTGAGCTATGACAGCTTTATTAACATTGTCATGTTCACCGACCGAAATGAAGGTTCATTTCTTGAGTGTGACGGCCCTGAAAAGCGGAAAATAGTAGAAAATCTTCTGTCGTTAGAAAAATATCGTGAATACTGTGAAATTGTTAAGGAGTTGAGGAAAAAACTCAAAGAAAACATCGAGTTGATGTTGAAAGATTTGGACCGCCTCATAAATGAGAGGAAAGTTGCGGAGAATCGTGTAGAACATATAAAGTCCCAGGAGACGCTGTGGCGTAATAAATTAAAAGACGAAATAAAAGACCTCATTGCGAGAGCTAAAGTTAAAAAGGAATCTTTAGAATCCACCACAGAGGGCTCAGCACTGGCATTCTGGCAGTCTGCCCAGGAATCACTCAAAGAAATCCAAATTCAACTGGATGCATTGGAAGAAAAGAAAAAGAAATTAAATAGTATTGCTCAGGAAATAAGAAGCAACTCAGACAAAACACGGGAATCCAGACATGCTCTAATTCTTGAAATACAGACACATAAAAGAACAATTGAAGATAATAATAATTCAACTAAGAATCATAATGAATTTATTCGCAACTTAGAAAGCCGTAGAGGGGGGAAATGTCCATATTGTTTTGGTGCTGTTACTGATGAGAATTGCAATAATGCAATCCTTAAAACTCATGATGAAATCAAAAAGTTGGAAATCTCTAGTGATGAAATCCAATTTAAAATTAATGAGGCGGAAAGTAAGGTAGCCAATAAGGACAAATTGATCTCAAAATTCACAGAGGGACTTGCTACGGTAGATGAAAAGCAACGAGAGATTAATAATCGTAAGAATGCATTAAATGAAGAGTATTCATCTCATGCCAAGATTCCACGTCCTGATGTAGATGCTAAGCATCTTGTTCTTGAAAAAGAAATTGAGGAACTTAAGAAGCAGGCAATGGAGAAAACCAAGGCATATGAGGGTCCATCGCCCCATGCTGAGATTCTTGAAAATGCCAAGATTGAGTTAAATGATAAAATCAAAGATATAGATGAAAAATCTAATGAAATTGAGGAAGCTAGAAATTTAGTACCATATTATGATTTTTGGGCACACGCTTTTGGAGATACTGGAATACGGAAGTTCATTATTGATGGAATTATCCCAGCCCTAAACTCTAGGGTATCGTTCTGGTTAGATTATTTGATGGATGGCATTGTATCTTTGGTATTTGACAATGAATTAAATGAAACTATTGAACGAAGTCCGCCTGATGGGGATGCATTTGTTTATCATGCTATGTCAGCGGGCGAAAAAAGAATGCTTAATCTAGCGGTTTCCCAGGCTTTTGCCCATGTTATGACATTGAGCTATGGAGCTTCCCCTCCTTTCGTATTTTTAGATGAAGCCGCCTCAAATATGGATGAGATAGCCAAGCAGGGCGTTTATAATATGATTTACGAGTTGTCAAAGTCTAAGCAGGTTTTTGTCACAAGCCACGACCCTCACCTGTTAAATCTTTTAGAAGGGTGTGACAAAATCGGTCTCAGAAAAAAGGATGGATTCACAAAGCTTGTAAATTAAACTTGATTAAAATGGGCGATAGTTTATACTTAAGGGCTCTCCATTTGAGAGCCTTTTTTTATTATAAATTTTGTTAAAATAATAGCTATTTTTTTTCGATTCATAACACTTAGATATACGAATGCGATGGTTGAGTTCAACGAAGAAGGAAATAAAATATGTCATTGAAAGCTTTGCAAGAGTACACCTACTACAGTCGATACGCACAATATAACGCAGAAAAGAAAAGAAGAGAAACGTGGCTGGAAGCCGTAGATCGTGTTGAAGGGATGCACCTTAAAAAATACCCTCAAATCCAAGAAGAAATCCGTTGGGCTTTTGACCAAGTAAGACAAAAACGGGTATTAGGAAGTCAAAGAGCACTTCAGTTTGGTGGCCCACCAATCGAGAAAAAAAATGCAAGGATGTATAATTGCATAGCTAGTCACTGCGACAGGATAAGGTTTTTTCAAGAGGCTTTCTGGCTTTTGCTGTGTGGTGCTGGTGCTGGATTCTCCGTTCAGAAGCACCATGTAGCAAAGCTGCCAGATTTCCACGGTCATTCTCCTGAAGACAGGCCAGTTAAAAAGTTTTTTATCCCAGACACAATTGAAGGGTGGGCCGACGCTTTAGGCATTTTATTGGCAACTTATATGCCCAATCCTGAATTTGAAGATTGGCATAATCGTAAAGTGGAGTTTGATTATTCGTTAATCAGACCAAAAGGAGCACCACTAAGCTCTGGCGTGGGCAAAGCCCCAGGGCCAGGACCATTATCACGCTCTCTCGAAGTAATTAGAGCTTTATTGGATAGGTGTGTTGAAGATGGTCAAACCCGCCTACGTCCCATAGATGCCTACGATGTTGTAATGCATTCTTCTGACGCCGTGTTATCAGGTGGAGTAAGACGATCAGCAACCATCTGTCTTTTCTCTCTTGATGATACTGAGATGGCAACAGCTAAGACGGGCAATTGGCAAAATGAAAACCCGCAACGTGGCCGCTCAAATAACTCCGCATTGCTCCTTCGTGACAACACTCCGAAGGAGCAATTTTTTGATTTAATTGAACATGTTAAGCAATTTGGCGAACCAGGATTTGTATGGAGTGATGATACCGAGTTGGTAGTCAACCCCTGTGTAGAAATTGCACTTTATCCTGTGGACGAGGAAAACGGAGCTACTGGATGGCAGGCTTGTAATTTATGTGAGATCAATGGAAGAAAAGCCAAAACAAGAGAAGACTTTGAAATTGCAGCAAGAGCAGCAGCAATTATTGGCACACTTCAAGCAGGGTACACAGAATTTTCTTATTTAGGGCCAGTAAGTGAAAAGATTATCCGCAAGGAAGCATTGTTGGGTGTGAGTGTTACAGGAATGATGGATAATCCCGACGTTTTATTTGATCCTAAGAACCAACGTGACATGGCAAAGCTTGTCATTAAGGTCAATGAAGAAATTGCTGACAAAATCGGTATCAATCCCGCCTCAAGATGTACTTGTGTCAAGCCAGCGGGCACAACAAGTTGCATTCTAGGAACCGCTAGCGGCATTCATCCTCACCACGGCAATTTTTACTTTAGACGAGTACAAGCAAATACTCTTGAAGAGCCTCTTAAGCAATTTAAAAAATACAATCCTTTTGCAGTTGAACCTTGCGTTTGGTCTGCTAACCAGACTGATGAAGTAATTACATTTTTGATTGAAGTGCCCAAGGGCGCAAAAACAAAGAATGACTTGAGTGCTTTGGATTTGCTAGAATACGTCAAAACCACGCAGAAAAATTGGGTACAAGCAGGGACAGTTAAAGAGCGATGCACTAAGCCTTGGTTGAGACATAATGTTTCTAATACTATTCATGTCAAGCCTGAAGAGTGGAGTGATGTAGCCGCAATGATCTACAGAGATAGAAACCACTTTGCTGGTGTGTCCCTATTATCAGCCACAGGTGATTTGGATTATCGTCAAGCTCCAAACGTAAAAGTACACAACCCCAGAGAGTTGTTACAAATTTATGGTGATGGGGCTATTTTTGTTCACACATTAATAACTGAAGGTATAGCTGTGTTTGGCGACCTTTGGACAGCTTGTGACATAGCACTAGGAATCAGTCCACTTGAGGCACCTGAAGAGCCTGAAATCAAAGATGATGTTATTGATATGCGTGACCATGTAGAATATCAAAATGCAAAACAAGAGCATAATAATAAAGTTGAATGGATTAATAACGTTACCGAATTTTCACTTCTATACACAGATGGCGACTTCAAGAAATGTACCTACTTGATGAAAGAAGTTTATAATTGGGAAAAGTGGCTTAAGTTAAAAGGTCAATACCAAGAAGTTAATTACACGGAGATGTTTGAAGACGAAGACAACACTACTTTAACTGAAACCATCGCGTGTGCAGGAGGCGCATGTGAGATAATCTAGGAATTTCACATGAGTTATAATTACCTCTGTCCTTATTGTTTTACACCTTACGATAGGGATGAAAACGAAACGTGCCCTATATGTCACAATAACGCGGATTACGCGAATGGGCATTTAGCAGGATGGTACGCCGCCACCAAGCAGAATGAAGTTAATAATATGATGCTTGGAGAATATAAGCGCTCGTACAACGATCTATTGGAACTAAATGCTTCTATGTTTGCTAAATAATGTATGAGTCGATTTTTGCAAGTCAATACAAATCTTGACGATGTAATTGACTTAATAGTACATAGGATAAAAAACAAAGTGCCATTTTCGCTTACAAGGTACGGTCATGGCGAAATAAGCATTTTGAATAATTCTCGTAATGTTCTTCAAAGAAAAGCAGACTGCACAAGGCATTCCTACAAATACAGATGGCAACACAAGATTTTATACCCAAAATTGCGAGAAATTATATTTAATGGCATTAAACATGCAGATATTATAGGGCTATTAGACAAAAATGGATTGTTGAAAGATCAATTTAAACATTCGGAAGAATTGTGGTCTATTAAAAAGGGTTTATTGGCAAGAAATGGAATAAAATGGAATAAAATTAAAGTCTGCGACCATCAAATCTTCCGTGGTAAAAGAATGGGGGATATATCTGAATTAAGAAAATTCTAAGTGGTGAAAGTCTTCACATTGTATCCCCGCGAACGGTTAAATTAAAAGCTAATAATTTAGATAAGCTTTTGGATGCCCCCGTAACATACACTAGATTTCCTGTGCCTATAGATTTGGACAAGCGATCTGAAATACTTGAAGAGCTTGATAAAGTTACTGCTCACGTTGTGCTATTTGGCACAAGCACAGCCGGGAAAGATCTTGGCATGCACCTCAATAGTAAGGTTTGTCTTGATTTTGGAGCCACATTAGACGCATGGGCGAGCATTGAATCTAGAGGGTGGTTTTTTAAAGGGTACAGCCAGGACCATTGTGTAATAAAAAATTCAAATGCTCTAAATACAGTATGAGGAATTTTTGGCTAACCCAAAGACTAGAGCGTGTGGCTCAAGTTTTGCAAACAGAATTAGAAAACACCTTCATAGGGAAGGATGCTAAATCAAGCGCTAGACAAATATACCTTGCAAAATTGGATTTTCTAACTCGCTGTGGACTCTCTGACGCGGAAATTAAGAAAATAAAAGTTGAAGTTAAAATTAAACCAGATCAAGAGTACGATGGCGTTGTAATCAAGGGTATTATCACTGGTTTTGAAATGCATGTATTAGACTAATGTTTGAAATAAAGCAAATATCAAAGGATTCTATTGTGGCTAAACCTAAAGTTTGGATTTATGGTTTTGTAATTTGGATGTGCTTCATGCTCGCCAGTGTTCTTATAGGGTTTTTCTGGGGATTTAATCATGGTGTAGAACAAGGTACGCTAGCATCTCAAGAAAGCTATGAGAACTGGATAATAGAACATGAAAAATACAGGCGAATTGTTGAATACGTCTTTGAAGATCTGTCTCCTGAAGAAAAAGAGAAGTATTTGATATCACAGTAGAAATACATACCTGTATGGGTAAGAAACTAATTAGGACATTATTTATTTCTGATGTCCATATGGGGTCTGGTTTTTCTCGCGCCGATCTCTTATTGGAAACATTGGAAGCCTATGAGTACAAATCACTGTACATAGTGGGTGATTTCATCGATGGGTGGAAGTTCAATAGAAACTTTCATTGGACACAATCCTGTAATGATGTGCTAAAGAAAATCTTGGAATTAGCTGAAACTATACCAGTCTACTACTGTATAGGTAACCATGATGAATTCTTAAGATCTTTCGCCCCCGCTACGCTCAATGAAATTAAAATAGCAGAACGATTTATTCACACGACCGCTGGTGGAAGGAAAATGATCGTTAGACACGGGGATTTCCTAGATTATGCTGTAAAACACATGGCATGGTTAGCCCATTTTGGTGACAAAATGCTATCATTCATATTGACACTTAATCGAGCATCTTACTGGCTACAGCAAAAAATAAAAATTAGGTATTGGTCTTTAAGTAACTACCTTCGTAGAAAAGTCAATAAAGTGCTATCCACACTGAAAAACTTTAAAAAGATGATAATGTTTGAAACCGTTGAGGAAGAATTGGAAGGTGTGATTTGCGGACACATACACGCCCCAGAAATTGTAGAAGAAGATGACTTCTTATACTGCAACTGTGGAGATTGGGTAGAAAATGGTTCTGCAATTGTAGAGCATTTAGATGGAAAATTTGAACTCATCCATAATGAGAATTTCCCCAAACTAATCACCCCCGTAGTAGAATATGATTGGCCGGGCTAACCACTATATCCCAAAGTGGCTTTTATATATGTCAAAACAATCTCCATAGCTTGATTGTCATTAAAACCCTCATTCTTAGAATTCTCAAATAACTTCCATAAAAGAGGCGGTAAGCTTTCCGATAAGAATACTGCGGATTGGTCAAATTCCGATATCTGTTTTGGATCTAACATATTTATATCCTTTTTTGTTCTACTTTAATAAATATAGTAATCATAGAGGGATAAACATGGAATTTAAAGACTATCTTTTGAATGAAAATAGAGCGTATTTGGGTGAGAAGATTGGCGATATTTTGAATGCCGTTCACGACCTGGAACAAGAGGGCGCAAATATGGGAGCCCGCCAGATGATGAAGTTCTCTGAGAAGATAGTCTCTAGAATCCGCCGCATTTTACACAGCAATTGGCCTCAAACTGAGGACGGTCATCTTAAAAGCCTACAGAAAGTAGGTGTGGCTCTTATGAAGGCAATTGAAGAGAAGAATGATTTGCGAGAACTAATGCCTCAAATAAAACAGGAATTAGAGGATGTCTCTGGGAAATTAGGTGTCCCGGTCAATACTCTTGCTGCCCCCGAAGGCGAAGAATCCCCCGAAAATCCACCAGAAGGGGAACCAGGACAACAGCAACAACCTGAGCAACAACCAGAACAGCCCCCGGAGCAAATGCCAGATCAACAACAACCCGGCCAGCAACCAGGGGCACCACCGCCAATGCAGGGGCCAGTACCGGGAGCACCCATGATGCCACCGCCAGGGGCCATGCCGCCCGCCTAGTTTAAATAATTTTTAATGCGGTCAATCATACCCTCACTGACACCTTTAACCTCTAGCATCTTATTAAAATCATCATATGGTCCATATTCCACTAATCTCTTGGCGGTTGTGGCCCCAATGCCTTCAATTTTCTTCCATTCCTTCTCTGTAAGCTCAATAAGAGGCTTTTTAGGAGGCGGGGCATAAGATTTTGCCTTCACTGGTATGGGTTCAGGCTCTTCTTCTTTTGGAGGCGGGGTATAAGACTTTGCCTTCTTCTTGATTGCTGAAATGGATTTTTGGGCTCTAGATCGGGATTCTGCCACGCCGTCATCTACAAGTTCGGTGGCTGTATGGAGATGGTATTTATCAAAGAAAGGGCCTTCCCATATATCTTCTGATCCATCTTCTGCTTTGCCCTTCTTAATTTCCCAAGTTTTAGGCACACAAAAACATACAAAGCATATTTCTGTATATTTTTTCCCAGTAACAAATGGTACACTTCTGTGACCTGAGCATAGAATCTCCATATACTCACCACAAATAGGGCAATTATCTGGATTTCTAGCCATCCTCTAGCCTTTGAAGAAAAATTCGTCCGGTAATTTCAATAGTTCTGTCGCGGGAATAATCAGCCATTCCCTGTATTTAAAACTGTATTCAAATGTATGATCTTGTATGATCTTTTGTTGAATAAATATGATCCAAGGCTTGTAGTCCTTTTTCCACGCTATCATGGGTATCCGATCACAACGTTTTGATTCATCAAGGGCTTGTTTTATCCACCCATCTATTTCCGCCCGCCCCGTATTTTTACCCAGAACCATATGCAAATCTTCGTCATTATAACCGTCTTTGCATTCAATTACAAATTTAAATGTCTCAGGGCAGACAAGATCACCCGAAAAGGTTTGCTGTGCGTGTTCCGGCAAAGACCGAACTTGTCCCCATCGGTTGCCAGATCCAAGAGTGCGAGTAAAGTCAAATCCAAATCTCTCTTTAAGAAGTTTTCCAAATAATCTTTCGCCTCTATTCCCTTTATCTTTACTTCTTACTTTCTTTTTAGACTTTTTCTTTTTCTCTGCATCTGATATAATGTCTTCGAAATCTAAATCATTAAAGTCCATACCTTAATTTAGTAGTAACCATTATTTAATAATCTCATTACATTTTCAAGGTCTCTTTTGATGTCGTCAACATTTGATATCAAATCTTCAAAATTACAGATATTTCCATCATCATTACTGGCAATTGTATTTATGTCTAATGCTAAATCAGCTATACAACTACAATTAATTTCTAATGATTCCTTTTCATGATCTGTTGGTGTATGATAGATTTCTTGAGGCGGAATATCATCTTCAAATACACTTTCATCGCCTTCCTGCAATGTAAGGTCATTCTTATAATTTGTAAGCATGAATCTATGCAAGTGCTCATCATCTAATGGCGTGTTGGAGGGATAAAGGAAAAACCAGACTTCTTCAGGAGGCAATTCAATTAGTGTTTTCTTGAAAGTAGCTACTTCATCCCATATCTCGGGAGTAGAACAAAAGAAAATTTGCCCCAATTCATCTCTCATATCCACCAGCCAAAGGCTCCGATGTTCATTACGAAACAACCATAGGCATCGCTGTTGCTCCAATTGTTCTCCAATTGCAACAGCCATATGTCCTTTTTTTATGCGCCTCCATATATTCCTTACCCCAGAGATTCTTTTAGCAATGGGAATATTAAATTTCGATGTCATTCTTTCAAAGAATCGGGAATAATCCCATTTTACTGATTCAAACAGTTTTAATAGAACCTCCGAATCGCACTCTGAGGCAAGGTTGAAGTCTTCTTTTATATCATTGTATTCTTCTGATATATTCCCATTATGAATGAGTCCAATAAGCCTATCATCGCTGACAAAGGGGTGATTGTTGACATTTTGAGCAGGCTTTCCCACTCCTGGCGTAGCTGCTCTGCAATGAGTTAGCAACATGTCCAAGTTTTTATCTCTTAGATTCCCCCATAATGACTTTTTTACCATTTCGCTTGATTTAATGGGTTGTTTATAAAAAACGATATTGTTCTTTGACGTTCCCCAGAAGCCAGAAGCATCTTCGCCTCGGGTTTCTGTTCGTTCAAATAACTTGGTGATTAAATCATGGGAAAAATCGGGGTCTTTAGACTTGCCTATAACGCCTGCTATGCCACACATAAGGATAATTATAATTTATTAGTCAATTTAAATCAATAAGGCTTTACCTTTTTTGGGTTTCTTCCAAAGTCGCTCAAAGTGCTTTCTGAAGCCATCATAAAGAGTTGGGTCAATTAACTTCACCGCAGTCTCATCATTTAAACGAAGGCCAGGATGGGTAAAATTATAAGAGCCCGTCCATACTATTTTTTGATCTTGATGTTTGATTAACATGAATTTATGATGCATTCGCCCTCGCCAATTATCTTTAAACGAACCCACTATTAACTCGCCCTCACCATCCTCGTCTTCTTCATAGCGGTTACTTTCATTTAAGTGTTTGTTTTTAATGATGCAATATGGAATTTTAGCCTCTTTAAATCTTGTAATGGTATTTCTATTTTGGAACTCTTCACTCATCACAACACGAATTTTACATTTAGTCTTTTTGAGTTTTTTTAGTATTTTAGAAAAATTCACCCTAGTTAAAAAAGACATTGCTATATCAATCTCTGTGCTAGAATCTGCTGTTTTTGCAATGTGTTTTAATTGCCTTTCAACAGGACATGTTCTGCGTGGGAAAAACCACACACCATTTTCATGATTTATTGATGTGCCTGTAGAAGCCCCCTGAAAATTGCGATGTTTAATTGACCACACATTTCTCTGAATTACTCCCTTTCTAAGATCATCCCAATGTTTTACATACATGTCAAATAGCTCTTTGTCATCATATATAATCAAAAAATTATTATATTGATGATACTGTGTATAATTTATATTTGCTGTCATTTGAACTATGACATATTTTCCTATTCCTGTTAATTCAGAGAATAGAAAGAATTTATCGTGCATGTACCCTTCGGTGGCTGGTTCTTGCTTCCTAGCTAAACCCATTCTAACTTCAGGATCACTCATTCCAACACGATTATCAATTATTACATTTTGGCTACCGAATTGCTCCCTAAATCTCTTCATCGTGACTTTATGATTTTTAAGACTATAACTATCAATAATTAATTTTGTATCACATTCCTGAGCATTGTTTACAAAAATGTCTGTTATTTCAAGCGGATTGCCTGTCCGTTCGCCAAACGGCAAATTTAGATTATCACCACTATTTTCCCAATCTTCGCCTATTTCCTGGTTCCACATATAAAGTGCCCCTCGCACCAAAGAACCAGGAGTGATGCGCGAAAATAAGCTCATAAGTTCCAAAAATAAATTAAAGTCTGGAAGTGTTTCTTTTCTTTTTATATTAGGATAGGAAAAATACGGCCCTATAAACTTAGTCATAACAGGAGTATATAGAATATGAAATTGGGATTTACGGTTGGGGTGTGGGATCTCCTACACGAAGGTCATATTAATCTATTAAAGCAAGCCAGAGAGCATTGTGACTATCTTTTTGTGGGTATAATGACAGATTTTTGGGTCAGAGTACAAAAAGATCACAACCGCCCCTTTGAATCACTTGCTCAAAGATTAGTTAATTTAAGAAATACAGGACTAACGGATAAAATTGTAATTCTAGACACATTAGATATGACCCCCTACTTACAGATGATAGATGTATGGATTAAAGGGGACGATCAAAAAAACATGCTTCCAATCGAATGGGGGAATGAGGTATTTTTACCTCGCACACCCGACATCTCAACCACAGAATTAATTGAAAAAGCAAGAAAGTCTAAAGACGAATATGATGCATTTAGTGAAAGGTTGCACACCACAGACCCGTAAGTGTTCACCCTCTAAATGGCCTGTGTTTGGTGACAACCCAAAGAAGAAAATCAAGGGATTTAAAGTAATGCCTCAATGCTGTGTCCAACACTTGAGGCAAATATTACATTATCTGCATGATTTATTTGAAGAGAAAGAAATTAAATATTGGATGGATTTTGGCACCCTATTGGGCGCAGTAAGAGGCGGGAGAAACATAGAGCATGACACGGATGGGGATTTGTGTCTAATGCTGGAAGATCGGAAAAGAATTTTGCAGCTAGACCGAAGAATGGCTAACGATGGATTTTGTATGGCCTGCTACAAACCTAAAAGAAGAAATGACACCCACATTAAAATCTGCCGAAGTAAAACAAATCGTATGGTGGTAGATTTGTTTTTTTGGAATGATAAGAAGCTCACGGGCATACTGAGCAGTCCTGGCTTGAATGAGCCAAAATCATTCCCTGATTATTTTACTAAAAGATTGGTCTTAATTGATATGTTTGGGAAGCCCATGTGGGCTCCTCAAGACACCGAAAGGTTTTTGCGGTATAGATTTGGGAAAGATTGGAAAAAACCCCAAGATAAAAAGGTTCATTTCCAAGACGCAGAGAAGACCCACGCGCCCGCTTTCGCTTATGCCAAATCAAAAGGATGGCGGAAAAAGATTGAAATGACTTAATCTTTTTTCCTGATTTGGAACCGCAAAGTAGAAATATCGTATCCCCGATTAGTCAATTCATCCAATACCTCTTGTGGGAAGAGGCTCAAAACATAACGAGGATTAGCCTGCCCAGCTTCATGGTCCCAGTCAACCATGAGATCACCCTCTTTCTTACTCCAATAAACCCGAATTTTATCTTTCGGCATTCTAATCCCTCTTTCTGAGATCATCCATAACCGCCTCTAATTCTTTTGTTAATTCGGGGTCAACATCCCTCCCGATAGCATCTAACAGTAATCGTGATTCCTTAACGTATAGTCCAATAAAATTAGTATCGGCTCCCTTCATTTCAAGAAGGTTATCAATACGATCTAACAATTTTATAATTTTAGCCTCTACGCTTACTTCTGTTAAATGCGCTCGATCTGTCTCTTTACGCACTTTTCGGGAAGCCTTCATGCCCTTACTGGGGTTGGTGAGTTCATTAACCAACTCCACAACCCCAGGAGGAAATAAAGTGCTAAGGGTTTCGGGAGTGACCCAAGTATCTTCTACAACATCGTGAAGATACGCTGCTGCTACCATTTCTTCTGTGGCAAGTTTATGAACACAAGTTCTACCCGCCACTCTTGCGGGATGCGTAACATACGGCTTCCCATTATACATACGCTTTTGGTTCGCATGGGCTATCCGAGCCACATGCGCAGCACGTAAAATCAGGTTGTCTATTTCTATTGCTTTATTCAGCGACATCTTCTGCTAGTTTCCATCCTCCCTGGTTAGCAAGGAATTCTCCAAAGGTTTCAGGAGGATCATATCCACCCCGATAACCCCGAGGCAATCTAGAGTTATAGCCGTATGGACGATATTTTAATCGTTCCAACACTGCCTCTAAATCTAATTTTTCCCATTCCTTAAATCTTCCAAAGTTAGCTTTCAGTGCGGAAGTACATTCTCCTCCGGTATAATCAGTTGACCGGAATTGTGTTTGCCAAAAAGCTTTTACAAAGCCTTGAACTGTGTAGTCATTCCGGGGCACAGGCACACAAACATTGTATTGCTCGGGGAAAACATTGGGTATCGGTGGATACCAAATTTCGGTCTTTGTACTTGTGATGGGCTCTTTTGCAAAAAAGCAATAGAATCCAACACCATCCTTAGCAAATATCATGTAAGGAAATTGAAGTGTGAAAAAATTACCGCAAACATTAATGGTTCTACGGACAGGCGGATATTCTCTTATCTCGCCTTGCATTTGCAACGCTCTAGCCTCTGCAAGTCTCTTTTGTCGCTGAGTGGCTAGTTTCCGATTGGGCTTCTTCCCTTCTCTTGTAGCCAAAGTACGAAATTCACTTTGCGGCTTTATTACGATACCTTCTTTATAGGTATCAATAAACTCATGCAATGATTCTAACATCGCAAGAGTTTTCTCATATTCTGCTTGAATATCAGGGCTAGCAAAGTTCAGATTCATTCTTATCCCTTGTAATCGTAAACATAAACTGGAATGTCTTCATCACAAAGAATCTCTTGAATAAGAGGTTCAATTGACTCCCATTTTCCGCCCGCGAGACCTGTTCCTATTCGGGGCATATGGATACTGGCGTACAATTCCTTTGCTTGCACCCCTAGCTTTTTCAGGCATTCCTCTACAGCACTATACCTTATGGGGGGTCTTCCATTCCCCCCTGTGCGCATACCGTGTTGCCCCACCATGTTAGCTATGTGAATATACTTCTCAACTTGGATTATTTGGAGAGCACCCAGTCCAAAATCGTTTTTTGCCCTATTTCTATGCCATTTCCTGTATTCTGCTTCCGGTTCCGACCATCGTTTTGATATTGCCAAAACGAAGCCCTTTCCCCATCCTCCCAAATCATTACAAATGTGTGCAATAATCTTTACCCCACTTGTTTGGGGGCAAGTAGCATCCCCTTGGATGTACGTAATCTTAGTAGGCATAGTATCTCCCTCCAATAACCATTATACCACAATAATGAGCAATGTAAAAAAAATACCCCTCCTGGGCATACTACCCAAGAAGGGTATAGGTCATGCACGAAAAGCGAGGTTTTTCGTGCCTTCACAACACGTACATCAAGGAGTTATAAAGATTAATCGGACTGATTAATCAAAGATTTGCAATTGGTATTTAGGGGAGATGAATACATTATCCCCAAATTCCATACGGAACCACACATCGTAAATTCCGCAATCCAATTCTTCCGTATCAAGCTGATAATAGCCTAATGTTTGTTCTCTCAATTCAACCAATTCTTCTTCGGCAACCAATCTTAGATCAGCTTCCGCTGGCATGCAATCTCCGCATCGTTGTCTAATTGTAATCCTCAAAGGGGATGAAATTGCAACACTCTTATAATACCTGTCCAAATCAGAGGCATGAGGTACATTGGGAGTTACTTTGATTATGAGATATTGCTTCGCACCTTGTGGTATCTTATTTGGCATGAAAGAGAAGCTAAAATCATACACAAACGGTACAGGAGTGGTTATCCACAAGTCCCGAACAATCTCAAAATCTTGCTCAATAGAAGCTGTTTGACATTGGTTTTCTTCATAATCTTCAAATGACATGTACCAAATGTCAACATATTTTCCTACACAATAAAGAGTATCCTCTAATACAACATTTAAAAAATAATGGCCTTCGGCGTTACGCTGAACAGCGTCACCATCAAATTCTTCTACTTTGGTTCGCAAATCCACATCCATAGGATTTGACTCATCCAACCGCCAGATTTCCACCCTATCAATAGAATGCACATTGCTAAATTGATGATTATTCATCACTAACATTCGCAATTTAGCTTTATCACCTACATTGGGGTTTTGATAGCGTTCCTTTGTTGCCATATTATATTTACCTTTTAATTATGACTTTTTCCGTTCCTTTTCAATTGCTTTCGCCTCTTTTTCTTTTTGGTCAATGAATTCGTGGATAAAGTATTTTCGTTGGAACACTGGAATGCTCAATATTTCGTGGTATCCTCCTAGCCCTGGCATGTGGTAGGCTAGGAAGAATAGCTCTTGGAACCACGCTTTAAAAAATTGAGCACTACTTAGCTCCCAATTCACTCTTCCTGATTCGTCTTGGACCGTGGGAAGAAAAAACCCGCTTCTAATGGCAAATCAAGGCTGAATTCATTCGTGCATGCTGGGCAAAAACAATCTACATTAGTATCCACACCGAAAGGAGGCTCACTTGCTAAATTCCGCAAATAGGCAACATCTTCTACGGGCAATCTCTTTAGTAGAACTTGTAATTCATCATTATCAGTAATAGTTTCAATGTTATTCAACAGTAAAGCTGTTCTGAATGTAAGTGTATTATCTGCGGCTTGATCTCCAAATCTTCTAAGTCGCCTTTCGCGGTATTCATTTACAGCTAAATCATCTGCACCAGTAGCCAACCTATAGCTAAATTGGTATCCCGATTTGGGAAGAGTTCCACTTAATTTGGCTGTTGTGAAAGAATCTGGGCAATAATCCACATTCATATGGTCTAAATCAATAGTAGTTTGGAATTTAGTTTCACACCCAAATCTAGGACATTCAACTTCAACCTCATATTTTGTTGAATATGAGATACCCCGTAGCCAGATTAATAAATAAGTTCTATCAACTGTCAAAAGGTTATAAGTGTTACAATGTTCTTGAATACAAGCATTGAAGATCATATCCATTGCTTCATTTCTTTTAATATGTCTAGGTGTGGCTAGAATTTCTTCTTCCGCACCCGTCATAGGACGCACATGCAAAGTTCCACCCTTTAATGCCTCATCTTCATAAAATCTTCCGCGAGATGGCAAGTTAATAGGTTCATAATTTACATGTAGCCCCTCTAAGAGCTTCTGTAAGTCTGACGTGTTAGCCATTGACGCCCCTAAATTTGGAGCCGGTTTAAATTGCTGTTCTTTGGGGTTAACCGGAGCAGGCGGCGGTTCATCGGGCGTAGGGGATATGTTAGGCGGTCCAGCTTGCGGAGCCGAAGGTTTAGCTTGCTGTTGCTGCTTTTCTTTTTGTTTTTGTGCTAATACTTTCTTAAACTCTTCTGGCACATTACCTTGCACTTCAATACCACCGTCTGACATAAGCGGTCCTTTTACCGGACCCTTTGGGGGTTTAAATTCTGATTGTCGATATGTTTCATCTGGCATAAAATTATCTCCTAAATTGATGACGCCTTATTTTAATATTAGTATGTTGGGTTTAAATATAACAAATATTGAGGAGCTAATCTTTCATGATCAAAAAGTCCGTACTTTGCTCCCCGAGTTCCAAAATCTCTTTCAGCAATGGCAATTTGCTAAAATACACGATCTTAGATCAGTTCGGCAGCAATGTGTGCTCAGCTTTTTAAATTCTGCTAATGACAATCACATGGCTGTTCTTAAGGGGTATTTTAAATGTGAAGTTACTCTAACTAAAATTAACAATCAAATAGTAAAGAATGAAACAATCCCAATTTCTGATTTAGAAAATGTGCTGCGTGATATGGAAGGGGAGTATCAAGACTTTGCAGCATACAGAGACAAGGATCAGATTTATATATCCTTTTGGAGATGAAAATGACAGATATTTTATTATTCGCGTTTGCGGTAATCGGACTTACACATATTATTGTGGACAGCAGAATATTTGAATCTCCAAGAGAATGGATTAAAAGCCGAGATGCATGGATATTTAAAAAAGCAACAGAAGCCATAGAATGCTACCAATGTAGTGGTTTTTGGTGCGGTCTTTTTTGTGGACTTATTTTTGTATCGCCCGCCTCTATATTTGTAAGCATACTATGGGTGTTCTTATCAGGCTGTGCGGGCAGTTTTTTAGCACAATGGGGTGCTAACTATCTGCAATATCTAGAATCTCAAATATCTATTGATCTTAATATGGAAGAAGACGATGAGCATTAAAACATACTTGCTTTACTGTGAAATATGTGGGTACAAGAGAATCACTGATGGTTCTGATGCTACTGATTTAGTGGAAGTAAAAACGAGCCCATTATTCACAGGGGCTCCTAAACTTGATTCTATTACCAAAAAAGTCTTCGTTCCCAAAGCCAAACCCCAAAGAAAAAGATTCAAGTGCCCCAAGTGTGGTCGTATTGTTTTCCCACGACAAATTAATAAAACCTTACCCGTATCAGAGGAATTAGATGAAGAAAGTAACGCTCTTGGAGATCAAGGAGGCGATGAGGGACAGTCGCTTTCGGAAGAGTCTTCCGCCTGAATTACAAGATGATGTAAAAAAATATCTCAAGAATCCCAAATGTAAATGCAATCTACCAATATATCTGCGGGTTATGAAAGAGTGTAGAAAGCAAATTAAAGCATATTTTCCGGGGCGGGCAATTGAAAACCCAGATGAAGAAATAAACAAAATGGCCCAGAACAATTGGACTGTAATCAATTGCAAAATACAAGACTTACAAAAACGGTTAAAGCAATTACCTAGCGGGCGCAAGCAAATTGCCATTACTAGATATGAAGATGAAGTTACTGTAATAGTTAATGAACTTGATATTTCGTTCTAATTATTTTCATTATTTTCATATCTTTTTATAAATTGGCAATTCATGCAGAGAATTTGAAACCCAGGTGGAAAATTATTTCTTTTTATCCATCTATAAATTTCATCCCCTTTCATTCGTTCGCCTTTTTTATTTTTATGTTTACAACCATCTCCTTCAATGTGGTCAATGCTAAGAGCCCTTATATCAGAATAATTGCATTTTACACACTGCATTGATCCATTTGAATAATAAGAAAAAACAGACAACTTGTTTTTCATTTTAGAGCGATAAATTGCACTTTGCATATACTCTGGGTTGTTTTGACGGCGACGTGCAGAATTTTTCCTTTCATATTCTTTTTTGCACATAACACAATATCGTGTATTTTTATATCTGTTTTTATCAATTAAAACCTTATTACATAAACAACATTTATTTTTACAATCATTACACAACGCATGTTTATTGCGTCCTGTTATCCCACTTAGAGATTGACCACATATGGTACACTTTTTGCGATTGTTAATTGTTTTTTCGAGATCTTTAGTCTCATAAAGATGTGGCCTTCCAATAATTCTAGAAAGAATACCTTTTTTAACCCAAGACTCAATTGTTGCTCTAGATATATTGTATTTTTGAGACGCTTGTTTAGCTGTAATCTTCATATATTTAAACAAACAATTTACCATCAACGAATTAGATGCTGCTTACTAACAATGCCCATGTGACGGGTATTATTGATGATTTCCTCACAGCTTGCTCTCATTTTTGCTGGATATGCCTTATATTTGTTAATTTCCATCGGCCAATCATCTGATTGTAGTCTATTTTGCCCTAAGATTAAGGCATTTTCATAAAATGATGCCGCCTTTTTGTATTTCTTGAGTAGGTGGTAATATACGTCACCAAGAAGACACCAAAACTCAGCCATTAAAGGCTTTACACTCAAACAAGACAGTAGATTCTTAATTGCTCGCTCTGCATCTTTTTTAACATAACAATGAACCATAGCGCAATAATACCTTGTCATTGTGACTGGCATTTGTTTTTCTTTATCTCTAAACAAATACTGCTCTGCGGCACTTAAAAATTCATTGTGTTTCTTCTGCGATAAAAGTACGCACGCCTCATAATAATAGGGCTCTGGCGATGTTGGGAATTGTGCTTTCCATTCTTTGATATACTCTAGAGCATCAGGATCAGTGGATGTAGTGGCGTATATGATGACATTTAAATCTTTAGCTTCGTTGTCAATAAGGCATTCAAAAATAGGATTGGAGAACTTTAATTCTCGCTCTATGTGCCACAATCTTATCTGTTTGGTAATAATATCACCCTGAAATATAGGGAGGCGGTAAGATTCGGGAGTCCCGTTTATCGCCTCTAATACATCTTGTGCTCCATAGGCAAGTGTTTCTCCTGAATTTAAGTACATTTGCCACTTTGCTTGTGTTATTAGCCCATTGCGAAACTCGCTTCTATCTCTATATTCACGCTCTGCGATATTACCAACGACTACCTCAACTCGCTCATCTGACTCCAATGATTTAAGCGAATCCAGGGTCTTTTGAGAGTCGTCTTTACAATTGCTTATTATTTGGATTGTTAGATTTTTCATTTATAATCTCTATTAATTTTACCAAAGCCTGGGCTTCATTGTCCATTTGGACAGATTGGTAATGTGACGCGAGACTTTTATAGGGGTTAGGATTAAGCGGGTTTTCCAATATTTCTAAAAAAGTTTTATAAAGGTCCATAAAATTAATGGAGTAAAACAGTATATAATATATAAATAGCCCTTTTTGTATCTTAATCGGAGGATTATGGCAGCTAACGAATACTTGAACAATAAGTTCTTTGAAAGTGTGATTGTTAAATTTCAAACTTCAAAGCGTGAAAAAACAATGCGAGAGTTTATTTTAGAAGATTTGAAAGAAGCGCAAGAAAGGCGAATGAAACGGAATAGAAATAAAAAAAGAGGCGACCAACTAAGAGAATTGCTTGAAAGAAATGATGAAAGATACAAAGAGGTGTGTGAAAAATTCCACGAATCACAAGACGACTTGGCAATACTTTTTTATACGCTAAGTGAAAAAATAGTCCAATATGCTAAGTTCCAATTTATAGATGAAGACGACGCTGTGCAAGAGGGGGTTGTGATTTGTTTTGAAAAGGTGGATAGATTTGATCCTGAATATGTTGGCAAGAATGGGCAGAAAGCCAAAGCCTTTAACTATATGACAACCTGTATTTTAAATCACTTTCGGCAACTATATCGCACTGCTAGAAACTACCAGGAACTAAAGAGAAAATATCTCGATTACCTACAAACTGAATTAGAAAAGATTGTTATACATAATGGAAAAATCAACCCAAATACTACAAAAACAATACCTGTAGAGAATAGTAGATCAAGATACGAATGACTTGCGCCATCTGTTTATATTGTGTATAATAACCCCGGAGAGGTAATTTAATTATATGTTTATTACAAGAAACAGCTTAAATGATATTGAGGAGCGAGAGTTAATTCAAAAATTAATTGATAATGGATTCGGTGATATGGTCCTGGCTCTTTTGGAAAATGAAAATAAAGTCTATACCAAAAAAGGAAGACTCAATAAAAGCGGGGCATGTAGAGTGTTGGGGTGGAAAACCAAAGAGCTTGAAGATAAATTAGAAGAATGCCGAAAACTACTTAAAGAAGATGTAGAATAAACGAGGCGGGGTATTAGCTATAATCGGCTGATCCACCGATCATGGTGTATGCTCGATCAAACCTTAAAGTAACTTGGCAAGTTACCACTTCGGAATTGCCCATATCTAATTCCCCCCAATCTGTTGTCAAAGGCCAACAGTTTTCTAATCTCCACCTTTCAATTACATCCCCACATCCACTTAAAATGCTTAAGTTGCCTTGACGTTTAAAACTATCGGCTCCGCCTGCCCGCGAAGCTCCACCGGAAACAATTGGCCTAAATTGCATACCGCCACCGGCATTGAGATCATAGACTTCACGAATCCATTGGAATACAGGGTGGTTACCACTGCGGAAGCAGTAGTCATAGAGTGTTAGCTGAAGAGGTTTCCAATCGGGCTTTCCTGGGAAATAGACATTTTCTACAGCATGTTGAGCTTCAATTTCTTTCCATGTTAATTGTGGTCGGCCTCCTTTTTGTGGAGGTAAGACATCAACTCCATTATCATAATCATCTATGATACTATCGATAGAGAATGTCCATCGAAATTTCCGTTTGAAGGTTACATCAATTAGACCGCCAATTCCCATCTGCATCGCACATACTCCTAAATATAAACAAATGGACTCCCGCTTTAAACGAGAGCCCTTTTGTTTATTTTAATTCTTGTTAGCATTAGCTTCCAAGTAGTGCTTGACCGAAGGACGTTACACCCCCACCACAGGCCGTGCAGCCACATGGTCCGAATGTACCTTCGCAAGACGTATATTGAACATCAGAATATCTAAGTGTTAATTCCACTGTAGCTTCTTCTGAACTCGCATAGTCAAGGTCTCCAAAGTTGATAGCTTGCGGCCATGCATCCCACAATCGCCATGTTTCCATCGCTACGCCGCAACCATCATACATTTTAAGGGTTGCTTGTCCCGCATAGTCTTGGACGGCTGCCCCCATGTTAAGTTGGCCTCGGATACCACCACCCTCTAGTCGGAAGTCATATACGGATGATAACCACGAATATAGTGCCATAATGCCGGGCTGTGATCCACTACCCGCAGCATTTACCACGTCGTAATACTGTACCGTAATTTGTTCCCAGGAGGCTTTACCGGGTATCCACGTTTTGGCGTTTTTAACATTTATTTCGGTTTCTTCAATCGAAATATTAGGACGAGCAGCAATCTTGACGAAATGTTCAGGAATTGAATCTCCGCAGAAATCAACTCTAAAACCCCATCTAAACTTTCTCTTAAAGATTACATTGGGTTGTCCCAAGTCACCTAAACCCATTTCAGCCATATCATACCTCTCTAATTTTTAGAAGTTTTCTGAAGTCTCTTCAAAGCTATCAGCTTGGTTGTGAATAGAGAATTCAATAAAGATGAATTCCACAGCCTTGGTTGGCTTAACACCAATTCGTGCCCTGAATTCATTTCTGTCGATTACTTCGGGCGTATTCAACTCTTCGTCAGCCTTAATTCTGTAATCGGTTAATCCTCGCCCCACTTTAATCTCTTCCAGAACGCCAGTTGCTATATTAATAAATCTTTCACGGAAAATCTCGTCGTGAGGATTGAATAGCAATCTACGGGCCTTCTTTCTAATCATCTTAGCTGCAACAAAGAGCATTCTACGAACATTAACACGGTCCAATGCTGTGGGTCTGCGTTGCAACGTCTTTTGACCCCAAACTACGAAACCGTCAATATCAGCGAACTGAACAATCGGGTTAATTGCATTTCGATACCCATACATCAAGTCTCTTTCAACAAGAGTCGGGCGGCTAAATACATCGGTGACAGCCGGTACTTGCCCTCTGTCTGCCCCAGCGGGAGCCCACCAAGGATACGCCAGAAGGTCGTTTCGGGCATACACAGCCATTACGGAGCCAGAAGGAGGAGCCCATACGTCAATTCCATTCCAAGAGTCACGAATCTTAACCCACGGCCAATATAGAGCCGCAAAGTCCGTATCAAACTTGGTAGAGTTCAACGGATGAACACCATTTTGCCAGTGAACAATCTCGGTCACAGTTAATCCGAATGGAGGATCAACAATACACATTGAGTCCATGCGGTGGTTCTGGCAAACATCAATCATTGCAAGAATGACAGATGTAGAAGAGTGACCAGGAACAGCTAGTAAGTCAATATCAATTTGTTCAGGTTCGGATAGAGAATACACACCGCTCATTTCGGTACTGTTACCAATCAAGAGAGCGTCTTGGTCATCGGGATCAGCCGGAATTCCGTCTGCTCCACCAACCAAAGTGTATGTTCCATCTGCGGGCGATGCTGGGTTGCTTGTTACATCTTCGCACTTCACCCAATCAGAAACCACATTCAAAAAGACTTCAACATAATAACTGCTCGTTTCGTCTTTATTTAAGTTACCCCAAGTTTCCATTTGGACGCTATTATTATAAACATCCATCGTGAAAGTACCTTGGTGGGTATCATTTGTAATAACAACTTGAGTATCATTACCATCAATGCCAGGGCTATCGGCGGTAATTGTCATTGTCGTTGTTGCAGAAGCATTTTCAGAACCATTTACAATACCTGCGACATATACATCTGCATCGCCTGTATCACGTTCTGGGCTTGCTCCGGTATAGGTCAAGTTTTGGAAGCCAAACACTGTATCGGCGGTACTATCCGCTTTTACAAGGATTTTAGCATCTTGACCGAAGTGATTTGTAATAAGTGTTACACTTAAAGCCGCAACTTCTGTTGCATAATCTGGATCTGTTGGACCCACACCACCACCAACGGCTTGGAAGCCGCCCGGTAGAGAAGCAATCTGCGTATTAATCGCAGCCACGGCCTGAGCCGTTGAGACAGTTGCATCACCTTCTAAAGCAGCCAAATCAATCACTTGGACAACATTATCAATTAAAACGTTGTCAGTGCCATCAATGACCACCTGTAAATTCATATCGCTTAACTCACCGAAATTGAAGTTACCATCAACGGAAGCGGACCCTGATGTGGGGTAAGCTAAATTGGAACCAGGAGCGACAGCGCGTGTCATATCTGTTCCCAATCCTGTTACGTTTGTCCCTCCACCAGCTACGACAGTACCGCCGTAAATGGAGTCCGAAACGGAAACTAATTCGATGCTAGCGTCTGGACCATATGAGAAAACTGACATAATGCCAATTTCATCATCGTCCGTGCAATAGAACTGAATGCCGTCATCGGCATAAGTTAATTGCAAGTTCAAGTCTTCAACTAATTGCTCACATGTGTAAGCGGTATTGGTAAGAGGTGCCGGTCTATTGGCGTTCGCTAAAACAACCAATGTTTTACTGGCGATATTACCATTTAGTCTCCAACGGAAAAACGAATCACTGCTAAAACTATAACCACCAGCAATAACAATCCCATTAGCATCTTGAGTCGCATTATCGGGAGTATCGGAAGCGAATAATACCACACCACCAGCAGAAGGTACATCTACCTCTGCAATTTGTGCTGCTTCATGTTCAACAGGTTCCGACACGCCTACACGAACGATATAACAGTCACTTGCAATACGCATGTACTGTTGTGCGGCGTAAATTAAATATGGATCACCAACGTCAGGATGCGGGTATCCAAAAATGTCATTTAGCTCTCTTTGATTTCTAACTAATGTTGGAACTCCAATTGGCCCTTTACTTGCAAATCCGACCATTCCAGCTTTATGATAACTTCTTTCAGATTCATAAAAGCTTAAGTCCTTTTCTGCAATTCGGACACTTGGACTTATTGTATTAGATGGTGGAAACCCCTTAAGAATTGCCATATCTTAATCTCCCTTATCTAACCTATTGGGTACGTATTGTGTAGAAATTAAACCTTGTTTTTCTGCACGCTCTATATATTCAGTTGCTCTTTCATCTTCTAATAAATAAATATTTTTTCCCGAGCCAAGACCCGGAATATTTAAACACGTTAAGGCTCTAGGTGCTCTTCTTGATCTAATAACAAGCTGCACTGGACCCCTCTGTTTGTTCTGTATTCTTATCATTCTAGTTCTTTTACCGCCGTTTCAAGTTTCGCTAGAACATCCGTCATTTCTTCATCTGATGTTCCTGCTACTATTTCCTCTTTTATACGAAGAACCGCTTTATCCCTTCTAATTGGTTGGGGTATATAACTCTTCGCTGTCATATTAAATTGGAACTTCACTACTCTAATAGCCTGATCCCCAGGTTTAACATCAATATTGTTTCCCGTAGAATCCAGTTCCACTATGGTTTCCCAATGCACTCCTCTTACGTTTATGTATGCAACCGGGTTAAATTTTGTAAATATTTGTTCGGCTATCTGGTTCATGTCTTCAAGGTACAAAGTCCAGGCATACAAAGTATAAGAAATATCCACAGGTATGCCCCTTGTAATGCCAAAAACCGTATCTCTATTGTACTTTTCGGAGATGGTAAATCCGGGGCGTCCGTCTAATAATCGCCCCAAATATCTCGCCTCGCTGTAAGTGTATCTTTCCTGGTTAAATTGAATGTCTGTTGAGTGAACGGCCAGCATGGGAAGCCTAATGCGATCCACTACTAAGGTCTTATCTTTACGAACATTATCTTGAAGAACCGCAGCCACAGCCTTTTCCTGTGTCGCCCAAATTATAGGCACATGATGTGCCTTCCCATTTTCGTCAATAACCACAAGATCTCTAAAAAGATCCATTATCGCCTCATCGGCCCCTCGCAAAGCTTTTGAATAACGATAAATTGTGTTATAACTAGGCTGTTCTACATCATTAATAATATGACCCGACATCATCGGATCACAGTCACCCCTTGCTCCCAAGCCAGTCTTTTGATTGCTGTCACTCTCTTGAATCCAATCCTTAAATTCATCCTCAATCCTACGAAATGAGGGCTCTCCGGTGTCGTGACATTGACCTGGAACGGGATCTAGATTAGGCTTATCATTAAGAGGGCTTTTTACATCACAAGGACGCAATGTTGGTTCTCTATTAATGGGATTTTGATGTTGCTCCATAAATCGCTTTCTTTTATATTATATAGCTTAATAGGCTGTTATTTAAATGAGAATGAAAGAAAAGATAATAATTAAGTGTAATTTGTGCCCCGGCGATTTGTGTACTTTAACAGCCGCCATCTACTCATTGCATGTCAAATATAAAAATCAATATGTAACCGATGTGAGAACGCATTGGCCTTCTATTTTTAATAACAACCCCCACATAACACCTCTCCAAGATAAAGAGGCGAGATCAATTGAGGCTCACTACACCGACTTAATCGATGCCTCTAATACTGTGCCCGTGCCGTTCTTATTAGGCTACACCCAAAATTTAAGCCAACAGCTAGGTATTCGGCTTACGCTGGTAACCAATAAGCCCCAATTGTATTTGAATAGCGAAGAAGAAAAAATTAAGTTGTTTTCTGAACCCTTTTTATTAATCAATGCTGGCACAAAGAGAGATGTAACTTGCAAACAGTGGCCTGTAGAATACTACCAAGCCGTAGTAGACCAATTAAAAGATAAAATAAAATTTATACAAGTGGGCAATCCCAATGATAATCATGTGGCATTAAAAGGAGTTATCAATTGGGTGGGAAGAACGCCTGCCCGGAAATTAATCATCCTAGCTAGCCAATCGATGGGAGGTATTGGTCCCGTCACATGGCTTCAACATCTTTGTGCTGCTTTTGAAAAACCTTATTTCTGCCTTCTAGGAGGAAGAGAGGGGGTGTCTTGGGTTCAATATCCATTTCAACAGACCTTTCACGTTATGGGGCAACTGGATTGTTGTAGCCACGGCGGTTGCTGGAACGCTAGAGTGGTGCCACTTTCTAAGAATGAAGAGAATCTATGTGAATGCCCTCAAACTAATTTTAAGATTCCAGCACCCCGTTGTATGACTATGATAAAACCTGAACAAGTGATAATGTCACTACACACATATTTGGATGCCCTACGAGGCTAAATGTTCCCAATATGTTTGTTGGGCTTTTTGTGTAATTCTAATTAATTTCCTATCAAAACAATTTATCCAATCTCCAAATGTGCCCTTTCTTAATGCCCTTGGATTTCCCTGATTGCGGAACATCTTTTCATTTACCACTTTTACTAAAATATCCAAAGATTTGCATTCAACCCCTAAGAAATCAACAATCTTCCTAATTTCTGCTGTTGTGTTGTACTTCATCCACTCATAACTTGTCCAAATATAAGGCATCTCATTAGCTCTTTTGCGTCTTGTTGAATAGCCCCGCTCCATTCGTTTGATTTGTCTAGCTAAATCAACCTCAGCAAATTCGGTATAAAGATCTTTTATGGTTTTAGCCAAATTCGGCTTGCCACGCTTCCATCGCTTCGGCCACACAGATTGTTTTAAATCGAAACGAGCCATTCTAAAATGGGCAATGGATGTGAGAATATCCCTTGGATTTCTGACTACTGTTATAATCTTGTAATCATGTGGTTTTAATTTATCTAAAACATCCGTATGAATAAAATGATGTTGTTTTTGTATCCGCCCTGCATCTATATTCTTTCTAACAGCCTTTATTTGATCTTCGCCAAACACCTCTCCATCCACCACAGAAGCCACCTCACTACCTAAGACGGTTTGTAGAATTTCCCCCATCCAAGTGCTTCCTGTCCGCATTTCAGATAAAATTATAACTTTATTCATTTAAATATCCCTTCATGAGTTTTCCAATATTCTCCCATGAAAATCTTTGTAAGTCTTTTACTGCCTGCTTGCCCCTGCCCTTGGCTTCTTCTTGGTGTTCATAAACCCATCGCATTGTGGCTTTCAAGTGATCTATCTCAACCTCAGCCCAAGATTGTGTTTCATCATACCATTTAAATTGAGGCATCCCTGAAACTGGAACTAATGTATAATCCAATAGAAAACTATTTTTTCTTGTCATATACTCTAGATTTCCCCCGAAATTCGTAGCTATCGCAGGGTTGCCAAAAGACATAGCCTCAAAAATTGGAATTCCCCAACCTTCACTTCGATGAGGCATCACATAGCAATCGCACGCTGTGTGAATTCCATCAATTTGTGTGTTGGAAAGATTCTTTACAATTAAACTTACGGGAGCACGGGGTTTCTTAAATTTGGAGGCAATTTCAGCAATCTTATCAGTAATTGCCTTATATTGATCCTTATGACGAAAAATGTGTGCTTTCATAACCAAGCATACATTGTCGTTTGTATTAAACTCGCTAAAATATGCATGAAGCAATGCTTCTGCGTTTTTGCGAGCACACCAATCAAAAATGCAATAAAATTTATATTTACCTTTTGTACTTTCATCACACAAATCGTCTAAGTCATCTTCATAGAATTCCACCTTCCTATCGCACATTGGAAAAGAATGTGGAGTCACTCTAATTTTTACATTAACACCCGATTTTTTGAAGACTTGCGCATTCCACTGAGTCGCTGTCCATATCTCATCCATTTGGTTGCAGTGATCTACCAATTCATGAGGAAGCTTGGTTGTTTCCCATATGGTTAAACCTATATTTTTAACACCTTCCTCTTTATGTTCATCAAAGAAATGAGGCAATGTGTGAATTATCTTAGTTTTGTAGGGATATCTTTTCTCAATTAAGGGGTAAATTCTATCTGCATAGTCCCCTAAATCAGTTGTACCATGAAAAACAATTGATTGAATGGGGACTTCTACCCCTGCTACTGTCATAGCTGTAATATAATTTCTAGCTGCTGCCGCATAACCATTTGCATCTAAAACCGTTCCACAGTATTTTACAGAATGTTCTTTTGCTTGCCATTTTGATTTTAAATCTTTGATGTAAGAAAAACATTTATCTTCGTACTTAAACCCAGGAATGTGTACATTATTAGACAAGTTCCATTTTGCAAGAAATGTCTTATGCTGGAAGACTACCCTTCCTTGAAAGTCATGCTGAAGCATTGCATGACCTTTTCCAAATGAACCAATTAGTTTAGTTGCTTTTGAAGGCATAGCAAATGGAGCATTTAATTTACGCCATGCCATATGGAAGGTGTCTTTATCCCCATTGATGTAACCATAATAAAATGAAGAATATAGGTTATACCAGTTGGTCAGCATAAGTGGCTTCCAACTTTTTTTCTTATTTAAAACAATTTGACCACTTTCAAATTCAGGTTCATTACGATATGGAATATTGCCCGCTACCTTCCATATTGGGTGATCTTTCGGCAGCCTAGTTATGTCCGGCCAAAAAACAGCACCATGTTCTTTATATTGGGGCGTTTCAAATAAAAACGTTGGGTCCACTACGGGAACATTATCTGCATCAATGAAAATTACTTCTTTAAACGGACAGTGAGTAATTGCAAATGGCTTTACTTCATAGCCATTTAATCTTGGATGGGGAAAATTCTTGCGAACTTTATAAGCATCTACACATTCTACATTTAGAGGTTCAACTAATTTAGCCCATCTTTCGTCATATTCTGCAACTCCCAAATACCATACTTGAATAGGAAGCTCACACCCTAAGTGTCTTAACTGTTGAATTAAAACCCAAGCATTTGTATTATAGCACAATCCTCCCGCACATGTTACAATGCCCCGCCCCTTATATTTGTCTGGATAGGGGGGCATGTTTTTTATGAAATCATTTACAATTGTTGGTGCTGTATTTTCAGTTAAAATCTTCATTAACTAAAATCCGGTTGAATATCAGAGGGCATAGTTGTAAAAACGTATCCCCACCCTTTCGGCTCCTTTTTTGTAACTTTCCACCACCGCTTTTCCTTGGTCTGAGGATAAACAATAGATCCTGCCTCAATTGTCTTAATATCACTCCAAAAAATCAAAGAAAAATCATTTTGATTTATAATAATACCCTCAAACAGAAATTTTGCTCCATATTGTTGAGATTTACGAACCTCATTATAAAGCTCATCATGGTGCTCTATTGTTACTAGAGGGAGGCAGTGAATTTTTATTTTGTTTTCTAATTGAAATGTTTTTTGGGGTTCATAAGGTTTAGGTGGTTCCGGTTCTGGTTCCGGTTCCGGTTCTGGCGGTTCCAATTCGATAGGTTCTTCTAAAGATACATCTGATTTGACATTAAAATCGCTTTGATCGGTAACCACATCGCCTTCATCTTGGCGTGTTTCATTGTCCCACTCACAATTATGCAGAACAAACTCTTCTTCTTCCTCCCAATTTTTCTGCTTTTTCATAAGGGGGTTCGGACCACGCAATCTGAACACTGTACCATCTTTATTTTTTATAGACATCTTACTTCTATATAAGAGTGTAATTTTCACAAATGGTGGTAGAAATGGCTGATTATGTAATCCCAGATGAAGGTGAAGTGGAACTTCTTGAGTATATGGTTAACAAGACGGCAACTGGCGACCTAATATTAAAACTATTTACCAATGATATCACTGCTGACGGGGACACAGCCTACGCAGATATGACAGAATCCACTGTCGGAGATTATGCCCCAATCACACTTACAGGAGCTAGCTGGACAGTCGCCACAGCCGCAGGGGTTACAACGGCCCAATATGCTGAACAGACTTTTAGCTTTACAACCTCTGAAACAGTATATGGATATTACGTAGTTAATAATGCTGATGATACCCTGCTTTGGGTTCATAGAGCCAGCTTTGCCCCCGCCGCCATTCCCCCAGTGGGAGGAGTATTTACTGTAGTTCCCAAATTAAGGATCACAAGTTGTGATACTTAACCATAAATAGTTTTATGGCAATCTATAATCCAGATGGAAGCGTTTACGGACCAGTAGGAAGTATGCGGTCGTTCGATCCCGATTCGCCCGACCACGATCTCTTCAATATCTGGGATGAAGAACTAATTAAAATTAGTGGAACGCCTCTTTTTTACTATGAAGTATTCATCCAAGATCAAACTATTGATCCTATTTATTGGGAAGATCGTGGCAAAATATGGTCCACTCATCCAATTACCCTTTATGGGTACTATGAACCAATCCCCTCACAAAACTTTATGTCAAACTGGGGAGTTGATGCGCCTGATGAGATGATCTTTGAACTTAATTATAAATCAACATTACAAGCTGTAGGGCATCCACCAAAAATTGGATCAAGAGTCTACAGCCCTCACCTAAATGAAAATTGGAAACTCATCCAAAGAAATTTAGGAGAATTTAAAAAATGGGGCGTGGTAAGATTAGAATTAATATGCCAGAGATTCCAAGAATCGCTTACTACGGGCGAGGGTGAAGTTACACAAAATGAACCAGATTTCAAAATAGATGAGGTATTAGAATGAAAACAATTAATGAATGGCAAATAAGTCAGACAGAATATGAAGATCAAGAAGAGTTTATCCAGAATATGAGCGAATTGTCGGAATCGCTTAATGTAGCACTTAAATCTTATCATGGTGATAGATTTGATGCTTTCCTTGATATCATTGGTATATGCAATGAAACGGAACGAGCGATAGCCGATGTGCGACACGGGACTGTCCAAGAACGAAATCAATGGACAAATAAATTACAACAATGGAAAATAGAGCAACTAGAAAAGCTAAACCCTCCTGAAAACTCCGAATTGGCAAATTGGGCTAAACAGGTTTGTGAAATCGTTGAGCAATTCCGAAATGAACAAATGCGATATAAGGGAGAAAAATTCCCTGGTTATTCGGAAATCGTTGAGGGAATAGATAATTTGTCTTTGATATTAAATAAAATTGGATTGTCAAGCTGAAATCCCGAAGGCGGAGATACATTTTTAAACAACCTAAGAGGCACTTTGGGTTTTTCCAAAGTGCCTCTTGTATTTAAAATCAAAACTTTATTGTTGCTTCTCTTTGGTTTGTATAACTTCATTTTGGGAACCAGGAACTACCTTTACATTGTATCCAACTTTAGCTAATTCTGTTCTATAGCTGTCAACGGCTCTGAGAAATCCCATTTCCCACAAATCAGCCACAAGACCAGCAAAGTTTTCTAAGTCTTTCTCTGTTTGGATGGCGGTAGCCAACCTGGAAATGATATCTTCATTCTTGGGATATCTGTCTTTCAGCATCTCAAGAAGATATTTCTTAACTGCGTTTTCTCTCATGTTTGGGAACATTTTTAACTCTTTCTTCTAATCTACTTCTATAATAGTTGAGTTTCTGTTCCTCTAAATATTCTTTGAGAGACTTCTTTTTCTTCTTTTTTGCGCCAATGGGATCACCCTCAATAGAATTGCCCGTATTGCAATTCCCACCATTAGGGTCACAATCAACAGCACCCCAGAAATTAGCTGTCCTTTGCACCTTATTGACTTCACCTTTATCATATGGTGGATAGCCCGCTACGACAGCCGCCTCACCCTGTAGTGTGCCAACCTCTTGTTTCCATTTTAAATAATCCTCAATCCACTTCATCATGCTTTGAACTTTAGCTTTAACTTGAGGATCAGGGTGTTGAGACAACATTTGTCCAGCCTGCCTTAAGTTGGTTATATTTTCAGGGTTAGCAAGGAACTGTGCAACCTTGGGCACAGGTGTCTTTGTGTCTTTTACAAATGCGGCATATATTCTTTCTAATGATTTATATTTTTGATCTAACGCTGTGGGTGCCGATGTGGTTGGGCCGGGGGCTGCTGTTTTTCTAAGTGCTGCTAGTCTCTTTTCAACTTGAGGCCAATATTGGTTAAAAATAGCATCATGAACATTGTCATTGAAATACTTTTTAACAACTTGTAAGGTTTGATTTAATTGATTGTCGTCTAACTTGCTCAAAGTTTCTAAGTCAATCTGTACTTCATTGCCATTAGGCAATACGATTTTCCCCTCTCCCTGTTGAGCTAATTTTTGAAGTTCAAATACAATTTCATCTTCTTCTTCAAATCCTCCGGTATCTTCCCCTGCTGATTTACCAACTTGTCCTGCTACACTCTTTGCCAGATCCTTGTCATACTCTATCCCACGGCGATCAAGCTCGTCAGGAAGGTTCGCCGCCGCGAATTCAATCGAGTCATCTGAACTGTTGCCTTTTGCCAGGTGTTGATTATAAAGAGCTTGGAAAGCTGCTTGAATATCTTCGGCCTTTTTACCAAATGCCATTTCATCTTGGGTAATTGTCATATCACCAGAAAAATCGGGGCGTTTCATGTGTAGCCAAGTGGCAATATCCACTGCGCCTACTTTTGTACGATTTGCCTCGGAACGCTGTCCCTGAGTGGCTTTATCCACTTCAGTTCCCGCTAACCCCGAGACTTTCTTTTCTGCGCCTGTGAGCGACCCCACGGTTGCACCTTCTTCTCCCGACCCTCCTGCCGAAGCGGGGGAGTCCAAAGACACACCCATTTTATTTCTTCTTCTTCGGGTGCCCATCATTCCATCTAAATCTAACTGTGCAAACCTTCTGCACATGTCTTTGGCAAACCCCTTTTGTCTCTTGTCAAGCTCTTCATCAGCCTCATTGGGGTCTCTGCTCATAACCTCTTCTTTGCCTTGTCCAACGCCCCATTTTGGGTGACACAAGTTGTAAGCTAACCAATCGGCAATTACTGCTTCTACTTGGTCGTTAGATGCTAAACAAGAGGCGATAGATGAATTTAATGGTCCTGTTCCTGCCAAGCTAGCACAGAAAGATTTCTTCCCTTTCTCAGCTTGCTTTAAGAATCTTTGATACCACTTGCCAATTGTCTCCCGCAACTCGGTAACAGACATATCAGCACAAGTGTATCGTTGTCCTTGTTGTTTCTGTGCATCCCACCCGCCGAATAGATACATCTGGCTTAATGACGGTGAATTCGCCTTATACTCATCATCCCACAGCCTCTTTGCGACGTGGGCACTTGTATATTGCGAACTTAAATAACTTTGCTGTTCAGGTGAAAGCCTATCAAATGCTTTGAGCATTGACACTCTATTGGCTTCATCATTTGGACTTTCTCTAAAGTCAAGGAATTTCAACAAATCCGCCAGAGTCTTGCTACTGCCCGATTTTGCATTTTCTTCCAACCATTCTTGCGCATCCTGCAAACGAGCACTTCCAATATTCATTTCTTTCAGCTTGTTAAGAATGTCGCCTTTGTGGAAGTCAGTTAGATAGGTCTTAGTAAGCTCTTTATCGCCTGCTCTCCCTGCATCTAAATTAAATGCCTCTTTTACTTTGGTTCTGTGGCTAGGTGGCGATTTCACCAACCTACCGTTATTAAGGACAGGCTGTTCAACCTCTTTGCTGACTGGCGTTTGTTTTCCTGTTTTATCAACAAGTGTATAATTTAGAGTTTTCTTTACCACGGGGACTACAAATGTTTCACTGCCAAATTTGACTGTGCTCATTGTAGTTGGTTGTCCATCAAATTCTTTTCGTGATTCCCCTAAAATACCTGCCTGAGTCGCCCAAAACCACAATCTTAGGGTTCTTTTAGCGGTAACCAAAGGATCTTGGGGCATAGTTTCAAATGAAGAGAAAGAATGTTGTGCTTTTAAATCTGTTCTCACATTACCCTTTTTGTCTTTAGCACGCATTGGGGCTGATACATCCCAGTCGTTATGACCGCCTGTATATTTCCCCTGGGCAATCTCGTCATGTGATAAATTTCGTAGTTGTTCAATATCAACAGGTTTTTCTAGCTGAGTTATGAGATCCATACTCTTGGGGTCAATTTGGAAAATAAGCCATTTCCCATGACCAGCGAATACTCTTACTTCTTGAACGCCGTCTGGTGTTATGCCCTGTTCTCGGGCTTCTGACGCTCGTAAAAGACCTTCACTATATCTCCATGCTATGGCTCTATTCCACTTGTCTATTGGGAAATTGTGAAGCCATTTTAAATCGTGGTCATCATACAATTTACGCAGACCCGTAATGTTCTTCTGCTGAAAGGCCATCTCAAGCTGAAGATCATATGGAGTTTCATAAAAGAAGTTTTTAAATGTTTTCATTTTTAACCCGTCCAACTACCTCATATATATAGCGACTACTACAATATATAAATATATCATGGCAAGCACAATATTATTAAGTACCCCAACAAGATCTGCTACAGGGCAAGCCTGCGCAGGTACGAGTTGCGGCGACGTAGGCCCAACAGAACCCTTACATAAAGATGAGTTAGGCCCAAGAAGGAATCGAGAAAAAGTGCGAGAGCAATTAAAAGATTTTGCCCTTCTTATGCTCGGTGCCCCCGCCGTTACCGTTGAATTAGATCAACAAAACCTAGATTTGGCTGTAGACCAAGCACTCAAGGTATTCGAAGATTACGCCCCAAGAGAGTATTTTGATTATTACGTATTCAATACCACTCCTGGGAAATCTGTTTATGAACTCCCCCCAGATGTGGGCCTAGTTCGTAATGTATTTTATAAAGAACACGGAAATTTCGCATTCCAGGCTTCGGACTTGGATGGTGCTATTCCAATTGAATATTTCTATCCCGGTGGAGCTTACGCCTCCATTCAGGGTGGTTTAATCGACCCCATTCAGCCAATTTGGGGCAGAATGGGAGAGTGGGTGCTGTACAAACAGTATGAAATGATGTACTCACGCATTAGTTCAAATATCGGTGGTTGGGAGTGGGTTAGTGGCTTGAGACATATTAAATTATATCCTACGCCCTTTAACAGCCAAAGAGTTATGGTTCATTACCTTCAAAAAATGAAGGATTGGAATGAGGTTGTAGAAGGCATGCAGGAAGGCACCCTTGCCTATGCATTAATTATGTTGGGTAGAATTCGTGGAAAATACGCTAATATCCCAGGACCAGGCGGCGGCGGAGAACTCGATGGAAGAGAAATGCTAAATGAAGGAAAAGAGGCGCTGGAAAAATGGCGTGAGAATATGATCTTCAGGTACGGAGATCTGCTCCCAATTATGCTCGATTAGAAGTCCTTTGATAGCAAGGACTTACGACAAAACGTTTATATATAATATTAGATTGAAAAATTAAAACCTCCACACTATATTACTGTGGAGGTTTTATTATGGCTTTAAAGAGAACTACTGAAGAGGCAAGAAGGTATTTTAAAAAGTTAAAATACGAGCTATTAGATGAATACACTGGCTGCATGGTTAAGATGCGATATAAATGCACCAATTGTAACCACATCTCAGCGATTAGCTGGAATAATATATCCAGGGGCAAAAGATGCCCCTATTGTGGCAAAGGGCAAAGGAAGAAAAAATACACTCTTGAAGAAGTTCAAAAGATATTTAAAGACCGTGGGTGTGAGCTTTTAGAGCAAGAATATAAGAATAATGAAACACCCATGCAGTACAAATGCAAATGCGGTAGAACAGCTAAAATATCGTTGATTGGTTTCAAGCATCAAAACCAAGATTGTTATTATTGCGGATTGGAAAAAAATAAGAAAGAAAATCATCACGGTTGGATTGCTGATCGGGAGCTTAAGAGGGAAAATGACCTTTTGCGTAAGAGATGTTATAAAGCCCTCTCCAGCACGCTAAAAGCATGCAACAGAGTAAAAGTTGGTCGTACTTCTGATATGTTGGGATACACTCCTGCCGAACTCCAAGAGCACGTTAAATCTCATCCTAACTGGGAAAATGTGAAGGATCAAGAATGGCACTTGGATCACATTTTCCCCATTAATGCTTTCTTGAAACATGGTATAAAAGATGTTAAAATAATTAATAGGCTGGACAACCTTCAGCCCCTTCCTGGTAAAGAGAATATCAGTAAGAGTGACAATTATAATGAAGAGGAGTTTTTGGAGTGGTTAGAAAAACGATAGCCGATTATCCTGAGCTAGTTTCCCAATGGCATCCTATTAAAAACGGTGATTTAAAGCCAGCAAACATAAGCCGCCGAAGCAGAAAAAAGATTTGGTGGAAATGTTATGATGGCGAATGGCCTGATGGGTCATTTGCAGATGATCATGAGTGGAAAATAAGCGCAAATAATAAATCCTCTAAATGTCCTTTTTGTAGTCGCAAAAGGGTATGTCATTCCAATTCGCTGAAAGCCACTCATCCCGAATTAATATTACAACTCCATCCTACCAAAAATGGTAACTTTGATGCTACAAGAGTGCTATCGGGCACAGCAATGAAAGTATGGTGGCAATGTGTTGATGGACACGAATGGCATGCATCCATTGCCAATCGAACTCATGCCACCAACCCACGCGGCTGTCCTCATTGCTATACTAAGACTTTTAAAAAACCCACCAAACAAGTTTTTTTAGAGTTTTATAGTACACATACTTTTGATGAGTGTTGCAAACACTTTAAAGTTAAGTCTGCCAGAATTTTTAATTGGCGAAAACAGTTTGGAATAGGAACAAAATTAGAGTTGAGAAATGAAAAATTATGTCTTACTTCCCGACAAATTCAAATTTTAGAAGGATCATTATTGGGAGATGGGAGTTTATCAGCACCAAAGAAATTTTCCCACTTTAGAGAAATGCATTGTTGGAAACAGGCAGATTATGTTGATTTCAAGGGACAAGAATTAGGGGAGTTCACCAGCAATATCAGCACCACTTGGTCACATGGTAAGAAACGAAGGTCATTGGAATCAATAGGCCATCCTCAAATAACCGCATTGGAACAACAATGGTATAAGCGAGATAGTAAGGGAAATTACATTTTAAACCACAGAGGATATAGAACTAAAATAATACCCCCTCATTTGAAATTGACCCCCCTTACAATAGCCATTTGGTATTGTGATGATGGTTGGCATTCTCCCAAAGATAGAAGTGCTCATTTGTGTACCAATGGGTTTGCTTTTGATGAAACAGAATTTCTTGTAATAAAATTGAAAGAATTTGACATATCTTGTTGGGTACAATCCAGGTTTCAGCGTAAGACTCAAAAATTTGAACCACAAATATACATAGGACCACAATCTTATAAGAGCTTCATCCAAATGATTACTCCGCATGTATCGGCCCCCTCAATGCAATATAAAGTAGATTTAAGTAATTATACGGAATCACAACACCAAGGCTACAAACCAAAGGGCTATTGGAGCGAACAGACTGTTCTAAAACACCTTATGTCGTATAAAGAGTTTCCAAGAAGAAGTCAATTAGACGGATCGTTATTGAATGCCATCAAACATTATGGAGGATTTAAATATTTTAGACATAAATTTGGAGTAATTAAAAGCGGAGGATAGTCATTACGTCAGAGCACCCAGCATATCCAATTCCGAGTCAAGGGCTAATCCATATCTTTGTCTCATTTGAGGGATAATATCTCTTATGGTGGCTTTTAAATGTTCTACATGAGCATCACTCTCACCATCTGCACCAAGCACATGTATAGCCTGTTGGAGATATTTTTTTAGTGCTGGTAGGGGTAGGCTCATCCACTTCATTTCAATGGGATATCCAAAGATGCCCTCTCTAATAACCATCCATTCTCTAAATGTTTTCATATTTTTATATATGGCACTAAATAAAGAATATGAAGACATTTGAAGATTGGATTTTTGAGCACCTATTTACCGAATCCGCTAGCACCACACGGTATAGCGTAGAGGTTAATTATCGCACCACTTCAAAAGAGGCGATGGAAGGTTTTGCAAAAATAGCTCTTGGGTACGTGAGTGCCACCCTAAAAGGTCATGATTATCACGTCAAACACGTATTTGACGAAAAGCCCCTGAGAATCTTAGTATCTAGCCGCAATTGGGATGATGGTGAATGGGCAGGCGTGTGTTCATATAATTACGAACATCGATGTTTTGTGGTTTCCAGGGGATTCTTTAATAAAGACCGCAGAACGGTATCAATTCAAAAATCAGCTAAATGCAGTGGTAATTCAGCATCAGAAGTAGCCAAAGAAATGATGAATATGATGCACAATCTGAAAGATAAGCCTGATAGGAAACAAGAGAAACTCAAGCCTGTGCCCCTGAAAAGAGGGCCAAAATAATGTATCACCGCCTCGGTAAAGATGGACGCAAATATTGGGGAAAGAGGGGTGCCGGGATTGTTTTCACAGACGGCAAACAGATTCTTCTTCTTAAGCGTGCTGAGGGTGATGAGCATGGCACTTGGGGCATCCCTGGCGGTCGTCTTGAAGAGGGCGAATTAGACATAGATGGAGCTATCAGGGAGTCCAAGGAAGAGTGTGGTAATTTTGAAGGTCAAAGAGTGGGCAAGTTTGAGGAGGTTGATGGAACTCATCGTTGGTCCACATTCATTTACCGTATTGACAAGCCTTTTAAATGTAAATTAAGCAGGGAGCATAGTGAGTGGGATTGGTTTGAATTTGACGAGCTAGAGAATCTTCCACTACACTCTAAATTTCACAAGAACTGGCCTTCTTATCTAAAGTTAGTCAAAAGGAGATTTAAAGGATTTCAAACCTTTAAGGAGTGGCTTGCTGATCGTCTTCCCACGGAGCAATCTGGTTGACTACAAACTCAATATCTTTGAGGACTTTCTTACCAACACCTTTTATTTTCCCTATTTCATCTAAAGAGGCGTAGGGTCCATTTTCAACGAGGCGTTCTGCTAGTTTGGCTCCAACACCTTGAATTTCCATCCATGATTCTTTACTGAAACTAATTGATGTTCCATTATCCTCGTTTGGCAAGACATTAAAAACTGGCAATTCTTCAGGAATGGGCTCTTTATTCCACACGGGCTCCATAGCAGCGACATATTCTGGTGGTAATTGATCCACTGGAATTGTTACAGGTTCCCCGCCATCAATTAGTGACGGTATTTCACCCGCCTCTTTTGTATAGAATTCGTGTTTCATATCGCCGGGGGATATTTCTTCATCAAAGCTCTTAACAGTATCTTCAACTTCTTTCATGAAGTCATCATCTTTTTTTTGTTCTTTTTTCCAATCATCCCAGGTCTTAAGAGCCATTATTTATCTCCTTCAGTAACACTTTAAAGTCTTCAATCATACCGAGTTTTGCACTGGGGTTTCTTAGTGCATATGCGGGATGGAATATGGGTAGAACTTTCATTTCCCCGAATTGTTGCCATATCCCTCGTATCTTACTTATAGGAGTGTCAATGCCCAATAAATTATGGGCTGCTACCGCCCCCATGCAAACGATGTATTTAGGATTGATGATTTTGAGTTGTAAATCAAAATAGGGGCGGCAATTCAACCTTTCCCCCAATTCAGGATTTCTATTTTTAGGGGGGCGGCATTTGATGGTATTTAGAATATAAACATCATCTCTATCCCATCCACAGGCAGTTTTTAATACATCATCTAGAAGTTTGCCTGCGCGGCCTACAAATGGGGTTCCCTGTAGGTCTTCATCCCGGCCTGGTGCCTCTCCGCAGAGTACGATTCCCTTATCTGGATTTCCAGTCCCGAAGACGGTGTTTGTTCTGGTGCTGGCTAATTCTTCACATTTAGTACAAGTTTCTACCTTCTTGTTTAGAAGGGCTAACATATCTTTTCTATTCATGGATATCCTGCCTCATTTCCACTCTCTAAAATTGCTTGATTAATTAATCCTCGTAATTGCGCAACTTCTTTAGGCTCCTTCGGTTCAACCACTTGCCCGGTTTGAGAACAGTGATAACCCCTTGTGCATTTACAGGGGGTGTTGGCTAGTTGTTTCAATGCGTTAAACAAATGTTCTGATAGAGACATTTTGACATTAAATGTGTTGGTAACGGTAGTTTTTTTCTTAATTTCTATCATTGATCGTCTCCCTTTTATGTGATTATATGTAATAAATACAATTAAATCAAGGAGCAAGATGAACATAATTGTCAATACAATATGCTGGAATGAAGAGAAGATGTTACCTTTCTTTTTGAAGTATTATGAGCAATTCGCCTCTGAAATCATAGTACATGACAATTATTCAACTGATGAATCGCCTCAGATTATTAAAAAGCACCCTAAAGCTAAGCTAAAGCATTTTTTCACAGGTGATAAATCTAGAGAGGATGTAGAGATTAAGGTAAAGGGACATGCTTGGAAGAAGTACCGAAGGGCTGATTGGGTTATAAATGTGGATATTGATGAGTACCTTTATCACCCTGATCTTCTGGGGTTTTTAGATAAGTGCAAAAAGAAAGGCATTACAGCCCCCACCCCAAAGGGCTATGAAATGATAAGTGATAGGTTCCCCAATTACGGCAGTCATATTTTTGAGCAAGTTCAGTGGGGAATGAGAAAGCACAAGATGGATAAGATGGCTATATTTGATCCCAGAGAAATTCAAGAAGTGAATTATGGCCCTGGATGCCACCCCCCTAGAGGCCCACAGGCGCATATGTTTCAACCCAAAGGAAACATTGTGAGTCGTCGGAACCCTGATTTTAAATTACTTCACTTCAAATTCCTCGGATTTGAATACGTTCGCCAAAGATATGAGGTATTGGGGGCTAGAAAAAGCCAAGAAGATATTGCATGTACTTACGGAATGTGTTATTTTGATAGCGCCAGGAAGCTTATGAAGCGATTTAACAAAATAAAAGCTAATTCCGTAAAGGTGGTATAGATTAACGCTGAGCAGTTAGAGTAATTCGCAATCCTTCTTCGTATGCCTCCAATTGCTTCCCTCTTGCTTTCCCCCAATCAAAGTAATTTATTTTTTCAAAGCTAAAACTGTGCAACATCATCTCAATAGCTTTGATTGAAGGGATGCCAACAAGGGCCATTCCATGTTGTGTGTTAGGCTTTAATATGCCATTTTGAGCAGCGGTGCCTTTTTCTGTTTTTAATCCAATGGATGGCTGATCGTCTCCATTTACTTGGCTGTCAATAATTATATGTTTGACTCCCGTTTTAACTATTTTTTCAAGAATGGCGTATTGACTTAATGTGTGATAAAAAACACCCAAGATAAAAGCTACATCGTATTTCCCCTCGATGGCCTCTACATCTATATTTGCTTGTTTAAATTGATATTTATTTTTGTCTATCCCGTATTGTAAGAAATTAGATTCAGCAATTTTGAGTGATGATTCTCTTGCCTCATATCCTGTTATTGATTTCGCTCCATTTTTGAGAGCGGCAAAAGACCATCGACCATCGCAAGAGCCCAAATCAATTATGCGAGCCCCTTTGATAATTTCGAGATTATTTTGAATAATTGCTTTATATCGCCATTTAAGTCTATCAGGGTGATTGGCGACCGGGCCTTTTAAAAATACAGGGTATTTATTAAAAAACATATCTTCCCTTTGTTTTCATATTATGTTATAGTATGTGTTATACTTCCGATAATTAGGAGTTAAAAATGCGAGGCGTAATATTAGCAGGCGGAAAAGGGACGCGAATGTGCCCTTCTACCAAAGTAACAAATAAACACCTTCTGCCCGTTTATTCTGAGAAGGGTGCTGTACCAATGATTTTCTATCCTATCAGAACATTGGTGCAAAGCGGTATTACTGACATCCTCATCATCTCATCAAGAGAGCATTGTGGGCATATCATCCAAAATCTAGGAGATGGATATGATTTTGGGGCAAACTTCTCCTACAAGATTCAAGATCACCAACGAGTCCAATTAGGAATTGCCAGTGCATTAAAATTAGCTGAAAATTTCGTTAATGGAGAAAACTTTTCTGTTATATTAGGTGATAATTTCTTTGAAGACACCTTTGTAGATCAAGTAGAAGAATGGAACATGGGTGGTTGTTTGCCTCCCGCCGCCGTCTTCTTAAAAGAAACAACTGAAATTGAACGATTCGGTTGTGCAACTTTAAGTGAAGATCGTGTTACTAAAATTGTAGAGAAGCCCAAAGTTCCTGAAAGCAATTGGGCCGTCACGGGACTCTATTTCTACACGCCTCAAGTATTTGAAGTGGCTGAAACTTTAAAGCCGAGTCATCGTGGAGAATTAGAAATCACAGATATTAACAATCATTATTGTCCCGATTTACTTGGTGTGAAATTAAAGGGGTTCTGGAGCGATATGGGAACCCCTAATAGCATGGCGAACACTCAAGAATTTATGCAACATCATAATTTTTGAGGCGAGCTTGTATAGACTTGTGAATTTTCTTTAATGCTTGAGTTTCTGTTTCTCTATATCTCTCAACCTCTAATACCAATTTCTTCTTTTCGGTAATATCAATTACTGCACCTTCTACGCATCTGAAGCCGGGACAATTTGGAAGACATTTACCTTGGCGTTGACATAAGCCCTTACATATTTTCCCTGTAATTAAAACCCATTTTTCTTCTTTGGTTAAGGGCAGTTCAATATGAACTTCAAAATCTGTAACTTCCCCATGTTTTTCTACAAGGTGGATGAACTGCCTTCTCTTCAAGGGGTCAAGATAAAGTTCAGTTGATTTAATGTTTTTTAGATCGCTGAATTCTACCCCAAGCAACCTAACCATAGCAGGATTCGCTTTAATAAAAGTGCCATCTTCAAGTGTGGTGGTATAGAATCCAATAGGGGCGTTGTTATAGAAGTTCTGGTAATATTCTCGTTCATTCTCTGTGTTTTTAACTTTGATTGCATTCACAACAGAGTGGCATAACAAACCAGGCTCCGCCTCTATTTTACCTTTGGGTATATAATCTTGAGCCCCGGCTTTGAGCATCTCAACAGTAAGGGTTTCATCTCCATAACCAGTTATGACTATAATGGGGGTAAGAATTTGTCTGGATCGAATATCTTTAATTAATTCTAATCCAGTGTAATCTGTCATCATATAGTCTATGATGATACAGTCGAAACTGCGTTTTCTTATCCAGTTTAGAGCTTCTTTGCCTGTTGAGGCTTTTTTCAATTCAGGACGCAGGCCCTTTAGCGCCTTTGAAAGCATCATTAGGTCAGCATCATCATCATCTGCCAAAAGCAGAACATATTTTTTCTTTGCCATTTTCCCTTACTTTCCTTGTATGTCTATTTATGAAGTGTGAAGTAAAATTTCGCACCTTCTCCCTCTTTTGAAATAACCCAAATTTTGCCTTTATATTCTTCTACTATCTTTTTTACTAATGATAAACCTATTCCCGTACTTTCTGTAGAATCTTTAGGTTCTAGAGTCTGGAATATCTGAAATATCTTATCATGATACTTAGATTCTATCCCAGGACCATTATCCGAAACACAAAATTCAACACAATCCCCGACATCTCTATTAGATATTTCAATTTTAATATTATCGGGATCATTATGATGTTTTACAGCATTATTTATTAAATTAGAAAAAAGCTGTATCATCCTAGTGGGATTAGCCTCAATAAACTTCACTTCGAAACTTTTTTCTGTAACTGTTTCTAATGAGACTTCTACTTCCTTTATTACTCTCTGGATGTTTAATTTCTCTTTATTTACTTCCATACGGCCAATGCGAGAGAATTCAAGCAAGCCATTAATTAGAGATTCCATTCTTTTCACTCTTTGTTGTAAAAGCTCAACATGATCTGTAACATCTAGATTTTCTTTTAAGTCCTCCGCAATCCAAGATGATAAATTAAACACTGCCCTCAAAGGAGCTTTCAAATCGTGAGATGCCACATAAGCGAATTGACTAAGTTCGGCATTAGAAGCAAGCAATTCATCTGTCCGCTGCGCAACGCGAATTTCTAGAGAATCATTTGCCTCTTTCAATTGTTCATTTTGAATATAAATTTGATCTTTATTCTCTTTCAGGGAATGCATCATTTGCACCACGGAATGAAATATGCCGGTAGTTTCTTTTTCTACTGCAACATTCAAATCGCCTGTTGCAATTCTTTCTGTTAATGATGCAATTTCTGAAGGTTCGCCACCTACCTGTGTTAAAACATTGCGAGTAATAAAGATAGTCAAAACTATCCCTGCCAAACAAGCAATGACGGTACTCACAATTAAAAAAATAACAGCATGTCTTGCTGTTGTTGTCGCTTCTTGCTGACGGGTTTCCAACAACCCCTTTTCCACATTGATAAATTCTTGTATGTGAAGTCGTATGTTGCCCATCTTGCCTTTGCCAATAGGAAGCATTGCAATGATTTCAGGATGTATTGGGCCTTCAAGATCTGTTATGCGAAGTTTAATTTCTTCTTTAGCTACGGAGTCCAGCCAATCCTGAACTAATTTATCAATTTCTCTCACCTTTTCAATTTGAGATGGATTATCTGAAACGTGGTTATTCAAATGGGTTTGCATTTCCGCATATTCTTTTTGCCCACGCTCATAGGGCTCTAGAAATTCCCGTGTGCCCGTAATAATGAAACCCCGCAATCCTGTTTCCATGTCAATAATTGATCCTTCAATAGCATGTGCATCGCCTATCACTTCATTTGTGTGAATTACCCATTCTTCCGTTTCAATAATTGATGAAATGCTAAAGTGGCTCACAAGCGAAGTGGCAACCATAATCGCTAAAATAACAGCATAACCAAAAATTAATTTGGTGCGTAATGGGGCATCATTTTTCCAGTTCACAAAGGCTCCAATATTTTCCTAAAATAGCCATTTTTTCAACAAATTGTTCCATCCCTACCGGCTTTAACAAATAGCCAGCAACATTGTTCCCATATGCTTTAACAATATCTTCATCATTGGCAGAAGAAGTAAGTATAACTACAGGAAGTGATTTCAACTCATCGTCTTTCCTGATTTCTGTTAGGAATTCAAGACCATTCATTTTCGGCATATTTAAATCTAAAAGAACAATAAGAGGTTGTTTGAGCTTCTTTTGCCCATTCTCTCCTCTCAATAAATCTAATGCTTCCAATCCATTTCCTGCCACATGAAGACTGTTAATAATATTGGCCTTTTTAAAGGCTCTTTTAATGGTTATAACATCTACTTCATCATCTTCTACCAAAAGAAAGCTGTACATCATAATTAATTTCCTCCATACTATTTATGCGCATAAAAAAAACCCTCGCCAAATGGCGAGGGTTTTTTAAATTAAAGGGATTTTAGCCCGTTTTAATTTCAATCTTGTGCGGCTTGTGGGCTTTAGATTTCCCCAATTTAACGGTCAGCACACCATTTTCTAATTGTGCTTCAACAGATTCGGAATCAACGTCAGTGGGAAGGGCGATTGTGCGGGTGAGATCTTCGGCAGAAAACTCTCGCCTAATGACTTGAGTAGTTTCCGCTTCAAAAGGATCATCACGCTTCGCGGCAATTGTAAGGGAATCTCCGCAAACTGATACATCAACGTCTTCTGCTTTGAATCCTGGCAACTCACACTGTACGGTGAAGCCATCTAGTGATTCCGACACATTTAATGGCAGAGCCCTTTCAAACAGCCGAACATCACCTTGCATTCCTTTTTCAATAGCTTCCAAGAGTGCTGCGCCACCAATTCCTGCCGCAATAGGTCCAAAAACTCTAGTCATGGTAATCTCCTTAAAAATGAGCGAGTGCAGATAGATTGCTGGAAAAGTCACATCTAGCTACATCAAACACAAAATGTTTTTCATCAAGCGTTTGTTCAACTTGTTCTTGAGCTTCTCTTGAACTGGGAGAATCTACTAGAACTGATTTTTTTCTTCGATTTATTGAAGATGCAATAGTAACTTTGTACGTCATGCTATTTTCATTGATTGCACCGCACGAACTTCTTGAAGACAGCGAGTTAGTTCGTGTGCGGCATTTAGTCCATCGGTGGCAGGTTTATATACTGCTGGGTCTTCTGCCTTGATTTCCTGCAAAAAATCAATAACAGCACTAAGAGCGACTTCCAATTGTGACTTGTTGATTGCCCTATCACGAACAATTTTCAGTGCTTGTGAGGTATCATGTCGCAAGCGTTCCCGTAAATTTTCTGCAAATTCATCGTCTGTTAAAGTGCGAAGAATAACGGTTTCAACCTTAGCATTTTGGTTGAATATAACCGAACGACCGTCTGGGGAAGGTTTAGCACCCCATAAATCTAGCCCTCTTGGAACCCCCCCTGGGTAGATATCACGCATATCCACCAGGGCGGTAAAGCCATCACCAAACCCCAACCTAACACTTCCGTTTTCATTAACTGCGGAGGTTAGGTAAAGTGGGGAGGTAGAATCATTCTTCGGAAGGCTGTGAGATGGAATTTCCATTTATGCTCCTTTTTCACAATATACCATAAAAAAGGAGCATGTAAAGGAGCTAGTCTATAACAACACCGTCCATTGGGTCTTCATTGATAAGCACTTCTGGATCAACTTGATCGTCCACCGGAGCTTCATTTAGCTTTTTAATCGGTGGTTCTTCAACAATCTGCTCAACAGTGCCTTCTGTAGTAACTGTTTCAGGTTGATCTAGAATAAGTTTTTCCTCGGTCATTGTATTCTCCATTTGTTCTGGTGGAATGAGAGTGCGAACCAGTCTCGCCTCATTTGTTTTAACAAGGTCCATGAAGTAATCATCACCTTGAAACTCTTGCCCTGGTCCCACTACTCTGGAACCATTTGCATCTGGCTTGGGTAACATTAAATCAGAATCTTGTGCATTTCTGAACACATACAACCCCTTGCCTCTTAAATCATATTCCAGCTTTTTCTTGCGGAATGCTCTCGCCTCGTACTTAGAAATTTTCATAACCCGTTCTTTCCTTTCGCTGCCTTTTCTATTATAATAGTAGCAATCAGATTATAACCTTGTGGAGATATATATATGAACTGGGACAAAGTTATTAAAAAAAGAATCAAAACAAGTGAAAAAAACAGAAAGGGTAATACGGTGAGCAAACCTCCTAAATGGACACAGGTATATCCTCAAGGAACACCCGCTGGGGATGAAGAACAGAGATTTTTCATTTCATTAGAACGACATAAAAAATTCATCTTCCGTAGTGTTGCCCAGTTAGCCAAGGAGACTCGCTTAACGAAAGAGCGAATAGAACAAATCATTCAAAAATATGCTCGCCGCAACATGGTCTTTCAAAATCCCAAGAATGAAGACCAGTGGGGTTACTGGGAACGCTGCCCCAAATTACTCAAGTCAGATGAGATTAGTCTTTCTCGAAAAGATCAGAAAGATCGAATGGAGAAGTCTGAAGAAAAATAAAAGCACAAAGCCCACACTAAAGGTGGGCCTTGTACTTCCCTTATTTCTTAGACAACTAACAAGATAAATTAACTACCCATCTTGCCTGCCAGCTTACCATCTGCTGTAGACGTAGTGGGGTTAAAATATTTGTGCGGATATTGAGCCCTTACGTAAGCGTCTGGATAATTCTTGCTGGCACCTGCTCGGTGAGTGTTCTCACTGGCATCTGCATCTTCACTACCCTGTACCTCTACGGGAAGCTCAATTTTATTCTCTTCTGCCCATTGCATAAATGTTTTCATATTGAACACCTTCTTTAGATTAACCTAGTATTCTTATTTATATAGGAGCGTGCAGTTTTTTTTTAATAGAGATTTGTTTTTCTCTAGAGGTATATATACTTGTAAAATGGGATGTAACTGTGGAAAAAGGAAAAAACGGGTAAGAAAAATCAGAGTCTTAAAACGCCCTTTACCTCCCAAAAAAGTGATTAAATTATTATGAGGAGATAATTATGGGATGTGGTTGTGGTGGATCATCAAGACGACCAACTCGCCGTCCGAGAGCGACTCAAAGATTCCAGGCAAAAAAGGTGGGTGGTGTAAGACAAACTAATAATCCCAATGTCCCAAGACGACCCAAACAGGTTAAAGCGAAAACCAAAGCGTCTACGACACACCCCCAAAGTGAAACTAGCATCATGAAGCATAGAGAAAAGATTAAGAAGCTTCGTGAAAAAGCTATTATGAATAAATTGGGGCGAAGGTAAATTAGTCATTACCCATATCAATTTTGTATGATCTATCTGGCATTTGCCACCTACGGGAATCTATGGGGGTATTGATCCTAATATTGACTAGATTCCATTGAAGCTTAACATCCTCATCATGCCATATAATTACAAGCTTTTGGGGCACACTTACGCCTCCAACTGTCGTCCATTCCTTGATTTCAGTGCTTGCAACCATTTGTCCGCGTTCAAACAAATAGTGCCCCATTATACGCTCTTTTTGGGGGTCAATTAAGGTCATTTTATTGACTAATTGACCCATTGTGTTCACTCTTCGCTCGGTTAAAGCCCAATATTTATCTGTTTTGCGTAAATCGGCTTTCTCATTAACCTTACCTAAACTGAGTGATTCCATAATCCACATAGGGTTGAATGGCGTTTTTAGTCTTGTTTTGTGAAGGTCTGTATGTAAAGCCCAATGTAAAGCAGGAGGGTTCATCCTCTTAGACCAAAACCAAAAGATATTATCATTAGACCCCAAATCAGACTCAGAGCCTAAAACTGAGCGGGTTTTCATTCTGAACCGTATGGGCTTTTCATAGTCCAAATCCGCCCGCAACCGCACAATCCTCTTTCCATCATCAATTTGTATTTCAATATCACATCCGAAGTTTCTAATTAAGTTGCTTCGCTCATTGATGTTAAGAATGACGCTTTCTACCTTATTTTCTTCTTCTGGGGCGATCTCTGATATGATGGGAGTATTAGCAAGATAAAGCTCATCTGTAACAGGTTTGCCACATATTTTAAGAAAGAACACAGTGGCTAAGGTGAAAATGAAAAGTCCGAAAGAAATGACTTTACCTTTAGTTTGATAAAAGCTCTTCATGATAAAAAAACCCTCGCCATTTGACGAGGGTTTGTCCTTTGTCAGCTTACCAGACCCCAAAAATCGCCCTTGGTCCATATAGCGCCCCTGAATTATAATAGAAATAGTAATTATTATAGGGGTTGTACGGATAGTAGTATGGATATGGTCTATAGTGGTAGTGATGTCTGTAATGTGGGTTGTGATGCGGTTTATAATGTGGATTATGTGGTTTGTGATGTGGATTCGGTTGATAGTGGGGGTTGTGGTGACGATTAGGCACATGAGCACCTGGCGCAACCATTGGATTCGTATGCGGGTTGTGCAACGCATATGGATTGGGATTATTACCCATACTTCTCCGATAAACATGGTCATCGGCCATAGCAAGGGTTCCAAATCCCAACGCCAATAGAACTAAAGCGAATCGCATCATAAGCTCTCCTTTTTACCTTCCACAGAAGATCCAAGAAAGCGTTCTGCGAACTGGTCTTCGGTTGTGGAAAAATTTAACCGTATTTCTTACGGGTTGGTATGGTTGATAATACCAATATCCATGTGGATGGTACTGGTTATGATAGTAATAATAACCATTATTGTGGCAACCACCACAATGTTCACACAAAGGCCCGCCACATGACTCGCATCTAGGTCTTACAGTTTCAGTGGGCTCAATGGGCTCAGTTGGTAAATCTAGAACAGCCGGGGGAACTCCCTCGTTGCCCTCTTCAGTTGGTTCCGTCTCAACTTTAGCTATGGGACCATGCGATTCTGCTACACACAAATCGTACAACAAAGTCCCGTTAATCGCTATAGCTAGGAGGACGGCTATACTGGCTAAGATCCTTTTCATAGATTCCCTCCCAAAGTTGTTAAAAAAAAGTTCTTCCAATCCTATATATGGTACATAAGATCCATTTATCTGGAGAAAAGGTTATGTTATCATTTAAAGACTGGAAAGAGAAGCAAAATATTATCAAGGAAAGCGCCCTAGCGGGTACGTTTAACCTTGGAGTAAAATCGCCTAATAGCATCGGCATAAGTGGTGCCAACACTGAGCCCGTTTCGGATATTGAATTTGAGCTAGAAGAAGCTAAGAAGAAATGTGCTGCCAAAAAGTGTAAAAAGATGGATGCTGAATTGGGTGACGAAGAAGACGCTGAGACTGCTCCCGATGGTGAAGTAGTTCCAAAGGAAAAAGCAGCACCCAAAGATTTAGATGCTGAAGAAGAAGGCGGCGAAGAGGAAGTGTCTGATGAAGATACTCCCGATGTCCCCGAAGAAGGCGATGAAGACGCCGAAGCGGAAGCCCCCGATGACGCCAAGAAGAAACTTCCTGTTCCTATGCTTCAAAAGAAGAAACAAAAGAAGCAGAAAAAGGAAATGAAGAAAGAGGAAACTGAATTATCCGATGACGATAAGGAATTCCTCGCAAGCCTCAAGAAAATGTATGATGCAGGAAATCCTAATCATAAATTTTCAAGTGGATTGAGCGAAGATGCACTGATGACCCCGGTTGACCCCAACGCAGGATTGGCAGATATGGACCCGGAAGTAAGTTCTGATCCCAAACCGGGTGAAGTTGGCTTTGCACCGGATACCAAAATTGGTCAGTAATTAAAGATAATCTCTAATTCCAGCATTTAAATCATACTTAGGAGCAAATCCCAAGATCTCTTGGGATTTGCTCATATTTGTTTCGATGTTATTCTGAAATGTCTCTGGGTGGGGGTTCTTAACATATCTTAATTCAACACCACGCATATCCATACGCTCAAGCCTAAGATATTCATTCAATGCATCCAGCACTTCTCTAAATGTATAAGGATTTCCTGTGGCGCAATTGAATATTCCTGATCCTTCAAAGTGCATAGCTAACATATTTGCTTCTACTACATCTTTTACATAAATCCATTCTCTTCTTTGGTCGCCATATTCAAACAAGCAAACTTCTTCGCCTCTTTTTATTTTATTTGCTAACTGGGTTACCATGCTGGCTCTGCGTCCTTTGTGTTCCTCCCCAGGACCGTAGACATTGCAATACCTTAGCCCAACAACATTCATGTCATATTTCTTAGCAAAGTCCATTGCATATTGGTCAAATCGCAATTTTGAAATAGCATACGCATTAAGAGGCTCTGGTTCGGAATCCTCAGTAAAGGGCACCTGACCGTTACCATAAACAGCGGTGGATGATGCATAAACAAGTTGCTTACATTCACTGTGATGAAGTAATGCTAAAAACAAATCACAAGAGGCGTAAAAATTAGCCCTCATCATCTGTTCGTAATTAGGATCGAGTGTATTATTATTAGCAGCTTGGTGGAAAAGAACATCTACTTTCTCAAGTTCTCGCCAATCGATACCATTTAAACAATGAGGTATAAATTTTGTTCCTTCGGGTATTCGCTCGGGACAACTTCCCGTTACCATTACCTCATGACCTTGATCCAAAAGAGTGCGGGCAATATGGGAGCCCACAAATCCCGTTCCACCAGTTACAAGAGCGATCATTTTGAAGACCTTTTAGGTATAGACCCGACTTTGGGGAGCCCATTCCGGTCCCCCTATTCGCTTGGCCTTGGCGAGTTTATCTAATCTGTCACGTTTATCTTTCGGCTTTATCAATTCAGGTTTTTTAACCTCTTGAAGTTGAAGCCATTCCTTAAAGTTCATATTTTATCTAGTAAATGCACCTGCAAAAATATTAGAAAGCCAGCCTCCTTTGAATATTTTGTTTAGAATTGCTATTGAGTGCTTTACGTCTTGTTCCCAAATACAATGGTTTCCCTTCTTTCGCTCAAAGGCTTTTAGAATTCGGTAATTGTTTTCTATTAGGGCTCTTTTCATGGGAGCATATCTTTCGCTCCATGAGAAACACTCATCGTCTTTATTGTGAGACAGAATAAAGGGCATTTTGGGATGCTTACACCACGGCAGCAGTTGGGGCTCTAAAATAGCACCACTATGAACTACCACGCCAGCAAAGGGATTTTCACTGAAAGCAGCAACTTGAATTGCCATTACTGCTCCGGCTGAAAATCCTGCTAAAGCAATTTTATCTCTTCCAAATCCAAACTTATCCTCAATTCTACTAATAACCTCATCTACAGCCTGCCTCGATTTTTCTATTCCATTTACGGCGGCGTCTTGATCTTTTGCACCATTAGGGAGTGGATACCATTTGAGCTTCCTTGGAGTTAACCCAATAATTGTGGCTTTTGCGCCTTGATTTGCATAGCCTTTAGCGAAATCGGCCCCAGATCCACACCTACCAGGGAGAGTTATGATAATTCCTTGGGATGGGCCTTTTGGTTTGATAACGGTCCATTTTTCAATCAATGTGCCACTCCTTATAGAAGTCGTATTCTTTGCTGTATTTTAAAGATGTAATCTCTTTGTACAACTTCTTAGGAATCCACTTTTTAAATTGTGCAAAGAGCGAAGCGCTTAGCTTGGCATCATGTTCGGTAATTGCTTTCCTAATATTTTCTATGTCACACTTGTATGTGTAGGCATTGGGAGGATACTCTTCAAGCATGTCCTCATTTAGATTCCAAAACAAATTTCTGTTGTCTTCATCTTCAATGAAATCTAAAGCCACTACACATAGATCATGGATCATGGAAACTAATTTTGGACTTGCTAGCCAGAAGTTACCAAGAGATCTATACTCTATACCATAATCAGTTTTTCTAAATCTACCTGCGTGTCCGTATAACTCTTTTCTTTGAATAGTGGTTTTATCAATATCCATAAGGACGGAGGGTAGTCCGACAAAGAAATCTAATGCTTTCGCCGCATCCCAAACTCCGATGGGGAAAATATCAACTTGCCGTCGTACCCATCCCTCTTTTCCCAAATGAATATGACCCCCCGCACTTCGTTTCTGGCTATATTTAATAACCATTTGAGGCGGGACTTTTTGCATCATCGTGTAGGCGCAGGTTTCGTCCTTGCACCCAGCAATAACCGCCTCTTTTGTTTTTAATTGGGATTTGGGGTACTCTTGAAAAGCTTGGGGGATTAATTTGAACGGCTGTACAATTTGTGCGTATTGTTGAAAGCATTCTTGAAAATTAAACAGGGTCTCTTCCTTGTCGTACCCTGGCTTTATGGCACACTCGGCCAAAACATTATCATAATAAAATTCATGTCCATTAACCCGATAACGGTTTTTGCGACTTCCTGGTACAATGCCGATAGCGCTGTAGATTGACCCATTTTTCCCCAACATGAACTCTGGGTCCGAGCCGAATGAGAGCATTAGTACACCTTTTCAATGCGGACAATTGGGGCATCTAAGCTTGTATCTAAATTAATTCGAGGCGGACTAGGAGGAGCTTCAATCTTTCGGATTGGTTTGGTTTTCTTTTTAATCTCCTTGATCTTACGATGCCAGTGGGGGACAACACCTTTGGTATCTCCCTGTGCGAATCCAACAATTCCGCAGGTATCGTGCATGGTATCAATGGCTACAGGGGGGTAGTTCTCTCTGATGTCTCTAAAGAAGATTTTACGATCCCCTTGCTTTAAGATGCGGTTTATGCCTTTTTGGGCATATTTTAATTGTGAGCGATCTTGCTCTTGGTACGCTCCCGCAGCCCCGGTAGAAACTTGTTTGATGGTGGACTTATAGGACTTACCCTCTTCATGGATAAATCCAATTCTCAGCAAGAGCGTATAAAGGGATAACATGGGAGGCGACTTGATCCACCTACGACTGCCCTCAAAGAGCCACACGCCCCCGCTCGCGTACTTCTTGGGTGGATCTAGACATTCCCACGCATCACTATAACGTATTTTTAATTTATTTTCTATTTGCCTCATGAAATCAAGGCAACCGGAGATTTTATCTCGGAAGTTTGGATCGCCCTGATTAGCCAAAAGGAGCCTGACTTTATCCAGCGAAATGGCCGGATCTTCCTCATGATCATACGTAAAGCGGTAAATACCACACACTTTGCGTTTGCATATAAAGCCCTGAACCGCATCTTGCAAGAAATCCTTGCAATATACGAAAACAGTGCTCTGCTCGTAGTCAGGTGAGACAAAAGCGTATTGAAGACCGCTCTGATAAACCTGTTGGGCGGTGCATTTTTTGGTGCGCCACTCTATCCCAACCTTCTTTTTGGTTCGCATGGTCGCCTCCTTTGGAAATTAAAATAACACCTAACCAGAATCATGTCAATAGAATTATCGGGGCGGCGCACCTAGATAGGTATATGGAAGGTTTCAGGGAATTTATAACCGAAAAAAAATCCACTCATTCTGAGGGGGATGTAGTATTTTTGTATCTTCAGAAGGCTAAGATTACCGAGATTGCCACGCAAACGGGCCGTTCTATTGGGGAAATCTATAGAATATTAAAACGAAATCACATATCCCCAAATAGGCTGAAAACAGGACATAATCACGTACTCTATTACCATGATGCTGGATTTGACACTTCCCAAATTGCTGGGTTTACCAATTACAGCGAGCGAAATGTCCGCTATATCCTAAGAAATAAATTGACCGATGCCAACTAAAGAGCAAATCGTTTTCCTATTATCTGGGGGTTTAAATAATAGAGACCCCAATGAATCCCTCGGTGGAGTGGCTTCTCATGTGCCCATATTTGATGGGTTAAACAATTTGTACGATGACATTACCACAGAACAGGGTCGCGCGGGCACACATGTAGATTACCGCTGTTTTTATTTAAAAAACGCCTCCGATCAAAGATGGAAAAATGTAGTTGCCTATATTGACAATTATCCCACAGAAGGACAAGAATATGTGCCCGCTGTAGAAAGTGGAGCCTATTCACAAATTGGGGCGGCAAATGTTGATGATGTCCAACAGATTTCCGTTATAAGCCAAGGTGTAAACGGAGGTAGTTTTACGTTAGATTTTGATGGAGATAGCGTAATTGTGCCGTGGGTGAGCGGTGTTGCTGCTTGGGCTGCTAGTTTTCAAACAGCCTTACGAAATCTTGATAGTTTAAGTGAAGTGACAGTTGCCGGAAAGCGAGTGGTAACTCCCGTACAAAAATTTCACATTTTCACAGTTACATTTACAGGAGCAGATGGAAATAGAAATCAGCCGTTCTTAGAAACTCAAACCAATAATCTTACCGGCCCTGGACCTATTACTATTAGTGAAACCAAAACAACAACCGGGGGACCGGCAAATGCAATTGCACAAGAAATCCCCGAAGAAACACTAGCACCTACTGGGGTAAGTTTTAAATATGCAAGTTTAGCCGATCCTTTAGAGCTTGGAACCTTGAATGCAAATGAATCTGTACCCATTTGGATTAAACGATTCATGTTAGAGCCATATACGGCTGACTTCTTTGAAGATAAATTTACTATTAGCATTCAAGGGAAGGCAGAGATGTGAAAAAAATAATCATCCTAATGGCAGTATTATGCTGCTCCCATGTCCATGCGGCACCCATATTGCCTAGAATTATTACCATCCCCGCCCCAATTGTTACTACTTTACTTGGTGAGCCACCCGTTGAAGAAGACTTTTTGAAGGCGATTAGGCGCTTTGAAGAGTGGAATAAAAATCTAGACAACCCTGATTTTTACTACAAGCGGGTAACTTTTCGTAATCGTGCTGGGAAAGTAATAAAATTCAAGGATCTTTCTGAGTTTGAGAAAAGCATCTTTTATATTACTCAGGGCAACAAACTTACGAACACGCTTGCAAAATTAGAGTTTTTATGGAAAATAGAGTCCGCCAGGTTACCAGATATAAATGTTAAAAAATATCTCGGTGAACTGACTGATTTGCGAAAAGATACTGCTGTAAAATATGAAGATGTGATAGAAGGAATATTTAAGAAGTTTCCAAAAGAGATTCCAGAACAAGAGAGAGATTTGTTTTTGAAAGAAATACGCGAACTGCACGACAAGCATAATTTGGTGAAACGAGATGAATAAAAATGTATGTCCTATAAGTGGTGAGAATTGCTACCTTCCTAAACCTCATCAAATAACGGAATTGGAAGATGGTAAGGTGGTAAAAGCATTCAAATTATGCAACAAATGTTTTTACGAATATGTTTCTGGGGATAAGAACTTCCCAAAGCCTAAACCAAAAGTAGAAATTGATCCTGAACAAGCAAATACGTTTGTTAAAAATTTAATGGACTTTGCGGAGACTATGATACAACAACAGGGAAGTCAATTCTCTATTCCTCAAAAAGCACCTTGCCCTAAATGCAATCAAACTATTGACAAAATAAATAAAACGGGCAAATTAGGGTGTCCTAATTGTTATGTGTGGTTTGATAAAGAATTGAAGCCTGTTCTTTATTATTCACACAAGACACCCCATTCGCCCGAAGACATCATGCACACAGGCAAGAAGCCAAAGAAGTGGAAAAAATCTGCTAAACCACAACTGGAATCGCCTCAAATGAAATTGGTTAAGCTAAAATTCAAATTAGCCAAAGCTGTTCAAGCTGAAGACTACGAACAAGCTGCCAAGTTCAGAGATATGATCCGTGATTTAGAAGATGAAATCACTTCCTCTTCCTCTTCTTCTTAGATTTAAGATACTCTTGAAAACTTCTAGGATCAATTATTCCAAAACCTTGGAAGAATTTTTTACCTGCATAGTCTTTATCTGAAATCGGAGTAGTATGCTTTCGGAGAACGCTCCTAATTGCACGAACCGTGTCCAATTTAGCTCCAGGTTTGTGTTTTTTAACGTATGACATAAGTAATGCTGTCACTCCGACCGCAAATGGACAAGCCATTGAAGTCCCTGACATCACACCATACCAATCATCGGGTATAGCACTTAAAATCTTTCCGCCTGGTGCCATAAAATCTAAATTCTGTCCTGTATTGCTAAAAGATGATCGTTTGAAATTCTCATCAATTGATCCAATTGCAATTGTCTCTGGATAACGAGCAGGATAGAAAACATTTTTAGTTAATCCCGAGTTTCCAGCGGCACAAAAGACAGGAATTCCCTTCTTTGTAGCCAAACGAATTGCATTGTGTAAATTTTGCACAGGAAATGGTGCGCCAAGCGACATAGAAATGATATCTACTTTGTTTCTAATTGCAAAGTAAATGCCCTTCGTCACCGCGTTTAAATCACCACTTCCATTACGATCAAGAACTTTAACCGGCATAATTGTAGCTTGTGGTGCCACACCTATGATACCTAAATCATTTTTAGGGGCGGCAATAATACCGCAGCAATGTGTGCCGTGAGCATTATCGTCAGCCGGTGGCTTGCTTGGATTTAGAATGTTTGCCCCACGTTTAACTACTAAATTAGCAGCAATATCAGGGTGGTCTAAATCACATCCCGTATCTAATACAGCTATAGTAACACCTTTGCCTTTTGTGTGTTCCCAAGCGTCGGGAAGATTGAAAGCAGTGATTTGCCATCCTGGGGCATCCCCTGCTTGTGCAATAGACATTGTTGTTTCAATTTTATAAGGAGGCAAAAAACAACGTCGCCTATTTTTCCTGTTCCTCTTCTGGTTGTACTTCATCTTTATCCCTCCATAAACCATTTCTATATTTTTCAACCATGAAATCGATCATATAAGAAATCATCACATAGATGATTAAATGTTTTACTTTGCCCGCAAATGGCTTTAACCAAAGAGGCATTGCTTCCTTGACAATATGATCGTAAAGCTGTTCTAAGGCAAACAATACTGTTGCCTTCTTGTCTTTTCCTTCCAAATCGATGAAGTCATCTACAGCTAAGATAAATTCATCCATACAGTTAATAAGAAAGGATACGACTTTCATCATCGTACTTGATCTTGTTTTGAACCAAGTCCAAAACTTCCACCACGATGCGGTTACTTCCTCTGGAAGATCACCGTCCCAGATAGCCATAAAATGCTGAACTTTGTCATCCAAGACATCGTGTATTGCACCAATGGGATTCGCGTCATTTACTACCTTGTCCATCTTTAATCCTCCCATACTATATAGTATTATTACTATTATAAAGTACCATGAAGACTGTATTATTTGTATTAGGCGGCGGCATTGGAAATATAGTCCAAGCAACGCCCGCAATAAAGGCGATTGCAGCAAAAGGGTTTGTTGTTGATCTTAAGTTGCATTGCAATAGCACAAAAGATGTAGAAAGCATTTTTCATATCCCCGCTGTTCGCAAAGTTTTTGTAAAAGACAACCCTCCTGGCACATATGATTTTCAACTGAATGGCCCATTTACTTCTAAAATAAAGCATAGAGCAAAGAAGTTTTTGAAAACTAAAGTCTATTATGCTCAAAACGCACCTGAAGTTAATGTTTATTTTGATTTGGCTAAACAACTTGGGGTAACAGGTGTAGTCCCAGAAATAGAAATTAATCTACCTCAAAAGGGATTTAAACCCGAACACAAAGACACTGTTGCAATTTACCCCGGTTCAAAACCAAATTGGGCTATGAAAAGATGGAATAAATATGACCGCCTAGCAGAGCAATTCAAACATACAATGATAGTTGGCACATCCGATGATATTCATTCTCATGGAAAGCCCACATGGATCACAAGACCGTGGAACTGGCCGCCGAATGCTACATTCTTTCAAGGGGGGCTAAGAGAAGTTGCTTATGCTATTTCAAAATGTAAAATGTTTATAGGAAATGATGGAGGTTTAGCCCACATCGCAGCAGCAACAAAAATACCAACATTCGTTTTATTTGGACCATCATCTCAAATGAAAAATAAACCATATGCCAAAAATGCTCACGTTGTTGCTATTTGTCTCCGTTGCCAACCTTGTCAATTTAAAACATCAGGAAACGGAGATCAAATATTCAACGCTAATCGCGCAAGTTGTATGCATAACATGAAATGTATGCGAGATATGTCTGTGCAATATGTGATAAGTAAAATTAATGCGTTGCTTTAATTTTATACCCTGCCAAAGCCAATGTATTTTTATCTAATCTTTGATTAATTAAATAAATTTCTTTTCTTTTAAATGTATTTTCAGAAAATACAAAGTGTTTTCCTGTATCCTTCAAACCAGGAGCAATACGCGCTTTGAGAGGTTGTAGTTTCTTATTTTTACGTTCCCATCCAAATGCTTTTTCTAATCTGTTTAATATTTCCATCTGATCTGAAAGCATTTGCTCATTTTGAATTTGTTGCAAGACATTGGGAGATTTATTTATTGATAACCAATGTTTTGTTAATATATTAAAAGCCCCTATCGGTGTCTTGTCTTTTAGCCAATTAACATCTTTATAATGCCAAGAGGGTTTGGTTAAGAATTCAAGCAGCGTTTTGCCCCGCCTCAATTTTGTATCATTTTCAAATTTGAACAACGAATTGAGCCAATCATAAGGATTTTTTGTACAAACAACGAATGTAAGATCATCGGTGTCAATATCCTTTTTGTGTATAGATCGCCCGCTTATAGTATTTTTTCCATGCTTCCAGCATGGGAAGTTGTTGAGAACTCTAACCTTAAAATTTCTCCTTATAAGAACTTCTACTGCATTAGTGCAAGTTCTAGGTAATCCAAATACTTTTACAACCCTCATTTTTTTCTCCATAATTAAAAACTCAATTTACCCTGACTAATCAATTGGCGAACACCTACCGGGTGTATGCCTTCAAATGGGGCAAAATCTCCCCCGGACTTCGGATGAGTTTTCCCACGCACCGAGTTCGGTTTGGTTCTCCACTTAAGAAAGACATCATCTATGTAACTTTGATTATCAATTCCTGATTGATGTTTATAATACAATAATTTTTGTCTTAGTTTTTCAATTGGGCGAACCCAAGAGTAATGGTAGAATAGTTTTTCTTCTCCCCTCCAACATGGATATTGTGAATGAACCAAATGCCCTTTACCATCTGATACATTTAAGTGATTTCCATTTTTATAACTAAATCCCTGTTTCCAATGGACTACTCTTTCTTGAGGGTAATGTCCCCAACTTCCTGTGCCTAAAGTGTTTACATCGTTCCAGAAAAGCCAGAATTGCATAATTAAAACTTCATATGATTTCATCAACTCTGTAACTCGCCACAGTTGCTCAGGCTTATAAACCTCATCGCCGTCTAGCATAAACATCCACTGCCCTTGCTTTAGATGTCTTGCATAGGCATTCCTCATTTCCACTTTATCTTTCCAACAACGCCCTGGCGGTTCAATAACTTTCCCATTGTGTTTTTTGGCAAGATTATGAGCAATTTCTAAAGTGCTATCCGTGGGGTATCCTTTTTCATCACACATGCCCGATTTGTTTGCAAATTTATTGCCCCCAATGACAAAATACCATTCATCTACAATTGGGGCGGCACTATCAACAGATACCTCTAAAAATTCTTCTTCATTACAGGCGATAACACAACCAATAACTTTTCCGTGAACATTCTGTTTTATTTTAGATTTTACTTTTCTTTTTGTATCACACAGGCTTTGCATTCGTCCTGTAGTAATCCACCTATCTTGAAATAATTTTCTATTTGACCCAAGCCAAGGATGTCCTCCGGCTTTAGAATGTCCGAGACTGTGATGAATGATTGATTTAGGCGTGTAAAAAACTTTATATCCGGCGTCTTTAACCCTCATGTTTAAATCAGAGTCTTCCCAATAACCTATACGATATTGTGTATCAAATCCTTGGATGTCATTGAATAATCGTCTTGGAATTAGAAAGCAGGCCCCTGTAACCATATGTCGTTCGCCCGGCACTTTCAAATCATCCGGCATATTAGATACTGTAAAAGCCGATCCCATATCCTTTCCATGATATATATTTCTACCTATATGTTGGAAAGAGCTTGACTTCCAACTCCATTCTGACCCGGCTGAATCCACTCTGCTATCTTTTAAGTGCAAATTGCCAACAATGCCAATTGCGGGATCGGATTCTATCAACTCGACCATTGGTTTAATCCAATTTTCGGTTACAATACAATCGGCATTCAAAAATATTAGATATTTCCCTGATGCAAACTCCGCCCCGGAATTACAAGCAGAACCAAATCCTCCATTGATGTTGTGCAAGATGATCTTACCAACGCCCCGTTTAATGTCTTTTTTTCTTCTTTGCCACCCTTTTAGTACATGAAAGTGAGATTGTTCTGGACAACGATCATCAACATAAATAATTTCCTTATTGAGTCCATCTGGTTTAATATCCCATTTAGCGATTTGCCTTTCAATTTCAGAAGAACTCTTGAACATGGGCACAATAATAGAAACATCAATGGGTTGTGTTGTTTGGAACCAATCATCTATAGGAAATTCAGCCGCCTCGGGCTTAACATAAGGTTTTCGGGTTTTCGGCACGACGGGAGCAGTAGAGTATACTTTATTATGGCGTTTCCTATTACGCTGATTAAAAACTCTACCTTTTTGTGCGGCTGCCATTTTGGTTCTTTGAGGATCTTGGCTTAATTTCTTAATATGTTCATCGGAATACCCATGTGCTCCCAATGCTCTTGATATCCTATTAGAAAGTGCGGCCTTGACCTTTTCATCTAAAGTCCTTCTTTTATTTTTATGTCTTGTGACTCGCTTATTCATTTCTAAACCACGGGAGAAGGAACTTGAGCCCCGCCGCCCTGTACGATGCCCGAGCGCGAACGGGTAATCAAAGCCTTTAACAATACCTTAAGTCCAGCATCAGGATCATTTGCATATTGTTGTTTTATTCGATCCACGTCGTCCCAGTTTGAAATGGTTGGATTGTCACTGGGTTGCCCTGTAGAGGTTGTAGCGCCTACATCTAGAGAGGAACGACCAATGGAACCATCGTGCGTCCAGCCAGGAGGCTGAATGGTCGTAAATTCCCTCATGGTTTTCCACTCTTTAAATGTTTTCACTCGCCTTCGCCACCTTCGCCTGCCATATTTTGTGCAATTCTATCTGCTCTGCTAAGCATATTGCCAAGAGCCGATGTACTCCAATTTCTTGAAGTAACTTCAGGTCTAACAGCAAAAATAGCTGCGTTAATTATTGCACTAAGCAGTTTATCAGGATCATCCCTATATTTGGGATTTGCACTTAATCTTTTAGCTATATTTTGAATATATGAAATAACAGCCGGATCGGCCTCGCCTCTTTGACCCATTACTCGGTATAGATAACGCCAATCCATACTACCCTCGGGTGCTGCAATTTCAGATAATTCGTTTTCTTGCCATTCTTTATATGATTTCATTTTTTCTCCTAAGGGGTGGGTTTCGTAGCATCAGGAAAAGTTACTGGCCCCATCGCATCGTTACCATTGCCACCATCGGGCATCTGTGGAGGACCATCCCCTGTTGAAACTAAATTATTCTTACTTTGTGTATCTGCTTGTGATACTTTGTCCAAATTCTCTTTTATCTTAGCAGGCCAATCTGATACTTGGTCTTCACGAACTCCTAATAGCTCAGAAAGCCCCTCCGCATTGTTGCAAAGCTTTGAAAAACTATCCCAAAAGTCTTTACCTACCTGCATACCAATGCGCACAACTTCCATAGCCTTAGAATCATCACCGCTATCTAAAAGAGGCGGTAATTTTTCTTCGCCATCGGCATCTACCTTTTCCCAAAGATCATAAAAATTTCCCATATTATTCCACAATTTCTAAAATTGGGTTATCACCTGTTGTGTATCTATCTTTTAAATAAATAGCATTTTGACCATATTCGGTAAAGGTTTCGCCATCCTTCATCTCACGATTGTTAGCGGCAGATAGACCTGGAATCCATGTAGAACGAAGCTCTACGTGGTTTGCTATATTGCTTACTGCCCTATCTTGGTCGTTATCATGACGATCAGGATGCAGAATGCCAGGGGATCGGGAATTGGTTTTTGGACCCATTAATTCTGTACTATTTAACTCTAAATTTACTCTAAATGTAATTTCTGGACTTGGATTCGCCATTATTGTCTCCTTTAGAAAATATTTAGTCCTATCTTTTCATTTTACGTTTCATTTTACGCTTCATGAATCCCATCAAAGGCTTACATGATCCCTCCTTCGCACACGATTGATCCATTGGCTTAGGAGCGGCTCGCTGACTACGGTTACTTCTGCATTTGCTGGAAAATTGCGGATCTTCCCCATTGCTGTAAGAAGCCGACACTTCACCCGTATCTTCTAACCATTTTCTGAAACTTAACATATTACTGAATATATATAGATAGGACTTTAAAGGATTTAAGCAGGATGCTATTATTTAAATGGTTCAAAAGAAAGAACAAAGAAAACTCTAAGGATTCCCCTCTCTGCCCTAAATGTAATATGCCAATGGAAAGCTTTACCCCTTGGGGATGCCCTGTTGAACAGAAGAATGGGGAATTTTGTGACTATTTTGGGAATGTCACTGATATAATCTGGCGATGCCCTAGTTGTTAATAGTTAAACCAAACACATTCCATTTTGTAGTCTTTGGTCTTCTTCTGAGATGCGTGATTGACAATTTTTTTCTTCTTACATCGCCAATCTTGATACAGCCGCCTATAAAGCTTAGAAGAATAGCCACTTATCATGGCTTTGCCCTTGAAACTATTTAACACGTTAGCAAGAGCAATATGGTCGTCATCTGTCATCTCATGCTCATAAACATCTTTGCTGACTCTAGTTTCTGGCAAATAAGGAGGATCAGCATATATGAAAGTCTTTTTGTCATTAAATGCCTTTATTACCTCAATTCCCAGCTTGTTAAGAATGTAAACTCTTTCTAATTTCTTGGAAATTGCAGGCAATTCATCCAAAATAGTATTCCATGCATTCAAATCACCTGGCTTCCCGCCTCGTTTTCTTGTAGACCACGCAAAATGTTTCTGTAGCCCTCCTCTGCTCATTCTGCGTGTTACAAACTCATTGATAGCATGACTTAAATAATCCTTAAATGGCCTTTTCGCCCGGCTAATCGCTCGCCTGAAAGTCTGCTCTGTATAAGGAGTTCTTTTGAGGCGACTGATAAACTCCCCTGGTTCATCCCTCAATGCCCTGAAAATCTGAACAATGCCCAAATCAATGTCATTCAAACATTCTTCTGAACATTTTTCATCCTTATTTAGAAAGACATTTGCCCCACCACAAAAAGGCTCTATGTAGCACATGTCTTCATAGTCCTCTGGGAAGAACTCAAGAATCCAATTAGATAAATAATATTTGCCCCCATGAATCTTAATGGGGGGCCTGATTTTTTTCTTTCGGGGCATGTTTATTCTGCTTGATATTTGCGAATGATTTTCTTGCATCTATGACAAACGACATCTTCTGTGTGACCGAAGCCACCGTCCCAAAACCAAGCTGCGTCGGAATCGGTACGACAATCTACGCACATGACCCGCATGTATGCATCTTTGTCGTTTGTTCCCTCTATATAAAAATAGCACTCTTCATTCATTAACATATAATAGTAAAAATGAAAAGATTCGGAACAAAACGACTCTTGGCAATATTGGGACTAATAGGCGTAGCAGCCTTTATGCTCTGGCCTGAATCCCTAACTCATAAAGCCCCTGAGTATAAATTAGAAAATATCACTATTTATAAGCAGCCTGATGGTATAAGCTGCGGACCTACATCTTGTGCTATGGTTCTGAAGCTTTATGGAAAAGATGTGTCCATTGAAGATATTAAAAAGGTTGCCAAAACAACGTGGTATAAATCAAACGAGGCGGAAATTGGCATGACCGCCCCCGAATATATTGAGACTGCTCTTAAGCATTTTGGTGTGCCTTGTAAATTGAAAACGGGTGATTTAAATGATTTGAAAGCTTACATTGAGCGAGATCGCCCCCCAATAGTATTGCTCCGAAGCAGTAAAACCACTTGGCACTATGTCGCAGTTATAGGTTACACGCGCACGGGATTTGCTATAGCTGATCCTGCCGGGTACGAACACACAATGGAAAATTCTGTATTTGAGAATGCCTGGAATTTTTCAAGCGACATGTATGGTGCTAAGATAACTGATCCTTGTAAAGTATGTGGGGGCGACGGCAAGATATCAGAGCTTCCAGGTCAATTGGGGAAATGCGACAATTGTGCAGGCACGGGCGAGGGATCTGATGTTTTGGTGCAACTTTTAAATTTGGCAGATGTGACGGGCAATATGTTAATTGTGCCAACAAAAGGGATAAATAAAAAGGAGGAAAACAATGGCAGTTAGAGCATGCAGTGTAGAATATAGATTAACACAGAATACCTTACTTGCAATATTAAACGAGGACCATTTTTTACAAACGGTCCCCCGAGATCAATGGGCGATTACAAGTTTTGATGCTAAAACAATGATAGTATGCATCAAAATGACTAATGATGTAAGTATAACCAATCTTACTGTAACACTGCCTGAATTTGTTTAATTACTCTTCTTCTACCCCGTGTTCAGCTAACCATTCTTTAAAAACTTTCTCAGTATGGTTAGTTAAATATGTATCAATTGCACCGCAATCGAATACATTAACACGTTCTAGTAGTTCAGCAATTTCTTCAACGGTGAATTTTTTTTCTTTGTTCCACCACCAAAAAGCTTTAGCCTTTTCCATTTTAACCTCCTATTATCTTCTCCAAGGCAACCCGTGTTCGGGCTTTACATTAAGCCAGGCAAGGAAACTTGTAGCACCAAGATACCCTTTCCCTGATTTGACGACTTGTGGAGCTTCAACTGTAGATTTCTCGGCGTTTACAATGAAATATGCCGGAATTCCCTTAACTCCATAAGACTTAGCAATATTTGGCTCTTCATCTGTGTCGCACATATAGAAAACGTATTTCTCCATAGACTTTTTAACTCTTTCATTGGAAAGAGTCTCGTTTTTCATTCTTTGGCAATAACTACACCAATCTGCGGTAAAGAATATAAGCACATCCTTATCTGAGGCTCTAGCCGCATCTAATGCGCCTTGATAACCCTTACCAACATCTTCATGGGGAACCACTTCTTCTTCAACTGGTTCTTCTTCCCTTCCTTCGGGTTCTGCTTCCCAAGTTGTGTCCTGCCAACCCTCTTCTTGCTCTGCTGGTGTGAACATTCCTTGCTCTAATGCGAGAATTCCCAATCCTAACACCACGGCTACAAGAAGTAACACCACCGTATTGGATTTCATTAAGACCTCCTATATACAAATATGCAAAAGATTTTCTTCCTTGTATTAATAATAATACCCTCTACGGTATTTAGTGATGAACCGGATAAAATACTACACGAAAAGTGTCTGTACCCAACCGTAATCATTGCTTCACATACGGAAGGTCGCACCCGTGAGCGTGGAACAGGTGTTATTGTTAGAAGTGAAAAAATCGATGATTCTTATTTTAATGTCGTAGCAACCTGTCAGCATGTCTTAACCCACGCTGATATGGCAATTAAACTTCCTATTTTTAAAGATTGGTCTAAATTTGAAAAGTGGGAAGTGTTTCCTTGTCTTAAATTCGCAGGACATAAAGATAGAGATTTAGGGATTGTTTTATTTGTAAGCTCAGAACCAATGCCCACTGCCGATTGGGGAATGGATGAGAAATTATTCATGGGCACAAGAATAATGAAAATTGCTTGCGGGAATGCAGAAGATCCCCGTTTAGATTGGGGATATATTAGCTCCCTCAATAATATAAAACATGAACACTCTGGGAAAATTAGAACATCAATTACAACTGTTCCCGGTGACTCCGGTGGACCAGTATTCTGCAACTATAAAATTATAGGGTTGGCTCAATCTATTAAAATGGTACAAGGCATGCCTGTGACCTGTATTTCTAATGCAATTCCAGCCCCTTTATTTAAAGAGTGGAATGAAGAAGAAAAGGGGCGGTTGGCGTTTGTATATGATCCCGAAAGCCCCTTGCCAATTTTAAGTTTTGCTATTGCAAAATTTGAATCTTATGAGATAAATAATAGCGTAATTCCTGAACACCATTGGGAGAATTGATGAAGACATTTAAAGAATATGCCGGAGAACGCGATTTTATAGCTGAAGTGGCTCTAATTATGGCCGAAGAAAATATTGACCCAGTGGAGTTTATCGATAATTGCATCCAAGAATGCCAACCTCAATTATTTAATGAGGCGGGCTTAATGAACAGAATGGGGAATTGGTTTCAAAAAGCTGGCGAATACGCCGCCCAAATCCCCAGTAGAGTCGGGAGTTACATAGATCAACAGTCAGCCATCGGTGGAATTGAAGTGGCTACTAATTTTAAAAATGCCTATCATTATTTAAATAATGCCAATGCAGTTTTGGAAAAGTATCGCAAACAAAATCCTGCCGGAGACGCAGAATTAATTCAAGGGGTAAATGAATTGGCACAATTCGTCCAAGCTGCGATGCAAAAATTGTATAATATGAAAAAGAAAGCAGATCGGGTTGAAGGCAGAATTAAAGCTCACACTATGCAAAATAGGCAGAGCCCCGATTGGGCACCGCCCCCAGGAAGTCAACAGGCTCCGGCCCCAGCACCAGCCAACCCGGCACCAACTCCTGCTGCTATTCCGGTTCCTGGTGGACCCTAAATCCAGCCCGTTTTTTCAGCTTGAGTTAAATCATGGAGTGTGACTTTTCGCCCAACCACTTCTGATATGCTCTCTAAAAAGTGTTTGGCTATGTCTATCTGAGCCGCCCGAAAATACTCTGGACCCTGCTGCTTGGCCCATTCAAAAGCCTCGGGATCAACTCCCCAGTCAAAGAATTCTCCATCAATGAAAATCTGCTTGTCCATCATCCCATCATCATCCGTGGCTATTTTAATCTCAAACTTCTTTTTTCCTTCGTCTCTCTTTTTTTCTTCTTGTGTAGCCATACTTTTATATTAGTCTCTCACTACATATTATTATGGATTTCAAAGAGTGGATTATAGAAGAGTCATCTCTAAATGACCTATATCAAAGTGCGGTAGATGCGTTCCCCAACTGTCGTAAGCGTCAGCATTCCATTGATGAAATCACAATTACAAGATTAGAGTGGGTGCCTTATCGTGGAATGAGAACCCTTTTTATAAAAGGGCTAGCTCAAAATACCTCAAATGGGCACGAATATTCTCCGGTTGTTGTCTTTAAAGGAGTTCAGTACCACAATGAAGGCGAAGGAAATCTTGTAGAAATTATTGATAATAATGGGGTTCGCCATTTCTTCGAAAAGCTGTCAAATCAAGACACTCAAATTCTCACAAAATGTACGTGCAAGGACTATGAATGGAGATTTAGGCATAAAAACTTTGAAGATCACTCACATCAGGGAAGAGATAGAACACCTTATGTTGCATTGTTTAACCCTGGCATAGCTGATATTGCCCCTGGTTTGTGCAAACACATTATGAAATTAGCTCATGTTTTGTCGGAATCTGGAATTACTGGTTGATTTTTAATGGCAGTTTAACTATTATAGTGTATGCCTAGAAAATTAAAAAATCTTATTGGACACACATTTGGCAAACTCACTGTTGTTAAATATGCTGGACTCAAACCAGCAGGTAAACAAAAACAATCGGCATGGTTATGCAAGTGTGAATGTGGAACCATTGTTGAAGTGCTAAATAATAATCTCAAAAAAGGCAATACTAAGTCTTGTGGATGTCATCATAAGAAGCGAGCCAAAGAAGCCAATCTTATAGATATATCAGGTAAAAAATACGGTCTGTTGCAAGCTCTAGAATATGTTGAATCCCGAAATCGCAACGCCTATTGGAAATGTATTTGTGAGTGTGGCAAAGAAACCATAGTATCATCTTGTGGACTAAAAAGCGGCGGTGTAAAATCTTGCGGGTGTAGACAAGGTAATTTTATTCATGGAGAATGGTCAAAAGGAAGAGCAAATTATTCAAGATATAGAAGACAAGATCCGCTTGTAAGATTGAGACATAATGTAAGTGCTGCTATTCGTGATTCCCTTAAATATAAATCAAATAAATCTATTTTTGATTATTTGCCCTATACATTTCAAGAATTAAAAGAACATTTAGAATCACAATTTGAATCGTGGATGACGTGGGATAATTATGGCGGCAAGAGCAATGATGAGCGAAAAACCTGGCACATGGACCACATACAACCCCAATGTAAATTTTCTTATCAATCACTTGACGACCCTCTAATGGTTGAATGCTGGGCATTATCCAACCTTCAACCATTAGAGAAAAAAACCAACTTTTCAAAAGGAGCTAAATAAATGAAAATTTCAGTAATAGTAACAGATCAGGGCAACGGGGGAGCTTATTGTCCGAATTGCCATAAATGTCTTGATAATGGAGATCCCCGCATCAAGTTCCCCTCAAAGTGCCCCAAATGTGAAGTTGAATTTACAGGTGTTGATGAACCCTGGCTCAGCCCAGGTGGGAGTGATTTTTAAACAAAAAAGGCCCCTTTCTAACGAAAGGGGCCTTTCCCAAGGGCTTCGAGTCATTGTCCAATCTTATGTGACGACACCCCGTTTCGACCCACACGGTCAGATAAATTCTGCCATGTAACCTAGAAAGTTAGGATCATAGGCACCCTTCCAAATGTAAAATCCATCTTCATTTTTTACAACAGGACACTTATCTTTCTTTTTCTCATATATCTGAACGCTGTTTCTTGTAATCTCGTTTCGTGAAAGTGGATCATTCTTTAGAACGCTAGGATCAATAACTGCTGCAAATTTCAATGCGTTAATAACACGAAAATACTCACCCACAGTTCTTAATTTCCCAGCATTCTCAGCCCGAACCAATTCTTCAATTGTGTACCCTTTGTCGTCGGGCTCTCTTTTTATCTTCTTTTCTTTTTCTGTTTCTAGTTGTAATTTGGCCGCTGCATCACACATTTCCGGGCCATAAGTCCCCTTTTTGTAAAAATCTCTGAATATCTTCGCAGGAATTTGGAATTCAGGATTTTCTGTAAATGGGTTGAAAGGATTAAAATTATCTTCATCTTGCTGTTCAAGTTCAAATATCTGAATAAAAGAATCTCTATAAAGACCTTCCCTGTTAATCCTTCCTTTGCACTGATGAGCATTATCTAGCCCTGCAATTTCTCTAAATCCATAACGGAATGAGAAATCAATTCCACACTCTACGCAAGATGTGGCTACAAGAATCCAATCATCATTCGGGCGATTTTTTAATTTCTTTATCACTCTATCCAATATTGCTTGTCTATCTTTGGGAGTAAGACAAGTTGATAGGTGTTCGACCTCTTTGCCTTGTTCATATAATGTTTTGGCAACTATAGCTGCATTTTTGATTGTATTAAATACAGCTAATTTTGGACCTTGAGGCTTAGAAATCATTCTGCAAACACTTTGCAACGTATGCTTCCAAGGAGAATACCTTATTTCCACTCTCCCATTCTCTCTCTCAAGTGTTTTTTTGCTCAATTTAGGAGGAATGATAGAGGGAACTTCAAAATCAAAACCACTTAATTCCTTAAAATAAGCATCCTCCCAAGGTCTAATTAGTGAACCTGAAGAAAAGAGCACTTTGCACCCTAGATTTTCAACAAGATATTTAAGCGACTTTAGTGCTAAAGGCCAAAAAATCAGAGGTATTGAAATGTGGGATTCATCAATAATGATAAAAGATCCTGCGAAGTTATGCAGTTTCCTTAATTTTCTTGTCCTACAAGCCAATAAAGATTCAAAAAACTGTACTGCTGTTGTGCAAACAATGGGACAGCTACATGTTGTTGCTAGAGCTTTTGCCCGAATACCCCTTCCTACGTCCTCATCATCTTCTACTTGATGATGATATTCGCCTACTGTTTCTGGTCCCTCATTTGGAAGTAACAATTTGCGATATGTGTTCACACTTTGTGATATAATAGAGCAAAATGGAGCCACATAAATTATTTTCCTTGGATTCTGTTTAAGGGCATAAGCCATTAAAGCCGTAGTTTTCCCTGTTCCCACTTCGCTAGGACAACAAACAACGGGAGCCTCAACAGGAGAATTTCTACAAGCCCCATATACCGATGCCCTTATTCTATTTCTATCGTTATTTTCACTTTCTTTTTGCAAATTGTGAATGTAAGTATCTAATATTTTAAGTCGTTTCTCGGCATCTAGTTCTAACTCCGATTCAATTACAAAATTGCCATAATGTTGGGCTGTATCATGCCAATCTGCGTCTACCAAGCATGATAAAGCAATTCTCATTAAATTGGGTGAAAGTTTATTGGGCGAATCTCCTTGTATGTCTTTTATTGTCTTGCTATGCTTTTCAACTAGCGATGGCAACATTTCATCAAAATAATCGCAAACCATACCATCATAATCAACCCAAGGGGTTCTATCTCTAACTAAATTCTCATCTCTATAATCCACACCTGTTGGTGAGTAATCACAATAACCTCTATGGTGCGACACTACCATCCATGCTGCTGGTAAATGTTTTTCGGAGATAAGATGGGCCGTGCCCGCATCAACATGATTGGGCATCTTGCCATTTTTTTCTCCCCTTAGCACTATTTGGTTGTGTTTTCCAAGTTTGCCCAAATCATGCCATCTCGCGGCTTTTAAGACAATTAATGACAATGCCTCAAAGTCACTTTTGTTTAAATGCGGGCGTATTTTCTCTAAATTATATTCACATTTACGACAAACCCCTTCAATGTGAGAGGGGTATGTTTGAACCGGAATCCCACGCTCTATGTCTGCTGAATGTGCTAGGTATTCCATTTTTTGTCCACGTATAATATTTCAACCCACGCCATATCAAATGACGAACGCCTCTTGTTATTATCCGCCGCCTCCTCGCCAGTTTCAACCCACGCCATATTAAATGACGAACTTGAGCAGGGAAGTGGCTTCCTTTGGTGAATGTTTCAACCCACGCCATATTAAATGACGACTTTCCCGTAGCACGCCGAAAGGATAGTATGGGTTTCAACCCACGCCATATTAAATGACGACTTCTCCTGTTTCGGTTTCCTTGGCATTCCGCAGTTTCAACCCACGCCATATCAAATGACGATTGTAAGTAAGCTCCCGCGAATTATTCTCATCGTTTCAACCCACGCCATATCAATGACGATTGTTAGACGCAATCATTTTGTCGGTGAGTAGCCGCCGTTCGTCGTTTCAACCCACGCCATATCAAATGACGATTGTTACGTCGCAGAAAGCCTAACGGGATGTGGCTAACGTGTTTCAACCCACGCCATATCAAATGACGATTGTTAGACCCTCATTCACGGGAGACTCTATAGTGCATCGTTTCAACCCACGCCATATCAAATGACGATTGTAAGTTGGAATAGATGCAGTCGCAGTCGTCGTTTCAACCCACGCCAAATGACGGTCGCTTATGTCCTGCTGGGTGTATCCACAATTGTTTCAACCCACGCCATATCAAATGACGATTGTTAGGTAAATGCTACTGGACAGGACGGATCTATGTCTATGACGGGTTTCAACCCACGCCAAATGACGATTGTTAGTCGGCAGCAATTTCCACCGCCTCCCATTTTGAGTTTCCGTTTCAACCCACGCCATATCAAATGACGATTGTTAGTACGGGGAATACACCACTTGTGTAGGTGTAAGCGTCGTTTCAACCCACGCCATATCAAATGACGATTGTTAGGATCGTATGAACAGGGACAAGAGCCAATCCCGCCTCGTTTCAACCCACGCCATATCAAATGACGATTGTTAGCCCCTCTAGCGTCTTTTACTTTGTGCTTTTGTCCGGTCAGTTTCAACCCACGCCATATCAAATGACGATTGTTAGCCGCCTCAAATACGCATCATTCAAGCCAGAGGTAACAGTTTCAACCCACGCCATATCAAATGACGATTGTTAGAAAATCTAATGCAAGCTCGCCACCACTCCCAAACGTGTTTCAACCCACGCCATATCAAATGACGATTGTTAGGGCTTATGATTTAAGTCCTTAACACTAAAAGACTTATGAAGGTGTTTTCGAGAGGTATCAAAAACCACTTTCATTTTTGAGCTTCTTTTTAATTGTTTATCAATTTGCATCACCGTAAGTGGTTCTCATTGAGCCACTTACGGTGATGCGAGTGGTGCGGGAGGTTTATTTAGCACGGAACCCTTCGAATTGGTTCAAATCCTCCACTGGGAAATCAAAATCTGGTTGTGAGAACGTGTAATCCTCCAAGGAGTGAGATGCCATAGTAGGATCATCCCCTATCCTCACGGGAGTTAAAGATTCCCAGAATTTTCGTTCATCAAAACTGCCCAGTGGATTTGTGTGGTCAGCCCACCAAGTATGAAGGACATTCAGTGACCCAGGCGGGCGAGAAGTTGATGTGGAGGATGTAAAGATGTGCTTCAAAACATGTTTGAATACTTCTACGTCCTCTTGCGTAGTAAAGGTCCGCGTGGCAAGATTCGGATTAACCGAAATTCTTGATACATACACTCCATGTGTAATGTATTTCTTGGCTCGGGGAGCCAAATCCGATTCTTCTTGCCGCAATGGGAACCTCTTAGACAATGTGCCGCCATCAAGTTTATTTACTTTTGCCACCGAAATGGCATTTGATAGCACAACAGGCCCAGTAGCAATAAAGTCAAATTCCTTTTCTTCTTTCTTGCCTTGGATTGCTGTTGTTCCGAATAGTCTAACATCCCAATACCAATTACAAAAGGCTTCAATGTCCTCACTCAGTTTGGAAGCTAATTTTTTGGCTTCAACACCATCTGAAGCATCTTTAAACCCTCGCAGCATAGATTCAAAGACATGAAATCTATCGGGATTAATTTCCAATCTTTCTTGCAAATACTGAAAGACCGGCGATTTATGATCTACAAATAAATCCCGCAGTTTTCTTTTCAGAGAACAATCACTGGCCCAACCATAACCATCAGAGGTTACTCGGGGTTCCCCTTCCCAATCGGGATCGCCATTGGGGTTTCCAAGGTTACATTCAAAGACGAGCAGACCTGAACTTCTTTTAATCATGTTACTCTCCGTTTTCTTGGGGTTTTCTGTATGAGTATCCGGCTGCTAAAAGCAATGATGCTTGGTGTGACAAGCTAGTAGGAAGTTGCCCGTGGGCCGCTTCTGTCATTCTTGACAATAACTCTTCATAGATTCTTACTGAGAAGTAGCAATTATCACTTTCCTTTCTTTTGTAGTTTTTCGCCCAATCCAAATACACATTAAAATTTCTTACGAAACTATCCATTCCGCTATCTGGATTGGATCGAATTCCATAAAGGCTTTTTCCGCCAATCAATGTGGAGGGCACACTTGCCCCACGGCACATGAAAAACGCTCGGTGTATAGCACTCGCCTCTGTAAGAAGCCTCCCTAAAAGAAATGCCCAATGATTTTCGTAATCTTCCATTTTCAAGCCTTTCTTGTACAAGATTAAATGACCTAGAGGTAAAAGATGCCTTAATAAGTAAGGCGCGTTTTTGTAATTACATCTAAAGACCATAGGAGCTACATGGGTTGCATAGTGTCTTTCAAATTTAGCAATTGCAGCCGGTTCATTAAAGAACAAATCATGCGCATCCCAAATGTTGAAGCCATAAGATTTAACACTTGTAAATTTATCCTCTGCTCCATTGTAATTCCAAGTGCAATTACAAGCATCTACTACATTTCGGAGATTTGGGTAGGCAACCTGGAAAATACTTCTGCCGTTTTGTATTCCGGCTTTCCATTCATTGACCCCATTTAATATCTCTTCTGAAGTGGCTGATTTAGAATAAACAACCCTTCCCACTTTCTTCTGTCCCACTAATTCTAAAACGACAATCCGGCCTACAACATCTCGTTTCTTTTGTTCCCTCATCATTTTTATAAGAGATGCTGCCGATTCTTGCCAATCTTCTAAGGTAACCTCACTTTTTGATTCTAATGTTGTTTGATTAGGGAGTATGCTGCTCAGCACCCAATGGGATTTCATCACTTTGCCATCTATATTTGTAACGGAGACGCTGTACCAAAGCCCTCCAACTTCCCTTTTATTTTTCTTATCATAATAAGCTTGATGCTCTGGAGATAGAATGAAGTCAATCGCCCTTTCGATTTTCCTTCGAGAAGTAATTCCCAAAACGCAGCTTTGAGTGGAATTTAATCCAAAACGCTCAAAACATTGGTTTTTTTCAAATTTTGAAAAATATTGAATTTGAATATTGCCGGGCTTAACTTCAAAACCCTTTTTATCACTTCCGAAATTAGAATTGCCTAGAATATCTTTTTTCTCATCATCTGCTTGCGGACTTTCTAATTGCCCATCTTCTAATTCAAATAATCGTTGACTAATCTTGCGAAGACAAGTAAAGCTTTGAACAGGGCACGGATAGTCAGAAGGTTTATCTACTTCTAACGCCACATGGAGAGGCTTGTCTTGGTAATATTCTGATAGTTGTTCTATGAAAGCATTTACATCAATCTTTTCTAAATGCTCTGCCAATTGTTTAAGTGCTAACAATTCCTCTGAACCATCAAAAACTTCTTTGCTGATTTCTATTGTTGTTTGTATTCTTGCTTTAATTCTCTCTAGCTTTTTCTCCTCATCTTCATCTTTCTTAGGACCAAAAGACAGCCCTATTGCTTTGTTGCTTTTTTTGTAGAATCTAAGATTTCGCCAAGCGTCAAAATCATTAATTTCTACAATTCCCTTTGGGCCAATGCGAACTTCAATGGCCTTTTGATTGGGATTGGATTTTAATTCACGGTGCCACTGTTCTCCGTCCTGCTCGGGCGAGATGCCCCAAGATTCTAAACTATCACAAAAAGAGAGCAATTCGTTCAACATAGCTTACTCCATTCAACGTCAAGTTTTTGTTGAATTTTCTGATCCTGAAAAACTAAAATACCATCCCTCAAGGTCACTTCTTGATCTGTTAATCTTAAAACACCCGCCTCAATTTTTACATTTCTAGCTGTCACCACATCAACGCATCCACCGGGTTTATCATCATCAAAGACAGACATAACCATAGTGGGAACATCAAAAGAGCAATCATTGATTTTGGTAATTGGTTTCCCCAAATATGTTGCCATAAATTCTTTTCTACCCAAGGAAACAGGGTGGTAGGATTGTCCCCGCTTCAATCTTCTAAAGAATTGATTTTGGAAGGAATGGGCGCAATTAACATTTTGATATTTGGCGGGGGATGGTTTGGAGTTTGTATTAAGTGCTAGAGCTAGAATTTGGAATCGCGGCCTAAGCAATACGGATTCATGGAGTTGTAAAGCATTGTCTTTTTCTATTTGATCTTTGAGGCGGAATGGGCTACGCGAATTATACGTATAGTGCGTATATTGAGGTTTTGCACATACTCCAATTGCTACTATTTCTAGTTTGACCCCCTTTATTCTACAGCATGATTCAATCATGCCTATACAAGCGGAAGGAGGAGGGAGGGGATAGCTAGCACTTTCACTACCTGTACACGGATCAGCAAACATCCCGAAGTCGCCAGCGATTTCAAAGCCGATAGGATAAGCAATCATCTTAAGTTCCTTTTATCCATTGAAAGTGTTTCAACCCACGTCATGTTAATGACGAATCCGCATGCTGCCGTCTGCCACTCGCATGACCTTCTTTCTTTCAACCCACGCCATACTAATGGCGATTGTTAATCTGAGCGACGATTGCTTGTAAGCCACAGCGCATGAGTTTCAATCCACGCCATATCAAATGACGATTGTTAGTCGCATATCACCCCTGTTGGTGGAGCCGCTGTTTTAACCCACGCCATATCAAATGACGATCCACAGTACATTCATCGGCAAAATGACGACGATTGTGACCTACCACGTACAATTCCTTTTCCCCGTATTTTCCCATAATAGCATAGGTCCATTGAAAGTAAAGAGGAATTCTAGTACCAAAATCGGGGGGTTCTAATCCACCCACGATCTTGAATCTGGATGCGGAATATAGTTATCTGGCGTTTTGATTTTTCTACGACCATCATAAATTGGGATCTGATTAGCATAATCATACCATCCAAAAACTGGTTCGTCTTCTGCGCGAGCAAACAATAAATCACCCGAACCCGCTTTAACATGATTGTTCATGAAGCTTCGTAGTTCTCCCGCCTCAATAACTTGATCTTGATTGGGGTCAATATCTGGGCTTTCTTCTGCGATTGCCACTAATACTTTTTTCATAGGGTCAATTTGATCGCCCCAATAACTCACCTTATTTGCGGGAGAGCTTGCAATCATAGTAAAGAGTTTTTGCTGGTTTTCAGGCATGCTAGAGATTTCTGGAAGGCCGGAAGCTGCGTAACAAGCGGATTGCCACCATAATGTTTCTTGTTTGCATTCGCCCGCTGCCTCAGCAAAAATTCTACCTATGACATCTCTCTTGCCAAATTCAGCCATAGAACCGCTTCGGCTGCCGTGACCACAGGTGTAAATGAAAAGCGTATCTCCTGATACGGCATCTGTTTTCATTTGTTCAATTAAAAATTCTTTCAAATTAGAAAGGGAAATCTTTTTACCTGACCAAACTACTCGATTGATTCTTGGACCCTCTCCATTAACAAGATGCGCTCCAATGTCTTTGATTCTAAGACCTTTTGAGGCTGCTATGTTTGCTACCTCTAACGCTTGACCAGCATTTTTGTTTGCAATAGATTCTGTACAGTGTTTCAAAACCAAAAATCTAACAGATGTGCGACTGTTTAGTTCGACACTACCAATAAAGTGTTCTTCAACAGCCGGTGCTTGAACATAAAGAGGCGGACTTTCTTTTGTTTGGTTGCACTTAGAAAGGATTACACATCCCAAAATTAAAGCAGCTACAACTGTAAGTAACAATCGTGCTTTCATGATAACCTCCTTGATTGTTTTATGTTATCCTTACTCTTATATAGTGCCATGAAAATCACTTTACAACAAGCAGTAGAATTAGGAATAATAACTCAAAAAGAAGCAGATGACGGTGGTGTTTATATTCCATCGCGCAAAGAGTTTTTTCCTTATAATAACATTTGGATTACAGAATATTTTTTACAAGATGTGCAAGCACGGCAAAGTATCGTTAATTCTGCTAGAGCAAGGGATATAACAGATCAAGATATTGATGATTGGCGAGAAGTGGGAAAACAATTAGATGCAATGGATTTCAAAGAAATCAGAAAGCGGGTTGTATTTGAGAGAGAAGATCATGGGTGAGGGGGCATCATTTGCCTCATTCTGGGGGAATAATCTTGCTCATAAGTTTTCGAAAACGATTTTGCTTTTTTTGCCCTGGACCCTTGACATCGCAATTCTGCATGCTATACTGAGAAATAGATGGCAACCCGCAAATGGAAATTGTACCCAGGGCCACTCTACTAGGGTATGATTTGTGAGGCTTGTGGAGAAAAATGCCAAGAAAAATGGTGTCTATCTTGTACTTTTGGGGGGTTCATACCCAAAGAAGTTGACTACTCGCCCTTCAAACCAATTCTATCGCGTGCAAAGCAACGGAAGAAAAAAATTGACCTGACGCTGAGCGATCTTTACAATCAATGGCAAAAACAAAAGGGGCGGTGTCCGTATACTGGTTGGAAACTAAAGCTGCCCGCTGGCCGGAATGAAAAACTGCCCAAAACCCCAGATCGCGCCAGCTTAGATCGTATTGATAGTTCAGGCGGTTACACACCCGATAACATACAATATGTTTCTCTTGCTATTCAATACGCAAAACACAACTGGTCACAATTTGAAGTGAAGAAAATGCTTTTAGATGCAACAAAGCATCTGCATTTGATTTAGTTTTCTTCTTTTTCTCAGGGAGTTTAACATGAAATTGGTTAATGGTATGCTCGTAGAAGATGGAGTGCCTATGGGCAAAAGAATCAAATTGGTAGGCGGGAATGGGCAAATAACCGTCCCACCTATGGATTATCGTAGCGATGATGACCACATTAAACTGTGTCATGTGCTAAGAGAATGTTGCTCTAATGCAGAAAACTATGGAGCAACAAAAGCTCATGCTATGATGACTTGGGGTTTCGGTCACAACTGGCTGAATTTCATGCACGATGGGGAACCATTCGATAATTTGATTGATGACATTATCGCTCTAGGTTGTCGCCCTTTTATTTCCAAATTTGAGGGCAAAGCCTTTCAAGGTAACGGGTTGGCTGCTTCTTCTGCTGGTGTCTCGTCGTCATACCCCCTCTTGTTGATTGGTTCTAACACCAAAAAAGAGGGGTTTAAGGTGGGTATTGGCTGTCCCTCAGAAACTAATGAATGGTGGCAGTTTGATGCTACAGAAGTTTGGGAGCCTGAACTCCGCAGACTGCTCGGCAATAAATTGATTGATTCGCATAACGTGATCTATAGCTTCAAATTTGATTTGCAAGAAACCAAAGCGCGTTTGTGGTTGAATGGAAAACTTTTCAACACTCTCGCAATGCAGGCCCCCAGCATTCTGGGTGATGGCGAAACCACACCTGGAAAATTGCAACTGTATTACACAGAAAAACAAATTGGCTATCCCTACCCCACCAAGAAGCATGCAAAGACGTATTCCACATATGAAACCGCGAGACGATTATTGAAAAATTCGGGTGCTACCCGAAGATACACTAAGTCTTTCCAAGGTTTAGTCGCACGGTTCGTAGGCAAGGGTGCGGGAGGTACAATGCATGATGGGCATTTTGAAATCCCCTGTAAACCCTTTGCGCTTGAAGATAAAAACAGAAAAGAAACCCTGGAAATTCAAAAGGCAACGCTTCATATTAACTTTTGGCCCGCTGTGAAAAACAAAGATAGAGGCGCTCACGGGCGGCACTTCCATGAAGTGCTTCGAGATGGCTCTGTTGATGGCGACTTCAAAGCTGGCAAACAATGGGAATATGGAATTCAACCTTATACAAAAGTTTTCTTGGTAATCCCTTGGCTTTGTGATGATTATGCCGAAAAAGATGAAGATGAAAATAAATACAAACGCTTTTTGGATAATAGTCTTGGAACATATGGTCGTCCTCGGAATATCATGGACATTTTGAATTGTGCGTACAATGAAAAAGGAGACGATGCGAGTTCGGGTGACGCTTATGTTACCATTCACGTTTCAATTGATGAAATTGGTACGGTAGTGCGACATGGTAAAAGGCATCGCGCAACAGCAAAAGCTGTTTTCGATATTTTTGGGCGAAGGTCTGACTTTACATTCTCCAATAACACTCTGATTCACCAAACGCTTAAGAAAGCTGCTGAATCTGCTGAAGAGACAGAAGATTTAAAACGATTGAGAGAATTGTGTGACCAATACTTTAAGGTCGATCAAAGTGATATGGTTGAAATCTATGAGAATTACGGAGGCAGAACTAAGAAGAATGGCAACAATGTGGAGTTAAGCCGGAAGAATAACGTAATTCTTTACGATTTAGAGGCATCCAAAGAGGCAGGCGAACCTGTTGAATTGGAAAAAGAGCTTAAACCTGGCAGTTCAATCAGAGTGTTGGCTTGGCACAAAGTTCTTGGCCGTTTTATCAAACCTGACGAAGTGATTCCCCAAGACTTAACTAAAGGTCTAACCATAACGCACGCCGATGATTTCGGGGTTGAAGAAGCGGCAGAGATGATAGCTCAACACAATTTGGTTGAAGACACACTTGCTATTGCCGCTCAATTGAAAAGAGATTAGTTTCCCACTTCCATTTTCAGAAGGTTTTAAAATGAAAAAGAAGAAAGCCAAACCGCCAGTTTGGGGTTTAAAGATTGCATCCGTATCCCAAATGGATGGTGAAGAAAAAGCGGTTCCATGTACAATTGAAGAGTGGGCAGCATTACCACCCGCCCAACGATTACCCAGTCGTCAAATTCGGGCTAGATGTAATACCAATGGAGAATCTATCAACATTGGTGTTGTAGAAGAACTCCCCAAAGGCCCTAAAGGGAAAAAGCAACCGCCTCCTGGCCCTAGATTAAAGTTGATAGGAAAAGATGGCAAGGCGGAAGGGGTAGGGATAAGTGGAAAAGCAAAATCCACAACTGGCAACAAGTCTTCTTTGCCCTACTTTGACGGACCAGAAACAGGAGAATTATGCCGATATAGTATCAAGGGTGTATTTGAACTGAATAAAAATGATCCTTGGGTAAGAAAATACTTCTTTCAAGGAGATCGCAGGCTCAGCAAAAAACAAAAGGAAATGCGGGCCAAGCTTTTTATCAGTTTGGAAATTAGAGGCAAGACAATAGCTGAAACATATCGTGGCTACGAAAATCAAGGAGAAATGAAGGGAGCCACTAGAATGGATGAGTCCGATTTTATCAACAAGACACTTACAGTACAAGTGCAAGAAGATCCATTGATCTTGGAGCTAACTGATAAAATGGATGAAGATGACTAGGACAGTCGCTCCATAGCAACCTCATGGTACTTTTGGAATTTTTCAATTCCAATATAGTTTCTGTTTTCGTCTTTACATACAAGTCCCGCTGTTCCAACCCCACTGAAGGGGTCTAGAACAGTATCTCCGGGTCGTGTTAGATATTTTATCCAATGCGACATGAGATTGTAGGGAGTCCCCGCCCCGTGCCCGAGGGCACCGGATGAAGTCGGGTGGTATGTATTTGGTAACTTCAGTAAGTTGAAAGGTGTCGCCCCGCCCCTTTCTTTTGGAACAGAATAGGCCCTATCGTGGCGGATTGTATAGCCACTAGGGGAAGAAATCAAATCATTTGTTGATTTCTTTGGTTGTTTTGCGTAGGGGATTAAAATGGCATCTTGGTTTCTATAGCATTGAGAATCACCAAGCCAAATACACATTTTAACAGAGGGTCGCATTAAGCCGTATTTTCTTTGAGAATGTACGTTGGGCATGGCCGCGTTGTTGAACCAATAAACATCTTGAATTATATTCCATTCGTTTCCTGCCCACACCAAGAACTCCCATAGCCACGTTCGCATCTGCCCGACTTTCTCGCTATTCGCTTGCACGATGAATACAGCGCTTCCATCGTCTGTGAGTATTCTTCGAGATTCAATAACAATCGTCTTCATCATGGAAAACCAGTCTTCAACCGATATGCGTCCATATTCTCGGTCTATCTCTGGATACGGAGGGTCAGTAACAATTGCATTTGTACTTTTCTCTTCTATAGTTGGAAGGATATCTAAACAGTCACCTTGAAATAATCTCATATTGTAATATAGAAAAACCCGCCTCAATTAATTTTGAGGCGGGTTTTAGTTTTTCAAAACCTTACCTTTTTGTTTACGCACCGACTTTGACGACCATAAGATCAACAACATCGGTTCCTGTACCGGCCAGAGTAACGCCCGAAAGAACGCCATCTGTTTCTACCTTCGTTACGACAACTGCGTTAGCAGCTTGAGTCATAACGTTGTATTCTGTGCCAGCGGCATCCATAGCTTCTGGGAAGTTATAGGTAGCTGCACCAGCGGCCAAAGTGACCTGTACTGCCAACATAACTCTTGGCCCGATAAGCTTCTCTACGCCAACAAAATTTCTTTCTTTTGGCCCTTTTGCGGAACCTTCTGCGGAACCTGGACCCACACCTGTTACTGAAGTTGCACCCATTGTATTGTCTCCTATTTAAAATTTAAAGTTAACTTCAAGAATATCTATGCGCTTATTAGAACAAATTGATAACAATATAGTCCAAATAAGATTATGTTGCTTCTATGCCTAAATGAACCACAGTCCACATAACCATTCTACCCGCTACATCAGATTGCCCAGCGACAGCGCCACCATAGGCATTTAGATGGAAGGTTGGAAATGTAGTAGTGCCCCATTTTGCATAAACCTCTGTACGAATGTCCGCGTGCCCATAACCACCATGCTCACCCAGCGGCGTTAACATTACTACATAATTTTCCGGTCCCTCTGGTAGTGGCTCAGGGAAATTTACATATAATTCAGCGGTATGGTCACCTACTAAGACATGTCCTGCTCCTACATTTGCGGTAGGTAGGGTTGCAATTCCCGCAGCCACAACGCGAGGCCCGTTTTTTGCAACATACATATTACGATCATTTCCCGGTCCTCGGGCATTCGGCATGGCAGAACCTTGTCCTGCACCTGTTACTGTACTTGCACCCATTATATTCTCCTCTTTTGAGATACATTATTTATAATAATCTCAATGATTTTTATTTCTCCACTCTAATATTATTGTTTTACTATGAATAAAGAGCAAAAACAAATAATATATGGGAGTCTCCTGGGAAATGCTTATATTTCGTCCCCTAAGACCGCTGTAAATAAATTTTTATCTATTTCAGGGAATAGGGACTTGGACTGGCTAAGATATAAAGCTTTTAAAATACAGGGCGGTAGGGGGCTCCTGATGCGTGATAAAAACCGATGGGTGTGGAGATCAACCTGTGATCCCTTTTGGAACCAAATGCATGAGAAATTCTATGGGCCAAATGGTAAAATGGTTAAAATGGATATTTTAGACTCACTTTACGATGATGCCTTAGCCATTTGGTTCCTAGATAAAGGCTTCTTTGCCTCTAAATTTAAAATTTGCCTTAGAACTACCGTGTTTGGATATAAAGGGAATTTAACGATAAAACAGTTTTTTAATGAGGTAGGTATTCCCTGTGGAATACGCAAGGAGAGAAATACAGGTAGAATTCTATTTACAGAGGCGGGGACTAAGATATTTATTAATACAATTAGGCGTGCCGTGCCTGAATTTATGGCATATCGCTTGGCACCAGAATCCGACCAAAACCTAAGGTCTTCCAGTGCTTCTTAAAATGCTCACAATAGTCTTCATAGGTAGCTAAAGTCCATTTATCATTAAGGCAAGACCCATATTTCTTAGCATATAGCTTTTCGTACTCCTCCACAGCAAACATTTCCGCCTCTATTTCTAATGAATAGAGTATTTTTGTATGTCTGCCATTCATTGTCATGCGATTTTGTTTAAATTGCATAGCATGACGCATCTCATGAAGAAGCGAAAGCAACCTACGACGGCAAATTCGCTTATCTCGCAAGCAAATTTCCCATAGGATAAAATTCAGAATGGCTTCAGATTTTAACCGATCTAATGCAAACGGATCGAAGTATAACTTTAAATACTTCAAGTTATAACGTTTGCGTAGTCGTTTAAACTCCGTTTGGATATTTGGCATGCCCCTACTATATTTCTAATTTAAATAAAAGTCAAGCCGCTTTTCTAGGAATGGGAATATAATCCCTTGGATATTCTTTTTGAGGATTGTTCATATCCTTAATTGGCAGTTTTCTTGCGGGTAATTCTAAAATAAAATCATAGTTTTCGGCACGCAAGAACTTATAAATTTGCAACAATGAACTCCAATACCCTTCACCGCCCCCTGTTTTCGTATTGCTGCCTCTAGAACAGATGGCAAAAAACTCCCCATTATCGGTGAAGACTCCACCCCCGGAGCGACCCCCACGCGGTCCATTTTTCTGGGTAACATATTCAGTTACAGTTCCTCTTTTTCTTTCTTCTTGAAACTCAACTAAATAATGGGCAATTTCTGATCCGCCGTCACACCCTACGCTATGATATTCTTGTCCTTTAACAAGTTTTAAATTTAGGGGGGCAATTGGAGCATAAATTGGATTTTTCCATTTTGGTTTGAATCGCATTAAGCTAACATCCCAAACTCCGCCACCACCTTTCCACACCTGACAAACATGGCATAAGACCTCTGCTTCGTACTTTTCAGGTTTGGCTAATTTCTTTTCGTTATGGTAGAATACTGTTACTTCTCGGGTTCTGGGGTTCTTTTTGTATTCATCTACACCTTTGTAGCCGTTGTTGAATAGGTGTCCGCAAGAGATGACGTACATGTAATTGGTAGATGAATCAAAATAAACCATTGTGCCTGATCCGCCTCCTATTTTTACTGAGGGGATTAACCATAATGCCCATTCTTCTCCTCGTTCTTGCCATCCACGTCGCGGAGCTTCCTCTTTGTATTCAATTTCAGCAACGGGTATGGGTGTGGGAAGATCAAGTGCCTTAGAAGTAGGCGGCAGAAGAGAGAAAAAAATTGTTATCATCCATAACATTTTCATAATAACTTATTTATGTAAGAAAGCCCGTTTCTTCGGAATAAAAGAAACGGGCTCCCAGTACCAAAAGTGCGATATCTTATTTATAGATAGTAATATGAAAACTTTAGATTTACATGGCACAAAACATCACGAAGTAAATCGCCTCCTTGAAAACTTCGTGTTATTGAATGACCTCCCTGTAAGAATCATCACAGGGAACAGTCCAGCCATGAAATCTCTATTAAATGATGTTTTGGAAGCACATAACCTTATTGGTGAATTTGAAAACTACTACAATTTGGGGGCATCAATCATTAGAGAAAAGCCCTAAAGAAATCCTTGTTGAAACAATTGCTTCCTTACTATGTTGAGTGAGAGTGAAATTAAGTTTCTTCATGATGCTGAAAAACTTACATTTACAGAGCAGTATGAAAATTTATATCAAGAAAGATACCAATGATCGAGCTTTATTGTGGCACGATTGCATCAGGAAAATCAACTTGCGCCAAAGAAAGAGCCAAAGAGGGTGCAATCATTATAAATGATGATGCCATTCTTTTAGCAGTTCATGCCGGGGATTACACCCTTTACGATAAAAAACTAAAACCGTTTTACAAATCTATTGAAACCCACATCCTGCTTTCTGCTGTTTTAATGGGGAGAGATGTCATTATTGATAGAGGGCTTCACTTGAGGAAGGAAAGCCGGGCAAGATGGATCGCTCTGGCAAGAAGCCTTGAAGTGCCCATTCATGCGAGGGTTTTTCCAATAGAGTCGCCGGAAGTGCATGTGGAACGCCGAATGAAATCTGATAGTAGAGGTCTCACCCGCGAATTCTGGATGGAAGCCGTTCAAGAGCATATAGAACAATATGAAAGGCCCACTCTATCCGAAGGTTTCAACCACATAACGGTTATCAGATGACACCCATCGACATTTTTGTGATTTTCATATTGCCCGCTCTAGGTTGGTGGCAATTTATAATGGTTCGCATGATTGTGAAACATTTGACTACATAGAAGCATGAAACGAGTGGGTTATAAAATAGTCGCCTATGACAGCAACCGATATTACTCTTTGCAATCTAATGCAACCATCAATGGGGAAATAGGGTCTATCATCACCCATCCACAAGGCATATATTTAGGAGCAAGCGAAGAGTTTGTTAAGGATTATTACACAGGGCTCACAGACGATATTGACATACTAATGACTTATGAATTTGATGAGCAAGATATAATTAAAAATAATGGCTCTGAAATCCTAGTACGTCAAGCTATGCTGAAAAACAAACAGGTTCTACCCAAACAAGAAGACTTCAGTTTCGCTAAATGGCTACATCATGAAAAGCTACAAACTTGAAATCAAACTAACAGAACTCGCTACTGCCCGATTTATGGCTGAATTAAAAGAGGCGGAGCGCAAGTGTAAAAAAGCAAAAGATTCCAATGGCAAGAGGTTAATGGAAAGTGTAATCTCCGTCCTTGAATCTCAAATTAAAAAGCAGCAGAAAAGAATCTAATCCTTTACGCCCCATTTGACATACTTATACCAGATTCTTTCATGTACATAAAAGATAAGAGTTTTAATAACAAAATCAGCTAGAGTAAGCCAACCCCCTGTTGATATACTCCCTGTAATTATAAATCCAGCTAATCCTGTAAAGAGGCTTCCAAATACCCTGTATGTGATGGCTTTTGCCAAATGTCGCTTCTTCTCGATCATATTCTATTTAGAGTAATACTCTAACTCATTTTCTACGATTTATAGTCCCTCAATCTTATATATTTATAAAAGATAAGTATATATTCTTATGGGTGATCCGAGAAGAGGTAGAAAATATTTAACGCCAGCAGGCCAGCTTGTTGTCTTTCTGTATGCCAAGCGATTGGCCGCTGCCTGGGATGACCCCTATCAAGAAGAAGATGTAGTAGTTAAGCATATCGGCAAAGGGTACTCAGGCGAGCTTGAAGATATTCCTTTTCATTACTTGAAGCCTGTCCGTAAACGACGCCGACCCCAAGCACTTCCTTCTGATCGCGGGGGTTATTCATGTCCGCATTGCAGGACTTCATTTCCTAATTATCGCGGCCCCGAAGTAGAATGCCCTGGCTGTGGAAGTATTGGGGAATCTTTTAAAGAGTGGCTACTTAATGAAATGGCAATGATTTCATTACCTCGCCCCTTGGCTACTGAAGATGGGGTTATTGATGCAATTGATTTAAGATTAGAAGATTACCCTAAGAATACAGAAAAAGAGAAAACAAAGTTATCATTGCTTATGTTTAGAAGTCCATTTTGCGGCAAATTTCCCGGCTCTAGTAAATATTTCGTATTTGATGGTGAGGATTACACAATTGATATGCAACCACATCCTGATTACATACAATTGCCGGAAGATTGGTGGGAATTCGCCGTAGCTTATAGAAAAAACAAGGTTGTCAAGCGGCCAAGGAAGGCCCGCATTTATGATTGAGGTCCGAATATATGAGCCGGATCATCAAGTGCGTCAGGCGATTTGCCTTGAAACTGCATGAATTTTATTTCTAATTGTCTAATTCTCTCCTTCACGGCATTTAACATCTTGTGAAGGTTTGAAGAGTCGGTCATTGCTCTTTGTACTCCTACTTCAAGCCTTCTAATAGCATAAGGCTCCTCAGGAGTTGATTTAACAGGAGGCGCAGTAGGAACTTTCATCCCAGCAGCCGGTGTTTGGCTTGGTAATTCTTCTGTGGGGCTGTCCCCTACGTTCTCTATAAAATCTCTAAAAGCACCCATTTAGCCACACCACCAGTGCCAATGTGTTAGCTGTATGTTCCCATACAGATCGGACTATCTCATCCCCGTAGGGCCGGGCGCTCTTGCTGGTAATTAAGAGGACTCTACCTCCCCAGTAGTCTCTGCACCTTCTTCCGGTGTACCGAAAGCTTGGCTCAGGGTTGCCCGTTCTGGGTTTTCCCTGAATTCACCCGATTTAACGTGGCCTATTTTATCTATTCACTTACTTGCTCTTCTGTAACCCAACATTTCATTAACCGTAGATAAGAGTCAGAATCTTCCATTACATCGGTATGGCGTGATCGTTTAAATAACAAAATTAACGTGTGCCACTCGCCCGCTGCCGGTAAATTCGCCCCTAATGCTGTGCTTACTTTCTCATACACTCTCAATTCTTCTGCATTCGTCAATTCAAAATCACCAACCGTTTCCAATTCATATCCACCACACTCTGCATAGCTCCACCAATAGGGGGCTGTGTTTAATAGTGTTCCCGATGGCGAACCATCAAATTCTTCTCTAAACGCCCCACCTTCCGCAGCATTTTCTGCACCAACGTTGGTCTTTAAAATATAAGTAGGAGCCCCAAGAACATAAGTAGTCCCATTGTGTTGGGCACATTCAAATACACAGAGGCGGTGACAAAAAGAGTGGTGACCATCTTCAGTGGGCGGATCAAGATTTGTCATCGCACGAATTAATTGTGGATGGCCCGAAAGTAGTGTCTCACCGTCTTCTGGCCCTGGCGTTATATCCGAACTTGCCTCATCAAGATCATCATAACTACAAACATCCTCGCCCCAAGTTCCATAATACCAAGATGCAATCAACCATTGAGTCCCATCTGATACAACATGCATCCCCACTGCTTGATTGGTGGTAGACCATTCTGCCAAACCATCTACAAGGAAACCTTCACTTTTGAGAGTCAAAGCCGCAGTAGAAGTATTGGCTCGTTTTATAACATATTCTTCCCCACTACACCCTCTAGGATCAGGCAAGTTAACAGTGGTAGCATCTTCAGATGTTACGACAATTAGATGGTCTTCAAAGGTCACATAAATAATGGTCACAGAAGACTCAACAACTCTAATTTCAAGCCCGTTTCTAAACTGAACGTGCTTATTGGCGGGACCACCAGTTTTGTTAACAGAGGCGGCTGGGCTATTCGCCTTGAGAACCTTATGCATGTCATCAAGAGTATAGCCTCTTAATTTACCTTCTGCCGAGCCGGGGCCTGTGCCTGTTGCTGATTGTGCGCCCATTAAAATATATATCTACTCGGTCAGCTTTCTATAAAGGCTAATCGGACTTTCTTTCCAATGTGCTGAGTTAATCCGCCCCGTTTGACTTATCATATCGCCTACATAGTGACTACAATGCATTCCAATTACTTCACGATTGACTAGCCAACCCCTTAAAGAATATGGTCTTCCAATATGTGAATTAGCATATTTCTTCATTTTGGCAAGCTCTTCCCCGGTATAGGGCACATCAGGCTGCACATAATACACTTCTAGGCTTCTACGAAATCTTTGACGCCTAACTGTTTTTTCTAAATATGTGCTTAATAGTGTTCTTTGCACGCCACCTGGGGCTGCTTCGTAAGCCCAATGTCTGCCATCTTCATACAAAACAATAGCCACATGACACATATGACTTCCTGTGTGTCTTGCAATGGGGCGAGAGAAGAATCCATTCTTAAAGAATATGACTGTTCCCTCTGCCATTTCCGCTGAAAAAACAGGTGTACAGAGTAGTACAAAAAATAAGAATAGAGATAAAACGATCCTGTTCATAGCACTCCTTTACAAAATCCTCTACTAATATTTATTCAGTTACAAACAATAATACAAGAATACCAAACACCATTTGATCCTTTTGCCATATCTGCGCCAAAGTAACGATGTTGTTTTGAAGCAACAGACCAATGACCTGGCGATTCTTTCCAACATTTAAACATTTCCCACCCTAAATCAAACATTGAATCATTTTCTTGTCGTTTCCATGATTCGGCACAAATCTCTGCTGTCTCTCTCCCTAAACCAGCATTCATAATCTCTTGAGAGCGTTTGTTGAAATTTTGATGTCCTTGTGTCCGAACTCTTGCTTGATATTCTGCGTGTTTTGTAGCTAATTCCATCAATAGTGGATGGGGTTCTGATTTACAAACATTAGCCCCCGGAAATTGCAGCCCCGCCTCTATAAGACCTTCTGATGTGTTGTGCAAGTCGGGCTTTGCATTATTTTCAAATGCTATTGGGGCCTCTTTCATAAAATATAACGCCGCCTCATAAGTTCTATTAAACTCATCTTTGATTTCATTATCTGAGGGGGGTCTTTGATGTGTGCCGAATTCAATAATAATTCCAAATGCACCTTGTCTATCTGCCCAATTGGCATCTAGAGTTGGCCCAGCAGATCCACCTCTAGTTCTATAGCCTGACAAGTCGCCCATTTTCCCGCATATTCTTTTGTAGGCGTCTTTATTTGAAGGATATATAAATACCCTTCCATAAGAGTGCCCTGAGGCAAAGGCATCAAATTCCTGTTTTTTAAAGAAATCTCTTAAATTTTGAATAGGCGTTACTGACTTTTTGTTGTCATAAAAATTCCTATTGGGATCAACCCCGTCTACGCTTCTACTATTGGGGTAACTATCGGGGGATATAACTGGAATAAACCACAGTTCTCTTGTATCTACAAGTTCTGTAATTTTTGCATCTTTCCCATAATTATCTAGAATAGTTCCAATCCACCCCAATACAGTGCAGGTAGAAATAGGCTCATTACCATGAATACAACCCGACATCAAAACTTTGGGTTTGTCACCTGTTTTCATCTCATTGGTAATGCGAATATAAACTTGATCCTTATTTTTAGTTGTTTTCCCATAGGTTCCAATCTCAACTAAATCTTCCGCTTCTTTTTCCCACGCTTTTAATTGCTCCACTAATTGTGGATACTCCATAAAAGATGGGATAACAACCGAAATGTTGGGTTGTTGCGGCTCTTGAGGTTGAGTCAGTTCGGAAACTGCTCCCTCAAATTTCTTAAAGAGTTCTTCTACTGGTCTTTCTGTTGACGTGGAGTAGAAGAAGAGTGTAGATAGCACAAACAGTGCTATAAATAGAATAACCTTCTTGTCCATAACAAGTAATCCTTTACTAAAAATCCTTCCATGCTATTTATTGTTGATATCGAATAAAAAACCCGCCTCAAAATTAATTGAGGCGGGTTTAATTATTTTATGTAATCTACGATTAGATCACGAAGTTTGCAATTGACAGACGGGCGTAGAACTTACTTCCTTCACGGAGCAACTTCTTACCGTAACGTGTCAAGATACCCTTCCTCGGGCAGAAGCTCTCGGGGTCCAACACAACCGGAGTTTGTGTCAGGGGCACGTATGGAAGGTAGAAGTAACCAGCGTCCATGTAGCTGTCACCCTTGTAACCCATAAGGATCTGGCCTTGTGGGAACAGAGGATCTTTGTACAGACGCCAACGGCTATTCACCGTACCAACGTACTGGATACCTAGAGAACTTGTGAAAGTCTCGGAAGGTGCAGGAGCGAAACCAGCGGTAGCTGTTTCAAAGATAGAAGCAACTTCAGGAGAAGTAACAAGCCAGTTACATCCACCACGAAGAGTCTTTCTATGAACAACGTTACTGACTTCTACGATCTTCACGTAGAGGCTTTCATAACGCTCTTTAATTGTGTCACCCAAAGCGGTATTGAAGTCCCAAGAAGCAACCGTACCAGCGTTGTTACGAAGGTCAGTAAGAACTTCTCGGTCAATTTCCAAGTTAATTTCTTGGGCCAAAACGGCTGTCAATTCAGCTTCAGCGTCAAGGTTGTGCTGGCTACGAAGGTCTTGTTGAGCTTCATAGGACCAAACAGCCTTAAGCTTTCTTGTCTTGGCAGCGACTTCTTCGCTTTCCACGACTAAATTAATTTCGGGCAGATCAGGGTTGCATTCCATGTTATATTCATAGTTTGCGACAACAGAGTTGTCCCCAGGCCCGGCTCCCCCGCCACCAGTGTCAGACCACGCAATTACTAGCTCACCTGTGGTGAGGTCTAGCGAACTACCGGCTGCTAGTGGGGTATAATCAGGAGCACCAATAGCATTAACGGTGAAAGTACCACTCTCATCGATGGCATACGTAGCAACTGCTGTAGCACCATCATAAATCGTACCTGTCATCGTTCCTGCCAAAATTGGCGTGTGTTCAAGCGGAGCGAAAACACTTGTCATATCTAAACCATCATCAGTGGAACTCGTCTCATTCTGGACGAACTGGTGAGAGTAGTAGATATCAAGGTTTGCATCACCACTTGCCAACTGTTGAAGTGAATTCACATCGTCAGTTGGGTAGCCGCCATTATTATCAGCACCACGGGTTGCGCCCTTGTTGCTGCTGTAACGGAAGCGTAGGTAATAAACCAAACCAGTTGGGCCAAGCAATGGTTGTACGGATACAATCTTGTTAGCAATTAACTGGGGATAAATACGACGTACAAGCGGAATAGAAATACGCTTGAACTGGGCAATGTCGCCCGTGTCGGTTGAAGTCTCGTTGAAAAGCATTTGGTTTTCAAGCATAACGGCAGTGTTCTTGCGAATGAATTCATCATCCAGGTCGCCATCTACACTCTCAAGAAGACCAGTCTTTTCCCACTTGGCTTCACAAACTTTACTTTCATTCAAAAGTTTTGAATTACCACTAAACATTGTTTAACCTCGCAATATTATTTAACACCTGCAAGCTTTTTGATGGCGGCAAGGTCACCAAAACTCTCGCTCAGTGTGTCAGTTTCCTCTTGTTTGCTTTCTTTAACTACTTCCGGTTCGTCAAACTCAGCAATCAATTTTTCGTCTGTTACGACTTGTCCTCTCCCCGTTGCGCTCTCTGCTTTTTCAACTCTTTCATTCTGTTCTGAGATAACCTCTTTTTCCTTATCGGATTCTTTGGCTTCTCTATATTCTTTCAAGACCTGTGCGGCCTCGTTTAATTGTTCTTGCATCTTTGTGTTATCAGTAGAGATGCGGATATTACGCCCCTCCATGATCTTCACTTGTGCCTTCAGCTTATCAAGCTCTTGGCGAGCTTCGTCCAGCTTAGAGCTAGTAGCAAGTTGTGCTTCTTCTTCTGAGAGATAGTCGGAAGTGAGTTCAACAATCTTGTCAAGGACAACTTTATGCTCAGCCATACGTGGGTCATTAATAATGTCACGTTTAGCTTGTTCATAAATTTCTTTACCCTTGTGCTGTAGGAATGCATCAACCTTATCAACGATATATTCTTTCATATCATTGAGTTTGGAATCATACTCTTCCAACATTGTTGTCTCGATATCAGTATTCTTGCCCTTCTCTTCTTCAATCATCTTGTAGGCTTCTTCATACTGCTCTTCGAGCATCTTTTCAAACTCTTCTTTAAGAGCTTCTTTCCTCATCTCTTGGTCCTTAATAATGGCAACGGCTTCTTGATAGCCTTCGTAGGCAACTCGTTCCGCTTCCTCAAGCTCGGAAGAGAGATTTTTGTAGGCTTCTTCGAGATTTGCCTCATACTCGCCTTCGAGTTCCTTTTTGGCCTCTTCTACCATTTCTTGGACAACAGAAGCTACTTCATTAGTTTGCTCTTCTGGTAATAACTGTTTTAGTGCTTCTAATAGCTTATCCATCGATTAACCTCGCTTTAAATTCGGAAGTCTGTCTGTGTACAAGACCGCTCAATATAACAACTAAAGCATCTTTGTTGTTCTTATTATGTATGCTCGTAGCTTCATTTTTGGGCGGACTATTTTGTGGCGTAATAACTTCACGTTGATTATTAGCCACTCGTTGTTGGAACGCAGCATAGGTAGAAGGATCAGCTACAGCGTCGAAAGTAATCAACTTATAGCTTTCGCCTATAATAAAAATACCTTCTTCGTTTACCTTTCCGTTACCAACTCCACGGGATGATATTCCCACGCGGATATCATCATCAATTAAACTCTTCAAAACTTTACCACAGGGAGTATTAAGAATTTGACCCTCTCCCATCAAAGTGTTATTATCCCACCAAAGCTTGGTTACAACGTGAGAAGCTTCTTTAAAATGGATAATACTGTCCGTTGGGTGGTCAAGTTCCCCTAACAATCCCCTGTTGTTTACAGTTTCTTCAAGTCTTTTTAAGTTCGTGTCAAGGACATTATATGGATACATCCTTTTATTTTTGTTAACTGCCTCTGCTTCTTGGAATTTGCCTTTGAAAGTCATCAAAGACTTCTTCCCAACAGAAGCCGATTCATTCAATTCACACTCATTTAGCAAGAAACCAACATTTTCAACAAGAAGTCTATCGCTATACTCCTTGCCAGGAGTCGGATCATGCTCTACTAACAATAGAGGGTCCATATACACTCCTTAAATGTTATTGGTCAATTACTAAATCTTGCTCTTTACCCTTGTTCATCTTATAAGACTGAGGCGTTTCAGCCTTCGGAACGTAAGGATTCTGCAAGCTGGGCCATGTGTCGGAACCTTGATCTTGACCTAAGCCGCCTTCATGGTTCTTATCAACGCCGGGCTCACCCTTCATCGTATAATCACCAAATGGTTTCGGCACATACGGGTTCTGTAGGGAAGGATACGTCTCCGAATCGCCTACATTGCCGTAACTGCTATTTCTCATCTTACTAGCCAAACCGCCCTTATAATTCTTTCCATCACTAACGGGAGCTACATCGCCCCAATCACCGGAGAAATCATTTTTAGGACTGTAAGGTACGCCAGCGTTCTGAGCCATCCTGGGATGGTCACCACTTGTGGTGATATGAACTTTATTACTTGGATTCCACTCGCTCGTATCGAGATTGGTTTCCATTAAATATTGCACCCATTCGGCTACTGTTTCAGCCAAATCAACATCGGGTTCAATTTCACCTTCTACAACAGCGTGTAAGTCACGCAAGAATTCCTGAGCCTCTTCGGCCAGAATCTCATCACCATCTTTATTGGCCTGTGAATAAATTTCACCGACGACGGTGTAGAGATCATAGAAAACTTGCATTTCTACGCCAGCAGATTCGTCCAGTTCAGGATAGAACTGAGTTACAGCCTCTTGGAAGCATTCATATTCTTGACAATCAGTTTGATTGGCAAGCCTAAGAATTTTATCAATACTTTCAGTATGGATTTCGTGGGCTGTTCTTAAAATTCCCTCTGCCATAAAATCGCAAATTTGGTCATCATAAGCAGAAACCCCTGCGGTTTCTAATGCTTCTTGAACAACCTTTGCGAGTTCAGATTGTGTCAGATAGACAACATTGGGCCATTGGGTAATAATGCCTTCCAAAGATTCTTGCAAAGCATCTGAATCATCAAAAGCATTATGTCGTTTTAATTCTGCTACGGCCTTGCAGAAATCTGTGTTTTCAGCCAACCTCTTGCTACCGTCACGTAAGCACTTGACTTCGTGATTGAGCGTTTTCCAGTTAAAACTGAGAATTTTACCTTCATTGCGGACATTAATGGTAGGAATGCGAAGGGCAACTACATTACCCTTTTCATCGTGCTTGGCAACAGATTCTTTTAATGCCGGTCCCAAAGCTCTAAAATCAACATATTCTAATACGTTTTGAGCAGTGGTATTAATTTGATTAACAACTTCGGTAGCCATTTTCAGGCCAACCTTATGTCGTCTACGTTCCGCAGCCTGTCTCTCACGTCGCTTTTGAGCCGGACCCTTTAGGCGTGCAGCCTTTTTTCGTCCTCGCAACATGGCAGCTTTACGTGCCCCAGAATAATGCTTTCTAGGCTTTTTCACTAGCTTCTTCTTAACGCCATGCTTGGTCTCAACAGCCCTATAACGTGCATCTTCCATTTGTCTCTTAACAACTGGCAAGCCTACGTAATCGTCAAAAATTTCATGGGCCTTCGTTTCATTGCCGTCTATTAATTCTTCAACAAGACTACGAAGGGTTCCTCGGGCATTTTGTCGTTCCTGTTCCTCGTCAACCACCAACTCCTCAATACCCTCTAAGGTGATTGCATCCTTATCCAGCGTATAGGACGCATAAATGTAGGTATCACTTAATGTTTCATAAAGAACGTGTGAATCGCCATAACAATGCAACGAAACGGCTTCTTGTTGTAATGCTTGGGCTAACACATCCTCTGCACCAACTAACTCTCGTTCGGCATTGGATAGTGATTCACTCTCGATCTTTCTAAATACATCAAAGTCAATTAGTTTTCGCTTCATATTATGACTCCTTAAGCCGATGTACATGATAATTAACTCGTATGGTCTATATATGGAAGTAGCGGAGTTTTCTATTAACCTTTTGAGGTAAAATTACAACCACTACTCATAAATAGCTACTAGTATTATTGTATGCAGCAACGCACAAAAAAGGGTTCATAAATGATAACTTTCAAAGATTACGTTCAAAATAAGCAGTTAATGGAATTTGATGCCTCTACTGATTTTATGGGAGGCGCAACAGATCCAGGTGGCCCTCTTGGTGGTGATTCCCCTCAAAAAGTACCCAGCAGTGACTCTGGAAAATGGAAATTCTCTAGAGGCGACGGTAGTAATAGCAGCGAACAAGCAGATAAAGCCCTAGCACAATTAAATAACCTAGTCCGAATGGTTATTGAACACTCGCCCCCAACAGTATTAAGTTTTTTAACAAGAGTTAAGGGGCAAATGAATGACACTTTTAATCAGCAATTGCAAGACATGCAAAATTCCGGCGCATGGGCACAAATACAAGGCATGAGAAAGCCTAGAATAGCCAATAACCATCCATCTGATGATGGCTTGGAAACAATCGCCCCCAATGATGCTGACTCAGGTGGAGGCGCAGGTGGAGAAGAAGGTGGAGAATAATAACTAATTATTATATCTCACTATAGTCAATCTCTTCCTCGTCTTTTTCCTTGCTGTAATTTAGGATTTGAAGATCATATTTCTTCAAGTCGTCTTCCGTAGGATCAGGCAATGATACTTTGGCCGTTTGAGCCCCTTCACCCTGAGATTCACCGTTTCCAGCCTCAGGAGCATTTAATTGAGGCGGGCCTTCATTTGAAAATGCAGGACCACCCATTCCACCGCCAGGCATAGGCGGTGCGCCACCCGGAGGTGGCGCACCCATGCCCCCAGGTTCCAACATTGGGTTCGGACCACCAGGCTGGGAACCAATTTCTTGCTCTCCCTCACCAGGCATTCCAACCCCCAATAGTGCAGGATTTTGCGCCAAAACTTGAATTTTTAAGTCTTCAAGTTTTTGTATCTTTAACCTTGATAACTTTTCTTTCGCCTCATCTTCTGAAAGCTTAAGCCAATCAAGATATATGTCGTAATCACTGAATAGTTGCGAACCCTTTAAATTAGTAGCATTGTTAATACGGTTAGTAATTACCTCCGCCCGGCTCATTTCTCGCCAATCCGAAGGTGCGGTCATCTTAATCTTTAAATCTTCGTAAGACTCTTCGGGGAAACCACGTAATTTTAAATGTCTGTCTGCAATATCCCACAAACAATCCTCAATGGATGCTTGGAGGCGTTCTATTAATCTGGCAAACTTAACATCTTGTGCTGATAATGTAATTCTAGTAGCATTCGGGTCTTCATTGTTAAAATAGTTCTTGGGGAAGTTCATAGCCGTAAACAGTTTATTACGGAAATAAATAGCGTCGTCAATTTCGCCCAAGTTTTGAGCACCAGGAAGTGTTTCAACCCGTGTATTAGATTGCGGACGAATTGGAATCCAATAATCTTCGTCAGCAGAAGGTGGATGCCATCTTTCCTCAACCTGTGATGCTCCGGGTAATCCCGTTCTACTACTTCCTACCTTCTTCTTACGGAATTGATCTTTCATTCTCTCCATGAATGCTTCCGCTTTAAATGGTGGTAATCCGCCAACATCAATATAAAATACACGTCGCTCGGGGGCGCGTGTTAATCTATACACCACCATTGCATCTTCCATGAGCCTTAATTGGTGTGCTGGTCCCCTTGCCGCCTCAATTAATGAAACCCCATAGGGGTAGAATGTTTTTCTATCATCACCAATACGACCATGCACAACCTGCTCAGGCGAGAACCGGATAGCAGTAGATTGTCGCAATTCTGCCTCTGTTGCCTGAGTCACAGGAGCTTTAGTTAATGATTCGTGGTCTGGACCTTCTTTACTCTGTTGAAATTCTATTAATCGCCCTTTGGTGGTCTCAATGCGATACATGGATTCAGGCGGTAACATCATAACCTTTAGAATTCCATCCTTGGGATTGTCCATATTCGTAACAAGTTCAATAAAAATGTCACCAAAAATAAATAAATTTTTAGCCCAATTCCAAATCCTTCTGTTAATATTCAACATTTTGTAATGGAAGAGCATGAATTCAAGTTCTTCTTTAACTTCTTCATTCTTCACTTCAATTTTACAAACATGACCGTCATCATTAGCTTGGCAGTTGTGGAATACCGCCGATTCACCACAGAAGTTTTCATGATCCCGAACAGACAAATCATATACAGGCATTTCATCCCAAGGAAGAATGCCTACAACCCGCCTGTGTTTTTCCTTCTTAGCCAACCAACGTATCTCTTTGAATGAAAAACCAGCCTTGTGAATCCAAGATTCTATTGTTTTCCATTGATGGCTCATCTGATTTTGAACTTGCTTGGTAGTCAGCCCAGCAGCAATTAACCTTACGGCTTTATTGACTTCTTCAAACTTGTCTCGTTTTTTGCCTGATTTCCACTCATCAATGAATTGTCGTTCGTGTTTCCATCCATCAAAAGTGAAAATCCTGGGGAATTGATTGGTTTTTAATTTTGTGAGATTTTGATTTGCAGGCATCCTATAAAATGGCATTAGTTCGCTGCCAAATTCAAGTTGCCCTGCCATTCTCCATTCACCATTTTTAAGTAAAACCCTATGATCTAAGGTAGAAATGAAGTGTGTTCCGTCATCAAGTACAATTTTAACCGTCTTTTCAACCTTAACTTTACGAGGCGCATAAGCCCACCCTAAACTGTAATCTTCTTTCTCAAAATCCCAACAATAAACTAAAAATTCATCATCAGCCTTATTTTCAGCTAACCATTCAATTGTTTTGGGTCCATCAAACAAAGTGGATATTATAGTGTTGCCCGCTAAGCACGATTCATCTGCAAATACCGTCATAGCTGTCTCAATTTCAGCTACATTTCTGAGGCGTTCGTACTCCTTGTAACGGCTTTGTCGGTTTGTGACGGATGATAAATCTACAAAGTCATTCGAATCTCGGAGGCGAATCATGCCTCGGCTTCCACCCCAGAAGCTACCATCTTGGCGAATATCGGGAATTGCATCTGGCTGAGATACGCCAGCACCCGTTAATTTTTTGTTATCTAATGCTGCGGAAAGGGGATCTTTCGTCCCTAGAGCATATTGAAATAATTTAAAATAGTCCCACCACGCGGCCATAATGATACCTTCCTAATCTTTTTAATATAGTTATTAGAGCTAGGAAGCATTTTCGGATTTTATGTACTTCTTGGCATTTTTAAGAGTGTTCTTAAGATGATATGCATAGGTGTCTGCACTGATTCTACGCCTAAAGAACAACCACCTTAAGTGTTGCTTCCATTCTTTTACAGATTTAAAGTGAGCAAACCACATTGGACTGGAGGCGGGCTCATAATAAAGATCGCCTGGGAAATCTTCGTCAGGTTCCCAATCCGTTTGTTTTATCCAAGGCATTTCTTTTATTCTAAGTATAGCCCGTTTGTATTCATCCTTGTCTATTTTCTCGTTATACATCATCCATCGCAAATACTTCAAATAACCCCTTTTAGATTTAAAGTGGGCCAGCAGCCGAGCATTTTATACTTGGCAAGTTTTTCAGGCATTTTTCTACCTGATGCTTTGACGGCTCTTTCTATTGCTGATAGAGTTTCCAGTGCAGTCTGAGAATTGGATCTATTGTTTGCAAGCATCCACATAACCAATTTAATAGCTAATTCTTTATTTTCTGGCTTTGTTCTTAACTCAAGTTCTCTTACTACTTTGCGGGCATTTAACCGATAATCATATAATTCATATGACACATTCCCTTGTATCTCATCATTCTCAGGAACACCGTGCTTAAATAACAAGTGGAATCTACTTAATGCTTCCATGTATTGGCGTTTAGAAATTATTTTTGTAGATAGCAACATTTCTGCTAATCTCTTTACATCACTTACATTCTTAAGCCCCATTGCAAGTGCTGTCTTGTAGTTCATAGTTGGCAACGATTCTAATGATTCACCGTGCTCTCGCGGAACAGTTAAATCAATTCCACTTAAATCGGAACTCCAAGCTTTTGCCCACCTGCTCTTTGCCTCGGCTGCTGCTTTTTCACTTATAGAGTTCGATGCTACAAAATAATCAATTAACTTTTCAAATCTTTCTTTTCCTAGCGAGAGCGTATCTGCCTTGCTGATATGCTCTGGCCCAGATGCATATGTGAATTGCTCAGGAATTTGTTTAAATACAGGATCTTTTTCAAATGCTTCTCGGGCTTTTACCGTGGCTAGCCATTTTTCAACAGCCTCATCCTCACTCTCACCAGGCACGTTGCCTTTTTCTACTTGATAACGAATTAAGTTCCTCAACTCCGCCTCTGATTTTGCTCTTTGAACCAATTGGGCTGTAGTTAAATACATAACGCTGTCGTTACGTTCATGATGACCGAGTTTCTGAAGGTTTTCATCATTCCAGAACCAATCCCAACGATGAAGTTGATCGTTTATTTCTTGCTGTGTACCTATATTTCCTCTTGCTGCTTGGTGTTTTACCAAAGCATACCATTGATCCTTCCCAAATCCTTCTATTTGACCCAAAATTAGATCTTTCACAGGCGTCCATCTTATTTGATCCGGCAATTGTGATACTTGTTTGTGATAAGGATATAGAATATCTAATTTTTGCAAGTCCTCAGGCTTTGGTATAGGTCTATCTTTGCTTGAATATTTTGGAACATTAACTGGCGAATGTCTAATTAGATTTCTTACTACATCTATTTTGGCTCTCAATGCTCTCCAGGGTCCATGTAGCCAAGCCTGATATTTTGGATCTCTTATAAGTGCTTCCAACCGTTCATTAATTTGTTGCAATTGAGTTTGTGTCATTGCAATATGGTCACTTATCCGCTGATTGCCTGCGGTCTTTATAGAACCCTTAAGAACTTTTTGTTCAAAGGTGGTTGAAAGTGTATGGAATGATTGAATAATTTTAGCTAAATAGCCAAGTCCAATATGAATCTTCTGCCAAGAGTCGTCATAATTTCGACGCGAAGCTTTACCCAAATTGTCCATTAGCTCACTTTTTACAGCTTCAATTGCTCTGCGTATACCAATCATGGTTCTTTCTAAAGAACCTGCCGACGTGTGATAATCAATTTCCCGACCCTTGCGTTGTTTTCCTTTCTCCCGAATATATTGAAACCTTCCATGATCAACGTCATAAGCAGTTGTTTGATAACCACCTTTAAAGTCTGTCCAATTGCTTACATGTTTCTCAGGAATATCCTCATCTTCTGGAATCCCGTTTGCTTTTTTGAAGTGAGCTTTTAAAAATCCCTCCCACTCACCTTGCTTTTCAAAGGGAATGTCCTCACTTTCATAAGGATCAATACCATGCTTCTTTTTAAATTGTGTCATTAAATCATAGTATTGTATTTTGGGGCGACCATGTGGTGATCTAGGATCAATATGTGATTGATTGTCAATTTGCGCAATTGGAATTAAAGAACCCGAATCAAAAAACACACCCTGTTTGGGTTCCCCCGAGTGTATAACACTCCAACCCTGACGATCTGTAAAACCATCAATTCCCAACCCTCTTAAAACTGCCGTCCACTCCCTCCACTTTTTCGCCTTTGACCCTTTGGGCATCACACCAGCTTTAATATCTTTAACCTGTAAATCGTCCAACTCAACCCAATCACGTTCGTTCTTACCTGGAATATGACTGGGCAGTTCAACGTGTGCTAAATTTTTATCTTTGTTGACCTTAAGAACTGTTGCTTCTTTCCCTGCATATTTGCCATTTGCAATATAAACCTTTTTGCCTTTTTCTATTTGTTTGCTTCGTTCTAACTTTCTACCCACGTCCTTTGCTTGTGGAAGTCCTAGCCCCAAAAGTGGGTGGCCGCTAGTTTTTACAATACCCTTCTTTTTCTTCTCTTTCCTCTCACTAGCTAAACTGCTTGCCATCCATAAAATAAATCCCGCCCCATTTTTAGTCCTACTTTGGTCTGTATTCCAAAGTGTTTCGTATAATGCGTTAAACCAACTTAAGTGGTTGGCCTCTGCATATTTTTTAATTCTTTGATGGAAAGGAAACTTAGCTTTATTGATAATAGGATCAACTACATCTCGCTTATAGTTACTCACAAATTTATTGAGGCGGCGCAAAACAAGAGTTGCTACTTTTTTCCATTCTTCTGATTGAACTACATCTTGTAGGCTTTGTCCTGATTTCTTTTCTTTAGCATTACGTAACGCAACGAGTTTTTCCCAATGCTGTACTGTTTTGTTTTTACCATATGCATCATCGCCAAAATAATTAAGAGCGGCTTTATTCTCCCCTTCTAAATCAAATACATCTTTCATAGAAACCGTCTCAGGGGCTTCTGGATGTTTCTCAAGATAATGGTCCGTATGCTGAACTGTTAAATCTCCAAAATTTGCGTCACGATACTTTGTGAGTCGTTCGTGCCAATTATCATAATGACCATCTATATCCACTCTTTGAAGAAAGCTTCTGAGGGCAGACACATGTTCGTCCTCTGTGGCTTTCTCATCGTGTGTTTCTCCCATGCCTTGCAAGAAATTAAAGGCCATTTCCCTATCTGCTTGTATTGCTAAAATGCCTTTATTCGGATCAATAGTGCCATGATTGGCATAGTGGGCCGACATCTTGTTTATTACCGTTCCCAATTTGTCTTCTAATTGTTTTAGGATGGCTTCCTTATGTGGCGTTGTTTTGAAATCCACAGCTTCGGGTAATTGTTTAATTCCTAAATATTGGTGTGCCCAAGCCATAATTTTCTTACGCTCTTCCTGTAGTATGTCGTGAAAATCAGGTTTTATTTTCCGTATTTCCTCTCTAATTTCTTCAACTTCTTGACGAAGATGGGGGAAACTGTACATGCGACTGCCACTATAGTAGCCACCATTGGGCCGCTGTTTTTTTCTTTTTCCCTCTTTTACAGAGGTTGAATAAATTGCAGGTTTTCTACCTCGGGATTTAGAATAGGTTCTTCTAATTTTAAATACTTGCGCAAAGGGGCGTTCTTTAAAGCCTCCCTTTGCACTATCATCAATGACAGCCTGAATTGGATAAGCATAGATTCCCAAAGGCGTACTACCATCGTCTGCATCTGGATTAACGCCTAATTTATCTACTTGTGTGAAGGCAACCCAAATATCTCTTTCAGGAGTTCCCTTCCTTATCTCGCTGGCTAGAATTTGTTTTAATAACCGTATTTTGTCATTATGTCGCCAATTTCTTCGTGTGACTGGATCAATCCACTTGGTTTGGTCACCTTTGGGCTGGATGCCTCTATGTAATTTTCGCCCTTCGCATAGATACTCTTCCAAGTCAAGAAGTATAACTTCTGCTTGTTCAATGGCAAAAAAATCTGCAAATTCTAATTTTGATCCCGACATATCTTATTTATGTATATATGAAAACAGTTCTTTTGTTAGTTAGCCATTTAGGGTCGTCCTCTAATATTTTATTTAATGTCCTGAACCAAAATTCTAGGATTCAAGGCTTTCGTACAGATCGACCTTACTACAACACTGATACATTACAATATTTAACTGCCTACGAACATAAATTAAGGAATACCGCAGCAATTTATATGGATGAACTACTCCATAACTTCAAATTCGCTGCTAAAGATCTGTATAAAATCTGCAAATTCGTGTATTTGATCCGTGAAGCTAGACCTTCTTTAAATAAAATAATAGCCCGAGGATACTCCCAAAACGCAGCAAGTGATTATTATCGATATAGATTGAGGCGGATTTGTGAGATGGCTAAACGGACTCCTGGTGCGCCTCTTTTAACTTGGGATGATATGGTTTCTGGGCGAGGACTTCCATTAATAGAAGAATATTTAAACCTCAAAGAGCCCATCAAGAAGATTTCAATTGGTCCCGAAGCCCCTGACGTGGTGGAATACAATATCGCAGAAAAAGCTCAGGAGGCATATGAAAGACACTTTTTATATTTAAAAAAGTTTGATTTAATATCAGCCTAATAGTGTATCAATGTCTGTTTTGCCATCATCTTCTGGTTTCTCAAGTTTCTTTTGCTCTTCTTCAATCATATTATCAATAATATTAAGAGCATTCATAAGTTGCTCAGGAGACCACGGTTTTGCCTCGGGTTGCGCGGCTTGAATGGCATGTGCAGCAGAGGGCATTCTGGCAAGTCCAGGCTGGGGCTTTAACTGCCTAGATTCTCTTTTCGCTCTCTTCTTTTCTACTTTGGCTATCTCTTGGAAGGCTGCATTCAAATGAAATCTTGCCTCTGAAAGCGCAAAATCCTCGGGTATATTTTTGATTGCCTCTAATAAATGTGATTTTGCTTTTGAAGTATTACCCATTATTACCATCCAAACTCTCGGAGTAACCGCTCGTTTTTTCGCCGTACATTGAAGACAACACCAGGCGTAACATCCCCTTGATAGGTAGCGAAAATGTCGTCATCTTCTTCAATAAAATCCTCAGGAGCCCCGTTTTTTAACTCCTGTTTAATTTCCTCATAAACTTCTGATTTAAATACATCCATCAGTTCCTTTGGGATGTCTGCTCCAACGGGAATGTCTCGCATTGCTTGGTCCCGAATGTAAACAGCAATCGCCAAAGCCATAATTGCATCGTCATGTTTGCCCTTCTGAGCTTCTGGTTTCCTTCTAGAAGTATTATAAATAAATGTTTTCAATTCATGAATTAATCTTGGACTATTAATAATTAAACTTTTTTGTAGAATTCTACTTTGAATTGCCTGCATTACCATTGGGCGCACTTGAATGGTAGTTTTAATCCCTGCCTGTTGCCTTTTAGCTGCATCATAATATAGATTCTCATACATCAAAGTATTCTGAAGGGCACTTATTACTGCACCTCCTGATGATGCCATGTTTTCCACAACTATCTTTGATGTGTTGTAAAAAATTCCAGTTTGATTTATGATCTGAGCAAAATCATGAGGCGGGACTTTATTGCTATAGAACTCTGCTACTTGTTCAAGGGTGGAATCATCAATTATTGAAAAAGCACTACTATCGCCCCCTTCTCCAACACCATCTGCACAATCCACTCCCATTGTGTATTCGTGACCATCTACAGGTTCTTTCCAAACCCACAACGCCCCTTCTTCTTCTGCATACTCTTCGTGATCGTTACACCACTGAGGAAATAAAATACGTTTAGGTCCATCTTTTGTTCTAATATTCGCATCAATGTCAGCGATAATGTGACCGGGAATATATGTTTCACCAGAACCCAGGAATGATCGCATAACTTCCTGTTGCCAACCCTTTTCTCCCAGTTGTGCTCGTTGATCTGCAACCCAGTCAGCATCGTTGTAATCCGGGTGTTCCCAGAAATCTAAATCAATGACATGAAATTTATTTTTCTTAACTTGAGCGTTATGATAAATTTCCTCATACCAGTTACCAAGACCATTAACTGTAGAAATGGCGATACAATTACCACCCGTAGAAAGCGTAGGATACATAGCTTTCCAATGCTCTTCCATACCATCGATGAAGGCAGCCTCATCCAAGATCATATAAGTTAAAGCACGGGTACGAGCAGCTTCAGGGCCTTGGAAATCAATACGACTACTTGTGATTAAAAATTCTTTAACGTGGTCATTATTTTTACCCATTTCAGGTTGCAACCATGTTGGTAGCCACTGAATAGCTCGGGCAACCATACCAGCACCCGTCATAGCTTCACGGTCGGTCTTTGACATAACCATCATGGTCTGGTCTTTTTTAAACATACACCGCCATAAAGCCCAAATAGCTGTGGTGGTGGTTAGCCCTCCCTGTCGGAATTTAGAAATAATTGTGAATCTATGTTTATCGTATTCATCAATTACCCGCCTCTGATAATTGTATAGAACAAAGGGCAGGAGACCCCTAATGGGATGCATGATTTTGATGTATTTGTGGCAAAAGTAAGGAAAATTATTGATACATTTTATAATTTCTTCTCTTTGTTTTGCTGGATCACGTCCATATGCTTCAACTTCTGCGTCTGTTTCATCTGGATCAATTGCTATTTCATCGGCAGATAGTGTGTAGTAGGGAAATTGCTCTTCTGCCTTAATTACATTCAATGTCTCTGGATCAAGAATGCTATACTGTTGATTAAACTCATTTGCATAGTAATCTTCCAAAGTGTCGTATTTATCTCGCCATATACTCATATCATTATTTATGTAAGTAGAAACGTAAATAAAAGTATGGACGATCAAGAGAAAAAAGACATGGAGATGTCACCACCCAAGAGGCGGGGAATTATCACGACGGGTACAATTGTTACCACTCTTATCGTGGCGGCGCTCCTAGAAGTTTTCAAAGCTACGATTAATTTCCTGTGGGGTCTTTTGTTAACTAAATTCTGGAAAAAGAAACAAGAGGAAGCAGAAAAAGAACAAAAGAAGAGTCAGTGGAATTAAGAGGTAATTATGAAAACGAAAACGTTATTGTTAATTATTGTGGCGGGTTTAGGTTTATTTATCATTTTTCCTAATTTAGAAGTACCGCCACCAAAAGAGCAAGGTGGATTTAGTGGGATTGTAGAACACATAACCCAACCACCAGAAAAAAATTCACTTGATGATGCTGTCAGTGCTATCTCGCAAGAGGAGCTTAAAGAAGACCTCTATTACCTAGCCTCAGACGATTTAAAAGGCAGAATGACGGGAGAGCCCGGCAATGTCAAAGCGGCTGAATTTATCAAGAAAAGGCTGTTAGAATATGGACTTCAGGTAGAATATCAGCCTTTCAGTGCTGGTGGGAGAAGCACAAACAACGTCATTGGTTGGTTAGATGGGGAAAATACCAATGAAATCGTCGTTGTAGGAGCCCATTTTGACCATATTGGTATGAGAGGCGGGGGGGTGTGTAATGGGGCTGATGATAATGCCTCCGGTACTGTAGCCGTAATCCAAATGGCTAAAGTGTTTTCCATGTTAAAGGATGAATTAAAGCGTACCGTGGTCTTTCAACTGTATTCTGGGGAGGAAATGGGACTGATCGGCAGCCGGTTCTATGCCAATAATCCAACCTTCCCCCGTGGAAATCCCAATATTAAGAACCACATTTTCATGTTGAATCTTGATATGGTAGGATATATGAACAATGGATACTACTACGCCCTAAGCCATGTGGATACTTCCTTTGATTTGCGACAAATTCGCTCTGAATTAAGTCAAAAATACCCGTTTGCGGGAGGTATCACAAAAACAGGCGGTAGTGGAAGTGACCACCAAAGCTTCTCAAATAAGGGTGTTCCGGTCTTGTGGCTCTTTACGGGAACCCACGGAAATTATCACAGAACGACGGATACAGCCGAAAAAATCAATTATGATGGCTTGGAAAAAATCACCAAATATGGATTTGAAATCCTCTGGAAAGTGGCGCAAAGTGAAGCTGCACCAGTATTTAATAAGGAAGGCTACGAACATTTGCCGATTACAAATGACCATAATCATCCAAATGTTCCATTTCCAATTCAATATTAGGTTGACAAGCATTTTCTAATTTACTATAATCACGTTCAACAATGAGGCGGGAGCAAATAAATACCCGTCCAAAACACACTTTCTTTACAGGAGACGTGACTATGAGTAACCGTTTTAATGACCTTGTGAGAAATCTTCCCGTAGCGAAGTTTTATTACAAGGGGAGAAGCCACACCCACCCAGTACGACGTACAGTTTTGGTGTCGGCCTCAACCGCCACACACATTACGGGCTACGAACTTCGGGAAGGTAACAACACAAGGACCATTGATGATGCTCCTGTGAAAACCTACCTTCGCAGCCGGATCGCTACCCGTAAGAACTGCCGTGGGGACAGTGCAATGAGAAAGGTTGGTAAGAAGAAGTTGAGTGAAACCACCCTCTCTCGCTCCAGTTTGAGCAACTTCTCCGTCTGAGTTTCGTAGCTACGATAGTTTGCTAGCCGCCCGCCTTAAAAGACGGGCGGCTTTTTTTATCGATTTACTAAATTAAATGTAATAGCTACTAAATAAAAAAGCAGATAACAAGAGGAATCCTTATGCCATTTTTTCAAAATCCATTTTTTCAAGATTTTAGAGGATATTTAGTTCTGGGGGACAGACAACTGAGCCCCGTATTTACGTGCCCATTGCACGCCCAGAGAGGGCATGGGGAAATTGTCTCTATAGATTTGACAGCAACCCCTTATGATTTAACTGGGGCTGATGGGGATGGTAACGATACAGACGAATTAGTAATAAATTATGCCATCGATCCCGCTTTGCGTGATTTTACTTCCATCACTGTAAATATTGCTGCTGAAGCACTTGTGCCTGCTGCTGCTACATTGGTGGAAATCGTCACCAGCTTAAATGAAGATGATAATTTTGCAGCTTTCTTTGAAGCAAGTCAGCAATTTACAGCAACCGGAGCAAATCCCACAGGGCGAGTGATTATTAAAGCTAAACTCCCCGCAGAACGCATTAAATTTTATGTTGCTAATACCGGGGCTGAAACCATCCTAAGATTTAATGCTCGGGCTGGGGTCAAAGAGCTACCTTCTTATTTTGCACGACATACTGTAGCAAACAGATACACTTATACCGATGGTACTGCCCTGCTTATTGAACTTGATCCAAGTAACGGAGGCGGAGCTTCTGCTGTGGATGACGATGTTATTGATAATGCCGTAGATTTGAATGGCGTGTCACTAGGGTACGATTCATCTACAGTTCAAGAAGATTATGAACTTCTTGATGGGCAATCTGGGCTATTTACGTTCCAAAATATTTGCTTAGATGGAAATGGAGATATTGCCCAAATTATTGAATATCACGCAGGCGCAGGTGTAGGTGATCTAGCAAGAAAAATTTGTTATTTAAGAGATGGTGATACAAACCCAATTCAAATTACAGAAGAACCATATGTTTTAACGGCAGATGACTTGGTAGAGCCTGATTGTACCGATTGTCCGGCATAATCAAATAAATAATAGGGTCCAATAAAGAGGCGTGGGTTCCTTAATACGGTCATCAAATTGACAATTGTGTGCATCCACACCCACTAATCGCCCCAAAGATCTACGTCTTCCTCGTAATCCGCCTATACCAAGATTAACTAAATTATTCATACCTTATGTATTCTTCAAATTGAGAAATAGTTGCATATATAAGGTAGACGTCATTTTTTTACAGAGAGGTAATTCGATGGACGAAATTAAAGTAGAAGTGATCCGTACCGAGGATGGCAGATATGCCGAGCGTCACGTCAGGGAAGTTGCGGAAAGTGATCCCTGCGGAAAGTCCTTTGAAGCTGAAAAGGTCATCGAGCAATGGGAAGAAGATCGCCCCTTGCTTCTCAAAAAGCGAGTGCGCGAGAAGAGACAACCATGTGTTGTGGAAAGAGTTGTTGAGACAATTGAAGACAACGAAGTGGTTGATGTTCAAGTAGAATCTATTGAGCCTGACACCAAGCTTGAATTAAGATCTCACATTGCAGTTGCCAAGCCAGAAGTAGGTGCAGCAAAAGTCGATGAGTGCTACGTAACTAGAGATGATCTTAAAGAAGTCATGTTAAGCGTGACAGAACAGTTGAAAGATGCTTTTGAAAACCGAGAGGTTGCTGAAAGACGACCGAGTTCTCGCATGCAAGCGGTAGTAGAAGAAGAAGTTGAACAGGCTGATGATGAAAAATGGGGAGCAGTAGAGTGGATTCTTCTGGGCATTGTAGCCATCGAGGGTGCCTATCTACTAGTGAACTGGCTGCCTCGTCTGCTTGGGTAATTTGGCAAGATAAATATAAATTACATAACTTCCCGTTCTATGACGTTTACATAAAAATTGCACCAGTAGTACGTATTACATTTAAGAATCTGTATGATATGCAAAAGCCTTATGATTTTAGATCATGAGGCTTTTTCATTTGAATCCCCACTTTTTAGCCATCCTACCAAACCACTGATCCCTAGCTTCAACTGCCTGCTCTTCCCTCTCTTTGCGACTCTCTTTCTTGTCATCGCCTCTTAATTTTGAGGCGACTCTAAAAAGCCCCTCTATTTGATCTTCCCATCTGGGATGAGGCACATAACTTTCTAGTTCGCCCGCCTCCTCTTTGAAAACCAAATAACCCTCTGCTAACACCGTGATAGTCTTATTGAGGTATTGTATCTCTAAATGCATTCCACGACTTAAACCATCAAATAAATAACCAACTACTATTGTTTGTTCGCCTTCCTCAAAAACAGGCATTTCCTCATCTTCTTCATCTTCTAGTGCCCAAGGGTCTTCCATTTCATTTGTATCATAAAGAGGCGAGGAGTGGGACATAATAGGTTCGCCCATATACTTCAAAATACAACCGAATTTTCCCCCAAGACCAAAATAATCTTTATGGGTCGCCTCGATTGTTCTTTGTTCTTTGATTTTTGCTTCTTTGCTCTTCATCTATTTTATTCTTCGCAAAAGGGTTATCCAAGATAGTAGTGCAATAAGGGCATCTGGCTGATTGATAATGAATTTTACATAAACAAAATGGGCATTCAATTCCCTCGTCACAAATTATCTCAGGAGGCTTATCATCCTGTTCAATTCTTCTAAATATTCTGCTGTATAGGTAGTATAAAATCGCTGCAATTATAATAAAATCTACAAATACCCCTAAAAAGTTGCCCAATTCAATAACAACTCCTTCTATGGGCTCAAAAACTACCTTTCGCCAATCACCGTCAGCCTGATTCATAATATAGGTCAAGAAAGGCATGATAAGATGCTCTGAGATAGATGCTACTACATTTTTAAATGCTGCCCCGAGCATAAAGGCAATAGCCATTTGAATCATTCTATCCTTGAATGCAAACTCTTTGAACGCCTCAAATTCCTTCCGTCCGACAAGACCTTCGATCTCATCTCCCAACTCATCTTTGATGCGTTCTACATCTATTATTGACTTAGGTTTCATATATATAAATAGAGTAAAAACTATCTTATTATCAGGAGGATCTAGTTATGTTCGATTGGTTCCAAAACTTTTTAGATTGGTTCTACGGATTATTCTCTAGCGGCGAAAAAGCCGAGGCAAGGAAAGAGGATTTGTACATCCAATACTTGATGAATGATCCAACGACCCCAGAATTAATGGTAGAAGTCGTGCCACCTAACCCGCCCAAAGGCATGGATTTCCTAGTTCAAAATTATGTGGGTGGAGGATACCCTTGGGATCATTCCAAGGGACGTGCCGCAAACTGTTATGTTACGATGGCGCAAACTATTAAACAAATTCAACGATATTCCCCCAGACCATTACAGCGATGGGCAGCTACGAACACCCTGTTGGTTGTCCCACAAGCGGGAAGACAACTAAATGCGTATTATGACCGTAGACATTTGAAGTTTTTCTATGCTTACGATAGAGAAATGCGAAAGGATGTTTATACATCCGACTCAGTGGATATTGTTGCACACGAATTGGGACACGCACTTTTAGATACTATGCGACCTGACTTGTGGAGCGTACAATCACTAGAAGGATGGGGTTTCCATGAAGCATATTCTGATGTAAATGCTATTCTGGCATTACTTGGAAATGATGAAATTGTAAATCACGTTTTGAAAGAAACAGAAAATGATTTGAGGAAACATAATGTTGTTTCCAAATTAGCAGAAGAAATGGGCGATGCCATCTATAATATCACCCGAGGAAGAGATGGTAGAAAACCGGGTGCCCTAAGAAATGCTATTAATAACTTCAAATATACTGAACCTGAAAAATTGCCCCAAAATGCTCCCCACGATAAATTGGCCGGGGAATGCCATAGCTTTGGAAGATTATTCTTAGGTGCTTGGTATGACTTCCTAGTGGCTCTCTATGAACATAAACGAGCCCGAGGTAAAACGCCTAAAACAGCATTAAAAGAGGCGAGAGATGTCGCGGGACTTTATATTGTCCGTGGATTATCTCACGCTCCCGCATGCGTGCGATACTACAATGCTGTCGCTAGAGCTATGATGGCTTATGATAAAACAAAATGTCATTCTCGCTATCAAAAGATTCTTCAAGAGGTATTCACAAAACGAGGAATCTTGCGTCCAAAAGCTAGAGTCCTTTCTAATTTAACTTGGCAGGGACTAAACCTTAAGAATGATGATGATGTCATGAAATCAGACCACGGCTGGGTAGTCAGGTCAAAGAAAATTGAAACTTTAAAACTATCGGATCATTTAGAAGCTAGAACCCTAGTGAATAATCCATTGTTTAATGTTGAAATTGAAGTTCCAAGAGATAGCTACTTTGAATTTGATGCCAACGGCAACTTAGTTGACCAAATTCAAGAAAGTACCGAGGAAGTAGTGAATGCAGCTAGAGCTTGTTTGGTCCAATTGGATACCCAAGGACAAGTAGGCGATGGCGAAGACACTATGTTTGCTATCGTAGATGGAAAATTAGTTAGAACTCATATTGAGTAAGAACACACCCGGCGTACCGCTCCCTTTGGTGACGTACATAAAGGCCGGGTTTTTTCTTATGCATATCCAAAAAATCTGTTGTAATCTTGAAACCTATTCATAATAGTGTTTGCAAGATCAGGAGAAAAATACTGCCTCCACTCGTTAGGATCAGAAGCCTCAACCTTACCCGATCCCGTGTGTGGGAACTTATGCAAATAAAATCCATCAGGGTCTTCAGCGGTGTTCTCTATGTTTTCAAAATCATGCTCAAATAGTGTTTCGTCTAATTCAGTGTAAATCTTCTCAAAGACACCATTTGGATCGGCTGCCATACTCTCATACTGAACATAAACAACACCAGGCGGTTTGCGACGAATTAAATCCTCAATTCCTAAAATGGGACCACCTATCAAACCCTGTTCACTAAACATACGGTTTGCCCTGTCAAAAACAGTCTTTTGAATGGCATTCTGAGCATCATCCAATAGAGGATTCTTTCGATGTTGTTTCTCTATAGAAGCAAAAACATTTCTTAAATCCCGCACCATCACAATGAGCTTGGAATCAGGATAAAGCTTCTTTAATGAAAGGGAATTGAGTGACCACGCCCGGCTCTTATCAAAAATAATCTCCCGACTTTCCTGCTTATACCAAGTTTCTACGAAAGCCTGGATACTATCTGTAATCCGTTGCTCGGTTTCCACCTTCTTTTTCTCTAAAAGACTTTTTACCTCTACGGCATTACTGATATTATGAACCATACCATTGAGAATTCCCGGCAAAGGAGATGTACTGGTAGCCCAAAACCGTGGGTTCTGATTCAAAATATTACATAAAAGCGTACTACCAGCCCTCGGTAGCCCCGTAATAGCATTTAATTTCATTTATGTGATTCCCAATGCTGTTTCAACTTCTTCTAGTTGGGTTTGCAATGTAGCGATCACAGCAGGATCTTCCTCCGCCTCAATTTTTTCTCTAAGTATTTTTTCTTTAGATAAATTAGCCACAACCGCAACTAATCCACCCATCACTTGCGCCAATGCTGGAACTCTGGCTGATTCTGTCAAGAGATTTTCAATTTCAAACACCTGGGGTTGCGGTGGTCCTAATTCTGAAGTATCAAAATTATAAGGAACCATAATTGCTCTTGCGCTAGGGACCAGGGGGTTTTCGCTTGGATTTCTACGATGTTGGCGAACATTTGCCGTAACGTGCAACTCTGCAATATAGCGATCTGGATATGTTTTCTCCTCTGTGGCAGGAACCGCAGGGATTACAACTGGATCGACTGAATCTATTCTTGGTAAAGACATTATTTTCTCCTTTTAGGTATTATAGTAGGATCACCACGTTAATGCGGGCCAATTTGAAACTGGGCCTCCGGTTGGGGGAGGAGTATCACCAACAAATTCGTGGGCTCCCTGATCCCAAGTATCACCTTGGGAATCACGATCCCGGCCATTTATATCGATCTCAACACCAGAAGGAGTCGTTCCTAAATCTGTTCCTGCATCTATTGCATCTGACTGGGCTTTTAAATGCAAATCTTCAGAGCCAACAGTAGATCCCCCATTAATTGTCACCTGTTCATCAAAGTCAGAGTCATCATACATTTCACCTACTGCATCATCGCTAGATGAATAATACGCAACATTATCTAAATCAGCTTCCCATGCGGTAATAGTAGAATAATCTCGGGAGGTTACCCCAATGCTTTTCGTAACTGTAGCCATAAAGGCTATTTATCAATATTAATAAAAAAGTCCTCAGAGATTACAGACAATCTCCAAGGACTCAACAACATAGCAGTTGTTTTGTTATTATTCTTCTAATTTCTCACGGATATAAGTAATATGCGACGGAAAGACTTTTGAAAAACCAAGTTCCTCACCCCTTGAAACCGTAGCACTCCCCAACGCTGTAATGTTAGTAATGTCATCGGTAGTCAAAATCCCACCATCAACTAATGCTTGCATCATAGCTCCACGATCACTAAGACTGAGATCCAACGATGTTCCATCACGCATAATTAATAGTTTTGCCACATTAGCGATTGAACGCAAAGAATCGGGCAAAGCATCATTATCAGCAGCATTAGAAATCCGCATAAAACGCCCATCAGCACCGGACCAAGCAAGAAGTTCCGCAGAAGAAATAGCTCTTGTAATATCCCTATCCTCCACTTCATTCATATTCTCTGCGACTTCTTGAGGTTCCATATTTGCATATCCCCGTCCAAGAGGATCATTGACATATTCGGCTGTTAATTTATCTAAATCAACCATGTAACCTATACCTTTCAATAAAGTTATTTCTTCTTTAAACCACATCCACAAAGTGCGAATATCAACTGGAAGAACATTATCAGGTATTTGATTCTTCAAACTACCATCAAGCTGTGGAAGTTCTTGCCAGAGGACATTGTGAGCACGCATATGCATGATTCGACCATTTTCATCACAAATTGATGATTGTAATTTTGATGCTGTTTCATCATCAAAATTATCAACTTTAATTTGTAGATGATGGCGGCAATCTAAATTTCCCACGGGCCACAATTCATAATCTTTCCTTCGGTGGGATGAATGTTCTTCTATAATACTCCAAAGATTATTTACAGAAGTTTCATCTGTATTTGTTTTTCCACCATACCAAACCTCTTCACCAGGAGATCCAAAAATTGCGTGTCTTTCGTGATTTAACCGCATTTTTAAAAACACAGGAACATTCATAGTTTCGCCTTTAGCATTTGGCGTTTTTCCTATAATTTCTTCTTCGTCTGTTAAGAGGTTTATGCGTTTCACAAAATTAGTGCTTACTCTTCTGAATTCATACTGGTAAATGGCATTTCTCAATCTTCTAGGGATACTATCATAAATACGATGCACTAGTTTCCCGCCTCCTGCATTTCCAACGTCACCAATATGATCGGCATATACGATGCCTATTCGCCTTCTATTAAAAGCTCCCAATATATCACCGTCTTCAAAGTTGGAGCTTTCCCCTATTTTCAACATTAATTCTGCCATTTATGCGGTTATTTCTTGTAATTCTTTTATACTGTCAACAGTAATAGAGTTAAGTGTTTTCACGTTTCCCCAAACGATACTATTAATAGTCTTTATGTTCCCACTCGCTACTACGTATTCATCAGCGCCCATATCCCAGGTATCACCCTCTGAATCCCGATCCCTCCCATCAATATCTATTTCTACGCCAGAGGGTGTAGTGCCTAAATCTGTTCCGGCATTGATCGCATCAGCACCCGATTTTAGGTGTAGATCTATACTGCTGATGATTGATTCAAATTGATCGCTTGCCGATTTATTTGTAAGTGATCCTGTACCGGCAGCCGTTGCGTCTGATGATAGATTGTGGTCGTCGGTAACATTGGAGAATGATTCAAAACAATCAGCAGGACCGCTACCGTTTGTTTGTACGTCCATCACGACATTGTTTCGGCAATACTCCGTAATCGCCCCAGCATCGTACATCATGATACCGATAAGATCAGCCGTACTACTTGCGTGCGCTTCATCTATATTCCAAATGGTGTTATTGCACACATAGACGGTATCCCAATATCCCGTTTTTATTCCGATCAAATCACCACGATCACCCGTCGTGTTTTGCTTAATATCAAAGATGATATTGTTGCAAATTTGAAGCTCTGAGGTAGATCCTCCCAAACAGTGGTGGCCGATATGTATTCCAAAGCTGTTACGAGCATTAACAACTGTGTGATAACAAAGATTGTGGCGAATCCTCAGCGTTTTAGATACGCCCCCAGAGGGCTCGGAAGTTGTAGAGCAAATGCAGCCACGGTAACAGTGATTATTAGCGTTAGCCATTTCCAGCCACTCAATAGTAACATCGTTGGGCATTGCATCTATGTCTATACTGATGCAATGACCCCCTGTGTATGATCCTCCACTATGAACATTCCTAGCGCCACTCCCTGCCGTGCCATCGTGCCTTTCACTTTCAGGCACAGTTAGTTTTAATGAACTAAGCCCAACTGTGCCGCCTCCATTTATTGTTACCTCTTCATTGAAAACTGAATCGTTGTAACACTCGCCTACAGCATCATCGCCAGCGCTGTAAATGGCTACGTTGTCTAGATCCGCCTCCCAAGCTGTAATAGTGCTGTAATCTCTACTGGGAGATACGCTTGTGCCTATGGATTTTGTAACAGTCGCCAATTCAACTCCTTACGTATGTGTTGCATACATCATTGATGGGCAAAAATAAATACAATCATCTGATAAAGCCCATCCTACAGGTTGAATTACATCATCAGTTCCCGTTGGTTGGGTTTGAGTTAATTCGCCAACAGTAGTAGATAGGTAAATTAATCCAGCATTGCCAGGCCCCGTTGTCCAATTCCATCCATCATTGCGTAAAATGCCATGTAGTAAAATGTTTTTTGTTCCGGTTCCTGTTTCCAACGCAAGCGCAACGCATGGGGCGGTAGTGGCGCTATCGGCATCTGCCTCATCAAAATTACCGTCAGCAGCCACATAGAGAGGACAGCCGACACCTGTGGAATTGCTGTCCACTGTGGCAGAAATAATTAGACCACTTGCAGAATCATCTGAAGATGGTTCATTTTTCAAAATGATATTATAATCATTTAAATCTAAATTGCCCCCAAGTTGTGGTGATGCATCTTCTGATATATCACTAGGGCCTGTAGGTCCGGTTGCACCATCTTCACCCGCTGTACCTTGGGCTCCGGTTGGGCCGGTAGGCCCTGTTGCTCCTGTTGCTCCGGTTGCACCATCTTCGCCTGCTGTGCCTTGGGCTCCTGTTGGGCCTGTTGGTCCTGTAGGTCCGGTTGGTCCAGTTGGTCCGGTTGGTCCAGTTGGTCCGGTTAATTGTGCTGCGGTCCCCTGTGGTCCCGTAGGCCCTGTTGGGCCTGTTGCTCCGGTTGCACCATCTTCGCCTGCTGTACCTTGGTCTCCTGTTGGGCCTGTTGGTCCTGTAGGTCCGGTTGGTCCGGTTGGTCCTGTTAATTGTGCTGCGGTTCCCTGTGGTCCTGTTGGTCCTGTTGCTCCGGTTGCACCCGTTGCGCCGGTTGCACCCGTTGCGCCATCTTCGCCTGCTGTACCTTGGGCTCCGGTTGGGCCGGTAGGCCCTGTTGGTCCTGTTGCTCCATCTTCACCCGCTGTGCCTTGGGCTCCGGTTGGACCTGTTGCACCTGTAGGTCCGGTTGGGCCTGTTAATTGTGCGCCGGTCCCCTGTGGTCCCGTAGGCCCTGTTGCACCTGTTGGTCCGGTTGCACCATCTTCACCCGCTGTGCCTTGGGCTCCTGTTGGGCCTGTTGGTCCTGTAGGTCCGGTTGGTCCGGTTGGTCCTGTTAATTGTGCTGCGGTTCCCTGTGGTCCTGTTGGTCCTGTTGGGCCTGTTGCTCCGGTTACACCATCTTCGCCTGCTGTACCTTGGGCTCCGGTTGGGCCGGTAGGCCCTGTTGCTCCTGTTGCTCCATCTTCACCCGCTGTACCTTGGGCTCCGGTTGGACCTGTTGCTCCATCTTCACCCGCTGTACCTTGGGCTCCGGTTGGACCTGTTGCACCATCTTCGCCTGCTGTGCCTTGGGCTCCGGTTGGTCCTGTTGTCCCCGTTGGTCCGGTTGCTCCGGTTGCTGCGGTTCCCTGTGGTCCTGTTGCACCTGTTGCACCTGTTGCACCATCTTCACCCGCTGTACCTTGGGCTCCGGTTGGGCCTGTTGCCCCATCTTCACCCGTTGCTCCTGTTGCTCCTGTTGCTCCTACCCCCGTAGGTCCAGTAGCTCCCGTAGGTCCGGTTACACCAAAACCTAATTTTCTTTGTACGCTATTTGTATAAACATATGCATAATTATTTGCTACCCAGAAATCTCCATTATGCATTCCAGTTGGAGCGCCTGTTGTCCCTTTAAATCGCATTTGCGATCCAACTTGGAGACTATCTTGTTTAGCATTTGTTCCTGGCCCGAATTGAACAGCATTGGTAGCCGAGGCCACAATGTCACCGCCAAATGCATGACCAAAAGCCAAAGCTCCATATTCGCTTGCTGTAATATCGTAACTATCTGCGAAACCTAAAGCGAATGCACCATCTTTGGTAGCTGTGATATAGGCGGTCGCCAATTCACCATATGCTGATCCCATTGCCACAGAAGATGCACTAGCTCTAATTATTGAATTGAAATCATAAGAAACAGAGCTTCCCATAGCTACAGCACCAGGAGCCGTTGCCTCAATAAGTGGAGTTCCTGTATTTTCAACTGTTGTAAACCCGTGAGCAAATGCACCATAACCACTTGCATTTAAATTTCCAGCTAAAACATCACCACCGGCACTTGCACCACGGGCAGTTGCTTGTATTGTACCCCATGCATTCCCCCTAGCAGCAGCACCATCGGCACTTGCATAAATAGTTCCCCCACTTGCATGACCTTGGGCAAATCCTCCCGCCCCTGTAACTTTAATTAACCCAGGGCCATAATTACTACCATAAGCCCTACCTTGAGCAAACCCTCCTATACCTCCTGAATCAATTGTAGCTGTATCATATCTTCCATATGCCGAACCTTGGGCCATCGCACCCCTTGCGGCAGAAGAAATATATGCGTGTCCATCATAACCAAAGGCATCACCTTGCGCAAATGATCCTACAGCCTCAGCCGGAATATAACCATAATATCCTGCCTCTGCGCTCCCTGCTCCACCCTGAGCAAATGATCCTCTCGCTTGCGAATCAATGTAACCACCATTTGAAAGTCCACCACTGGCAAATGAACCCAAACCATCGGCAGCAATACGCCCGCCATCACTAGCTCCTAATGCAATAGCCCCCTGTCCTTGTGCTCTAATTCCATCACCCCAATTAGCCCGGCCCCCGGCAATAGATCCAAAACTAGTAGCAGTTAGATTTGAATTTAAAGCATATCCAAATGCATGAGAGCCATGTCCTGTAGCCTGAATGCTGGCATTAATTGTATCACCATGAACATAACCACTAGCAGAAGCTCCTACTCCTGTTGCTGTTAATGTGGCTGTGTAGGGGGCGTTTGGTGTCGCTCTACCTTTTAAAACACCGGCATTTGTTTGATTGAAGGTTCCAGTCCCCTCAATAAAATATCCTTTGGCAAAACCGTAAGTTGAAGAGCCAAGATCATAAGTAGCGTGAGTGCAAGGTATAATATCGCTATCAACACAGTCGCTCCAATCTACTCCCGGTCCAGTTGGTCCAGTTGCGCCGGTTGGACCTGTGGCTCCGGTTGCTCCCGTAGCACCTGTTGGTCCGGTCCCAGAAGTTCCTGCCGTTCCTTGTGGTCCAGTTGCGCCTGTTGCTCCCGTTGGTCCAGTTGCTCCCGTAGCACCTGTTGGCCCGGTCCCAGCAGTTCCCGCCGTTCCTTGTGGTCCAGTTGCGCCGGTAGCTCCCGTTGGTCCGGTTGTTCCTGCTCCTGTTGGACCCGTAGCACCTGTTGCACCATCTGCACCATCTGCACCCGAAGGCCCCGTTGCACCCGTAGCTCCATCTGCCCCATCTGCACCCGTTGGGCCTGTGGCTCCCGTTGGCCCTGTTGCCCCAGTTGTTCCCACACCCGTTGGACCCGTTGCACCTGTTGCTCCCGTAGCCCCATCTGCACCATCTGCACCCGTTGCACCATCTGCGCCCGAAGGCCCTGTTGATCCCGTTGGACCTGTTGCCCCAGTTGTTCCCGCACCCGTTGGACCCGTAGCACCCGTAACGCCTGTAGGTCCGGTTGATCCCGTTGCCCCTGTTACTCCGGTTGTTCCCGCCCCTGTTGGACCCGTTGGACCAGTTACTCCCGTAGCTCCATCTGTGCCCGTTGGGCCTGTAACGCCTGTTGCCCCGGTTGTTCCCGCACCCGTTGGACCAGTAGCACCCGTAACACCTGTTGGTCCTGTAGGCCCAGTTGCCCCCGTCGCCCCAGTTGTACCCGCCCCAGTTGGTCCTGTAGGTCCGGTTGCCCCTGTTGGTCCAGTTGGTCCTGTGCCTGTAGATACTCCATCTAAACGAATCCAAATAGCGGAGGTAGCAGTGGCATCAACACAAATATAAACTCTGTCATTAGATGTATTATGCCATTTTGACCATACATGAAATTCAACACCAACACCCGCCGTGTCACTACTATCGTGATTAACAGTTGGATTTCCAGCGGTGGCATAAACCGGCCCAGCCCGATCAGCCAACTCCATGAAATTATTGATGACAAGTTGACCACCTGCTCCGGTGGCTACAACTACTTCTAAACCTTTATAATCTGCCATATGTTAGGAACTTCCTTGTCCTTATATATGGCTGTTACGCATACCTTTACACAGAAGAATATAAGATGAGGTATCTTCTCCGCCTTCAATCCACTTTTCGGCCCAATTAAATCTTATTATATCTTTAATTTCAATTAGATCGCCCAACCTTTTTCGCAAGGTATCTTCTGAATAAACTCGCACATGAGCCGGGTCAGTAAAAGAAGGAACAGAAAAGATCACATTTTTATTAGCAGGAATTTTAGATATAATTTTAATATCATCTAAATGCTCTAAGACTTCTGTAAGAACATAGGTGTCGTAATCGCCAAAATCTTCTTCATACGCATCGGCTTTCCACACATTAGGATTGTTAGCCACTCGTACAGCCTCATCACTAAAATCAAAACCATGATAGTTGTGAATATAATATTGCAATTCGGCTGTACCACAACCTATTTCCAAAACACTTCCAGTCGCCCAATCCGCAACTTTCTTAGTAATTGCTTCATAGCGACTCATATCTGTGCTTTTTTTGAAGATCTTGTTGTAATATTCTGATTTTTGTTCTAGGGCTTCATGGGTGAATAAGACGGCATCATTTGTAGCCATCCCTGCGAATTGTTCCCATTTTTTCCTGTTTTTAGGGCCTGACATTTGTGCCATTAGGTTAAGTGCGGCTCTAAAGTCAGCATTTATTTTAATTGCTTGCAAACAGGCATCTCTTGCTTTTTCGCCTTGCTGTAGCTGCCAATAGGATTTAGCTAAAAGATAATAAGCATCTGCCATCTCCCCGCCCCAAGATTTCTTTTCTAGATAGATTTGGAGCCAATAGACTGCTTTTTCCCATTCATATTTGTATGTGTATTCCCGCCCCAAATAATAGACTTCTCTAACGAGGTTTGGATTTTTTTTAATTTCTTTAGTTAAAATTCTTAGTGTTCTATTGGGGTCATCATTATGCGAGGGGCTTTTATAGAAGTTAATTTTAACATCGAGTCGTTCTTGTTTTGAGATACCTTTGAGGTAATTATGGATAGCTCCGTGCCATTTTATTTCAGGTTTATTAAGGCAGACTCTTGGAGAGTAGAAAGAGGTATTTCCTCCGACAACCCGTAAACAGAGGGCTTCGCATGGAGTTTCTTTAATTTTTTCACGAATTTTATCAAGACCACCATCCTCTAGAATCTCATCTGCATCGATAATGAGAATCCAATCTCCGGTAGCTTTGGTATTGGCAAAATTTCGTGCTTCAGCGAAATTATCATTCCAGACGTATTCATTTTCAAAGAAATTATCTGTATATTTTAATGCTACATCTCTTGTTTTATCGGTAGAACCCGTATCAACAATTACAATTTCATCTACGTCTTTAATGGATTCAAGGCAATTACCCAGCATTACCTCTTCATTTTTAACTATCAATACTGCTGAAATCTTTGTCATAATCTAATAGAGGATACTTTCGTTTTTTCGGCTGGCCTTCTGCATCAAATTCTATAATTGATACTTCATCATCTAGATTTTTGTAAAAAAGCTCAGCATAAGGCTTATCTCCCATAAAATTAAGTCTTATTTTCACGACAGAAATATCATCTTCTACGTGTTCTACCGAAATTTTAAAGGTATCATTCTTAGTTTTGCAGACTATATAAGCATCGCCTTTTGCATTGGGGGGATTATCTTTGGTGAGGGGGATTTCCATTTCGCGGGCAACTCGCTTACAAGCTCTGTACATAGTTGGAGCATCATAAGCATAATAGGTTTCCGCTTCGCCTTCTGACCACTTGGTTATACCATACGTAATTGTGCTTATAGCAAAAGGAGTTAAAGCAATTGCTGCACAGCCATTGAGAAAAAGCAAAAAAATAATTAGAATAGATTTTTTCATAGCAAACCCCTATTATTATTTATGAGTTTTCTTTAGAATAAGGAGTCGAAAAATGAGCAAATGGGATAATGAGCCTTTTGACGATGACAAATATATAGAGGATCTAGAAAATGCGGATTATGATGAGGAAAATCAAGATGACGATGAAGATTGGGAACGCTATACACAATGGGAAGAAATAGCGGAAGAAAAATACGAAAAAAATTCCTGGGATGAAGAAGACGAAGAAGATGAGGATGAAGAAGATATAGAAGATGATGATTGGGAAGATGAATGAATATTGCCACTGAATATTTAACGAGGCGGAAATTCAAGAAACAACTTTTTGAGACCCCTTGTTCACTATTCCTTATCGGCAGCGACCCTGACACCAAAGGACAAATCATTGTTGTAACATTTGAAGATTACAATGATAAGAAATACATCATCAAACGATGGAACCTCTATGATGCTTCCCCGGAGTTCATTTTGCCCCCTATGAGAGAATTCATTGTTTCTAAGAATATTATATTTAATAAAATTATTACTGGCTTTAAACCTCTGCCATTTGTAAATTCTAGAATCCCAAATGAAGAAAACCGCTACTGGCGTCCTATGTCTAATTATGTTTATCTACATTACCATGATGAGTGCCTAGATAGCCCTGGTCATCGATATCAGCGGACTGAACTTCTCTGGAAAGCATTCTGTGCCACCTATTTCCCAGAACTCGCACATGATGTGTTCTACGTGCCCCGTAATCAAATAAAATTAAATCATCCACGATATTGGAAGTATTGGACCAAATGGAAAAAGTATTTATTAAAATATAAAGGGGCGGCTCCTGAGCTAGTATTTAAGACTTAGCCTTCATCTTCTTTTTCATCTTCTTCATAGCTCTTGTTTTTGGTCCACATTTGCATCCGGTGGGCGGTCTTTCATCTGATCCTGGTCCGTGGAAGTCTGCCCAAGCTCCGGGGAAATCTGTAGGGTCTTGTTTGGGTGGGTGCATACCGCCGCCCAGAGTTTGAGATTCAAGCCATTTTTTAAATGATAACATACTAGTCTATATATTGATATGAAATATAATTGGCACGGTTTAATGCAAATTGAGGAAATTCAACATATCCGCGATGGCAAGGTCATCTGGCGGAATGAGAACCTCAAAAATCTTCTTCATATTCAAGGCGAAGAGTTTATTCTAAAAGTCGCATTTTCTGAATATCTTTTAAAACCAGAATATTATTATTTTGGTTTAGATAATCGGTCTTCTCTTGACGTAACTGATAGTATGACTGATCTAGAAGATGAACCCACAACAAATGGTTATTTTCGTCAATCTGTTAATTCGGTAGATGATTTTACGTTTCTTGTTGTTGAGGGGTATAATCGAGCTAGATCTCCCATTTTAACATTTTCTGCTGTTGGTGGTAGTTGGGGTCCAATTAGAAATTTATTCTTAACGATGCAAGACCAGGACATCGCTGCAAATTTGGGCTATTTGATAGCTTCTGTAGATTTAGAGCAGGATATCACAGTAGCATCAGGAGATGCCATTAGTCTTCGTATGGCTATGACACTAAGAGATTGTGAAGGCGGTCCTTGTCCTACTTCGCCTCTTAGTTATTAAAATAGGTTAAACTTTCTTCAAGCACTTTTTGATCTTGAATAATTATGAAGTGCAAAATGTTAAATTTCGCTTCCGACTCAGTTGCATCTTGAGTTATTTTAAATGAAAGATGTTGAGAGCCAAAATCAACTAAATCTAATAGATTCTTACTTGATGTTGGCACTGGATTATCATTATACCAAGTTGCACGTTCTTTTGGTGACATCTTTCGCCACTTCTCATCTGATAGACTTCTTGGTTCATAATCTTCTGGCAATTGTGGCACATTAATAATGTAGCCACTTTTCTTTGCCTGTAACGGTTGAATGCCCGCCTCATTAATTATTGCGTATTTACAGAACACTTCTTCAGCCGGTTCTGAGGTTGAACCTTTATGAAACCACACTGGAAGACTCACGCCGATGGTTTTTATTTTCTTACCTTCATGCAAAGCATAACGCTCTTTTTTTGTAAGGAAAATATTATGCATTATGGATAATGTAGTTGTTTTTTTATTCGCCATTTCACACTTTTTCTATGCTGTTTTGCCATATATAAGGTAGTGAAGGATTATACTATAAAGGAGTTCCTATGAAGGGAAATTTAGGCAGGATTGCTGTTATTGCTGCTGTCTTCATTGTAGCAATTATTCTCTTTTCTTCAAAGCATCAGGGCAAGGTTCAAACGGATAAACCTCAACTCCCCAATATTTCTAATATGCCAATCGTGATCGAAAGCGATCCGCAATTGGCTGCTATTCAAGGTTTATCTCCTGTTGAACAAAGAGGAGAAAAATTCAGGGAATGGTTACAAGCATCATTTAAAATTAAAGTAAGTGGTGCAAGTGGCTCTGGAACATTATGTTATTACGACTACGAAAAAAACATTGCTTACGTGATTTCATGTGGGCACTTGTGGAGTGGAAACATGCGTGCGAGGGTAGGAAATACTCGCAAGGCAACAGTTATTACTTGGTATCATAATGATAAGAAATTATCATCCCCAAAAGAATACGAAGCTGAAGTTCATTTTTATAGCAACAGCAGGGGTTATGATATAAGTCTTTTAACATTTAAGCCTGATTGGTTTCCGCAAATTTACTTTCCTATTGCACCACTAGATCATAAAGTGGGCGGCTCTGCACATTCAATGGGATGTGACGGTGGAGAGGAAGTTGCACATTATGAAGTGGAAATAGTTGGGTTAAAAGATACAAACTTAATCACTAAAAATAACAGCCCACGGCCAGGTCGTTCTGGAGGCGGGTTGGTAGATAATACTGGTCATTATATCGGTATTTGTTGGGGAACGTCTAAATATGATGGCTCTGGGATTGGATACTTTACGCCCCTTAAAGCCATTCATGAGCAATTTAAAAAGGAAGGCTATGAATTCCTTTTGGGGCTTCCACCGGCCAGCTTAGCTCGCCAAATCCCAATTATTGATATGCCACGACACACAAAAGGCGATTATCCACATGATTACATTCCTTTACCGGGATACAGAATTTAGGAGATTAAATGGCTGCTATTTTGCCTAATTCAATTTTTGTTCATATCCCCAAAACGGGAGGCACGTTTGTCAGAAGAACAATTAAAGATCTTGGACTCTATCGTGGCGAAGCATATGAAGGGAATAACAACTGGACGAGAATACAAGTAATTCACTTGGGGATTGGTGATATTCAATCCAACAAGTTAACTTTTGCTTTTGTTAGAAATCCTACAACTTGGCTTCAAAGCAAGTGGACCAATATGGTCCGTAGGTTTAAAAAAAGCTCTAAACCATCTAAACATCTTTGGAAGAACGATTGCTTTTCCAAAGATTTTGGTGAATTTGTTAGAAAAGTGTTGGATTTACACCCCAATAGACCTACAATTGAAATGAATAATAAATTAGGGTATGAAGTTGTTTATGATAAATGTCAACCTAAGAAGCATCACGTTGATCTAATTGGAAAAAATGAATCTTTGAGAGAAGATTTAATTCGAATTCTAAACACAGCGGGAGAAGAATTTGATGAAAATACAATATTAAACAAAGAAGAACAACGGGTGGCTTCTCGATCAAGGAATTGGGCGTGTCAATATCCACCGGGATTAGAAGATAAAGTAATAGATGCTAATTTGCCTTTTGCAAAAGCATTTGGTTATTTTTAGAATCTTATATGATCCCAAAAGGCTTCATAATCAAGATCGGCAGCAATAAGATCATTACCGGGGGCGGTACTCCAACCGCCCTCCATTTTTACCATCTTGCCTTTTACCCATGTTGCCACTTCTGGGTAGAGATGACATACCGCCGCACAGGGGTCATGAAACTTCTTCTCGGGATGCTTCTTAAGATAAATCTCCATCGCCTCTAAAAATAATTCTGAGGCGCGGTCTTTCGGCTGTCCCATTGATTCATGGATCACCCTATCGTATATGACGGTGTGACATAAGTTCTTTGATACAAAGCGTTTTTCTTTGATGTTCGCATCTACCAGGGCGAGGAATCCCTTTCTGTCTCCGTTGGGGTTGAATGAGGGAGCCCACTCTCTTCCTTCAAATTTCTCCTTAACGATGCTCGGTCGGTAGCGACTATATGGTAGGAAGCCGCCTTGCATTGTTGCTTTCTCAAATGCCGCTTCTGGGTGGGTTCTAAGGTACTTTCCTATGGATTTTATCGGACCAATCACAAAAAGTTCGCACTTCGGGTGCCTATTGAGGACATAGGGTAGTAGAGATTCACCCAAATCGTCAGGCGCAGAGCGTAACGGTGCGCCGTATACATTAAGGAGGCGTTCATGCACTCCCGTATTCCAGTGCTTGTAATTATCCACCTTCCCAGAACCAATAGGAATGTCCAATCCCAGTTCTTTACAGAGAAACCTTACAATAGCTATTTGTTGTGGGTCGCCCGGCGAAACAAGAATACATCTTATGTTCACACCTGCCGAAATCAAATAACACAATGCAAAGAAGTCATCGGGATCGTTACCGATGTCCGTTTCTACGATCATATCACACATAATATAAAATCTTACCTTCGGATAAAGGGTATAAGGCTTTATAACCCTCGGAATCCATGAATTCTTTTTTTCTTAGAAGGGGGGCTAAAACAAACTTAACATTATGTCCAAAATGTGCCAACTTATCAAAATCTGCGTCTTCTTTAACATGCAAAATTTCTTCATAGCTCAGTGACATTATTCTAACCTTTCTGTTTGCCACAATATTTATAACCAAAATGTTCCATAAGATCCGAACGCTCGCCCAGGACATCATTTATTTCAATGAAGTCCCTTTTTTTCAACTTAGAAATCTGTTTGTTATTTTGATTTTCCAATCCAAACACTTTTTCGTATCGCTTACGATTAAAAGCCCTATTTGGATCAAGACGCTGTAACTCGGGAATGAAATTAACTAAATTCTTGCAAACATTCAAAGTATCATCACACATTTCCTCATAGCTAAAGAAAATATTTCCTTTGAGAGTTCGTTTGTTTCTAATTTGATGTTCCGCACACTTCAACCAATGTGTCGCAGCAACAGTTAATGAATGCCCCATTTTTCTTCTAATACCTTCGCAAAAAGCGTAGGGGTTACGTAGGTTGATAATAAACTTTGTATTCTCAAATTCATTCTGTGTTAGATGAGCACGCAATACACTCTGAGGGCTTTTTTCTACTAGGATGGATTTACTAATGTTCCACCTTTCAAACCAAGCAGCTTTTATTTTAGGCCAATTGTAATTGGCATTGTTCATGAATTTTTCTTCATTAATCGTACAATTACGTCGCTCATCTCCTGAAGAACGAGGCATGTGGGCTCGGGCTTTCCTTACACAAACTCCTTCGTGAAGCGTGTTGCGTATAAGGGAAACATTAGGGGAAGTTCCCAATAGTTTGGCTAACAAAGTAGAGCCTGAGTTGTTGGGACACACTATAAAAAGAAATAAATGCTTAAAATTCATAATCAAACTCTTTTATGTCTTTTGCAAAATATGTTGCTACCACTTGACGCCCTAAGTCGCTGTAGTGGCGACGATAACCTTTTCCTCGCTTACTAGAATTGTGATTGCCTAGAGGGGAGTAAGGCATGTCTATCTCTTTTAATAACCTCCTCCAATCGGTCGCTAAGCGTTCAAATCGGCCCACAAAATCCACTCTTGTTTTCCCACGATATCGTAACCAATTAACTTGATTTGTATATCGCAACTTATTCCATAAATCCAACTCCGTCAATTTTACTAGCCATGTGTTGAATTCAAAATCGTTTACCGCTTGCGAACGTCTTGCGTTTGCTCCCCCATCAAGATTGTGCTGGTACATTGACAACATCTTATCCCACGGGTTACGCACAAACGCAAATGAATAATGTGATTCAAAATTCTTCCATCCCAGGTCTTTGACATGATCCAGAACAGTCTTATGGTCTCCCTTCCAACCAAAAAACCTTTCAATTGATGTCCCGGCACACCTGTTTATGTGGATAAATATTAAATTCCGCTCCTTGTCTCTCATAGAAAGTATTTATCTTTCACCCTTAGCATTTAAACAATCTTCCGCAAATCGTTGACACATGGCTGCAATAGAAGCCAATTCACGAATCGTAGCATCAGGATCAAGTTTTTGTTTGAATACCTCCTGTTTAAACTCTTCAAATTCCTCCCAAATAACTGCTAAACCCTCATGTGCGCTATACATTCGGGCATGTTTTTGCCTAGCATTATGCAAGTCAAATTTAACCAACTCAGGAAAAGTACGCTTTTTCGCTAAAACATCTGTTACTATTTGATCTAAATTCATTCTTTTCTCTCTTTTATTAAATCTCCAAGAACTGTCACTAACAACATAAGCACCATACCCTCTATGACGCCTATCTGGTGGGGGGAAAGCTCACTCCAAATTGCCCAATGCCCCGCTACTAAATAATATGCCACCCATGTTAAAATAAGACCACCAATAAGTAGCCCTAATAAAAAGTTCCACATTACTTACTCCGATAATAAGGACAAATGGTTTTATAATCACATCTAAAACAATGATCGCCCACCTTTCCAAAGATGGAATCAGGATTTGTAGCCCTGATCTCATCAAAAGCAGTTACCAACTCTACTACAGCACTGTCAATTGCTCTTTGTGTAAATCTAGCAGGAACCAAATTTCCACCTTCAACATAATATAAGGCGGCTGCAATCCGATTAGCAGGAACTTCATACTCTATCTGAACGGCTTTACTATAAGCGCGTAATTGTAAATCCTGACCAATTGTTTGAGGAGTTTTCCGCCAAATACCTTTCTTCGTAGTCTTATAATCAATAATGAAAATCTTATCCTTGGCATCATTAGTAATTAAACGGTCAATAATGCCGATAAGTCTCTTATTATGAGGCGGGTCTAAATCTATATTGAAAGAGTGTTCAAGTTTGCCCTTGAATCCAATTTGTTGAGTTAGAGAATCAATTGACCTAATGTGCCCTGGCAAACGTTTCATGTAGGCCGCTGGAATCTTAGATGCTTTTTTGCCATTTTCAATTTCAATCTCACCATTTATGACAGCATCTCGGATTTCGCTCAATGATACATCACCCTGATTCGCAATATACTCTTCAGCAATTTTGTGTACAATCTTGCCGTACTCAAAATAGTAGGGTTCAGGCACCGGCGATTCAAGTTTCAGAAAGTACCGATACTTGTATTGTTGGCGGCATGTATCCCAAATTGATTTTCTTGTAACGCTTATTCGTTCTATATCCATAGTCATTCTCTAATTAAGTACCCCAGTATATTAAAATTCAATTTTTAAGTCAAACCAAGCGGCAGCATGTAGATAAACGTCTGCTGGCAACCCTTGCGCCGGGATTAAGACACCCCCCTGATTTTTCCTAGCACCCCCCCAATAGATAGATGTGCCAGCACTTTCCGTTAATCATTAGCTTGAGAGTGTAACCGCTGTGCTAGCAACAAGTTAGCTCCAGAAAACTCGTATACTGCAACTCATCCGTGCAGGAATCCGAAATCTGCGGTTTACACTTACCTTTCGTGTGGTATATTGTGAAAAAGAGGCCCTAACTCTGGGGCTTCTAAGTGTGCATCCGGTAAGGAGTTTTCGTATGGCTAACAAGCGTTTGGAAGGCGTGGTCACCCACGCCAAGGAATCTTCCAAGACCCACCAGCAGAAGGTGGCGAGTCTTGGGGCCAAGCTCGGCTTATCTGGGCTGGTGGAAATCGGGTTCGGTATTTTCGGCTCGGTGGCCGATATTACCCCCCAAATGGCGGAGGATTGGTTGGCTACCAACACCAACAATCGTCGGCCAAAAGAACGCTCGATCAAGAAGTATTCGGGCGATATGGCTGAAGGCTACTGGCGGCTCACTCACGAAGCGGTCGCGTTCGGCTTGGATGGTGAACTGAAGGACGGTCAAAACCGCCTCAAGGCGATTGTTCGTTCTAACCAGACCGTCCGTATGATGGTTGTGGTCGGCATTTGCGACGAGGCGAAAGCCGTCATTGACCAGAACGTTCCCCGCACACCGCTGGATGCCGCCCGCTTTCAGGGGGTGGATGTTGGTCCCAATTCCCGCACCCGCATCGGTGGCGCTAAAATCGCCTATGTTGGGATGAAGGGTCAGTCATTCAGCGTTTCGAACAGCAAGACCCTGGAATTGCTGGACGACTTCTGTGTGCCCCTGGATTTCGTTTGGGATCATCTTGATCGTGTCAAGGGTGTTTGCGTCGGCGGCGTGATCGGAGCCATCGTGCGGGCATACATCCACTGCCAGGACGATCCCAAGGCTATCGCCCGGCTCAAGCGATTCTGCGAAATCCTGAGTGACGGGCAGTACGGCAATGTGGACGCCGATGTTGCCGCCTTCCGCCTCCGCGAACGGCTGATGCAGAAGGAGCGTTACGGCAGCACGGGCAGTAAGGAAGCCTACGCCCTGTGCGAAAAGGCGCTGATCTTGTTCTTGGATGGGAAAACCGTTAGCCGGTTGAACCCCGTCAAGGTCGAACAGTTTCTCTTGGCCCACGAAGTGCCGCTCGATGAGTTGCACGAATTGCCCCTCGCGGCACAAAAGCGACGAGACTAAACGTTGCGGAAACCTGGAAAGCCGCCTCAATTTTTTGGGGCGGCTTTTTTTTATCGACTCAAAATGTGTAGGAATTCCTGAGTAGAAGTTCCTTTGTAGTCCCTTTTGCTGTCCGCTTTAAATCGTGAATAATCCTTTTCACGCATGTCATACTTGCCGTATTTCTCCATTATCTTCTGGATTTCTTCAAATGATAGCAAACCTTCATTGTTGTAACTCAAGAAGATGTAGTTGAACTTGGCGGCGCTGATTATCTCATCTAGAGATTCGGGCACAGTTTTCTTGGAACAATATGTTGACCGCTCATATTCCCGCAACCCTGTCTTCCCTCTCGGTAAAAATTCATCATATTTTGCAATCGTATTGAGCAAATGATAGTTAGCACCGTAATCACGTTGGTTATATGGGGGGTCCAGGTAGAGAATTCCGCCTTCAATATGATGAATTAACTCGTTGGCATCCTGGTTGTAGGCTATGTTGCTGCCATCGTTAATGGTAAATTCCGGCGCATGCAACTGCATTGTGCGTATCGCTGTCTTTTTGAACTTCTTTAGGAATGCCCCATAGACAGAAGCAGTGTTGGCAACGCAATCTGCCGCCTCTAATAATGAACATAAGTAGAAGTAATATTCGTTATCGTTGATTGCGCCGCTGGACAACCATCTTTCTATTTCCATTCTAATAGCATCAATCTTTTTGCCATTCTCATCACTGAAATACATCCTTTCCGATCCACCAACGCAATAGTTGTTGAAGATAAACCCCTCTACTCCTGGTAGTTCGTTTAAATATTTGAGGCGGTCTACATGTGGAAAATGTTGGTTGTTGCGGATATAGTTGCGGCAGAAGACATAACTGTAATACTCAATATCGTTAGCAATGACGGATTGAACGTGGGGTTTGAAAAATCTCCCTACGATTCCCGTACCTGCAAACAGGTCACAGAATACTTGTTGTTCTAAATCTGGTACAGTCTCTTTAATTGTCTGATGAATAAAATCTAAAAGTCTGTATTTAGAACCAATATAGTTAATCTGACATTTCGGTTTCATTAAAATTAGCTGGCAACTTAACATTCTCTAAAGTCTTTTGGGTAAAGACATATCTCCCACCTGTTTTAAAGCCCAACTCCTCCCAATCAATTTGGTTGAGTTTGTCTCTCATCATCTCTAGACGCATGGGTATGGTTGGGAATATCGCCAAAATAGAGCCATCATAGTTTTTACAAGGGTGTAGAAAGAAAGGATTCTTCGCCCTTGTCTTGCAATTGACATATATTCTGGGCTCATCACTCTTATGGCACTCTCTGCCCCACTTCCACCAATCCGCCTCTTTAAATTTCTTAACCCTTCTATTTAAGAGGCGGTCTTTGTGTTGCATGAGGTAGTCATTTTCCACATTGTAGTACATTCTCTTCAGCTTATTGGTCGTCCGCGTGTAGGAACAAACGAATTCCTCATTCCCATCTGGATGCTCAAACACTTCATCGAGACCACTAACTGCTCCTACTTTAACAAAGAACAAATCTTTAAAATCTAAGGAGTAATCTTTCTTAGTGAAACATATCTGCCCATTCATGCAGACAAAGTTTCTTTCCCCTTTAGTAGTGATGGTCTTTCTGGTGAGATTATCTTTCTCATACCGCCAAACTGCGCATGTGGGCGAGAAGCCTTTGAATATCTGTTTGTCTCCTAAGTCAAAAAAATGGGTTATTGTTCCTTGATCCCATAGAAGTTGATTCAATTTAAAGCTGGAAGTGGCTTTGATGAAATCTCGGGGCGTAATGAAGATGATCTCCCCCTGAGCTTCCAAATGCCGAAAACACTTCTCAATAAAAAACAAATATAAATTGGCTCTTTTATCAAACAAATCAAACCGCAATTTGTTTTTGGTGCCTTCTTGTATGTTTTTAAAAGCAACATAGGGTGGGTTACCCATAATAGTGACGAATTTGTTTTCTATTGAATAATCAAAAAAATCCATACAAAGACAATCATCAGGGCACAACTCTTTGTCCAATTCAATACAAGCGCTAGGTTCAAGGAGTGATAAGAAATCTCCCTCTCCCGCACTGGGCTCTAATGCTGTGCCATGATTCCGCCTCAAATGATTCATCTTCCCTACAATTTTTTGAGGCGTGAATATTTGACCTAGTTGTTCAACATTTCTGTGGATATCCATTTTCGATTAGAAGATTTGCCATTCGCACATAATCCATATTAATATCAAATCCATAGGCAGTCATTCCCAAGCTTTTAGCAGCGTATAACTCACCGCCAGTACCAGCGAAAGGAACAACAACAATCCCATCTTCAGGTGGTTTTGATGCCAAGAGCAGCTTAGTGCTTAATTCCAAAGGTTTTTGTGTGGGGTGGGTAACAATTTCATGTTTATCATGTTCTTTCTTTTTCATAGATGCGAAAATATTATCACAATCTTTGCAATAAAAGAACCTTTCTACACGGCCCGCTCCACCGGCTAGGGCTGGAATTTTAAATACATCTCTTGGCAAAGCACCCTTATCATGTGCTTTGTATATAGTTGTTTTCCCTTTTGAGGAAAACCGACCCTCTGTATCTTTTCTTTCTTTTCCTGCTGCGTTTTTCAAAAAGGTTGGGGTATAGGGTTCTCTTACATCATCTAAATTAAAGATTCGATTTTCGTCAGTCTTCCAAATTGCCAGCACAGATTCATGGCTTCGTTGCCAGAATTTATTTGTTGCTGAATTCTTATTAGTGTAATGCCAAACTAACCACCTACAGGGGTAGTCTATAGTGACAAATAAATGGGCGAGTATTTCAGAAAAGCCATAAATATAAGTTGTGCCTGAGGGTTTTAAAACCCGCATGGAATGGTGTATCCATTCTTGAGCCCATTCCACATATTCTTCAATCTCCACTTTGCATGTGTTATTCCCGAAATCCTTTCCAATGTTATACGGAGGATCAATTAAAACGATATCAGAATATTCTCTGGGTAGGTTTCTAAGACCCAAAGTGGCATCCAATAATGTCACTCTATTTGGAAAGAAATGATTTTTGACTATGCACATATTATTGAGGGCTCCCAAAGGAAACTACTGCCATTTTGGAAAACATCAATATAAGGGAAACCATGTGGCAATTGCAAGTCATCTCTGTACGAAAAATCGCACCCCAATTTATTAAATGGCACTTCCATTTCAACCAACTTAGTAATTCTTGCGTCCTCTGGGTCATTTGCAATAGAATCAAAAAAATCCCTCTTAATGTAATGCCATAATTGATGAGATTGTGTAAACGTTATTTTATGATGAATGTTTGATTTGTCTGCGTTTTTTGTTATGTAACCATTATGGTTTCCACTCTTGCCATAGGTTTTTTCCCAATTCTTCGCAGAGGGCACTTTAAGCACTTTTGCTTCTATCCAATACACATAAAGCCTTAAACAATTTTCTATTAAATCTTCTTGTTGTACTAAAAGCCCAATATAATCATAATGAATAGAACTTATATATTTAACTTTAGCATCTATCTCTGGCAATGCTGGAAAAACCTTTATGGCACACTGAGTTCTGTAATTGCTTATTTCAACAAATGCGTTTTGCTTACATAAAACAACCTTCTTTTTAAACCGTTTGTTCCGTCTAATTGGATCATATTTTGTAGTCTTATTAGCAATATTCCCGTCGTCAGCCCTAACATCAGTGCCAGGTGCATGGGAACCCTTCTTCCTCTGCACGTTTTTGTGACCACTATGTTTCAAAGACTGCTCTGTGATGTGCTCCCAATCAGAATAACCTACTTCTGAAACAACTTTAAGAAGATGTCGCAAATGATCCTCTAATGCATTGTGAAATTTCTTATCATATATTTGACGTTCCATTAATATCCCTTTTAATACTAACTCACAGCATTATAGGGAGATTAAATTAAATTGTCAAATACTTGATTTAAAATGCTTCCCATAGTAAAATGTCGCTATGCCTGTAGATTTTGATACATTTGTTGATTGGGCCGAAAGCCGCTTCGGAGATATAATTGTCTCATATCCCGAAGTTAAAATCAATTCAATATTTAAAGACAATGACCAAGATCATAAACTCTGGTGTAATCCCGATGGCGGAAAAGACAATATTGAACTAGGCGTCTACCATTGCTGGAAAACAGGGGAAACAGGCACGCTCGCGGGACTTGTTATGGAAGTGGATGGCTGCGCCTTTGAAGATGCAGTTGATATCCTCGGCGGTGATACGCCACTCACGGAACTCCAAGGGAAAATAGAAGATTTCTTCGATAACCTACAAACAAAAGAGGCGGCAGAAACCGAAGAGTCTGTTGATCTAAAGCTACCTCATGACACATATGCTATTGATGAATTGCCGCCCTGGAATCCATATCGCCAAAGAGCAGAAATTTATCTTAGAAATAGAAAAATCCCTACCACTAATCTAATGGTCTGCACAGAAGGGATCTACAGGAATAGAATTGTTATCCCGTATTATGACGAAAAAGGGAAATTAATCTATTTCAACTGCCGGGCATTAAATGATAAACAAATACCCAAATACCGTGGACCTGAGAAAGATTTGGGAATCGGGAAGGGCGATGTTATTTTCATGCCCAAATGGCCCCCTAAAGGCGAGAAATTATATATTACAGAGGGCGAATTCGATGCTCTATCACTCTTTTATTCAGAGCTTTATTCAGCAGCTATGGGCGGTAAAAATCTCTCCGCAAAGCAAATTCAACTACTAAAGGATTATATCCCTGTTATCACGGTTGATAATGACGAGGCGGGCAGATTAGCTTTGCTCACCATAGGAGATTACCTACTAGAACAAGGATTTGAAGTTTATTACGTCCGACCACCCCAAGGATTTAAAGATTGGAATGCGTTATTTGAGGAATATGACGCCCAAATTATAAAAGGCTATATCTCTACAAATGAGAAGCTCTACACCGAAAACACCAGTGTAGAGCTTCTTGAAAAGAGCTTGTGAATAAAACTCGCTTTCTCCAGAACACTCTGGATGAGCGTGCAACGATTTATTCTTTACTTATTTTATATAGAACAAACTGGTTAAATTATTATGTCCCAATTAGAATACTTTAATGGTAAGATCGTTACGATACTTACAACTCCAATCAATCGCAACTTTAAAGAAGAGGCCGCAGCACTAGGAAAACCCAAGCTATTTCCTGCCAACCTCATGGATCACTTTGTCGGGCGTTTTGAGAGTTATGATGCACTAGGGGTGATGTTGGCTCACCCTGATGCCGCTGTAGGTACAAAAGCCTACTATTTTTTGGATAAAATTGTAGGGATTGTTGAAGAACAGGAATTAAATCCTGACGATCCCCAGGAAGCTGAATTAATTGAAAAATACAAGGCATTAAAGCAAACACCGCCTCAAGATAAGGTGTATTGCCCCAAAGGACATGCACTAGATATACCACCTAATATCAAACCTGGATCACTTGTAGCTTGCCCTAAATGTCAAACTCAATTCCAATTGCCTGACGATAATCCGCCTCAAGATAAACCCGCCCCAATAAATCAATCCAACTTTGTGGATATTGATGGGATGTCCAAACTAGCAGAAGAAGCTAAATCAAAATAAATCATCTAAATCATCAAAATGATCGTCGTCGGTGGGTGTAGATATAAGCGTATCAATATCACCGGGTTCAGGTGGTGGTGGTATAAACTTTGAAGGTTCAAAAATCTCTGGACCTTCTTTTTTCTTTGTAGTCTTTTTCTTCGTAGTCTTTTTCTTCTTCTTTTTAGCAGCCGCCGCCTTATCTTCCGCAGAGCGTAATTTAATTGTCATCGGTTTCTTTTTCTTTGGCGTTGACGTTGGTTTAGATTTTGATTTGGGTTCTGGTTTGGGTTCTGGAGGTTCTGGTTTGGGTTCTGGAGGTTCTGGTTTGGGTTCTGGAGGTTCTGGTTTGGGTTCTGGAGGTTCTGGTTTGGGTTCTGGTTTGGGATATTGTATGGCTGGTCGTGGGGGTTTACGATGTTTGGTAATATAAACAAGTATATCATCACCTTCAACCCCTGCTTCTTTAGCATCAACTATCCACTTCTCCGCTTCAGAAGGCGTCAATTTCATTTTTATCAAACTATCATATACATCTTTCTCTGCTCCCTCAAATGATGCTCTGGAAGGCTTTGGAGGCTTCTTTTCTTTTTTCTCTTCTTGTGCTTGTGGAATTTTCCCTGCCCGAGTAATAGCAGCATCTAAATTCCTTCTAAACAGCCTTTTCATGGTGTCTGCAAATTGATTAAGTGCAGCCCCAATGTTATCATTGCCCAATTCATTTTCTAATTGCAGATAAGCATTATGGGTATCTTTATAAACTCCCAGACTTGCATGTTCGAGTCCTAGTTTTTTCTTAATAGCTTGCCACCAGCGAGGAGACTCATATTCCGTGCCCGTCTGTGGGGATTCCCCCGTAGACCAGTTGCGCATCCGATCTCCTGTCGCTTGCATTTTGTCCCCTGCCCTCCATAACCAGTGAGCCAAACCAGAGCCCTTCCCAGGTTGATTTTGCATTATTTGGGTGTATAAAGAAGCAACCATTCTATCAATTTGTGCATCAATAGAAGGCAAAAGATCACTCATGATTTGATCTTTTGTTACACCGGCTTCCAGTTCGTCAGCCTCAATTAATTTTTGGGGATTTGCAAATATTTCATTAAGTGGGAAGTCCATTAGATACCTTCTAATACATAGTCACCTATTTTTTTCAAGGACATAAGGCAGGCATCAAATCTATGAAATTCACTTGACAAATATTGTAATCTCAATTCTTGAAACCCATTCATACCTGTATCTGTTAAATCGAAAAAGAATGATTGTCCTCTTCTTCCTACCACCTTATTTTTCTTTTTCATAAGTATATAGGCTGCGGCACCTAAATCTGATACTTCCCCTATTTCCCCGACATTTGGCTCATGTTCTCTCATTTTCTTGAGAGACATTAAGCATGAGTCAAATTTATGAAAATCGCTTGAGAGATACTCAAAATTTAGATTATCAAAGTCATCAAGCTCAGACTCATTCATAAGGAAATATACTGCTTGTCCTTTCTTTCCGCCGATTTCGTGCTTGTTCATTAGACAAAAAGCAGCGGCACCTAAATCGGTTACATACTTTACAACTCGTTTTTCTTCCACTTTCTTTACCTTTCTTATACTGCATTTTCTGCGGCGATCAAACATCCCCTGCTAACGCTATAAAGCGGATCAGTAGGACGGATTATCTTACCTATCTTAATTGGCAATTTCGCTTGTTTAATAACATCATTAAACAACGCATCAAACCCATTTGGCAAACTTGATCCTCCGGCAATTACAATATCAATTGGATCGTCTGTTCTTGCTTTCTTACCTGCACCTGCCAAACCTTCTTTAATGCCTGTAGCTGTCTTTTCCATCATAATTCTATATTGAGTTTGAATGGCTCTTTCTACAAGCGTGCTTGGTTCTTTCGTTAAATCAATATTTCTCTTTTCTTTGTTGATAAAAGTAGCCGTTTCACTAACCGCCTTGGCAGCCCTTTTGTCAATCCAGTCACCACTATTAACTAATGAAAAACTAAATACTGGCGCACTGTAAATAGAGAAGCACAGATTTACCATTCCCGCCCCAAATGAAATTCCAATGCCTGTATATGCCTTTTTCCCAAGCTCAGCATACACCAATGCTAAGCCCTCGTTAATGGGTTGAGCATTTACTGTGTGTCCGGTTTCATCTTTAAACGCCTTAAAAATAGCCTCTAAGACTTTACCGTGATAATCTGCATCGGTCTCTTCATTAATGGCATTTGCCGGGACGCTGTAATATAAGGTTTCTTTGTCCTTAGACACATTATCCAACAGGCTGTGGACCATAATTTTTAAAATCTGAAAGGCATGAATCTCACCCGGATTCACACACCCTTCTTTCATAGGTCTCTTTAGATTTAACGCACTCATCGTATAAGCCATATCTACGGCTTTCTGTCCCAATGCATAAGCAATATCATCTCGCTCAACAAGAGGAACGCCTGCATTTTTCATCATATTAAATACAAAACGGTTCTCTAATGGGAATTCAAGGAAGGCATTTACTTCCTTCTTATGAACAAAATTCTTATTTTCATCTCGCTGACAAGTCACTAAATTATACGTGCCCGCGTCAAAACCGATTCCTGACATTGCTTTACCTTTCTATTCCTGTACCTGTTCTCCAAATTTAATCTTACCCCCCGCCTCAAAATCGGGGACCATAAAGGGCTCATCTTCTTTTTGAGCTATTTTACCCTTGCCATCAACGGAAACCTTTATGTCATTAGTAGTTATGTTTAAATTAAGGTCTAATGTGATATTAACATCACATTCACCGTCTTTAGTCACAACGGTAACTTTGGGTTTGCCTTTTAATAACTGTACCATGCTTTATATCTATCCTACCAAATACCCATTTAATCTAGTTACTGAGATTTAAAACTCCCAAAAAGGGATGGTTTCGACAGGGATAGGACCATCACCACTACCACTAGAACTGGAACTAGAACTGGATGATGTGGGTGGGCGTTGTAGACAATTTTTAATCCAATTAACGAGGCGCTTGAGGGCATCCAATAATTTCTTCAGCCATTGCATTTTATCCTCCAATGATTTTCAATGGTTGCTTTAACATCTTATCTACTCCTAATAGAATCATGTCTGCTGTAAGTTCTGTCAAACAGGGTTTTGGATATGCCTTACTTTTTGGGCAATCGGGCCAATTATAACAAGGTCCACAGTTCCAGTTGCCGTCGTCTCGATGCTTTTGTACAAGTGTCCAATTTTCATACCACCTTCCATATACCTTTCCATCGACCATTGTGAAAATACCAACCTGGGGCTTTCCCAAACCCCCGGCCATATGAAAGGTCGCTGTATCGACTGAGACTATATAATCCGCTGATGCAACAAAACTCATCCATTTTCTAATAGACCCCATAAGCAAAGGCACTTTTAGATGTTCAAGCATTGGGATTGGACCCGTATGTGTGTAAAACACATAGCATCCACGCTCCCGTAGTCCGTTTACGACCCCCTCCATTTGATGTGAAATTAAATTTTTAGTCGCCATTGCTGAAATTGGCGAAAATAATACTGTTGGTCCACTCTGGGTGCGATGAGACTCAATTTCTCGCTTCGCCTCTATTAATTCTTGTTCACTGAATTGGAAGTGCATATTGTGGTTTTCTAGTGCAACCCCACAATGGTTAGCCCAAATATCACTTCTATTTTTGCCAGAGAGAGGGGCCATTCTGACTTCATACCGACAGCACGCATTGGTAGTATTATAAGATGTCAGATAGTCTCCCTGGTCTATTTTTCCAGAATCAACCAGTTCATCTACAAAGGGGTGTCCTTTGATTGCTTGGTGATATATCCCTGGGCAAGCAAAAACTATCTTAGCATCGGGCATAATCCTTTTAAAATCTTCAAAGATCATTCGGTGAACTAGAATATCCCCTAGTCCCCCATTAGCACGATAAATGAGTATAGAATTTCGCTTGTCGCTAAATTCCCTTAAAGACAGATTGGTAGTTCTCTGGCTTTTTTTGACAAGTCTTGATAATAACTTCTTATGCTGAAGTGCTCTCATTCAAATAATTTCGCAGGGAATTTAGGAGGCGGCAATTGGTAGAACCGGGGTACTTGTCTTTGGCTGAACGACCCGTGCCCACGCCCTTGACCTTCGCCTTCGCCTTCTCCTTCACCCTCTCCTTCTACACCAAATGGTTGCCCCCTGCCTTTGCTGGGGTCTGTTGTACCTCTAAAGCTACCGCCTCTTTTTAAATGTTGTTGGATTGCATGTCCTTGTTCGTGTAACGCTCTGGAATAGGGCAATTCATAAACACGGGGCTCATCTTTTTTAACTTCGAATGGACTATCTTTTTCATCAGTGGGGTTTAAATCTTTGGCCCAAACGAGGACACCACCTTCATCATTATCACTGGGTTCATTAATAATAATCCAATATACTTGGAATTTTTCTGGCATTTGCTCTGTAGACGGCCAGCCGAACAAGCTATTAATTGCAAACCAAACACCAAAGCCCAAGAATAATGTTGCTGTAATGGTTATCATTTTAATTACCCACAGACCTTTAGCTCCAATAACAAACCAAAGGATGAGGGCAGACAACACAATGAAAGCTATAGGAATAGCAGACGTTTCTAAACTCATGGGTCTACCTCCTCTTCATAATTATTTTCATCAAAACCTCCACCATTAACTGCTTTATCTGCAATGGTCTTGGGCAATTGATTCATACTTACCACGGAGCCCTTTTTGTCTAATAAGAACCTGCAAACAGTTTTTTCATCACCATCTTCGTCTAGTGTAACCTTTTTTATAGCCACGGTTTTGAGTGTTGGATTAATTTTATCAATCTGGACGGTAACCTCAGTAGGTTTATTGGGAGTTCGCTTCGCATACATGTGTACGTTCATTACATACTCACCAGGGATAATACCTCGAATCGTTATAATTTCCCTATTTTCGTTATATTTAATTGTCTCACCATCAGGAGTCTTAAAAGTATCATTGCTATGCCCTAAATCGTCACGATCTAAGTGCATTAGTCCATCTTCCCGCCTCCTAAAGAACACAAGATGGTCAGCGGGGTCTTGCAAATAAGAATCTACATCATTATTTAACTCATTATCCCAAGTGGTTGTAATAACAAACTCAGCTTTGGCTTCAGAGGCATTATCCAGTTTTGCTTCTGGATTAATTAAAATGTAAGCTATGAAGAATAACGCTACAAATCCCAATAGCGCATTGAATAGCAAATCTAAGAAGGCTGTATTAGCCCCATAATATTGTCTCATTAGATGTCCTTTTTGACTAAATTTAGTCCTTGAGCTAGATTAAAATACTGGATTTTAAGGAGTTGAGAACAAATTAAACCGATAAGAGTAGTATAGAGGGCTGTAGACATACCTCCACTCATGCTGCTTAACAAATCCTGTACGGACGTGATATCACTTACATCTAAGGTGCTAAATCCAACGAGCATTAAAATAAAACCACTTACTGTTCCAATCATACCTATATTGACACACATTTCACTTGAAAACCAACCAATTTCTTCCAACCTAGATAGCTTCTCAACTTCATCTTCCCACTTTTTTCGTCTTACTTGTTGTCTTTTTCTTTGCTTTGGAGGAAGTGAAGCTTGCGGCCCAGGTCGCGGCGGCACATCCATATTCAGCACATTACTTAATTTGAATGTTTTCAATCCACACCAAGCTGAGACATATACAAATATCCCAAAAATAACAAAACTAAGTTTGGTTAAATCTCTTTCCCAAACCTTTTGAAAAGCATCCATATAAAAGGCTGCTACCACTCCCACAAGCACTAAACCGATTACAAGCCACCATTTTAAAAATAATTTGTGTTTAATCATTATATTTTCCTCTCACAAGTAAGAGAGTAATCGAAAAAAAATCTCCTCGGGCCAAAGGACCGAGGAGATTTATATTTAATCCGGGGTTTAATTCTTAGCTGTTGCAGCTTGAACGAATGGACAGAAGAACGGCAACATCGGCGTCAGCGGCACCAGATTCACTGTTTGCAACCTGAATCTTGGAGACAGCCAAATCACCATTGTTGAAGATCTGCGTATCGGCAGCAGCCAACGTAAAGGTTGCTGTGGTTAGACCATTCAAGCGAACCTGAACAGAACCAGAACCATTGTTGGTAATCTGCGTGAACACAGCGGCGGAACCGTATGTGGTCACAACATCTACCTCGTTGTCCGCAAAAGTAGTACCCGCAGTGGCGGAAATCGTGGTTGCAGCGGGATATGTATTCTCGCCAGCAACGTCAGAATAAACACTACCATCATCACTTACCACTTCAACAATTGCATCTTCAAGAGAGCACTGTGGGTAAGCAAATCTCTTCCAATAATTACAATCCGTAAATGTCTCCCCGTCAGACAACTTACGATTAATTAAATTTGGACCCATAACATAAACTTGACGTTGCTTAGAAGGATCAATCTGATCTCCAAGCCCTTGACCCGTAACGGCACCGGCTGATGCGGTGGAGGGGTCTTTGTCCAAAAGGCCCTGTTCAACGTTGTTCAACGCAACTCTAAATACGCTCATACCTAACTCCTCAAATATGAATATACAGTATGACTCTCAATCTTCAAAAGTATATATGCAGCTATTAACTATTTTAGATCCAAGATGTCCCCATTAAACATCTTTTCATAAAGAGAAGTGCCTAAACCAGTGGGTACTAAACTAGTCTTAATACCTTTTGAGGCGGCAAGATAAAGCGGTCCACACTCAACGCCTATTACCCAACCCGCATTTAGAACATCAGTAGTGATTTCTGGCTCAAACCCCTGTTTTGCAGCCATTTCGATGACCGCCTCTTTTTGGAAATAGGACATAGATTTGACAGGATGTAAACCTTCAGGGCATATTGCGCACTTGGCTGTGGGATCATGATGGGGAACATCTACCCGTTCGCAAGCAATATTGGAATCATCTAATAAACCGATAATAGGATGTGTTCGCATATTAAATTTCAAGGGTTTAATTAAGGCAAAATCATTCTTTTTTTGGGTCATTTTAGAGTGACCAAACACCCTTGGATTATTAAACCAGCTTACAAGTTCATCTTTACAGCAAATAAAAATTTCAACACCATTTAATTCTCGTTCAAGAGTCGGTAGTAAACAATTTAATTGTACCACATATTCGGAAGACTCCCCTAAATACGATATACAAATCCTATCTTTTATTTTTGCATATATAGGTAAAGGCATTCCCATGAGTCAATCCGATAAAGAAAAAGCCGCTGCGGCGAGGGCTGGGTTGCTAAGTTTTCTGGGTCAATTTGGCGAACCTGATCCCTATAATAAGATAGTTTTGGAAGTTCTTTTTGAGGAAATGATAAAACATGAAGGTATTTCTGTATCTGGCGAAAAGGGACAAAACAGGAGTCAAAGTGCTCGCTCATCTAAGAAGCAATAAGAGATTATTTGGACGAGTGACCAATCTAAAAGACTTAAATCTCCCGCAAGCATGGGAATCTAGAGTAGAAGGAATCATTCACGAAAACAGAATGTTGTGGGAACCTTGGGTAGAAACTGCTGAGTCCTATCAAGCATTAAAGAAAGCGATGTTATCTAGGGGTTATACCGCTCTACCAAGCCACTCCATGCCTGTAATTAGAGGGATAAACGCCTCTGACGAGGTGCAACCTAATAATACAGATAACTTTCAACCATCCAAAACTATGATCCGCAAAGGGAAAAGAAATTAATCCCTTTTCTTAACAAAACAACGATGAATAGAAAATCCACCTGTAGAAACTTCAATTAAAAAAGTAGTTCCATCCACATCAGCGATGCTTCCGCCATTCTTTTTAAAATCTTCTGCTATTTCATGAAGATTACCGTCAAAAGAGATGACATTTGCCGCAATCCTTTTAGCACTGAGTTTGGATACTACCGCTAGTCCAACCAAACTAGAACTTTTTGGTTGGTTGAATCGAGCAACATTATCCTTTTGTTCTGCTACCCATTTTTTGAAGTCTTCTAGCGATAAATAATTCATTCCCATTCCCATTTTAAGCTCCTTCTATATTGAAAAACTCATATATATCCTCTTCTTGTATATACGCTGCATTCGCATATTTAGGGCCACAAGAATGGTCTTTAATTTCTACATCTATCATTTCTTGATTCCTCAACCAATATAAATTTCCATCAATAATATCATGTGCTGTATGATGTTGTGGATACATATAGAGTTCATTTTCTAATTTTTCAGCCCCCGGTCTATTATCTTCAAAAGAATCATCACAGCACATAAGAAGAAGTTTGGTTACGCCGAAATGAAAAGCTAAACCAATTGCGGCACAAATGGGATTTCTATAATCATCTATTCTATATGCACATCCCGCCCCTGTTCCTTTATAATCCCTTTGAGGGACAGGGACATACCTATAAAGATGACCCCTATACTTTTCAATAAATTTATGATATGTTCGGGTAGATGTAATGCATTTGGGGAAATATGAATGTTTCGTTGGGAGATAAGATAAACATTCCTGATAGGGGTTATTTACAACATAATAATTAATTGCCCCTTTGTGACTTAAATCCCATTTTCGTAAAGCTGAATTAACAGCTAACACAGCGATTTGCCCTTTAGGTAACTTGCCAATTATTTTTTGCTTTTCTTCGAAATTATACCCATCGGAAATGATAATAACATTAGGGTGCTCAATTTTGAGATCATCTATTTGTAATGATTTGTGGGAATTATTGGCTGTCTCATTATTTAAGAACACACTAAAATCTTTTTTTTGAATTAGCGTGTTTATATCTTGACAATTAGAAGTTTTTGCAAAATTGCGAACCCATATCCCTGATGTGGTTTGCAAATATTCATTGCCATTTCTGTGATTTTTTATTCTCATAACTAAACTCTAGGGCAAGGAACAATTGCAACACATTGCAATTCTTCTTCGCTAGCCCCAGTGAGCTTCTGTATGTCTAAATCAATCTTGACATTGACATCTATTGGCTTGCCCTTGTAAACCATTTCTACTTCCATATCTTCTGGAGCTTTGAGGTAAATTTCCTCGGGTATATTATGAATTAGAGTAATAGTCTCAGGGATTCCTGTTACTTTAATGCTGTTTGGAATGCCAGAAGCATCTAGCTGAATCGATTTGGGAAAATCTTCAGGCACTAAAAGATCAATAGATTCAGGTATCGCAGGAGCAATTAATTCAATAGATTTAGGAACATCTGTAGCTGTTAACTCAATGGAAGTTGGAATTTCAAAATCAGAAACAATTTTAATTTGTTCTGGGATTTTGGGGCCATCAAATGTAATTTTTTCTGGAATATTCCCTTCTAACTTAATAGATTCTGGCAAATCATGCTTTAATTTAATAGCCCTTGGCATCTTGGGGGCAACAACTTGAATAGTAGAAGGAATGCCAAGATCACCAACTTCAACAGTCAAAGGGTCATCTTCTTTGAACATATCTTCATCAAAGAATCGTGATGATTGCCTGTTCTTTTTATTCTGCGAAAATGCCTGTGAGGTTGCACTAACAGAGCTAGGACACGAAACCGTCACAACACAACTAATAGTGGGTGGATCACTCCATGTAACCGTTAGGTCGGGTGCCTCCATTGTAATCTGAGTTGGTATTTCACAATCACATACAATTGCAATTTCTGATGGAATATCACAATCACATGTAACATTAATTTCGGAAGGTATATCACAATCACATACAATTGTAATTTCTGACGGTAGATCGCCAGAGACATCAGCCCCTAAAACAACTTCAATTTGTGAGGGAAGGGATTGGCTCAAATCATCAGCCGCTCTAATTTCAATTGTCGAAGGTATTGAACCAGCGCTCTCTCCGGCTTCAATAAGAATAACCGATGTGAAATTCTCCGGCATTGCCCCAAATCCAACCTCAGATGGAATTGGTGTTTCCATTGGAGCAAATCCAACTTGGGATGGAATTGGTGTGTCCATCGAGCCGAAATCAACTCGGGATGGAATTGGTGTTTCCATTGGAGTAAATCCAACTTGTGATGGAATTGGTGTGTCCATCGAGCCGAAATTAACTTGGGATGGAATTGATTCCATTGAACCAAATTCCACTACTGAAGGCACAGCATTCCCCGTAAATTCCACTACCGAAGGTACAGCATTCCCCGTAAATTCCACTACCGATGGCACCTCATTCCCTGTAAGTGTAATCTCAGATGGAACTGTCCCTGTAAGTGTAATCTCAGAAGGCAGAGAACTCTCCCCGAATTCAACTACCGATGGCAAAGGACTGTCCGCAAAATCAATTATTGATGGTACATCATTCCCTGTAAGTGTAATCTCAGAAGGAACACTCAAACCCGTAAGTGTAATCTCAGATGGTATATCATCATTCACCTGAATCATTGATGGCACACTATCTGTAACTGTAATCTCAGACGGCACTTCCAAACCCGTAAGCGTAATCTCAGATGGTATGTCATCCATCACCTGAAGCACTGATGGAATATCATGATTTACTTCAATTATTGATGGAATATGATCCGTAGGTCCAAAATTAATTACCGATGGAATATCATGTTCTACTGTAATTATTGATGGAATATGATCTGTGGGTCCAAATTGAATTAATGATGGAATATCATGTTCTACTGTAATTATTGACGGAATATGATCCGTAGGACCAAATTGAATTATTGATGGCAAGTCATGTACTACTTCAATTACCGATGGGAAAGGAAGAGGTACAGGTCCAAAATTAATTACCGATGGAATATCATGATCTACTACAATTACCGATGGAATATGATCTGTGGGTCCAAATTCAATTATTGATGGTAAATCATGCACTACTGAAATAATTGATGGAATATCATTGGGAAAATATCCAAATTCAATTAACGACGGAATATTAACAGGACTAAATGTAATATTCGATGGAATATCAACGGGACCAAATGTAATCACAGATGGAATATCAACAGGGCTAAATGTAATCACAGACGGAATTTCAACTTCTCCGAATAAAATAATAGACGGGAAATTAACCGCGTCTCCAACAACTGAAATTACCGAGGGTATATTGACGGGTCCAAATAAAATAATTGATGGAATGTCAAGAGGCCCAAAATTGATTATTGATGGGATTTCAAGAGGCCCAAATTCAATTAATGTTGGGATGAAAATGTCACCAAATGGACTAAAACTTAGAAGAAAACTTGGGATATCAAAATCTAAACTTATACAAGGAAATAAAATAGGCGGCACAATAACTTCAGGCGGCAAGAAGTCGCAGTCAGGAATATCACAATTGGGATAATCAGGAACTTCAGGAACCGGAATTTCCAATATTGGATTTACATACCCCGGAGCAGGCAAATTAGATTGGTGTCGTATAGTAGGTGTTTGCACAACTTGGCAACGAGGGTCTGTTACAATTACCACTGGGTCAATAGTAGAATTAGGCGCATATCTGTGAGTGCCCTGTGTCTCAGTAGTGGTAAATGTTCCATCACCAAAATCTAATTTATATTGAGTGTATAGCCCTTCAATGTCTATATTGTATTCTAAATCAACACCAACACACTCATTGCTTGTCTCAGCAACCTTTGTTTCAAAGCTGCCCACTGTCACACAGAAATCATCTAAACACAAAGGGGTTTCATCAAGACACCGAATACGGAAATCTAAAGTTTCTGTATCAACGTCATAGTTGTAACCTATAAACTCTTCAAGATCTATTACAGCATCAGCTAACTGGTTGTGGTGTTCGGCAACTACCATACCGCGAACTATTGTGCCTGTTCGGGGGCAAATAGCAGTGCCAGCTATAGTTGAATTATATTGTGTTTCTTCACCACCTAGATTTCTTAAAGCCTTTTTGAGAACATTAATTTTACCATTAGCATCATATCCAACATCTGCATAATAAAATAATTCTCCTCCTATAGTTGCAAAACCGTTGGTAGGCCAGATTTCCGTTTCATTTATCCCAACTGGCACAATATAGACTTCTTCCGACCACGGCTGATTATCAGTCGCCAACACACTCTCTACAGTGTTATTGACTAGATAAAGCGTGTGATTGCTGTTAATCCCCAGGGGATATACAGGAGTTGGGGGGAAGTTTTGTTGTGCCATACCTAATTATTTACATTCTATTTTATAGATTTTTACCGGATGTTGCTATTTTTCCTACGCTGATTAACTTCTGTGAGACCTTGTGAATTACACCAACCGTTTGTTTGGCTATGACAATTAGGACATAAAAATTGCAAATTAACAGGTCTATCGTCTAAAACATTTCCATTCTTGTGATCTACTTGCAATCTCAATTCTTCTCCACACCATGAATCTCCAATTCCGCACTTCTCACAAATATATTTTCTTCCACTTTCAATCAAAGCTCGCCGCAGGACATAAGATAGATGTCTTCTACCCTCTTTTCTTTTTACAAGTATTTCATTAGCACTTTTCCTTTTATTTCCACCTTTATGTCTTTTGCCCGAGTTTGCCTTTCTTCCCAAAAAATGGCTTGTATCTATTTGATATTCTTTAATTCTTGTTTTTAAATAATTGTGAATTCCACCGTGCCACTTTACGCCCAAATGATTACAAAGTTCTGCATACGATACACTTTTGGCTACTGCATCTTGCAATACTTCTTTAGTATATTTGCGTGGATGATTTCGCCCGACAAAGTGTGATGTGTTTATTCCAAACAATTTAGCTTTCTTTTGCACGTTGCAAATGTTTCCTCCATGTACAGGCAGTCCCAAACCCCTCACTACGCCACTCCAAGTTATATTTTCGGAAATCAAATATTGTAATTTTTCTTTGTCCATATGTTTATATATTAAATCATCCACTTTTTTTCATCATCCACTGGTCTAATATATTGCCATCATCCATTGATCGCCAGAAGGTCTTGCTCCTAGAGATGAAAATGTAAGGTCCGCCTCATTAAATTTAATAAAGGCATTAGGACTATAATCAAAGCTCATATAAGCCCTTCTGTCATCATCCGACACAGCAAGAAGTGGCTGGTCTAAATTACTAAATCCTGCCACGGTTTTATCTTGAAGTGATCCAAAAGCAACAGAATTTGTTCCTGCACCACCTGTTTCCCATACGCCGCTTGTATCGTTGTAAGCGGAAATATTAGCTGAGTTATTTAAAAAGTACATGCCACTTGTTAAACCAACCAATTGACCTTCTAGTTTTGTAGTGCCAGCTATATCCACTAGTTTTTTAAGATCCCTAAGGGGATTTGATAAAATGCCTTCCGTTCGGTAGAAGCTTTTGATTCTAAAAAATGCTCCAACACCATCATTTCTTGCAAAATATCCAACATTATTTTTTGTTGCAGCCCGATAAACACTGAAATGTCCTTCTTCTGGCACACCTGTTGTGGGGTCATAGTTTGCTATATTTTGCTGAAGTTCGTCCGCCCCATTTAAATAATTAGCAAATTGAAAGTCAACTGAAGTGCTAGACAAGTCTGTTACATCTACGGCGAGTTTTGCTGCATTTGTAGGAGATGTATCAGGCGGTATTACAGCATCGGTTGTATTTCCTAGAATGAAGTAAGCATTAGAATAGATGTTCATACCTACCCAATTCCACGGTCTTGAAACTGTAGGAACACCGGGAGTGATATAAACGTCATCAAACCCATTAAACTCTCTAATTTTAATTTTCTCTGTGGCAGGAGACGCTGCGGAATCTCGTCCACCAGCCCAAAACAGCAACGATGTGCCATGAGCAACAGCCCCAGATGTAGTTGTAGATCGTTGAGAGAAGAATGTATTTCTTTTAAATTCTCTTAACAACTGTTCTGCATTATCATGGTCTTTAAGAAAATCTGTGTTTCTGCTGATAGTCAAAGGCGTTGATCGCGTTTTAAAGGTTTCGCTAATCAACCCAAATTCGCGTACTGAAGCTTGTCCGTTTGAATATATCCACAACCATACATTTTCTCGCTCTACTACATCAAATGCATCTTCATAAGTTGTAATTCTATAAGCACCATATTCTGTATCGACTCTTAAAATTAAATCATATAATCCACCAACACTATAAGAAGCCCTGGTAGAGCGGGCGTTTCCATGCGTTAAGTCATCACTAAGCTCCCAGTTGTAATCTACAATTGGATCAATAGCGCTACCTTGAGCATCCAATAACTCCCCGGCATATGAAACACTTGGAGTATTGGGATTTTCCCCTTCCGCTATCACTAAATCTATAAAAGTATCTACAGGTGTTTTGATAAAGGGTGTTGTTACAAAAGGCCCGCCCAATGGACTACCCTGTGTAACATCTTGTCCGCTTCTCTGGTCAATTTCAATAATAGCTTCATCTGGGGCGGGGATTCTCGCTTGGATATAATCGTAAAATGTAACTGTGTCCGTCCCATATCTATTTCTCACCGTGAAACTAACATCATATTTGCCCGGAGAAGTATATGTTTTAGTAATATTGCCACCATCAATGTCTAGCACCTTTACTCCTACCTGCTCCACAGGAACTACACTAGCTACTGAAATGGTTGAAGGGCAACCTGATATATCAAGATAATTACAATGTTCCACTAAAGCACAAGATATAGATGATATTGTTGAGATTGTTGAAATACAAGAAATATTAGAAATACACGATATCATTGAACAATCATAATCACCAAAATCCCATTCAAAAACCGTGGGAGATACAAGGCAGTATTTTTCATTTGTGCCATACCAATTGCCCCCCATATTAAAACTTTTCTCTGTAAATGTAACCTTGAAAGGAACTAAACCAACTTGCTTATCCACCGAAAACCAAGCTCTCGGTTGTAAGACCAATCGGTGTAGGAAGTTGATGCGCCCCTCCATTGTGTCGCCATAAGGAGCTAAATCAATAGTTCCCTTGATTCCAACAAAGGTTTCAATAGCAATAATGGCATCTTTTAAAGCATTGTGATATTCCGCCATTACGTTTTGAGTGACATTAGTGACCCTTTTCGGCTTGGCAACATCTGTATGTGTTGATAGTAAAGACAAACCACTGAAAGTAAATGAATTATCACTCTCCTGTGATTTTGCACTATAATTGAAAGATATAGCACGATCATCTACATCACTACATTGCTCCGTAAGAGTGATATATCCTGTAGAGGGGAAATTGTTATAAATATCAACATCGCCCTCAACACTAATACTTGTGTCCCCAGGAGTATAATCATCTGTTAATCGCAACCTTAAAGCATCATGGGCAATTAATAAATTTTGTTCTGTATCAAGTGACTCTGGATAATTACTCATTTCACTCCTATAAAACTACCAATTGCTCGGTTAAAACGCCTCGTTTTTGTAATGTGCTCCCAAACACTAACAATAATGAAGGCTCATATGTACCAGGCTGTTGATATACGTGTTCGGTAGCATGTATGTTGGGATCAAGTTCCACTTCTTTTTCAGTATCACCAAAAGCCCAATATCTCTGCATAATGTCCCCATCGGTTTGATCTACAAAACTAAATGTTGTTGGGGAAACGCCTAATTCCGCTGCCGTTTCTACAGAGTAAGCTTTGGAACCGCCATCTTTGGGAACAACATAAAAGAAAGGCTCTATCTGTTCTTCATCTACAATTATATATGCCGCCTTGGTCGTTATTCCAGTTCCGCCCAGGTCCGTTACTACGTCTAACCTTACGGTATAATGACCTTCTGCTAAATAAGTATGACTTGGACTGCGCTCTGAAGATGTTGTGCCATCCCCAAAATCCCACAAAAATCGCAATGAATGACCTAATGTGAAATTGTGAAATGAAACTTTTAGAGGCGGGGGTCCAACTACGGGGTGGGCTCTAAAAATAGCTCTAGGTGCTAACCATTTTTCTTCTAAAGCCTGAAGAATATAATTTAATGATCCTTCTGCTGGCTCATCTTCCACTCCTAAGTTTGTTTCAATGTTAACAAGTGCATCTCTTAATGCATTGTGATGCTCGGCCATTACCCCATGAATGACGGGACTTCCAATAGACCACCTATTTTGACGAGTTTTAGCAAAACCACGGTGTAAATCAGAAAAAACCCCATTAGTTCTAGAATCATACCAAATTAACTCATGACTCCCCGGAACGCCTGGTTCTGTTCCTATGCGTAATAATCCCTTTTGAGGGAAAGCTGAGGCATCATTAACAATTATTCGTGATCCTGTAAAGCTTAGAGTTTGTTTTAGGGTTGTTTGCGCATTATTAGTAACAATATGCAAATCGTCCCGGTCGTCTACAACCTCGGGATAAACAGACAAATCTCCTATCGTATATCCGTCGTCAAGGGATGAAATCTTCTCTACCATTATAACTCCTATTTATCATGCTTTTCCAGGCTTTTTTTAAGTTTCTGATCTTGCTTCACATGCATGAGTTGAACCTTTTCTATTATATTTACCAATTCTTTTTTAATTGGCGCATCATCATTTAAAGATAAAATGGTTTTAGCTAATTCTACATCAATTGGATGATGCAATAGCAGCCTCAAATTCATATCTTGACGGAGGCGTTCATCCCAGTATTGCTTTTGAGATTCTAGGTCGTCAAAAGGCTTTAAAGGCTCTATTTTCTGCAATTCCTCTAAAGTCCGTAGGAACCATTCGGACTCTTCTGTGGTTTCTTTCATTCTCACTTTCAACTCAGAAATAGAACTATTAACTGCATCCATGTGCCTGTTAAATTTTCTTAATTTAATAGCAGATTCATCAAGATGTAGCCTATTTTCATCATCTGAATAGGGCAAAGTCTCTTTTACCTTCTCCTCGGTCATTTTTTGCCTTCTTATCTCAATTTCCAACAACTCCTTCTGATCTTGGCTTTCTGCGATCTCCCGACGTAGATTTTCAAGAGTATCCTTCCTGGTCCGTATTTCCCTAATGCATTGCCACATCTTACTTTGTAACGTAGGCTCTTTATTTACAATGAAATGTTGAAGCTGAAAGAAGCTCATCCGATTAACAATATCGTTTTCTAAGACCTTATTCATCTCGGTTACTATATCTCTTGACATTTTATTCTCCTTTGGTAATAATAGAGTTGGGCATATTCAGAAAGGAAGGGAATGACAGGATTACTCAAGCGTTTTAATTGCCTTACTAGCAAACTCACCGAGTCCGTAGTGCCGCCGACAAGCGTTTTACAAGGCAAACGTGGATACCTTAGCGGACCCATTGAAAATGATGCTACAAACTTTAACTGGCGAGTAGAACCACTTAGAGTTTTGCGTGATGAATTCAAAATTAACATGTTTGATCCTCATGCTGATCCCAAACAACAATGGGTTCCAATTTTAAGAGAGGCAAGAGATAAAAGGGATTACGGAAAAATAGCCCATATCGCTAGAGATTTTGTTAGAAAAGACCTAGCAATGGTAGATCGTTCTGACCTCTTAATTGCCTATCTACCTCGCAATGTTTATACAACTGGCACTCATCATGAAGTGATTAATAGCGATAGCGCTAAAAAACCTACACTTTTGATCTGTCCAGAAGGGAAGGAACACATTCCAATTTGGTATCACGGGTTTATTCCTCACGAATTTATGTTTGGTAGTTGGGAAAGTCTGTATGAGTATTTAAGGGAAGTTAATGAGTGCAAACATACGGAAAATCGTAGGTGGCATTTCGTCTATGGGTTAATCTGATTTTGCCCAACTGACAGTTACATATTCATATTCTTTTATACTTAAAGTTACGTCAGTAAAATGACAATAACCTATAACACCAGAAAATTCAGCCACTAGAAGCACGTCTTTATAATAATAATTTATAACTGCCTTCCCTGCTTTGCTATAATACACAAACTCCAATTCAGATACCTCTGTGGCGTCAGTGCTTATTTTAAACGCCTCTCTAATTTCAACATTTTCAACTTTAAATGTGCGATTATTAAATGGACTAATAGGTTGAATTTGAACGGGTTCAAAAACTATCTTTTTGTTTTTGAACCCAGTTGCCATCCAACAATCTTTAGGCTTATCTGCTATTCTTTCTAACCAATAATTCTTCATACCGGACCTTTCGGACCCTTTACCCCTTTTGGCCCTTTGGGGCAAGTGTGTCCTCTTAATTGCCAAGCATCTTTTACTTGAGTTGTATCTAATATTTTCTTAAGATGCTTAGCAAAAGATTCTAAATCTTTATGGTGTGACAAATCATGCATCTGTGCTGCTTTTTTCTTTAACAATTCTTTATCTTTAATCTTTTCTAACCAATGATTTTTCATAGGATAGCTGCTCCCAAAATAGCCTTAAATTTAGTTTTACATGACGCGGTGGCAATTAAAGCCCATCTTTCTTTACACTGTTCAATCTGGCCCTGTTCTTGAAATGGCCCTGCTTTTTTAAATGTTTTCTTATTTATACACAATCCATTCAATGTGGCCTGCTTAAAATTTGAAATTCTATCTACAATGGGGAATAATACGTCCGCCTCGTTTGTTGCGAATCTTGAATACTTTACAGGCAAATTGCGGCGTATCCAAGTGCCTGCCATTGTAAATATCCCCCAATTAGACGGCACATTTCGCATACCCGTGTTTAACAATGAGGTAATGGTGTCCTTAGCTCGGAAAACAGGGCATATTGCTTTCATTTCATTAACAACATCTGCTTTGAAATTATTCGGGATCACAGCGATAAAATCATTGGGATAGCCTAATTTCAAAGATTTAACTGTACTTTGAAGTAAAATAGCATTTGGTTCAGTGCATAATATAATGAAGCTGAACTCTTCACTCTTAAATGGCATCTATTATCTCTTTACTTATAACTGCACATCAAAATCAATTCTAATTACATCACTGGCTGTGATTGCTGTATCTAATTTAAACGTCCCTGCGGCAGCGGTAGGGGTGAACTTATTTAAAGTCCAAGCATCGGTGGGTAATTCGCCTGGAACATATATGGCTTCATCTTCGCCTAATCTGGTTCCATTAATGTAGACTCTAAGGCTTCCTGTCATATATGGAGTGCTAACAGAATTTACCTTATAATTCTTGTAGTTGGAAACATGAACAGGCTGTATGTCATAATAATGTCTATGAATTGCTGTTAATGGGAAATTTAAATCCAAGTACATCTTGCCTGTCTGGTATCGCCAAGCGGTGCTAACGGAATCTGCCATTACTACCGTACCATTCTCAAAAAGCACCGGCGTATTAGAAGCCCCTGCTGTCTCAAAGTTAAATTCAATTAAATTAGATTCATCTTCAATCAAAGTGAGCTTATCCCGCTCAGCACTCAGCATTCTGACATATGTGGAACTATCAGTGTGTTCTTCAATATCATGTAATGCCGCATCCACAGCACTTGTCTTTAAAGCACCACTATCCTGTAGAGAGGCAGAAAGTCTAGCGTTCACGCTACTTGCTGAACCATGAGCACCATCTAGCTCATTGCGGTTTGTATCTACAGCGTTATTAATAATAGTTTGTCTGCCCAGGATGTTACGAAGGGGCATATTGTCAAATTCATGACGGTAGGGCATTAAGCCTGTGTAATATACTTCTGGAATAGAATAAATATTTGGCATTATTTCCTCACAATTTCCCTTATGCGATCAAGATTATATAGCCCTACATTGCCAAAGATTTGCTTCAATCAAAATCATCTTTATTGGGTGTCATAATTAAAAGTGACTCGGTGGCCTTCCAATTAAAGTAATAAGTCTTGCCTTCTATGGTCAGGGGCACTACTTCTCCCGCTGAAAGTGTAGTATGGGTACTTGCTAAATCTTCATCTATTACTACAATGTTAATTTTGGAATTTAATGTAGGGCCTACTAATTCAGATTTATTTTTGCCATCTTCTATAAATTCAACGACTACAAAAATGTAGCCTATCACACAAAGTAGCCCTACTACAACTAATGACCAAAAGATCATCCTATGCATTGATCGCCTCATTTATTTCTTAAACAAAATTCAATCGCCAATTCCAGGTAATTTGCATTTGGTTGGTTTTGGTAAGATCGGGGAAAGTAACCATACTGTATAGTTGGCCGTTTTGCATTCGGAGAGCCATTTCATTTAATATGGCTGAATTAGCTTCTGTAAAACTAATCACGGAGGTAAAAATCACTTGTGTTTCATCTCTGCTTGCAATTACAGATTTGGAGAGTTCCGTAACGCCAAACAAACCTGTACGGCTAGCTGCCACAAATTTTTGAACACCACCACTTGCACCATTTGTCCCAAAAATCATTTGGGAAATATAGAAGTCATAAGTATCATCTACTTCATTTGCTAGTGATTTCGCCAAGGCAATACGACCGTTGCGAAGAATGGTATTTTTGAAGGTTTTAACTTCCTTTCGCCCATCACGATAATCAATAATTCGTTCTATTGTGCCCTCGGGCTGTATCTGTTCATTAACGTTCATATTTCTCCTTTTTCTTCTAAGCCGCTTGCCCACTCAATATTGAATGAAATATCCTCGGATTGCTGAATAGTCTCAACAATTTCATCTTTGTTTGCGGCATTTAACATTGCAGCCTTAAATGCCATAGGGGCTGCTGTTTCCACAGTATTTACAATGATATCTTTACCCCTTCTATCTACGAAATCAAATGCATGTCCCGGTCCTGCCGGATCTCTTTGTGGTCGCACGGTCAAGTCCTCTTTCATTGCTTTATAAATAGTAAAATCTGTATTAGCCACCCCAGCGGTTCCCCAAACTTGAGCAGGACCGCCAAGAGTAATTTCTGTTCCATTTATGTCATTAATAACAAAATAATCTGCATCAACATAAAGTAGAAAGTCTTCTTTAAAATGCCCATCGCTAAATGGCGGAGTCCATTCGGTTGAAGGGGCATCTGTTCCCGTGCCTTGTTCTAAGAACCCACCATCTTCCCAAGGGTATCCTGGCGCACTAGCTCCGTTCTGGATATTTAGATTAGTTTCATAATTTGTACTTGTAGTAAGTGTAGCACCGGAATATGCCACATACCCCACTTCATTATCTACCAATCTACGATATACGCTAATTGCGCCCGCACCAGCGACTCCGTTGTAATCCATATAAAGGGTCTTAGAGGCTCCCTCTTCAAATCCTATAACTTCATATTCAGAACCGCCCCAAACTACGTAATCCCCAATATTAATTAAAATTCTAATATCAGACGTTGCGGCATCTGTGATTACAACCTTGCCCCTTGCTGTTACCGTTAATGCCCCAGTTGTGCTTGTCGTAATAGGAACAGAACCATCATCTAGAAGGGTATAGGTTATTCCTGTGCCCGCTACACCACCATCATCTATCAATAGTGTGCCATCTGGAAGGGTGGTAAGAATGGTATAAGTGGAAGCACCTATTTTAATCTCCCATGCTCCTCCGCTGTAGTCTGCATCATTATCTACATCCCACTGTGTCTTTACTCCCAATAATCCAAAATTAACAGAGGCGTCAGAGAAGTTATTGACATCATCGCGTGAAATGGTATTCACGGCGTTGGTATAAACAATATTGGATAGCCTGAATGTAAATTCGCCTGTGCGAAAAGGACTTTCAGAGATCGTATCAGGACTAGCTGGGTCAATCCATATTGTATTTTTAGTTGGTTCTCCTGAGACTGTGTAAGTTCCCGCCCTACCAATAGCCGGAGCTAAAATTTCAAGCACATTATCATTAGTTCCTGCCACATAGGCAGCAGGATCATTAATGTATGTGGAATTATTAAAATTAAGCTCTTGGAAATCTACATTAGGCGCATAAAGAACAATGTGATCGTTACTTACAGTACCCTTCACACCTGTCACCACGGCCCGCAAATCAGCGGTCTCAGTTCTTTTGACCATTTCAGGTGGCATCTCCCACATATTGTGTTCCATTGATCTACTAAAGATGGTTTGAGCCGTACCACAATAAACATTTTCATCTACAGCTACCGTAACCAAAGCTTCAACTTCCTCCACACCGCAGTTTACAAACTCTTCAACTCCCCCGGAGAAATTCATAGTATGAAGAACGGCATGAAATGGCTTAAATTCATCTATAATTGATAATGCTTCAATAATCCTATCATCTGACAAACTCTCAATTTCAATATCTACTGTAAATTTGCTACCCAAACATTTCGTACAGCAGTCTAAGAAGTCTTTGTCAATATCACAAGGGTCAGTTGAATCCCTTAAACTACCATTATACTCCTCCATATTGTAAATATTTTCTGAGAACGGGAACTCAGTTCTTATCTGACCAAAAACAACTGCCGGAGTGTAAGGTTGCCTGTCGGGTATGATAACGTCAAATAGAGGATCATCCTCCTCAATAACACGTACATTCCAGTTTTTCAACGGATATGTTTGATCCCTGAAATCTCTTTGATCGTCTAACGGTAATGTTCTAATATAATCCTCAATAGATTGTTGAGTGGCATTAGGAACGTTGTTTACTTCATACGTTATCTTTAAAAGGTCATCTTCTGCTAAAACAATGGGGCTCATAGAAAGTTGATGACCTACCCATGTCATCGTGGTTACGCCATCCACTGTTACAAATGTAACGTAGTCTGATGTTAAATCAACAAAATCATCACTTCCCGCTGGGCGAATGGAAAGTTCAAAATTATTAGTATCAATAGGCAAAATTGGGTTTTTGTCTAATGTGAATTCTGTTTGTCCATTGCTTGATACCAATAACCCTTCTACCCAAGTATAAGGAGAAACAACCTGCCAAAGTCTTGTTAATTTAGTCAAAACAATGTCTGCTTGTGCAAGTGCCTCTTCCAATGCTAAATATGTTCCTTTTCGCTTAAATAATGGAATGGACCTCTTGATCTGCCTCCTCCACAATGTAGGATCACCACTTCTAAGCTGAAGATTGAACATGTTTGCCAGCAAGTTTAAAAATGATTCATTGGTTACATTGGCATCCATTAAATCAATTAGTTGATTGGCTAAATCTTCTACAAAAGTGAATCCTTTTGCTATCGCCCCATTAAAATTGTCTATAACTTCAGGTGTCAAATCATGGTCACCCAAGTAACTCTTAAACATTTGAGGCGTATATCTATCCAACAGAGTGTCATACTTGAGAGGATCAGTAAAATGCGTGGGAACAGCGGTAGTAATTTGTGTTGCGCCAAAAAGATCAAATTGTCGGTAATTTGTTGAAGTATCCCCGGCTACATTCACAGTCCAAGTCCAACAAACAAAATATTGTCCCTCTCGCCTTCCATCGGGCTCCCAAGTCAGTTGGAAAGTACCTGTGCTTGTTCTTTCTAAAATGGCATTATCTGTGTCGGTAGACAGCCAGGCGGGAAACAACTCGGTGCCAAAGTTATCAGAAGGGGTTGCTTCATTATAATAAAAAGTAGAGGCAACCACACTTTGTTCTGCATCTTGTCTTAACTTGGTTGCATTTTCAATATTATCAGCAGTTGGAGTCGTGCAAGCCAATTCTTCAGCAGCAATCGCAGCAGTTAGCTTGTCTTGATTGTAATTTTTAGATTCATGCTCTCTAAGGTTGCCACTAATAAAATCCCTTTCAATGAAGTAGATTGTCACATTGTCAACTTTATATGGATCAACCAAACACCCATCGGTATCTGTTGTTTCTAAATCAATAAGCACTGTGTCCGCCATTGTAGGCGATTCATCAAGTGTTTTTATTGCCATATTTTTCTCCGTTACTCATAAATGAATGAAATAGTCACATCGTCATAACGGATTATTTCATTAAAATCGGCTGTGACGGTCAATCCACTATTATCAGGGTCAGAAGTTGTAAGCGTAATGTCGCTATTAGTAACTTCTCTTACATCGGATAAGATTTTAATTATATCTGTATCTTTCAAATCTTGACCATATTCCCAATTGTTTAAAGCAAAAAATGAATCAATACGCCTTACAATCCTTGTTCTTATTTCTTCCTCATATTTTCTTCGTGCTCTAGCTACGGTGACATCTAAACTGACATCTACTTCAATGATTACACCATCTCGAATACATAATTCATCCGTAAACATTTTTTTCTCATCTAACTCATTCTGCAAATCAACTTTTAATTCATTTGAAGCTTCTTCTAATCCATCTGAACCATCTTTTGCTAATATGTATAGATCAATAATGTTTGCTGCACATCCATAGTTTCTCAATACCGCCGTTGATTTGCCAACTTGACCATGATAAACACTTGCAAATTGATCTGCCAATGTTTTATAATCGGTTCCGGTGACTGCTCTATCTTGTGTGCGGATATACCGGGGTAGCTTCTGACGAATCTCTTCAATACCATCTCCGTTATATCCATATTCACCTTTGGTGTAGTTGGTAAATTCTACTGCCACCCCAAAAGGAAACACATCTATACCAATTGCGCCTTGTGCCGTAACGCCTCCCGTAACAATATTCCCTCTGGTTCCGCCACCAACACGATAAACCACTTTAATTTCTGCGCCTTCACTTGGAATCATACCCGCACGATTATTACCAAAAACAACATAAGCTGAATAATCGGGATTATATTCTAAACGAAATTCCCTTCTAGGTTGAGAATCTGTGAAATATTCAACTTGATCCCATTGAACGCCTTCCACATAAACACGGACGGATTGATAAATAATTGGCAAATTGGGAATTAAAACCGTCTGCCCAATACTGCCGTCTCCTTCAAAGAAGGCTTCTATTGTCACACCTTCTAAACCAACTATATTAGATATTGTAGTTTTTCCAGCGGGAACTACAATATCTTCATCTAAAATAGGGTTATCATCAGAGTCAGCAGGGAAAAGCTCAATTGTAATAGCACCCTCATTAGTTCCACTTTCAATTGTATAAGGCGTAGGAATAGTCAGATGTTCTGTCAAAACCTTATTTGTTGTTGCTGTCCACATTGATTTTGATGCTATTGGAGGCAATGGATCAAAGCCAACCAACTTAGACAGCCTAAATGCATTGTCAATTTCTGTTACTGTGTCAATGAAAATTTCATTGGCTATTTGATCGATTTTAAAACTTAAGGTATCTCCGATGAAAGCAAAATTCTCCATCAACATAATTGCCAAAGACGACTCTACAAAGTCATTAAAGTCATCGGAAAACTTTTCATTAATAAAATTGATTAATCTACTTTTAATTGACCAAAAATCTTGGTTCGTATAATTAAAATTAGCTATATTTGTAGTCGAAATAGGCTCTGATATGTCATAGGGCCTTACTTCAAAAGGACAATTAACTGCCATCAAATCCTCCAATTACGCCAATGGTACTTCCAATACTAACTCTTGAACCGACTGTATATCTTCAGGATCATACAATGTAATCCGAATGCCTAAAATATGCTCCAAATCTTGCATCGCATCTGATTCGTTTATACTGTCTTCCCAATCACTATGCGATCCTATCTTTATATCTATCTGATCCACTACAACTCTTGGCTCCCAAGCCTGAATTGAAGTTGAAATCATAGATTTTGCCTGTTCAATGATTTCCTGGTCATTTGGATTAAAAAACAATTTCTTAAGAGGCGTGCCAAATTCGGGCAACATTACTCGTTCCCCAATATTCGTTAATAATAATATGAGTAAATCTGATTTAATTGTATTTAAACCAGTTTGAGTACGAAGATACCCTCTAGGGTGTGTGTTAATTGGATATGGTGCGCCTCTAAATTTTTCTTCTGCCATTGTTTTATCCTATTACTGGACCTATTCTTGGTACATCAAATACTCCTTCGCATTCATCCGGCCTCTTAGCGGAAGCAAATACTCTTTCACTCAAAGATTTTTCGGTAATGTGCAATAACATTGGGAAAATCGGGCACCTAGTAATACATCTGCCCACTAATACGGGATATAAACACGGACCCATTTCTTCGGGAGTGGGATTATCAACACCAGGCGGGGGACAATCACGACCAGCAAACAGTAAAATATACTTTTCAGCAAAGAAAATATGTTGATCTGCGTGATTGAAGTATAAATCTTTAGGAATATCTATTAAATATTTACCATTTAAAACAAATAAAGTTTTATCGGTTGGGCCTAAGCACCCTTCTTCATCTCCTACTATTACGTGTTCATGTCCCAATGTGTGCCTTATGTAATCCCCGCCTGCTCGCACGAATATCTGCCCGCAGGTGTTGTTGGTATTTTCTTGCAATCTGATTTCATGATGACCACAACAAGATCCCTTTTGAGGAGCCACTATTCTAATATATTGCTGATCCATTACCTCCTGAGATTGAGCATCATTCATCTCCATCATTAGACCATAACCTGATCTAATTCTTACATAAGCATTCTTAGCCTTAGGGGCCGGAACTCCACCCTCTCTTCTTTTTGAAGATGGTTGCTCATTGTTAAAGTCAATCATCTCAAGTGTGTGATTGCTTGTGCTTTGCATGGTAATCCCACGACTCGGACCACCTATATCGCCAGGAAGTGTATCATCATTTAATTCAACTCTATTCCCATTAGCAGTTAATAGGAGAATTCCATTTCTAGCTGGACGAGGACGGGGAACCATATCAAGATCTTCATTGATCTGAGATGGAAGTGCCGTTACATCCCAAGGATCGTATTCTCCATCATCTGCTGGTGTCCTGCCCCCTCTTAAACCAGGAGGAGAATTTTCATCCCCGCCCCCAGGTTGATATTCTTCGTCATTTAATTCAACACGGTGTCCCGTCATAGATTTAAATAACATCTTACCCTTACACTCGTTCCTGCAACCCCAGTCAAAAGGTTCCTGTGATCGTTCCCATTTTGGTATACCTATAGGCTCGGCAACTGAATCGTCAAAAATTGCTGTGTGACCACCAAAAGTTAAAATTTGGATACCACTTTGAGGTAATTCTGCCTTATTATTTTGAGGCGTGCCTGGCCCCGTATAAGGCCGACATTCATTTTTATGTTTAAAATATTTATTTTGACATTCTCCTTGGAGAACAGCCTTATCATCACAGCTTTCCATTTTTTCAATGGGGTTGCCTTCTTCATCAAGACAATCAGCATTCCCCGATGTGTTACCACAACATTGAGGGTGAGCCCACTGCCCAGCGTCATGCATATGATCGTCTTTAAAGATCATCCAGTTTCCCGTACTGGACATAAGCTCCATTCTCTTCCAACGATAATTACACTTAGGGTCACCATCATCCATTTTAAGCATGTGTTTTTGAACACTCTTGATGCCCGATTGGTGTGGAATAGTGGCTCTTAGAAATGCATCAGGATCAACTTCAATTTCATTTAAAGAATCAGGGTCAAACATCTGATAATTGTCAGTGTTCCACGGCGGTAAAACTTGTGATTCATCATTAGGGTCGCCCTCTCCTGGTCCAATGAAATATCCTTTTCGGGTGCCTTCATGAATATCATCATATTCCTTCATGGTCACAATGCTATCCCAAATCCTTGACCCTGACGTTCCTCTGTTTCTAGTCCAAATTGAACCTAAATAATATGGGGCAAGACTATGACCAGCCTCAAAAATAACCATAATAGTCGAACCGGCAGGCGGCACTGCTACCATTCCTGAATCATCAAAACCACTATAAGATGAGATTGGCGAAGCAAAAGGATATTTCTTGGTATTCATATCCGGCTTATGAAGATAAGGGCTAAAAAATCGCACCCGACCTTGTAAATGCGGATCTTCTGTGCTAATCACCCACGCCTTATACACAGACATCTCAGCGGGATTTCGATGGGGAACTTGATCTGTGCTATGTTTTATACTCCCAACAAATTGTGCCATGCTGAAAAGTTCATCTGATAACTTTTCTTCAAGCGATCTTATCCTTTGTCGTGATTCGTGTACTACTGAAAAAAATGACATTTAAGGTTTTAATCTCCCATTTAAATAATCTATACCACAGGAATCCCGGCCTCCCAATGGCACATCTTTATTCATTACTACGCCCGGCGCTCGCAATCCCAACTTTAATATAGTGTGATATGAACCCTCTTTTATCTGGTGGTCTACCCCTTCAATTAGCCAATTTCTATTAGTCAACAAAGGATTACAAGGTGGCTTTACTGTATAATCGCCGCAATTAGTTTGATTATCACTTCCCCGTAGGTGGAAAGGATTGACAACAACTACAGTAACATACCTACTTGTCAACAGTAATACTTTTGAATAAAAAGGATCACCCTGAATAATAAGATTTGCTGAAACTGCATCAGCATGAATAAGCTGCGCTTTCTCATTGGCTTCTAATGATGTTGCTTGTTCTTCGGCTGCCTTATCTTTAAATTGATGTTGTATATCATCTGGAATTGGAGCACTCGATCCTTCTCCCTGCCCTGTTATTTGAGGACAAATTCTTGACTGTGGCTCTTTTTGAGCCGCTGGTTTACCACCAGCATCACTAATACTACTCCCAGGATGTACCGTGGGCGGAAATACAGTAATTTTTGGATCAAATTTAATAACCGGACTACACGAACCTCCATGAACAATATATGTACCAACATTTAAGGGGGTAGAAGTGTTCATAGTGCCATCGCAATCTGGTTCTCCCGATTCCCAGAAAATTACAATAGGTAATCCCTTGACTGAATTATCTGTCCTTATTATAAATCCCTTGTCATTAGTTGTCCTATAGCTTTGTAACCATTGTGATGCTGCCTCAATAGGGTTCCTTTGATTCGGTTGCCATCCCCATCGTTTCCCATTAATGTCTTCATAATTCCCATAAAAGGCCCATTCATATAAACCTCCAAGATCCATAGCTCCTGATGGTACAAGATTGTGTTCTTCGCCAAGTTGTGCTGATGCTTTCCTAGTTCCAGGCCCGGCCTTTCTAGTTAAAAATAAAACACCTATACTGTACCTTGCAAAAAGTATTCTGATTGCCTTTTTTAAAGCAATCCGATCTTTTTCTTCTCCCTCTACTTCTCCTATTGTCCCAGAGTCGGAAGTTTGCGCCATCAATGCAGGCACCCAGTTGGCATGAATTGTAAATTTAATTTTACCTTGTTCAAATTCAATATCTATTCCTGTTGGCATTGCAAAATTGTTCTTAGGCGATGACTGAGCAGCCTCGCGGCCTCCTGAAATCCCATCCACTGTACCGGAAGCATGACATGAAGTGGTTGTCCATCCATATTCAAACCTCATTGAAAATGCTTCCTGTATAGTTTGCCCCATGTCTCGATTTTTAGGCCATGAATCTAATATAAAAGCTTCAAAGTCACCCCCCTCTTCATCAAATACTTCTACTGTAACTTCATCTGATGCATTCGGTCCACCTCCAAAAGCAAAATGAAAAGATTTAATTACTGCTGAGTTTTTTAATGCCCCCTCTGCGACTCCCATATTTGAAGATTCATTTCCCACAGTAATTATGCGGCCACTATCGGCAACACATTCTATTCTAACCCAGGGAGCTATTCCCTCTGCATTTATTGGCTTGTTAAATTTAGGTGAAGCACTAGAACACCCGCATTTAGACAAAAAGGCAGTACAAGATGCCCTGTTTGGTTTATACGCTGGCATGATGACTCCTATATTTTATGTGGGATTCTAATATTCTTACCGGCTGTGAATTCAAAAACATCCCATATGTTGTTAATTTGCATGATCTTCCACCAATAGTCAGGGAAGCCATAAACGTCATATGAAAGTAAATCCGGTCTATATTCATATTTTGCTGATAGCAAAGTGAATTGATCGTCGGCGGACTCTTGCACTTCATTTTCATTTCGCTTGTATGTTTCAAATGTTAAATATCCCTGCTCAGAATATCTCAAAACAGTTGAACCTGAATATCTACTTGAATTTGTTACAAGCGTAGTAGCTTTAATGTCGGTTACTTCAATAAGATTAGCCATTTTATTTGCCTATTTGCCATATTCTATTTTGATTGGGCAAATGATCGCTCCGATATACCACTCGCCATTTTGAACTTATATTAAATTTAAAAGGAATTAGAGTGGCAGGGTCAAAAGGAACACTTGTATCAAATTTTACGCTGTAATTATCTAAAACCATACATATGCCTTCTATCGGGTTACTTTGACTCCCTGTTATCATTTGACCACAACGAAATTTACAAACAGGAGGCGGGACATAAGGGGCTTCTGATGTTGGTCCTCGCGGATAAGCAGCACTCTCAACGGCTCTTAAAATTGCCTTATTGTATAAAAAACTCCCTGGTTCTGATTCACTCCCATTATTTGTTGCAATCAAAGGTATATCAATAGTTATCATTCGTATATCAGAGTGCGAGTAAGTCGTAAGTGGCGTTGCTCGCCCCATAATAGGCTCATCATTCCATTTTGCGCCTTTTGAATCTTGAATGATTGGCATAGTATTAAAACGCACAGTTCTTGCGCCAGGAATATCCAAAGCGCAACCTGGAATTTCATTAAGTTGTCCTTGTGGATCTGTTGCTTTAGGATATGGACCTGTTCTTCTTGCCATTTTATCTTCCTATTAGTAAGGTCTAGTGGATTGGCCGAATCTACCCTGTCGTCCTGGGCTCGCTGCGGCAAGTCCAACATTTAGTGCTGGGTACTTAGCGGGGGCAATAGGTTTTGAGGAGCCTGGAGAAGCATCGCCCATAGAATTATCTTCATAAGGTATAATCTCGGACCCTTCGCCCATAATGCTAACCATTTCTATTAAGTGAGCATTCATTGCTGTTAAAAGGTCAACATTTTTCTTTAAATGTGTAACCATTTCACTTAATTCTTCGCCTGCTACCTTTGTAGTGGTAGGTTCGCCGCCAGCTTGTTCTTTCTTGATTTCATCATGAACTTCTGGCAATGCTGTAGTAGCAACTGGGGCTGCCTCACCCATCAAGGCTGTAGTAGCTGTAGCTGCGGCACCTGTGAAGTCACCGCTTAACAATTTACCACCCGCCTCTGTAAGTCCTCCCATAACTCCGAGAGGATCATCAATTAATCTACCACCTACAGTTTTTAATGTTTCATAAGATTTAGAAACGAAACCTTTTGCTGTTTCGCCTAATCCTTTGATTGTATCCATAGGATTCGTAGCAAAATTAATTGCAGCACCTTTTATCTTATCAAATGCACCACCAAGGAAGCCCCCAACCTTCTTTACAGTCTCTAAAGGATTCATAGCCATATTGGTTATGTTTTTGAAAGACTTACCAATAAAGCCGGTAACGCCATCCAACACGCCTCGGAACGGACCATCCCCTTCAGCCTTTATTCCTTTTAGAGCTTCATTAGGTATAACCGCTTCCCCTTCATGCAAAACACCAAGACCAGTTTTTGTGATTTCTCTACTTCCTTCTTTAAACCAATTAAATGGATTTAAAGCTGAACCAACGGCTTTCACGCCACCCCAAGCTGCTTTTGCTGTTCCCGTAACCGCACCAACACCTGTTTCTAAAGCCCCACCTGCAATTTTACCTGCACCTTGAAGCAAATCGCCCTTAAGCATGTCACCAACACCACCGGCCATTCCTCCAAGTCCGTGCATTACGCCTGGACCCTCTGTTAGCATAGTGTTCATTTGCTCGCCAGCAGTTTCTCCATATCCTTTAGAGGCGTCAGCGGCAGCACCACCAAATAAATTCTTAACCCAAGCAGGTATTGCATCAATAAGAGCACCAATGGTGTGATCCCAAAGCCAAGTGCCTAAATTAGCAAGACCTTGTGTAACTGAAGTGAATAGCCAAACTGGGAAATCAAGGAATACACTTTTCATTCCTCCAAGTAATGACTGTCCGAGCCAAATTGGGAAATCAATAAGCGTAGCCTTTAATCCGCTTAGCAAACTACTACCAAGCCAAATTGGGAAATCAATAAGTGTAGCCTTTAATCCGCTTAGCAAACTACTACCAAGCCAAATTGGGAAATCAACAAACACTGCCTGCAACCCGTTTAAGAAATAGCCTCCCAATATCTTAGGAATTTCCCAGAAGACCGCTTTTATGGTGCCTCCAAGCGAAGTGAAAATGCCACCAACTAAGCTAACAAATCCATCCCAAATTCTTTTGAATCCTTCTTTGATTTTATCCCAATCAAATGTTAATATTCCTGTTAAAATGTGTACGAATCCAGCAATAGAATTTACTACGCCTCCAATAATTTTACCAATACCCATAATGGCTGGTTTGAGCAGGGTAACAATTACTTTAACAACAACCCCAATAGTGTTAATTAGGAATTTTGCTGCCAAACCAAGCCCTTGTATTCCCACTTGCAATGGTACAAGTGCCGCGCTTGCAACCCAACCGACTACTGTTCCAAGTGGTTTTAATACTGTACCGATTAACCATCCAATTTGCTTAGCCACCCACCCAATAGCTCCTACAATGCCGCCCAATGCTGTTCCTAACATTCCAAAGAATCCAGAAACACTAGCTAATCCTGATTTAACATCTAACAACGGCCCAAAGAACGGTTGGAAAACGGTCATCAAGGTATTCTTGATATCACTGAACACACCTTTGAGCATTGCAAAGGTGGCTTCAAATGGTTCAATGATTCCCATTATCACACCTTTAATGCTATTCCACCCATCTAACATAGGTTGGAAAATAGGAGCGAAAATACCCTTAGAAAGACTTTCCAAACCACTACTAATGGCATTCATTAAATACTTTGGCAAATCAACAAATATTTTGCCAAACATATTCAAGAAGAATTGAGGCACATTACCGACCACAGCTATAAGTGATTTGCCGATCATGCCAATAACATTTCCAACCATATTTGGCAGAGCTATGATGGCTCGTCCAAATCCTTCTTTAATTGTTTCAAAATCAAAACTAAACAATCCAACCACCGTGCTAAACAAACCACCAAGAACGCCACCTATTCCCCCGGCTATTTCACCAATGAGCTTAAATGGTGTCAAAATAGTCTTTAATATAGCCCCAATCGGACCTGTAACCTTGTCCGCCATTCCGCCTATACTGGTAAAGATGCCAGCCACAGCCTGATATAATAACTGCGGGAGCTTTAATATCACTGCTGCAAAATACTTAGGCAATGCGATAATTTGTTTGCCAATTGCTGGGACGATTGCCACGACACTCTTGTATAGCATTTTTGGAACTGCGAGTAGCATTGTCACCAGCCCATCACCCATAGATTTAAAATCAAGAGTAAAGAGCCCCTTAATGACTTGCCATGCTCCACTAAATGTTGCTTTTATGCCCTCGGCTAGATATTTTAATGGTTTAATAATTGCATCAATGCCTGGTGCCCATGACATGAGAAATTTTCTTAGAGGCGACCCAGCATCGGTCATTATTTTATATAGTTCAGCTACACCACCACTAACAGCACCAGCAATAGCTCCCATGCCTGTGCCAATAACGGGAACAACACTACCAAGAGCAGCACCAGCCATTGCCCCTGTTCCAGCAGCACCCATGATGCCCATAGCTTCATCCCCAGCACCGCCTTTTTTAATGCCAAAGAATCTACTAAACATACTGCCTGTGTCTGCGCCTCCGGTTAATGCTCCTAATATGGAAGATTCAACAGCACCGGCTATACCTTCGCCCTTAAACACGCCGGTTGCAGCATCTCTTTCAAGGAAGCCACTAAGAGCACCCAACATATGACTAAGACCAGGAATCTTTAAAACTTTTCCCGCACCCTTACCTACAGTGCCAGCGGCTTTACTAAGAGCAGAAACAGGGGCTACCTTTAATGCCTTTATGCCTCTATCAAGTGCTTTAGCCCCATCAGCAATTTTAGCTGCGGCTGGCGTCATCATCTTCGTCACAACAGGCGGAGAGATGCCCTTAGCCACACCCTTAGCAGTGGTTAATGCTTTTGCAATTTTACCACTTTCTACAACTGGTTTTGCTCCCCCACCCACCAGCATTCCAGCTTTTCTCATCTGTTCAACTTGTGCTGCTTTTTTGGCTCCTTCTGCTGCCTTTGTGGCTTTTTCAATTGCTGTCGCCATTTTGCCGGGAGCCTCACCAATAGCTTTTATTGCCTGCGCAACATATGGTGGCGTCACTTGTTTAACAACTTCTGCTGCCTTGAGACCTTTAATCCATTCTTTTGCCATGCCAGCCTTAGCAATTACATTAGATTTAGCTGCCGCTGCAAACTTTCCCGCTCTGGTTGCGGGTGGCATTTTAGCTGCCGAGAATGGAACCACAGGAGCTTTTGTAATTCCAAGAGCTTGTGATACGTCTTTTACTGTTTTCCCAAATCTACTACCAGCGATAGCCTTGGCTCCTCTTTCTGTCAAAGCTACTGCTCTCCCTAGAACTGGAATTCTCTTAGAGAATTCCAGCATTCTCTTCCCATATTTAATTAAATTGGTTGCTCGACTTGCAGTGTAGATGGCAGTAAAAGCTTTCCTGCCATAATTTACCATTTTCGCAAAAATACTAGCAGTTTGTTTGCCCCATTTAGCGGCCTCATCTGTCAGACCTGTCATAAACTTTCCAACATTACCAAATTCTATTTGTTTGGTATATTGAAGGAATCTAAAGGCATGATCTTTAGCGGCTGCCATTCCCACTCTTGCATAATCAGTCATCCTTGATATGTCTTTATTTCTAAACACACCAGCAGCTACGTCGCCAAGAGCAGAAAGATGTTGTTTGCCCTTCATAGTAACTGATGTCATAGCCTGGTTGAACATTGGAATTTGTTTAGCCGCAACAAAGTTCATCAAGGCTGGGGAGAAAGGCATTCCGCCCTCTGCCGCAGTTTTATAATCTCTTGCTGGTTCTGCCATTTGTGCAAAATTCATAGCCGCTATTTCAGGGGCAACGCCGACAACACCACCCTCAGCGAAATGAGGAAGCGAAGAACCATATCGATCTTTTAAGAATTGCAAAACACCAGCCACACCCTTTGCGGTATAGTCAGCAGGAATAATAAGTTCTCCCCCATGAACAACAGCCGGGACAGCCCCGGAACCTGGAACTTTACCACCATCTTCCCAAAGCCAACCACGACCAACTAAAGCCGACCCAAATCCAGCTATACCCTCAGCCGCACCACCTATCATCTTGCCTGCGCCAACTACTCTACCCACTGTATGTCCATACAAACCACCTTCTTCACTCCCCGTGACTACATCTGCAAGTCCACCACCCCAACGACCAGCACCTCTAGCCATTCCCCAACTTTCACCTTCCATACCAGCAGCACCAGCTTGGAAGTTTTTAACCATCTCAGAATTAACTATTGCTTCTTTTGTTTCTTTCCAAGGACGGGTGATAACACTCCAAAGCCAATCACCTATACCAATTAATGCTTCTGTAATTGTAGTCCATAAGAATGAACCAACTTTCTGTATGGCTTTTGGAAGAGCCCGGAAAGCCCCTCCAATTGTCTCGAAGATCACCCCAGGCAGTCTAAGGAATACCCCTACTAGCATTTCCCAAATAAATTGCCCAGCACCATAAAGTGCCGTTCTTAATCCATCTGTGAACATAGTGCCATCAAGCGTGAAAATGCCTTTTAAGATTTTTCCTATGCCACTAAAGAATTTCATAAGTGCCTTCACTACAGGCAACACAACTTTCAAGACGCCTTTAACCAAACCGGCAAGTGCTCCAACAATCAATCTAATTGGAACTAAAACAACGCGGATAATCCAACCAACAACCCATCCAATTTGTTTTAATACCCAACCAATAGCTTTTCCTACCCCCCCGATTACGGAAGCTAGTGTTTCCACGATACCAATAGCATCTTTGGCTTTCATCCCAAATCCACCAAAGGCTTTTTGGAAATCCTTAAAGATATCGCCCAGCATTTCCCCAAACTCTTGGAAAGGCTTAAATATCTCTTTTATACCATCCCATAACCCAATGAATACATTTTTAATAAATCTTCCTATACCCTTAAGAATTCCCCAAAGTATCTTTACGGGTATCATTACTGTTTGTAGTGCCCAAGCAAGAGGCGGGAAAGCATCAAACAGAAGAGCAAGTTTCTGAGTCAGCCACCCGGTAGGTCCAAGAGCCCCTTTGAATAATCCAAATGTAAGGGTATTCAACACTCCGGTCATAAATCCAGCACCCTCAGCGGCCCACTTTTGGTTTAAAGTCAATTCGTCTAACGAAGTATTAAATATATCTGTGGCGTGTTCGGCAGCATGGAATGCATGTACTATTCCACCTATTGCTCCCGCAACTGCCCCAATGGCAAGTAGCCCTGTAGCTGCGCCGCCACCCAACGCTCCACCAACCATGCCAAGTCCACCCTTCACACCGACACCACCGGCACTCAAAAGATGAAGCCCTTTACCAATGTTTATCAGCCCACCACTCAATTCCCCGAAGATTGATTTAAACGTTCCTGTCATGACACCCAGGCCAGCAATTGCAATTCCACCAGCCCCTAACAAGGTGAACATATAATTCATAATTTTCCCTGTGTTTGAAGCAACCAATTCATTTGCTTCCATTATGCGGTACTGAATAGATTTAACAGGGTCTAACTTCCTCTCCCTAGCAGTTTCTATTTTTTGCAAGTCTTCATTTAAGGTGCTCATTGCTTCACGAATTAATGAATCTCTCTTATCCTCCGGGCCTTGTAATGCTTTCTGCATCATTTTAGAAGTAGATTTTATATCAACATCAAATTCATTTCCCATTTTAGCAACAAGATCAAAACGAGTTTTGTATAGCCCATTTATTTTTTCTTCATGTGATGCACCCGCTAATCCTAATTTGGCAAATGCGCCCGTGCTACGTTCCATTTCCTGTTGGAATCTTGCCCCACTTCCTGCAAACATCTCTTCTAAGGGGGCTCCTGCAAGATCTAACTTTTCAGCCTTTGTAATTGCAGTGCTATACTCATTCAACAATTGACCCGTTTTCTGCAATGTGGTGCTGGCTATCTTTTGCTGATATTGCATATACTCTTGAGTTGTTCTAAAGTTTTGATCTCGTTCAGTTTCTAATTGCTTCATCCTTTGCTCAAAGCTCATAAAGCCTTCTTCAGTGGCTTTAATTGCCATCTGCATATCACCCAAACCCTTAAATGTCCCTCCTGTTATTTGTTGTGTTACCTCATTTAAGTATTGCCTGATTTCAAATGGAATATCTTGCAAATCAGCTTCTAGTATGTTGCCCGATAAAGCCTTCCTTATTTCTTTAGGAGCTAAACTTACAATGTGCTCCATGTGTTTTTTCAAACCACCAACAAATCGCTGCCCAAGTCTAGGATCATGCATTACTTCTGTGGTGAAAACTTCATGTGCAACTCCGGCAAGTTCACCGGCTCGCATTAAGAACGCTCTAAACCCAGCATCGGCTCGTCTAAAATCACTCAAACTACTGAGTGCTTGTTGTATCGAAGAAACCTGTTCTTCAACACCATATTTTTGTGCCGCTGCCGTCATTGCAATCATATTCTTAGCAGCGGTGGTAGATAGGTTTGCTGAGTTTCGAAGATTCTTCATGAACTTATCTGAAGCCTGCACAGCTTGCTCTAAATTCTCTCCCGTAACCCCTGTCATCTTGGCTATTTCACCCGTTGCACCACTTAAAACTTGCAACTCCCCTGTATTTAATCTAAGTTGCATATGCCAATCATGAAATCTTGAGGCGGTTGCGTCTACATTCATTCCTAATTGTTTGGCTGTAAACAACCCAAGCTGCGTCACCTTCAAGCTTTGCTGTTGGCTCTTAATGCCTTTCTTGAGGTTTTTCATATAGGCTGCTAAGAATTTATGCCTGATGACCCCTGTGTATTTAACCTGTTTTCCTATCTCTCTTAATCGCCCCTGAATATTAAACATGGATGAATCAAGTGCATCAGTTTGATATGCAATTTCTCTCATCCCCCGAATGAATTTATATTCTTCTACCAATGCTCCTTCAAATATTGATTGAAAAGCAATTGCTGTGCCACCAATTTCTGCAATTCGCCTCATACCGCTCATAAACCCGCGACCTAACCTGCCACCTCCCCAATTCCAGCCACCACCTCCTTGACTCCCAACATCAGCGCCACCACCCATACCTGCATTAATTAAATCATCTATATTATCAATAACAACGTGCTGGGCGCTTCCGAACACAAAGCGATTATTTTGTTTAACGGTTACATCGAGCAATTTCCTAACTTGCCCCATTAATGAACCTAAATTATTAAGAGGCGAAGAAACACTTCCCAAATCGCCACCTAAAGCAGTTTGGAATCCTCTCACCATCTCTCGCATAGACATGCCCATCCCCACATCCTTGAGTTTGGGGGATCTAGTCTTAGGTTCCCTTTTAGCATCCTTAGCATCACGCCTTTCTTTATAGTCGTCACTTACAGATTTAATAAGTTTTGAGGCACTCTCTAATCGATCACCAAAATTATCAGCAAACTTGTCTAAAATTGCCTGCAACTCTTCAGCAACATCAGATTTTTTGACAGTTTCCCCTTGGGCAACTTCTGCTGTCATTCCTCTTACTAGATCATCAACTGTAAAATCTGCCATTTATTACCTTAAATTTGCTCCGGTGGTGCCACAGGAGGAGGATTATTTATATCTATGAAACCTTGTTGCTGTTGTCCTCGCATCATTTCTATGTATTTACCTGATAACTCTTCTGCCTTAGGTTGAGCCCGCCTCCTAATTTGTTCTTGGATTACTTTGCGTAGATTATCGACTTCATTAGGATCTAACGCACGAACAGAGGCGAGAACATGCAGAATAAAATCACAATCTAGGGTTTTAAGTCTTTTTATGCCTGCACGTTTATATGTTCTAAAGGCATTTACTATATATTGATCTCCTCTAATGTTATAATAAGAAAAGCCATTATTATCACAGTTAGCTTGTAACAAATTTTTAATATAGGGAAAAGTCAGGTAGTGTAGATTTACGCCTCGGATATACAAGGGGAAAATATCAGTAACGACAACAAGGGGATATGGGTCGTGTTGCCAGAACTGATAATTAAAGTGGACTAAACTGCCTTTACCGATAGGTTTAACACTTGGTCCATACTGGTTGGCAGCGACTCGGCGTACTGGTCCTTGCTGTTGGGTAATTCTTTTGAATTGATTTTGCATACTAGCGGGGATGCCGAGTCCCGCTGGTAATCCCATACTATTCCTAATTGGAGGCATATTTTATATATGCCTCCAATTAGTTTGTTGTTGTTCCGTGGGTCCATCCTTGGACCTGATTGGCGTAATCCGTGCCAGTAGTTCGTACTGTGACTCTACCGAGTGGGTCACCAGATTTATCAAATTCTGATTGTTTCAATTCGTTTTCGGCTTCTGCACTTTTTTGAAAAAACCTGTTTAATTCTTCAACAATAGATTTTATTACTGCTTTACCGGCTTTTTCTTGATTTTTGGTATCTGTCATATAATCGGAGAACATGTCCTCTATATCTAGGGGGTATGCTTTACCGAACGGATGTGTTTTTTCTTCTCTTTGAATACGATAAGCTAGAGAGTCTGCGATTTTATAGATTCTTACACCATCAAATGAGGTTCTGCCATCGGGGCATTTCAGGAACAAATGAGGCTCTTCATCTTCACGGTGGTCGCCAACAATTTGATTATTTTTTTCTAGTATTTTTTTAACAATACCAAGTTGTTTCTTAGCTTCTCTTGACTTTTTATCAATAAATTCATTAAATGTATTCATTAGAATTGTGGCTCCACTTCATCTCCGCATTGAGTACACCAAAAACGATTGCCTTTTCTGAGAATTCTGCCATCGTGTCTGCATTTGTACACGCTAACACCTAAACCAGAACCTACACGGGCGGCTCCCTGTTCCCGTTCTTTTCTTCGGTCGGGATCTCTCGTTCTGAAATCTACTTCCGCTAACCATTGTTTAAATTTCATTAGTGGTGATCCCCTTCAACCTTTTTCAACTTTGTATAGTATTTAGGGTCTTCTCTAAGATGAGCCACAGCAATTTTCATAATTGTTCCCTTGTCATGACCAGGAACTACATCTGTGTCTTTGCCCATCTTATCGTCGTGTTCCTTTTCTACTTCCATGCCCATCGCCAACTCTTTCATATTTACGCCTTTAATATCTACTTTTGCTGTTTTGGCGATTTGTTCTAAACTATTTGATTCAAAAAACTGTTTAAAATTCATTATGGATTCCTCAGCAGCATTTCACTGACATCTGGCACACTTCTAGATAAAGCCTTTAAGTCACTTGGGTTGCCATTATAGGGTATTTCTTTAAAACTCATTCCCTGCAAGGTGGAAGCTGCATTCTGAAGCAGTTCTACATCTGCCAACAAGAACAACATTCCATCTCTCCGTTCCATAAATGGGAGCTTTTGCATCTCTTTAGCTCCACTAGCATCAAGCTTTCCTGTAGGTTTTAAGTAATCAATTTTTAAATCCAACATAGGCACAATTGATCCATTGTCATCAATCATTGCCTCTGAATTTTCAGACCTAACTGCTCTGACTACCATTTTGCCTTCTTTGTATGCGCCTCTTAATGAATTGGATAAATCCCATCCAAGGCAATAAACTGTACCGTCTTCACCTACAACACTTATTAAAAATGCTCTTGTCTTATACTTGTTAGCAATAGATTCCATTACCACACGCCTACGGAGCACATCGCGTTCTTCAGGGCTTCCTTCTTCCATTCGGTCCAACTCAGGCTCTTCCAGGTAAGTTTCAGGGTCATCCTCTTGCAATGCCCACTTCCCGATTAGAACGTCACCAAATTCAGAATTAAATCTTGTAGAAATACCAATAGAGAACTCTCGCTCATTAAAGACAACATCCTCTTTTGTAGAACCAGAACCCACTTGTACGCCTCCAATTAAAGAGGCGATGTATTTTCTATGTGCATCCCCTTTAGCCCCATATAGCCCAGTCATCTTAATAAATACATTATTCAATTCGGGCATGGTTTTAAGAACATCTTGTATGTGATTGCATAAACTGGTCGCAGGATTGTTTTGATCCAATTGATCTCTGATGAGCTTTCTAACCTTATCTGACGCCTGTTTGACATTAGCGTTTTGACGAAGATATTGAACTTGAATATTATCTTCAACAAATTTTCTTTCATATGGTTCTAACTCTCTATTGCGAACACCTTTAAGTAATTCCAAAAGATCATTAGGATCACCCTTCACAGATTCTTTAATATATTTTTGTTTCCATTCCTCAAAATCTAGATCTTCCCGGTCTTCTGGCATATCTGGGGCCGGAGGATCATTTGTAATATCTTCTGGGGGCTGCTCTGGCATCCCTTGATTGGTGATGTTGGGATCAGGAGGCTGATTAGGGTCAGGCTGTTGTGCGGTTTGGTCAGGATAACCGCCTGGTCCTGCACCTAAAGGATTTGCCCCGCCTGGTCCTGCACCCGCATCCGGTTGCCCACCAAGCGACGGAATATCAAACTCTGCCAGCCAATCGTCATAAACAATATCGCTCATTTTTTACCCTTTTTACTATGTTTATCTATTTCATCCATGAGCATTTGTTTGGCATCTTCCTCTGATTTGTTAGGGCCAAAATTGTAAGTGTTGTGCTGTTGTGCTGCTAAGTAACCCGGCATCGTATTCCGCTCTTTAAGCTTAATTCGTGTCATCAGGTCAGCAATCTTAATTTTTTTGTCTGCTGTGTCTGCTTTTAATTTCATTAAATTAACAATAGCTTCCTTTGCCGCAGCACTAGACTCACCATCATTTGTTACCATATCTATGAATGTCGCAAGCAACTCACTCGCCTCATCTCTGTCCTTTTCTATCTGATCTAATACACTGTCATAAACGCCTAATAATTTATCGTCTGTGACTAGTGGATTTTCTTCGCCTTGAGCTTGTAATTCAGTAGATTTAGCCTTTTCCAATGCTACACTTTCGTCTATAATTTCCGGTTCTTTGATTTCTTTCATAACGTAAATATATATCAATATAGTACAGTATTCCGAAAGTAATTAGGTACATATAAGTATGGCTGACTTTGAAAATCAAGTTTCTGAATCTATCCGATCCCTGTATGAATTAACCTCTCGTATCGATGAGAGAGTAAAGAATATGGGTAGTTCACTATCTACAACGGATGGTAAAATAGAAAAAGATCGCCAAAGTCAAACTGAATTACTACAGAGAATAGCAGCGCTGGAAAGTAAAAATGGGGCGGGGGCTCAAATTAAAGAATTGGGCGACCGGCTGCGAAAACTAGAGTTGCAAGTTGGAGCCGTAGAAATTATATCTACCGGAAATCAAAGCAAATGGGCGCTGATGACCGATGCATTTATGAAAATCGCTGTCATCCTCGCAGCATCCATCCTTATTTGGAAATTGGGTATAAATTAATATGAGAACATTTAAAGAATACGTTTCATTAAAAGAGGCGGCTGGAAAAGAGTCAAGCGGGGAGAATATTGTTGCCAAAAATACCACTATCTTAGGTAAAGATGAAGAAGGCGTTGAACCCTTCATGGTTGGCGCACAATATAACCGGAAAAACCTTGGCACACTTGTTAAAGCATTTCTTGCCAGCCCCGAAGTAGAATTTGGTCCCAATATGCTTGATAGCAAAGCCACGACAAACCCAGGGCAAAGCACAAGCGGTTTGACCAAAAACAAGCTAAAAAAGAAGACCTTGTATCTCGTTGGAGGGGCAGTAAGAGATCACATGTTGGGCCAAACCCCCAGTGATTATGACTTGGCTACCGATGCTACAATGGATGAAATCCGCCTCATTTTAAAACATGCTGGATTTGCAGAACTTAGACCACAAACTGCGGTGGATAAGAAAAAAGAGGATAAAAAGCCTGATCCAAAATACGACAATCTCCCCGCTGCTTCTGATAATCCGAAAAAGTTCTATGTAAAAGGCACAGACATTAAAGGCACAGAATTCGTCATGGGAGCTAAAATTCATGGCGAAGAATTTGAAATTGCCACCTTTAGAAAAGATTCCAAAGGGGAAAGCGACGGTAGAACAACTCGTATGAGCTTCACACCCAAGCTTGAAGAGGACGCTGCAAGGCGTGATTTTACAGTCAATTCAATGTATATCCCACTAACAAGTGAGAATGGCCCAAATAATAAATTAATTGATATTTATGGTGGGGTGAGAGACTTAAAACGCAAAAAAGTAAGATTCGTAGGCGATCCAAAAGAAAGATTAGAAGAAGATGAATTGCGGGCTCTTCGTTATGCTAGATTTGCCTCAATTTTTGAAGATTTGGACATGCCAGATGATATTGTAGATGCCATCGGACAAATGGCTGGACTTAAATCTCTACAACCGTTCACTGATAAAGCAGGAAGGCAAAGAGATAGAAGAAAAAGAATTCGTGATGAATTCTTAAAAACAATGAAGAAGGCAAGTGTTAATCCTAAAAAATACTTGATGGCGTTAAAAAGACTAGGATTAATACCAGCTATATTCCCTAATTTAAAAATTAGATTAGATGGGCCTGATGATATAAGCGATAAAAGAGAAAAACATTTAGCTATCGCCTGGTTGCTTAAAGACAATGATCCAGCTAGTGTTTATAGTATACTTACAGATGCACACTGGACTCAAGATGAAGCAAAGCGAATTAGTTTTCTAATTAAATTCCTTCACTTCCACCCAGAAATTGATCCTGATAACCTCAACCAAATGTCTTCTGCTTTTATGAAAAGTGGCTTATCAAGTGGTTACCTCGGCGGAAAAGAAATGGGACAAAAATCACTACTTTCAACTTGGGCTCAAATGAATCCTGATAGATTCCCCGAAGGCTCTGTTGATGCTTTCTTGAAACACGTTAGCCACGGCCCAATTAAAGTATCCCATGAAGATCCAATGTTCGCTGATTTGTTCGTAGTTGATCCCTTCAGCGGCAAAAGGCGTGGAACACCAGGCATTGCACAAAGACAAGCAGAATTGGCACATAAGAGATTTTTAGATATCTTTAAAAGCGGCCAAGCAAAAAATGTATGAACTTAATGTCTTAACTTGTAGACCTGATTACTTTTATATCACCCTGGCATCTTTGTTGTCTTCCGATTGGACCGATGATATTAATATATGCCTGGGTGTGGCAAATGGAAGATATATTACACAATACCTGCAAGAAGGTAGAATTAAATTAAGAAGATTACATACTAAAAAATCTTATGCTGAAATTAAAGAATGGTTGAAACAAAGACAAGCCTCTTGGAATTTCTCTAAAATATTAAGAGGCGCTAATAGAAATAAAAGGGGCATCTTTGTTCTTGAAGATGATATAATTCTAAATCCCGATTGGTTCGCACACGCACATGAAGTAATAAATGAAATAGAAAAAATATCAGATAAGTTCATTCTGTCCATATATAGCCCACATAGGAAAATGGAAGTGGGTGAAAACGGTTTCGCAGAATACCCAATTGATAGGTTCTTTGGCACGCAAGGGATGTATTACACTCCTTCTGTTGCAATTAAATTGGGGCGGTTCCTACGCGATGGTAATTACCAGCCAGGACATGATGTGATGATGCATGATTTTTGCAAAGATGAGAAAATAAAAGTGTATGTTCCAAACCGCATAACAATTCAACATATTGGTGAGAAATCAGCATTTCATGGCACCACGCTCAAAAAAGGACAAGGACCAGTACCCGGTTACTTGTGGCCGACAACTTACGAAATGCCACACTTCCACACTTCAAAGAAATACAAGCATCAAAATCTCTAATCGAAAAGAAAGACCCCTTATCGTTGTTTCCAACAATAAGGGGTATTCCCAGCAAGCACGTTCAGGATTCAGCACTCGTTAGAATAACTAAACCCTCCATTGAGTTCCATCACCTTTTGCCAGTCTCCGCAGGTAGTGCTTACCTTGAGGCTTTTAACCTCACCGCACGCAATTGGTATAACCTACGGCGTGATAGTTGTGGGTAGTTTACCTGTTACTTGAACTTTCCGTGCTTCTGATGATTAAATTCCAACATGCTGCTGTTACCACAGTTTAGCTGGGCCTAATCTCAGGGTGTCACTTGAGCCCTTATAACGGCTCTACTCCTCAACTTCCCATTTTGTTTCGTGGTTGGATTCCACGTCGTTTCTGAATGCCATTAGGTTGGCATTAGGCTCAACGTTGCTATACAGCCCGACGACTGTGCCCGATATTCTCGGGGGATTTGCTCACAAGCAACTGGCTGCTTGTGGTCTATCCCGCAACGTGCTAGGGTGTCAGTAAATCCTCAGTTTATCGGCACCAAGCGATCACTTGGCTCCGTATCCGACTGAAGATGCTGATGTTGGGCTGACTTTGTTCCTTGTCACATTTCTGCGCACAAGGTTTATGTGCCAATCCCACCCTCTAGACGCTTACCACGTTAAATTCGCCTGACTGACAGTTCAGACAAAACCTAATATGGTTGGAAGAGAGACCTACAAATTAATGCTGGGTAGCTGTCAACAACCCGTCTCTAATCCACGCCTCGCATCGAAGCCTGCCTGTGAGTATCCGGTTTGAATTCTCAGACTTTGCCGTTTCGGCGCTGTCTGTTTCATCATTCCGTGACTTCAAGCTAAAAGGCTCTTTAGAATACCCGTCCGAAGACAAGCTCCCTTGGATACCTCCGCCTGAGAGTCCCCACCCCTTTTTATGCGGATTGGGGTTTTGTACCCGTGGTCCTATTTTTCAAGAGCCATCGGGTTCCACAGGACTCCTTGAGGCCACTTACACTTTACAGTATAAGTGCGGAACTCAGTACCAAATTGTCAAAGATCAAAGTGAACAGAGCAGGGCTTGCACCTGCATTTCCTGGTTTATCTAGTAGTTAAACTAAATTCCCAAGCGTTCTACAAAATTGATACACCTGTTGGGGTGTCCTCTAATCTCAACTTACCGGAGGCAGTGATAAAATTAGAGGCGAGATCAACTCCGTTAATTGAACTATCTGTTCAGGCGAACAGGGCAGGATTCTCACCTGCATTTCCGGTAGCGGTGCTTTGGACAACGCTTCCAGCGTTTTGCACTATTCACTTGACACTGCCGGATGGCCGAGCAACTAATTAGTGCAGTTAAACTACCTGTTCTTGTGTTTCGTTCCCAGCATTTTAACAAATCATTTGGCTGTGTCAAGCCCAATTTTTTGTCCGGTCTGCTGAGTAACCTTTGCCTTCTTCTCTGTTCTGTGCCCAGCATTTTAACAAATCATTTGGCTGTGTCAAGCCCAATTTGTTCGGACTGCTGGTGACCTTTTGCTAAATTTTTCTCAATTCACTTATCAACCGTAGTTGATGCATTGTGATTGCGAATGGCTTTAGCTGCCTGGGTTCCCTCCACATGATTGACAACTTTTCCGAAGAGGTTGTCACAGTTTTTTTTCAGGGCTCCTCTTGTACTCCGTTGCCACACGGGCGGGTTCCCAAATCTCTCAAGGTGGCTTTATGATAACGACTTCTCCTCTTCTGTCAAGGGCAGAAGTTTGGGGATCGCTGCCTCTCTCCCTAGAGGCAGCAATTCCCCAGGAGCGTTAAAGGCTTCCATCGCCACCGATTGTGTTTTCAAAGAACGTTTGCCCCGAAGGACGAGAGCCAAGTATAGCGGTTTGCCAAATCCATGCAACCCCAATTTCACCGCTTGGAGGACTTTTTCTTGGAGAAGCGTAGCTTTTTAAATTTTCTACGCATATTGTCTTTTTTGTCTATCTCACCAGGAGGGTCGGAGTCACCGCATTGTCCCCTAAATGCCCCGCTTCCATCACCACTAGAAGAAAATGTATTCAGATCACCGTCTTCCCAAAAGCGGTTTTCTCCAAGACTACCGAGGAACTCACTATGATGTTTCCGAATATCAGCAGCATCTTTGGAACTAATTATACCTAATTTCTGTTGAAAGTCTATCCAATCACTAAGGGCTTCGCCTCCCCATGATATTCTTTCAAACCCGCTTAGTTTATTAAGAGGTTTAAACCGTACTGCTTTATCAATATGGTCTAACTTTTCTTCTCCTGGGTAGTTAATTTGGAAGAATTTTTTAGCCCTACGAATATTTGGTACAAATGCCTGGCCGTAAGATTTCCTGTCAGGAAGCTCATCTGATTCCATTGCATCGTGAAGATGCTTAAGCCTTCTTAAGAATTCGGACATATACACTTTCATGTCGGCATCTTGCATTGCTTGATCGTAAAACCTTTTAAGTATTTGACGATTATTCAAGGATGGTTTTTCTTTTGTTAATTTTCGCCAAGAATAAACTAAGTGTATTGCATGTGTTGTCTGTCTTATTGCTCTTTTTTCCCAATCTTCACGCTTTGAATCTACTGCCGCCTCTATTACTTCAAGCGTTTTCCTTAGAGTTGTTTCCAAAGAATGTTTTGTCATTTCCTCTGTGGTGCCTCTAATTGAAGAGCGATTTTTATAACCGGATGATCTACCATAGGAAACTATACTGTGAGCGCCTCTGTCTTCATCCCAATAATCAGCTTCATCTTTTAGATTGTTAAACCAATCATTGAATTCCCCGGTTAATTCAACCGAATCACTTATATCAAAATCTTGAGGAAGTCCTTTCCGTTTCCTCCACTCCGCCTTTAGGAAACTTTTCCACAAATTCATATCCCAAAGATATTCATTAGAAACTTTATATTGTCTTCTAAATTGATCTGCTAATTGGGCATATTTCAAACTAGGTCGTCCTTCAACTTGTTTATGTGTAGGATTTTCAAAGTTTGGAACTGTTGCAACGTGTTCCCAAGTACCAGGCGTAAGAAAAACAGCTTGCGTTGGCTCAGACGCATAAATAGTATCCGTCCCTATATCAGAGATCCCAGAGACTCCCATTTTTCTTAGAATAGCTGACCACGTAATCCACGGGCGAGTATCACTAAGTTTGTCTGACCATCGTTTTGCCACCTGATAGAGAACACCTATATCTGAATTGAAGCTATTTGATTTCACCCATTCTTTTGTTTTCTCAAAATCAACCTCAGGATGTTTTTCAGCAAATTTTTTCAACACATCCTCAAAAGGAATTCTACCCTGTTTACCCCTTTTGATTAATCTTTTTACATGCGTCCAATATTCTTTAAGTGTCTTGTTTATAAAGCGTATTGATTTTTCGCCAAGATTTTCTTCAATATCTAAATACTCACTGTTTTTCAAAATATCCCAAAAACCATCAACAAGCTCGTCCCAATTCACCTTTTTTATATCTCTAATAGAACCAGACAAAGTAAGACTTTTATAAAGTGACTGCTGTAATGAATCTAGTGCTCTTGCTATCACTTGATACCATTGAACTTCATCCCTGGGTTCTCCAAAAAACTCCTCAAGGTCTTCATTTTCTATTTTCCACACTTTCTGTAAGTGCTTAGAGATAACCATTCTATACTGATTTAACAAATACAAAGGATCTCGCCCGGCATTGATAGACGAAGTTTGCATCATCTTGCCTTTATCATTCTTCTTCTTTGTTATTAAGACTTGAATCCAAGGCTTAGCAGAGGCAAACAAATCATCTGGGTTATCTCTCATCATTTTGATTGCATAACGAATTGGATATGCATAAAGACCTATAGGCGTCTCTGTCCATGTTGTCTTGGGATTAATGCCTAATTTTTCAAGATCAGTGAAACTAACCCATATTTCCTTGGGATGTACACCTTTAGTTTTTAAAGCTTTTTTAATAAACTCTAAATGTGTTATTCTTTCATCATAACGATATGTCCGCCCCGTTTTTGGATTGATAAGAGGGTGTTTCACATGGGCGGGAACTATCTTCTTTTGACCTTCTAAGATAGACTCAATGAGCATCTCCATCTCCGTGTTGTGGAGATCAAGTAAAATGTCCTCACATTCGGAGGTTATTAAATACTCAGAGAACTTCATAAAAATATTTATAGTTTGGCACTCAATTTGCGTCCAAATTAACTTAATTAAATTAGCTGTCAATATGGCAGCTAGAAGCCTAGACCTTGTAGGATGGGCTAACTGGACGTAGTTACGACAGTTTTTATAGAAAGAGAGGTATAGTATGTTACGTCGCAATCGTCATGGGCATGGACACGGTAGATGCCGAAATGATTTTCTTTTCCCAATTGAAACGCAACTCAATAAGCTTTTTGACCAATTCTTTGAAAGTGATGGTTTAAAAGATTCTGTCAAATCAACTCAGGGATATCCAAAAATGGATGTTATTGAAGATGATAATTGTTTGCAATTCAAATTGGCGGTTCCTGGTGTGAAGTTAGATGATCTTCAAATTGAAGTTGAGGACTTTTTGGACAGGGTATCGCCCCATAGAATTTTAACAATCTCGGGTAAAATGTCGGAAGAGTACGCTTCAAAAGATGATGCTGTATTCCACATCAGAGAACTAAGACACTCCCAATTCCAGAGAGTGCTTCAAATTCCTGATCTTGTAGAAGGAGAACCTGAAGCTGAACTTCATGATGGCATTTTGGTTCTCAAATGGAAAATCAAAAAGGAAGAATTGCCTCCTACAAAGAAAGCAATTCCAATTAAAACTACTGAATAACCGAAAGAAACGCCCCGGTTTTACCGGGGCGTTTCTCTTTTAATTCTATGGATTATCTAGTTATCATTGACAATACGCCCCATTTTCATTGGCAAGCCGAACTGCTTATCGAAAGCTTTAAAATGAAAGGCTTAGAAGATAAGCTGGCTATAGGAATCGTTGATAATAGATCAAAACAAAGAGTTAATCATACGCGAAACCTCATTGACCATAAAAGAAACTTCTCATTTAAGGGGCGGACAACACAATACGACCCCTCTAATTTCCCCTATGGGGCCTATTTGGCAATTAAAGAGGAGATCATTAAACAACCATTCGTTTTATTGCACGCTGATACAATATTATTAAAACCCATAGAAGCGGAAGAAACAAATGTCACCTTTTCCCGTGATGATGACCCCCTAGAAGAAATCTTAGAGCATACTGATTTTAAAACATATTTTAATTTAATTTTAAAGAGAAGAGAAATTCCTACCCTCAACATCTCTCCCGTTGGTGGCATTTGTCAATTTAATGATATCCCGCCTCTGTTTTTTGAACAAATGATCATGTGGGCTGACTCTTTGACAAATAAATGGTCTGAAAGAAATTGGAAATATATAAACAAAGCCGCATTGATGTTGACTTTAACGGACTTTTTAGGGATACTAACCCTCCAAGGTAAAAATTATGAAGTGCCTTTAATTGCTCATTTGGGGGAACATAATTTCATTCATTACTCCAAAGGCTTGCCGCCTCATTTTCATAAATCAATGTTTACCTATAGTCCGACAAAGGTTGCATTTTCTAATATTGATAACCCCTTCCAGGTATTGTTAGAAAACAACCCGACTACGACTACCGATTATGTACAAAACGTTATCAATTCATATAAAAGAAGGAAAACATGAGAAAATCATTAGCATCATTAACAACTGGGATAGCTGGCATCATTTGCTTTGTAGGCGCTTGGAAAATCTGTGAGGCGGGGAACCCTAATTGGCCCTGGTTTCTATTAGCTGGGACGGCGGCGGTACTTCTAAGCTGTGCAACTGCGGCGGTTCCCGAAGAGGAAAAAGAAGACGAAGACCTATGATGTATCATGGTGATGCAATTAAATTGCTTCCCACTTTAGACCCAGGATTTGATGCTGCTATTGTTGACCCCCCGTACAGCACCGCATTTGTTGGTAAGTTCTATAACGTCCTAAAGAAATATCAAAAAAAAGCCTCCCTGAGTGAAAAGAGAGATTGCAACGCATGGGCGTGGGGTGGGTTGCCCGGCTATTGGTCGGACCAGTTTTATAAGACAAGCCCTGAGTTCGAACAATTTACTGAGGCGTGGATGAAAGAGGTTTTCCGTCTTTTAAAGCCAGGGAGCTTCTTCGCCTGTTTTGGCACGAACAAGTTGGTCCATGTGAATGTCCGATTAGCGGAGTCAGTAGGCTTCCAAAATAGGGACTTGCTCATCTGGCGTTACACCCCTACATTTACCAAAGGATACTCTCTCAAACGGATTGATGGAAAGCCTGAATCCAAACGGTTTTCCACGGCACTAGCCGCCTCTTATGAGCCAATCATGCTTTTCCAGAAACCGTTTTCAGGAACCAATAAAGACAATTACGCTCAGAACCAAACGGGCTTTTTGGACACAGAGGCACTTCCATCTAACATCATTGAAATAAATAAACCAGATAAAGCAGAGAAGGTTGATAATCCACATTATGCTATCAAACCCCTCAAATTAATGGAAGTTTTATGCAAAGGACTAAGAGCAACGAGAATAATTGATCCTTTTATGGGGTCAGGTCCATTGGCTGTAGCTAGTGCAAAATTGCGTTGTGAATACGTGGGCATGGAATTAGAACGTGAATTTTATGATTATGCCCTTGACTCAGTTCAGCATTTTTTTATAACTAAAGGGCATGTCTGAATTAGCCTTCCACACAAATGAAGAACTAATCAGCGAACTGCTCTCCCGAGCCACATTCGCTGGTTTCATCGTTCGCCCCAAAAGACCTACTGAAGAGGCTGAAAAAGAAGCCTCAGTAGAATTTGATTTAAGTTGGAGTCCCCGCCTCAGAATTGTTGTTGTAAAAGAGCTTCTTAAAGAGGCTTTGTGCAAATTAGAACCCATTGATGAAACGAATTAGGTGATTACATGAATGGCTGTTGTAACCCTGACCCCGCCCCAGTTGATCTTAACAAGCCCGAACGATGGACTCCCTGCTATCCGGGTCTGCTTGAATTAAAACAAGCCATGCCCAAAATAGCGGAATTGTTAGACACAACCACGGATAACCTTAATGTTATTGAATTTTGGAGCTTTCCTACACACCACATGGCGAGTTCATTCAATGATCGGCCAATAAAAAGCCGAGGGCTTCACGGAGATTTGCCTCTCATCCAAAGTGGTCCCCTTCATGGTAAAAAGGGTCGCCCCGGTTTGGGGATGTTTTTGTATCAATGTCGTAACATAGATGATCCTAAATTGTTAGTGGGAACAGATATTGCGGAAGAGCGTGGTGATTATGTTTTATACAACACAAAGAATCTCAGCGGTTGGACCGACACCTATATAATTTGCCGAAAAGGAGAGGCATATAGAATCATAAGGAATTGCCACCGCCTCGCTAAATTGGCTAATGTTGAAGAGAAGCCGGTTTTAGAAGAGGGATTAATGGAAGAAATTGTTGCTTCTAGTATTCATTTCCTTTTGAACTCTAAACAGATTGAAAAGTATGGTGTGAGAATTAAAAGAGGCATTCTATTAGATGGACCTCCGGGTAACGGCAAAACGATGGCTTGTCGTTATATTCAAAATCTATGTACTGCCAACGATATTGACTGGGGAACTGTAAATGCCAGCGATATTGATAAGGCGTATGCAGACAACGAAATGGAACATCTTTTCAATCGTTACACCGTGACTTTCTTTGACGATATCGATATTTCGTATCTCAGTCGTAAGCACGGCAACGGGAAAATGGCTTGTTCCATCTTAACGTGTATGGATGGTATGTCCCGCACAAGTCATGCTGTGCGAATTTTTACCACCAACGAAGCAATTGACGATTTGGACCGTGCTTTTATCAGACCAGGAAGAATTGATAAGCGGTTCATCTTTAACATCCCAACTGCCGCTTTGCGGGCTCGTTTATTGGAAACTTGGCCTGAAGAAATTACTGACAATATCGATACCGCGAAACTCGTAAAAGCGACACACGACAACTCATTTGCAGAGATTGAGGCCATTCGGGCTAATTTGGTGACTAACTTCATCTTTGGGGATCAAACTTGGGATTTGGAAAAAGCACTTGATGACTTCAAGAACAGCGCAGGATCGTTCTTCTTGAAGAAAAACAACGTGGGTTTCTCAAAACAATCCGGTGTGGAGCCCCATGTGCCAGATGCCTCTGAGCCAGATATAACAGAGAACCCCCCAAGCAGGAGGGGTAATGGGCAACCAATCCGAGTTGGTTTTTAAAATCACTTACCATTAGCTTAATCTATGGTAGAGTGTAAATAAGGTATGAAGACGGAGATCATCGCTCATAGAGGCATCAAAACCCACTGGGCTCCTGAAAATACCTTACATGCCATCGCTGGAGCTTGGAAACGGAATATCAGTGCAGAAATCGATATCCGCCTCACAAAAGACGGAAGAATCGCTGTCATTCACGATTCTAACACAAAACGGTTACTTAGGAAGAATTGGCAAGTTAGCAAAACACCCCTGAAACGACTGGCTTCTAGGAAGATTGTAGATTCCAATAAAACCATTTCTGCTTTAGGACAAATCCTAAAACGATTTCCCAAAGGAAATTCCCGCCTCTTTATTGAAATCAAATGTGGAGATGCAATTCTTCCGGTGTTAAAGAATTGCTTGTTAAGGTTTCCTGATAAACTAGATCAAATTGCCATTGTCTCTTTTCATCTTAACATGCTTGCGAAGTGTGTAGATGAACTTCCTAAAACCAAACTTTATTGGACGGGACCAAAAGTAAGGGATCACCGAGGAATTCCAATTAGCGGCTTCTTGTGTCGTTGGATATCCGAAGAAAGTGTTAAAGTTGCTCACGAACAAGGACATGAGATATACGCTTGGACTATTAATTCATACGATAGAGCCCAATGCCTTATAAATTGGGGCGTGGATGGCATTATCACCGATAGAGCATTGCAAATTCTGGAATTCTTAAAAAGACGGATCAGGTTGTAATGGATAGCAAATACAAATTTGTCAGACATGGCAAATCAGCTTTTGTCGTAGAGGGAAAAGGAAGAGGAAGTGTAATTGTTCGTCTAGATGCCCTCGGTAGATCAATTGAGATACAAACCGCAAATGAGTACATAAAAGAAAAAGAGGCAACGGGCGTCTTTTCAACGGGAAAGGGTAGCCTCTCAGGGTTAGGATTTGAACCTTGTAGTCTGGGGCATGGCAGGCAAAAGAATAAATTTAAACTACATGCCTTTCGGATGTTGATTAGATCGGTAGTCAACCTCCTTTGGACTAGAGAAGCTGTAGAGAGTTTGCAACCGCCACCTGGAAAAAAACAATTCCCCAAAATCAAAGCGTGGGCGACACAGAAAACTGGAAAGGCTATATGTCATAGATTCAAAGAAGAGTGGAAATATTTACTGTCACAGGTTGAGCCGCAAGTCATTGAATTGGACAAGCGGCTTTTTCATTGCACCTTTAGAAATGAACCTACTCCATTCTTAAAAATACCTAACATCTTAGAAGAAAAGTATTTAATTTCAGATGTTTTAAAATATAGAGCAGCAGCTTGCGTGATGGATGCTCATGATTATTTTATCCCTGACGATATGTTTATCTCTAATGATATGGATTGGGGTGCTCGGCTGGATGCTTTAAAAGATTGGAAGTCGTTATTTGCCTTGGATGGCAAAACTTATACAAGTCTCAATCGAACACTAATGAATCTTCCGGGTGGTATTCCTCCCCAAATGTTAAGGTATTTTAATCGGGTTCGATTAGAAAGACCCATTTTTGATAGACTAGAACTCCTGTTCCTTCTAGCAGCCGTCAGTAATAATCGTAATGTGTTTTTTCACGATCATGAAGCCTTTGGGCCAAACGTACACATATTCCAACACACAACAAGAAAACAGCTTAAGACTGCAATGAAACGTGTAGGGGAGCATACTAGAAATCGTTATAGTGCCCGAAAATTACGCCACATTACAGATGTAGTGCTGTTTTTAATGGATTATCCAGTAAGACACTCTGGAAATGTCGTGGGTTTAGCTACAAAATCTATTCGTTGGCATCGACAACAACGATTAGATCGCTTTAAGCGGAGTATGAAGGACTATAACCTCCAAGATGAAGTTGCAAAACCTACCATTGAATTGCCTGACGATCCTAGAATAAAATTCTTGGCAACCGTCCAAGATATTTTAAATGAAGCTCAAGACATGAATCATTGCATTAATGGTTATGTCAAGTACGCAATGAGGGGGGATTGCTATTTGTTCCACGTTGAGTATAAGGGGGAACACGCCTCTATTGAAGTTGATCCTTTTGGTCAAGTAAGGCAATCCCACGGACCTTACAACAAAGACAATGAGGCGAGTAAATGGGGAAGAAGGCGATTGGGGCGTTGGGCAAAAGAGATATTAGGAGAACGGCCCCGCCCCACCACTAATCCCTGTGCGGAAATACCAATTCCTGCGAATTTTGTAGAAGAGTTAGCTCAACTCTAAGGAGTCCATCATGGACATTGCTTGCGCTCTAGAAGCAAGAATTAGGCGACTAGCTTACGACAATTGGGAGGCGGCTGGATGCCCCATGACCACGGATGAAGACCGCCAGAAATTTTGGTATGAAGCCGAAAAAAGCGTTCTGGCAGAGGACAGTGAAAAACAAAAGGAATGAAACATGCTTCTAGATGGCTTTTTGTTCGGGCTAGGAATTATCTTAGCCGTAACTGCATTTATCGCTGTATTCTCTGGAATCACAATAGGAGTTGTTCACTTATGGGAACGACACGATAAGAAGAAGGAAAAACAGCAAACTCCTGTGTTTGTAAATAGGTTGAAAGAATATGAGCGAAGCAACAACTGAAAAACTTAAACAACTCCTTAAAGAGTGCATCAACCCACTTAGCCAATGTGGTTGTCCCACTGCAAAGAATTTAGCGCATAAAATACGAGACGAACTTAACATTCAAACTAGTGTTTGGGAAAGACTACCCAATTCTTGCTCTCCTAACTATGACGATCCCAAAAATACAAGAGAAGGACAAATAAGGAGAATAATGCAGTGCTTAGAAGAGACATGCTTAAAATAATGGGAGGCGCAGTTCTACTGCCTTCACTTCCCGCCCCAAAAAAAGAAGTTAAACCTTTTGTGGAGCTTTCCCCTTTTGTTAATTTTGCACGACGCGCCAAAATTAAGAATTCATCGTTTTACGTAGGGCATTATTTTTATGATCCCACAAGTGCCCAATTGCGAGTAGTAGATGCATTTGACAATTACGATTATGTAATTATCAACAAGTCGCGTCAAGTAGGCATGACTACAACTGCCGCTCTTTGGGCGTTGCAGAAATGCATGACCCAAGAAAACCAAACCATCGTAATAGCGGTAATTGGTCATGGGCTTGCAATGCGTATATGGGATATAATTACCTCGGCAGAAGGAAATGTGCTTGCAGAGGGAAATTTGTCCTGGTCTAATTCTATCAGGGGTTATCTTGGTGTTAAAGAATTTCCACGCACACGCAGCCATTTAATTCTTGATTGGGAACACCGCAACCGATATCAAGCCCCTGTATATAAAAACACAGAATTTACCTATATTCTTGATGAAGCTGCATTTATTAAAGACATGGGCAACTATTGGCATGACATAATGAGAAAGGATGCTAAAGTTGTAGCTTATAGTACGCCTAATGGTTCGCCTAATGGGCGTGATTGGTTTGCAACAGCCTATCATTACCCACATTTTAACTGGGAAAGAAATTGGTTTGCTACTAGAGGTTCGAATCCTCTCGGGGATACTCATAAAGCCTTGCTGGCGAAACACTGGCTCGGGACAGGCCACCAATTCCACAAAGAAGTTATCACACGCGAAGAAATACCATATGGCGGTGTACCCCCCCCCACATTTGGTACAATTCACAACTTTTGAGAAGACATTTAGGCGAAAAAGCCTGGCGTAGTGAGTATAATAATGAATTCATAGGAAAGGGAATAGAATGCTAAGACGAGATGCACTTAAAATAATGGGAGGCGCAGTTCTACTGCCCTCACTTCCCGCCCCAAAAAAAGAAGAACCCATATTCATTCCCAGAACCCCTCTAAAACTGAGGCTTCTCCCTCCTTACAGGTTGAAAATGTGGCATAACGGTATTGATACTGTTATCGCTGAAAACATTGACGAGGCGAGACTATTAGTTGCTAAGACCTATTTTGGGGAAACAGCATGCCCTGGAGCAAAGCAAGGTGAGCCGAATATATGGGGATTCCATATAACCACCACGCCACGATCCGCCAAGTTCATGGCGAAATTTCCCAACGCTACGCCTACCGTAATGGATGGAATGAATGATATTTATTACGACGAAGTAGATGGTTATGGAAATTGGACGCACCTACTTCCTGGTCAAACTTTCACCCTTTGGGACTACCACCCAACTAACGAAACAACCAAACCCGTACAAGAATGGATAGATGAACATGGCAAAGGATACTTCGCCTCCACAGAATACTAAAGTAAGTGGATTTAAACAAAGTATGAAATTAGTAATACTGGCATTAGCCATAATTTGTGGCATTTTAGTTATCCAAACATTCAGGGCAAATCGGACAAAACCTGAAACATTTGAACAACATAGACAAACTTGCCCCGAATGCGGTCAGGATAATCCAAATGTTCCCCTGTGCGAACGTGGATTTGAACTCATGAAGGAGGCTCTTAAAAATGAATGACGATTTAAAAAATGGCGATTCATTCCGTCTAAAGCATGATACCGGAACTGAATCCGTTGGTTATAATCGGCGGCGTAAAACCATGACATTTTTGCAACGCAAAAATGCTGGCACTGAAAGTGAGTTGAGCGAAGCGAGACGAACGAAAGTGCCAGCCCTTGGGTCGTGGATGTAAGCCGCCATAGTGGAAAATAATTTTGAGAAAAGTTATATAAAAATAACAGAAGAATACTATATAATAGTATGCTGT